TGTTTTTACATAAATGATAATTATCTTTAAAAGACAATAAATTTGATTTAAAATAGTTTTGCCGAATTTGATAAAGTGCAAAATTGTACATAAGAGAAGAATGAGTAGAAAGTTTAAAAAGAAAATCGTGATCGAAAGAAGAAAGAGAATTAAGCCACATTTGGCAGACTCTAGTCTCAATCAATGGATTTTTCTTTTTAGTGTTAAGCTTCAAATGTTTCTCCTAAGACAACATATAAACAAGTTGACAAAATAATAGAAAATATTATAGGAGACTAAAAATAAAAGTCAACATTCAATAAGTTGTCAATTGAAAGAAGACATAAGAGACTATTCCTCCCCGCCCTGAAGGACGAGGCTTCCAAGTCTCTAATTGATTTCAAAGGGTGAATATTTTAAAAATGTTGGCACAATATAATCATGAGAACAAGGGAAAACGGCATCAAAAAAAGAATTTGTTCGTATAGAATAAAAAGTTTTAATAAATGAAGTCTTTTTAGTGTATTTACGAATTTTTTTAAGTGTTGATTTAATGGTATAGGCATCAGCAGAACCATCCAACAACTCAAAGCTGCTTGAATATTTATTGTCAAAACAATAAGGCTTCAATTTTTTTGTAGAATTGCCAGAAAGATTGAAATTTTTTGAAAACAGATAATAATAAACTTCAAATTTTTCAGATGAATCAAGCAGTCTTTCAAAGAATTTAACGTTAACGACCAAGTTTGGATAATGAATTGAATTGAATAAACGGGATGATATACTTTCAATATAAGATAAGCCACTAGAATCTAGTACAAAAAGCTCATTTGATAAAAAAAGCTTTTCAATAGCATCAACAGATAAGTTAGCAACATTCGTTGGGTTCAAACTACGAATATAAATATTGTTTAATTGATGATAAGATTTTTCTACAATCTCATATTGAAATGAACTAGTCATTTTTGTATAACTCCCAAAAAAAATGCAGCCATCAAGACTGCATTATATTCAATATTGATTAAACTACTTACTCATGCAAGCTGTGCGAATTTCTTCAAGACGCTTTTCTAGCATTTGATAAGCCCTAGCATATTTAACCATACGTTTTGTATCTTTTTCACGCAAACCTTTCAATCGAGTCACTTGACTATTATCACGAATATCAGACATTTTGACCAATATCGCATCAATATTGCCAAACATACGACGAATATAGTTAAAATAGCCTTCGTCACCCGCTTCGTGGTCTTCATCAGTTTTTGACATCAAGTTCAAGGCAGTGAGAACACGTTCAGAAAAACCTTCTTCACGAAGTCGTTGACACGACCAGTCTTTACAGTCTTCAATGACATCATGAAGAATAGCAATTTGCATTACTTCGGGATCTTTGCTTTCAAGGCCATTCATGACCCGCATAGGGTGTAGAATATAAGCTTGTCCTCCTTTATCAAAATCATTGACATGAGCAGAAGCTGCAATCTTAATGGCCTTGGCAAGTTGCTTTTGTTGGTAACTCATGACAGCTTCCTCTTAATGGGTTAGATGCTTTGATTATAACAAAATAACCATTATTAAGCAATAAAAAATGTTATAGAATTGCGTCAAAATTTTCGTCAATAATGAATTCTTCAATGAATTTGCAGTAAGAACTGCAGATCTTGCTGGAATTCTTTCATGAGTATACCTTATTCGTAGCAATAAGTAAAAGCCCAAGTCGGAAAACCATTACTTACATTACAAGATTTATAAATGTGGGTTAATACAAGGGATGAAGTATCAAAGTACAGACGCAACATCTTTTCAATATCTTTAGGCAAACGGCTCGAAAAATTCTGGCCTTGATTGTTAAAAATATCTCTGCAAGATTGATCGTATTTGTCAGCATCCGCTTCAAACATACGATCAGAATAAACAACTCCTGAATTAATCAGCTTTTCTGCTTTAGCCAATACGCTCTCATTAGCAACCCATGTACAATGGTTTGAAAAGCTATAAGGATGTTCTTGCTCTGTACGTTCAATAATATTATTCAAAGCATCACGGAAATGTAATTGACCAGTAGATACATTAACGTCAGTATAAGGATTGATAAACATAAGAAGTGTTCTCTTGATAAGTAAGTGGGCAAAGAATATTTAAAATTAAATAATTGTATTTTTTAGCTGATCTCGCAATCCATTAATAAGTGATACCGCACCCCAGCCAGAAACAAACTCATCACTATCAGGAAAAGAAATTTCCAAAGGTGATTCACATTCCATAACATAATCAAAATGAGTTAAAATTTCTAGATTAGTTAATGAAGGTGTGGCAACTGAATCACGTTCTTCTTCTTCGGCATCTGACAATACAGTGACTACATCCTCATGAAGAAGCTCTTCCAGCAAAGAAGCTAGAGCCACATGAGAGTTATGAATAACTGAACCTTCAAAATGAGTTAGCAAAAAACCTGCCGGACCATCAAAAAAGTAATCTACCGACCAATTGTGTTTTTCTAACAGTTCAATTTGCGAATCAGTAAGTTCCATAAGGTTCTCCAATTAATAATTGCCCATCGATCTCAACAAAATATAGTCTTGAAGATGATCTTTAGCTTCTTTAAATGAGCTTACATTATACCCGTTATCATTCGTAAAATCAAGAATAAACTGATCCAATGAAAAATTTTTAACTGGGTATGATTTTGAGAATTTTTGCGACACTAACTCAATCTTTAAAAAAAGATGTTTCTTGTGAAAGCCGGGAGATAACTTAATTTTTTCATCTAAAAAATTACATGAAAAAGAATAGTCATACTCATGATTATACATTCCCTTTTCCAGTTGGAAATCTTTATAGTTTTTATTATTGTATATTTTACTAAATAATTGATTAAAAAGGTGTTTCGAAGCATTAAAAAATAGGCTATAAAGTAGTGATAGATAATTGAATTGTTTTTTATTACTCACGAACTGAGTATTTTGAAGAAATGCTCTCAGCATGATTATTTGCAAATCAAAATTGTAGGTGTCTTCAACATTGGCTGGAAGAGTAAACACACATCCTTCAAATAAAATAAAATACCTATCGCTATCTCTATAAATAATTGAATTCAAAAATTGTAGCTTGCAGGATTTAAAGATAAAATCGTTAAATACATGCTGTTCAGCAATATACAAATCATTCAGATCAACAGAAGGATAGAATTCGCGAATTAATCCAGTATGTCTTGATGGAATTCTAACTTTCATGCAAATACCTATGCTGAAAAACCAAAAGATTGATAAGTGCCACCGCAACTACATTTCGAATATTTAATTAAAGTAGAGTGTGTATATGATTTACGACTACAGTTAGAGCAATAAGAATACTTATCACTGAAAGCTATTCGTTTTCGTTCTGCTGGTGTTTGTGTTTGTTTATGTTTGTCTTTGTATTTGCTACCCATAAAACACCTATTTAAAAAAACTGGGAATTGAATTTTCTACCCAAGCAATAAGCTCAATATCAACTTTGCCTACTACATGGTTTTCTGTTTGTTCAATAGTTGGCGTGTCGGCTTGGTTCATGGTGTCATAAATATTGCCAATCATTTGCTTGATATTCAAGAAATCTTCTGAGGTTCTGAACATAATGCCAACAATATTGCGATCAGTCATCTTTTTAACTCCAATCAATAATGAATGTATAGTATACCAAAAAAGTAAAATAGCTGTCAATTTAATTTTTAGATGATAACTAAAACAATAGCTTCTTAACAGTCGGTGATCTATATATTGCAACACACTTGTTTAATTCATGTCGCATAAAGCCATCAACAGTTCTCAAAATATAACCATTAATTGTCAAGCTGTCTAATTTGTCAGCAATGTCAATGAGTTTATACTTGTCAAATAGTCCACGATACATCACTTTTGGCATAGGTAGATTGAAGAAATTTGCATATTCAACAATGTCATCATAATCAAGACAATAACTTTCACTACCGCCGAGTATATTCTCCCAAACAGTAGATAAATAAAAATAACCAACAAATGAACTATCAAAACAACTGATTTTATTTTTATCAAAAAAGAAAACCACAAACCAGTGTTATGCCATTCGAAATATCTTGTTGCAGTATAGAATGCAATTGTTGAATACAAGAATGATTCCAATTGGAAATTGTATCTTTTTTTGAAGTATCTAGATAATCTGAATCTAAAGCAAACTGGTTAACGTCTATTTGTTCAGTCACAATAACCATGCGTCCATAGAAATGATCAAGACTGTTTGACATCCACCCCATAGCTAAAGCAAGGGGATTCCTACTGCTAGAAGGCCATGTCCGACCTCAAGTATATTCTTAGCGGAATTTTCATCCCGATTGTGTGTGTCACCACACACACAACAAGTCCATACTCTTATTCGCAGCCCATCTAATCCTTTCGGTCCTGTTAGAGACTTACACGAATGACAGGTGCGGGTAGTGTTTTTTTCGTCTACATTCACATTGTGATGTATGCCTGCGTTATCGCATTTATAAACCAGCATACTTCTTATCATGCCATGAGCGGCATCTAACGTAGACTTTCCTCTTTTGGCTTTGAGCATTTTCTTAATGCTCAAATCACCTACATAAATTTCACTGTAGTTTTTGACTAAATGATGTGTGAATTTATGAAGTGTATCTTTTCGAATATTAGCAATTTTAGCGTGAATAGCTCTCGTTCTAACTTTGTTGTTAGAACGTTGAGCAATAGCTAATTTCTTTTCATAAGAACGATAAATCCTATTTCTTTCTGTTTTAAAACCGTCACTGCAGACAGCAGATTCTTTAAACCCAAGATCAATCCCTACACTACCTTGGCTTGAAGAGAATGTTCTTGGAACTTCAACTGCTACGTTGAAGTACCATCGACCACGAGCATCTTCATTAAAAGAACCACTTTTAAATTTATATTTGGACAGTCCGTAACTGTCCCAAATAGAAAAATGATGTTTATTAAAATGAATTTGACCATTTTTATAAGAAACAGCACTAGCCTTAAAAGGAACCCAACCAAGAGATCGTCTAGATCCTACCGATTTTCGCCATTTTAATTTTCTTTTCTTGAATTGAATTCTACGAGTAGCATATTCATCACAAATTCCTTGAATAGTTTGACTATGCAATTTGAGTAGTTTTGAAGAACCATCGGTGTATTTTTGAAGATCTCTAGCGGAAAGGAATTTGTTACGCTCAACAATTGAGCGAGTACTGATTTCATTAACGAAGTTCCAAACGAGATTAACGTTCTTCGCCATTTGGCAAAGAACGCCTTTATGTTTGTCTTTAACTCTAATTTTTAGAGTTTTAATGGTCGTTAGATTATTCATCTCAGAATTTTACAATAAATTATCAATAAAGTCAATAATTTGAATCATAAAAATTCATCCCCATAGATGAATCGAGGGGCATTCTTTTTACTAAGATTTGGTAATACCTTATCAGCAGGCTGAATGCTTTGACTCCATGGCAAATGGTAAGTATCAAGATAGGCTTGTGCAAATATCTTCATAATGAATACCTGTTTTTAAATAGATTAATGGTATCATAATATATGAAAATAGCAATACTGGCTATCTAATAGCTTATTCTTCTTTATTGATGACTATAAGAAAAATATCAATGATAAAGCATTTCGATAGTTTTCAAATCATTTTTTTCAAATTGTTTTATTGTTAATAGACTTGTGTTTAAATATTGTTTGATAATATCATAAGTCAAATCGGTGTTTTTAATGCCTTTTTTATCAAATTGAATATCATTATTAAGATAAGTGAAATGATCCGATCCAAATTTAGGAGGTGTTGATAATTTCCATTTGTACAATAGCTTCAAATCATTATTGATATATATGTACATCGAAGGTTTGGCGTTAAAATTGGATTCAAAATCATTGTTTTTTAGTATGCTATTAACACTGCGTAATTCAAAGACAGCAGCAGCAATAAAACCTAACGCACAAAGAGTATTTAGAAACAAATCATAAAGAACAAATGTCTGATTAAAGAATCCAAGTAACAGTATTACGGACATAAACACAATATGAAAAGCTGAACGTATCATTATTGCTTTTTTGTAGATAAAAAAGAAATACAAAGATGTATGTCCCAAAAACAAACCAATACTTGGCATGAGGCGAGAGGATATACCCACTTCAATATAGATATGGGTCATTAAAAGAATTGACAAAATGACAGTTATCAATATAGGTTGAAAAAATAGAAAAAACTGTTTATTTTTCATTTTTTTGTTTATCCAATAATTCAAAGAATGCATCCATTTGATACATCAAATTTTCACCATTATCACCATCACCACCTGATTTCCAACAAAAGTAGTCATCATAATCATGCAAGTCATGATCCTGTAAAAAAGCCATTAACTTTTTAGACATAGGATGATGATCAACACCATCCATCCAACGATCCTGCTGAGTCAAACCAGCAGCTTTTGCATCTTCATAGTCGCTCATACACCACTCCCATTGTTCCAGTGAAGCTTTTGGCTTAACATACTGTAAAAGTTGAAATCATTTGGTAGCATTACTTTTGATTCTTCTAACAAAAGATTGATGGAAAAAACTTCACTTTCTGATGCTTTAATTTCTCTGTAAGGCATGCCATCGATAAAAACTTTCACATCATTTTTGAAGCGAATGTTGATAGTTGAATTTCGACCAATAATCAAAGGACGAATACCAAGAATTGTAGGAGCAATCATCATGATTTGCATACATCGAACAGTAGGGTCAACAATAGCACCGCCTGCATTCATGTTGTAAGCAGTCGAACCACAGGGTCCAGAAATCAAAAGAGTATTCGCACGGTAGTGACCAGCAGGGCTAGCATGTCCTTTGTATTCCACTTCAATCGAGTAGTCAAGAATGTCATTAACGTTGCTGGCATAGAAACTATACTCATTGACAGCAAGACTGGAATCACAACTATTCTTGAAACTATTTTGTAGAATACTACGATCTTCAATGCGTGGTGTAAAGCTATCATCCAAGAATTTGAACACTGATAGATCAAAAACATTTTCGATATTATAAGGGGTGAGAAACCCGACATTTCCTGCATTGATTCCAACCACTACTGAACGTGTTTGAACATGAGATTGCATGGTATGCAACATCGTACCATCGCCACCAATTGAGAAGACATAATCAATAACGTTGTCATTAGGTTCAGATTCACGCCATCCATGATTTTGCATGACCCTATGAATAAAATCTTGTAGTTCAATAATACGCGACTTTTTTTCAGCGGTTTCTTGATCATAATTAAGTTTTACGCATATTTTATAATTCTTGTTCATAGGCAATCTCGTATTTTAAGTTGATTTAGTATATCATAAAACAAGTAATAGGCCAATAAAATTTAGATATATTTGAATATTGTTTTACTGGTGTCGAATATTTTTACATTTCCTAGAGTGAGGTGCTTTTTGCTTAATGCTTTCGTCAATTGGTTTAGGATCTGTAATAAAATGAGCCTGCTGAATCAACAAAGACAATCCTTCGAGAGTTTTTGGTAGATCCACGGAAATTAGTTGTGAATTGGCCCAACGATCCATATCCAACGTACTAATATCGAAGCAATTAGTCTCTTCATTGTAACGAAACTTTCGACCAGTTTCGGGATCATGCCAATAAGGATAGCGATCTGACTTAGTTTTTTCGTATTCTTTACTGTCGCGAACAAGACCTGCTTCATCAGCCACAAAGTAAACTTCTTCTAGACGACTCAATTTATTGGAACTGAATTTTTGTTTGCTCATAAACACCTCTTGAAGACAAGTTTAATTGAACCCTTATTTTATCAATTTTTTTCCTAAAAAGCAACGATTTCACTCAAAAAAAAACTCCAACACAAGGTTGAAGTTTTTCGATCTTTCAATAAGCGGTCACCTGCTACTTTGTAGTAGGTGCTGGCATCAATTCAACGCCTTTATCGATACCAGTCTTAAACGTCTCAGCCGATTGTTCTGACATAATGACAGGGTAGTCATCCTTATCACCATCGTACCCAAAATGCTTACGAGGCATACCCATAAACTTAAGGAAGAACCCACCTACGGTATCATCCAACATATTGGTAGCTACTTGTTTTCGGTCATTTACCCGAGTAATTGATGTTTTGAAGTCTGAACGACCACCCGTAATCTCTTTTTGAATGTTGGTATACAGGCTTTGATCAACAGTGGGGTTCTGTTCCTTAATAAACTGGAAGACTGCTTTAGAACCATCATCACCATACCGTCCTTGAATAGCTTCTCGAATAATGGTGGCCAGTTGAGCGGTAGCCATTGCAGGCACTTGTGCCATTTCCTTAATCTTTAGCACGTAGTTAGAATGAACGTTTTTTGATTCTTCGTAGCTAAAAACAATGCCATTTTCAACAGCAATAAAAGAATTTCGTTTATTGACTGCATACAAACCAATACCTGCAGCAAACACAAACATCAATCCAAAAAAGGCGACAAGAACGATAATAAGGGTTGTGGCACTGCCTTTTTGATTTTTAATTTGATTCATCGGTTGACTCTCCTTAAGAGTTTTATTAAGTTAGGTGTGCATTTTAACATCATTAGCATAATGAAACAAGCATTATTTTATATTTTGATTCGCTTAAAACATACGGCGACGAAAACTATTTGATTCACCAAAAACATCTTGCTTGACGATAAAGAAGCTCATGGCCAAGTTGATAAGCAGTGACATGACGATAGCAATAATCAAGGCATTAGTAGAAGGTTTTGCATCTTCCAGCAAGTACTTGAATTGCTCAAAATCCATTCGCTTATAACGCTCATTGATATTGGTATCAATGATTTTAACAAAAGCCACTGGTGTGAAAACACCCATGTTATTGACATCCATTTCAATGGATTTTTCAAAAACAGCATTTTCTGCCCTAGAAAAGACACGGGTCCAACCTATTTTACCATCCTTTTCAAGCTGAGTGACTATGACTACATCATTCTTTTTACCACCCAACCAGAAAGATTGGAGAGCTTGAAAATAATCTTGACTGTAGCCTTCACCTAAAAATACAGCCAGCACATTGGCTTGCTTACCCGGTCCCCATTTACGCATCATTTCATTGAGCATGATATTCAAAGTATTATCCACTACAACATCCTGTGTAAACACTCGCTGAATATGATAGTAATCTGTGATTAATGGGTAAGCTGGTAGCTTGCCAATAAAAGGAGCAATCAATGATTCAGGGTTTTTAAACAAAGTATTGGGAGAAGCCTTAATGTAGTTTTTAAACATACGAGTCATTGCAAAAGGTTCACCAATTTTAACTTTGCTGAAACGTGGTGGTTCTTTTTCACCACGACGATCCACTCGATCAATATCAAGCTTTCCAATATTGCTTGCAACAACCCAGTCAATATCGTAGGCATGTTCATAGCAGGTATCGCACTGTTGAATATAGGTGGCATTGCCTCGACTGTCAGTTCCTGACTGAACTTGGCGACAATTGCAGGAATAAGAATGATCACAGGAAACACGCTCAGAGTATTTTTTGGTAACCTGTCCACTCCAAATTTCTTCATCATAGGTGGCATGAAAACCAATAAGGAAACTAAAAAGAACCACACAAACGACATTGACACCGGCTGTGAGTATGTACTCTTTCACAGTCACAGCATGTGGAAAAATAAGCTTGCAAATCAAGGGAAAAATGAAAGCAAGTGGAATGCCAATCAAAAACAATTCCATACGTAACTCCTAGTGAGTAATTGAATGGCACGATTATATCAAAATACCGTTATACACGCAAGAAAAAAGCCTTCGAAAAGGCTTAGATTTTTACAAAAACAGACTGATGTGATCCTGCTCCATCTTTATTGGCATTCCAAAATCGTTTAGCATAAAAACACCGTACAAGATCTGAACGTGCAGGATAAGAATCAATATGCACATTGTTGAGTTCTTGTTCGACTTCTGTTTTCAAGAAACCATCACGATCAAAAATGACATAACCTGTTAAAATCTTTCCTTTGCTATCAAAAAATTTCATTTTATTTCTCCTGTTTGTTAATTACATAATAACCTTTTTACATGAATCGTCAAAGGAAAAAATCAAATATTTATCAACTTTAAAATTTCATCAGTGGGCGTAAACGATTCAACAAAATCAGCAGTCAATGCAGGTTGAATAGAAAATGACAATAATTCGGATTTTGTAAGATTGAAGGGCAACATGAATTTTTCAATGATAGACTGCATTGTTGTAATCTCAACATCAAATTCAATAGTGACCTGCTTGATGATTTTTTCATTCGAATACAATTTCAAATTCAATGCATGGTTGTTCTCAGCAGTGTAAGCCTCTGTTACAATAACTTCAATTAAATTTTTACACAAAACACTTTTTTCGTACTTTGGCTCAAATAAAGCTGAAAATATATTATATATTTTACCATTTGTAATTTGCATTAAATGAATAAAACCATAGTCCTTGACACCTGTGAAATAGTTGTGATTCATTACAAAACCCAAGTCTTGAGTGATATGTTCAAACTGACTGCCTAAATCAGGAATAGGAATAAAGACAGTATCATTTTTTTCATAAAACCCTATCACTATATGTTTTTGTCTACTGTACATTTTTTTAGTAGCAACCATAATCTGAAAATCAGCACTGATAGGATAAAAGTATTTTTCAAAATCTATAATATCGAAAGAAGATGGCAAATTTAAAAAATCATCTGCATACAGGACAGGATGAATGCTAATAATATCTTTGAATGTTTTTTGATCATAGATTGATACATCATTGTAAAAATACTTTGAAGTAAATAATTCCAATATTTCGTTGTTCATGTCGGCCTCTTGTTTAATTTATCATCTATCAATATCAAAAATTTCCTATTAACTGCTATGTCCATAAATATCTCAGATATTATAAAACTATCATTTATTTAAGTATTTGCAATTTAAATATTCAACATCTTTTTAATAGTCAACAACTCGTCTGGAACATTTTCAATAAAGTCAACAGATAAGGATGGCGTAATATTTAAAGTGGAATATTCATCAGATGAAAAATTAAGAGGAAAAAGAAAATCATCTAGTAAAGAAACAAGGTATTTATTCCCATCGGGTACAGTAGCTGTACCAGATTTAAGAAGAACGTCTTTAAGCCAAAGTTCAATATGTATGCCATCAAACAAGGAACCGTCAGCTTTTATACCATGGCCTTTACGAATTAATATATCAACGTGAAAATTAGAAGTGTCACTATTGTTAACCAATCTAATATTTTCAGAAATGCTCAAAATCGGAAATTCAGGATTGTATTTTATTTGAAAGTATATTCCTTGATCTATTGATTCAATATAATTATCAATTAGAAACTGATAATAATCAACTTGCAAAAAACCATATCCTCGATCTTTGTCAATCAATGTATGTTTTCCAAAAATAGTATAATCACTTAGATATTTAACAGGGATAATAAATGAATTATCTGTCTTATAAAAAAGCATATAAGAAATTTCATTAAAATGATGATGCTGTCGAGTCAATACCATAATACTTGGTTTATTATATTGACTAACAAGATTATAGAAGGCCCTTTGTATTCTTTCTAGATCAAAAGTGATATTATTATCCTCTGATAAGCTGCATATATCATCAATGGCTGCCCGAACAACCAAATTATTCATATCCAGTTTAGAATTTAAATCAATAATATCAACTTTATCAAAATTATAAGTTTTTTTAATATAATTAACAAATTTATCAATATCTTTTTTTTCTTTTATTGATGCTTTCGTTTTTTTATTTTTAAAAAACATACAATTCTCCCAAAAATATAAATAAAAAAGGTCTTCGGACCTTTTTTATAGTGGAAATTTAAAACGGAATTTCTGGTAAAGCAGTTAAATCAAGATCAGATTCTTTCAAGATTACTTGATATGTACCTCGCACAGGATGTTCCTTATAATCAGAATGTCGAAGAGTCTTTGCATCAAATTGAACTTCAACAACAGTGTTTAAAGCCGAACAATAATTGCCCTGATAAACCGATTTCTGATTTTTGCTATCATCTACTCGTTTTTGAATAAAGACTTTGCAGCCAGCCGGAAACATAAAAGAATGCCCAACTAAAGTCGCATATTGACCAATAAGATGAACTTGAACAGGCTGTTGTTTTTGTTGAGACATTGATAAAACCTCATGTTTGTATAAGATAGGTGTTTATTATACGCTATATTTTTAAACTATACAACAACAAAATCAGTAGCAGGTTGATAAATTTTTTATTGCTCTTACAGATTTTTTAAAGTATAGTAAGGTTTCCAAAAGGAGTGCAATTATGTCTGTAAATGCAAGGCACTATTTAATATATGGCGTAAAAATGACAGCCAAACAATACAATGAAAAATACAATATTGAAGAAAATGAGTATATTCATAGTCAATATTGGAAATCAAAAAAACAAAAGAAAGGTGACTTGATAGTTGTTGTAGATGGAATGAGTCAAGAATATGCTATTATTGGAAAGTTAGTTGCAAGCACTTACGAAAGTTATGAAGGCTTTCCAATGACTGTGTTTAATCAACAAACATTTGATGAGCAATCAGTAAGAGTAGAGCTTAAAGAAAAGTTTGCAATAGACCACAATCTCACTCTCAATTTCTTATTGTTTACTCATTATTCATAATACTATTAAAATTATATTTTTATCATTTTATAAAGATTAGTTTTTTTCATAGGTATATCATGTTCTTGTGTAAATTCATATAATCTTGTCATACATAAAACCTTACCGATATACAAATTTATAATGAAAATAGAAAATTGTCAACAATAAAAAAAAGCCTCTGAAGGCGTTTTTTATAAGCAGCTATATTACATAGGGCTTGGTCTATTTCTTTGCATCAACTGCATTTTTTGAGCTTGATCTTGTGATTGTTCAGCAGAAAATCTCATTTGAGTTTTGTGAACATCTTCAACAGCAATTTTGAAATCTTTAAGATCATTCAAATCTTGAACCATATACATCATATGAGATTGTGTATTCTCAACTTTCTGAATGTATTCAACCAATGCTCTGTTGACAGTGGCTACATCACCCGGATGAAGAGGCATATCACTGGTTACTTTTGTTTTTACATTGTTGATCATGCCCAAAACAAAACCATTTTGCTCTGAGAATTTGTCAGCTTTTTCAGGAGACAGAACTCTTTTCATGATAACATCATTTTGACTAAGTGAATCATGAGCGGTTTCAAGAGCTTTAACCAAAATATCTTTATACTTTTCATCATTGATTGGATGCATATTTTACCTTTACGGTTGTTGTTAATTATATAATAGCATAAAACAAATAAACTTAAAGACGAAACACGTATTAAATAAAAAATAATATAAAAATAATCAAACAACAGTAGAGATTGACTATCTTGATTTTTTCTAATTTTAATATACAATCAAGTTAAGTCAAAAACAAGATCTTTTATTAGTAAGTGAATAAAGATCATATAAGCAATATAACCAAATAGAGGTGATTTATGAATTTAAGTAAAATAAGTTTGGCCGTTATTCTGGCTTTTTCAGCAACATTGGGTGGCTGTGTTTCAAATTTAGGGGGTGATGTCTATTCAAGAGACGATGCAAGACAAGTACAAACTGTTATGTTAGGTACAATAGTTGCATTACGCCCTGTTCAGATAGAGGGTACAAAAACCCCAATCGGTGCTATTGCTGGTGCTGGTATTGGTGGAGTGGCTGGTAGTACAATGGGTGGTGGTACTGGTAGTATTATTACCACTATCGTTGGTGCAGTGGGCGGTGGATTACTAGGTGCTTATGGTGAAAGTTTAATGACACGAAGTAATGGTGTAGAAATTACTTTTAACTTGGACAGTGGTGTAACCCGTTCTGTAGTTCAACAAGTACAAGCAAATGAAAGATTCAGTATAGGCGATAGAATTCGCATTATGAACCTGAATGGTCAAACCCGAGTAACCAGAATGTAAAATGAAACAAAAAGCCTCTTAAGAGGCTTTTTTTAATATTTTGTTTTTCCAATCATCGATATGCTCGATAGATAAACTTCTGTATTCCAATAATTCCTTGGCAAATAAGTCGATACAATTTTTATAGCCAGACAATATTTGTTCAGTTTCTTCAAATAATTTATTGACCAATACGGTTGATTCTTTTTCTATCGATATTTTTCTATCTTCTGACCATGTATTTATATCACCCTTTGAAATCAATTAGAGACTTGGAAGCCTCGTCCTTCAGGGCGGGGAGGAATAGTCTCAACTGCCTTCTTTTAATTGACAACTGATTCTTTGTTGACTTTTATTTTTAGTATCCTATAATGTCTTCTATTATTTTGTCAACTGATTTATTAGTTGTCTTAGGGGAAAGTTTTGAAACGTAACACTAAAAAGAAAAATCCATTGATTGAAACTAGAGTTTGCCAAATGTGGCTTAATTCTCTTGCCCCTCTTGATCATGATTTTCTTGTTAAACACGCTACTCATTCTTCTCTTATGTACAATTTTGCTCTTTATCAAATTCGACAAAATTATTTTGATGGTAAAATATTGGCTTTTAAGGATAATTACCATTTATGTAAAACCAATGAAAATTTCTCTATTCTTTTAAACGACTGCTCGCAGCAAGTCGTTCAATTAGCTCATCGTGATTTTAATTCCTTTCTTGGCTTGTTGAAAGCCAAGAAGAAAGGGACTTATAATAAAGAAGTGAAAATAGCTCGATATAAAAAGAAAAACAATGAAACGGTATTGTCAAACATTGTTATTCAAGGACGTAGTATTTTATTTGATAAAGTAAAGTCATCTAACTTGGATAATGTTAATATTTTCAAATTCAATGCTTCTAAAGCATTTAAAAAACTTTATCCTAATACAAGTCATTGTTTTGAATTTAAAGTACCAAAACATATTCAAACCATTAATGAAATACGAATTATTCCACATGGAAAAGCTCCTATTCAATTTAAACTCGAAGTTGTTTACAAAACAACTATCGAGACAAGAAAAGATGATAATGGTCAATATCTATCAATAGATCCGGGTTTAAATAATTTGGCAGGATGTTTTAATTCTAAAAACGGAAGTTCTTTTATTATTGATGGTAAATATATTAAATCTATAAATCAATTTTTCAATAAAAAAGCATCTAAGTTGCAAAGCAAAATAGAACTACGCAAGAATGAAAAATTAGAAACGAATGAATTAATTAAAAAGAAAAATAAGTTAACTCATAAAAGAAATAATAAAATTAATGATTATTTCCACCGTTCTACAAAGTTTATTGTAGAATATTGTGTGAAACACAATATAAACAAGATAATTGTAGGTGAAAATAAAGAACAGAAACAAGACATTAATATCGGTAAAATTAATAATCAAAACTTTGTATTTATTCCTCATGCCAAATTCAAGGACGTACTTGAATATAAGGCAAAAGCAAAAGGTATTGAAGTAGTAAGATGCGAAGAATCTTACACATCAAAAACAAGTTTCATTGACCTAGAACCAATGAAACACCAAGAGAACTATCTTGGTAGAAGAACCAAAAGAGGGATGTTCAAAAGCAAGGAAGGGATATTGATAAATTCGGATATAAATGGAGCAGGAAATATACTAAGAAAGTATTTAGAAAGTAGTGGTAAATTTAAAGAATGGAGAGATCTGTATTTTAAAGAAGCCAGTAAGGGTATCGTAAACTACCCAAAGAAGCAGACTTTAATCAGTTTACTGATAGAATCAGGCTTCAACAAAACTAAAAAAGCTCCGTCCTTCAGGGCGGGGTAGTTTACGTAGTTTTCTCCACGCCTCTGATCGTTCTGGTAAACTTGCTCGACTGGCGATATAAGTGCCACGTTTCATGCTTATTTCCCCATAGACTGATATACAGTCAATAGTTTATCATAAACGTGTCTGTTCATCAAGTGGTAATCACATCTAAAAATGGAGCAGGATCTAATGGGTAACCAAGGATGTCCGGCATAAACTTAACAACAGCGGCTGATCGGGAAATACCCGATCAACAATGGACAACAATAAGCGAATGTTCTGGAATGTCGTGTAGCCAATGAATAATTAAGCGAGCTTGGTATGATACGCCTTTAATTGACAGCTATCCAAAGGCTTTCCTATGATTATACTTTACATATATTGAGATTTCATTTTATTGATTTCATCATAAGTTTCAAGAATTTTGGCACAAAGGAAAATGATAAGTTCTTTATCTTTAAATTCTTTTGCATTAAGCTTACGTGTCATTTTCAAAAATTTTTCGTAATGCTCTGGTTGATTTAGTTTGTAACCACTGTTTTTAAATTCATGATACAGGAAAATAGGTTTCAACTCATCATTTGAATGAATGATTTCGAAAAGACTATCGAAATACTCTCGCTGATGAGCAATGCCCTTATCAATGACCTGATTGTGAATCATTTTGAGAAGCTGGATTTGATGGGTGTCATCTGTCAGTTTATTGTGTTCGTGGTGATAGTGAATTTCTTTACGAATATGATGAGCCGCAAGACTGCACCTATCAGTGCCAATCAATAATTGAAAATCGTCCACCGATGGCATTTCAGTATGAACATTCAACTTCAAAGATTTCAACGTTTTAAGCAAGCACACCAGTTGATTCATAGTAAAAGATCCATTAAAATGAGATGTAAAGTATAACAGAAAGCTAAGAGAATTGCCATTGATTTTAAATTTGAAAAATCCTTATTAGATTGTAATCATTTTAAACAAATGGTATTGCTCTTCGGTTAGTCTGTCTTCAATTTCATCAAGGCTTAATTCATTGTTTAAAAGTTCTATTAATTTTCTATTTGGATAATAACAATGTACTAATTTTGATAGGGTTTCCTGAAAGAATTTAGAATAATATTCTAAATCAATAAGATCCCCTTCAAATTTAGTGTCCATTGAATGACTATATTCTTCAATTAATTTATCATCATCATAAATAAAAATATTAAGTGCTGTTGTTCTATTTTCAAAGTTAACCATCCAAAAAACATGCAAAGAAATATCGTTGAAAAAGTCATCATCTTCTTTTAAATGAGAAGGATAATATTCTTTTTGTGAATTGATCACGCCATAAAAAAGCGTGGATGCATCAGCAGTATTCAAGAAAACATGAGTATACTGATTGTCATAAGCATGAACAGTAAATGTGGTATCATCAAGAGTTTTCTTAATTTGACTTGATATATCATCTATTTGGTAAATTCTATCTTGGTTAAGTCTTGCAAGATGACGGTAATCACCGGGAGATAAGCAATCAAACACTTTATTATCGTAACTAATAACAGGAAACCTATGGATATTAGAACTGCTGGTTCTATTTAAAAAAGAATTATACTTGGCTCCATGTGCTTGCATTAGAGATACTGTATATATAAAGCATCTGGGATAAGTTGATGTTAACATAAGTTCAAGACTTTTAGTTTGAAATACCGACTCAGTTTTAAAAAAAGGTAAAATAATATTTAAATGATTTGTATCGAATTTTCTTGCATAATTAATTATCTTTTTGAAACTTTGTTTCAAATAATCACTAATACTAAGATTGCTTAAATTTAAATTATGTTGTTCTCTATAGATAACAGTGTTTTGATATGAAAGCGTGCTGATACCTAAAATGTTAGAAGAAGAAGTATATTTCTTGTATTCAAATGCTATGTAATAGTCAGAAAAATAACAGGTATATAAAAAGGAAATACCAGTATCAAAAGGCATTTGTTGTTCACCAACGAAGACATCATCACAAGAGAACCCATCGAAATTGGTTTTTGACTTAAACATCTTAAATAAATTAAACAAAATTCACTCCTTAATAATTTTAAAATAAATTATACTTTCAATTTTTCTTTATTATCTTTAAACTCTTTTTTAAGCATGTCTGATTTTTTTATCAGCATGTATTGTAGGTCATGTATATGAGCCAGTATCATATCACGACAAGACCTTTATATCAATAAAACATATTATATAAATTAGATTGTGTTCATTTTCATTAATAGAATTCTCGATTTGAGTAAATCAGGATCACTTAGATATTGATGTTTAAATAGTTCTAGAAATTGAACCATCTTTTCAATAGAATGGGTTAAATCAATAGCATTTGGATATTCATCAAATAACTCAAAAAACAGTAAAGAATGATTCGCCGCATTAAACAAGAAAAATGTCAATAGATCTTCAAAAGGTTGATTATTGTGATAGAAATAAGCACTTAATCCAAAATCTTTCAAATTTTTTTTTGCTGAATTAAATTGGTGATCGGTCCACTCAAATTTTTTAGAAAAATTATTTTTATCAACTATACACGTTTCAACACTGAGAAGAATATGAAAAACCTGATTGGATTTTTCTTTTATGAACAGAAAGTTATTGTTGAATTTTGTTCTTTTCAACACAAGTTCATGGTCAACATCCAGACAGTATTCTCTGGCTTTATGGTTAAACTGTTTACTACATGAATTCTTGGATAAAAAAAATTCAACTTCTAATTTATTTTCTGCTGGTAATAGCGAAAGTGTCGCTTGCACGAATCCGGCTACATACTTAATATGTATGTCAATACCATCACGACGACTAATTTCTTTTTGCTTGAATGAGACATCAATATTAGATAAATCTATATTACAGGAATCGTATAGTAATTTTGATAATTTTTGAGTGATTTCATCTTCCATCTTGGTAATTAAATCATTTGAATCATTTATTTCTAAGAGTCTGTCATAAACATTCATAATTAAATTACCTGCATGGTCAATAAAAGTATACGTGATTTTAAAAGTGTTGGGTTCTCAACATATTGTTGGCTTAATAAATTTAAAAATATAATTAATTCGTTAATATTCTCAACTATATACTTACATTTAGGGTATTCACTAAAAACATTATAAAAATATTCTGTATTTTTCGAACAGTATGTCATAAATTTGATAAAAATTTGTTCAAATTCGTCATTTGGGATTGAGTAAATTTCATCAATACTAGAAGGCTGTAAACCTATTTTTTCTTCTAATACAGTATTACTGTAAGAGACCTGATTATACCACATAGTCCCATTATTGATACTTTCAAAACAAAGTAAAATATAGCCAGATTCTTTTTCTTCGCTATTTTTATTTGAAAAAGAGGTAAAAAACCCGAATCGTCCGTCTATAAAATTCAAGTCATGATCGACTTGAACTACACAACGACTAGAACGCAGAGGTATATTAAATGGAATGACGAGATTTTCAGAATTATTAAAAACAAAGATTACACGCATTTCTTGTTCATAAGTTTCAACATATGCAACGCCATATTTAAACTTATAGTTATAAACAATCTTTTTACGTAATGAACCCCCATCAAATATGAAAGGGGTTTCTTCATGTGAAAGGTCAATATCACAAATTATTTTAAATATATCAACAAGTTTTTTTTGAATGTTAGGGTTATTATTAATTGTTTTAACGGTAGTGAGTTCTTTATAAATAGTAGACATCTTAAATATCCTTCATTTCAAGTAATAGCAGCCTTGCGTCTAAAATCGAAGAATCATTTGTAAATTGATCATGGTATAAAGTCAGAAACTTTTTAACAGCTTTACTACTGGACACTAGTTCTATATGCTCTGGATATTCTGAGAATACAGAATAGAATAAATTCGGTTGCATTTCGCAATACTCTAACATTTCTTTCAATGTATCATAAAAGTGATGGTCGTTTTCAAAGAATAAAGCGGGAAGATCTTTTGTTTTAAGCAAAGTATGTGTTTTATGGCTATTTAGGTTTCTGCAACTAATCACTGTGCTTAGTTTAAAATTTTTATCGAGGACTTTGTAAAAAAATAAAGTAGCCCGATGCTTATTGTTATTTGATTTTAGCCCGAAATCATAACGAATCTCAAATTCTGCAGATATATATTGAAACTGATCATCTACATCAACATCTACACAATAGGCTCCCGCTGGAAGACTTGGATGCTTTTCCTTTTTATAAAAACGAAATGATACAAAAAATCGGTCGCCACTGACGCCAATCAATGCTTCCGCCTCACCAACATCGTCACCTGTATAGTTAAAATGATATTTAACGACATGATGTTGTTTGAAATCACTATCAAATTTAAAATAACACTCATCATCAGGAGACATCATAGAAAGATCGATTTTACATACACATTTAAGAAGCTCGACCAGCTTCTCTGTCATGACACCATGAAATTTTATTGGAAAATTGTTTACTCCATCATGATTAAACCTTTTTATATAAGTTTTAAAATCCATAATTTCTCCAATAAAAGCATTAAACGCTATATATTCCAGTTTGACTTGTATTGCTGAACAAACATAATTAAAACAAAGTCGAATTGCAACTATTTAAAACAGCTAAATGGTAAATGGTGCAACTTTAACTGCTCGTCGTGGATTAAAAAATACCTGAAAACCATCAATATCGAAAAATACATAGTCTTCAAAGTTTTCGTCATACTGACAAAGCTGCTGTTCATCACACAACTTATACTGCTCAACTTCATAGAGTACTTTAAAGTAACCAAGTTCACTAAAAAATTCTGTCTTGCCGTTCATCCACTCATTAAAGGCAACTTCCGAACTCCAAGCACAATTCCAACCCAAAGCAGACAGTTTCTTAAATACTCTAGGCTTCATACGACCGCATTCAACAAGACATTGACGAATGCCCATATGCCCTTTCAACAATTCAGCTTCATCTCGATGACCACCACGGAAGGGGCCAACACCTTGGCTATTTTCAAGTCGATACACAATCATTTTCTTCATAATATAATCCTTTTAGAAAATAAAAAAGACCTTTACAGAAAGGTCTTGTTAAGTTACATCCAGTAACGCCAGTCGTTGCAGATCTTGTCGATGGCTACCGCTTCGTAATCATCGAGCACGTTCAATTGCTCCCTGAGTTGCTGTTTGCTTTTCGCCCGGTATTCCTGACGGTAAGCTTTTCCGGGGCAGTAGTCGAAGCTTGGGCCGCTGCAGGAATGGAACCACTGCATTTTTTTCTTGTTGGCTTCTTCCAAGGTCAAACCAGCCAGTGCTTTATCCCAGTGACCCTCGACCCGACCATGTTCGTTCAAATCCCTTTCGCTCAGCAAGAAGAGGTTGACGAAATTATTCTTTTTGCGACGGATTGTCCTGCTCATATTTATATCCTCTATTAAGTTTAAATAATAAACATGGGCTTTCTCCTTTTAGGATGATTAATAAATGTGTCTGTATTGTTGAGATAGCCATAATACCTAATTTTGGATATTATGGCAAGCGTTTTTTGGAAAATTCAGGATCTTTTGCGGGCATCTCCGGTAATTCATTGCCGTGAGTACGTCACTTTGTAAGACGAATATTCAAAACTTCAAAATTGTCATTTATTTAAAATTTGAAAAAACCAAAAACATCTTTAATTTCATTGACGTTTTGATGCGTTTCTAGTTGGGCTTTCGCTGTGCCTTGCTTCAACACATCCAGTACAAAATCATGCTGAGTATTTAGCAACAGTCTTTGTTCTCGGATAGGAGCAATAACAGTCTCTAAAACTCCCACCAGCCGCTTTTTCAAAGTGCCATCACCTAATCCACCACGTTGATAGAACTCTTTCAGATTAGCCACCTCATTCACATCAGGATCAAACGCATCAAGGTAGGTAAACACCACGTTACCTTCCACTTGGCCGGGATCTTGTACACGAAGATGACTACTGTCAGTAAACATCAAATTAACGGCTTTTTGAATATCTTTCATGCTTGCGTACAGATTGATCGTATTACCAAGCGATTTGCTCATTTTAGACTTGCCATCAAGGCTTGGTAGTCGTCCCACTGTTGAAGTAAGTGCTTTGATGGATGGAACAATCTCAAAACCTATCTGAGTGTTTAACTTGTGGACGATTTCATTCGCCTGTTCAATCAATGGAAGCTGGTCTTCACCCACTGGGACAAGATCGGCTTTGAATGCAGTAATGTCAGCGGCTTGAGCCACTGGATAAGCCAAGAAGCCTGCGGGGATACTTCGCTCAAAATTCTTGGCTTTAATCTCATCGCGAATGGTAGGATTTCGTTCTAAACGAGAAACGGTTACAAGGTTGAGATACAACATTGTCAATTCGGCAATAGCTGGTAGATGTGACTGGACACAAATCGTTGTCTTAGTAGGATCGATGCCACACGCTAGATAGTCTTTGGCAACTTCAATGACGTTATCACGGACTTTTATAGGATTCCCCATATTGTCAGTCAACGCCTGATTATCAGCAATCAAAATGGTTTGCTGGTGTAAATGCTGCAGTTCAACACGATTGCGTAAGGAACCGACAAAATGACCAAGATGAAGTGAACCTGTTGGTCTATCTCCTGTTAAGATTTTTGCCATGACACAACTCCTAAAAAATAATAAATTATTATAATAAATAATAGTAAAAAAGGCAAGTTTTAAATGTGAAAGAATATCGGAAGCTTTTTTTATTAAAGTTTAATGATAAAATGTAATAAACAAATATCTACGTTTCTATGAATTATTACAGTACTAACAAAATCCGTAAATCATTAGCTAATACGACAAAATCTCCCAGAAAGAAAAAACAAATTATGGATTTCTACAGCGATTCCAATATTTTCAATATTTTAAAAGTTCAAAAAGTTTATTTTCCTAAAAATACAGACGAAATTCATATCTCGCAAGATGATTTTGAAAAAATAAATTTGTTTGCCACTTTAAAAATGGAAAGAGGTTTTAGTGTTAAAAGAGTTGGCATGGCTAATCCAGAGATCTATAAAGAGATGGAAGAATTTACAGTCGCTAACATAGGAGATGTTAGAAAGGCTATTTTAGCCAAAATGAAGGCAATAGGTGGTGAAAGACTTGCTCAGAAATTATCTAATGTCAAAAAGGCATTGAAAAAAATGTTAGTCAATACCCTGCCAGCCGATATTGAAAGAAAACGGATTGTATCCATAGACTTTGAGTTTTCCAACAAAAAAGATTTGATAACTGAAATGGGCATGACGGTTAAGCAAGGTGAAAACATGATATCCAAACATTATTTGATTGATACAGCCTATGAATCTAAAAGTGATGGCAGTTTGCAAAGAAGGTTTAGGTTTGGGAAAACTGAAATCATCTCTTTGGACAAGATGACTGATATTATCAAAGGACAACTGGAATTAGCTGATTATGTTCTGTTCCACTCTCATCAAGAAGATTTAAGATTGTTTGGAATACATGGAATATGGATCAGCGATTTCAAAAACCTGCAGATTATTGATACTCAACGACTAGAAGGCTGCCAAAAAACATTGCAATCCATGTTGACCGAATATGAAATAGACCATTCTAAAAAAGAAATGCACAACAGTGGAAATGATGCCTACTACACTATTAAATTGTTGGACAAGATGAATCAAAAACCACAACCACAAAGCATAGAAGTAATTGAACCTAAAAACAAGCCAAAATTTAAATTAATATAATGTAAAATAATTAAGGTTGTTATACAAAATGATTGAAATCTTTTTAAACAGTACAGTATTAAAATATTTGAAGACTAGCTAAATTTGTGCTATCATTAGCCAATCTTAAATCGAGTGAGTTAAATCATGAGTATCCACGTTGACTATTATGAATGGAAATCTGCACAAGAATGCCTTGAATGGCTCTTTGATAACCATGCTGATATGCAAACCTACAAATGCTTGCATCTTTGGCAAGAAAGCTTTGCCAGCTTGAATGGCTCGCTAGCAGGTAGTTATCAGGCAGTAACACCAGCAATGCTGGCAGATCGAATCTATACGGCTAGATTTGTCAACGATTCAATTGGTATTTGCTATCATGATGAAGTTTTCGCACCTGTTATTGAAAATAATAAACAACGTTGCCGAAAAATTCGAATTACATTACCTATGAAGTAAGTCAATTTCTATAAAAAATAAAGCCTGTCTAACAAACAGGCTTTTATTTTATCTAAATCAAATGGCAATCATTTTATTAACAGTGTGTTCTGTTATAAAAACATAATGAAGATCTTTATAGTTCATTTGAAAAACATCATCCAATGACAAATAGTCAAATGGAGATTTATAACTATTATAATAAGTAATATAATAGAAAAAGTTATAATATAAGAGATTCAGAACCTTATCAATATTTTCTTCATTATATGTCCAAGTTTGCAAACCTACTCCTTTATAGTCTGACATAGGTGGATACGCTTTATTAGTATGAAAGAATTTAATAAAATCATCTTTGAAACTGATTGTTTTATCAGTAAATTTAATAATCATGTTTTTAGCAGCAGGGACATGGCCTATTTGCTTAGTTTTTGAACCAAAAGAATTCATTAAGAAATATTGTTGCTGTCTAGTGACTTGTGATTGATTGCTTTTAAATGTTTTTTTATAAAAAATACTGCAATCTATAACTTTAGTAAAAAAATTTTTAAACTTAAAATCTAATGCTTCAATGATTTTAAATTTTTCCAATAATAGATTGTTTGAAATCAATGATTGTACAGAATCTTTATGATATAATAAATCGTCTTGATTAACATATAATGAAATAGTATAATTACATTCGTCTTCAAAATTTACATAAAACTCATGTTTTTGACTGAGTTCTGAATAAACGAATCCTTTAAAATGATTTATTTGAGTCTGTTTACGGGCAAAAAGAATTTTAGAGACACAAATCCCAAATTCTTCTTCAAAGAAAATTTTAACTTGTGGCTTAATGATTTGCTTCATTATAGACTCCTAAAAAAGAAGGCGATTACCAGAAGGTAACGCTTTTGAGTTCCATCACTCTATCTTCATATTTGGTTGTTTCATCTGCCACTGCCTGCTCAATCCATGCATCAAGTCGCTCAGCCAATTCAGCCGCTGAAAGAGCCAGAGTAATAGATTTCATACCAAGTTCAAAAATACTATAGCCTACCGTTATCTTCACTACTTGACCATTATCGCCTACAATTTCTACAAGAGTTTGATAACCTTCTTGGTGGGAAATGATTTTGCCATCATAAACAATGCCCTCCCGATATCCATAACCTTCCTTAATAGCTGCATTAGCCATAAACTTAACAGGATCGCCAACTTCATAAATCAAACTTTCACTAATCTTCATATCTTTGCTCCTTATCAATCAATTTTTTTAAAAATAAATATTATTATTCATCATTTTCATTGTCTTGTGCTTCATTGGCATCAATTTCTTTTTGAGCAATTGCATTACAAAAATACATACGCTCGCCTTCAAGTTTATTATAACGATTGATATATTCAAAGATAGATGCCAAATCAACACCCTCTGCATAATCATTGATAACTTGACCAACAATCGACGTAAGTTGAAGATCGTCTTCATACACAGTAAAATAGATAGCAGAACCAAAGTGACCATTGTATTCAATGTTATGAAAACCCAATGCTTTTTCAAGTAAGGTCATCAAGCCATACCAATTCCAATCCAGTTTTGAACCAATATCATCTCGTGCTTCAATCGCATTAAAATGATCAATGCTGACTTCATATGAGTAACTGGATGATGTTCTTTCAAGTGACATAGCATTTACTCCAAAATTAAAACAAAATTATAGCATAAAACAAAAACAGTAACAACCCAAGATTTAACGTCTCAGATAGTTGACATAGACAAAACCAATATTTTATCAGGAATAAGAGGTTTTTAACTTATATAATCATTATAGAAGTCAACACACAATGACTCAAAAACTTTATGATTGTTATATATTGAATAAAAATCAGGAAACTCATGAAAAATAGGCATGAAAGTATTCTGTTTTATATATAATTTTAAAAAATTATAGGAAACATAACAAGTATCATCCGTTTTTGCAAAGTCCAAATAAGTAAAATTAGTTGATTTCAGGTTGGCTGCAACACCCATATCATAAATACTCATATTGACATATCATTAACTGATCAAAACATTGTCTAATATTTTTTTTCATTATCACTTTCCTTAAATAAATGGGGTTATATGATAAATAAATAGAAAAAACAACTAAACATTTAACATGCTAAATAAATAAAATTTATCAGAGATAGTGGGAGAATCAGATTGATAGTCATCTGAAAATGCTAAGCATATCTTTTTGAAAACAGTATGATCAAACATAAACTCTTCATATCTAGGATATTCTGGAAATGCAAGTTCAAAAGATTGTTTATCAAGTGCTAAGGCTTTTAAAAATTTAAGAAATGTATAGTTGAATTTTAAGTCTCTGGCAGTAAATATGGAAGGCATTTGAAAGCGATATACACAAGTCGATTTTTTATTGTCTTGTACTTCATTAAAATTAAAAATTTGATTTAAATCTAGGTATTTTGAATAATCAAAACCAACATCAAAATAACAAATAACTCCTTCATTTTGATTGTCTACAAGTTTAAACATAAACCGATATGATAGATAGATACCGTTAAAATCTAAATCAGGACCGATATAAGGCATGACAAATAAATTGTTTATATCATCTAAAATAAACAGTTCTTTCATATTAGTGGGAATACTGCTCAATTGTAGCTTAACAGTGGGCATGCCACCATTGTAATTAATTATTAATCTACCATCAGGAAAAGAGCACATCAATCTAAATGAAAGACCATTAATTCTTTCAAAAACAATATTAAAATCATTAATGGTATAAGGTGGTGGAGATCCTGTAAATGACATAAATTTCATGAACTTTTCGAAAATAATGGAAGTATAAAAATCGACATCATCTTGATTTTTAATTTTTCCCAAATAAACAGAAAGTGTCATTGTTATCATTAAATCTTACTCATATTTAAAACCAATAGACGATCACACAATACAGAATAATGATCATAGTAATCATTAGAAAATTGAATGCATAATTGTTGTAAAACAGCAGGATCATTTATAACATCATAAAGGCTAGGTGTATTGGGAAACACAGTATTAAATACAGAATCTTTTTTAGTAAAATTAGAGATATAGTCAAAAAATAAATGATCGAAATCTAAATCATTCTTATAAAAGATGGGTGGAAGCTTTAATGAATGGTCACAATCATTACTATCAATACTTGTAAAATATTGACAGATTTTGAATTCTTTTAAAGGAGGTGATACATGGTCATAAGTGTAATCAATATCTAAAAAAGCTCCGTCTGAGTCTACAGAACCAACTTCATCTTCAAAACATATCCGATAAGAGAAATTAATGGATTTAAAATTAAAATCGTTATCTACTTGCAAATAAATGCTTGATGATGACATGTCATCAATCATAAAAAGGGGTTTTGATAATTTAGTTTTTGGATTGATGGTTAGTTGAACATTAAAATTTTGTTCTAATGCATGATAGCCAATTTTAAGAAGGCCATCTTTAAATGGACATAAAAAACCTAAAGTATATGGAAGCGAACCGATCCACAACATTTTAAAGTCATCAAATAAATAGTCTACAATAAAACCAGCATCCTGCATCAATGTTAAGAATTTCTCAAAAACAAATCGTTTCACATCGGGTGAAATATCTTCTTTTGTTTTTATTTTACTGAAGACTTCAATCATGGTCATACAAAAGTACTCATTTCAAACACCAATATATTATTAAAAAAATCTGAGCGTGTATCTTCATATCTTTCAGCAAAAGTAAAACACATATCATTAAAAGCAGAATGGTCATGTAAAATAGTAGAAAAATCAGGAATAAAGGGAAAAAGCTCTTTTAAGAGTGGATTATTTTTTTCAAATGCATCCATAAAAGAAAAGAAATGATTTTCAAATTGAATATTATTCGTATAAAAGATAGGCGGTAATGTTAATTCAAAAATAAAACTAATATCATCATAACGTTCCATTTCTCTAAATTTAAATTTCTTTTTTACATTAAGGTTTTTATCATAATGGTATTCTGCATCAAAACAAGAAACATAATCATCAAACGGATTTATTGATTCCAACCTAAAATTAAGCCTGTTATGAATAAACATGCTTTCATATTCAAGATCGTTATTTACGGCGACAGTTATTGAACATTTACGACTGTGAATAGACCAATTAAGTTTGGACAAATCAGTATGAGCATTATTGTTGATACCAAGAACAACAGAAAATTTCTGTACTGAATATTGTTGATAACCTACAAAAATAATGCCTTCTGGAAAACTGATGACAAACCGTTGTTTGTCTACATCTATTTTTTTCTTAGGCTTAAAATTGAAATCGTGGTATTCATAATTATTATTTAAACCGACTGTTTCAAGCAGTAAAATCAGTTTTTCAAAGAGTATAGACAGAAAAGCAGGATCTTGTGCCTTTTCTATGGTATCAATTTTTGCAAACAGCGAATCAATCATGAATGTTTAATCCCAATCCAATAAAAATTACTACCCTCTGATTTAGCAATGATACTGACAGCTTTACCTGCATCATAAACATGTGTGACACTCTCAAAGCGTTCTACTTTTTCAAAATGAGAAATTGATGGCAAAGACATTATTGATTTAAGAGTTGCCTCATAATTAGTCAATGCATTTTTTGTTGCAGAACCAATCTGCAAACACAAATTGTAAGTTGTTTGAGAATGATTATAGTCATAGTGACTCCATCCCAAAACTAGCTGCGTTTTCGGGCTACGATTAAAAATAAGAGATCCCGCCCCAGCTTTACGAGGTTGATGTTCAAGATTATTGAATTGTTGAAGACGCTGATTTTCATCACGAAGGAATTTTTCAAGTTCGTCCCACAACATTTGCAATTTAGGTGTCATCACGGTATCCTCAAATTAGATAATGAGAGTGTATCAAAAAACAAAAAAATAAGCAATAAAAAAACCATAAGTAGTGACACTTATGGTTAGAAGAATGAGATAAAAGGCCAGTTCACCCAACCGTTTTAATCCAGAACCGAAGTCCAAGATGCCTTTCATCATAAAAAAGAGATCAGGCGGCGATACTCTGCCATTTAATATAGACCTGACGTTCGGTACTGATTGGTGGAACAACCAGCATTAAACTTTCCAGTCAGTATAGCATCTAATCTTGTTGATTCAAGTAGATAACTGAAAAAAACATGATAGCCTCCTGAAATACAATGCTATCACTGCAGATTTTTAAGGCTAATATTATTGTGCCAGATAGTAAACTGTTGGACAAGAAAAAAGGCAAACTTGAACAACAACATTCCATTTTTTAACCATAGGACAGAAACGGTCTGCTAAAACTGATATTCCTATGGATTCCACTCATTAGGCAACACAATCATTGTCATGATGCCTTCAATTTATGTATGAGTAATTATAGCATAAAAAGAAATCATTTCAAGTATTTTAACAAGGTCTAGCCCAAAAACTTTTATCACAAAACATCAAGCCATTATGAAGGTCAACCAGTTCATAGAACTCAAGGTAAACAGAATCATTATTGGATCGAACCCGTTTAATGGTTAATTCATCACCACGCTTTACACCCTGTGCCTTTACTGACTCAATCTGAGAGGCAAAAGGCCCCTTACCTGTAAAAACTACCGTTTGCTCAGTCTGAAATACATGTTTAAACCAATAAACAGCCTCCACAAACAGGTTTGAATTGTGCTGACCTTCAATTTCTTCAAATTCAAGATCAATACGATCAACACCATTGTTAATGGTTGGAATAACATTACGCACTGTCAAACGAGAGCCATCAGCAGTAGCTTCACGTTCATTAATAACGCGACGATCAGCAAAAGACCCATTGAGACCTGTAAAGATAACGCTAGTTCCAACTGTTGGAACTGGACTTTGGGACAATTGTTCTTCTTTCATAAGTCACCTCTAAAAATAGGAAAGCTCATTATAGACCATATACTAATCCATAACAAGCTTAATTTACCAATTATGACCAGAACTCATGATCCGAGCAAACCTTGTCGATTTGAACGGCTTCGTAGTCTTCGAGCACTTTCAACTGTCGGATGAGTTGATGTTTGCTCTTAGCCCTGTACTTTTGGCGGTATCCTTTTCCGGGGCAGTAGCGTTCGCTTGGGCCTTTGCAGGAATGGAACCAATTGATTTTTTTAGCATTAGCCTCTTTGAGTGACAGGCCATTGAATGAAGGACACCAACGGCAATCTACCAGTCCATTAACAGCTACATCGCTGATATCGAAGAGGTAGCCTTTTTTGAAGCTGATGTTTACTGATTTGCGTCTAACTGTTTTGCTCATATGAATTTACCTTGTTAAGTTTAAAACCTTAGCATAATAAGTCTCCTTTTGGTGGTTGATGATTTACGTAAAGGCTGCTTCAAGATGATTATAATACCAAAAATTCAATAGGATAACAATCATTTTCTGATTCTGAAAGAAAATTTCAATGTAGAAATTTAAATAAAAAAAAGACCTATCGCTAGGTCTTTCTTTTGACACTTGACAATCATTAGGTGGGAGACGTTAAATTGTCATTTGGTAAGACCGCACCGTTTTGATTTTCTATCTCATCTTTCATCTATGTTTAATTAGTCTAAAGTTATATATTTTAGTTAATTACTGCATGTCTGGCTCACCTCCGAGCACTTGTATTGATTTTAATTTAAAGGTTAATAAATTCATAATCTTATCTAATAGTAGTCATCTAATATTGGATTAGTTTTACATTTTTAGCCACCTCTAGACTTAATTTTTAATAGGTTTTTTGAGTTAAAGTTTTTTCTAAATTCAATAATAAATAAGTTCTCTAATTTTAGACGATTACTGCATTGGTAGCTCACCTCTGGCACTTTATCTACTTTAAATCATTGTTTTCATTAGGTTTCTTGCTTGCCGCTTTATGTGTCTATAATACCTAAAACTATCTTCCTTGGCAAGCATTTTTTCATGATTTTCGTATTTTTTAAAAAAAATCTGAAAAGAACTATATGTGTGTTTTAAATATTAAAAATTGTATACGGTTATTTTACTAAATACAGGATAGAAAAAAACCAACAGATGCTGGTTTTTTATCAAGTTGTTAATTTTCTATTTTGACGATGATCAATCCTTGCTCTTTCGCCCAATTAATAGCTTGTTCCTCACCATCACAACCTTCAAAATCAGGAGATTCAACACCACTACCTGTTTCAATATATTCAAAAAGCCAACCATAAGTCACACTAAAATATAACGTAACTTCATCAGAAGGTTGAGCTTTCATAGCCATTTGCCAACCTTTAAAAATACAATCAAGGTTCTGATCAGCATAGCCTGTTTCGGTTCGAGTATAGTCAGAAAATGCAGGCGACTGCAATTTATGATGGCGTTCAAAACGATTGCGTTGTTGTTCAAAAGACAAATCTAAATCAAGCATAATAGTAAATTCCTTCTGGTTATATAATCAAGAGAATTGTTGTTCTGATGGAATTCGAAATAAATCAAAAATGGATCTAACATCAAGGCGATCAACTTCGACACCTGTTTCTACTGCTGGCTTACAGACTACATCAATCTTGCCATCACGCAATGTTAGGCTAACAGTGCCTGCACTATCAATATCGGTCGCTCCCATAAATGAGCCTTTTATAACATTTTCAAAAGCAATCTCGGGAGAGAATACAACCACTTTATGACGCCAGATAACATACTTTGCTTCAACACTGGAATCATTTTCAATAACACCAATGGATTTAAGAATATTTGAATTGTCATGACGATGAACGCCTTTATTCAATGATTCGCTTTTACCAAAGCAATCTGCTGCAATGATACCATCCAAGACGCTTAGTTTTACAAAGCCTGCTCCATGAATCAACTTATCGCGACCCAGCACCTTTACAGCCATTTCACGATGAACAAGGCTTTTAGAAAAAACCAAGAAACGACGTTGATTGCAGATATATTTGTTAGGCATTGCATTCTCCTACGTTAGAAGGGAATTATATCAAAAAATAGAAAGAAGGTAATCATTTTTTTTAGCTTAACCAACAGAACACAATATCAATGAAAGCTATCAAGCCGAAGCTTTCATCTTAAAAGTGTTGGGAGACAGTGGAGTCATTTCCCCTTTGGCACCTTCTAGATAGTTCCAAACAACTAGCCAGACGGATTCAGGCAAAATTGATGTGCGTTCTGGCTTCCTTTGTGCATCATAAGGAATAGAATACAGTGTTTGATGAGGATAATGAATCACATCATCATAAATATCAACTTCCATGGATTGAACAGACATTTTGTCATCGACACCCAGTAGAGAAAGATCATGATCCACGAACGATGCGACTGGCGATGACCAATCAAAAGTTTGTTTAGTGAATACATGTACTGTACCATCTTGAAAAACAAGTGCCAATATACGTTTATTTTTGGTAAAAAGGTCTTTAAATGATGCGAACATGATGCTCTCCGAATTTTGATATTATTATACCATAAAAAAAAATTAAGACAAGACAAAAAGAATCACAATTTATGGTTTTACGAGTATTGCGAAAAAAGACACAAGCTACTCAAAACAAATCACCTTTTCAATGCTATAACTCATTGTAAAAGGTGATATCTTGATAGTAAATCAGTGAAGTCGTATGATTTATTTTTTTACTGCTTTTGTAGTTGTCTTTTCGACTTCGGATGAAACAGCATTACCAGCAACAGGTACATTGATCTTTTCTTTGACCTGATTGATAATATCTTGCATTTGTTCTTTACTGATAGCCTGCATCAAAACAAGAGTATTGTCATCTGTTTGACCACTGGTTGGCATAAAGATGAACGCTGGTGTTCCATGAATAGCTAGATCGGAGGCAAGTTTCATATTTTTGGTGATGTTTTCTTGATAAGCATCTTGTTCAATTTTAGGATCTACACCTACAAGTTTGGCGGCATTCTCAACATCAGCTACAGTTAATTCACCTTCAAAATGTTTAGTATCATAGATTGCATCATGGTATTTGACATAAGCTATACTTCCTTTTTCTTGATAAACCTTATTACCTAATTGAACAGCTAATTTGGAAGTTGGAAATCTAGAGGCAAAAATAGGCATATCTTTAAATACAAATTTAATGTCAGGATTATTCTTAATAACGGCCTTTAATTCTGATGACACTTTAGAACAGTAAACACAATTATAGTCAAAGAATTCGACAATAGCAATTTTAGCATCTTTAGGTCCAATAAAAGGTGTATCTTTATCGTTAAGAACGGCATCTTTTTGTTCAATTGCTTTTTTAGCAGCTTGTCTTATTTGTTCTTCTTGCGAAACCTGATTTTTGGCTTGTAACGCTTTTGAAACATCCACCAAAACTTCTGGATTAGCAATCAGGTATTCTTTAGCAATTTGTCCAATGGCTTCTTTATCTTGTGCGGAAAGCTTTGAAAAGTCCACTGATTCTGTTGCTTGTGCGTTTAAAGACATGCCACCTATCAATGCTAAACTTAATGCTAATACTTTTTTCATATATACCTGTCCTCATGTTTTAACGCATACTATAACACTCAGATAAAAATTATCAAGTCATTCATTTTAAAAAAAAATTTATAATTGGAATTAGAATTAAATGCAGAGTTATGACTTTGAATAAGAAATGAACCAAGATTGTTTTATTTCAAATTGATTCAATATTTAAATAATCTATATGACTTGATATTTCATGTAATGATAACGGATATTTTACAAATAAAAAGTCAAAAAAATGACTAAAATGGAATAAAACGGTAGAATAAAGTTTTGAATTGATATAAAAATATATAAAAAATAATTTCTTTATAGTCTTTTAGAGTTAAAAGATGCCAAAAAAATGGCAAAATAATGAAAATATTGTTTTGAAAGGATAATTAGAGGCTGAATATATAATAAAAAATATAGAAACATCCGTGTTTCTTTAACTGATCAATAATACTATTCAGATTCTTTAGCCGCATCTGCAGCGGCTTTATTAGCATAGGTAATGTTTTGAACATGAGCACGAATACTGTTACGGTTACGCTCTTTGAAGTCAGTGATGCCATGAACGTGACCCAAATGATTATTCAAAGAAGAATTTTGTTGACTATCCGTCAACAATCGTTTCGAATTAGAACGCTCAAATGTTTTTCCACAAATCTTGCATTGAGCATTATGCATTTTTGAAACAGTGACAGGCAACTTAGCTTCCAAACGAGACAACAACTCTTCCGCTTCGTTGGCTCCACCACATTGACTGTAATAAGGCTCCATCATACAAATAACAGACTTCAATTCAGCCATCAAATCGTATACATCATCATCATTGAAAATTGCATTCTTTTCTTGTGTGTTCATGGTGTATATCTCTGTTTGTCTGAATAGAGGCTTATTATAGCAAATTGAGTTTAATTATACAACAAAAAAAGGCCCATCAAAGGACCCCTTTTCTACAAAAACTATCAGCTTTCATTCATCATGCGTTTAGTTTCTGCTGCCTTAACGGAGCGTTTGTCACTGCGAATGCAACGAGCGGTGTTATTTTTGTTACGAGTACGCTTGATGCGGCCATTCTTATGTTTACCAGCTACATAGGTAAAGCCATCGTCATCAGCTTCGCGTCGGCCATGAAGGCGTTTCATTTCAGGAGTCATACGGTTACCTCAAATTGGGAGATTTTCAAAATACTGATTCATACTGTTTACTGAATTACCCTCTGTTAACACTTCCCCATCATCTTGGACGTGTTCCCACAACAAAACATCCACATCATCAGCAATGAAATTGAAAACATTCAGACTTTGAAAGTTTGAAGTTTCAACAATTTCTTGACCTTTAAATTTCATACGAACACGCAGAAATTTTGTAGGTTCTGGTTTTTCAATCGTTGGTAGTGGAATTTCAAAGATATGGAAATTGGTATTCATTTTTCTTTCCTGTTTCTCTGTTGGGTTGAGTCAATTATAGCAAAATAATCATAACAATTCAAGAATAGATTCAAAATTTAAGAAATTTTGGTGTCCCGACAGACAAAAACTTCCATGTGATCAGTCGAACACATAATATAAGGATTCAAACGACGAACCTTCAAATCACGTTCAGTCTTATTTTTATCCCATGGAATACGGTTTTCTTTATCCTCAAAGAAATAACGTGTTTGAATACATGCAGAATCCTGTGCGAATACTTTTTTAATCAATTTGTTGAGAATACACACATCTACTTTATACCAATCATTGTGAATGGCTAGAATATCTTTAGGATCATCTGGCTTAAAATGAGTCCAGATCTGACCACCAGTAGCATGAAATTCCTTACGAACCCCGGCTGAAAATTCCACAGTTTTAGTGGACCCAATCAAAAAGAGTTCGATAAAAGGAAAAAGGAACGCATAGTGGCCATAACGTTCAGGTGCAGAATGAAAGGTGTCATGGCCATAATTTCCTTTTTGTTTAACCATTCCCAAACCACCCCAACGAACCAGTGAAACCCCATGGCTGACCAAGGGTTTATTAAGTTTGCGTTTGTTTTTTTCGATATTGTTCGACGAATGCATGTGAGAACTCATGTACATTAAATTGATGAAAATAGTATAGCATGGTCGGGGATAAAAGTCTAGTTTATACGGTATTCAGGATATTAATAATATCTTTTAAATCTTGCATAACCATTTTGACTCTCCCAATTTCAACATTCAAATTAAACAATACCATTTGATTGTTGGTCACAACAGCTAAACGTTTATAACTGGCAGATAATGACTCGATTTGAAGATTAAAAGCAAAGTCAAAATATTTTATTTCTTCTTCTGAAAAATACTCTACATCAATGTCATTTAAAAACTGACTTTCAAAATGTTCAGAGAGTTTTTTATAAACAGATTGACCAAACACCAGAGTTTTGTTATTGATTGTAATCATACGACTTAATTCAATCCTGTCCGAATTTCCAAAAAGACAGATATCGGTATGCGTATTTTTGACAAATTCTTCAACAAAAGACAATGCTTCACGAAAATAATGAAGATGTTCTGATTTAATCGTGTTGCTCATAGATTTCTCCGTCTACCTGTAATTGCAAACTATATATTTGACTACTTTCTTGTTTTAATTCATTCAATAGATCAACAAGGACAGACTGATAGTTTGTTTTCAAAGTTAAAACATAATCTGAAACTTTTTGAAGTGAATTCATATAATTTTTTGAAATCTGCCCTTCGTAAAAGGGACAACTAAGAATTCTATTAATGGAATGATCCATTATAAAATCCTGAATGATTTTGGTCTTGGCTAACAGTTGCTCATGACTGAGTTCAATCAATAACTTGACCATATGCTGTTCAATAAATTTTAAAAAATTGATTTCTTTTTCATGTTCTGCTGGATGCCATGATTTACTGGAAATCAAACTGGCAATGGACTCCAAAGCTTCACTGATATCGTTATTATTGAATGCTGTCACAAACTCAGGTACATCCTCATTATAATATGAAATTGACAACCCTTTTTTTTCAATATTATGACAATATGAAACAATGTAGGAAGTGAGTAGAATACTAATTCTAGCAGCCATGTCAGACATAAAAATCTCCAATAGAAATGAAACTTGATTATAGCAAGAGCAAAGACAAAATACAACAAAATTTGAGAACTATTTTAAATATGATACAATAATATAAACAACATCACGATTATCATGAAAGAGTCAGATACCAAGAAAAAAGCATCATTTGTTGAAACTCATGCAGATGGAAAAAATATACAGAAAGAATGTTTGGTGGATCTTCAAACAGGAAAAATCGAAGTGGGAGGTTTAAAGATAGACGGTTTGAAATATGATGTCAATAGCCCAGTAGTAGAAAGCCGTGTAGAGTTCAGAGGAAAGGAATATGAAATCATTTCGGAAAAAATCGGCAATAAAACCAATTATGAAATTGCACATATAGGTGCATTTATACAAGCAACCTATGCCCCTAAAACCATCACAGAACAAAAAGCTGAAAATATAAATCCTAGGTGGAAACCAAAAAATAATTAAGTAATAATAAAAAAGCTGCCGTGAGGCAGTTTTTTAATAGACCACTAGAAATCACGAAAAACGTAATATATACTGTTAGATTAAGACGGAGAAACAACATGAAAATTTATGATCGATTAACTACATTCACAGTGGAATTAGTGGTTGAAGCGATACAAGCCCATATGGATTTAAACTTGAAAGTTCCCAACGTGGATAAACGAGTAGATTTTCAAGGCCATAAAGTCAAGCTGTCTTCTTTACGCCTAAAAACATTCCTTCTAAAAGGCTTAAATTGTGCTGAATGTGGTCTTGAAGGCACGTTATTTGCTCTTGAAAAACACAGTTGGGATAAAGTTTATCATTTAAATTTATGGGGAATCAATGAAAACGGTCAAGAAGTTCTGATGACACATGATCATATTTTGGCTCGGTCACTTGGTGGTGCTGATAATCTATCAAATACTCAAACAATGTGTACAGTGTGCAATTTCCGAAAAGGTAAACTAGAGCAAGAAATTAAAAATGATATAAAACAAAAAAGAAAAAAAGTAAAACAAAAAACCGCTGACTAGCGGTTTTTATTATAGAACAATATACCTTGAAACATAAACATCAGCTTTTAATAGCCATATGATTACACAATGTTTGCCAGAAATCTTCAAATTGATCATTAAAAAAGCTTTTTGTTTCTGCTGGAAGGGAATGAACAAACAAAGAGTATTCAGTGGAAGCGGCTGACAGCATATCACTGGTCAATACAATTGAAACCAATCCATTTGCTTTGATGTCAGCATTATTACGCAAAGTATCGAATAAATGAGTAGAGTGTTCAATAATTTGGATTCGATCAGATTGCTTATCATCAGGAATACTGTCAACAGCCCCAAACCAGCTTTCAGCCATATTGGAAATTTTAGTATCTTGAATATTGATGGTTACGATTGGCATTGTATAATTTCCTATGTGAGTTATTTAAATTGATTCTACCAAAACAAAGAAAAAATATCAACAAAAACAAGTAAGTTAATTTTATTTCTTAATTGGTCAAGATGTCGCATTAGAGTCGATAATATTTAAAAGAATGTGTTAAAAAGAACATCACGGGCGATGATGTTCTATAAGTTCGGGTTGAAGTGTGACGTGATTAATATCATATTTTTCAGTCAACACAAGTTGAATAGAGGACAGAATTGTATTCCATTCTTCCACTGTTCTAATTTTAATGTGAGCCGATAATGATACATGTTCTGATGTCATTGTCCAGATATGTAAGTCATGAATTGAAACAACTCCTTTGACTTTATTGATTTCTTTGCCTACTTCAATATAATCAATATGTTCGGGTACACCTTCCAACAAGATATGAAGAACACTTTTAAGCAGATTATAAGTTGGAAAAACTAAAATAGCCGAAACAATCAATGATATGATAGGATCAAATACTGTCATACCTGTAAAGTAAATCAAAACACCTGCTAGCAAAGCAGCTACACTGCCCAGTAAGTCACCCATGACATGAATGAAGGCTCCTTTTGCATTTAAAGAATGGGAGTCATGTAAAAGTACAGCGGCAAATATGTTGACTAACAACCCAATTGCTGCAATGCCCATAATAGCAACAGATTCAACAGGCTGTGGATTCAAGATTCTATTGATGCCTTCATAGACCAAGAAAACAATCACAAAAATCATAAACAAGCCATTAAATAAAGCTCCTACAACTTCCCATCGGCCATGGCCGTAAGAATACTGTTTGTCAGCAGGTTTCTGAGCCATTATAGCCATAAGCAAAGCAATGAAAAGAGACGATGAGTCGGTTAACATGTGGAAGGCATCAGAAATTAAAGCAAGAGATCCAGACCACCAGCCACCTACAAATTCAACAATGGCAAACAATAGTGTTACGGTCATGATGATACTGAGCTTTTTTCGACTTTGAACTTTATGTTGATGAACTTGTGCAAGATGCTCATGCGGACAATGATCATGATTTGCAATATTGATTTCATCATGTGAGGATTGGTCATGAGAGTGATGTTTATGGAAACTGTGCATAATATGGTCCTAAATTGATTTACTGGAGTATAACTCAAAAAATTTTATAAAACAAGTTGCCAAATTATTAATGCACCAAATAAGATATTATGATATTTGCGAATAATTATAGTTATGATAAAATAAAAGAAAATATACATGATTGATAATGAGACTGTTCAAGAATAAAATACCACAAGAAGTGATTGATAATCATACTGAAATGGCAGAACAAATCAATTCTAAAATCGCTTTGATGCTGAAAGTAGGTATTGTTGCAGGTATAAGTGCTGCAGCAATGTCAGTTGCCCACGTTGATCAAGCGTACACCAGTACAGCAGGATTTACATCAGTAGGATTGTTTGCAAGTGGTGCATTAGCCCTTTCAAACGTTCATAGACCTGTCTATGAAGGCATAAAAGAGTTGATTGATAGAAGTGGTGAATACCTTAAAGAGCGTGCTGAAAAAAGAGCTATCCAATTAGAAGAAATCAAGAATCGTCCAAAGCCTGAACCCAAGGTTAAACCTGTAAAGCCTCCAAAACCCCCAAAACCTGAAAAAATCAAGGTTGAAAAAGTAATTATTGAAAAACCAAAAAAAGTAGAAATTGAAAGGGTTGAACCTACTGTTCCAAGGCTGATGAAAAATACGGAGATAGAGTGTTATGCAGATAAACTATTGGAAATGTACGAAAAAAAGCAAAAGTACCTAAGAGATGCTGCTGAAAAATCTCATAGCAATGTCAATAAGCCGTTTACTATATAATATCGTTTTATTATAGATTGATATGTTGATTATTTTTTTTTTAGAGTTATAGTTATACAACTAACTTTTGGAGCCATTAATGATTGATCCCAACATAGAACTCACGCCTGACGATGATGGTAAAACGCATCTGAATTTAGCCAGCAAAGCTAAAACAAAGCTTGGAAAAGCAATGAGTAATTTTGGACATTACCCATTTAATCATCCTAAATATGGTTGTTTCGAATCTGTTGAAGGTTTTCAATATTGGTTGATACTTGGCGGAAAACATGATGAGTTGAGACTGGCACATGGTTATCCAGCAAAACAACTAGGTGATAGACTTTGTGAAGAGAATCCACAAAACGTGGTTCCATTTACAATGGAAAGCAGAGAAGACATGTTGGAAGCTTTACGTTGCAAATTAAGGCAAAATAGAGGTCTGTTACATATGTTGGTTAATACCAAGTTACCTTTAGTACATTATAATTGGTATGGGAAAAATGGAAACTACAAAATATATAGATACGAAGATTTTCAATGGTTTATTGATGAAGTTGAACGTATAAGAACAGTATGCCAAGAAAAATGGTCAAACTAGATAAATTAAAATAAATAATACATATTAAAACAAAAGAGACTTTAAAATCTCTTTTTTTATTTGTTATTCGTTCATAAGCTGGGAATAAGTTTTTTGAAGTATAAGATGTTCGTCCCCATAATTACAAATTTCGCCAGCTTCTTTATCATATACAGCCATTCTGACGACTAGGTTAATTTGTTCTCCATCCTTAACATCCCACCAGAAGTCATAATATGGAAATAAGTAAGCATCTCTATTAAATGAATTACCTTCATTCCTAGATAATATAATATTTACATAGCGTTCAGATGTATTATGAAAATCTGTTAAACTTGAATTATCGCCATCATGATTATAACGCACAGTATAACGTGCAAGACCGTTAGCCGGATCTTTCGTAACCATAGGAAATCCATTTTGATAAGTGGGCATTTTATTAGAAGGCTTTGGACATTTATCAGCAGGTTCATCAACGGGTTCTTCGACAGGCGTCGAATCTACTAATACAACGTTAGGAATGCCGATTTTAATACGATAATCAGCGTAAGCAGGCGTAGTAGAAAATATAATAGGCGAGAAAGCTAAAAAGGTAAGTAGTGCTATTTTATTGTTCATATATATATACCATGTTCTAGTATCATTATATAAAATATTATATACATGTCAATACAAGTTAGATAATTTTTATTCGACTTTAAGAGGTAAAAATAGCTTATTTTCATAAATTTATATAATTTTATGAATTAATTTTCGCTTAACTCTGATAATTCGATGAAGATAACTGTTCCTCTAATAGTATCCATTGAATCTATAATTTTCATATCAACAGCTAATTTAGTGGCGAATATATTAATAGGTAGTCGTTTTATAGAGGCCGCTTGGTCACATAATAAGAGTGAGTATTGAATTCCATCGATTAAAATTAGAACAGCCGGATCTTCATCATAAATACTTTCAATTTCATTAGACTCAATAACTGAGTGTATAAAAGAAATATCTGGCCTTCCTAATTCATCAAAGGAGTCAGGAGAATCAGCATAAGTGATAATGTGTTTTGACTGGTTGGTGTAAACTACAAGTGCCATGATAATAAATATATGTTAATTACCATTATCATAGCACGCTTCAAATAGAACTCAACAAAAATATATTAAATAAACAAAGATCAATCCCATACAAAATCGGTGGCATATTGAGTATGAATGGTGTGTTCTTTTGTGTCAAATGTAAAACGAATAACCTCATCTTTGTCAGAGACAATAATTTCCATTTTTACGCTATTTCGAGCTTCTGTGTCCAAGCAATCAATGACTTGTTGAATAGCACTACTTGTATCACCATGTGAGATGTCGAATAGTGTAATAGTGCCGTCATTTTCAATATTGATGAATTCATTAAGCCAACGAAATTCTTTCATACTGGATGTAATTTGCCCAACAAATGCAGGATCAACTGAGAACTCTTGTTTAATAAAGCTAACCATGAAAATGCACTCCTATAAATTTAAGAGTAGAGTATATCAAAAAAAAGCTAAAAAGTAAATAAAAAATTAATTTGAGTAAAATTAAAAATTATAAGGTTATATACAAATCATTGAAAATGATAATGATTACTATTGACTTTAAAGAAAAAGGTGTTAACATGAGTAAACCAATAATTAGGAGGAAAGTATGAAAAAGTTACTAATTTCAGTTATAGGAGCAACACTTCTACCAGTGTCTATGGCGTTTGCAGATACCACAACTACAACCACCACAACAAAAGAAGACAGCAACTGGTTTGAAAATGTAGTAGGGAAATACTACCAAGAATTAAATTTGACAGCCACTCAAAAAACACAACTAAGTGATATACATCAAAAACATCGTTTAGCTGAGGAAGCAGAAGTTAAAAATGTATTGACAGCAGAGCAAAACAGAAAATGGGATGAATTAAAAACATCCAGAAAAGAAAGTTATCTTCGTGATAACGTTGAAGAAGTAAAAAAATAAAAAAAGGTAGCTTAGGCTACCTTTTCTTTTATCTTAATTTTCATAATTCATCGTGTCTCTTTTTTTCGGTGAACTTTTCCACACTTTGAGCATTTATACACTGAAATTTCATAACTACCATTCAAACTATCTCCGGCAAGTTCAGTTGTAACATACACAAGGTTAGAACATCCAAATAGACAAATCATTATGCAGTCCTCGTTTTATTATGTTGTATTAGCTCATTCATAAGTAAAGGAATCTTTGAAATTTTGTGATAGAACATTTTTAAAAGAAAAGCTAACATTCAAATAAGACACACGTTCATTACTTTTACGAGAGCAACGCAGTCCAAATCCGACCAATCCCTTATCTGTGGAAATTGTTCCCTTTAACGGATTTTCTGTTTGCTGAATCACTATAGCCGTAGCGATAGGCGGTACAATGATTGGATCGATTTTAGCATCAAATTTATCAATCAAATACTGTTTGATTTCATTAATATTATCTGCACAATTATCGTCTCCACGATAAGCGGTTGATACATCAATCTGTGTAATTTTGGAATGGCTAAAAGAAACGACCACTGTCATGTCTTCTTGTTTATCTTCACAAATTCGTTTATTGCAGATAAAGTGTTTGTTTCTAATATCTTCAAAACTATCTGTGAACTTAATGCCCTGATAACTGAATTTATCAAAAGAAGGCAGGCTGGGTTGTTCGGCAAACGTAACAAAAGAAACAACCGACAGTGCAGTGAACAGAAAATATTTAGATACTTTCATCAAGCTTTCTCCTATAAGACGTATATTATACAATATTGACTGAATAAAGACAATAAAAAAAACCATCTATAGTTATAGATGGTTCTAGTGAATCAAAACGACTGAATTAGGCTTCTTTCAGATCCTTAATAAACTCAGCAATCCAAAGGCGAGACTCAATATTCTTTTTTTGAGTTTTTTCACTGAAAATAACGCCAGTTGTATCGAAGATTTCGGGGTGTTCTACCAAAATATCTGAACAAACTACGAATTGATTGATATTATCATGTTGGTAGACTTTCATATTCATAATACCTGCTTGATCAGCCGCTTGTGAACGCTCTGAGAAAAATCGCACAACAATGTTTTGAATTGATACTCGTTCCATAATAAGTAATCCTAGTAAGAGATTGGAAATTGATTATACCATAAGCAGAAAATAAAAACAAGAAAACTAACAATTAACTATGATTTTTATAAAAAAAAGCAACCTGTTTTGAACAGATTGCTTTAATATATGTGGTTACTTTTCACCACCAAGCCACCAAGATGTCATCGCTTCAAAGGTCAAGGTCAAATAACGCCTATCGCTCCACTCTATCTGCTGAGATGGATTCTAATTGCTACTACAAAAGCCCAGTCTCTATTGCAGTAGGTATTGCTCTTTAATTGGGTACAGTATGATGACAACTATCCATTTCTGCCCGCTGTTGTATAGTGGAAACTACATCACTCTTAACCATATCAAGAGTCACCGTTTGTATAATAGCTATACATTAACCAGCAACTCCAACTAAATTAGGTTTGGGAAGGAGCCGACTCACCCAGCCGTTTTAATCAAAGCCAACAACACTTCAATTCTCCATTCCCATGAAGAGGAATCACAGCTTCTGACTCACTCTTCGTAGTAGCTCGCCCGCAACACCGCTGCTACCCAACCCACTTTCACGCAGGCTCCGAATTCTGTTCACTGCTCTGTTTCAATGTAGCTATTTTATCAAATTTCAAACCACTTAGCAAGCTTTTTCTGGCCTTTTGTTCCACTTTTTTTTGTAGAACTCGATAACTTCTTTCTTGGTAGAACCATACACATTCAAGACAATAAACGTATAGCCACAACATTCATTAGTTACTTTTCCTTGCCATTCACCTCGTTGGAGGCTCCACGTTTCCATATGGATAACAGTGCCACCACAAAAAGGACAAGGAAGAAAACCATCAGCGTCAGTTCTGCTGCACATAAGCGAAACCTTTATTTAATAAGAATAGATACTGCTTTTCAATAAGGATATTATAGCAAAAAAGAAGTCAACATTCAATCTTTTTTAAAAGATTACCAAAGCTTAGTAAAAAGAACGCCCCTTGATTAATCTATGAGCGGATGTCAATCAGCTTCTTTGTAGCTTTAAACAAAAGCATAAGCTTTCTCCAGTGCTGGATTATTTTCAAATAATTGTTTAATACTCATTATCTAGATACCTTTAAAATATCCGTGCTTTTGACAGAAACTACAATTTTTTGTAAAATCAAAATTGTAAAAGCATGGTAAAAATGTATAATAATATAAACGGCAGGTAATTATGAGGATGTCAAATGTACGAAGTAATAGAATCAGAGGAAGATGGCGGAAGTATATCGGGCTACACAGTTAGTGTTGACGAAGATAATTACAAGAATTTTTTAGAGGAAAATATTGCCGATCATATTAAAAGGAAACACATCATAAACTTCATTGAAGCCAAAGGATATCAGTCAATAACGGTTATTAAAAATTTAAATGTAGAACGAGAATATAGAGGACAAGGAATTGGAAAAGGATTGTTAGAAGATGCTATATCAGGTTCTCAGTTTGCTATGTTGATTTCAGATAAACACGAAAATCAAGTGCGAAATTTTGTGCTAAACAAATTCTATGAAAATGCAGGATTTGAAAAATTGGTTAATACATCTGCTGGGTATTTTATGACATATCCGAGCGAAACAGCAATTGAATTAAAAGAATATGTGAAAGCCCAAGAGGCGATTGAGAAAAAAAATATCAAAAAGAGGAAGATATAAAAAAATCCCTTAAAGGGCTTTTTTATATTGAGCATCAACGGGTTATATCAGGCTGAGATAAAGTGTTTGTAGCCAACTTTAAATTTGGACAAATCAATCGCTGGATTAGGTTCATGAGACAACCAGCCCTTACTCATCAGATAACGAACAAACGTAAATGCGTCTTCTGCATAAGACAAGGATACTTCCTGTTTATCAACAGTATTGAGATCAACACCATCATGATTAAAATATTCAGCATCATGACCAGAAATTTTTTCATCTTCTGCAATGGTAAAAGGTGTCATGTCATCTTTAAGAAAACACGTCATCAAACGCACTGCCAAAAATTCAGTAGGAATAACATAAAACAAATAATGGCGGCAGGCGATTTGTCTCATGTTCTGCCCAAGATTACCACCATAGAAAGTGTCATGGGCAGCATTGAAAACATCATCAGGGACAGTAAACATAAAATGTTGACCCTGAGTGATTGGATTTTGTTGATTGTCAACCAATTGCAAATCCATCGCTTTAACGTGGTCGCGATTAACCAGCGGTTGTGATTTTGACCACAACTGAGTTTGAACAATACCTTTCAACATAGAAAAATAACGGAAGCTTGGACATGTTTCAATTTCGTCAAGTTTTGAGTTTTTTGCAAATTCCAACCAAAATTCTTCCTTGCTCATATCATGCTGTTCATAAATAAAAGCATATTCTACAGAAGTTAACGCCCGATTGTTGCCATTAACATAAATAACGTCAAGGTCATAACGAAGTTGACCAGTAGGTTTGATGTAAGCTTGCATGTATTGAATATCATAAGCGTCCATCATGATATTTAACGTACGTTGTTTAATTTCATCTTTGGAAAGATCACTGAGTTTGAGAATTAGATAGTCACCTTCATGTATATCTAGACCATTTGAGTCTTTGAATCCAGTGAAACGTAATTCTGAGATAGTCATAGCTATTTACCTTTAATAAGATACTGCATTATATCAAGAAATGATAAAAATGCAATTTAATTTAATATTTTATGGAAAAAATGAAGTCTATGAATTCGATTTCTAGTAAAATTAATCTGAACCTGAAGCAAAAAACCATGCCGAAGCATGGTTATGTTTACAATCAAATGACGACTTAATCCACTTTTTCAATAGTGAAAAAGACAGGTGGAGCCGTATACGTGGTGATTTTATATTTTCCCGGTGTCACTGGAATAATATCACCATTTTGTGCTGCAGCTTCTTTCAGCGTAATACCTTGTTCTTTTGCACAGTCTTCGTAAATAATGCTATCGACTGCCTGAACAGTCCAAACATCGGTGCAAATCGTGCATTTAGCTTTAAATCCTTCAACATCCAGTGGGAACTGATATTGTTTCTTTTGTTTCCAAGCATGTTGATCAGCGGCCAAGATAACACCAGTTTTTGCATTGTAAGCAACAACAGGAGACGAATTGCCTGTTTGCACTTTGAGCAAGCCAAGGCTTAGTGCGTATTCTTGGTCATACATAGCACCCAAATCAGAGTTGATAGTGTTGTAATAACCAGAACGCTCTGTGCTGTATTTAAGTGATTCGATGGGGTCAACTTTAACATCACTCCGCAAGTCATTCGCAAACACCAAGTAATCGGATTTAATGGTCATGAATTGCTCAAATTTTTCAATGCCATCGGGATATGCACAAAGTTTATCTTCTGAAGCTTCTTCGCCACGCAACATGATTTTGTAATCATCATGGAGCAGTTCCCACAATGGACTATTCTGATCAATGAAACAACCCGGCGAAATAACACCTTCCTTCATATAAAGACCATTGGTTTTACCGCACACAAAACAATAAGTGCCCGGTGAGCCTTGAATCAACATAGCCATCGTATAAAAATAGCTGGGTTTTAAAAGAACGGATTTTTCAATATCTTCATACGGCTGATTTTCTTTGATAGCTTTATAAATATCTCGCACAAAATATTTCAAAGCTTGTGTTGTTCGCTCTTTGATCTTCTCATACATGCAAGGTTCTTCTTGTTCAACAACCGACAGCGGGTCACCAGCCATGTTGTTATGGTTATGACCACCAAAATCAATCAAGGTCGCATTAAAAGCTTCTTGCAAATGACTTTTAAAGACAGCAAAGGTAGTCTTATTTTCCATAAATTTCCAGTCTTCACCAGAAGCAATGGCTTCTTGGCACTTGTCATAAATAGCTTTAATTAATACGGGATAATTAATAATCATGCGAATTCCTTAATTGAAAGTGAGAGAGGGTGAAAATTAATATTCCTTAATGACCAATAGAATAAAGTGGTTCACCATCTTCTGGGAATTCGTTATCTTCAATCACCGTCACTTTTTTACTGGGTTTAAGCTGCTTAAATGTACAAACACCACCAGTAATAATTTTAAGATTATCTTCCGTTGTCATGGTGATGTAACCATCTGGCTCACGCTTAATATCTGTTACCGAATCTTCATTGATAACAGCACGATCATACGTCACACAAAACGCTGAAAATCGTTCAACACGATCTTCAACAACAGCAGCCTTAGAAGGACTCGTGCCAGTAAGACCAACCAAACCAATAATAAACAGAACAGCAGGAAGTGTTGTTTTCATAAAATAGCCTCATTAACAAACGGATTACATTATATTAAAATCATCAAGACATGTAAAGTTACTTTAAAGCTAAAGCAAAAAACCATGCCGAAGCATGGTTTCTAAATGGTGTCCCCGATAGGAATCGAACCTATGACGCGGCGTCTTCTAACGCCCGCTCTACCATCTGAGCTACAAAGGACAAAACTACAAATCTGGTGCCGTCTGTGGGACTCGAACTCACGACCTACTGATTACAAGTCAGTTGCTCTACCAACTGAGCTAAGACGGCATAATGATTTTTAAAAACTGTGTTTACTCACAGTCGTTTGATTCAGGCTAAATCGCCTCTGTGTTGTTCTTCACAGGTGGACACGCTAGGTGTCCGAAGTGGTTGCGGGGGCAGGATTTGAACCTGCGATCTCCAGCTTATGAGACTGGTGAGTTACCGGGCTTCTCTACCCCGCTTCAAAACATTTTAAATTACAAAACTTTAAGTACTTGAACTTCGTGTTCAAAGTGGTTATGAACATCAGCAACAAGATCAAGTTCATACGATACCAGTTGATGTTCACGCATTCTTTCAATACCCAACGTCAACTTCTTATTGACACGACCGGGTGAACAACAACTCTTTGCACGTTTGCCCCAGTAGTCGTAACCACTACCCTTAGAACCTCTGACCGATCTGCTCATTATCTAATCTCTTGTATCTATAAAATATGGCTGGTAAAGTAGGACTCGAACCTACGACCCGGTGATTAACAGTCACCTGCTCTACCGACTGAGCTATTTACCAATTAAATCAGGACTGACGAGTAAGATGGGATTGCCTGAGTGACCCACTTTCCTTGAAAACCAAAACGGGCTTTAAAGGACTCGCTACTGAACTGGCTTTCGCCATTTCTACATAAGCTTGATTTTATCAAGCTTCAATTAACCATGTGCCACTAGCACTTAATTCACGCCCCGACCACACTGAATTAACATTGAGCCTTAAACACTCAATCCCTTATTTGTTTCAATGAGATAACTATATCAAAACTCATTTCAGATGTCAAACGTTTTTTTAGAATTTTGAAAATTATATCATAAACATGCAAGTAGGATGGTTAGCCTTTCCTCTTTCTTCCAACGGTTCAAGCCGCTTGCAGATGTCTTCTTTTCAATGAGGCTATTCTACAACAAAAAACGATAGACTGCAACTCTTTCTTAATTTTTTTTGCAAATTATTTGAATAGAATAAAAGAAAGTTCTTCTTCTGTTAATTTAGCGGTAATAGACGTGATGATGTCTGGCCTGATCTTCGCTCGCTCAATCTCTCTTTTTTTAAGACGTTCACGTTTGTCTTTTGATTTCTGACGTTTTTTATCAGCATTGTTTTTAAATTCTTGAAGTTCAGCAGTGACTTCATCTTCAAAATCAGTATAAATAAAACGAGATGGAAAACTGTTATAATAAAGAGGAATGATACGATTAAGGTATTCAGCATCATCGAGGTCACTATAAAACTTGAATTCTTCAAGATAACGCTCATAGTCATATTTACCTGCCGAACCTTCAATTTCAAGATTGCAGTTGTCATAAGTAACCCACGAATAAGAACGATCATAGATTTCAGCAATCTTGTCAAAAACATATAAAGCTCGTTTCTGAATTTGCTCCATTCTATCTTTTGACTCTTTTATAGTATTAAGTTCGTTAGTAGCTGTCAAAAAGAAAACCCTGTCCAAAGGAGCAACATAAGGTAAGGACATGGCAAGAAACTCCTTTAAACAGGGAAAAGTTCATGAAGTTTCATTGACAACATCATATCCCCTTCGATACGAAGTTTACCCGCCATAAAAGCTTGCATGCCATCAAGACTACCATCAGATAAATCTAGCAATGTTTGAGAATCTGCCACCAAGACAACATTTGCATCTTCATTATCACCTTCTACAAGGGTACAGATACTATCTTTTATAACAAGGTAAAAATTATCAGCATCACTGATATTAAATTGAAAAACAACATCAAGTCCTTTTGCAGCTTCTGGACTGAATTTTTGCTGGAAGTTGGAAGTGGCTTGGGAAACATTAGACATAGAATATCCTCTTTATTTGTTGTATAGAATATAACATAAATTACAAAAAAATCAATAAATGACATACATAAAGTTTTATTTATTGATTTAAAAATGACTAATTAAACATTGATAAGATAAAGCTTCTTCAGCTTTTATTTAGAACACACCATCAAACCAATTCGCAGTATTTGATATTCTCTTATCTGCTATTTATTGTATTTTAAAAATCAACATCTCATACACTTCTTCAATCGGAATGTAATGACCCTTCGGAATTTCTGACCATTCTTCTGCAATGGCAAAACTATAAAAGGTGTCATTATCGTCATATCGAGGCTCATGATACAAGGAGTTAACCTGAGCACCTGTTACAATGCCATTAAAACTGAGATAGCTGTAATTCTTCAAATCATCTTCGGTCAATACAGACGAACTAGGGTCTTGCCATTTATGAGGACGGTCATAGGTGGCAACCTTTCCCAAAAATGAAGACAACGGATGCTGCTTGCCATCGGCAGTCAATTTGCTTATGACAGCCATTTCAAGGGCTTCACGCTTCGCCCGCAACTGAGATTCAAGTTTCGAACATTCAGCCATCAATACATTAATTTCTTCTTGCGTACTAACAGTCATTAGATGACTCCTATTTGAGATTTGTTGAAGTATATCAAAACCACAAAAAAAATTCTACTCTTTTGGGTAAACAATATCATTTTCTTTGATATCTGACCAAAGAACCCGAATGTCATCACCTTCTACATAGTCATAAATACCCTCATGACCAGAGCATCCTGTCAGAATAAGATAACGTTCATCATGCCCATGACCACAAACCTGCCAGTTTTCAGACCAAAACATATGCTCAACCAAATCCTTTAAAGTAGGATAGGTTTGTTTCATAACTGCCCAACTAGAAGCTTCAATACGGTCTGAAATCTCCTGATCAGGTGCATCGGCATCTTCTGCAACCACTACACATTTAAACTTCTTAGTTCCACGAATGCGTTCTTCTTTAAATACAAAGTTAATCGTACATTCTTCTGCGGAAATTATCTCATTTTCTTGGTTTTCATTCATTCTATATTCTCCAAATAGAGGCTTTAATTAAGGATTTAAGTATAACATAGAAGGTCCTTTAATGCAAAAATAATTAAAAAGAGTGAAATCACTCGAAAACAGAGATAGAAACCTCACCTGTTTTAGGATCTTTATCAATTATCTTTAAGACCAGTTTATCTTTTAAATCATATTGTAATGTGTCATTAACAAAAAGGTTAATTTCTTTTATAGGATTGATTTCTATAGGTTTAACATGATACCGTATATACATTGCATTTGCTTTTAAATCTTCTGGAGGTGGTTTTACACCTCTTAAGAATACAATAGAAAGTTTATCATTGGTATTAAATTTAGCATCTTTCGGCAAAATGAGTTCATATTCAGTCAAGGATTCAGGCAGTGTAATAAAGAATAACTTTTTGGGTTCTAATTTAAAAAATAATGTATTATTTGTATATGTATATTCGCCTATATCTTGTGGAATATGTCGTAAATAGTTATAGCTGGTCAATAGCGATACAATTAACATCGCAAAACCAAAAAAGAACAAAAGTAATTTAAAAAGTGAAGTAAGGTTTTCTTTCCTCTCGATCATCAACATTTCCTTATAGACTGCTGTAATTTTATACGAAAATTTAGCTATGTCAAAAAAGAGAATAAAAAAAAGCTAACATTGCTGTTAGCTTTTCAATTGGATGCGAAGGAGGGATTTGAACCCCCGATCTCTAGCTTATGAGGCTAGCGAGAACAGCCAGACTTCTCTACTTCGCTACAAAACAAAAATTGGTCGGAGTGGCAGGATTTGAACCTGCGACATCTTGCTCCCAAAGCAAGCGGTATAACCAGACTAACCTACACTCCGTTAAATCAGGGCTGGCGAGTAAGTTGGGAGTACCTGAGTGACCCACTTTCCTTGAAAACCATAATAGCTTTGAAGTACTCGCTACTGAACTGGCTTTCGCCATTTCTACATAGGCTTGACTCTCATCAAACCTCAATCAACCTTGTGCCATCATTGGCACCTAATCCACGCCCCGACCTCGCTGGATTATCATTGAGCCTTTGATGCTCAACCCCTTGTCTGCTTCAATGAGATAAGTATATCAAAATCTCTTACTTATGTCAAAGCTTTTTTAAAGAAAATTTTTAAGTGCCTTTAACGAATTTTTCCCCCGGAGAATGGTTTGATCAACCTGACCATTGATATGTTGAGTCACAATGGCAACCATATTCTCTTTATTAGATTTAATGAACACTGAAAGGGTCTCGTCATGGCCAACAGAATCATTAATTGCACACTCAATTTTAACATGAAATAAAATCCTGATTCTGTCAAAATGCCTTGTTTAGAATTTAGCATAAAAAATCTCCGAAAGAAAAAGTGTATCAGGAAGCCAACATTTCATCCATTTCGATCATGCTTTCAATCGCTTGATCTTCTGTAATTTGTTGGGCCGTATAAATTTTGTTATCACCCATAACACAATGACCAAAATCGACGGAATAAAAATAGCCATTCCAATCTTGATAGATAGCCACCCCACCACACTCTTCGTAATCTGCCCATGAGTCAATATAGACCACATTGCGAACCAGAGAACGAGAATATTGACAAAAGGTATCTTTGAAATAATATGTCATTTCTTCTACAAATTTTTCCATTCGTTGGATTTCTTCAAGTGTAGGCGTGTACATGATAGTTTCTCAATATGTGATTAGTGAAGCTATTATACCATACGAAAAGGATAATTAAAAGCTAATAATAGTACAATTCCATCAAGTCATGTCTGAGTTTTATTATCATAGGAAATCTGGTAACGTTATTCAAAATGAAAAGGAATTTGAAGAACTAGGAATTGAAGCGAAAAGAGAAAGTCTACTGGCTAATTATAAAGTTATTGCAATGTACTGTCTGTAAACAACTCCGCTATAAATAACAGAGTTATCGATTAAGATATCTACATCAATTGAAAGTATTAGAGAAATCGAAGAGCAAGATTTTGGATAAAATTATTTTTTCGATGATATTCTTTTTTAATACTGTCATGAATTTCAACAATTGACAATTTAATTTTGATACAAGTTAATTTAGACTGTGAGCTATCAATTTTTTCAATAGCTGAATTCATGAAATTTATAAAATCTTTATGCATCTTGAAATATTCAAGATAAGGTTTTTGAGTAGTGCTTTTATTGATTTGCGAACTAATATCTGTATATTTGATAGCCAGATCAAAAATCATTTCTTCTGTTGAAGTTTTCTCATTTTTGAGTACATTAAGATTGTCAATAAATTCTTTGGAAATATTCATAAGCTACCTTTATTTAAGTTGATGATTAATTATTTTGAAGTCAATTTCTGCTAAGGCTGTGTAAATCTGTGTTTTTCGACATTGCTCAAGTGAACCGACATAATCTCACCATTAAAAGATTCTAAAAATCAATCAATAAAGTCAAAAAAACTTTTTCATCTTACGAAAAATTTTGAAGATAACGATTTTGGTAAAACATAAAATAATATCTCATAAGGTTTAGCTTGAAGCATATTATAGCAAAAATAAGCTTGGGTGTAAAGATATATTTTGAAATACTATGCTTGAATATTGTCTTTCAAATTTCAATAATTTTATTATCATTAAAAAATGGTAATCTAAAATACATAGTTTCATATGTTTAAGAGTGTGTTGAATTATCAGATAATAATGATAGTCTTCTACTAAATGAGTATTTTGTCCAATTCAATAATTGTACAGACAATGGGCAAATATAGAGTAACGTGCAACAGGAAAAGAAAAAATTATTTAATTGACAAGGGGTGTTTAATGATAAGCAGACAAGAAATTTTTAAATATGTAAAAGAAAAATACAATACAGAACCTGAATATTTATTTTTGAAACATCCTTCTTGTGCCGTCTTAAGAAATAGTGACGGAAAATGGTATGGTTTAATAATGACAATAGAAAAGCGAAAATTAGGAATAAATGAAGAAGGTGATGTAGATATTATCAATCTAAAGGGCAATCCTGAATTCAATAGCATATTAAGAATTCAGCCTTATATATTGCCTGCGTATCATATGAATAAAAAACACTGGATTACAGTGTTATTGGATTACGATTTTCCTAAGCAAGAAATAGCTGAGTTGATTGATTGGAGCCATCAATTGACAAAAAAAAGAAAGTGCAATTATTGAATAACTATGTCTGATTTTGAAATTGATGACGCATCTCTTGAAGAAGAATCAGGAGAATGTTTCCTAGCTAATGCAAAAAATTCTTCAGTTGTCATATTTTGAAACTGTTCAAAAGTTTTATTCATCGCAGTTTTGAATTGTTTGTTATGAGAAAGCTTAAAGAGACTGTTCATTCTGATTACCTTCTGTAGTGATAGTCTTATATTATCAAAAAACCACGAATTAAGCAAGTCATTGATCAATATTCCATTTTTTTTCTTTAGGAACAAGCAAGACGCCATTGAAACTAAATTCAGTCTTATTCAGGCGATAAAGATCAGAATACTCTTCTTCCAGTTGAAATCCATAATAAGCTAAAATCTTTTTAAATTTATGAGTGTTTTCCTCTGCAATAGATAAAAGAGGTTTATCAGTGTCAAGCTCATTAAAAGATCTCTCAAACAGTTTCAAGCCAATGCCTATACCCTGAAATTTAGGAATGACTCGCAGACAACATAACTTTTGCTCATCAACACTATCCTTCAAGATCGCAACCCCTGCCAATTCGCCATGACGATGCTCAAGAATAATGCTACGTTCTCCTGAAATCAAACCGGGCATAACTGTGTTGGTCAGCCATGCATAAAAATCAGGATAATAGAGAGAAATTTCTGTAAGCTCTCCAAAAAGGTATTTTAGAAGATCGGCAGATTTAAGTTCATGGGCCTGAATGAACTGATGATCAATTTTGTCGATATTTGTAAAGTCCATGGAATCCCTCAAACCATTGATAAGCTAAGGCTATTATAGCAAAGAATCATGAGAATGACAATATACAATTACAAATGAACATTTATTAAATTATATGTATTCATACTGTGTATATATTGAAATAAAAAAAAGACTTCCGAAGAAGTCTTTTGTGTTGGAGGCTGCTGAGGGAATCGAACCCCCATACTCGGATTTGCAATCCGGTGCATGACCATTCTGCCAAGCAGCCATAAATTAGGTTGTGAAAGAAGCCGGTCCACCTAACCGTTTTAATCAATGCCTTCCCCGCATCAATGAATCTTTCACGTCGATGGTTCGCCCGCGACACCGCTACCACCCAACCTGCTTGTAGACAGGCTCCATATCTCTTCAAACTAGACAGTACAACAACTACTACCTATTATCAAATTAAGTTGTGAAAGAAACCGATTCGCCCAATCGTTTTAATCAATGCAACCCCTGCATCAATGTAACTTTCACTGTGATGGCTTGCCCGCGACACCGCTACCACCCAACCTGTTCGCTGACAGGCTCCGTATTCATTTCATGCTGTCATTCTAACACAAAACACAAACCTTAGCAACATCTTTTTCAAAACTTTTTAGCTGGTTGTTTCGCTGTTTCAATAAAGCTATAGTATCAAAAAAACATCTACACGTCAACAGTTTTTTGCACTGTTAAATCATTCTGCAATCATAGAATTTTCATAGTAATGATATTCTTGAACATATTCAACCAAAGAACGCAAGTCATCAAATGCTTTTATAACGCTGCGACGATGATAGCGATAAAGAACCAATTCATATGACGATGCCGAAATCTCGACAATGAATCGACCATTTTCAGAAAGAGTGTGCTCAAAAACACCCAACTGTTTGATGCCTTGATATTCTTTCAGAAAAGGTAAAATATCAGAGATCGAGTTAATAGTCTGATCAAGGTTGTCTTTATTACCCTTATACATCATGAGTTTCAAGGCAACCTGATGCAGTTCAGGAAAATAACCACCCTCCCACAACCCCATGCTTCTCCAAAATTTACTACGCTCTTTGTAACGCAGACCGGAAACAGAACCATCATCAAATAAGAAATATTCAATTTTCTGTTCATAAGTCATATCAGCAATAGTGGATGCTGTCTGAATAGATTTTGACATTAGTAGTGCCTCTTGAATTAGGTGACGGTTTATTTTTTGTCCGAAACATCAATCATTGCATTAGCATTGAAAGATGAAAAAGCCAGTGCAAAAACAATAGCAGAAATAATCTTGTTCATAATGGTCATTCCTCTTTGAATAGGAAGTAATTATACCAAAAAATATAGAAAAAGACAACAATCTTTTCGGTGTTCTTAAATGGATAATTTCAATAGCATATGAATAAACTAATAACTGTTGATCTTAAACAATTCAAAAATTTCGTTTTTTATAATCTGGTAGGCATCAAGGAAGCTTCTGATTTCATCTACATTTGCAGAACCGTATTTTGGTAAAGCTGGCAAAGATAAATCAGTTAAAATGGAACTTTTACGACCAATATGAGTAGCAATCAAAAAATCAGAATGTTCATTTTCTGATAAGTTATCTTTTAGGTCGTATATGCGGATTTCATTATGAACAAGAATATTATTTAAATGAAAATTTTGAAGAAAGTTGATATTGATTTTTTGTGGAAGATTTGAATTATAGATATTAAGGAGATAAGTATTAACATCTTCCAAAACAGAAGAGTTTTTTAATTGTCCCATAGAGCGAATAAAACTTAGTACAAGATTAATATCTTGCTTAATAAAACTAACTTTAATAGAGTTTAGATACAAAACACCTTCTTCATTATCTTTTAAAGTATAATAGACTAAGAAATTTATAGGTTTATCATCGATAGTCATTTTAGCTGAATAAGACCGATGAGGTGCGTCCTGATTTTGTAACGATGAAAATAAAGTGACGGTAGGATTATACAATTTGACATTTTTAAACTTTTTTTTAAAGTAAGAATCTATATAATTTACGACATCATTTTCTATAATCATATATTTTCCAAGATTAAAAAATTATAGTTTAAAATACAGCACCATTTTCCTAATAAAAAGTATGTGGTGCTTATTTTTTTTGTTTATGCTTCTATATAATTACGATTTAAACCAAATGTCTAAATCATTCAATTCAGTATCGGACATGGGCCTCGAACCCATTCAATCGCCGCTATACCACAAGATGATCTGCCCTTTCTGTGAGGCGATTTCAGCGTCATCTCAATCCAATAAGACGCAATAATACAGTAGATATTAACTAAAGTCAACATATTAAGAAAGACTTGTTAAAAATTTGAAAATTTCATTTTAAATGCATCATTTGAATTATATCTAACATTGAGTCATCCATCTTATCAAATTTATAATCGAACTCACTATTAAAATTACTATAAAAATAAGGCTTTTCACTATTCTCAATAATAGGTGATTTATTTATCATCAAATAAACGCCAGCATGATACTGCATAACAAGACGAACTAATTCAGGTAAAGATGAGGAAGTAAAACCAACATTAAAGAGGTAGCTATCGCTCCAAAAATTGATAAACAGAATACCTGTTTTGTTATCTAAATCTAAAATTAAAAAATCATTTGTAGATACATCTGTTGAACCATAACTGATACATGTTAGAAATACAAGACCACTCTCAGGTCTAGAAAAACGATTGACAGATATGGAGTATTTAGAATAAATTGTCTGCAATGTTTGATATACTTTCATAGCTTTTACTACGGTATCTTTATTATTTAATGATTCAAAGTTATTAAAATAAATAAATTTATCATAAATAAGAACACATAAATCATGAAAAGATTCAGTGTCTGAAACTGAACCGAAAAATGGGACATTAGAATAACTTGGAAACCGTATTGAATAAGAGTTTTGATAGTAAAATGTAAACATAATAAACTCAGGTGAAGGAATATCGATTAATTGATTACAAATTTCCAATAAGTTATCAGATGTTACATTTTGCTCTAAACAACTAATAAAATCATTTAAATATTGTATAGAGTAAAAAATAATATCATAATTATTAACAAAGATACTTGTATAAGTATGTTTCAAATTAACTCGTGTAATGCAAATATCTTTATACCAAAGACAAAAATTTAAATTTTCAAAATCTTTTTTGAAAAAAATAGATTTAATAACATCTACATATGAATATGAAATTTTCAAAAAATAATTATCAAATTTTGCATAATAAATAACCTTTGTAAATGTAAATTTTCGACGTACTTTGTATTTAATCTTGTTGAATTTTACATATTCTGGAAATAAAAAGTAAAATAAAAAGTGAAAGAATGTTGTTGCCATTTTTAAATGCCTATGAAAATAGATGATAATATTAACATATAATATATAATAGAAGAAGACTAAAGACAATAAAAAAGCCTCTTTTAGAGGCTTTAATTATTCATCGGATATTTATTTTTTTTAGATAGGGCTGTTTTACCACCACATTGTTGAAATTTGGAGCGGAATACGAGGATCGAACTCGTCTCTGTAGCTTGGAAGGCTACGGCCCAACCACTAGACCAATTCCGCAAAATAAACAGCAGTAACAGTTAGTTGTATGCATTAAACACTTAGCATACTCCATAGGAAACCTGCTGTAGGCTTTAATACCTATAATAATATCAAGATTTTTACTAAAGGTCAAGATATTTTTCCCATCCTCTTAAAAATTCAATATGTATTCATAAATAACAGAGAATTCTTAAATATCTGGTCGATAAGTTATATGTCTATTTTCAACAACAACTGTACCTGTACCATAAATATATTCAAGTTCTTTAATAATTGATTTGTATTCTTTTCTGTTCATGAAATCAATAATAAACTGATCAAATAACGGTGTTGAAATCAATTCATCCAAATTATGCAGAACATAATGTTCTATTGAATCACATAAAATTAAGGATATTTGATTTTTCTGTTCTTTTAAAATATCATCAATAAATATAGTATTTTGTTGAGAATCAATATTATTTGAAAGTTTAGATCCACACTGATAACAAAAATCATAATCATCATGATATTCGTGGTTGTTGTCTTGGCAAGTATAATTTGAACATTTTTTTGAAACAAAATGAATTAACGAAAAACTTGGGCTATATTGATAAGACTTGAATTTTGGAATAAAACGAAGCGTTCTGGATTCTAGTTCTATTGCTTTGAGATAGAGATTACATTGTTCATCTTCGGGAACAAGTTCTTGTGTTAAATAACGATCAACTGTATAAGAAAAAGACTCTCCTTTCATCCCACAAAAAGGACAAAAGACACCATCAAAAAGAGGCTGATGATAATTGATACAGTCATCATTGACACAGGCAGATTGTATTGTTTCTTCAATAGGCACTAGTTTATATCGAGGATTATTTACAGTAAAGACTGGGCCAATATACTCCATAATTTTAATCATATATTCTCCGAAATAATATTATAAAAATAAAAGAAGTATATAAAATTATAAAAAAAAGTCAATGACGAACCATTTCCAATAAGTTGATATAGTCATCATTCACTAGGCTTTGATCAATATTAAAATAATTAGCAACGTGTACAGCGAATGCCTGATAAATACAATTAAAAGCTTCTTCAAAACTTTCAACTTTGATAGATTGGTATGAATTATTAATAATTATAGAGCATTCAATATAACGATTGATATGAATACTAGTTCTACCAAATGTAATATGAAATGCATTTTTTTCTTTAATCAAATTATAAATAGCTTTTTTGGAATTGTTAATACGAATGACTTCAATACCTGAATACGCTTCTTTTTCAAAACAAATATTAATCTTGTTAATCAAATTAAGTATCTTTCGTAAAGAAGATAGTTGCTCAGAAGAAAAAGTCACTGAAAATAGCGAGTCTATAAAATCAAGGGATTCATAACGAAAATATACTTGTGTTTCACTTGATTTAGCAACATTCAAAACATTACGAGTTACGCGAATATCACCTTTTACATACAACATAGCTGGTTGAGCAACACCCTTGATAGAGCGAAGATCGCCTACAATCATCAACGGTTGAATTTTTTTAATATGCCTAGAAAAATTGACATCAGTTTCGTGTGTAAAAACATCTTCATAACGCATGGAGTTAAAGGAAAAGTTAGATTTATTTTCAATAATTTTCTTGAAGATTGCATTATTAAATAATAGAGGTGGCTTAATCATGACATCTGAAATCAATTCTTTAAAAGATCTCAGCATAGCAGTATGAATATTAACAAAAGAAATGGATTCCATTTCCTGTTCTTTTTTGAACGTATCACTAAAACTAAAAATCCATTTTTTAAAACGAAACGAAAGAGTAAAGAGGTTGAAATTTACACGAACTGTATCTTTTCGATTAAGTACATGCACTTTGAAATTAGAAGCATGCATATCATTCATAATCTGAGGAAATGGGAAAATGTCAAAGTAAAAGTAAGCCGTAGAACTTAAACTTTTAATTTCGGAAATCGTAAAATTTGGAAAGATAAAAGAAAGAGATTGAACAAGACCAGTGAAAAAGGTAGTAGCGGTATACGATTTATCAGTTAAAAAATCAAAATGATTGAAACTGACTTCGCCTACATTAGCAGCTTCTGTAACAACACTAAAATCTGAATGATCAAAAACAGATTCAATAGGCGTATTCGCTAACAGTAGTTCAAGGCGGTTTGTCATTAATAGATATCCATACTGTATCGAAATTAAAAAGTTAATTCAACATTTTAATAAAAATCATACCGACAAGCACCCCGATAAAAAAAACTACTAGAGGATGATAGAAATCAAAGTCATGATTTTCATCAATAGGCGTTACTGCAGGTGACTTATCCACCTTGATTTTTTTAAGGTAGGGTAAATCAAAATATTTTTTAGCTGATTTTACTATGGAATTATAAGCGGCGATCAGATTGCCATTTATGATAGTCTTCCTCCAAATTAGAGTGCTTCCACAGTGGCCTTCTGTTGTTTCGTTACGTTTCCAATAATGAATATCTAAAAAAAGAATATTATCTTTGACATACCAAGATGGGGTTATTTTATTCACATCAATTGAATTCATTTGGCACCTCAGAGGATGTAGCAACAAATTGTCCTGATTAAAGGAAATATACAATATATAGACAATTTTTGATAATTTGGTGGGACTTGTAGGACTTGAACCTACGACCTGCCGATTATGAGTCGGACGCTCTAACCAACTGAGCTAAAGTCCCATGATACTGGTTCCTCGTGCGGGATTCGAACCCGCATACACGGTTTTAGAGGCCGCTGTTCTACCGTTAAACTAACGAGAAATAAAATTTGGTGCCCGAGGCCGGACTCGAACCGGCACTCCGTAAGGAAGGGGATTTTAAGTCCCCCGCGTCTACCATTTCACCACTCGGGCTTTGTGTGGTTATATTAGCATCAGATGCTAAAGAAGTCAAGATTTTTAACCATGATTTCTTTTTTGAAAACATCAAGCTCAAGGTTGTTGAAAAAAATCATTACACCAATCCAGAGTTCAAATAGCTGTCATCTTTGATTGATTAAAAATAAAAAATTTTGTCTAGGCGAGGAAGAAATCGAATCTCCGACGCGAGGGTTTCTGCCCTCCGCTCTACCATCTGAGCTACAAGCCTAAACAAAATAGAATGCAGGGATAAAAACCTGCGTTACAAATCAGTAGTCCAGCATGCAGTGTACAAAGAGATTTAAAGCACACAACACATCTACTGCTGTCTCAATTGTTATAGTGACTTTCCTGACTAATGGCAACATCGTGTGATAAAATAATAGGTCACCAATTCTATCACCGCTTGGGTGTTACCACTGCATCTCTTTTCGACAATTGAAACCTTACCAACAATAAAAGTCATAATGCATAGAGAGATTGAAAATGCATTACTACCAACCCTTAACTATTATAGTGACTTTCATAACCCTGCTAACATCATGCAATAAAGTAATAGGTCACCACCTCTACTGCCACACTGGTATTAGCACAGCATCTCTTTTCAACAGTTAAAATATAAATTTGGTGCCCGAAGCCGGACTCGAACCGGCACGTCTTTCGACAGAGGATTTTGAATCCACCGCGTCTACCATTCCACCACTCGGGCTTGATGTGACTATATTATCAAAATGATGGTTTACAGTCAACAACTATTTAAAGAAAAATAAAAAATGTCATATTGTAAAGCTATTGATAAAAAAGCTAAAGAGAGTAAGATAGAGAAAATATTAAGGTAAATTTAGAAAAATAAGGAAAAGAAGATGTTGTAGCTTTTTTAAATACAAATGACTGTCGAAATATTTTTGATTTAAACGAGTTTTTAACAATAATGGAAATCAATTTAACTTGATCAAAAAAGCCACCCGAAGATGGCTTTAAAGTAAAAAATATTATGCTACATTCTGACCTTTAAGAATCAAAAGAGCAGACTCAAAAGAAATATCTTCTTCAAGTTCCTTACTGTTCAAAATAGTTTTAAGCTGGCTTTCAATAGCAGAATATAAATCTTCTTTTGAAGTAAACGTACCTCCAAGAGTATGTGTGATCCCCAATTCTAAAATAGATTTTTCATATTCAATGACCCACAGGCGAGCAACAGATGCATACTCTTTTAATGACTTAATCATGTTAACCTCTATTTTGTGAATTTGATTTTAATAGGAGATATTATAGCCTGAAGACAGACAAAAATCAATCAAAAGATTGTATTTTTCTATGATGGTTTTTCACTATTATTTTAAAAGATAATAAGCAAAATGTTATTGTAACCATACACCAAATCAAAAAAGTTGGAAGCCAATTCAAATAACCATAATATGCTATAAATTTAAAAGCAATTAAACTATTCAAACAAACTAGCCATGGAACAATATGATATTTATTGCTCAAATTGCGAATTCTAAATACATAAAATATTGACAAAAAAGTATAAAAAATGTTCAAACCTATACTTATCATCATCATATAACTAAAAAACTTAAAAAGATCTTGAAATGTATAGATATCCATTAGACCTATAAAATATAAAGGCCAATTCAATACCAAAATAAGAACAGGAAAGAAGATTAGCATATCAATCACATGTCAGATTTTCGATTTTTTTTGCTTTCAACAAGAAGGCTAATTTCTTCGTAAGCCGCTGCAATCTCAGCAGCAGAAACATGCTCAGAGGGTTCATAGATATCAGGTTCGATACCAAACATATTGGCAAAATAAAAAACATCATACAAAGCCTTATAGAGTTCTTTTGAACATTTTGGAGTTGATACAACACCATTACTCATGGCTAAAGTAGTATAAAAAAACAAGCCATTACTGCACACCATCAAACTGATATAGGCCCGAACCAAATGAACTTTCTCAGGAACCGTCTTTTTGATGTCAATTAGCTGTTCCCATTTGACACGAATAGTTTCTTCGTGAAATTTACCTTTGTTGTCACGATAAACGACTTTAGTAACCCTAGCCTTATTGCCAAGACGGTCATAAAAATCAGATTCCGTTTCTAAAACTACTTCATTGTTTCCACGTTTATAGTGAGGAATGAAGGGGATGATTTTTGTAGGCTTTTCGCTCATGGCTAGAATCTCTTAACGATTTAGGAGATTATACATCAAAACAGCCTAAATGAAAACAAAAATTTAGAATATTTTACCGGAAATCCCGGTGATTCATGGCCGTGAGTATGTTACCTATGTTTCGTATTATCGTTTTACTTTTAAAGTACATTCATCAAAGTTAAGAGAAATAACAACGTCTTCCTTGAATAACTCGCATGCATTATCAACTCGAACCAAAGGCAATCCCATTTCTCGACCTACAATGACTAAGTGAGCCAGTTTACCACCTACTTCTGAAATGACAAGACCCGCTTGCCGAGCAAAAATCTCAAATTCAGATCCAGCATGTGGAATAACCAGAATATCATGTTTTGTAATTTTTTTTGACTGTGGAGTAACTACTTTACCTGTAAATGTTTTCAGCCCCGCCGAGTTCAAAGTGATAAATTCACCGGCTGGGAAAACTTCGTTATGAAGTTCATCAACAATCGCCGACAGAATTAAGTTTTCTTTAGTGCTATAGTCGTATTCTTGACCATCGAAATCGAACCCCAATGCAATCCAAATATCGGAATGCAGTCTTGAATCATTATCTTGTTTGATATTACTAGGACAAACTGGTGTCCATTTCGGAGCAAATTGTCGGATATCCGTCCGAGAAAAAACATACGCCATCGCTAATTCATAAGGATACTGGATGGTTTCATTTATTCCATCATGATTAATATGAAGCGTTTTCCATTGAACTCCACGGTCTACAATTGTTTGCAAGACATTTTTTCGAAGGCTGTTTGAAAAGCCTTCAATTGAATCAAAACCATGATTTGAAGCTGTTTGCAATGCCCGAGCAGTACGAATGGATTTATACCAGTCAGGTTTTTCGGTAGGCTCATCAACAGATTGTATAAATATACCTTTATCAACTGCAGGTACTGGAGCAGGTTTTAGATGTTTTGTAAAGAATGCTTTAGCAGAACGGCTAAAATCATCCTCTCCAAACCATAATGGCAGATCATTGTTATCTTTTTTAGTTGCTATGATGGTATAAAAGTTTTTACTATCCATGGTTACATTGAAAACTAACGCCTGTTGGGGGCATAGGTATTTACGAACATATTCTTCATAGGCTGGAATATCATGGTTAAGTTGACGACGACGAATGTCTTCATGAACAGTTTCATTTGTAACCAAAGATTGAAATTCATAAAGCTGTCCTAATTCGTAAAAACTGTTGTGACAATAGATTTCGTTCATTGTTTCAATATAGTTATCGTCACGCTCTTCAATCATTTCAATATCATTATTGATACCGTCAAGCACATGAGTGCCACGCAAAATCATGTGAGCATAACCATGCGTCATACCTTCAAATTCATCGATCAAGAATTTAGTGCTTTTTCTCCAATCACCATCCAACACCATGTTTCGAGCCATAGCGGTCATATTACGGCCAACAATACTGAAAGATGCAACTGTGGAGGACATGTCAAAAGACCTTAAAATAATTTTAATGCAACTATTATACATCAAAAAAAGTCTACTGACAACAATATCAAGGCCGAAAAATGCTCAACGCAACCAGTCAGATAGATGTTTTCGATGTACACGTTCAGTACCTGAGCGTTCTCCATCATAAAAGTTGATGACAAAGATGACATCTGTCTCGCCGCTGTCAGGATTGATTGAAATATCAGAACCGACAATGGTGACATGTCGTGAGGGATTAATAAGAATAGTATCATTGACTTTGATTGAATGACCACCAAGAACGGCTGCTTGTGAAAATGTTGTCATGATAGTTGGCCGATGTTAATTAATGCAATCATAGCATAAAAAAGGAATTTGTAAATGGTCAGTGGTCTAGCATTTCCATAACCAAAAAATCATCATTTGTTACTGTCATGATAGTAAGGCCATTTTTTTCAAAGTAGTGTTGAACATGATACATATCAAATTTCTTATTGTTAAAATACAAATCACCATAACCAATTTTTACAATCCCATTTGCAGTAAAGAACGAAAATTTAGTTGAAAGGCTTAATGCAACATTCATAGGTGAATTAAAAGGATTTTCGCCATTGTTCAATAAGCGTAATTCTGAAAATTCATGATGATTTAAAATAAAGAAATTATAGATCTGAGACAATAATATCAATACATAAACTTGTGCAATAAAAAAGCCAAAAACCGCAATTGGATAATTTTTAGACCATATGAAATAATAAATAACTATTGCCAATGATAGAGTATAGTTCAGCAAACTCGACCAATGATAAAATGTGTGAATTGACTGTATCCTTGATGTGATAATACACATGACCCAAAGGCAAATAGATGAAAAAGAGATGAAAATAGAAAATGTAATATCTGTTTTAACCTGAGTATTCATTGCATTGTAAAGCAATGCAAAACTAAAAACCATCATAGTGACTGTGAATATTTTAGCAGATTTTAGGTAATCAAAGAGAGGATGATTTTTCTTGACCATTATAACACCTTTCTAAAGAATGGGTTGAGAATAAAGTGTACCATAAATTTCAAAAAACAAACACAAAAAGATACTGAACACTCTCTAATAATCAATAAATGCTAAAGATTTTAGGCAATTTAATATTCAATTTCTGAGCCAAATTGTTAGCAATGTATTCAATATCATCAAAAAGATAAGTTTGAGTATTTTTAATAACTTTGGTATGCCCATCAGTAGAAATGAAACAAGGAATTTCATTTTCCAAATAATGTCTAACAATCATTGGATGATTACCCACCACACATGTAGAGAATTTAAATTTAGATTTATCAATATTACTCATGAAATCAAAGAAGACACGAATATTTTTTGTTTCAATATCTCTTTCAAAAATAAAAAAATAATCTTCGCTTGAATCATTGGAATAAGAGAATACCTCCTTATTTTCAACGTGACATTTAATATAATGATAACTGCCACCAAGAATCATTTTTTCAGTAAAGCCTTTATGATGGTATAAATTAAAAATAAAATCGAGCTTGAACAAGAATTCTTCATCGTATTGACTATAATCTTTAATTAATTTATCAAAATTATTAATGCCCAATTCATATTGAGCATCAATAAAAAACTGTTTCAATCCGTCAATATCACCTACTGATAAAACATTAGGAACATTGTCAGAGGGTTCATCGCCTAAGTCAGCGAGAATGTTCATAATATCAGGATTTTTACCCATCAATTCATAAATGTTTAAAACTTTTAAATCAAGCGAAAACAACCTATTAAGACTAGGAGACTTGTCGTTTTTATTGTTAAAATAATTAGATTTGCATGAAAAAACAGATAATAGCTGAGAAAAAGGTGTATTTGTTAATTGTAGAATATAAGATAACCCATTATATTTTTCAGTTGATTCATAATATTTAAAATCTGTATTGTTATACTTTTTGGACTTTACCTCTTTAAAAAAATTAGATTGTTTTAAAAAAACACTGAAATTTTCGTAGTCTCTACAAAATATCTGTCCAAATTTTTCAAAAAAGGCTTCTTTCATTATTAAAATACTCACTAATCAATAATTTTACAAAATATAAAAAACTAAATAAATAGTCTTTTCTTTTTTACACGCTATTAACTGTACAATTAATATTTACAGCTAGTTTTTTTTTCGTATTCTACACGCAAGGCATCAGCTATAGAACTCAAATTATCATATTCGATGTACAAAGCTGAGCCTGATAAACGCAAACATTCAATATAATCATTTTCTTGTTGTATGGCCAATTGAATATTAGCAATATCTTCTGAACTCAAAGGTTTTTTGGAGTCAACCAACAATGTCAAATTACGAGCATTGTCACTTGCCTTTCTAAAGTGATTTAAATTCAGCAGGTATTCACGTTTTTTGTCAATAGAAATACGTTCAGATTTCCAAACTTCACGCCACAAAGATTCTTGATTAATTTCGATATTACCCAATTCATTCATATTAGCGTACCTTCATCAATTCGTCATCAGGATTAACAACGACGGTGGTATTATTATAAAACTTCAAAACAGTTTTACGGCAATTTTTCTTAAAAGTGAGCATTTCCCAAAAGTTAGCTGGAACCATTTTTGTTTCAACTTTCGATACCAATCCCAACATTTCAAAATTAGAAGCATCAACTTCTGCAAAGCGATTATTGATACGCGAAATAACACGAATCGTTTTAGCTCGCCCAACGGTAAAGCCCGACTGAATTTTTTCTGCTGGAATACTGCGAACAACAACAGTTTTGACAATTTTATTAGTCGCTGAAAAGAAAATTTCACGCCCATGTTGACGCTCAGTCAAAAGACCACGTTCAACCATGTCGCGAAGCACTTTCATAGCAGGGGGATAAGCAGAAACCATCGGCATGCGATAGAAACCTTTAAGACGAATCGTCTTTTCGATGCTTTCTTCGAGGTTTTCGATTTCATTACTAAGATCGTTTACTTTAGTGTCATTCATGATTATCCCCCCCTTTGTTTACTTATGATATTATAACAAAAAAGAGAGGGTTTGTAAAGTTAATGATAATGATTGATTACAAAATCCTTTTCTTTACTGGTGCCTTCAAATCGATTAGGGTTATAGACATAGGTACGAAAAACCAGCGTCTTCGAATGTTGGACCCATGAAGACATTACATAATGAATAGTATCAGTAAAAGTCATTCGTGGATTCGGTTTTTCAACTACTGTAAAATACAGAATTTCGCATATTTTTTTATCTAAAGTATCCCATATCATTTTTTTGATATGTCGAGGATCAGCTTTCCTATCCATGATGCGATCCAGAAAATGATCACTGAATGAAACTTTGAATTGCAGATGATAAGGCAGAATTGAGCGAAGATGAGTATTGATTTCTTTTTGAAAGTCACCAAAATCCAAACGTGCATGACTGCGATTTCTATAAACAGGCTTGAAAAGTTGTGCATTACCCGCGTTAATAGACATATTGCTCTCCTAACTAAATAAGCTTTTCAATAATAGATTTCAATTGGAGATAATTATCCATATGTTCAGTATTAATCCAGTTTGATTGTAGCATAAAATCACTATCGAAAGAATTTATTTTCTGATTATTTTTATAACTTTTCTCTATCAAAACATTCATAGCAATAGAAACAGCTTCAAAAACTAAAGACTTATAACCTGATTGAATGTTTTTTGGTAAATCTGTTAATAAATGGTTGCCACAAAAACCCCAGCCAAATTGTTCAATCGATGGTTTTTGTTCATCGAAATAGTAAAAATTGTTTGCACTGATGGTGTCAATGTTTTTACGGGTAAATTCCGACATTCTTGTATAAAAATCTATTTTGACATCCAATGACAGATTTACATCAGGGATCTGGATTCCTGCAAGCTGTTTTTGCATAACAACAAGTGAATCAAGTTGGTCAAATTTGAGATCAATCGGCTTTTCCGCATCATAGCTGATACGGCCTATTAACTCGCCGGATTTTGACCAATGCATGCCATTGCCTGTGACAAAAAACATATGATGCAATACTAACCAACGAGTAGGAAAAGCAGTCGAATAGGTTGAAATGATATATTTAATCATGTTTTCAATTTTATTCATTATTCGTCTTTCCCCGTGATTTTCTTAATAATATCGTTCATTTTAATAAAGGTTTCAAAATAATGATGTTGAACCCATGATGCAGGATCTGTAACGGCAGACTGAGCAGTATGAATACCATAGTTGCTCCACAAAATATGTTTAATATTTCCAGCAGTAATAGTTGCATAAGTAATCCAATCACTGTCTAATTGATTATCAATTTTAAAAAGCAATGAAGTAGAAGAAATCAATTGCAAATCTTTTACTGATGGTTCAAAAGCTTCGCAATAAGGTTGTTTCATTTTGACAATATCATCAATTCTTTCATCAATAAAATCATAAATCAATGTTTGAAATTCAAGATCAATAATGGCTTTTTGATGAATGTTCTTATGACCATAATTACTGGCAAACGCTGTAGATTGAACTGCTTTTTTGTAAAATTGCAATGATGTGCGATCAATATGTACAGAAATAGGTTCATCAGTTACTAAACAGATTTTAAAATCATCTGTCAAAACAAAACGTTCATCTTGGCTAAGAAAAATAGTTTTCATACAATCCCAAGAAGTCTTAAAGAATTGAGGCTGACTTAAGATTAAATGCTTAAAAATATCTTGGGGGTTATAAATCATCATGCAATCTCTGAAAAGGTTGTCTTATTTTATCAAAAAATAATGAAAATGTACAGAAAATAATAAAATAGACCAGATTATTCAGGAATAAATAAGTTAACAAAAGAATTTCTAATTTCTCTATATATCATAAAGTAGAGTGAAGGGTGTTTGTCAGGAAAGTAATTATATGTCTCATTACGCCATGATAAGTTTTTTCGAAATGTAGGAGTAATGGCACCGTGTGCAGTCTGATCTTTTGTCCAAACGGCATGTTTGTAATCAATGTTAGCTTTAAGTAATAGTTGAATATAATCAGGTTCATCATTATGATCAGTCACAAGATGGCTAAAAAAATTTTGACGTTGATGGAATAAATCTTCTGGCAATGTAAGATCAAGTGATCGATAATAACTAATGAATCCATCTTGATAGAGGTCTGAAAGCACATGAGTGACTTCAGTGGGTGTTGCGGAATAGTGACTAAATCCAAAATCCAACAAAGATTGATAATTATGAGTAATAGACATAGTAATGTCCTTGCTTTAAAATTTGGTGCGGAAAGCGGGACTCGAACCCGCACGTCTCTCGACACTGGCTTCTAAGACCAGCACGTCTACCATTTCATCACTTCCGCAATCCAAGAATTGTATGAAAAAAATTGAATAAAGTCAACTTATTTTTTATTGATTTTTTTATCTAGCATATCAAGTGTTTCATCAATAAAAATATTGATACGAGACAATTCAATAGACCAACGTCTTTTTATAAAATCTAGAGTATCGCCATTATAATCCAATTCATAAGCATCAGAAATTGCCTTAAAGTAATCAGCATCGCTCATATCTGCCACTTTGCAATATCTGAAATTGGATTCATAATCAGCAATAAGCTGTGCCAGTTTATTCTCTTCAATAGGCGGAGCAGAATGATAAAAGTGTACAGTTTCACTATTAAAAAAAGTCTTCATTTGAGTGTAATACCAAAAAGCAGATTCTACCCATGAATGGTGAAACAAAGTAACATCCATATTCCAGACCATGGAGTAACACTTAGAAAAATTAGGATATGGACTAAAAACATGATTATTTCTTTTTGATTGAAAAGGAGCACTCGCCACCACCTCTGGCATACTCTCCAATTCTTCTTTTGTAAATAGTTCATGAAGAATGCTGCTTGTCACAGGAAACTTTACATCAGCTACTTGACGAACTTCTGTATAAGCCATAAATAAACAGGAACCATCACTATATTTTACTGGAAAACTATTTGTAAATGATCTATTTGCAGGATTGAGTTGATGACGTGCAACAAAGGTTTGTATTTCATTAATACCATTACCTATCGTATTAAACACATGATCAAAATATTTTATTTTAGCTTCATCAAGACTTGGAGCAGCATACAGCAGTGGATACGTATTCATGGATACATTAAAAGCCTGCTGAGCCGTCATAAGATTATTGATCATTTTTATCCTTTATTCAAATAGATTGTCTAAAACATAAGCCATTATACCATTTAAAGGACAAAAAATAAAGAAAATAATGAAAAATATAACATTTTGAGATTGACTATATTTTTAAAAATAATATAATTAAAAATCTATGAGGATAATCAATATGAGAAAATTTATTGTAGTACTGTTTGCTGCCTTTACACTTACAGCGTGTCATTCAGGTGTTAACTTTGAGTTTGCGACCTCACAGGACAATCAGGAATGTCTGAAAGAAAATCCCAGCAATAAATGTGGTCCAGAAAAAAATTGAATGACCTTAATTAAAAAGCCATCATTTTAGAAATGATGGCTAATGTTAAACGATAATATGCTCTATCGATCAGTCACCAATAGCTTCGTGTCGCTGACGCCGTTTTTTACGCCATTCTTTATCTTTCTTATGAAATTTGGCTTGTTCAGTATCACGTTTTTTACCACCACGAAAAGCTTCTTTGGCATCACCAAATGAACCGTGCATAATATATTCTCCTATCTAGCTAAAATGCAATTTGATTATAATAGGTGATTAATAAGATTGCAACATTTTTTTCGAAAAAATGGAATCAACTAACCCAATGTCCACATCCTTCTTCAGTGGAATACCAAAGCGTGTAACAAATGAATACAGTTGAAGGTTATCTTTGAACACAGTGTAAGAAGCAAAACTGCCATCAACTTGAAATTTTGAAATTTCAAATCCATTAACAGTATAATAGATGGTCATATAGTGCGTTTCTTTTTTTTCATTCGTATAAATATCTTCAAAACGTGCTGAATTGACGACCACTGGATCTTGCAATAGATAAAGAATTTTTTGATTGAATCGGAACACTTTTAAGAGTCTGATTTTACGCTTCAAGTCTTTGAGTATATTCATGATATCCACCTTTGTGATGGCATAATTATATCATAATATTTAAAAAAATAAATATATTTTCATGAAAATATCAAAAATTTATTGAACTTTTCATAAATCGTAAAATACTATCAGGATTTTTCTCAATAATGCATTGAATAACCAAGAACAATTAGTAAAATAGCAGAAATTATAATAACACTGTATACTATGATATGTATTAGTCTAGGAATGACGTGATATTTATTTATTAATTGAAAAAGGTATCTAACATACATGATATGAGAACTTACCAAGATGATAATAAGAATAAAGAAAGGCCACATTACACAACTCCTATTTAATGATGTATTCGACAAGTAAGCAATTATCCAGATGCTTTGTAGTTGTTGTACTATAAATTTCTTCCAGAAGCAAGAGTTGCTTATCTGATATCTGTTTGCCTACATTGCCTTTTGGATACGACCCAAAGAGTGTGAACAAAACACCATCAGTAACAATAAATTTGGATTCACGCTCTACAAAAGGACTCAGAACACCATGAGCAAGGAGGTCGTCTTGTCTTTGGCACAGGTATAATTGAGTGTGGTTGTCTGACTGTTAAAAATGGACAGGTAGTTAATAGTCATGATGGTTTCTTTTCAATAAAAGATACAGTATTAGAGCATAATTAGAAAAGTTAAGCCAGCTTTAAATAGCAGGCATAATCAAATTGAAATCACGAGTTTTTTCGAAAATTTTCAAAAGATCAATAGTGCTAAATGACGTGTTGGCCCATGTTTATCAAAAGAAAGGTTTCTGAATAATGGAGCATTATAAACCCAGTTATCAATTCTAGTTGCTTTGTTGGAACCTGTGAGTGAAAGTCCAGATTTAATCAACTTGATAACTTTTTTGTCAGTTACAGGCGTAATCATTGGTTTTCTCCAAAAATGAAAAAAGCGGGATTAACCCGCTTCTTCCTCTGCTTCTTCCAAATCACCTGCAAAATCGCCCAAATCAATCTGTTCCAAGGACCATACTTCTCGCAAGCGATTTGCTTCGTAATACTTCAAATAGTCGTTTGACTTGCCACGCACCATGTTCATGATAAAGGTGAAATGTGGATGACCTTTAACGGCCATTGCAATCGTTTTGAAATCCGAACCTGCATACTGAGTCGCAATTTCGGTAACTTCTTTATCAATCGCTTCCACTTCACCCTTGATAGTGTCATTGATACGATGGATATGGCTCAAATCGGCGTCTGGTGCATTCAAGCTAACAAATGCAATGTAGTCGTCAATCTTTTCTTCCAGTACCAAACGAGCAATATCACGTTCACGAACAAAGGTAACAGCATGGTGCAAGTTCATATACCACTTGGTTTTTACTTTAACCATTTCACCATTTTCAAACTGGATAACATAGCCTTCGATGCCTTCGGCAGTATTCAGGGAATGCAGCAACTCAGTCAGGTCAAAACCGTTACCAAACAGTGGCTTGTTAACTGGAATTTCAAAGCGAGCCGCCAGTTTTGCCAGTTCATCATGCATGAAGTATTCACCAGTGAAGTTATCACGGATATGCAACAACGTCATGTTGTCTTGATTGTAACGCAACACAATACGATGGTTTGGCGAAGTGAACTCAAAAATAGGAGTCAAGTGAGCCAATGCACAGTATTTGGTGAAGTCGTAATACTTCTGGTTCAATTCAACGAAACGCTTAGCCGAAACCGCCACATCCGATTCAAAGGATTTTTTGGATTTAGCAAAAAACTCACCATCCATGAAACCAGTAGTAATCATGGAGCCATCCATTTTGTCGAAACCAGCGTGCATTTTGGTCCAATCCAAGACAGCAGGTTGAACTTCTGCACGTTCTGCCAAGTTGAAAAACTTGTGCAATGGGCGAGCCACAATGTTGCCTTCACGGTCAAAAGTGATGCCACGAGCTTCTTTTTCATGAGCAGTCAAAAAAGATTCACTGTTACTGATGTTGTAGCAAATAACGGTAGCACCGTTGGACTGCTTGTTAACACCAATGTAATCTTTATGCTGCACAGCAGGCAACATATCATTCAAGGTATGGATGGTTGGAAAAATCGACATTGGTGTATCTCCGTTGGTTTTCAATGAGGCTATTGTAGCAAAAAAACACTCAATAAGCAACCTTTTTAAGACAAAAAAACCTTAAAAGCGATCCTTTAAGGTTTTGTTTTTATTTTTTATTAACAACTATAAAGATTAATTAATGTTACTTTTCAACTTTTGTAATATGGACCAATATAATCTTTATGCTGCACGGCAGGCAATAGATGATTCAAGATATGGATGGTGGAAAAATAGAATATATATTATGAGACTATCAGCATAAAATGTACCAATTGTAGAATTCAGTAAAATTAGCAAATTTTCTTCTAAGTTCACCGCCTAAAGCCAGTATACTGACGGCATTTTCATTTTGTTCATTTTGTACAATAACCACTCTAACTTCTTGTTGATTTGGAAACAATAAGTAAACACCATTGCCATTCTCTCTGGTATCAATAACAATGCAACAGCCATCAATATCAGAAATAATCAATTGTTTTCTATAATCTTCCAAACTGAATTGATCAGGTGTCATATTTTTGAAAAGATTGTATCGTTTTAATACACTTTGTCCTGTTTTTAACTCATCAATGCTCAAAAAATCAGATTTATATTCGAAATCATCATGTTCATCATCGTTGTCTAATGAATTTTCGTATTCATTTTTAAGAAAATTAATATAGTCTTGTGGCAAAACAATGTTTAGCTCATCTTCTACATCTTTTATAGCGTTTAGAAAACTCATCCTGCTTTCCTCTTAAAATATAAAGAACAATACTATCAAAATAAAATTATAAAAACAATACTTTTGTTATCAATATAAAAATATCATTTACAAAATAAAGCCTTCATATGCATTTTTGACTTTTAATTGTGATGTTGTATAGTAGAGTCAAACTGGAGAAAACTAGATGAAAACAGCGATTATAAGTGATTGTCAACAATATCGTTATGAACTGGGTAGAGACTTTGTAGAGAATGCTAATAATCCAGCCATTTTTTGTATGTTAAACCCCAGTACTGCAGATGCTTTACTGGATGATCCTACAATCAGGCGGTGCATTCAATTTGCGAAAGATTTTGGTCATGATTCGCTAAAGGTTGTTAATTTGTATGCATTCAGAAGTCCAAGTCCAAAGGATCTATGGGTAGCATCTGATCCGGTCGGTGTAGACAATAATCAATATCTCATGAATCTTTTTTTAAAACATAAAAAGATTATTTGTGCATGGGGAGGCAATGCGAAAATAGAAAGAGTGCAAGAAGTCTATGACTTGTTGACTAAGTTGAATGTCGAAATGTGGTGTTTGGGAACAACTAAACAAGGTATGCCCAAGCATCCATTATATTTGAAAGCCACTCAGCCATTGTTAGAATTCAAGATTATTTAAGTAATGTTGAATTTTGCTTTGAATATAAACAAGGTCACGTTGATTACCATACAGTGTAAATTCATTTGATAAAAATCGTACTTTTTCTTCATACTTTACAGGCCATCCCTGATTTTCAATAATGTCATTGAGATACCTTCGGATATTGCCCACATATAACCAGCCAATTGAAAAATTGGTTGAGATCATTTCGGTCGAATAGCCTTTGTTCATTTTTTTCTCCTGAGATTATCAATATAGCTTATTTTTTCTATTTCTGCAATAAAAAAACCTCACACAAGTGAGGTTTATTGTATTGCTAATTGTGTTAAATCGTTCGGGGCTGCTGCCTCGATACGTTTATTCATATAATCATAACAATTGTTACTTCTTTAACAAACTCTTTAAATTGCATAGCAACATCATAAAAGAATATAATAATTAGGCAGCAGAATAGAGAGCATCATACAATTCTTTCAAGTTTACATACAAACGAGAGTAATTGTAGTAATTGCCGTAATAATCCTCACCCATAGAAAAATCAATAGATTTAATCAATGGTTGTATTTTTGACATATAAGTCAAAAAGTTGATATCACTTTTTTCAACTGCTATTAAAACTTTGGCCAAATCAGGCGTAATATCTTCAGGTGATGACGGTTCAACAGATCTAGGACTTCGACCATAACAACTGTTCCCATTTATACCACCAGATACCCAATTTTTTTCAAAAAATACATTTTCGAGTTCGGCATCACTCATAGCATCAATATCTTGTGCTGAAATATAGCCGTATAAACTCTGAAGATTACTATCTAAACTAACTTCTCCTAAAGCTTTTTCAACAAACTTACGAAATTCCATAGGTCACTCCTTAGCCATTTCTTTGGCTTTTTCAAAGACTTCATCAAATTTTTTCGACTTGATATTAAACCACATCGTGTTGGGTTCATAATCAATCATAACGTTAACGATCTCACCTTCAATGGTGATTTCCAGTTGGGTTGTCAAATTTTCTGCTTTTTCAACATCTTGCAAAACACGAGGACACACATCATTTCGATGAATTCGAATGTTGCATTCGTCATCCTTTACAATCATGGTGGCACTATGCTTGACAATTTCATGCCGATCCTTGATTTGTTTAGCTTTATGAAAAAGCATATTAGACAAGACGGAAATAGGTTGATTTTTAAGAAAATGACTGACAACGGCACTGATCACTTCATGTTCAATTTTCATGATTATTTCTCTGTTTGATTAATGTAAGGCTATCATATCAAATCCAGATTCAGAAAGCAACAATTATATGGAGCACCACCTAGAAAAAAGGAAGCCATAAATAAACTGTTCATTTCTTTGAATATAAAAATAATATGATATAATTTAAGAAAGTATCATGGATATAAAATATGAATTATTATGATATTAATATAATAAAAAATAAGTTGATGCAACAACTGGAAGAAAGAGAAAACAGAAAGTTACTATCACATATATCAGGTTTGGAATATTTATTTAATCATTTTGAATTCAAAGAAATCTATATACAAAGTAATAAAAAACTATCTAAGGTTTTTTCTGATGATCAGTTGGATAAGATAAAACTATGTTGGTATATGAAAAACAAGAACTTTAAAATCACAGATGATTTTTTGAAAGCAGCACGTACTGGCGAAGCGGATATAGTTGCATATCCTGTCAATACAATAGAAGATTTAAAATTGGCTTTACTTACTGCTAGAGAAACGCCTGCTTTTAAAGCCTATAAGGCTCAGAAAGAATTGGATAAAGTAGAAATGTTGGAACGTACTAAAACCTATGGAGAAGTTAAAAATTTTGATTTAAGTAACACTTATGCAGTAGCAATTGATTTTGAATATTATTCAGGCGTGATAGATAAATTCAATATTAAGCATATAAGAGAAGCTGGATTGACTTTTTTCAAAGACGGAAAAATGGAATCATACCATTATATTGTACAAGAACATATAGATAAAATATCCGAAAATAAAACAAAACTACAGCAGTCTTTCAACTTTGGAATTTCACAAACAGTTACCAGTGATGAACTTAAAAATTGTATAGAAATTGCACTATTAAAGACAGCGGCTATAATTGTGCATGAACATTCAACAGAATTGGCTTTTCTTGAAAGAAATAAGATTGATTACAGTCAACATAAGGTATTTGATACACAAATTGTACATCGTCATCATTTAAAAAAAGAAGGTGAACATGATTCGCTTAAACTTAAGACATTGTTGGAAAACCATATGATAATTGCAAAAAACTTACACAATGCAGGAAATGATGCATATTATACAGCAAAATTATTTAACGTAATGGTTAAAGATGTACAAAGGAATGAGAGAAAAAAGTTATATGGATACAAAATTTAAAATAACGATTGATATCTAAACGGTTTTTTGATAAAATAGTTTAACAAAAGAGGATAGAATTATGGGATATACAGCCGCTCCAAACAAATGTACTCTTTATGGAGAGCAGGTTTATGAAAAAGATGGATATATCGTGCAACTAGCATCAGGTAGGCTTTATCTCTATAAAAATGAATATAAACTTGCTGAATTAGTGAGTGGTTACGACACACTTAAAAAATCATATCGCAACAGTTTTGATATGTGGATTGGAAAAGTACGAGATAAAGATCTCGCCAAGATTGATACTATTCGAGAGCAGATGGAAGCAATGGAAAATGACTGTAAACTGATTGCTGAAATACACAACTTCAAAGAATAAAAAAGCTCCTTCGGGAGCTTTTTTTATAACAAATTCAAACTATAATTATGTTTTCAATGTATTTCTATTTTCATCCATGCCAATTTTACGCAGATTAGAATAATCATTATAAACAAAAGCCAATCCAAGACCAATAAGATAGACAGAAAATAATACATTCTTCATGTATTCATTAGGCACGCCAATCCATAAACAAAAAGGAATCAAAAATACCATGTAAGTGGGTGTCATAATAACAAATAAACGAAACCAATCGTTATACCAAGTCCAAATAAAAATATAGTTTAGTTTACGAAATACTGTCTGCCACATAAGTAAATCCTCATTATTTAATAGATTAATTACAGCATTAAATTATAATATTATCAGGTCATAAGTGCATTTTCTGCCAGAGAAATAGCATTGTAGATAAAAAAATTACGAGCTTTTTGTTTCCAAAAATTTAAATTATAGGGACTGGATACAGTTAGAAAACGTTCACAAGCACTTTCAGCTATATCAAAAGACTTACCCATGGCACAGAGCATATAGACATGGCGTTCATTTGTTTTAAACTTTGATTCAATATGGTGATTAAAAACATCCATCATTTGTCTGGCAATCCCTTGATTCCTAAATTCAGGAACAACGTAAGTGCCTATAAAACCCAACATGGTATGACAACGTTTCTTTTTATTCACTATAAAAGAGGTTTTAACTGAAGAATCAACTGAATAATTTTCAAAAATAAGCAAACCTATTGGCCTATCATCGACTTTGCAAACAACAGTTGAAAAATGAGATATCTTTAAACAAGATGGGTCGCCCATAATAGAAATAGTATTGCCAGCAATAAGGTCAGTGGAAATCGATTTAAAACGACTCACTGTATGAGTGTGCTCATACAATCCATGACAATGTATCAAACGGCCTAATGAATGGTTTTCATGGTGTTCTGTAAATATAAAAGCAGCCATAATATCACCCCTGAAATATACGCCATTATACCATATGACAAACCAAATAGAAAGATCAATATGGGCATCAAGACAGTTGACAAAATGAACATATAAAGTTATTATTACTGTCTTGGTAGAGATATTACATTTTTTTAAGAAATTTTTTTACATGGATACTCTCTTGGTTATATAAAAAAATTCCTAGTCTAGTTGTTTTTAAAGGAGTGGCTAATTCTGCAAACTAGCTAGTATTATAGAAAGATGCCCTGCGTTGAAGAATGGTCAACTCAACAACGTGGTTTATAATGACCAAGTAATGAAAAAATCGCCAAGGATTTTTTTATTATGGGGACCTACGAGGTTTTTAATCGGAAATTCATCTCCACCTCGCCTTATTCACAAGCTCTGCTCAGAAAAGCAGGGCTTTTTTTATATTCAAATTATATAATAACTGACTATTTTTAAACAAATAAAACAGGTTGATCTATATTATCGAAACAAACTGTTGACCTTTAGGATATTAGATCTATAATATAGATAGCAAGCTAACTATATAGGAGGGTAGAATGAAAAAAGAAATGACAGGTTTGGTACTATCTGTATTTATGGGAGTATTTGGCACAGGTGCAATAGCTGCAGATAAAGAAGCAAAAAAGATTAAAACATCAGAATATGGTATGCAATTAGACTCGAAAAAAATTGAACAATTAAAAATAAAATAAACAACTACGCTAGTACGTAGTTGTATAAATGAACACGATCAAAAGATGACAAGATACCATGTTTTTATCAAGAGAGTTAAAGAAATATCAGAGTTGTTGATTTTTGATAAGATAGCATAATATTAACAAAACATTACGAACACGATGACTTTTACCACCACCATAATAAGTCCTAAAACGAAGGCTGTCCAAGGATCTCACCTTAACATACACACCGTCCGAGACAAAAGCAACATCCAGTGTAGAACTGGTTTCACCGCCATTGTCATCTTGCAGACGTGAATACGACTTGCCTTGTTCCACACAAGGATACTCACGATTCGCAATGATTTGACGTATCAGAGCAGTTACAGGAGCACCATCAGGCTCTAGAACAGAGGTTTGACGACTAGCATTATCAGATTCAATGGCATGTGCAAGAATATGTAGAAAGCCAGTAAAGACAGGATATTGTTCATAAGAAAAAAACATATCCATAAAAACATCATTTATTTCGCCATGTTCATTTCTAAGCGAACCTGCTTCAATGTTAATACTGGGCATGATATGAATATCTTGGTCATGAGCAATAAAAATAACAAAATTATTAAAGGTGCTATTGGGAACAGTAGGTGTAATTTCAAAAGTGTCAACACCATTCAAGTCAAGACGAAAACTGGAGTTGATGATATTTTCAAAAATTTTTGACATCTTTCTAATCCTGATAATTTGGATAATTATAGCACGATGACATAAAAAAAGGAACCCGAAGGTCCCAATTAGTTGAACTCTGTCCCACCTTTTCGAGCAAGGTAAATAGCTGAAACACTTTTCAAGACAACCCGTCCAATTTCTGGAACACGTCTCTGAACAAGAGGTTCGACAATCAAACCTTCTCGCATGTGAAGGTTTTGTCCAGAATAGGTTTCCTTGCCATCAGTGTGTTGCAACATCACTTCTTTACTGTAAGGCCCCTTATAGAGAACAGGAACACGCTTAAGGTTAAACTCAGTCAAGGCTGCTTCAAGTTCAGCATCATTGAGTGGCATAACACCTTTTGCACGGTTACCTACAAAAATATTGAACACACGAAAATCGATTTTGCCATTTTCCAAGCCATAGCGTAAATCTTGCACATCGCCGAAAGTTTCGCCAGTAATATAAACATTGTCCTGAAAACGATCTGATAGTACAGCAGATGCAGTATACAAACCGAACTCATTAGCCACGCGAACATAGGTGTTTTTAGCATTACGCTCGTTGTCACGAATGGCCAAGCCTTTATTAAAATTTCCCTTACTGCTCGCAAAAGAGCGGCCATTGACCATATCTGAATTAGGTTCTTTACCATACAAGCTGGCCACTACTGTAAAAGTACCATGAAGTTTTTCGGTCATGGATACCAACTCACCTTCTTGAAGAATATGTGGAAAACGTTTTACGTTTTCAATATCAAAGGTAAAAACGTTTTCATGACCAACATTCAAGATTTCACCTGCGAGTTGGACAGGAATAGGAGGTTCGTATTTTTCAATACCCAGTTCCTGAGCCATGTCCTGACCTTCAACCCAGCCATCACGAGCCTTATAGCAAAGACCTTGACTGAGGACTCCACGCAGCATACTAGGTTTCAAACGATTTTTCTTGGAGCCTGCTAATTTACCCAAACAGCCAACTTCTTCTTGAATAAATTCAGGAACAAGAGCACCTTCTGGAATGTAAACAGCCAGATCACCTGTTTTTAGATATCCTTTTTGAATAATGGAAAAATAGTCCCCCACACGAGCAAGTTCAATTGCATCAGCGTTTGGGTGGGCCTCAACAATGACTGGAAGCACGATAGCATTAAAGGTTGACATAAATATAGTCCTCATTCATTTATATTTGTCTGATTATAACAAAAAATCAATCATTCGTCAAGAAAAAGTTTAATAATGGTGATTAAATTGTTTTCATTTTCAATACTGTCAACAACTCTTTGTTAATAGGAGTTAAAGGTATTTCAAGCATCTTACATATGGCAGTCGAATAATAATCAAGAAAAGGATTTAATAAAGATTCTATATCTTTATAATAGACATCGATTACCAAATATTTATCTAATACAGTATCTTCTGGCGTTTCGTAGTAGGTAGCCTTGACTGGCTTTGTATGCAAATTAACTAAAAAATTAGTTGAACATTTATTATTGATAAGTTCTAGTTGATAATAAGCAATATCATGAACACTGGTATAATCTTTATTCAAAAAAATACTTTGAGTATTATAAATTATATATGAAGTAAAAAAATCCTTGTCCAAAAAAGTATCTAGATAGTTATTTGAACATTTTGATAAATATTGTGTAAGTTCATTAACTAATTTCTTTATTTTGAAACCTCGAAAAGGTTTTAATACAAGGGGAGCTACTTCATCAACACCAACATCATAAAGCATGACAGGATCAAAATTATGATTATAAAAGCTTAACAATTTGACTGAGCAATAGCGTTCAACTGTTATATTATGTTTACTTGCAAAATTCATAAACATTTTTTTAAAAAAAATTGATTCTTCTGTATTGGTATTCATCGTATAATTCCTAATTTTATTATGACTTATTTTTTTAAAAACGAAATTTACTGATAAAATAGACGAATTATTTATTTTTAATATACACAGGTGTACCATGAACAAAATGATTATAATCTTGCCATGTCAGTGAAAGGTATTCATGCAGTTCTTGTAAATGTCCATCACCTTCATGCCAAGCTTCTACTTTATCTTCAAGTGAATTAACTGCTTTGAGTAAATACCCATTAGCAGCCATACGACTATTGAAGGTTTTCAAATAAAGTTCTTTATCCGAATAGTTCAGAAAGCCACATGAAAATTCGATAATTTTCAGTAACGTTGTGTCGCGAAATTCAATCCAAGAAAATGTTGTACCGATAGCTTTGTCATCAATAAGTTTTGCAAACTTATCAGTAGTAGAGTTTACTAAATCTACCATAACAACTTGCGATTGTGGAATCTGAGTCATCAATTTCTCCTAATTAAGTTTAACTTTTGTTATAGAAGTTCAATCTTAAAGCCTCTATACGTTCATTGTATTCTTTTGTTTCTTGTTCATGTTGTTGACGAATTTCTGCTATTTGAACAGCACATTCTTCATTTTCCATTTTGATTGATTTAAAGATAAAAAAGAATCCAATAGGTAAACCAATAAAAAGAGGCATAAAGTAAACAAAGATAAGAAGACTACTAGTCATAGGCTGTCCTAATTCCTGAATTAATACAGAATGTGCGTAATGATTTATAAAATAATTCCAAAGAAATAGAGAAAAAAACAATGTTCCAAACATAAATGAAAGTCCAAGTCTAAATACATCAGTTGAATGCTTCATAGGTATGTCCTCAATTCCAAATAATATCAAACTGGCGTTTTATTGCATTATAAATAATGCTCAGCATCAATGACAAATTAAATTGTATGTATTCAAGAGTCATACCACCATAATACATAATGCCATCCACAAAGCCTTCTTTTATATTGTTCTGATTTACTTTGTTACGAGCAATAAATACTTTACGCCGAAATGATTGAAGATTTTCATATTTGACTTCACCAAAATTATCATTTTCTTTACTTATGATATAAATATTATGATCAATCAATTTAAGTAAAGCTTGAAAATTGAAAGTGGAGAAATTTTTTTCATGAGCAAAATCGATAACTGTTTGAAGCTCATAAAATTGTCGTGTGTCCGGGTCAAATTTAATGCCATAATCGCCTTCAAAATAGGCATCATCGAGTTCAGGAAAAAGATCACACATAAAAACCTTTTTCTGAGGGAATTGTGATTCATCAAGATTTATGCGAAAAGTGACAGTCATGGATCTCAAACCCTTGAATTAAGATTTTATTATTATAACAAATATTAGAGAAAAATCAAGTTAGTAATACACAATCAAGCTTCATGTTTACTAAATGAGAAAGCTGAGAAAATATCAAGATCTAGATATGATTTAAAAAATGAGAAATAATATCGATTAAAAGCATGCTTTGCCGCTGGACTTAACCTGTTTGTTGTATTTTTGTTTATTGAATAGATGATGATAGTAAAAGATTCATCATTGGGATTTACCACTAGTGCTTCAAGGCTACTTGATTTAGATTTCAATGACATATCAGAATCAACAAACTGGAGAAGTTCAGTATCTTTTTTGACTTTTGAATAGCTATCATAAATGCTAACACTGTTTGGATATTCAACAACAATGACTTTTTTGGAAAACAATCTAAACATACCTTCTCCTTTTGAAAAGACCGAAGTCCTGTTGTGGAACAAGTTTCCAATAATTCATGAAACTCAAAGTGAAGCACAGCATTAAAATAAATGTCAGTGCCAAAATCATTTTGCATACCTAGCAATTTTTTTGAGATAATCAAAAATCATTTTAGGTTCTTGAATTCATTTTCAATCTGAGAATGTCTTGTTTTTCGGCTGCCAAACTGGACAGAATACATTGCATGCGAAGATCAATGGCTGCGATAATTTTGTCCGCTTGTTGATTGTATTTGGCAATACATTCTTCTTCGTTATCAAAAACAAACACTGGAATACCTGTATCGGATCGATAACCGGTATTATCAAACAACATGATAGGTGTGGTAGATACTTTTCCATTAACCCCTACTTTAACAAAGTGAACTTCTGAATAATAAATTCTTTTAGTTGTTTCTTTATTGGAACGAACCATTACTTTTGTAGGTTGGACATGGCGTTGGGCTTTCTTATCCAAATCATCGCGACGAAAATCACAAATCCAGAAAATTTGACCAACTGCTGATTCATTGTGCCTAATAGTATCTACATCGATTTGCATACATTATCCTCATTTCAAAGCAGTACTTTATCAAAAAAATGATAAAAAATCAAGAAATTTATGAAATGAAATCTTAATTCAGTTACTGATTTATTGAAAAATCATATCCAGTACAGTAATAATATCAGAGGTAGATAAATCAAAACAATTAGACAATGAGAGGTCGTTGATGGCGGGATAAGATTCCAATAAAGTGTCAATTGATATAGGTTGACCATTATTGTAAAGAAAAATATCAACAACTTTTGATTTGTCTAAATCATATAGTATATGGGAGCAACTAACACCAATATTTTTTTTCAAGTAATTAAAAATAACAAAACCAGCATTTTTGAGTTCATCAGCAGAATTGTTAACATGTTGTACATTTTTTTTATTATATTTATATTCAATACAAATAGGTTTTAAATTATTTTTTCTATTTGGGCTACCTTTAATAAACCATTCTTTTAAAATAATATTGCCATGAATAGAATATTCAATAACAGCAGGTTCATCGTGGTCACGATGACTGCCTTTAAAATCCGTACAGAAAAAAAATTTCTTGGTTATTATATTTTTAGTTAATTGGAATATTACATAACTATTACTGTCAATAATACAGGTATAGTATATATTTTTAGTAACTGTTTCATTTTTTAAAAATACTTCTATTGGTGTGATAAAATATCCAGTTTCTTCAATGGAGAGAAGTGTTTTAAACAAAGAGTCATAATCAGTAATAGGAATCATAATTAGTCCTCAAAGAGCAATCATTTCTAAAATTTTAAGATGCTCTCTAAAATGCTTATTGTTTGTTGTAAACTTATCAACTGAACGGACTTTAAATCTGAGTTGGTTTGCAATCTCAGGATAAGATAAGGACAAATCAGACAGTCTTAAAACAGTTGAATAGTTTTTTGAAAATTCAATATCAACAATATATCTATAATTGCTATCCACAACGACTCTTGATACTGCAAATTTTTCTTGTGGTGCAAAATAAAGGGTATATTGAGAATACTGTTGTTCAATTTTAACAGGATGCGTATAGGTTTGCTTTGAGTGTCTATGAAATGATTTACTCAACCATGTAAAATATAATGAATCATAGACAATTTTCCAAGGACTATTAAGATCTCTGAATTTAGCAGCAACATGAACATCCAGATAACTAAAAACCTTAGAGTAAACCAATCCCTCACAATAAATTAAATAAATCCTGAATCCTTCATGATCAACAAAACCATTTTTCAATAGATGAATATTGTTTAAAGCAGATGGCTTATCAATATGATAATGGCTTAGAATTAACTCTGAATCTCTGTTTGATGGCAAATGAAATTCGTTTTCAATAAGTTCAAAGTTGACTTGTACATTGTCATCAAAAAGGTATTTGATGAATTCGGAGTAGCTGCTAACCTTTTTGAGCATGAAAATGTCCCCTAAGCTAAAATAAATGAGTTATCTTAAAAATTCTACCAAATAACAGAATCTATAGAAATTTAAAATACATGCAGTCGATTATATCATATAAAATTCAAAAAAAACAGAAAAAAATAAAAATGCCCGATAATTAGAATATTATCAGGCTATTTTATTCTTTGAAATCAATTAGAAACAGGCAAACTTCTTTCTTCTGATCGGTGTAGTTTACAAGAATTGTACTTTTGCGGTGTATTTTTTGTGTGCATCCTCAAAAGACGACTTATCGGTATTCAGCACAATCAGCCCGCGATAGCGTTTATGTTTCATGCTAGGATCATTTGCGGGAGCAATATTGAAGTCAGAAATATAGGTCCAAAAAAAGAAGGTACAGTCGTGGCCTTGCCAAGTACCGGCATAGATACCATCTTCAAGCAACATCAAATCTTCTGATGCTGCCGCCAAATCATATCCTACTTTCGATTCTAGCTCGCCGTGAAAGTACCATCCCATAGCGGCTGCAAAATACCCATCGGGAGCATGATCAAGGTGAGTAAAGTCAATAATTGCGTGATCCGTAAGTTGAACTGTTTGGTTTTGCATAAAGATAATTCCTGAAATTAGAATGATAAGAAAATTAGCGTTTTTTCTTTTCGTGGATAGCCCACATTTTTTCTTCTTGTTTTTGCTTGATAGCATCACGTTGTGCATAAGCCATTTCGATTTCATTTTGTTTTTTATTGGTAGTCATCTATTATTTCCTTGTGGTTAAGTGTAGTTATTCTAGCAAAAACAACGGTTTATAGCAAGTTTTTTTTAACGAAAGATATAAGTAGCAGGATAGCTGTTATTGGTATTGGCACCATGCATCTGACCATAGTAAAGTTTAACAGCATCTGAAAAAGGACTCAGCTTTTTACTCTTGATGAACGCAGGCAGTGCTTGATAGACTTCGGATAGGACATTGCTGTCATTATCAAAGAGAAGATTAAAAAGTTCGATATAGTTTTCACTATTTGTTTTACGATAGGGATCAAAATGGGTAAGAGAAAATTCAGAAAGGTTGAAATTACCTTTTTTATCGAACACTCTTTCTAAACGAACATGCATTGCACTCATGATATGTACCCCAATGGCTTTATAGGAAGCCATTATATCTTTTATGTGGCTTGATCGTCAAGTTTTTTCTTTTGCTGTACCGCAAGCCATTCAAAAGGTATTGGAATGGTAACACTTTCAGTGCCATCATAGCCCATACTACAAGATAGTTTAACGGCCACAAAGTCATCTTTGAAGGTAAAACCTGAAAAATAAGGAGTATTATACTAATAATCTCGAATAAATAGGCTTTATGGCAGATGTCTGTTTTGAACAAAACGGCAAAGATCAATCAAAATACTGCCATAACACCGGTTTCAAAATAAGTGTCCTTCTTGCTACAATAATCAAATTACTTCTTTTCGACAAAGAAATAAGAAAAGGTGATGCCCTCTCCGTAGTAAAGATTGATAAATTCGTCAACAATTGGTATTGCATTCAAGACTTTAGCAGCATCCTCAATACCATCTGATTCCAGAGCCTTAACAGCGGCTGCATGATCAAATCCATAAAAAACAGTCTCTGAATCAGAGGATATATAATCACCATCATCATCATGATAACTGTTGACTGGAAACTCATAAGAGGAACACCAATAGACCAAGCAGTATCTTTCTTTGATAATGTTTTCTATTTCTTTACGTTTTGCCGTTGAGACATAACGTGGTACTGCACCCTTGTAAACTTCTGACTCCAAAAAAGAGAATGCAGAATTAATGATGTCGCGAAGATAAAATTCTGTACTTGTGTTTTTCTCTTTTTCGATATTGTCAATAAAATGAATAGCCATGAACAGTACCTCTACAATTTGATTTAAATAATTATATCACCAAAATGCTTAATTTACAAGGAAAATTAAACAAACATATACAAGCAATCATAGTGACGGTCATAGGATATGCCACAACGAATCAGAGCAAGAAAGTCGTCTTCTGTAATAACTGCTGCCAAGTCGTCAATATCAGGAGCCAGATAAATAATATCATGCTCAGCCGCTGCAATAATATCATCATCAGAAGGCAGCAATGTATCCAAAATCATGAAAGCTTGCAGATCGGGACGTTTGGTAACTGGGTTTTTTATACGATCAAATTTGTGATGTTCATCTGTATTTTCAAGGTAATGTTCGAAAAGACTGATTATTTTTTCACGATTCATAAAGTTTTCTCCAAAGAATCATCATATTAGCATAGAATGATTATTTTAGTCAAGATAATGAATTAGCTATTTAATATTTCTGAATCAATGGTATAATAATAAAAAACATCAATAAAAATAATGTCTAAATTCAATCAATTAGCTAATATAAAAGAAAATTTTGATGATAATCTTTATCATACTGACAGCTTTAAAGCCACTAAAGGACTTCTTTATAATTTTGGAGAATACATCAATAAAAACAAGGGAGTTATTTATGGTCTGTTGGGAGCCACTGCATTAAATTTCATTTCAAACGCACTTCCACATCAACCAATCACAGAACAAGCACCGATTGCAGCACATGAACAAATGATACAACAAAATGACCAAGGAATGGATTTATATTCAAAGATAAAAGAATATAAAGACAACATCAATTTGGGCAACAATATTGCAAACACAAACTATAGTGGGATAGGTCTTCAAGCACTAGGTCAAAGTAATATAAATAGAATTGGAACACTTGAAGAAGGTGAAACAATGGTTGTCAAAAATCCATTCTGGTCTGAAAGCATACTAACACTATCAAATTCTCATACCAACGGAAGTGCTTATTATAATCATGTAGACAATGGTGTATTGGAAAACGTAAAGGATTCACTATTGTTAGTCAACAACAATGAAAATAACATTGATGTCAATCTACAAGATGTGGCATGGATTTCAAGTCTGGTTGAGATAAGCAATCATCAACTAATTACTAAGTATCTTGTATATCATGAAGCCGCTCATAGTTCATTCAGACAATCACACCAATTTGGGCAAGATCAAGATGTTGTTAACAGAGAAATGCATTCAGATTTTGCATCCACCATGCTGATAGGTGTCGAATCACAAAGTCTTGACACATTTAATGAAATTGTAGACGGTGTTATCAAGTTCAGAGTAAGAAACCTAGATCATGATCTCACACACAACACAGCCTATGCAATGATGGAGTTCAAAAAAGTAATCAATGAAAATCCTGATTTGCTTAAAATGAAAGTTGAAGATATATCGGAGTTTGCGTACATTGTGAGTTCTAAAATAAAAACAAATGATTTTAAGGACACAAATAAAAATTTTATAGAAAGTAACTTGATTTCATTATCAAAAAGTAACATTTTAAATGATGTTGATAATAATAAAAATACTGCAATGATGAACCATTTTGGTGAATCCATTGTTAAACGTTCAGGTTTTGATATTGTAGAATACAAAGAATCGACAAAGGTTAATCCTATGAGAATGGAAAAAATTGCTGATAGAATACTAAGAGAGGTCGGCGATAAGATAGATTATGGAAAACTGACTCAGTTCATGTATCTAACCAACAAGGGAGATAGAGCTAAAACAATTGAAATGATAAAACAGTCAGTAGAAAGTCATAGTATTATAAGCAAAGATGTACTTGACCCTATCAAGCAAAAAATCAATATGGATCAATTAAACTATGATTTTTCAAAGATTCAAGATATTAAATTGGCACAGATAGCTAAACAAGCTCAAAATTATGTAAGCAAAAGTGACTTTAAAATATAAAAATTATAATACAGTAGATGTTCAATAAAAAAGGCACCTAAGTGCCTTTTATTGTATTGACAATTTAAGTAATCATCTTACCTACAATGATGGCAATAAGAACAATTGCAAATACAGAGATAATCAACATTGATCCACAACGCTCACTACTAATAGAATCAAAACTTTCATAGGTAACGACTTTTTTATGACCTTCACGACCACCCCAACGTTTGATAGGCAGATATTCAACCTTGTCTATCATAGTTTTCCGCAGCATATAAATCCAGAGTGGAATAACAACCATGAGAAAGATGATGCCAAGAATCTGGACCATGAACACTTTCCAAATAATAACAGTTGCTGTCAAAATGCCTGCTGGTGATGCCAAGAACTCATTTGCAGCATACCCCAGTTCGCGAGCCGCAAGTCCAAGAGACGAAGAAAACTCATGAGACACTTCCATGATTTTACCCAGCATCTGAACGTTTTCCGTCAACCCATCAGTTTTTTGTGATGCAAGATCTTTTTGGCAAAGATCGACCATTTGGCGAACAGCATCCGCAGACAGACCTTTTGTTTGAATATCACACTCGCTTGCATAAGCCCCGCAACTCATACTGAGAAAAAAGATAACTGATAGCAAGTAGTATTTCATGATAAAACTCCTGACTGGATTAATTGAGTGGTAATTATAACAGACATCATGAGCAATGGCAATAACTATTAGAATTCAAGCATTTTAAAACCATCATTCATGCTGTAAATAACATTTTTGATGCCAAAGGAATTGATGCAATGCTCGCAGCCAGAGCAAGGCTTGCTATTGGCAATTTCTTGGCTATAGTGCATCTTTTTTGGGTTGGTTTGAATATTGGCAATACGAGCCACAATCAAAGTAGCCTGTTTCAGTTTTTCCTTACCCAAAACTTTCAACGCTTTATGAATAGCGGCTGTTTCTGCATGCAAGAAAATAGCTTGTTCATTTTTTGAAAAGTTTTTCTGGAAGGTATGCGTTTTATTAACATTGTTGGCAATGGTAATAATTTTGTTTTTATAAACAATACCTGCTGCAATTTTATATTGGAAGCCGTTGTCTTCAATGTTTTTTGCAAAATCAACGACTTTATCAATGGAATTTTGCTGGCGTTTGGAATAAAGGATAGTCATTTCAATGAATGGCTCTAAATTTAAGATAAGCTATTATAACAAAATAGCTTATACACTACAACCTATTTTCAGGATCTTTTGCGGGAAGCCCCGGTAATTCATTGACGTGAGTATGTCACGATTTCAAAGAAGATTCTGATTCCAGCTTTGCAGCGACTGCAGCTTCATAATGAGAACGAAGTTTACATTCACCACTTAACCAAGCAGGATCATAATTGATGGGAAAATTGCACCACCCCGATTGAATTCCATATTCAGAAAAAATCAAGCCAAGAGGCTGAGTCAGTAGATGGCCAGACCCTCGCATGACAGCAGATAAGACGATGAATTGATTTTTGCCATTAACAACAGGATGTCCACAGGCTACATGACAATCGCCCGGAATATTTTGTTTGAAAGGACAAGTATGACAGTTGACAGACATAGTATTCTCCTAATTAAAAGTATGAAAGAAGTTTGTTTTTACCACAGTTATTTCGAATTTTTTAAAATTATAGTTCTGTTATTTGAAGATAACTTAAACGATTAATAGATCAAGAATCGTCCCATAATCAGTCGATATCTTTCAAGAATGCACGTTTATCACGCTTGTTTTTAGACTTTCGTTTTTTATCAACCTGAGTAGCAGGCTTGTTGAAAGTGTTCATATGTTTTGCTACAAAATTACGATTCATTTCGACATCCCCATTCAAGATTGATTAATTTAGAAAAACAGTATATCACAAAAAAACTAGATTTAAAAGCTTTTTTAAGATAAACAAAATTTAATCAAAGATACAGGTTGAAGACCCGTGTAGTTGATCATCAATCAAAAAAATTAGAATGATATTAATTTTTAATCATATCCACAAGAACAAAGTGTTCTTGTAATTCCTGAATACTCATATCTGATAATATATCTTTATCAATTCTCACTAGAGAATGAATAATATCCTCAATATTAGCTCTAAATATTTTTTCAAAATGTTTTTCAATTTTGTTAATATCCAGCGTAATACTTTTGAATTTTTCAATATATTTTATATAAATATCTTTTTCTTTTTCTACAATATAAAGCTTATCTGGACTTTCAAGTGCCATGTAGTAGTGTATTTTTTTTTCATCTGTAAAAGGTAGACTGATTTTAAAATAAGGCTTTAGTTCATTTTTAGAGTTAACTAGGTATTCCATACTTACTGCTACATAAGATTTCTTGAAGTGCTTTTTTCGAAGAGTTCCGCCCTTCTGAAAAATTCTGTTAAATGTTACGATTGACATATTTTTCGAGTAATCACCAATATGAATGCAGCCTAGATTAGGTTTACAATCTATATATGATGCCCAAGTGTTTTCATATGCCTTGTTGTCTACTTCTTCAAAAAACCCTAATTTCAGACCTGCTCTGATAAAAACATCAACTACCTTTTCCAGATTTTCATAGTCTGCTTGATATTTTTTGTCCAAATACCCACCAATAATTTTTGCAAATTCATCATAATCTGTTTTTATTATGCTAGGAGAAGCCTCCAACATTTTTAGTCTTATTTTAGGATTTAAGGCAAGATCTTTTTCTCTTTTAGAATCAAATCTTATATTGAGACAAATATTTTTAATATCAAAAAAATTATTTATACTGGCAGTATAGATATAGTTCTTATTCAAATAATAAAGATTACACTTTTCGTCGGTAACTTCATAGTCAAAGAGAGGTTTGAATAAATTTAAAATTTCATTAGCATACTCATGGCATTGGAATTGTTTAAACATACATGCTCCTAATAATTCGAAAATTATAGCATAATAAATTTTATTATGCTACATAGAATTAAGAAGTATCAAAATCGCAGGAACAACATGATCCAATCTATTAAACTTCATGCTTGTGGCTATACAAAATAGTATAAAAAAACTAAATGATGAAATTGTTTGCTTGGTTTTTCAATCCAAATTAAACAGTTTCAATAAGACTAATTTGTTTTTCAAGTCGTTTAAAATCAGCAGAGGTATCTTTTAGGAATACCATTTTTTTAGAGACACCTGTCAGTAAACTGGTGTTTGTCTCAATAAGAATGGCACCTACAACCACACCCATAACCCTATAAAAGCCATCTGACAGCTTATTAACATCCTTGGTAAATTTGATAGATGAACCAATGCCTTCAACTTTGGCTTCAAAAACAACATCATTGATTGAAAACTGATCAACCGCAATCAAACGATATTCATTAATGTCCACTTCTTTGAATTGTTTAATAGGATTGCCAACTTCATAATAGACGCCATCTACAATAATAGCTTTTTGAATATGTATCTTTTCCATATCGCCTTTAGCCAGATGGTAGGCTTCTTTATGAAGTTTTACATTCACAAATTCATTATTGTCAATTTGAACTTTATAGGTGCTGACAAAATCACTATTCAATTCTTTTTGAGTTCTAATTTCAGCCAGTGGATTAATACTGGCTACAAAATGTTTGTCCATTTGTTTAGGCTCACCTTGAAGCCATTCTTTTGGAAGAATATAAAGAAAAACCTTTAGATATTTTCCATTATTCTTTTTATCATTCTGTTTATTTACTTCGATGTTGAAAAGAATATAGTGAGTGTTCATGCTAAATGAAGTTTCTTTGCTGTTCCAATCAACAAATCCAAATTCACTACGAAATTTTTCTTTAATCATTTCAAGATTGATTGTAGTAATTCGGCGGTCAGAATTCATATTCATGAAAAAATGTTGAATAGTGTGGGCCAAATTATGATTGAAAGATTTGAAAGTAATGGTGCCTATTGGGCTAGGACGACGCGAACCATTAAGATGAAACATGACAAATTCCCTCATTAGTTAAAGTGAGAGAATTATATCAAGATTCGACAAAATTCACAAGCTATTTAATAGACAGTAGACAAAATATCAAAGTCTTCTAGCAGTGATGAACAATAAGCAGAATTTACATTGAATCCACGTTTTGAATCGAACACAAGAAATTCACTATCCTCTGGAAGATTTTCTAGAAAATAGGCAGATGATTGCGGATAGCCTACGCCTGACAGTTTACAGGGATAAGAAAGATATCCATGATCATGATTTAAAAGCTGCATCAATTCAATATAACTGCTGGATTCTTCAAGCTTCTCAGCAAACAGTTCACTAACAGTATCAACAATTTTAGCAGTCTGCCAGATTTGAATATGATCAGTGACTTTTTCTTTCACATACGCATATATAGTATTCTGACTTTCTTGTTCAATCATGACATGAGTGCTTGTTTCTGCATAGTAAGCAAAGTTATCAGCATCATTGAAACTATAAATATTGTTTTTATCATGACGCCCATTACGCAACATGTTTTCCCATAAGGTAAATACGTGAAGAGCAACATCTGAGGCCGTAGTATCTCCATTCATTGAGTCATTTTTGATATCGTCGAGAAACGCAAGTTCCTGTTTGGAAAAAGCCTCTGGAAATGCATTGCACAGTTCAAGCATGTCTTTTGAAAAGTAAGTATTGTTAGAGCGGGTTGATACACTGAAAATACCAAATCCAGTACTAGAAAATTCAGTATCAGGTTTCATTTTTTGAAACGACTTTTTTGGATAAAGTGTTGCTAGTTCAGCTAACATATTGCAAACGATGGTTCTATCATTTGAGACAGGCTGCAGGAATTTGTCAGGCACATTTGAAAAATCGGGTTTTTCATATTTTGAAAATCTCAAATTACCAAAACGAGATTTTTTATAATGATATAGAAATCCTTTTTGTTCAAAAATCAAAGAGTCTTCTACTTTTTTTGCGTCGTCAATGTTTGCTTTAAGAATAGAAATAATATCGTCACTAGATTGCTTATCAAAATCAATAGTTTTCAAAGAAGGTACTGGTTTCAGATTTGAAGAAACTAATTTTTCGGGTTTGAATGCTGGCGAATTAAAAAACTCAACCAAACTTTCAGCACAAAATTGAAGTTGTGTATCAATAGAAGCAGTCATATTACTCTCCTTTTTTATTGGCTGCATATTCTGCTTCGCCACGCATGATATAAGCTTTGATCAAATTGTCATATTCATCATAATCATTGTCATTGATATGGCCATTTCGATATTCACGGTCAAGATATTGATCAACAGCTTCATTGGGATACCATCCACCGCCGACCAAACCTGAAAGAATCCCAAATTCATGGGCCAAATCATCAGCAACTTCATCACGATTTTGAATACTGGATGGCAAAATAGTAAGTACTTTTTCAATCCATTTTGCTCGATTCATTATGTATTGAGTAGACATTGATAAAACTCCTAGGATTTTTTACCAAGAAAAGAATTTTTTTTGGAGTGGTCAGTAATGAATTCCTTAACAGAAGGCCCATCAGTACGGCATGCATAAAGCTGCCTCAATACTTCTTCTGGCCCCATCTGTTTAAGTTTTTCCTTGATCAAGAAAAGCGTATGTTTATTATTCACAATAGACTCCTAGAAATAATTTCGACTAAATTTGTAAGTATTCTGATCATGAAAAAAATGAGTGATGTCACAACGTTCAAGAATCCAGAAACCTCCAAATAAGAACATCATGATAGCAGGAAATACATGACCCGTCAATGCAAACATCACTACACCGATAATTGCCAAAGCTTTAAGAGTTAAAATTCTCATTATATCTCCCCCTTATGTAATTGTAGATATATGAGGGCGATTATATCATAATATTTTGAGACAATCAACAAAACAATTTGATTAACGCTTAGAGTGTTGTTCAATTTCTTTTTTATTGATCACTTTCTCATTTTTAATTATTCTAATAATCGGAGGTATTGGTTTCTTGGGTGGTTGAGGTTTGATGAAATCAGGCATAATGAAGTCTCCTTTTTATAAAGAATAGCAAACAATAAGATAAATACAAATTTAAGAAAAGAAAAAAGGACACAATGTGTCCTTAATTAATACAAGTTAGATCAAGAATTATAATAAAGAATATCGGGATTATAACCTGCTTTAAATCCACATTCAATATACTCCAAAGCCATATCTTCTGTAGAGAATCGTAACCCATATGAAGTATTATCAATGCCATAATAGAGGACAATCCATTCGCCATTTTCCTTTTTGTCACGTTTATCATCAAAGAGGAATTCAGAGTTTTTGAATAGATGAACTGGAACAAAATATTTATTATTAATTATCTTAACGCTACAAGTAGTCAACTGGTTAAAATCTGAAAGAATTGTGTTTTGTTTACTAGGTATTTCAATAAAACCTTGAAAACTTTTTTTAGTTTTGTCATGAAAAAAGGAAGTGCCAGAAAGATAATCAATAGCATTTGGTTCCAAACCGTCAATATCGGAAGCTTGAAAAAGCTTAGTAGACACCGATGAATACTTTATCATATCATCAAGGTCAACTGAGGAAAGCATCAAGTGTTTACGATTTACAATATTTCCAATGCCTTCTGCAGTATGAAAACGTTCAACAGAAGGTCCAACTGGTCTTTCAACCACTTGATCCAAGATATTTTCAAGTGTAGAAATTTGAGCTACACACTCATTAGATAAATCAATGCCTGTGCGAGCCGTAAAATCTCCGGGTGTTTCAGCATAGATTTCAATAGCAATAACCTGATTTCCATAAGGAATATAAGCTTTACGACCAATCATGGTAGATCTCCTAATCAATAAAAGGTTCAACGTGTTTAGAAAGACGACCTGTTTCATCATAAAAATAGAGGTCAATGTCTTCAACCGGACGGTTTTCAAGACGTTTAATAAATTCCGCCATTACCGAAGTAGGCACCATTTTAAACGATTTAGTGCCATCCTGCAACTCTTTTACATAGAAAGGCTTTTCAAAAGGCCGAACCAACTTAAAGGCTTCTACTCTTACATCAAAACCAAGAGGCATTAATACACTAACCACATCAAAAACAGTATGATTATCGTCAACATTTTCAAAAACCAATTCGTCAGACGATAAACTATAAATATCTGAAACAGAAATACCGTTTAGAACCAGAATATCAGCAATTTGATTCATCATAAATGATTGGATCTTTTGTTGACGTTGTGGGTTCATATTACCAAATAAGATTTGTCGAATCTGTTTGCTAATAACCATAAAATCATTAAAACCACGACTTTTAACAAAATCATCATAATTGGTATGACCATCAAACAAATCAGGAACCACAAAAAGCAGTGACTGAAAATTTGCTTTAACCAAATCAATACTGATAAAATGTTTGTTCTGATTATGGGATTTATACAATTCTTGGCCAGAGATTTGAATATCCTTCTTAAATTGCTTGATGTCGATATTATTAAAAACTTCAAAAGCCGGTTTATCCTTTAAATAATCAAGAGTCGCGTTAACTAGGCGACGATTATTGTCAAAAAATAATTCACGACCATGATTTTCAAAGCACTGAACAAAAGTCTGATATTTGTCGAGTGACGAAAAATAAGGATCAACAAGGTTCATGTAATGAGAAAAATAAGGATCTTTATCCACAGCAACGGGCAATTTTAGATCCTTAAGAAAGTTTTTATTAAACAGGGATGCTTTCATTATGACTCCATCTTTGAAAGAATTTCATTATTTTAACAAAAAAATCAAAAAAGAGCAATTGATAATTCAAAATAATCCGTTAATATATTATAAAAATGAGGGTAAAGAGATGCAAAAAAATCAACCGAGGCAAGATGTTGAAAAAGCCATAGATTCTATCATACTTAATAACAACGAGAAGTTTGAAAAATTTATGAAATTTAAAAATGAAGAAAAAAAGACTTTTTCAAATATTACTTGTACATTATTGATAATATTAGCTGTCAACTTTTTTATAATTTGTTTAGATATCAATTATAAAGTAATAGTGCCCATAATGTTTGCCAGTACACTAATGTATTTTATATTGTTAGTAGGTTTTTTTACAACAACACCTTCTGAATATAAAGACGTTTATAAAATGTTTCATAAGGAAAATGTAATCAAGGCTTTAAACAATTTGGGTGTGGAATATACCGGCATGATTTCATATATTGACATAGACCTAACAGTCATCAAAAAAATTGAGCCATATATAATAAATAAATAAACAATAAATATCCAGATCGTTCTGGATATTGTTTATATGATGTTTTAACTAGTCAGGTAATACTGATTTTAATTTAACCAATGTAGTTACATATTTACCTACAAGGTTTTCTTTAGGTACAAATCCCCAAAATCGGCTATCATATGAATGTTCAATATTATCACCAATAGCAAAATACTTGTCTTCTGGAATAATAGTGTAGTTATATTTATATAAATCTTTAGGCGTTTCATTGATAAAATATTCATGTTGATTGAAGTAAATTTTATCACCGGGAACAGCAACAATACGTTTGATGTAATTGGTATTTTCTTTCAATGGCATTCTAAAAACAGCAATGTCACCACGTTGAGGATTGGAGATGGGAATCAACGTTATTTTGGTAAATGGGATTTTAAGGCCATAGGTATGAACATCCACCAAGATAAAAGACTTGTCTTGAATAGTGGGTAACATAGAACCAGATGGTACATAAGATGGATTATATGCAAAAGATTTAAAAGACAAGATGAATAAAATAATTACAATTGTAGGTAAATCAAAACTAAACAGCTTGCTGGATTTCTTGAACATCTATATATCCTCATATAATTAAGTAAAAATATAATAACATCAATCAAATAAAAATCAACACAATTAAAATATGCTGTCAATATCTAAGTTGATTAAAAAGGCTATCATGGAAAGCGGCCTTTATGCAGTCCTTGAAAAATGCTCATTGATACAATAATCAACAACAGGCCAAAATAAGTTAATTCTTCAAAGATAGTGGTGTTAATCAGCATTGATTGTGTTTGCTTTTTGGCTTGGGTGTGATGACAGTTTTAGTGTAGCCATTTGTAGATGTATTTTTAGGTACTTTAATGACAGGCATAGGTGCAAGAGCAGGAGATGGTGTCATGAATTGAGTTCTATACGGATCGGCATGAACTGTTACCATAGAGAGCATAAAAACTGGAACCAAAATTAGCATTTTCATAGAGTTTTTCTCATTGGTTAATGACACCATTATAGCAACCTGTTCAACAGACAGCAATCCTTTTAAATATGATTTAGGACTATATGTTTTTCTTGTAAATTGTTCCCCGAGCTTTGCCCATTTTAACAGAATTAACCAACTTCCAAGAATAATGATCAATTAAATGACTATTGGGCCGAATAATCAAAAGATAGTCAGACACCAATGACAAAGAAAAAAGCATGTTATCAAGGTATGATTTCTCTACTAAATCAATTGCATAACTGATAACGGTCAGATCAATCATTGGCAAATCATGCTTTTGTCGTGCTATGTCTTGAAATGAATATTCAAAGCACGGACATTGTGTTTCTTTTCTATAACGGGAAAATAGAAATTTGTCACATCCTACAATAGACCCTGAAAAGCGGTTGGTTTTTAAATGTTTTGTAATTAGGCCATCTCCACAAGCAAGATCAAGAACAGAGGTGAAGCTGGATTGCCATAGAGCATCCAAGCAATCAAGAGCCTGCTTAGAATGTGGGTTTACATAGGTATTGGCATTATCAATGTAATAATTGTCAACCCCTACTGTTTGATATTCGTTTCTGATGGCTAACGACATGTTAATAGATTTCCTCTACGACAAAGGAATCAGAAAGCAGATTCCAATTGATCAAGGGATCGGCTGACGACCAATAATACAAGGACTGGGCAGCAACTGCATGTTCAGCCATGGCTTTAACCAAATTGTCATCATAGCTAACACATTCAGCCAGAATATTTTTATGAAGAGGATCAATTACGCAAGCTACTTTTTTAAGCATTCCACTAAAACGCCAGTCACCATAACCAACTTCATTGCCTTTACCATCGGTGCCGACAATAAACAGATCATATTCAGTTTTATGCTGAGTAAAACCTTCTTGAACACTGATTTTTAGAAATGACATAGTGATTGTCTCCATAGGTTGCAGTTATTATAGCATAAATATAGAGAAAAATGAAGCCGTTTAAGATGAATGTATCAAAGATGAACCATATCAATAACAGAGCCTAAATCAGCATAATCCACATCTTTTTGATTCAGGGGTATGTTGTAAGTGGTATGAATGAACTCTTTCAGGTACTGCCATGAATCAGCCATGTATAATTCGTCTTCCTTAAAAGAGAAAATTAAACCCCGATCAACCAAGATGGTATCAGTTACATTACCCACAAGTAAAATGCAGTCTTCTTTGCGAATAGTGACACTAACACTAAATTGGTTTCGAATATGAAGATGCTTGTTTAGTCTCATCTTGATTTGAACTTTGACATTATCCATGAAATGACTGATAGACTCTTCAAATGGAATGACTCTAACGGCTTTCAAGATATCAAGTTTTTGATTGATTTGATTGACAACACTATCAAGAATGGATGACGATGAGTAATTGACTAATTGACCATTTTCACAAACAATCAATTCCTTAAAGGTTACATTACTATAATTGGTATAGAGCACAATTTCAAATGTACCCAAATTTGAAATGACTTCATATATTTTCCCAGCTTGTTCAGAACGAGGCTTAATATAATGTTTAATCACAACAACGCCAAATTTAGAATTCAATTAAGCGAAAACCTGTTCTAGACGGGATTCAATTTGAGAATAAATTAAAAAACTCATCAGATTCTCCGATAAATAAAAAAGCTCAGAATGAGCGTGTTTAAAATTGGTCCACCACAAGGGATTCGAACCCTTCCGCTTAGGTTTTAGAAGCCCAGCGTCAGCCTTGGTGGCAGTTTTAGTAAAAAGATAAACAAATGTACAATAACGATTTTAAAATACAAAATAATGGTGTGCTATTACGCCAAAAGGGGAATAATATGACAAACTCTATTATTCACTTTACCAAGACCACTACCACGGCAAACAGTAAGCTTTCTAGGCTACCGTTGGGCATCTTTAGCTGAGTCTTTTTGATAGAAAATGAACTAATTAAAAGTGGATTCATTCATTATCTACCCTGTCTCACTTGTCATGCTTATTTCTTAAAACAGAAACAAAACATGATTACTGTTGATATCCCAAACACCGATGGCTTTTGCCCTACTCTTTAAAGGATGGCTGCTTCTAAGCCCACCTCCCAAAATTCAATATATATCAATACACGATATGAAGCACTAGTGATACCGCTATTGATTGGTTACAGATTTCCGGCGTAGTGTGTCTACCGGGACATCGTATCGTCATGTCACCTGCCTGCGTCAACGCCTGAGCCTAGTTTAGGATATGGATCACAACTCCATACTTCGATCTGCTCACTCAAGATTTCTCGGATTCCCAACAACGCTATAATATCAAAATACCTCTACATTTTCAAGATTTTTTTGATTAAATTTAAAAATATTCTCTAAATAATAGTGATCAAAAAAAAGACTTCCGTAGAAGTCTTCTTAATCCATCAAATAATCTTTTTCACGTCTTCGTTGCTTAATGACTCCATACAACCCCACTCAGAGTTAGAAAAGATAACTTTACGACCATTTACAAACTCAATAACAACAGTTTTGCAATCTTGGTCGATTGAATTTTCTTGGTTGGATGCACTCTCAATCTGATTATCAATCCTTTCAATAGTTTCTGATTCTGCAATAAAAGCATAAGCTATTTCTGCATAATAGACTTTTTCAACAATATCACCAAAAATATTCTTTGCAATCTGAGTAACGGATTCAACTTCTTTTAAAATATACTGTTCTTTCATGTTAATATCCTCAATAGTTAGTTAGCACCATAGCTGTTTCTATATTGAAGTACTGCTTTACATTAAAAAACTGGTGGGACTTGTAGGACTTGAACCTACGACCTGCCGATTATGAGTCGGACGCTCTAACCAACTGAGCTAAAGTCCCATACGAGCTTTGTATCTACTTAACCATCTGCCACAAAGAGAGAGTCAATCAACTAGCCTCAATGTCTAACAAAAAATTAAGAACAACCTAAGTTGTCATCGCAAGACACGTTCCATTAATAACTCAAGACTACCAACAGTAGTGTATACATCGCCCTTTCGAGAATCTATTATACGATAGTATCTATCGTTTATCAAGCTTTATTTCAAAGAAAAAGTAGCAAAAAGTAAGATTTCTTTATTACCTTTTATATAAAGATACTAAACTGTCAGGCATGAATTTAAAGGTCTGAATTAACAATGCTTATTGGCTCGCATTAAAAAAGTAAGAAAGATCTCAAATGACGGCCATTTCCATTATGGTCAAAGCATCTTTAAATGCCATATTTTTAAAATCAAGATCTTTTAACATTGCCTTAATAAACTGAGTACCATCAAAATCCAGCCAGTCATAAAACTCATTTTTCATGATGCGGTTCATGTCGTCTGCTGTTTGATTGGTGAGGTAAGAATAACCATTGCTAAAGCTATGAAGATGCAATTCTAATGTTTTTGGTGAATAGCGTATCGAAAATAAATCTTGGAAATGACCATTAAAAACACCTAGTAATTGAAAATGATCACCCACAATCATATAGTGGTAAAAATGTGATCGTCTGGGAAAGTTATCAACGGTATACCTATCAATAGAATGAGTGTCAACAATTCTAGCAATGGAACTCTCTTTTATTTCTCTGTAAGTGTATATCCATCTTTGATTATTAGATGAAGAACTTGTCGTATAGTTTAATTGATTGGAAGCAAAATCCAATTGATACAAAATGGCACCAATAAACAAATAGTGTTCAAAACCGACAGAATAAGGAATATAAATCAAATTTTGAGTGTCTTCTAAAAATAATTTTAATGACTCTATATCCATTCTGAATAAGTAATGATGTTGAGTATTTTTAAAATATGTGGTATCAAATACCGAATCTTCTCTGAATTTATCAATCGGAAATTCAAAAACAACATTATGATGATAAGTAAGTTTTAAATAAGTGTGTTGATTGTCTGGAACATTATCAATAATAATATAATGCAATCCATTAGGTGATTTAATATCCAACTGACAGAAACCAGCATCACTAACTGTCTCAGTTAATAAAATTTCATCAACATTAAACATCATTATCTCCAAAATTATTAATCGCAACTAATACCATTTCTAATGGAAGCAAGAGCATGATAAAAAATCTCTAATTATTCAGAATAATTATTAGTAAGATAATCAATTGCAATACGAAGGTTATAACGAAGTTGAAACAAGGTATCATTAACAGGAGTGTTCTGTAAATCAGTTAAAGGATTGATAATATAATTATGAGCTACTTTTTTCAAATTTCCAACAATACAGCCAAGCTGGCGATCATTAGGATTAAAATCTTGCAGACTGTTAGCAATATTAACTACAGAAAGAGCCTCTGATAATGCGGTGTCAATACTTAGGTCATCTCGTTCGAAATGAAGATTGCATAATGAAAGCGTTAAAATAAAGTTTTGAAAGGTTTGAATGTCATGTGCAGTAGTCATGTAAAATCCTTATTGTTATGTTATATAAAAAGTATAACAAAAAGTCATTCGCCTGTAAAGAATTTCTATTGTAGAAACAAAAAAACCTTCCGAATGGAAGGTCTATTGTCAGTCTAGAAATTTATTCAAATAATAAATAGCTTATTACTTTATTATACATTTATGCAAAAGACTTGTTGTTATTTAATTTAGCAAATTTAGAAGCCATTTTTTGTGGATTGCTGGTACTAAAAATAGTTCTGAATACTCTATAAGGAGAACTAACAGGCTCTCTGGTAATCGTATTGATATCTTGATAAATTTCCCAAAACCCTAATTCATATTTTTTAAATAAGTTTGCAGTATTATAATAAGTTTCAAGTCTACCACTTCTGACAAGTTGTTTACTTATGTTTGTTTGAAAGTACATTTTTTCACCTTTGGTTATGTTATTAATCTAGGAGAACTATGGAGAGCCAATAGTTCAATAAAGTATAAGAGTATCATTTTGAAGGAAACAATCAATTTTCAATTTGTAACCATATTATACCAATAAAAACAGTTAATTCAACTACATCTTTGCGTCAATAAAGTACATAAACCAGACATACCGGGCTTTTAAAGGGGATTTAATGGGTTTTATGTATTAAAAAAGTGGATTCAACTGATGTTACCATCAGTAACAATAAAAAACACTAAAATATTTTTCGTTACTCTATATCTGATTTTCTATAAATCAATGCTTTATTTTTCCAAAAATTAAAAGACTTTTTTCTTTCATCTATATTTTTCAAATTGAAATCAGCTTCTTCTCGTTCAGCCACACATCCAATATAAGCCGTCAGCAAATATAATTTATTTAGACCTCTTCGCTTTAACACTACAGTTAATGTATTGCAGGCTTCTGGTTCTCTATTCAAAACAAGTTTACTACTCCATTTGCGTCCTTTACGTGTGGCATAAACAATTGTATCTGTGTCATCAACATCCACACAAACTGTATATCCAATCATATGATTAAATTCGATAGATTGCTTGATATAATCATCTAGCGGGATGTCCATCAGTAAAATAGCTTCTTGTAGCCACTCAAAAACATCTGCATGAATTTCCATATGCTTTGAACTGATAAAGACATGTTGACCATCATGTCTCTGTATACAAAAATAACGATTTTCAGTTGTCATATTAAGCAGCTTTAACTTTGAATTTTTTTAACCCGGACCAATAGCCTTTACTCCAATTAGATCGTTTTGATCGTGAACTATCAATAGAATAATCAGTATGACTTAGCGTCGGATAAGGTGTTAATGAAAAAGAACAACCCTTTACACCAACATCAAAGCCTTCCTTCCATGCTTTAATCCATTTAAGCTTCCAAATCAGTTGTTTTAGTGTTTTCTTTTGCATGATACATTCCTCGAATAATAGCAGAAATAACATTTTGATTAAAAAGAAAAAGGGCAGTTTGACTGCCCTTTATAAACTACTTGTTTTTATTTTTTTCGTGTTGCTTCCATGCTTCGTCAATCTGACGCTCTCGCTCTTTCGCACGCTTTTCATAAGCTTCATCAATTTCACGTTGCTTTTGGTTATCGGACATAAAATGTCTCCCAATATTGTAGTTAGTAATAAAATTCTTGATGGTTGGCTCGTTTAACGAGCCGTTTTGCGTGCTTTCTCATGACGTGACCAATCACGTTCTTTCTGAGCTTCAACCTCAGATTCACGCTTACGGTAAGCCAGTTCGATTTCACGTTGTACTTTTTCAGATTGTGCCATAGTAATTTCTCCTAATATAGATAATATGGTAATTTTTGTAACAAGTTAATTTAATGCATCTCAGTGTAGCTAGATAAATTTAAATACCTTCGTATTCGTCAGATTGCATAGCTTACTGTCTCCTAATGTTTGATGGATTATTGATAAGATTTTGGTGTTAGATTTGGCTCATAGCTGGTGAACTTGTTGTGTTTTTCTTATTGTTTCCACCGACATCACCTTGCATGTTTATTTCCTTTTGTTTATCTGTTTAAGTGTGTGTAGTCTATCAAGTTTTTATTTTTGTTGCAAGCTTTTTTTCTGTCTTTATTTTTTATATTGTCTAATAATTGTAGTCGAATTAAAACGAATATGTTTATCTTCATAACAATCAAGAAACTGATCAGCTACTTGTGTTTTACAGCACGGACAAATAAACTCGACCCATGAATTACCACAGCACCCGTTACCTGATTCAAATACTAACTGTGATTGGTCGAGTATATCATGTTGACTTACAAGAATGAAAGTTTTTTCTAAATCACTATAGTAGTCGAGATTTTTGAACGCATGTTTCAACAAAACATACGTACCTTTTTTAATAGAGTAATCATATTCAATCTTTTCATTTTGATCAATGCTGGCTTCTGGATATTTTAAAGTCTTTTGCCATTTTCTGTTCGGATAAAGGTCTGCTGTCAAAGGCGTTTCACATTTTTTACACATTAAATACATTACGATGATTCCTCAATAACCAGACATTTCAATAACAGTTAAATAGTTCAAAAATTCTTGCCTATGATAACCAATAAGATTTTTATAAAAACTTTCATGAATTATTTTTATCCATTCTGATTTTTGGAAATCAAGTTTGGTAACATCTAAAAATTGTTTATCACATGCATCTCTTTCTTTTATGACGTATTCAAGAAATTTTATAAACATGATTTCGGTATCTATTTTTTCAAAAATATGAACAGGCATACTAGAACCGCTGCTCGATGATTGCAAATTAAGGCATTTACAGTCGATTTCATGATTATTATTAAAAGAATATTCAATTGAAATAATAGGCATTTCCAGATTGGGAAATTTAAAATTGCCTACTTTAATCAGCTTATAGTGCCCATATTCATCACGATTGGGAATATCTAGATTAAATTCAATATTTGTATGCTTAACCCCCAGTTGATCCAACTTCAATTTTTCAAGGAAGTAACTGCTGGATAAATTACAGGAAGTAGCGTAATGATGAAATTTTCCCTTCTCATCAAAATAAACAAAAAGGTTCATGTTCAACACAATTTCAAAAAATTGAACCCTAACATTAATGCTCAAAAAATCTTTATGATTTTTAGGTACATAAAATTTGGTTCTATCAGCCATTACAAACACAGAAGCTTCAATCATATCAGATGTTATATCAAGATTTCTATTCAACAAATTGATTTTTGACAATAACAATGATTGCAAACTCGCTAGATTTTTATCAGATAAAGTTAAAGAAGTTGCTTCTGTATCAAAATCTTTAAATTTTATAAGCACAGAATAGTATCCTTATACAGGAATGAAGTCGGATTCTTCAAGCATTTTTTTTAGCGATTTAAGCTCTGATTTGGCTGTTTTAAGTGCAATATTAAAAGCTTCGATGGCACTCGATTTTTTTTCTCTTGAAAGCAAGATATTGATTTTAGAGATTTCTTCGCTTTTGGATTCGTATTTAGCAGCGACAGCAGATACATCAATTTTAGACTTGGACATGCTGAACCTCCGAGATTTTTAATAGTGTTATTATACCTCAAGAATTAAGCAGTGTCCATTGGTTGTCTAGAAATTTTCTGAAAGTGACAAAATCACGAATTACCAGCCAGCTTTCATACAGGCTTTTGATGTTTTAATAAATTTTTATCGCCTTTTAATGATTCCATTAGTTTATCCATTTTTCGCTCTATATGACTACTTTGACTCTTGATATTTTCAAGATGAATATTTTCAAGAAGCGGTTTAGCTTTGATAAGCTCGGCATAGGAAAAATCGGCTTTTTTTGCCATAAACATATAGCTATTAACTAAAGATTCTATTTGAATAGTAGACTTATTATTACTAATGAAATCAATCCCACCAAAATCAGCAATACACACTACTGAGTCTTTATAGGAATGTCTAAATACTTGAAGCATATCAATAAAATCATCTTTGGCTAAGTTACCATATTTAAAAGTTTCTGGTAAATCAAAATCTAAAATTAAACTATGTTTTTTTGCATATTCAAATGTACTTTCAATTAATTCGTTAATTGCTTTTTTGGGTAAGCAAGGATCAATGATAACTGACTTAATTTTTAAATGATGATGAGTATCATCGGCTCTAAAAATTTTAGCGGAAAGTATTCCATTAGCATTGAATTGGTTAGCAGTTATAAATCGTATACTTTCTTCTGATTCTGTATCATAACTTTTTATCGGTTGAAGATCTAGATTCGTAATGGAATCCATACCATATAGTCTAAATTGCGATAGAAATATAGATAAGTCTCCATTATTATTGATTTCAGCTAAATTACCGAGATTGTGTGTGAAATTGAAAGTATCTATTATTGGCAACAATGAGTTTTCACCTTTATGAATAAGTTCGATATCTTTAATAATTGAAATATTCTGAACTTTATAATTCAAAGTAGGATATTTATCAAAGGCAATGGATATACAATTATCAATAGCCTCTTTCAAGGCGACATTATTTGATAAAATTTTCTCTAATGTTGGATGCGACTTAACAAGATCCGTAGCCATTTCTATTTCAAATTTTATATCTTCTAATTCCATGCTGTCAAAATAACCAATTATCATTTCTGATAGAGAATTTGAAACCGCCAGTCTACCCATAAAATTATTTTCAGTAAATTCATCGTTTTGAACCAGAGTATCAAAGGCTACATCGTCAATAAGAGCATGCTGCAATCCTGCTGTTTGAAGTAATTTTCTTTGTGCTGCATGTGTAAGACAATCAAAATCATCAAAGTTAAATAGTATTTTATCATTTTTATTTTTATATAATATTTTACTTATTACATCATTTGAATAAAAATTAAAACTCGGAGAAATATCGTGTAAATTTTCTAACGAATTATTGATATATATACTGTTTGTTTTCTTAATAGCATTATAGTGACTTGATTCGAATTTATTTTCTGTGTTGGATGTTATATAGAATGGCAATAATGTAGATTTTTTCAATGGCATGATATGCTTCAACTGTGTTATATCATCAAAAGTGAAAGCTTTATTAATATCATTGAAACTTTCCATATTTTGCACAACATCATTAAAACGTTCCACCAAACCAACTTGTTGAGAATTTAATATAAGTGGATAGTTTTTCTTTAGATAGTTATCGTGCATATTGAATGATTCGTAATTAGTACCCCGAGTATATTCAGACAGAAAGACAGATGAATCTTTTGAATTTTGATCATTAAAGCCTATTAAGCCTATCAAGTTATCAGTCGCCATAGTACATAGATATGTACTGGAAAAGTTGAACGACAAGTCTGTTTCTTGAATTAACCTATGAACACAAAAAGCAACAAAGTCATCAGACGTAACATTTAAATTAGAGTTATAGTTTTCTTGTACAATTTTTATAAAATCATTAATATTCATTTTTAATCCATTATAATTAAATAGCTTGTTTAAAAACAGGATGTGTTTTTACTGGTGAATCTTCTTTAATATGTTCCAATACTCGTTCTTTGGTTACTTCGCTTAAACTATCTTCGTAATGATCATATTGTGCTGCTAAAATTGTCAAAGCTGTTTTTATAGTTGCCTGATTGTTTTTTACACTGTCGTCTGTTTTATCATGAGCCGCATGTATAGTACCAGAAGGCGTTAATGTAATACCTATCATGGAATAACGATCTTTTGATTCTCTATTGAAATCAAATACAAAGTATTGACGATTCTCGTTTTCACAATAACTTTTGAAATAATAGTCATTACGAGAAATACACCAGTTGTCGGTGCCCAACGCTTTACTTTCATCAAAGGAATTTATTTCAACAATCATTATATTGTCTTTATCGTAAATAGCTTCCTTATCAAGCAATTTAACTTTTCTTAATGTATTCTCATGATTAAATGAAAATAAATTATTATGAACTTGTTCAACAAAATCTTTAAAATCTTCTGGGTTTTTAAGTAATGCAAGTTTTTTACCAATATAATTCTGAAGATAGCTGGTGTCTAATTGCTCTTCATAAAACTTTTCAAAGAAAGGTAGTGATTCGTCAGATAATAGATGTTTGTATTTTGAACTTAAAATACTGGATGCATATTTATGGATTTTGAAAGTTTTGACAGTCGCACTGATGTAGTCGTTAATCTCTTCAAGACCTTTATTTAATATATCGGTATTAAAATTGGTTTGTTTTAAAATACTATAATTCTCCAATAAAGAATCAACTGTAATGAGTGTACGCTCAATATCATTTTCCTCTTTATACTTGTTTTTGAAAAGAACAGCAAAGGTAGGGTTTTTTCTAGATTTGTAATCAATAATATCAAGATAAAACTGTTCAAGTTTTTCAACTAATTCATTATTATTTTTTGGAATAATATGGTTGTCATAACGATCAATTAATAGAATACTATCATCTTCAAAGACTAAAGCTTTCTGAATAGATTGCCCTTTTGAGAGTTCTATATTACCTAAAATATTGCTTTCAAATTTAGAAACAAAGAAATTCTTTATATCTCCATTTGCATTTTTTAAAGCATTAGAGTAGTGTTCTGCAATGTTTTCAAAGGCATGTGGAGAAGATATTCGTATTTTTGCTAAAATATCTGTGGTCAATGAAGATAATTTATCCCCAATATCTAAAATACGCTTACAGTCAACAGCTATAAATTTTTTATAATAGTCCGTTGATAGTAGAGAATTATTTTCTGCTATATAATGCTTTAAATTGTTTTGAACTTCTTGTGTTGGAAAACTATTTCCTAATATAAAGAAAGCTTTTTCAAATACTCTTTTATCTTTAATTGTATTTTTTATTAATTCAATTGCCTGTGATTGAAGTTGAATGAATTTTTCTTTTTCCTCTGTTATGTCAACACCATGTTTTTTGGCTTGTTTGATCCACTGTTCAAATAGAACTGCAGTTCCTGTTTGAAACTTTTTGACATTGAATGGTAGAAAAATTTGAAAATTATCTATTCTCAAAGCATGACTTTGTAATAGGCTATAATCAATTTCATTATTTAAAAACTTTGAAAAACTATCTATTTTTTGATAACGTAAATTGAGTACTTCGTTGGATAAAGATCTATACAATGCATTTGAATGACCAAAGTTCGAAGAGAAAAATTCAGAAAAACTGCCAAAAGAAAATTCTTCTGAATGGATAGATTCAACACTATACTGTGCTTTTTTTTGCGTATAAATTGTAAAATGATTTAAATTCATAAGTGATAATAAGTTATATTTTCATTATATCACAAATAAAATAAAAAAAAACTAACTAGGTTAGTTTGTTTTTGAATTAAGAGAGTCTAAATCGAAATTAGGGTCTTCAATTTTTTGCCTAAAATCTTCCAATTCTTTTAGATCTTGCTGAAGAGTCGCTTCATATTTTTGAATAGCTTCTTCAACCATTACTGGGTTTCCTGAACGTAATGCCACTAAATGATTTTCAAAATCGCTTTTGTATGTTTTAGATTTTTGGATATTGGCATTTATTACTGTAGATAATATATCTTTCTTAATTTTTTTCATATCTACACTATTAAAATTTGCAAGCAATTTGTAAGTTAAATAGGCAATAAATGCAAATAGAAAGGCTTGTGTCAAACTCATTTGGAAAAACTCCTTAATAGTATTTGTATGAACAACAGTATAACACTAAAAACATGTTGTGTAAATTGACAAATAGATAAAAAAACGTATGATTAAAGAAAAATAAGGTAAATAAATGAATTTTATAAAAGCTTTAATTATTAGTTTAAAAAAAGAGATGGAAGATAAAAGCTTCAGGTATGCATTTATCATTATGTTTGCAATAGCAACACCATTTTTCATGCGAGAAACATATCACGCAATGGTTGATAACAGATTTAACTTTACCACTTGTACCTACTATTTGATATCTTATTTATTTTGTATTCTTTCGCTACCACAAATAATAGCCAGTAAAAATAGAGAAAATGACAACGACATAAGGTAAATATAAAATGACAAAAAATATGAAAAACGCATTACAGAACAAAACATACAGTGTTTGCTTTGCTGTCTGTTTTCTACTGGCAACTCCTGTCTTTATAAAAGGAATGCATAATATGTATATAGAAGATACTATAAATATGTGGAGTGTTGTTGCAAATATGTCATTATATCTATGCTGTATTATTAATATGCCACGTTACTTAGCCGAAAAAATAGCGACCTAGGTCGCTTACAATTTTATTTCCAATGCTACATTTCCTTGTTCACCAATATCCCATACCAATTTATCATTGATGAAAACTTCTTCTATTTCCGTAATCTTTTTATTATTTAATTGATAAGAAATACTTATTTTGTCTTGAGTTGTAAAGGGAATGGATTTAGGAAGTTGCATGTTGTACTGATTCGTGACACCATTAACTGTGAAATCAATGGAGTTTCCAATTGAATTGATTTTTGAAATAGTAACGCCTCTAGGATGCGATTTCTCATCACCATATTGAACAACAGCAATGATACAAATAATAAAAATAATAAAAATTAAAAGCACTGGAATAGCGAACATTGTTTATAGACTCCATTATCAACAAGATAATCTATAATGTACATATTAATACTATTAAGTCAATTAGTTGTAATAAAAAATTATAGATTATCAATTGTCTTAAGTCTTTTTTTCAACAATAAATAATTTATCGAGCAATGTAGGCCATACAGTCCCAAAATCAGAAAGGTCAATATAAATATCTTCTTGTGTAGAAGGATAATTATAGGTCATCTCTTTGTTAATCCAATGCGGTCTACCATAGTGCTTTTCAAAATTGATACACAAGCTTTGCGATCCATTATGATAAGCCAATAATTTGAACCTGATTTTTACATGAGTACAATCAATTCTTTTATTATTATAAACCATGTCATTATTGAAATAATGATAGATTAAATGCTTGCCGCAAACAGGATCAGCATATTGCAGAGGTGACTTAATGATAGTTGATAGCCAATCTTTCAGTTCATCATCAAAGTCTATAAACTTGGCAGAAATACAGGACTCAGTTAATGAACCAGCAGGCTTTGAAAATATAGTTTGTTTTTTTGATTTAAACAATGAGTATAAAAAAACACTCAAACTTGAAATTGACAAGAAAACAGCAACAGTTAAAGTAATTTCAAACAATATAAGAGTAATAGGATCTAATGATTGCATGGTAATGATCTCATTAATTAAAAAGCTATTATATCATGAAAAAACTATTGATACCATAATAATTGAATAATATAAGTTTATTTTTCAACCATTTTAATTATAACCAATCATTCTATATACATTTTTAAAGTACAGATTTCATTGTGTGTAAAATAATCGAAAGAACTTTTTCTAGCATCAAAATCAAATTTGATATTTTTTAAAATATCATGTTCTATTAATTTTCCATTGTAATAATAGTTAACATATACTATACCAAACTCATCATATGTTATAGCTAAGGGAAGTATTTTATTCATTTCAGGATGATTAATCGATAGTTGAGTATACAACTTTTCTTCAAACTGGTAGAGTGTTTTTTTATAACAAAGGTTGCTATTATCGTAAACAGACAAGTTCGAAAAATCGAAATAACCGAATCGACCCACAACAAAATACGAAGAGCTTTTTTTGTCTGAAAATATATAAGGTTTTGAATCCAAGGTATAAAAAAGTTTACTAACCATTAAAAAAACATCATTGTGTGCTTCAAAAAAAACTTCAACTTTCAAGTCAAAAAATCCTGAATCAGCGACAGCTTTATCCAGCAAAACCAAAAGCTTTTGTTTATCAAAAACATCTAATAAGAAGAACTTATCTGAAAACAGTAATATATTGAAATCTTCTTGTGTCATTGCTTCAAGCTTAAACAGTGACAAGTCTTTTCTACGCTCATCAAAATTTTCAATACTAGGAAAACTAGAAGAAGTGGTGGACGCTGTTCTAATAACAGGTGTAGATGTAACACCTGAAATAAAGAACTCAGGAGGGCCGTCTACATAAATTAACCGGCAGCTATTGTTTGACATATTATAAAAGTTCCTTAAACAATTATCTATTAACAGAGAGTTTTTAAAAATTAGTACAAATAATACCATTAAATAAAAAAAAGTAAATAATCAATATTTAATTATATCAATAAGATCAAGATCCTGCTCGCTCAATGTTTCTTGTAATGCTGTATTAAAAAAAACAAAATCGGGTCTTATTTGTTTTAACACATGATGAGAAAATTTTTTGTCTTTGAAATGAATAATACTGCTTAGAATTGTCTTGTTGTGTAAACTACCCCGCCCTGAAGGACGGAGCTTTTTTAGTTTTGTTGAAGCCTGACTTTATCAGTAAACTGATCAAGGTTTGCTTCTTTGGGTAGTTTACGATACCCTTACTAGCTTCTTTAAAATAAAGATCTCTCCATTCTTTAAATTTGCCACTACTTTCTAAATACTTTCTTAGTATATTTGCTGCTCCATTTATATCCGAATTTATCAATATTCCTTCTTTGCTTTTGAACATTCCTCTTTTGGTCCTTCTACCAAGATAGCTCTCTTGGTGTTTCATTGGTTCTAGGTCAATGAAACTTGTTTTTGAAGTGTAAGACTCTTCGCATCTTACTACTTCAATACCTTTTGCTTTTGCCTTATATTCAAGTACATCTTTGAATTTAGCATGAGGAATAAATACAAAATTTTGATTATTGATTTTACCGATATTAATATCTTGTTTCTGTTCTTTATTTTCACCAACAATTATCTTGTTGATATTGTGTTTTACACAATAATCAACAATAAACTTTGTAGAACGATGGAAATAATCATTAATTTTATTGTTTCTTTTGTGTGTTAATTTATTTTTCTTTTTAATTAGATCATTTGTTTCTAATTTTTCATTTTTACGTAAATCGATTTTACTTTGTAACTTAGACGATTTTTTATTATAGAAGTGATTGATAGATTTAATATATTTACCATCAATAATAAACGACTGTCCGTTTTTAGAATTAAAACAACCTACTAAATTATTTAAACCCGGATCTATTGATAGATATTGACCATTATCATCTTTTTTTGTCTCGATAGTTGTTTTGTAAACAACTTCGAGTTTAAATTGAACAGGAGCTTTTCCATGTGGAATAATTCTTATTTCATTAATGGTTTGAATATGTTTTGGCACTTGAAATTCAAAAGAATGACTTGTATTGGGATAAAGTAATTTAAAAGCCTTGGAAGCATTGAATTTAAATATATTAACATTATCTAGTTTTGATGATTGTTTATGATCTATTCGTATACTACGACCTTGAATAACGATATTTGACAAAACAGTTTCATTATTTTTTTTCTTATATCGAGCTATTTTCACTTCTTTAGTATAAGTGCCTTTCTTTTTGGCTTTTAACAATCCAAGAAATGAATTAAAATCACGATGAGCAAGTTGAACGACTTGCTGTGAGCAATCGTTCAATAAGATAGAAAAGTGTTCATTGTTTTTACATAAATGATAATTATCTTTAAAAGACAATAAATTTGATTTAAAATAGTTTTGCCGAATTTGATAAAGTGCAAAATTGTACATAAGAGAAGAATGAGTAGAAAGTTTAAAAAGAAAATCATGATCGAAAGAAGAAAGAGAATTAAGCCACATTTGGCAGACTCTAGTCTCAATCAATGGATTTTTCTTTTTAGTGTTACGCTTCAAATGTTTCTCCTGAGACAACATATAAAAAAGTTGAAAAAATAATAGAAAATATTATAGGAGACTAAAAATAAAAGTCAACATTCAATAAGTTGCCAATTGAAAGAAGACATGAGAGACTATTCCTCCCCGCCCTGAAGGACGAGGCTTCCAAGTCTCTAATTGATTTCAAAGGGTGAAATTAAATTTTAATCATTGAATAATTAATTTCAATATCATCTATAAAGCTTAGGACTTTTCAAACACATTATACTTGAAAGTTTCAAATAGAAAAATGGATTTGTTATTTTATGCTAAGCATTTCAATCAAAGAGTAATCTGCTGGTGTTAAATCATCTTGAAGAGACTTTTTGTCAATCTCATAAATAAGCTTTACAGGTGCCAATGGTTGAGTTAAAAGAAAATGGACACTTAAAATAGTTTCTGGTATAGAACCATTTGCTGGGTAAGAGTAATATTTGAACCTATCAAGCATCATCATCCCAATAAATCGTTTGAAAAAGGATGTTTTATTTTTATTGATAATTGATGATGAAGTTACTGAAAAATGATTTAACAAATTTCTAGAAGAATCCGTTCCATGTAAAAATAAAACCTTTAACCATTTCGAATGAACTTGAATAAAAAATATATTAGTATAAGCATTAAAAAGCATATGAGTTAACGTTTGTTTTTTTCTAATTGCAGCAACAATAGCATTGAAGTCGTGATCCGTTAAGCCAGTGTCCGAAGTATTTTTGCATTCATTTAGGTTTCTATGAAATTGCTGATGATCAAATTTGACATGATCAATTTTTTTGAAAACAACACACATCAAACCAAGATAGATTGACATAAAAGCCATGGTTGGATTAAATGATATGTTTTTAAATAAAACATAGGAAACCAGTTGATTTAAAATTACAACAAAAAGAAAAGTAACTACCAATGAGATAGCTTTAAACAAATGGCCTCTAATCAACACCATATCAATGTGTAATTCATCAATTTTGACATAGAACACAATATAAGCCAGATAAGTCAATAAAGGTGTCAGAACATAGTAAGACATTAGATTTCCCTTAAATTAATTAAAGCCATGGAAATTGGTGCAAAGGAAGGAATTTAAAATAAATAGGTCTAAAACAGTGTAATAATATACCATATTGAGTATTTCGTCAACTTTTATTAATTTTGACTTTGACAAAAAAGGTTCTATACTAATAAACACGAAAATCAATATAGGTAAAATCATGATACGTAACATAATGAAAGTTTGTTTATTAATGACAGCAATTACAACGGTTCATGCTGCTGATTTCTCACCTTTTGGAATAACCATCGGAGAAAAATCTTCGCTTTATCCAACAAATTATACGCCAAAAGTTCTAGAACCTGTTCAAGTTAATCCACCAAAACCTATAGAAAAAATATTTCAAACTTATCAAGTTTATTTCAATGATGAAAAACAAGTTAGAAAGATAGAAGCTATTGGTCTTCCACAGATTGATGAAGCGGCTTGTCAAAGTATTGCAGGATTACTGGATGTTCAATTTAGAGAAAATTATAAAAATGCAACAGAAGGTGTGCAAAAAGGTGCTGCTTTTGCTTATATAATTCCTGACAAATCTGAAAGATACATGGCCTACTTCCAGTGTCAAGACAATGCAGTTCATTATGTGATGTATAATCCGGGATTGGAACAAATTCAAGACAACACTGCAGATCCTAAGAAAGAATTGCAGTAGTCTTTGTTTTTAAATGGGATGTCGTTCAATAATGGTCCAGAACACAACATCATTAACAGCAATTTCGCGAATTTTCAAACGTTCAGATCCAATCGAATTTTGAGTCCAGTATTCGCGTTTATAGTCTTCTGATACAAGACTCAACCTAAAAGTAGTGTACGGCTGAGAAATTGAATTGGAAAACCAAGGATTTTCATAGGATGAAGTGGCTAGCTGAGAAAATCGGCATAAATCTAAAACTGTAACTATAATAACCAATAATGCAATCACCAAAAAAGTCAATTTTGAAAAAATTTTACTCATTACTACGTATAGCTCCTTTAGGTTGGCAGCTATTATATGAAATGTATTTCTGAAAAGCAACTAATCAGCAATTGTTTTTTTTGCAGGTTTTAATTGGACCATTAATTCAACAAAAGATATTTCTGATTGTGTAAACCTATCTTTTTCTTTGAAATAGAACAACATTTCTGGATAGCGTATATGTTTTCTTTGGTTATTGACTTCAAATATGGAATAAAAATATATTTTATTTGAGTAATCAAAGAAAGTGGAATCAATTGAACATTCAATATCTTCACTGTGTTCTAAAAACAAAAAGACTTTATCACCCTTTTTAAAACGTGGAGGTAAAGTATTATTTTTAATAGTTTCCAATTTCTTCTTATAATATTCGTTTATACTTTTTTTGAAAAAAACAGACACAATGCTATCCAAAGCTGAATCCCACATACCCAAAGGACCTAGTTCCTGTTTTTTATCAATGTATTTTAAAACCCATATAATCATGTGTTATCTCCTATTATGATATATACATTTCAATTATTTTTTTATTACTGTCGGATAATTTTGTAATCCATCCCAATAATTCGCCTTTAGAAATTTTTTCAATTTCTGGAATTAACTCACATAGATGTGAATAATCTAACTGCTTTCCAAAACAATTAAAAAAAACATTATTAATTTCATTTTCTTTATGATAAGTAATCATCTCAACATAAATATCGCGATCAGATTTTATAACACTAAAAATGGGATCACAATTAGGAAATTTTTGATAGGTATGAATAACCGAATTAAATGCTAATTTGACAGAAATTAACTTTTGGCCATTTTCATCAAAATAAGTCAATGAATCATTTTCTTTCTTCATAATACTATTATCAAAATGAACATATCCTTTAATTGTTAAATAATAAAAATAATGATTTCCGTATTTATTATTACTAGTAGTTACTCTTTTAAACAATAATTCTAATTTATCTCCTTCCTTATTGATTGTTTTTACAAAAAGTTTTTGACAACGAGGAATTTCAATTCCTCCTGCTGAGAAGAGTGCTTTTGCTGGTGTTCTATACTCAAAATAATAAGCATCTAATTCTTGAAACCCCAAATCTTCCAACAGCCAAAAGTAACGGTCATGGATTAAAAAACTTTTATCGATGTCAAGAAGTTGTGATAAAATATGAAGTTCTCGTGTTTTATCATAAGTAAAACCCTGCAATGTTTCTTCGATAAAATATTTTTCAGGACCTATTGTCCGTATGTCTGAATTAGATCGTCTCAAAAAGATTGCTCCAAAATAAATTTATCAGATTTTAACATATATATAATAAAAAAGACACTTTTTTTTGAAGGTCTTTTAAAATATGATATACTATTATTATCTGTATAATTATTAAAATAAGGTAAAAATGGAATACAAAAAACAAGTCAGTGTTGACGCCTTACTAGGGATTCATCAAAAACATGAAATAACCTGTCCTAAAATAAATATATTACAATTTGATCGTAGAAATTCAACAAAAATATATGAAGAAGACTTGGAACAAGATCCCCAATATTTAAAAGTCGAACTTTTTGAATTACTGACTGCTATCAATGATCTGAATACTTGGGCTAATGATATTGTAAAACTAGTAAATGAACTGCCAGAAGACTTATATAATGCCATATTAGGTAATATTTTCTCTTACGAAAAAGATTATGAAAAACTTATAAATCTCATTGATACTGATTACAACTCTGAACTTGAAGAATATTCAAATGACATTAATGGTTTAATTGAACAATGGAAGGAATATAGAATTGAATTAATAGAGGCAAAACAAGAAGAAAATATCCAAAATAGGCTTTTAGAAAAAGAGCAAAAAAATTTATTGTTTTTAAAACTGGAAGGCCATGATACAACTGATTCATTATCTTTGATAGATTTCTACCAAGATGAGGTAAATGAGCAAAAAGAAAAACAAGATTATTTATTTAATTCCTTTGAAAGATATATTAAAGAAGACTTCAAAAAATCTACTCAAGAATTTTCTCGTTTTTTAGAAATAGTAAGAGAAAGGAATGATGATATAAGATCTAAGATAGATGAAATAAAATATCAGATATTAAAAAATGCAAAAGAGTTCCTGAATCTGGATCAACCAGATGAATATTTAGATAAAAGATTTGGAATTAAAAGTGATACCGCTAATTTGGGAGTAATGTTTAATGACACAGAAATCAACGAACGTAATGAAACTGTTAATTTTGCAACTTTTGTATTGGGAATGAAATTAAAAAAGTACATTACATTTGATCAACTCAATCAGTTATATGATTTAAATAATACACATACATCAAATAGACAAGAAAAAAAAGAAAAAATTATAGAGTTTTTGAAAGATAATAAATTCAAGACAATACGATATTATCAAGATCAAAATGACTTTATCAAAAGTAGAGATAGTTTCAAAATTGAAAAAATAGCTGAAGAAAAATTAAAAATTAAAAAGCCATAAAGTGGCTTTTATCATACAATAGAATACTTAATCATTTTCAATATTTAATAAAAATTAAGCTTTAACAAAATAACAATATATGACAATAAATTCTAGAAGGCTTCTATATCAGTATTTTGTCTTTTTCTTGTCAACTTTCTTTAAAATTGCCATTGATTCATTGATGGCTTTAATGACAGCTTTCGAATCATTTGTATTCATATTATTGATTCCTTTTAAAGAAAATTTTCTTTTTCGATTCGGTTATTGTATTGGGTCATTAATTTTTTATTAGAAACTGTCAAATTCATTAGCTTGCGATAATTAACAAAAGCATGGAAATAATACTTGTTTTTTTGGTAGTTCAATATGGTATGAAACAAATATTCAGCACGAATCATTATTTTTTTGTTTCTATCTTTCAATGAATAGCTAATGTCGGAATCCAATTGATTCAAATGTGCCGTTACATCTTCTTTATTTTTTGGAAAGCAAAGAATAGTGGTGTTTTCTAGAAAATCATGAATACTTAATACATATTGACTGGAATCCATATCAAGTGATACGCTAAAACCTGCATGTTTAACATTACTTTTTTTATTGAAAATAGTAATTTCATCATCCTTTTTGAACAATGATTTTAGTGTGTTAAACATACCCATTTCCTCATCAATATTTTATTCATAGTAATATAGAGCAATAAAACTGATATTAAACCTGAGCAGGTCTAAGCTCTCGTTTCTTTTGAAGATTGCGACTATTTTTCTCCATTTTGTACAGTTTGTTGTTTTCGTGATACAACAAGGCTAACGCTTCATTATCAATATCCAGAGTGCCTTTCATAGAATTACAAAATTTACACATGGGCTGAAGGTTTCCAATATAATCCTTACCACCTTTGGATTTTGCAACAATATGATCAATATTCATAAGGATCAGACTATCGGTATAAATATCCCAGTGTAGACCGCCCGTTTTATCAACAGCCAGAATCAGCCGCGTTCCTGTATTGCGACAAGCTGGGTTTGAACAGCACAAACCTTTTTCATGAAATACTCGTAGTCGTCTATGGTTTTTGCCAAACTCCGCCATCACTTCTGAAATATCAGATTCCTGTTTAAACATGTAGCCTGTAGATTTGATGAGTTGACCTACTTGTAGAATTTTCTTTTCTGACATTACAACGCTTCCTTATGGTTTCTGTATTCTGATTATAACAATATTGCCTATTTTATGCAACCACAAAAATTGCTATCTATAGGTGTTAACATGACAATATTGAAAATAATATAAGTGTTTCAATTAAAAATAAATATGATAAAATAATTATAAACAATATTAAATACAAAAATGAAATTATTCGATAAAAAAATAGCTGATGATTTATCCTATAAAGTACAAGGGTTAGTTGACGATTTTTCCGAAACCCTAAGTGATTATGAGTTTGTTAGTGAAAAAATTGATCGTCGAGATGAACTTGCAGATTATTTATATTCATCGGCTGGATTAACATTGGTGGCAACACTACCAGTAGGCATGTTGATAGGTGCATCTTACATGGGAGGAATGGGGAATGGTGGATTGATAGGCTCCATTTTACCAGCCAGCATAGGAATAGGAGCAGGATTGATTTCATACCTCAATCATAGAACCAATAAAGATCTGGTAAGTAATCCTGATTTAGATAAGCCAATGCAGTCATTGTACAATGAAAAACATGGACAAGAATTTTTAAAAAAATTAGGAGAACTTGATGTTGGCGAAGCTTTCAAAGATGTTAAAAAGATTATTGAAGAAAGTATAAAAAATCCACCAGCCCATCAAGAAAACATTGCGAATGAAATCAGAAATAAATTAAGAAAAAATAATTTGTAACTCCATAATAATTGATCAAAAAGAAGTTCTATGTTATAATAAGTCTCTATTTAAGGGGACTTTATGCAAAAAACAAATTTGGAAAAATGGATTGATTCAAATAAACATCTTCCTTCTTTTCTACGAAGTGTCGATGATAAAGCCAACCTAATTGAATTCTTCTGTTTTCTTTATCAAAATGACAAGGCTAAAGAAAACCTATTTGATTCTCATTCTCTGTCCAATTTACGCATCTACGTATTTGATATATTTTTCAATTTAATGGCACAAGATGGATTAACCTTAAAAAAGATAAATAAAAATGTAGGGATTGATTTCTTAGATCTTGAAAATGGTCTTAATGAATACAAAATATATAAACAAAATCCATCTGTTTATACATTTGCAGATGAACATTCTTACAGAACTAAAGGTGCTATTGAAAAATACAGGATAGAAGGAAAACATCTACCCCCTCAATTGAAGGAATTTGACGATGTAAAAGATATTTTTAGATATATTCATCAATTGAACAATATGAGTGAAAAATCTAAAATAGCCATAGAGGACATAAGTAATAGACAAGGCCATATATTTATAATTGATTTTGTATTATGGCTGCTTGCAAAATATGGATACTGTCTTTCAAAGTGTTATTCTAAACAAGTATATGTTGGCTGGAATGCCGCAATTCTTTAAATATTAATCCCGATCAGTTCGGGCTTTATTTAATCAAGTTGTGTAAAAACAAGTATTGGTTCTTTAGCACAGTTGTTGAGTGAAGCCAACTGCTCCAAACGATCATATTCATCATTGTTTAGCCGATTTTTTAGATAAATTGGTGTGGCGACTGCACTTAAATATCGAACTGGATTAGTGTAATCACTGAATTTTACAATATAATAATAGTCTTCGTCACTTTCAGCGTAGCCAATCAAACGCCCTACCCCAAGACTGTAATCAATAAACAATTCATTGAAATGGTTTTCCGTCATCTCTTTTAATATATCAAGTGTTAAAATAGTCATAAACTCTCCCATTGTGTCCACTATAATAGTTGAACTTTAAAGAATTATCAACTTTAATATTTTTATTTTTGTGTTAAAATGTAAATATAAACTATAATTATCTCTATGACTGATAAATACGCTCAATACTCTAATGATGAACTTAATACTATGGGATTTCATACATTAGACTTAAAAAAACTAACAGAATATTGTAATCCTTTCAGAGGTTGCTGGATTGAATTGGTTGATAAGCCTATTACAAAAAAAGAAGTTATTGACTGTATCAAGGCTGGAGAAGCTGAGTTGGTTGAAACACCTTCTTGGATAGAGTTGACGTACAGCAAAAAAGACCTGACACCTGAAGAGATTCGTTATAATCATGTAAAAAAAATAGCTTATTTTGCAACTAATGAAATGCAAAAACCCATATCAATTGATGTTGGAATACCAGAACTAAATGCTCATGTTGATCACATAATCGATGATGGTAATCATAGATTGGCCGGAGCTATAATTCGAAAAGATAAAGAAATAAAAGCCTACGTATCAGGTTCAGAAAAGTATGCTAAAGAAATGGGATTATGGAACCCTAATGAATATCATACCGCTAGTATGGATAGATTTATAAAACAGATGGAAGCAAGAAGAAATCAAGTAGAGTGGGAAAGCAATATAGACACAGAACGATTTCAACCAGCACAACCGGTAAGAGCAATAAAAATAAAGCCTTGAAAGGCTTTATCTTTTTCTCTTGCTTTCAACAAAATGAACAGCATATCCATCACCTTCATCAATTTCAGGATATTCGAATCGATCATCTTGATAATGAATGATTTTGCCACCTACTGAATGTTCTCTATCGCTATCACGTTTAATGATGTTTTCAAGAGAGTCGGTTACAAAACATACAGATGTCAATGCATCATATTGAGATCCTAATGATAATACTTTATCTCTAAAATCACGTCTAACGTTTGTGGCATCATATACAATTTTTTGTTTTTTTGCGAGCAACGTTTTCATTCTGAGCTTAGCCACCTGAAGTACTTTGTCTTCTTGTGTATGGTCCTGACGGCTCTTACAAATTTCCGCTCTAATTTCATCAAGTGAAATCAAAACATGGTCAGCATAATTTTGCTCAATCAATGAGGATTTGCCTACACCACTTAGGCCAGTCATAACCACCAATTCTGCATGATTATCTTTATGCTTATAAAATTTACCATCTGCTTCTTCCGGCATAAAGATGCTGCCATTAATTAATGCTTTAAACCCCTTTTGTTGAACATATTGATTGTCACTGATAACAGGCGTATTAGGTTGTCCGAAGCAACCTAACTCTTCTGAATACAGTTTAAACAATTCCAACAGTTCTAATTGGTTATCTAAATCATCACTGGTTCTGCCCTTCATATCTGCAATTTCAAGATAGTATAACAAATCAAGACGAGCTTTTCGAGCGAGATTAAAATAGTTCCATTGATTGGCTTCACGCACTACCATTAATTTAGGTGATTGATGATATCCTACCATTCCAAGGATTTTATTTATGTTTTCCTTAGAGATACCCAACCCTTGAATTTTGTGAATCAAGTACCCCAAACCACCATACTCATGCTTGGGTGCAATCACACACACGCGATTGTTACGTTCAATCTCTTTTGTAACAACTGGTTTAAATATATCATGCAGCAAAGCTCCTATAATCAAACAGAATTTATCGTCATCACTAAGATGAGAGGCTTCATTTGCAATGACTTTATAGGTTTCATTTAATACCATGTCTGTGTGAATGTGAACATCGCCTTCTGCATGCCAAATCTTGTCTTGCGGAGTATCTTTGAATTTCAAAAGCAAAGGAAACCTATCACCGACCATTTCAATAAATTGGTCAACGTTATAGTGGTTTTTAAGAATGTCTTGAATATCCATGATAGTATCACCTTTCTTTAATTACAAAATTATAGCATTTTTTTTAATAAATATCAATAAAATATTTTTCTATAACTAAATGATACCATTTTTTAAGCCTATATAATCTACGTTTTTCAATGCACGTCTGACATCAGTTTCATATGCTTTTTTTCTACGCTCCCAAAAAAATCTCGAAACAAAAAAAGATGGCTCATCTTCTTCATAGATCGTAGTTTCTGTAATACATAAAAAATCATAAAAATGACATTGATCCCAAACATCATCATTGCCTCTTTCTTCTTCTTTTTCAAGAAGCCCTAGTTCCAGTTCTGATAAAATTCGAAGTTTCCCAAGATCAGAGTCATATTTTGCAACATAGCCATCATTATAAACATCATCCCAACGATGTTCCTCTATCAGAAATACTTTTTCATCTTCATCATAATAAGTAAACGGATAAAGTTTATTATCTTTTAAATTGATTTCTTTTTTCCCATATTTGGCAGCAACCTTAAACAGCATACGGTATAAAAAAACATTGTCGTGATCTGATAGTTTTTTATATGAAATGGCAACTCCACTGTCCATGACGAAATCAGGGTTTTTAGCTGCACCACTGTTGTTTGATCAAATCTGATCATTTCGCTTTTCTTGTATTCTTTTTTATTGTAATCTTTCCTTAATTAACCATTTTTTGAGATTACTTTTATGATTGAATACTCATCTGAATCTTTATCCATTGGCAAAACTGCTGTTTTGCTTGGTGTTTCTGTTGTAACGCTTCGTCGTTGGAATAAACTTGGTAAATTAAAAGCTTTTCGTACTTTTGGTGATCATCGCCGCTTTCATCTCAACGATGTTCTTGACATTATTAATCCATCTCGTAATAAATTACACGTTGCTTATGCTAGAGTTTCCTCTCATGACCAAAAGAAAGATCTTGAAACTCAATCTAAAAGACTAGAACTTATTATTGAACGATATGAGCATAAAATGCTCATATCCGATCTTGGAAGTGGCTTAAATTATAACAAGAGTGGATTGAGAAAGTTAATTAATCTTATCACTTCACAACAAGTCCATACCTTGTATTTAACTCATAAAGATAGGTTATTGCGTTTTGGAAGTGAATTAATATTTTCCTTATGTAAAAAATTCGGAACGAAAGTGGTCATTGTTGATGCTGTTCAATGTGTCACATTTGAACAAGAACTTGTTCAAGATGTGATTGAACTAATGACGGTCTTTTCTGCTAAACTTTATGGTAAACGTTCTCATAAAAATAAAAAATCAATAACTACTTGACTTTTATAGCTATTTATTGTATTATCGTTTTAATTTGGAATGACTATGACAATTAAAAAAGACAAAAAACACCTTAAAAGTTTTACTGTTCATGAAACAGATATGAAGGTCGTTCGTCATCTTAAAAAAGCCATTCTTTCTTATAAGCATCTTGAAAATATGCTTAACATCATTTTGAAAACAGAACTTGATAAAATCTATGCCATAGAAACAATTGAAGATAGAAATTATTCCATGTTTAATTTACTATTAAACCCAACTATTATGAAAGCTGTTCTTTCCAACACCAACGGTGCTGAAAAGACCAAAGACAACATTACTTTGGTTAATGATTATTTTAAAGATAATAAAATTTTTCAAGATGCAAAAGAAATGGGGAATATTCTCAATGACAAAAACATCTCCATGATTGTTCGTCGATTATCAAAAGATTGGAACAATATTTTTGATAGAAGAAAAGAGTTCTTTGAAAATCCATCTGCCTTTACAGGTGTTCCGCAATTTCCATCGGCTAAAAAAATAGCAAAAGTTCATCAATATTCTATTCCGATGGAACAAGATAAGTTTTCATTTAAACGAAAAAATGTTCTTGGTTTAACTGTTTTTAAAAGAATGATTTATACTCGATTTAGAACTAACGACTATGTTAGTTCAAAAACTATCACAAGCATGACAGTTTCATTGTCAAACAATAACATCTATTATAACTTTAACTATGAAGTTCCGAAAAAAGAGAAAGTTAAAACATCATCGAAATTGCAAAAAGTTCAAAAAGTAGCCGGTGGTGATGTGGGTGTTATTAATACTCTTTCACTTTTTATTGATGATGAAAAAATACAATCACTTATTGTAAGTGGATCGCCTTTTATTAAATATAATTCTTATTTCAATAAACAATTAGCCAAATTAAACATTGAACTATCAAAAAACGTTATTGAGTATAAAACTATTATCAAAAAAGATAAATCAACTGTTGAAATACCAGTGGCTTACAATTCTATTGGAAGATCTCTACATAAGCAGCGTAGTCAACTTCACGAAAATAGAAATCGTTATTTTGATAGCGAAATGAATAAGATTTCAAAAAAAGTGTTGACATACCTAAAAGCAAATAAAGTAAGCGATCTGGTCATTTCAACCAATCTTAGCAAGGCCAAAGAAGATGGTTCCATTGAAATGCAAAAAAAGACAAAGCAGAAGTTTTACCAAATTCCATTTGGTAAAATGCTTAATCTGCTTAAAACAAAAGGAAGTGAATTTGGGATATGTGTCGTTGATAAAGATGAAGCCTATACCTCTAAAACAAGTTGTTTAACAAGAGATGTAAATGACAATCAAGCAAGAAAAGCTTTAAATATTGCAGTAACACCTAATGATTTAAATGGTAATCGTGGTGCGAAAGGTAATAGGTTAGGGCGTGGCATGTACAAAGACAGAGAGTTAAATAAAGTATTTAACTCAGATCTCAATGGAGCAGCAAACCATATAAAAGTAGGTTTCCCGAAGACTGATCTCGGTGTATATAAAACCAATTTATGGAAAGTTTGCAATCCAAGAAAGATAAAAAGTACCAACGATTTTGATTTGTTTCTTAAATCAAATAGTAAAGGTAAACAGCAGAGGCGAAGTTTGACCGACTGCAGAACGTTTGAACAAGATGATCATATTTTTTCATCTTTATAAGAACGGCAGTAGTCATGATCTTCAGGATTAGTGGATACAATGATACGTTTATCATCTAGACCAGACTTCAAAGCTTCAACAATGGATTTAAGTGGTGGACGTTTATGTGTATCAAACAATAAAGTAACAGAATTAAGCATCAAGAACTCCTTATTTATTCTATTTTAAACAATAACAAAAATTATAACAAAAATCAAAAAAAAACATTCGAAAAGTAGTTTTTTCAATAACATTAAATTTTTAATTTTCCAGATCTTTTTTAGTAATGAAGCCATAATTAAAAAATTTAAAACCATAAAAACAAAAAAGACCTCAAGAAAGGTCTTTTTTGACTATTTTTTACTTTTTAGCTTCTTTGTAAAGCTGATTCACCATTTCCCAGTTGATAAATTCAGAATCCCAATGATCCCATACAGGATCAGACGCCTTGTTTTCAGACATACGCTTCACAGTTTCAGATTCGAATAGAGCAAAATCAGATTTCATCATGTCATAAACACTAACAGCAAGAAAAGGCTCAAGCTCTTTATAGTATTCTACAACTTCGGGTTGGCCAGAATGTTTTTTTAGTGTTTTCTGAAACTCTTTGACAGTTTTTTCTAGCTTCGCATACAAGGGGGCCAGTGCATTGAAAGCATGATAATTGAATCCGAGTTTAAACACCACAGGCATTTCGTTGAAACACAAAAATAACTTGTGCTGAACATCAAACATTTCTTGTAGAACAGGATCAAGAGCCTTTATTCGCTTGGTGAAAGCAAGTGATGAATTACGTTTATGCTGATCAGTTTCACCATGTGGTTCAAAAGCAAATTCCATTTCTGAAACGGGGCTGAGTCGATAATGTTCTTTTACAAACTTCTGCATTTCCAAGGCTTGGTAAGTCATGTTTTTTTCCTTTAAAGGCTAGTGAATTAAGTGATGCTTATTATACCAAAAATTAAAAAGATTAGCAACATCCATAAATTAAAAATCAATTATGACATGATTATGAAAAAAGAAAAGCTGCTAGGCAGCTTTAATTTGACACTTACTCTTTACCATCAAGAGCATCCAGATTTATTGTAGGTGACTTTCTCTTTCTTGGTGAAAACGTATTGTTAAGAAAGAATATAAAGCTGACGGGCACTAGTGCTGCTACTAACATAATCAACATGAATAGGTTAGTAAAGAAATAGTTATCCATAAAACCTCCAACATAATTGGTTGGTCTTATTATACATCTTTTTGAGACAATTACAAGGGTGAAAGATAAATTACACCCAATCCTCTGGTATCAAATCTGTCAAATCATGATTTTGACGGGCCTTATTATGCTATTAATCTTTGATATTGAATTGATATTAAACATAGAAATGTCCACATGAACCAGACTGAATTTTGTATTTAACTGAACTAATTCATTCAAATAGACAGGCTATTATAAACATGTGCAGTAATTTCATCCAATGTTCCAACACCATCAATACGAGAGAACTTAAAATTATTTTTGCTCAGGGCTAGTTCTTGATAGAAGTTGACAACAGGCAGCGTCTTTTTTTCATAATCTTTGAGACGTTCGGTTACAAACTCAACAGTATCGTCACTGCGTTGAGTCAGAGATTCACCGGTAATATCATCAAGTCCTGCTACCTTTGGTTTATTGAAAACAGTATGGTAGACTCGACCTGACTGGGTATGCATCAAGCGACCGGTAATACGTTCAATAATTAGATCAAAAGGTACAAAAATTTCAATAACATGATCGATGGTGATACCCATTTCAATCATTTTAGTAGCCTGATTCAATGTCCTAGGAAAACCATCCAAAATAAAGCCATTGGCACAGTCAGATTGAGCAATACGATGTTCGACAATAGAGATAATTAACTCATCTGATACGAATTGACCATTATCAATAAGAGATTTTATGAGATTACCACGTTCAGATCCACTGTCTTTTTCTTCGCGGAGCATATCGCCAGTGGAAATGTGAGGGACATTAAGCTTTTGAGAAATGAATTTAGCTTGTGTACCCTTTCCTGAGCCGGGAGCACCAACAAGAATAATTTTCATAAAACCTCCAATTAATTAGAGGTTTAGTATACTACAAGACAAGAAAAAAATCAATACGATGAGGGATCATTGCTTGTATTTATTGTAATTTCCTGACCTGCAATCTTATAAATAATTGCAATGTTATCTAGCGAAATTCCACGTTCAACAGATTGTCTGATAAACTCTTCAATAATTCTAAAATTCCCAAAAGTTGATTTAAAATACACTTCGCGTTTAAAGACATCAAGAAAGGAAGACACAGAGCTTACCACTTTAGAATCTGGAATTGGTTGGCCTTCGACTGGATCATAAATCAGTGTAATAACTTTCATCAAACAGAAACTCCTTGATTATTAAAATTTTGAATGTAGCAACAAACACCAGTACGGCCATCTGATTGATAACTTGCTTTTACATTATCAATAAAGCGATCAACAAATACAAGCCTATCATCTTGACTTAACTTACCCCATGATGAGTTAAATAATTTTTTTTCACCAAACATATACTGAGTGACAACATCACGAATTCCTTTTTCACCTTTTTTCATAATCGCTTTATCAACAGCGATTGAAAACTCTTCACTAATACCGTCAATCATAAAAACTCCTATTTTTCAATTATTTTATAAGCATACGTTATTTTACAATAAAAATCAATTATCAAACTGACTCTTTATCATTTTTCTAAATTTAATTTCTTTAATTAATTTTTGTAAACAATTTAATTTTTTTTGAGCTAATGTATCTAGCTTAATTTCAATACGTACTTTGGTTGTCAAACGCTTCAATACAGACTTTTCAAGATAAAGTGTATCACCATTACAAAGTACCGGATATCGTTCAGTGCCAGAACCATCATATTCAACACCTGTCACAATGACATAATCAGCATGATGATGAACAGAAGGATTCATACATAAACCTTCAATTTTTGCTCCACCACCATATTCTTGTTTGATGGCAAATTCAACAGCACGCTTGATATTAAAAGAGTCGAAATTCTTGACAACATGATAAGCATTATCTTTATTTTCAATATCTTGTATAATAATTTTCATTAAAATGACGCCTATTAAAAAATATTTTTTATTTCTGGATATTTAATTTCTGTTTCATGAAGCAACCTGTCATAATTAGAAATAAGTCTAGCATTGCTCAGGAGCGTTTTTTGTTTATAAGCAGAGAAATACAACATAAAGTCTGCTTTACTTGGATATTCATCGATTTCCTGATTTTTTATATCATAAGTAATAGCCATATCAAGTGGGGTTACACGGCCAAAGATAAAGATATTTTTAATCATATTCCATGTTTCTAATGAAGGCTGATTATGAAAGGTCAGCAATAGCTTGTATTGTTTTTCTGGCAGTTCACCATAGGCATTATGACAGCCACTAAACAAACGATTAATATTAGAAGATGATAAAATCATATCTTGCCTGAAAACAATATTTTTCTTCTTTTCTAAAACAGCCACATAATTTTCAAGGGTTTCTGCATCAATGACGGTTTTTCTCTTAGGAAATTCAAGAACTTTACACATAATTTAACCTCTATTTCGTTTGATTAGATATTAACATAAATTCAATCAGATTGAAAGTTAAATTTGGTACATCTTTTGAATCTTCAGATACTGCAACAATTCCTCATAAGATAGCCCATCCATACTTAAATTCTCAATATAAGAATGTGTTATCAGTTGTTTTTTAACCGCATAGTTGATATATTCTTTAAAAGCTGATCCTTTAAATTTTAAAATATCGGATTGTATGGATAGATTATAGGATGTGTTTATTTCTTTATGCTTTGATATACCTTCATACCAAGAAAATTCATAAACAAATTTTTCACCTTCAATTCCAATTGATAACAGCCTGTAACCTTGATTCAAAAATTGTCCATAGGTTTCATGTGCTGAAATATCGGCAAGGATACAAATTTCTTTATTATATTCTTCGACGGAGAAACAACCCTTGTCCTTGATCATGTAACCAGACAACAAGCTAATGTGACTACAAAACATACACAAAGAAAGATTGTCTTTCAGGCCCATTGCATTTTCAGAATTGATACTGTCCAATTGTTGAACCAATAAGTGATTGTGAATAAAATTTGATAAAGATTTAACATCATTAGCAACAAGAGGATTAATGGTTAAATTAAATGATAAATCACGAGGTTGGTCATCAGTGAAAATATCAGACTGGTTAATTGTTATAGTTAATGACATCTGAAATTTAATGTCATTTGAAGTGCAATGAAGTATATAAGATTGTGAACCATAGTAAAATCCTGCTGGGATACGGATGCTCTGACAACAAATATCATAGGTATCAAATAAAAAAGTTTTAATAAATTTTTTAGTTCTATTAGTAAGCATATAACAAACTCCATAAATTATATTTAGAAAATGGCTGTAAATCAATATCATAACATAGCATTATAGTATTTTCAATTTAATTTACATTATATATTGACAACTTACATCAATTGATGTAAATTAAATCTATCAACGGAGAATATGGTAATGCTGAAACGTTATACATTAGATGAATTAGCGAATGAAGTCAACAAAAGACTTGAAGAAAATAAATATATTGGAAAGAGTTCAGATGGGCGTGTATCTGATATCGTAACACCTCGAAAAATCACAGACTGGATGTCGAAAGACATGATTGGAAGTCCACTGAAAGAAGGCCGCAAAAACTATTTTGATGATTCTCATGTCACTCAAATTCTTGGAATCAAGGAGCTTCAAAAAGAAGGGGTAGGTGAAAAAATGTTGAAAAATATGATTTCAACCTCATACATGAGTTCAAACGCGGTGAACGATACCAGTGAGGCATCTGCATCTATTGCACAGTTTGATGCTTTAAGTGTGTTGGAAGCTATAAAAGCTAGAACCATGATGCCCACTAACAACCATAATGTACAACCAGCTAATTTCATGATAGGCGGCAGTCAATCACCTAGAGCAGTAGGATCATTGGGTAGGTCCGTAGGATCTGAGTTATTGGAAAAATCTTCTGTTATGAAAAAGAGCTTGGAATATGTAGAATCACAAAAGCACAACATTAAAGTGTTTAGTGAAATTCCTTTAGATAATACAGGAAAGCTATACTTAAAAATGGAACAAAACTATAACCCAGTCAATAAAGAAGAAATTCTTGAAAAAATTAAACAAATATTAGGAATAGGAGAATAATCATGATCAATATTAAATACTTAGCAGAAAAAGCCGCTCTGAATATGAATTCCAAGGATGCTCTGTTCTTGGTAGAGCTTGAAGGTCAGAAAAAACAAGTTTCAAAAGCGGTTAAACGTCAAAAGCTTAATCTTAGTTTAGTCATCGACGTTTCGGGTTCAATGTCTGATTATATTGGCAGAAGCAATCAATTTGAACGCGGTGTAATACTAAAAAATAAACTATTTAACAGTCAGTTTAATGGACTTGAAAATTTTCCAAACAATCATTTCAATGTACCATCGATTACAAAAATTGAATTAGTCAAGAAAGCAGCAATTAAAGCCATTGAGAGTTTAAAAGATGGTGATTATGTATCATTGGTTGTGTTTTCTAATAAAGCCCAAATTATAATTGATGCCAAACAAGTATCTGCCAATAGTAAATTGGAAATGATTACAAAAGTTAGTGGTCTGCGTGCTATGGGTGGGACTAATCTTCATGAAGGCTGGGTAACAGGAGCCACTGAGGTTGTTAAAAATCTCAAAGAAAAATATATCAATCGTGTCATGGTCCTCACTGATGGTGAAACAGGTATTGGTGTAACTAATTCCAAAGAAATTGCGGCTGATGTAGCGGCCCTTTATAAGAGTGGCATTACCACTTCAACATTTGGTGTTGGTGACAGTTTTAATGAAAATCTTCTTCAATCCATGACTGAAAGTGGTGGTGGCAATTTCTATTACATCAAAGATGAAAAGGAATTCGACCAGATGTTTGCAGAAGAATTTACGGGTATGGCAAACATTGCAGGATCTGAAATAAAGTTTACATTGACTCTTAATGAAGGATTCAAAGTGGCCGATCAGATGAATTGTTTTGAAATAAAAGAGGGTGTTTATCATTTAGCCAATGTTCTATCAGAATCTAAATTATCATTATTGTTCAAATTGGATACAACATACCCTAAAAAGTCAGGTGAAAAAGTAGTTATAGGTGAATTGAATTTAGAATACAAAGATGAAAATGGTAATAAAGTCAACCAAACTGTAACAGTTGAACTACCTACTACAAGCTCTAAAAAGTGGGAAAAACTGGAATTCAATCAAGAAGTTAAGATTCAGGAAACATTGTTGATTATAGCCAAAAACAAATTGGAAGCCAGTGCTCAAATTGCAGCCGGTAATCTTGAAGGTGCTAAAGGTCTTCTTCGTGGGGCTACAGGAATGCTAAACGATATAGGAGCAGCTTACACAGACTCTCGAATTTCTGCATCGCTCTCAACATTGACAAATACATTGAACTCGGCTGATACAATGAGTGCAGAAGCGTTGAAGAAAGATATCCATTACCAGTCTTATAAAACAAGAACGGGTAAAGATATTTTATAAATATAAACGTTCAATAAAGAAAACCGTCAAGCGACGGTTTTTTTGTTTAAAATTTAATCATTTTAATCATGTCAAGATAGTTTCTCATATCGTCTGGTGGTGCTGTAAAGTCGAAATTAAACAAAATATCTTTAGGAATGACATGTTCACGATACAGATCAATAAATTGTTGTACAAAGTGAAGTTCATCCCCTTCTAGAAAATCAAGCATTTCGATTTTTTGACTAACATCCCAAGGCAAAGCTGATTTATAGATGGGATTACGACCAAAAAACTTAAAATTAGACTGATAAACTTCTAAATCAGGCAAGAACCATGATGAAAAAATATTATTCATTGAACGACTGGTCTTACAGTTTGCCATATAAACAATAGAGACATCTTTATAAAATGTTTCAAAAAAAGCCAGAATATTACGCAGATTGGTTTTAAGGTAGTCGTTTTGAATAGTAAAAGTTATATCAGCATGATGAACACTATTATAAATATTAATATAAAAATTGAATCCCCTATTATTAATTTGAGAAACATACACATGATGAAACGATTGACCAATCAGATATTTTTCTACAACAGGGGTTATATAAAATTTAAAATCATGTGTATTGATAGAAAATTTTTTATCAATGGTTTTTGACATAATATGACGAAACTTTTTTAATTTTGCTGTTGCAGCTTCAAAAATAGGATCTGGCTTTTCGGGTGATGCACCATCAAGCGATTTCATAAAGTCTCCATATATTTTAATATTAGCCAGTATACATGAATTTTAAAAATTATCAATAAAAAAAGAGCCTGACGGCTCCAAATTTTATTTAGGATGAAACACTTGATGTTTCTTTTGAGTCAGTGTTGAAAAACGTCTGACTTTTGATTGTGAAGGATGACGGTCATGATGTTGACTATGATCACCACCGCCAACAAAACCAATAGCCAATGTCATCAGCATAGCACGTTTAAATTTATACATAGTCTCTCCTGTCAATTAAATACTGTCATAAAATAGTGTGGCAGTTAATAAGGCAGAAGCGTCTTGTTATTTTTATTATTGCTTGTACGCACTACAATCATGGTGTTAATTTTTAGTTTTAATTAAACGCAGCAATAGCCGGTTATGATAAAGACGATTTCCGTCTTGAAGTGTCTATTATAGAGGTTTCAATCATCTTCATCAAGAATTTTTTGATAATTTATCCATTCTTTTAAGATGATTTCATAGGGTATATACACAGAAATCTTATAAGACCTTTCACCAAAATTCAAAGACTCTTTGGAAAACCCAATATTCATGCCAACAACGGCTCCATCATCTCCTGTTACTGGGCCTCCTGACATACCGGGCTTAATAGCAACATCAACTACTCTGTATACAGGAATAGGCGTACTATTAGGCTTTACATTAATGCCCATATCATGGCCTTCTAGTGATATATGTTCACCGTTATAAAAACCAGACATCGTAAGAGATTCCTTAGATTTTAAAGACCTCCATTTAGGTATTTTGGTAGATTTTTTTTCAAAAAACTGTATGTCATATTTACCAGAAAGATAAACATAACTGTCTAATTGTTTAATATGCTTTACGGTCACTGCATAGTTTTCATTCCACTGAATATAACTGGCAGACGAATCTCCTGATGAGACAGTTCCATACTCATCGTTAGAATGAGTTGAGCACCCCCACAGTAAGAGCGTTGCAAAGGCTCCTGTAAGTTTAATCGTTAATTTCATTTTTCCAAGCAATATCTTTTCTCGCTTTGATAATTTTGTTATTGATCTCTTTTCGTTCCATTGATGGGCTTTCTAGATAAACAGAGCGAACAACTCCATTTTTCTTTCCATAATGTTTCATAATCTTTCGAGCAAAGCGTTTAAATTCTTGACTTGTTTTCATTTACTACCTCGATTGTTTCTGTTTTTGGAGAGCTTGTCGAATAGCTTTACTCTCTTGCTTGTTAGGGACATGTTCTAGTGTACCATATACATTCTTTGTCAATCTTTTAAGTTCTTCAATTTCTTCATAAAAATCATCAAACCCACGAAGTACTTCATAAATTTGTTTGACTTGTTTCACATGAAGATTTTTAAGCATAGTGACATATGCATCGGGTTTCATTTTTAAGAAGGCTTCAATATCAATTTTCATATATTATCTCTATTATTGGTAATACTTGATTCTAACAAAAAACGCACTAAAATGCAATGGTTTTAAATGTTATTAAAATATAAAACGTCATTGATAGCCACTGTCATTAATCTAGTAATAAAAGAACAATACCACTATGCTTTCAAGAGATCTTGATTTAATTCTTATTCCATAATCATTTCAAGAACTTTGTACTGATCTTCAAAATCATCAAGATATTCTTTTGATAGAGTGGGCTTCCGTTCAATCTGAGAATACTCAGCATCGGTCAATTTAAAAGGCTTAATCATGGTAGATACTGCTTGTTGTGGAGACACTTTATAGAAAAATTTATCATAAATTAGTTCGGATTTATAGAGAATTTTAACCAAAATAAGATTATCTGGATGAAATTCATTGTAATTATGTTGCAATAAATCTAGAATTTTTTTACGATTAATTGAATCAACAGTTGATGGATGAATACCTGAAAGAACTTGAACTTCCAATTTGTGATTTTTAATATCAACTTGATTAATAGAATTTCTATCCAATATCTTATTGAGTGTAGCATTGAAGGTAAATTTATAAGTCATCAATCTGTAAAGAAAGTTTTGGGTGTCAGAAGATTCAAAGACAGGCGTATTGGATACATAAGTTCCTTCTCCAAGTTCTCCATCACTTCCTCGAAAATAGTACATGTCAACAAGATCAAATGTTGAAAAATTTTGATGGATAAAAACCTTGTTTTTATTTACAGTAACAAAGAAATAATCGGTATCATCAAAATTATCAGTATGACGCATCATGCTGATTACATAAAATTCTTCTAACTCAGCGGCAATGGTATTCAACTCATTCCTGATTTCCTCAAAATCAATTGTATTATTGAGAGCTTTCATTTTTTTTCGAAGAATAGGCGTCAAAGCCGAATCATTTGCCGTCAAAGATGTTGAAACAAAATATTGAACTCTATTTGAATCATAATGAAAAGACTCTTTGAGATAATCTACAAAAGAAGACAAGACTTCTGGAAGTTGGGAGTTTTCGATAATGTTCATACTATTCTCTATCTGGTTTAATTGCTGGTATTCTATCATGACGCCCAAAAAAATTCAACATTTTTATGGTCAATAGCTAGTCAATCATCATTCGAAATACACCTAAATTATCATTATTTAAATTATCTATGGAAATCTCGATAGTATCTGCAATCTCTTTTCGAATATATTGAAGATAATTGTAATAGAGTGCCATAAACGTTTTATTTTTGAATTCAACGCCATGTTCATCTAAATCATCTGTGGTCAGTTTAATATAATCTCCATCTTCTACTATCGTGGAGAAACCAACTCTGATTTCATATCCGCTCGGCATTTTTGAAAGAGCAAACATATCTTGTTCTGATTTTTTTACTAAATTATTGTAAAAATTTATCAAGGATACAAGAGATATAAAATAACCAATTTCTTTTTCTGTCAGCAACGTTGAAAATATAGATTTTATTATAGCATGTTTATAGACTGAAGCCGTCAGTACAAAGCCAAATGCAGTTTTTAAGTCTTCAATACTAGAACACTGAGATAAGCTAAACATTAAGATTTTAATATCAGTGTCTGGAATCGTCGTCTCATCATCTGAATAAATAAATGTACTGCAATTGCTTTCATTAATTGACTGTATTAAATGTTCTATATTATTTGAAATTAACATTTTATTTATCTTTCCTTTTAAATATTTATCATTTTAAGTAGTTGTAAATCTATATTTGAAACTTCTCTACGGCCTAGCTGGTAGGCTAATACATTTTGAGTAAATTCAGTGAAATCTTTATAAATTTTTTTTAGACTTGTTGATTTAAAACAATAGCATCGTCCTGATAAAAAATACGTAAATTCAAGTGTTTTTTTAAAGTTAATAGATGATAAACCAATTTGTAAAGACAAGGGAGATAAATTGGTCTTTTGTACAACGGTTTTAGAAAAATAGTCAGAATGGATTATATTTGTAATAATAGGCTCATAGGGTTCATTTGCTAAAACTTTATTATTAAATTGAATCAACGAACATATATTTAATAAATAATTACACGCATCGTTTTCTAGAAAATTTCTAAAAAATAATTTTTGTTCATGAATAGAATCTTGATGTAAAGAAAATTGCATTTCATATTGTTCATCTAATAGAGGTATATCCAAATAAGATAAATGATAATCCATAATATATAACAATCCTTTTTCAACAGGAATTTTTTTCTTATATATTGGTCTAATTTTGTGTAAATTATCTTTTAAAAATTGAAATAAATCAGAAGACTTAAAATCTTTTAAGTCATTATTTTTTGATATACGAGATAGATAAGCATAAGTGTTTTCATTTGCAATCATGTTAAAAAGTTTAGAATCCATTTTATCAACAGGTATTCTTTTTTCAACATAGGATTCTATATCATTTTTGAAATAGGTTAAAAAAAGTTTATAAATTGATAAAAAGGATATTTTTTTATAGTGTTTTTCTTTTTTATCATAATTATTCCAAGAAATAATAAGACTTTTGTTTTTAATGATAAAATCTAGAATAGAAGAAGAAATATGAAGTACTCCATTTTGCAAGATAAAAATACTATTTTTATCTGTTTCTTTTTCTTTTAATGAGCCAAGGTTAAACAATTTTTTTTGAAAATCTAAAAGACTACCAATCTGCCGACATTCACCGGATGAAAACTGTGGAAACAACAGCTTAATCATTAATGTATGATCAATATTTGTCGAATAGTGATATTGATTTAACGTATTATTACTTACTAAGGGGTTTAAATTTTTAAAACATGGATAGTCTCTTTGTCCAATGGATACAGTATCGGAATCATACGAATAGGTAATATCTGATAACCCGGCAGCTATAAAAGCTGCTTCAAGATTTTTGGAATTTGAGGCTAACGATGTTAAATATTTCATAAAGTCTCCATATACCGACAGGTAATAATAGCATATTGAAATTTAAAAGTCCATAATTGATAATGCAAAAAAAAGAGCCTTCAGGCTCTTTTTTATACAGGTATTATTTATCAATAAAATCAATTTGAGAAGTTTTGCCATACAACAAGTCATTCATAACTGCAAGACATACATCCCATTCAAAATGAGGGAATTCTTGTTTGGCAGCTTCTACACGAGCTTCATAATTACTTTTACGTTCATTCAAGATGCCATAAATAGCATCCGATTCCTCGGTAGCAGTAATATCAGTCAGAATACTTTTAACATTATGAATGGAGTCTGCACAGTTTTCAAGACCATTAAGACGAGTTTCAACCAAATCAGTCAATGTATCCAATGCCAAAATCACCTTTCGATTTTGGTCTTGACGCTGAATATAGCTTTTACCTTCAACATAGATAAACTTAACAGCTTCCAACACATCAGCCAGCTTGGCAATACGGGCCAGATAGGTATTGGAGATACGGTGCTTCAATTCTTTGTATTCTGGACACAAAGCCTCTTCAATCATGTCCAAAGGAGATTCACCATCAGGAAACTGAGCTTCTAACAGACGCTTCACCGGAGTTGCCATATCACCTGTCAACACTTCTGGCAAATCATGAAAAGAGCAAAATTCCAGCAGAAGTAGCTTTTCTTCTGCGGTCGCATTAGGATTGATACGTTTAAGAATTTCGCGAGCATACATGGTAACCAGAAAACTATGTTCGGCAATCGATGGATAACGAAGACAGTTTACTGAGTGCCAACGAGTAACAGTGGCTGAACGTGCAACATCTTGAACAGCAAACTCTTTTGCACCTTTAATATTCAACATATACAATACCTATGTGGTTAATTTAGAGCTTGATAATAACAAATTTGCTTAATAAAATCAAGTAAATGTTTAAAAACAAAGAGTTTTTTGAGTAAAAATAGAATAAATTTTAAAAATAAGAACAAAAAAAACCCCTGCTACTGCAAGGGTTTTTTTTTAAGGCATCAATATGTTTTTTGGTGCAATTGTTATAGTGTCTTTGTTTTTACAACCTTGAAAAATCATATCGACAATCTGACTGATAGCAGGTGAATCTTGCTCGACAGAATCATCATTTTTTAAATGAGCAGCATATATAAGACCATCACTATCCAAAGTGATCCCAATCATGGAATTATTATCAGAAGACAGTTTGTTAAAATCATAAATAAAATACTGTACGTTGTTGTTTTCAGTATAGCTTTCAAAATAAGATTCTTCACGAGAGATACACCAGCTACTACTGCCTAAACTGGTACTTTGTTCAAAATCAGTAATTTCCAATATCATGATATCGTCAGTATAAGATATAATTCTAGCATCATACTGGTTCGCTTTTTCTTCTATGTTGAAAGGATTAAAGGAATCAAGAGACGCAACAAATTGTCTTAAAGCCGTATTAAATTCCTCAGTAGTTTTGTAAGCAGCCATTTTTTTACCAATGTAATCTTGAAATTTAGACTCATCAATCTTTAAATCGTAAATAAGTTCAACGATTTTATAACTTTTTTCATCATACAGATGCATGTATTTATTGCTAGATATACTATGAGCCAACTGTTGTATTTTATGATCTTTAATAATAGCATGCATAGTATCATTCATATTTTCCAATATTCTATAGCTACTGGTATACTTGTCAGCAGATTCTTTATAAGCCTTTTTAAAATTATATTGATGAGTTTTTAAAATATCTTCATTGTTCTGATAGGTATTTAAGATGCTTTCTAAATAGCGGCAATCAAATAGATTGGGTTCAGCAATAGATAAAAAATCTTTACACATTGTTGGTGTTTTTCTAAGTCTAAATTTTATTTCATCTTTTATCAATGTTTCCAATATAACTTTTACTTCTTTGTTTTCTAAAATATCAATATAGTGACCTCTAGAATCCTTAACCATAATACTGTCATCTTTAAAGAATAAAATTTCAGAATAACGAGATTGTTCAAATTCAAGCTTATATTTTATGGTTGACTCATTTTCTTTATTAGTCAAAAAAGATAAAACAGAAGCTTTGGATTTTAACTGGTTATCTTTGAAATCTTCTGCTTGGCAAAAAGAAATTTTAGTAGACTCTCTTAACTGATGATACATCTCTTTAACCAATGAATTAAATGAATCAGAATAGGATAACAATACCTTGTTGTCATAATAAAATTTACTGTCAGGTGTATAATCTTGATAAACGTCTTTATGAATAATCAACAGATCCTTTAAAGGTTTCAAGTAAGGATTTGTATCTAGATTATTATCAAAGTAAGCTCTTCCTTGTTGAACATCTCTTTGCTCTTTATACATAACCGCTTCAATGGATTTAATGGTTGCTTCACCCTGATGACAGAATTTTTTGAATTCTAACAATTTATTAATGGTATGGGTTATAGCGGGATCAGAAGAAAAATTGGTGGATAATAAATCCAATTGATTTAATTGTTTTGAAAAATCAATATCATGAGATTTTGAAAGTTGTGTATAAATATCTCTAGCTTTATGAATGGATTCAACAAATTTTGTATTTAAATTGGCTATTGTTACGTCAATATTATTTGAAATCAGATTGAACCCAATAGATCTATTTGAAAAAACATTATACTTATCAGGAAGCACGCCATTACACATATTTATAATACTTGTCCATGAACTCTCACGGATTTCATTTGCACGCTCAATATTACGAATATTGTCAGCAGCACTAGGCATATAATTATCTTGTATGCGTCTGGTTTTTACTGATCCACTAATGATATTAGTAAATACTTCAATTTTTTTATAAAATTCCATTGATAATTCTCTTTTTCTTATAGTATATCATATCAAGAGATTATTTGAAGAAATAAACAGAGCTTAATTTCAAGCTCTGAAAAACATAAAGATACACTGAATCAAAATCCAGCCATAGGAATAAGAAAGAACATTTTTGAATTTATAATAACGTGCATCCATAAAATCTTCGGTACGAGCGATAAATTCGCTGACATCTTCTGAATGGTTGATAATATGGCGATAATCTTTAAAGAGTTCATATCCTTTACATTTAATGACAAGATAGTAAAGATAACCAAAATATATAATAAAATTTACAATAGAGGGTCTGTAAACAATTGGATAAACTACTGCAAAGGCGGATACAAAATAGAAAATCATCAATAGACGTGCTGGCGGTACTTTCCACATTTCTCGAAACATTAGTAAATCCTCTGAGACAAGTCATAATCTATTACTATAATAGATTTTCAACAGATCTATTATAGCAAATAACTACATGAAAAACAACTTATTTCAATTTAATAGGCGATAGATAAAAATCTACAGGCTGACTTGGCACAGTGTACAAGAAAGCATCATTGCCAAACTTATGACTTAGATTAATAAGACATTCTTTCCATTGTTTTAAAGTCATTTCAGTATCTTGTACTAGATAACGCTGCTCAATATTCATGGCCAAATCTGGATTGCTTGTTATATAAAAATTGACTGGGGAATTGGATTTTACATATAAAACCATGTCTTGATTATGTTGACGTGTCAATTCAGCAATGTGTTCAAGCCATTTACGAATGGGTGAATAAGTTTCGGTAATTACATCTTGTTCAATATCTTGTCTAAGTGATGGCATTCTCATATAATATCTCCTGTTATCCAGAAGGTATCACAAAAAAATAAAAAAGTAAACTGATTTTCTTATCAATTTACTTTTTTTCAAAATTATTAATTATCAAAATTTCTTACCGCTAAAAATAATCAGATTATCTTTACGACAAGCATAAATAGTGATATTGAAAATAGAAGATGTAAACATCAATTGCATATTTTCTGCCAGTTCGATGATGCTATTGATATTTTCAATAACATTGCGAGCCTCAAGAAGAGTGCCTAGATAATTCAGTTTTTCATAATCATCAATATCTACAATTTGGACTATGTAGTTGCTTCTTTTTTTATCATCATTAGGCTCAACAACATAGTGCCCTTTTGGACTTCTTTTTATAGATAAAGAATAGCCATCAAGATGTGTGCCAAGAAGATCACCAACTCGCATATTGCCAAGTTTTTCCAGATGTGCTTTATTTTTGAGAATGTGAGAAACCAAATCAAAATGACCACTATATAAAAGTCCATTAGTTTCCATTACAAGATAATTTTTACTCATCTTATAGCACTGCTGAGGGTCTTCATGATGGTGAGTAGTCATTTTTTGTCTCCATTTTATGAAGTAATGATAATACCATTTTTATGGATTTATCTCAAGTGTTAATAATGCAATATCTGGATTAACTTCATATCGTCTTTATTGTTAGGAAATCCAATTTCTTTCCAATCTGGATAATGTAAATCTAGTAAACTACACTTACCTAACCAAATACCTTCATCTAACAAATGGTAGTGACCTTTATTGTAAGAATTTATAATTTCTTTAACTATCTCAAAATTATCTTGTCCTGTAAAATTACGCTTGAAATCAATACGCATAAAATTCAATTTGGACTCAAAAGTATGAGTTCCTTCTAATTGAATATCGCCAATATACGTAATTCCATCATCATGAATAAGAGTGAAAAAATATTTTGTGATATGAACGCATTGAACTGATGTTTTATAAAAAACTATAGAACATCGCTTAATCAAGATAACTCTGTCTTTATGAATGCAAGCGTATCTGAGTGAATTAAAGCAAATATCATCAGTAACCGTAGAAATCAAATCTATAAAAGAAGAAAAATCCTTGAAAATCTGCATGGTGTCAGAATCAATTGAATCATAAGGTTTGAATTGATCCTCAATGTATGATTCTGTATGCTTAGACTGTGAAATCAATTGTAAGTCACGATATTGACTTGATGTAACAAAGATTTTGGTAGGATCGCAATTTTGATCGTAAAAAGGAGTAAAATCATGCAAGCTCTGTTTTTTATTCGCCAACCGAGAAACAGCAAATAAAGATAGAACATTTGTAGGAGCTAGGTTTTTTCTGAAAAGGCATTGAATACGATTCAAGCCTCTTCGAAAAAATCCAAACTTTCCATCAGATGAAAGTGACATCGCATTCTCTAACAGCTTGGTGCAAATCAGGAGATACATAATCAAGCATGCCATTAATCTCTACGTTATCTCCGTAAAAACCACCAATGCTATCTTCTACTTCGCCTTTTTTATTCAAAAATTCAAGCCTATAGATGTCACCTGAAATATAATTATCATAGGCAGAAACTTCTGACTTGATATGCTTATTTGCTAGTTCCATCATACGTTCTGTTACTTTTTTACCAAACCTCTTGATATTAAAATCCTGCCGAAGCGTTTCTTTCAGTACCAAAATGACACCAACTTGACCACTGTCAAAAGGGCAAGAAAAAGGGGTCGTTGACATAGTAATACCACCATGGTCATAAAGATAAACAGGACTTTGAGCGAAAATCAGCCCTGCTTTTTCAGCCATTTGGACTAGTTCAATTTCATCGTATTCATAAGCACACACGTCAAGGGCTTTTGCCAAAATTTGTTTAGCATTTGTATCACCCAATTGGTAACGACCATGACGGCATACCATCAAACAAATATTATCGTTTTCACGAGGATTCTGTGGGTATTGATCATGTACAATTCGAACTTTACTCATAGCTGTATACCTTTGTCTGTTTGTGTGGGAGAAGTATATCAAAAACTGCGAAAATTGGCAAGGCTAAAATACAAAAAACCCCCAAATAGGGGCTTTTTTACAGAGAACTAAGAAATCGATGATTACCAATATAAGCTATTTGAGTCATTTTAGCTACCCAAAATGGTACACGTTCAACTTTATTCGGATTGTAATAATGATCGGCATTTTTCACATAATTAGGATACTGACCATTCATAACGCCTGCAGCATATTCGAGTGCTTTTTTATAAGAGCGATTGTTCACAATACGTCCACTTATCCGACCACTTTCAATATCACATACATAAGAGAAATGACAAATTCCTTCACTATTTTTGTGATGCACTACTTTATAGACTGTATTGGGGAAACCTGAGCGTTTAGTTCTGGTTAGAATCACCTGACCTACAGAGATTTGTCCTTTCTCGTTTTCGCCGCGAGCTTCAAAATAAATAGCTTCAGCCATTGTCAGACAATTGAAATCAGCCTTACATTTCAACATGTTGTTTTTTCTTACATGTTCTTGTAATGCAATACGAGTTTTTTCCTTTCGTTGAAGTTTTGCTACAATATAACTATCATCCATTTTTACAACATTTACAAATTTGACGGCAGGTTGTTCATAGATGTAATTATCATATGCCTTGCCAGCCAAGCATGCAGTTCCAGCCAAAGCAAAAGATAAAGCAAAAAAATCCAAAGATTTCATCTGTTAATCGTCCTTTGTTGAAAGAAAGCAGAGCATACTATAATACTTTTAATAAAACAACTCTATTTTAAGTTATTTTTCATAAAAACTTTTTTGACATTGGTCGGCCCTTATTATAGAATGTAGCTGAAAATAGGAGAACTACTTATGAAAAAATTAACTACAATGTCTAAATTCATTTTTCTTACTGCGATTACGATTTCATCGGCTGCTGTGAGTGCAACCGAAGTAGAAAATCATATGAATCATGATATGCATCAAACCGAAACCCGAGACGTGACTATTTATGACAAAAACTCGGGTCAAACGCATCAATCTCATCTAAAAGCAGGAAATGAAGTACAATCAGAATATGCAACTGCTTATATCAAAGCAAATACTGATATGCATAAAGGAATGCTGGTTCAAGATACTGGTAATGCTGATGTCTATTTTGTGAAAAGTATGTTGGCTCACCATATTGGAGCAGTCGATATGGCAAAAATACAACTACAGTATGGAAAAGATGAAAAAATGATTCAATTGGCAAAAAGTATAATTGCTGCCCAAGAATTAGAAATCAAAGAAATGCAAGATTGGTTAAAACAAAACGATAAATAATATAAAAAAGCCTCTTAATGAGGTTTTTTAATAATTAGTAATATTGTTGACATGATTAGATCTCATACATAGATAAAACATTCAAAATTTCAGAACTCAATGGAATCTCATGGTCCAGTTCTAGCTCTTTCAAGGCTGCTAGTGCTTTTAAGGAAGGGTAATGAGAACGAAAATAATTCAATCGCTGACTATACACATTAATAAACTGATGATAATAATTATCGTAATCAACTTGTGTATAAGTCTTACTTTCTTGCTGAATGAGGCCATTCTCATAAGTTAATTTTAAGAATTTATTATTCTTTTCTTTATCCTTATCATTGTTATTGGTATCAAGATCCTTAAAGTCCTCAACAATTAAAGATATTTTTCTGCCTTCTTTTATAATAAGGCATGCATTATAATCGTGTTTGAGTATTCTAACTCTTTTAATATCTATTGTGTTTGAAAACTCAAGTAGTTTTGTTTTAACAATGCTAATGGATGAAAAATCGCTAAAACGGCCTATTTCAAATAATTGATTGTCAACGATATAGAAATGGGCCTTTTGAACTGCTTTTTTATGAGAGGATAACAAATGAAAACTGACTTTTTTTATATTCTTCACAATTTCTTTTTGAACAACAATCACTTCCGCATAATAAATATCGTTAAAATAATGAGTGGATGGATTATGAGTGTTTTCAAAAGAAGTTGGACTCAGCAACATGTTCAAGACATTAGGATGATTTGTAAAAACAGCGGTATAGCGATTTTTCAAGTAGGAAAAATTTTTCTTATCAAATTGAAAAAAGATATTTTCGGATAAAGTATCACTGACAAAGGAAATAACACTTTGTTCAGTATTAAGTCTTTCGGTACAATAGTTGACTACTGTACTGTTGGATCTATCTTTTATATTGACAAACATATAATTGTCATGAAAATCAACAGAGGCTGATAAACCATTCTTTGCCTCGACCCAAAACTGATTGGGTTCTATTTCCTTTACCGTCAATAAATCATTGACATGAATAGGCTTTTTCTTATAAAAGAATTTCAAAAATTCCAACATCAAAACCTCAAAATTGATTTTAAACATTATAACAAAAGAATACTAGTCTTCAAATAAATATTGATAAAAAAGATGAAAGTTGCTAGAATGCAATATTAATTAATGCGAGGTATCTATGCAAGAAAACAGACAAGAAAGAGAAAATAGATTGCGTTTTGAAATTTGTTCGGTGTCTGATCGCTCTATGGATATTGAACCGGAAGACAACGATGAAAATACAGTATTTTGTTTAAAACGTAAACATTTAAAGTCAAAAGAATACTGGTTGGATGATATCGCATTTAATTATACAGGGACATTTCATAAGGGGATAAGGATTCATAAGGTTAGTGTTCAAGGACATCAACGCAGCAATTTTGTAGAGATGTTTCCAAAAATTGACTGCTTTACACCTGAGCAGATTCAATATATTGCGGATGTGCTCGCTTATGTCGTTGAACATGTAACCCCTTCACAACATGACATTGTACAAGGTCTTCGCCAACACACTATAAAAGCCTATCAGAAGTATTTTTTTAATTACATTACAACTAAAGATGATCGTCAAATCCATGAACATTTTTATATTGTTGATGGATTCATAAAATTTGAAGGCCAGTCACTGAACGCTCACATCAAAGCATGTTTTGATATTTACAGGGAAGGTATTAAGTTTGACAAAGATGTTCATTTTTACTTATATGACAGTCAACTCACTTGTTTCACTCGACATTTAAAAAACGAATCGCCTGTTGTTGATATGTCAGCCGACCCAAGAGAACTAGCCAGAACCATTTTGTTTTCAATGATTCCTCATGAATATATTTTTAAAAATGAAGGTAAATTAATTGATATAGAGAATGTGGAGTATTTTTACAAGAATCTGGGCCAGTTTAAACAGTTAATTGAGATTATCGATGTTTGAAAACAATAAAAAATAAAAAAGTCCTTTGATAAGGACTTTTTTTATACCTCAAACATTTCTACTATTTTGAGATCTTCGTTTGATAAAGGCGTTTCACAAGACATGCCAAGTGCAGCAAGAGTTTTTAATACATATTCAGAAGGATGGTAACGTGTAAAATAATCCAGTTTATTAGAAACCATCGACAAGATATCGAATTGATGATCCATGGCCTTCCTAAATCCAAATTCTGATTTTTCGACTGTTATTTCTTTGGCCGTATATGTCATCAACACCAAATTATTGCCGAAATAAATAATACGATTATTCAAGTTGCGTAACTCAGATTCAAAAATATTATAATCAGTTAAATACCTTAAAATTAATTTATTTTTACTTCTTGCAAAAAAGCAAAAGTCGTTACCTTTTTTCAGGAGTCTTATTTTTTTCAAATCACACAATTTTATTAAGCTATTCATGGATTCATTTAAGTTTCCATCAAAGCCATAAGATTCTTTTATAACTACTTTAGACTTTGGAGAAACAAGGGAAAAAAATTTACGATTAGTAGACTTTCGTTCAGTAACAGATTTTTTTAATTGATCCATTGTGGATAGTTCAAATAGCTCATTATTAATAATATAATTAATATTCATTTCAGTATAATTACCGGATACACAAACTTTATAAAATTTAAACTTGTAAATATTTCCAATAACTCTTTTTTTTGAAAAATTTACTTCTACATATTTTTTATCATTAAAAAATGAAAATGAATAGTTGTATTGATTTTTTTCGTGATGATTAAAATGATATTTAAGCATTTTATAAATAAAATCGTCATTACTTAGATTAGCATTGGTAACAAGAAAATGGTCGATGTCTTTTTTATTTAAATAAAAAACAATATTGTTGCGGATAGACTGTATGATAAAATCAATGACTGATGTTGCCTTATCACTTTTTTTTGAAAAATAAGAGAGTTTTTCAATCTTTTTATTTTTATCGTTAGTCATAAATACACAAACATACATGTTATTATTATCAAAATGAATATTTGCATAAAGCCCATTTTTAGCTTTTAGAAAATAGACATTTTCCTTAGACTTCTTTATAAAAAAAGCAGATTCCTTATAGACAGGCTTCTTAAAATAGTCAATAAAACATTCTAACATAGTAATAAATTTCCTATAGATATTAAATTTCAAAGAACTCAATGACTTTAAATGATTCTTCCAAAATAGGCGTCTCTGTAGAAAGCCCAAGTTTTTTCAAAGTTTGTAAAACTTGTCTGGAAGGATGTGTGTGTTTTAATCGGTCTCTTCTGACATTGATACTCTCGAATATTGACATTTCATGTTCTTTTGCCATTTGTAAGCTAAAATTTTCCGATTTGGCACGTATTGAGCCAGCCTTGCAATTTCTTTTGATAACAATAGAATTTTTTTGTTCAATGGTGTAAATCTCTTCTTTTGGAATCTTTGAGTTATCATATTTAAAATCAGCCAGATAGCTCAAAGAAATAGTGTCTTTATTTTTTTGCAATAAACAATATTGATTGCGATGCATCAAAATAGAAATATTATCAAGTTCTATTTTTTTTTCAAGTTCATCGAATTTATTTTCCAATTGATTTTGAATGCCATACTGAAAACCTACTGGATTGAACGCATTTTCTCCTTTTACATAGTTAAGTGTTGATTCTTTGAACATTGTCATATTATTGAGTGAAAAGAGTTTTTTTCCAATAATATAATAGGTTTTGAATTGGGTGTTCTTTGAAGGAATAGTTACACAATTAAATGAAAAGTGAAAAACTGAATTAATAATTTTTTTACTATTTAATTCAACCAATGAATAAATATCTTGCTCAAATAATAAACCTTCAAAGCGGCTTATGTTTATTTTACGTAGGTTAATATCAGTTTTGTAAACATGTTGATTTTGTGTATTTCTCACTCCAAAGGTCGTATTCTCTTTACCTAGAAAATAAGAAACATCAGAGGAATCAATATAGAAAATAAGACTGGCTTTTACAGTGCTTACGATAAAATCATCAACACAAACATCAGTGTCTTTTTTTAAAACAGCATAGCGAGCAATCACTGAATCTTTCTTTGTGATGTTGTCTGGAGTATCACTGACAGAAATATATACAATACTTTCAGAAAAAACAAGAGTGCCAGCTAGGCTATTTCTAGCTTTTACATGCCACTTATTTTCGGAAACACGAACTATTCGGAAAAATTCATTCCTATAGATGGTTTTCTCAAAGAGAGATTTGATGATAGTTAACATGGAAAAACCCTCAAAAGATAACGGATTATATCATCAAATCAATCAATATTCAATCATATCCAATAATTGAGAATGTATTTTATTAAGTCCATGAGTCTCGGCATATTTAACATCAATTCCTTGCTCTTTTAACAAATCAAGAATCTTATAAGAAGGATGTCTAATTCTCGATTGCTTGAAAAAATCCAGCATTGAATAATAAATAAAAAAACCTTTTGGGATTTCGCTTTTTAGATGTATCTTATTGTATATACTTAGACTTTTTTGAAAAATACTGGCTCTGTATAAAGAACTTTCATGAAGGATCGTGTACATAAAATCTTTGATAGTGAACAAATAGCCCACTCTATTAGAATGTGCTTTACCCACTAAATAGCGATCATTTAAAAAATCTTCAATTGTATAAAGTTCACGATAGTATTTATAAATTGAATCACCTTCCATTGCATTGAGTATAGTCATTTCGTTTTTATCAAAATCTGAATCACCTATAGATAATTTAAGCTCAGAAACAATATGACGGAAAAAACATTGTTGGCCATAATAAACCTCGGAATCAATACAAAAGAAAGCATCATCCAGCAGGACATTGGTACAGGGCTTGTTACCATCAAGCTCATATAAAATGACAGAAAATCCATTATAAATAATGTCAGAATGGTAATTGGTGCTGAATCCCATTATGTTAAATCTCATATAATGAAGATAATCTATATGAAGTTTGTCATGGCGATGATTGATATTAAATAAATCACTCATATTATGAGTCAATATCTGATGAGTGAATTCGAATTGGTCATGTTGACAAAATGATAAAATGTTACCTTCAACAATTTTAGTATTTTTGTAAGCCTGAGTCTTATATTTAAATCTAAATTCATTCTTGAAATAAAGATAAACAGTATAGCAATCTGTGCCATCACCGTTCAGGAAGAATTTATAACTAACTCCATTTTGACAAAGAGCATAATAACCTTTTTTATCATTGCCATAAAGCTTGTACGGTAAAGAGTCATAGGTAGGAAAAATTTTAAAAAAAAACTTCCACAAAAAAGGAAAGAATTTAGAAAAAAGTATTTTGCTCATTCGTTATACATCTCCAATAGTTTATACATTTTCAAAAAATCTGATTTATCCTCTTTTAAAATAGACGAAATCCATTGGTCAATCGAAAATAATACACAAGAATTATTATTTTTAATAAAAATATCAAACAAAAAACGACTTAATCCCCCAAATACAGAATCATTAAAATTAGCTATATCAGGTATCGTAAAATGAAAATCATCTTCAGGATTTGTTGAAAAAGTTCCATCTATAGAAGATGAGTTTTTTGGAATGACCAATATCACACGCGGGTAATCAACCCCTTCCAATCTTAATGTCAGAATATTTTCTTGATATTCAAAATCATTATTATAAATAGCATAGTACTCGTAAAAAAAAGCATCATCCACAATATATTGATCAATTACTGAAATAGAAGTTTCAAGAGTAAAATCATATACTAGGTAGGAATCATTATAAAAAATACTGAATTCAATGTATGATTCATCGTTCTGACTAATCGCAAAAAAAGAACAATAATCAGTATGCTGGCTTAGTTCCTGAATTTTAATGATAGGTTTATCAAGAACACCAGACAGCGAGCTACAAAGGCTGTCATGGTATTCATTAACTCTATCAAAAATTGAAATATTATGGTGTTCCATAGGTTTCAAGACCTTATTGAATATGAATTATACAACAATTTATTTTTTTACACAACTCAATGTTCAATAATATTATTAAGAATGAGTAGTTCTTCGGTGATTGTGTTGTTTTTTTCTAATATGATGCCTTTATTATGTAAATCAGCTATAAATCTTTCTTTAAGTATCGGATTGGTATTAAGTTGATAAAGCAAGAATATTTTATATAGATCACTGTAAACAATCAATGAATGTGAGTGTTCTCTGTAATCTGTTTGGCTTTGTTTAATAATTTTTATCATGTTGGATTCAATGTCTTTGTAAGCCAACAAACAAACACCCCCACCAGAATACAGATAGCATGGATTACCATAATAATCTTCAAGATAATTTAAAGAAATATCATCTTTGAATTGCATCAAAAAAGGCGATATTGCTACTAATGGTTGCTTAACCCCTACAAAATAGATATTGTCTCTGAAAAATATAAGGTTTATTTTAGAATTCCCACAGCTAATGTTACAATACACTTTATTAATATGTTTAAAAAATGGAAATAAAGGTGTGCAGTAAAAAAATGAAATAGGCTTATGGTTAGAACTGTAAGGTTTAATCCCCAATATTTTCAAAAGTAAAAGACATCTATCAAGGCTACCTTGTATGAGAGGGAATTCTTCGATATAAACAGCTAAAGCCGAAAAGTTATCAAAGGAAGGTATAAAACAAGCATGAGAAATAAGCAGAGATAATTGACTACAAGGTTGATTTTCAATTATAAATGTTTCATTGTGAAACAATTTAAAACTTTGTTTGAAAACTTCAAACCTAAATCCATTTTTGCATTGAATATGAAGCATAGAGTTATTATTTTGGCGAATAATAACCCTATTAGCATTGTAAACAATTTTTCCTTTATTAGAAAAAAATATCGGCATCGATAGAATCATCAACTACTTTTTCCTTGATTGTATCAGGAAGCTCAATTTTTCCTTCATAAAGACGTACAGTTTCCAAGAGTTTTTCCAAAGCACGTTTTGGCTTTCCTCGCAGTTGACCTTTGTTTTCTTCATAAAATTTAATCAATTCAACGCTTAAATTAAATGATTTAAAATCAGATACCTTTTGCTTTCGAACTTTTTCATGCAGCATATTGTAATAACCGGCTTTAACAACAACAGGAACCAAGCCAGCATCTACTGCTTTTACAGTCTGAACTCTTTTTTGTTTTTCATCTAGGCTTGCATTAATGGGATATGCTTTGATTCCATGACTATTGATGAAGTTTTCTGTGACAACATCTTTAATCTTACTACTTACATCGCCATTTGAAGTATAGTCATCACTATAATAACGAGTGCTTTCAACATTATAGTAATCGGAAACATCCTCAGCCTGCATATCAGCCAATTCTGCCAACAAATCATAGTTTCCTGACAATGCTATCATTTTTGTAGCCGCAATCGACAAAGAGAAAGTGCATACGCTTTGACGATCCCGATCAAGTTCCAAGATGTCAGGTGAAAAATTGTAGTTGAGTTTGTAGTTATTACCAAGCTCGCAGACAAAAAGACCACCTACATACAGCTTGCCAAGTCCTGACTCGATAGGCCAGCAAAAGGATTGTTTGTAACTTGCCAAAACACTATTTTTATCAAAATTATGTAACGTTTTTTCTTGAATCTCTTCAATTTCTTCTGGTGTCAATCCATCAATGATAAAGACAACCTTGTTTTCATTGTCTTCAACCACATTTTCTTCTATCAAGATAGTTAGGCATTCATCATGTACACTAGGGTGCATCTCAAAACAAGGTGTCCATGTATCAGCACCATTTTTAATCACTACTTCTTTTCCTTCACGAAGCAGAACCAAGAGAGCAAGCTTGAAGCCTTCCCCATATGTCCCGATAGATTCTTTATCATCACGCTTGCTGGAGATACCCAACAATAGATTTTTGCGATCAAGCACGCCAGCCCGAGTTTCAATGATCATACGATTATCTTCATAACGAACTTCATAATCTTTGGTATCAAGAGCATTTTGTTTGATTTCGCGTGCAGCTTCCCAGATACCCCAATTACTAACATAACCGCGAGAAATAGTGAGAGGAATTTTAATAGTCATTGATCAAGCTCCTGTGAGGAAAGATTGTAGTATATAAGAATTCTGCAACAAGGTCAATCTATTTTTCAATATCGTTGTCTGGTGTTTTTTGACAATGAACAATCATAATTTATACTGTTAAAGGAGGTGTGCAATGAACAAAATACTAAAATATGGAATAATGACTGTATCAATAGTAATCATAGGAGTACTTGTATATTTTACAGCAAATAAAACATGGACAATGATAACTGCCAGTGACAATATAAGAGTACAAATGGCTAAAGATTTCGCACCTTATTATGCTATTGATTATGATTTTGAAAGTGATAAGAGAAATTCAAGTTATGATGATATATCTGATAGATTAATTCTTAAAAATGGCTCATTGCTAGTTCATGAAAAAGAAATTTTAACGTCGGATAGCGAATACTCACATTTCTTTCCGAAAGAAATCTTACCGCGATTATCAGGCAGTCATAATCAAACTAAAACAACATTAGAAAGTTACTATTTCATCTCCGATAAAAGTCATAAAGATTGTCTTTTGCAGAAAAAAAGAAGAATGCAAGTATTTTCAGATTACTTTAATAAACATTTTGATTACTTTCAAAATGAAATAGTAGACTTTGATGAATCGACTAGTTATTTGAAAACAACAAATTTTCTAGGATATCAAGTTCCTAAACTAATAACAGTATGCACACAAGGAAAAATGGTAACATTGTTTGGGATCATAGATGAAAAATAACCAGAACAGCAGTTTCTTAGTCTAGTTAAAAATCTAATATTTCAATTAAATGCATTCCATCAATAGTATCGATATCGGTTGATGACAAAGATGAACTAATCAGTAATGAAGTTAAATAAACTGATGGTTTTTTTAGTACAAAAAAATGTAAAATTTCATAAATCTTTCTATTGAAATCTTGAATTAAATTATTTGAATGCAAATAACTCGATTCCTTGGTATCGTGGCAATAGAACACCGCACTTAAAACTTGTGTCTTTTCATTTACTTGTATGTATCCGGTATAATAAGATTCATTATAAAAACAATATAATGAATGATTATTGACTGATTTCATAAAATCTATATTAACACCTTGTGTATATTTGGAAAACTTTTCCTTTATTAAAGACTGTTTGAACACAGATTCTTCACACTCTTCAATCAACAAATCGTTTTCTTTAATCATCATTGAAAATTGGAAGCCTTCGATTTCCTGACTTGAATAACTTATATGAGTCACTGATGCAAAATAATAAATCTCAATATTGAACATTAGATAATCCATAAGATAACGATGTTCATTGAATTTGATAAAGGCCAATTCAGTGCTACCTGAATTTGTAACCAATTCATTAAACTTATTGATTTGAGCAATACTCATAAAACGATTTGATAACATATGATTTTTAAAGAATTCTAGCGTAGAGCACTTCGAAAAATTAGAAATATTAGCTGAAACAGCCGGGATTACCCATTCTTTAAATGACATCAACAAGGTACGCTGATCAAACACTTTAACGATTAAAGCACCACCACCTGTTGAACAAAAAGTTTTAAAAATAGAAAAAAAGTTATTGTTATTTTTTACAAGAATGAAGTTATTATAATGATAAGCCTGAATAATATCGTTGTCGAATACTTTCTTGTAAAAACAATGAGGTGTATAAGCAAGAATACTGCTAACAGTGCCAGATATTTTTTTTAAAATCATATTATATCCTTTTTTCTATGATATTGGACATCAACGCTTTTTTATAGAATGCCTCAAAGTATTTAGATATATCTTTTTCTTGGTCAAATATCATTTCGTTAAGTTTATCTTTGTTATACTCCTTAACTACTAATAGGCTATCCTTGTAATGAATATCGATCTCACAGCCATTATATAAATAATGCCAATAATAATGATTGTTGGTAACAGATTTAGCAACCAACATATTGGTTATTTGTTCTTCAGAATGCTTGTATTTTGAAAAAGGTAAAAAATCGGTTGTCAAGTCAGAAAAAATTTTATAAATATCGCCATCAATCAGCCAAAAAGACTCAGAATAAGTTTCGATAGTACCTTCTATATGCAAATAATTACCAACTACAGAAAAACTAGGAAAGGGAATAGTGTCATCAAATAAATATTGAGTGGAGTGAAACTTTTTAAAATTAGATTTTATATACTCAATTACGGTAAAAGAAGAATAAGTAGTTACATTACTGGATATAGCCTTATATACAAGATTTTCCAAAGTCGATAGTTTAAATTTATTTTCCTTGTAAAGAGTATATTCACTAAAAGGCAAAAGATATTGATAGGTATAGACAGATTCATTACCATAATATTTATTTTTTCTGAACAGTCTCTTGTTTTTAGATCTATAGATATTAATATTCAGCATTGTTTCATCAATAGACTTAGAGTAATGATCAATTGTAATATGTTTTCGATCCTTTGTATCTACTTCAAAAATATCAAGTTCTGAATTATAGCAAATTCTAAAAAAGGGGTTTTCCTTTAGTTTTAAAAATTCAGTCACTTTTCTTTTAATCATATTTAACATAAAAAGACCCCGATAAAGAGGTCTAGTATAACAAAACAGCCTTTAAAAGACAAGTAAAACAACAATGACAGTATTAGAATTTCATTGAGTCTATAGACTTTACTATCTTGGAAATATCGGATTTGTAAAAACCGGCAGAGTTAATATTGTTGACCTCAATAACACGTTCTCCATCATCAGTAACAGCGATATCGAGAACAAAGGCTCTATCAGGTTGCCAAATAGACAGCATTTTATTGGCAAAATCCAGCACACCAGAATCAATATGTTCAGAAGCAATAACTTGATCCCTTACTTTGTACATACTACCCGTAATCACAACCCCATCTACAATAAACAATCGATACTCTGCTAGGATGTTTTTAGCAGATGAAATAATGATATTGGTATCACCATTTAATCCAAAACGATCTTGACCTTTTTCAATTTTTTTAAGCCAATAAATAAAATTTTCCCGTTCAAACAATTGACCTGCAAATGATTTTGTATCTTCGGATGGTCTTGAAAAAAGCTTGATAAAATGTTCTGGAACTTTATGAATAATGTTGGAAACAGTATCTTCAATAGCATCACCATTCAGCAAATTGGAAGCACCCCAACCTTGAAGCCATTTTGAAAATTCAAAATTATCATTAATAAATGAACCCGGAGTCCATCCTTGCTCTTTTGCATTTAATGCAAGAGAATAGGACCCCATCGTTACCATATTTTGATTGTTTTCAATACTAACATGAGGAATACTATCTTCTTGATATTGATTAATATCTAAATCAACATCTACAATGATATTTGAAAAATGAATAGTTCTTACCAAACGATGGTCATAGCCTTCTTCCTGAAGCACTTTTATCAAATATTCCATACCGACATCTTTTTTAAGATTTCCTTGCACAATCCACAACATAAAATTCTCCTTAGTATGCTTGCATTTCTTTTAATTTATATTTCATGTCCAAACGTTCCAAACCATCTAAGGCATCAGAGATTGTAGCGTTTTCATCACCACGGCAACGTGCAATCCAGTGGTGTAAAACAGAAACACTTTCCGGGATCTTTTCACTGAAAGAAAAAGGTGACTTATACTTATCTCCCCTCAAAGGAAAGGGCATTTTGATGCTAACAGGTTGTTCAATGCTACCACTCAACTCAAAAACAAGCATCGGCGAAATACTCATAGAACATTTCAAGTTATTCAAAACCACACTAAGCTTGACTTTATAACCGCAATAAACATGAGTCTCCTTATCAAAATATAATTCAATATTGAAATGCATAATGGATTTATATGCAGCCGGACGAAGTTTTGTGAATTGCTTGATCTCCTGCATGCAAGTTGATAGACCCTGTTTAATATTTTCGTAAATTTCATCTTTAAAAATAAGACCTACCTTGTGTTTAAAGTACCGTGAGACAATTTTATCATTGAATAATTTATTATAGGAAAGAATATGCCATGAAGTTCCCCAAAATTGAACATGATAAGAGCCATTTAGATCGAAGTTATGAAAATAAACGCTTGAACCCTTTGGAATATAAGCAGCATACGAACAAGAATGCTCATCACTTTTGATAAATGTTTGAGGTTTTCTAGTGAATTCGAAATTGGGATTATTTTGAATAACATCCAAGAATTCAGTGTGGGAAAGATTGAACATAATGGTTGTACCTCTAAAAGATTTCTGTTATTTTACCAAAAAAACAATACAAATACAACAAAAAAAGCCATCGCAAGATGACTTTGTTATGTTTATTAACGATTGAATTTATTGCATTACATCAGGTGTTGTAACATCAGAAGTATTAACTCTTGACTGGTCAGCTTTAGAGTAATCACTACCATTCTCTATTGCATATGTTTTATTTTGATCTTGATATGAATGTCTGATTTGTTGACCCAATAATGTGCGGTCAGAACCATCTTCTGCAAATACTGTGGTTGAGGTAAGTGCGATTATTGATAATAGTGCAAATGTTGTTTTTTTCATAATTTATCTCCAATTAGTTTGTATTCCATATATTAGCATGATAATTGAAAAGAACAATTGCGTAAAAATGAAAAAGACAATTGCTATTTAAGCAAAAATGACAAATTCGAAAATAAAAGACCATATTAAATGGTCTTTATAAGTTCACTTGTTTTCTCTTTTACAAAACTGGCGGGTGCTTTGCCTTTTGTTTTGGCCATTACTTTACCAATAATAAATTGTAAAATTTTCTCCTGTCCAGATTTGTATTGTTCTACTTGTGGAGCCAGTTCTTTAAAGGTATCAAGAATTATAGTGCCAAGTTCAGCCTCGGACATACGCTCAGGAATACAAGCTTTAAGTGTTAAGTCAGTTGTTGCCCACCGTGTTAGCATTTCCTTAACTTCTTTTGCTTCTAAAGAACTATCTGCAATAAATTTCAAATCGTCAAAGTCAACAATTCTTTTTGAGTCAATGCGAGCAAACACTTCTGGCAACCAGAATGCCAACAACCTAATAAACCGCTCTGTCTGCAAATCAGGATTCCTTAGTAATTTCATCCAAACCGATTTATAATCTGATGCTAACAATGAAGGAATACTATCAATTTTGATAGAGAGCCTGTCAAACATATCAATAAATTGTTGACGAATTTCAAAATAATAGAGTTCGTTATCTCCACGAATAGCTTGTAGTTTTTCTTGATCCAAAACCAAAGGTACAATGTCGGGATCAGGCATATAACGATACTCATGCACAGTTTCTTTCATTCGCATGGAATGAGTGGTTGATGTGGACTCATCAAACAGACGAGTCTCCATGTCAAGTTTCAAACCAGCATCCAGTATTTCTGTTTGACGTTCAATTTCGTAATCCAAAGCAGCTTGCAAGAAGCCAAATGATGAAATATTTTTTATTTCTACCCGAGTTCCTAATTGCTCTGTTTTTGATAAAGAAATACTTGCATCTACACGAAATGACCCTTCTTCTAGCTTGCCATCACAAATTCCAAGATATTTAACCAGTTCACACACTGTTTGTGCATATAGTTTAGCTTCCTTTGTACTGTGCATACAAGGGGTCGTCACAATTTCAAGAAGAGGTGAAGATCCACGAGAAAGGTCAATGGCGGTATAATCTGTATAGCGATCATGCAGGCTTTTTGCGGCATCACATTCCAAGTGTGCATGTTCGATTTGAACATTGATGGTCTTTCCATCAATTTCGATAGGCACAGTGCCGCCAATCATGATAGGGCGATGTTGCTGAGTGATTTGATAACCCAATGACAAATCAGGATAAAAATAATGTTTGCGTTCAAAAATACTGATAGCAGGAATTTCAGCACCCACACTGACTGCAAATTTCAATGCCATATCTACGGGTTCCTGAGCAAGAACTGGAAGCATACCCGGAATACCAGCATCAAAATACGAGAATTTATTTAGTTCAAAATCACAAGCACTGCGACTAAATAACTTTGATGTGGTTTTGAGGGCCACATGAACTTCCAAACCAATTGTAATTTTATAATCGCTCATATTCATAATCCTTTTCCGTAAATTTCAGTTTCCAAAGCCGACAAGCTGTCAATCAACTCATAATCCTTAAACTTCTGTCCAACAAATTGCATGCCAATGTTCAAGCCATCAGATGTTTTATGCCAAGGTAATGAAATAGCTGGAACACCTGCAAGACTAAAAGGCACTGTCATATAATCTGAATAATAGATTTGGGCGGGTGTCATTGTATCTATTTCTTCCCATTTCGGAGCCACTGTAGGACTAACAGGTAAAACAATAGTGTCCACTTCTTTTAGTGTTTTTTGAATACTGGCTGTTAAAGCCTTTCTCATGTTCCACGATTTTTCATACATGGTTGAAAAATTTTCAGCACTGAGGATAAAGGAACCCAACATAATGCGACGTTGTACCTCTTCTCCAAAGAATTTACTACGGTAATGAGCCACTGTTTCAGCAAATGAATCGTGGAGTGGTTGCTCAGTAAGCTTTTTGCCAAAGTAGATGCCTTGATAGCGAGCAAGGTTAGAACTGGCCTCAGAACAGGCAATAATATAGTAGATTTGAGCCGCTTGTTCCATAAAATCTAGTTTTACAGGCACCAATTTTATACCGGCTTCTTTGAACTGCTGTAAAGTGAGGCGATAGGCTTCTGCAACTTCTGGCTGAATAGCGTTACTTTCTAAAATATCTTTAAAGTAGCCTACACTCATAATAGTTTTTGAACTTTTATGATAATCTCCCAAACCTACACATGTCATGTCTCTTGAATCTTTCTTGGCCAAGTTTTGTTCGATCAAAAATGATAAATCATCAAGACTCTTGGTCAAGAAACCAGCTTGATCCAATGATGAAGCATAAGGAATCATTCCAAAACGTGAAAAGGCTCCATAAGAAGGTTTAAATCCAACAACGCCACAAAAACTAGCAGGTTGGCGAACAGATCCACCTGTATCCGAACCAATACTAAAATCCACAATACCCGATGCAACAGCCGCAGCAGAGCCACCTGATGAACCACCTGCTGATCGGTCCAGTTGACCGGGAATAGATGTTTTACCTAGGAATGAAGTATTGGTAAATGATCCCATTGCAAATTCATCCATGGCAAGCTTTCCACCAATGAATGCTCCCTTGGATTGAAGCGTTTCCCATACGGTAGAATCATAGGGAGAAACAAAGTCTTCAAGAATTTTGGAGCCAGCCGTTGTTGTTAATCCTTTTACACAAAAAAGATCTTTTATTCCTACTGCAATCCCTGAAAGTGGTTCACTCATTGATTTATCTTGTTGGTCTTTAATATCAGAATCCTGTTCCATACGAGAAAAGACTTCTGACTGGTGCCAGAAAGCACCTGATTGATCTTTTTTTATCAACTCTTTAATAGCTGCAGTTCTTTTTGTCCAATAGTGTTGTGTTGCTTTAAATTCGCTTTGTTTGGTACGTAATGACATAATCCACCTCAATTATAATGTATAAATTTACTTGCTAATGACTTTTGGTGCCAAAAATAGGCCATCCTGCATGTTAACTGATTGACTGGTTTTATTTTTATCAAAAAGATAAGTGTCATCAACAACATCAGTGGCGAGTTGAGTAGGATTAGTTTGATTATCAGAAAAAGAGTTAACATTGACTTGATCGATAGCATGTAGCATTTCAACCACACCTTGAATACCTGCTAGCATTTTATGTTCTTGAGATTCATCAATTTTGAGACAACTGAGTGATTCCAGTTTCTTTAAGTCTATCGAAGTCATGTTATTTTCCTTTATTTGAAGGATATATGATAGAATAAATATCCAATAAAGTCAACGCATTAATTAAAAGTTACAATAAAATGAATATTAATAGATTATATATCAACTTTTTTCTTTGTTTTAAAAAAAATAATCAATAATCAATCATACCTGCTACTTTTATACGTTTAGCAAAATCGTCTGTTGAAAAATCGTAAGCTGATGGAATACAGAATTCAGGTAATAATTTAGCCAACTCGCAAGCGTTTCCTTGTATAAATATTTTTATCATTAAGAGTTCATTTTCTAATCCAACAGGTGTATAACTAGCTGTATTCTGAATAATATCATTATTTGATTTTAGATACTGTTTGTGAATTTGAATTAAATTAAATTTATTATCAAAAACAAAATTAACATTTAGTTTATTAACAGGATGATTTTTTGAAGAAACTTGAATGTGCAAACTAAAAATAAGACGATAAATAATTCCATTGTCAGAAGATAAAAGGAATTGGCCCGAAAGATGAGCATGATGTTTCATATTTCTAGCGAATGTAGAAAAAAATGAAGTATTATTAAAATCACAGCCATGAACAACCCAAGATTTTCGGGTGCTATTTGTTGCTATACGATGAGGAACTAATGCAATATCATTACCACTATATTTTTGCAGTGCCATGGTATTAAAAAAAAGGCACAGTGTTTCTGATGCTGGTATATGTTTATAAATGATTTTTTTGATGGCAATAAATGGCAATAGTAAACATGATATGAAAAAGGAAAATAAACTAGCGGATGTTCTCATTAAATCTACCTCATAGGATGTTTGCTAATTTCAAACGAGATGCGAATTCTTCTGAATTGAAATCGTACACTGATGGCATATAAAATTCTGGAAATAGCTGACTGACTTCTGAGTTGGGCTTGCTAACCAGTAACCTTAATAGCAACAACTCATCTTGTATGCAAACAGAATCTGAAATATCATCAACATCCTGATTGTTCTTTTTAATATTGATTAAATTAAAATCAGAATCAAAAGTAAATAATCTTTTGAAGTGTTTATTGGACCATGGATTATTTGAATCGCTCAATTTCAATGTGCAAGTCATATAATCAATTTTCTTATTTTTGTAATAAACCATCCAATGATTATAAAAATGATAGGATGATAGATCGATTGAACTAAAAAAATTTTCAAAGATTGAAATTTCATCTATTTGAATACACTGAGTCTCAAAGCAACCAGTAGTAGAATACAATTGTCGTCTTGATCTATTGGGTAAAGCTGACAAGAATAGTGCATTGTGATGTTTAAGACGGACATGAATGCCACAAAAGAAATCGTAAATAATATACAGATCATTTGGCTCATGGACAAAAGCTCCCGGTATGGAAGCTTTTTTAATTACTGTGCAGAAATCATTGAGAATAGAGAATAATCCCATTCTGTTAGCTTTCCATTTCAATAAAGGTTGAGACAACCATTGTGTGAATTGAATGAAATATATTTGTAATGGCAACATTAAAATACCTGTCGATTCATGAAGTTTGTGGTGATTATTATATTCTAGCGACGTAGAATAACAAATTTATGATTCAATTGCAACATAAATTATACGTTGACAAAAATCAAAAAAAGTCTATAATTTTGAACATTATTATGGAGACTAAAATGATAAAAAAATATGTGATGACTTTTATGCTTTTGCTTATTACTTGTTTTTCTTATGCAGAAGAAACAGGTAGTTATTTTCCTCCTGATATGAGTAAAATGATTGCGGCTATGAACCTAAAAGAAGAAGAAACAGAAACAGATAAAATAACAATTTTCGTACCCAAAAAAAGTTATATTTACAGTTATGTTGAGTATGTCGATAAACGCAATAAAATAAATGAAATCAATCCAAACGATCCACAAGAACAATTGAAATCACTAGATGAAGAATATGCGTTTATATACAGAAATATAAAAGTTGGATTACCTAATGGCAATTACTTATCTAATATACATTTCGAAGAAAAAGGCGTTTTTGTTGACGTTGATATAAAAAACAGCCCTCCTAAAAGTTTAGAAATTGGTGATTCAAATAATAATTATACAGTGGCATATAACTATGGAAGTGGTTATCTATACAATACTACATTAAAAATAAATCTTGAACGTGGCAAACGTGATATTTCTGATAAAATCGGCTTGAAAGATAAGGTTAATTTGCTGAACGAAAAATTCAGCGATTATCTAATTAAAAATGGTTTTAAAGAAGAAAAATCATTTTTTCGTGAATTTTCTGGTGAGAAGAGATATATCAAAGAAAATATATTGGTGATACTAAAATCAAATATCTCTTTTATGAATTATTCTTTACAAGAAAGTTATGCTTTTGTAATTGGGATTGAAAATATACACATCAACAAAAGATACGAAGAAATTAATGATAAAATAAAAGAAGATAGTTTCAATAAAGAATACAAGGATATTCAAAATATTTTGAAATAGTACACTATATATAGTGCTGTTGTTTAATTTATAAAAATATTGTTCATTGTTTATTTATTTTTAATTAATGCTATACTGATTATATATAAATAAACAATGATAATACATGGCTAAATTATTCAACAGTAAAGAATATGATAAATTCATTAATTCAAATCAAAAAGGTATATCGTCTCAAATAGCTGCATTGAGATCTGTTGCCAACAACAAAGAAAGTGAAGAACTGAAAACTATAGAAATAAACAATATAGCTCAAAGTATTATTTATAATCACAGTGCAAGACACCCTAACACTTGGAATGATTCCAACACATGGAGTCAAAAGAAAACACTAAACGGAAGTCATGAATTTAACGAATCATTACCTTTCTATAGAAGCGTGGCATTAAATGATGCTTACAGTAAACTAGCTGATCAACCTAGATTAATCCAAGCTTTGGAAGATGCTGCCATTAATAGTACGTTAAAAGCCATGAAGGAGTTTCGTTATGGTGCTCAAATCGACTCTATTCGTGTGCAAACGGGTGTAACGATGATTCACGATATTATGCCTTTTTTGGAAGCCAATAAAGACAAGTACAAAGAGCAACATGCATTTGCGAAAAAAATGATGGCAGTACCTGAATTAAAATCCATGTTTTCCAACATGAACAATAAGAAAGATGCCATAAAATCTTTAAAGGAAATGCCAAGAATGGTTGCAGAATTTGATAAAGTGACAGAAGCTCATGTTATGCGAAACAAGCCGAATCTGCAGCATGTGAGCCATGATTTTAAAAAAATATCAAATGATAAAGAATACTATATGCATTCTATTCCACTTATGGAAGATATGGTTAAAAGAATGGACAAAATGAAATTTGTAGACCTTAGAGAATTAGGGCCATCTGAAGTTAAAGCTATTGAAAAGATGCAAGATATCGTAAAAAGTTATAGAGATAATAAACCTAACTTGAATACATATATAAAAGAATCGTTTTCTAATAAAGATACAAATGAATTGAGAAACAGAATTAAATTTTTAAGTGATGATCCCACTAGCTATTTTTCCAACAAGGAAATTATAACAAAAATGAATAATAAAAATAGAGATCTGAATACTAATGTTATTGACTCTAAATCAAGTGCGACTATTGAAACACCCACTGAGCAAAAACAATCGTTATTTTCAAGACTATCGGTTGCAGTAGCTGCTGGCATAACCAGCCTTAGAAAATCAATTGGTTTCGATAAAGAAAAAACTAGTGTTGAAGTATCTAAACAGCAAACTGATACCGTTATAAATGAATCAATCAGTGCTTCTGATGTTACAATTAAAAAAGAAACCAAAGCGTCTAATCAAACGCCTACAATTGTTAAGGCTGCCGCTGTTGAAGCTATCATTGAAAAACAGGATTCAATAAAACCAATAGGTTCTATTAACGCTAGAATGGTTAATATGAATAAGCAAATTGAAATATTTTCTGATATGGACTTATTGAAAGACAAAGATGCTTTAAATAAAATTAGACCACAAATGATTGAAATCAGAAAATGGGCAGTTGAAGTTTCAAAAATGGATACAACCGATGTTTTATTAGCAAAAAGCTTAGAAAATTCAAAAGAAATATTAAGAAATTATTCTCATTTGGTTAGTAAACGTGATACAGAAAATGCAATAATGGATCAAGTGCAAAAAATGAAAGAAGATATTGGAGATAAAACAAAACCAGCCATGAATGAGTCGGATTTAAGAATGAAATATAATCAAGCCTTACTAATGGAAAAGGAAGTTAACACGTTCAGCAATAACCATGATTTTGTAGAAAAAGATTCAGCAAAACAATTTAAGGATATTAAAAATTATTTGGATAATAATAATTTCTTAAAATGTGGAAAATTGAATGAATCGGCTTTTAAATTGAATTGTATGGATCTTGATGATCCACTGTTTAAAAACACATTGAATGCAAAGTTTAATCAGAATGGATTTAATAACGATGTACATAAAACCATGATGAATGCTCATAAAAGTGTCATGGACTATAAAAGAATGGCACCTGAGTTTAAAACAGTAGAAATGGACAATTTATCTAAAATGGCTGAAAACAAATTGATTCAATTTAACGAGTTGCACAAAGAGCTTAAGGTAAAAGGAAAAATTGATGTTTCAATGTCTTTCAATATGGATGATTTAAAATTACTTGAACAAAAACAAGTAATAAAAAATCGTAATGATAATACATTGAAAGCAGTTGTTTAATAATTTAAAATAAAAATCGTTGCATCTAAATCAGTATAAGAAAAATCGCAGTATGCGGTTTTTTTTATAAATACTGTCAAAATTTAAAATTTTATAGTTCTTTAAACATGTCAAAAAATAGAGATAAAAAATATTTTAGAATTGTATACTATTGACTTTTAATAAAAAAATGATAAAGTATTAACACTAACTAACATCAGGAGGTCAGTATGCTAAAATGGTCATTTATATTTTTAGTCTTCGCATTGGTAGCTGGATTGTTGGGTTTCACTTCAATCGCTGGTGCATCAATTGGTATTGCTAAAGTGCTCTTTATATTATTCTTAATAATATGTATTGTTACTTTCTTACTGGGTCGAAAAGCTGTATCAAAAGTTGTAAGATAGCATTAAAAAGACTACTGAAAAGTGGTCTTTTTTTTATTCATGTTTTAGGCTAGTAACTATTAACTCACTTTTTCTATCCATTTATTTATCTTTTTATCAATGAGTATATTAATAAGATCAGTATTCATTGTAATTGTGGCAATAAAATAAAATAAAACTCTGATACTGTCCAAAATAGAATCTACCGTTTCTTCTTTTGATACGCCCCCCTTATATCGACTACTGATGATTTGTTCATATTTTTGTATAATATCTACCATTTTACCAACGACTATGGTGTAATTCATCAGTAAACTAACGTTATTGGTTTTCCACGTCAAAGTTCTATCTTTTAATGCTTGATCCAGTCCCATCATAGCAAATTGTTCAGATTTTTCTAAAAGGGTATTATCAACTTCATGCAGCAGAGATGTTAAAACAATAAAATTATCAACGGCTTCTTCAATAATATTATCTCGTTTGTTGAGTGTATAAGCTTCATAGAGTTCTCCATGCTCTTCAAATAATTTTGTAATTCTTTTGAAGATTCCTCGCTGATCAATCTGCATGGCATTATTTACTTTATTTATCTGAATATTTATGGATTTCATTAAATGTTTACCTCTCCTATAATATAAAAATTATAACCTTTTACTTAGGTTTATCAAAATAAATTAATAAAAAAGACTGTATTTTTTATTTTTACATATTATAATACTATAAACCAACAATAATTATAAAATTAAAGCATATTATAGTTGATAGAAACCTTAATTGGTGATATAATAAGGCTGATATTTATAACCTACATGGAGAATTACATGAGTCGGCATCATTCATTTGTCAAAATCAATCAGGCTATATTAGCAATAGAAAACAATATCAAATTCAGTAATCTGTATGATTATCAAGATAGCGAATCTATCCCTGTTTTCTTGAAAAAGAAATTGCTTGCACAAGACTTGTCTGAGGGAGAGTTGACACTCGCACGCTCAGCCATTGAGACTTACGCAGAACAACTTAATCATAACAATTATCATTTAGTCTTGACTGGTTTTGAATTTGCAGCCTTAACAAGAGTTGAAACAATTTTCTTGAAAGAGAGTTTTAGAAAAATGAACCAAGATCTTGATGTGGATTTTCCTGCCTTTTCTTTAGAAGAAGAATCTTTAAAAAATATGGTAATTGTCACTATTCCCGAAACAATGATTGATAATCATAGATTAAGAAAAGTTGTTTAATAAAAAAATTGAAGTTAGTTAACTTGTAATTCTTTCATTCGCTGATTAACTTCAAAGTACCAATACTTGCGTTCATGTTTTTGTTTTACATCTTTCCAAACAGTATCCAACAACATTTTTAAATCAGAATTTGATAAATGTGGTTCACTATATGAAGTGTCCAAATTACCATAAGGACTGACTACAGCACTAGAAGAACTGTTTCTCAAGGAAGCCAACGTATAGAGTTCGTTATACATATAATTATCTGGCATATTTTCAAATTTTTGTGCATATTCTCGTGCAGCAGTAAAACGTAAAAGGAAATCGATCATTATAGTCACCTTTTTTAGTTGATGCCATTATCACATGAAAATAAGGTAAATGCAAATTTAAAAAATGATGCAAATTTTTTTATAGTATGTTAGAATAGCTTAATACTTTTGGAGTTTATTATGTTTTCAAAATTTCCCAATCATCAAGAATCCAATTACCTTATAGAAATATTGAAAAATAGTTATTCATTTGACTCTTTTGAAGAGCAAAACAAGACCGATAGATCTATGAATGTGCTTAAAACAATCTATACTGCAAAAACTTCTGATAGACTTTTAACGTTAGAAATCACTTTTCCCAGCAAGACAAAAACAAAGAATATAGAAAAAAACTATCAAGCCCATATTGCTATTATTCAAAACAAACCTTGTATACAAAATCCTAGTATGAAAAGGCAAGATCGTCTAGATTTTTCAAAAATTTTAGAAAACCTATATTCTCCATCATTTGATCAATTTACAATGCTGATTGATTTGTTTATTGAAGAAGGTCAAAAAGCAGGTATCATAGAAGTATTTGATAAAAAATATGTAGAAAAAAGCCTTATGTCCTATTTGAGTTCAAATATGTATAGTAGCAAAATAAGCCTTAGAGATAATAATATTGGTGATGTTTATTTTAACAATATTCTGCAAAAAGGTGTAGGCTATAACAATAGGCACTTTAAAAAATCATATATCAATGTCGATATTCTATATCTGGTGCATTCAGATTTGACAATGCATCCATATTTTAAAATAAGATTGCCGTACAGTGATAATAAAAAAATTAGCTATGTAATGCCATTAGGTAAAAGCAACAAAGTATATATGTTTAAAAATGATAAAAAGTTGACTACTCAACATATCGATACACAAAAACCATTTGATTTAGTTGAATCTGATATTCGTTCTTATTTCAAAAAAACATTTAAAGATGAGGTAGTAAAAAAATTATCAAACCAATTAAAACTAAACAAATCAGATCTTGCCAAACTGTCTCAGGATCAGTTGAAAGAGTACTTTGTTATTGCCGAAATGGTCAAACTTTGAGGAACAAATAATGTTTAAGAAACTATTGAACAAAACCGAAGTTAACCATTTTGTTAAGTCATTGGAACCTTTGTTTGAATTTCAAAAATACACTGAAGAAATCAAGCCTTCAAACTATGCCAATAGACTGGATACTGTTTACACAGCAACTACAAAAGACAACAGTTGGTGCCTAGAAATTTCATTCAATAAAAGAGTTGATACAGGTCTTGAAAGAGTGCATCAGTATCCAGAAATTAAATTTAAACAGAATATAGTGTCTATGCAATCTATTATTGAATATAAAGGAATTGAAATAGCAGATCATTTTCAAAAGATGTATACACCAGACTTTAATGTCGTCAACAATATTATTAATCTATTCATTGAAAAAGGACTCTATTCAGGTTTGATTCATAATGTTGAAAAGAAAGACTATAATCAGCATGTAGGTGATTATCTACGACCTGACAATAATGCAACACACGTAATGTTCAGAGATAAAAATGTTTCTGTTGTGACATTTAACAACATTCTTCAAAGAACAAATAATAAACACCCTAATCACTTCAAAACTTCATATATTAATGTTGGCATCACTCACATGATTCAGCCCGATCAGACGATTAGCCCTTACTTTAAAATTAAGCTCCCCTATTCTGACAATAATAAAATAGTTCTGATCGTTCCGATTTCCAATCCCAAAATAGCATACATTACTGCGAATGAGAAATCCTTAAAAAACAATTTTTTGAGAAATTTTAATACGTTTAATATTGATAATAAGTCAATTGGTAGCTATTTTGAAGAACTGTTTAAAAATGAGTCTAAAAATCTAATTTGTAAAGCATTAAATATGAAAATAAAAGACATAGGTGCATTGTCTACAAATGAACTAAAAAAATATTTTATGCTTGTTGAAATGGTCAAGATCTGATAAAAATATAACGCTAATACTCTCATTAAAAATAAGGATTCATTCATATGCAATTACAATCAGCAGTAACAACGCAAGACATTATATTTAAGCTATCAAAGATATTGTTTTCCCAAGAAGTTGAACAGTTTATTCAAGTTATTGATAAGTCAGAAGCAAACAATAAGTTTGATCTTGGTTGTACAATGGAAGAGTTCCGAAAGTATACTTCCGAAGAACAGGATAATCTTATTGAAAAGATAAAACAAAATATGCAAAATAACAATAACGAAAGCAAAATAGAATTTAATCTAGCAAATGAACGCTATGAATTACGGATTGATACACAAATAAACTCTATCTATCTGGCCCATTACAAAGAGGATGAACACGTTGAAATGAAGGAGATTCTGAATCAAAAGGTATCAAAAAATGTTGAAAGTTTCAAAAAGGATCTGGACCAGATTAGTGAAGAATATGCTGTAAAACAGTTTTATAAAGGATACAACAGAGATTCTAAGGAGTTCTATAATAATATTATTGCATCTAGAACCAATCAAACAGTCAGTGCTTATATCTCCGACCAAGCACTGATTGTTTTTGATAAATTGAAATCATTATTTAATGATGATGAAAAAAAAGCTATCGAAAAATTTTGTGAAACAAAATTTGCAAAACAAAGCAGTGGCTTTGATTCTGAACTTTCAAAGTTCTTTCTGGAATGGACAATAAAACTAAAAAAAGGAAGTTATACAGAAAATAACAAATTTGAATTCAATGATTCAGATAACGATGCCTATTATGTGAACAACAAAAAATATCATATGATTGTACAAAAATCACAAAACACTATTTTTGCCTACATTATAGATTGTGAAACATCACAAATAAAAATATGGAACTGTGCAAATATTGAATCAGGAAACGTAGAATATGAAATGAATAATTATGATACTTATTTTGATTTGATGAAAGAAATAGGCAACCCTTACAGCTATTACTCTTTCCCTTTTGAACTAAAAGGAATGACTTACCCTAAATCAGCTAATTATTACATGGAACATTTTAATGATGAAAGTGAATTCCTTGTATTTGATACAAACAAAGGCTTTAGAATAAACACCTATTTTTCGGACTCTATGGCCACTGACGTTCCCTTATTAAACAGCGTCGTCAACCATGAATATGATTAATCAAAAATTAAAAAGCTCCTGAAAAGGAGCTTTTATAGATGATTTGTATTTCAAAACCAACTGATAACGTTTTGTACAGTCGCTGGTGTAACATCGATACCATCAACAGATTTAGCCATAACCTGATTCAGTTCTTCAATTAACTTTAAAAATTCATGCACTGGAATGTCACTGATATATGGCACACCCATACCAAAATAATAGGCCCCTGATTCATACCCATTTGAACCATAAACAATTTCAATTTCACGATCCGAACAAAACGTTCTAAGATGCTTAGGCATATGCTTCATGAATGTCGAACTATATTCATCACTTAGTATGGCGGGCAGATTATCACTGTCATGTTCAATATCAAAGTGTTCAGCAATAGGCTTTAATAGAGTGGTTAAACTAAATGAATTTGAAGTTTCCCAACCAATAACCAACATGGCATTGCGTTCTGTAGACATATGATAAGCTCCTAGAAAATAGAATGCTATTATAGCATGATATATAAAATCTCACAATAATTTTATAATAATTGACATAAGTATGCTCTATACTGTATTATACAATATTCCTGAATTATTATAAAATAGGTGCTTATGAAAAGAAAATTAAAGTTTGGTGATTACTATCAAGATGACTGGAATTATGATGAATTGATGGGAGTTGGATTATCTTTTCAAGGAGTTCCATCAGATTATAAGAAGTTTCTTGATATATTAATGGGAGTCAGTTGCAATCCAATTTCAGCCCGGAGAATTCTGGATATTCTGGAAAAGGGTGAAACTAAATTTGTTACAGTCATGGCTCTTTTAAACTTTCATGAAATTGGTGATGCACTAAAAGAAATTGGTGTGACTATGAAAATAACGCCTCCTTTCAACTATGCTCATCCTGATGATATTAACAATAACAGTCAGGTAGATCTGGCAGTTTTTCATACTATTTCTGGTAAAGAATCTAATATTAAACTAGATGAACGTTTTAAAAATTTGTATGAAGAGAGGCTTTTAAATACTCAGAAAAGTATACAAGAAAAACCACATAATTTTGGCCCATATGAACGGTAAATTAGACTATTTCTTCTGGAATGGGTTGAAACAATATGACGGCCATCAACATCCAGACAATAATGGTCACAAAGACAGTAATCATAATAAGCGTCTTGGTATGCTCTCGACTTTTAGTATCATCAACCATTAGGAAAAGAACTCCAATACAAAAAACGACCCATGTGGCACATTTTAATTTTATATACAAAGATATAAATAACTTATCAGAGATTTTTAATATTTGAGGCGTTATTGCATCAAAATAAATTAAACCCATAACTGATATGGCTACGAAAAATAACACACAACACGTAACCAATATGCATTTACAAATAAAAGAGACAATATGTTGAAGTTGTTGAATATTATTCATAATATTTGACTACAATAATAAATAACAATAAATTTAAAATGTTGGTTGTAGTGATTCTCATCTCATTAATATTGATCATATTATAGTCCTTATATACTTATAATAGCATATTCTTATAAGAAATCCATAAATTTAAATACAATAGTCAACCATGATCAATTAGCAACTGATGTATTTTCATGTCATTACAAATTTCTATAAGGGTCAAGTAGCCTTTTTTATTTTGCTTGATACCATAAACAGCACCTGTATCGATAAAAAATTGATTACCCAGCAACAAAGGCATTTTGACTGGCGTATGCCCATGTACAGTATATTTGATATTGTCAATATAACTTCTATGTTGGACTTTTTGTTTGAATTTTTCTTTGATATATCTAAATGAAAAAGATATTCCATGCTTGATGTAGGGCAATGTTTTACGTGTTGTAATGATTCTGTATAAGGTCGTACGATTCCATAATCCATCTTTTACAAATTTCATGTAGGCTTTCCGAGCAGAGCTTGTACCATTTTTTTTCAATTCCATATAAATTCTTTTTCTGCCCCATAAAGCCTCTCGAATGACTCTATCAGAATCTTTCTTTGAACTCATATCATAGGATAGATTGGCTTCTTTCAAATATTGTTTAAATATATTCCAGTCATTGAACTGTAAAGGAACTTGAGCATGAACCAAGCCAATTTTACCAATAGAGGTATCTATCTCTATGGCAATAGGTAATTTTTTTATAATGTCTAAGCAATTTTTTTTATCTTTCTTGGATAAATGCTTGAACCAATCTTTTGAGTAGGCTAGATGGCCTGTAAGCAACATCGTTTCGTGATTGCCCAATATTGAAAAAAACCAAGGCTGTTTGTTTAATAAAATAACTTCCAATGATTTTGGTCCACGGTCTATAAGATCACCAACAGAAAACAGCCGATCAATATTTTTATCAAAATTTACTGAATCTAGCAGTTTTAACAAGTGATCATACATTCCATGAATATCGCCTACAATAAAATCTCGGCCTTTTTTATTTCTATCAACAGTTTTAATTTGATACATCACTCAACCTCTCTATGCTCTTTTAATAGCTTATAGTATTTTGACGATATAATCTACTATTAATAGTAATTTCTTAAATATGGCAAATAATTATTGGCCTTTTTGAATTTTATGTTATAATAAAAAACTATTTTTTTTGGAGACCACTATGTTTAAAGAACACCCAAACCATCTTGAAGCAAATAATTTACTTAAAATATTTTCTGGTCACTTCAACTGTACAGAATTCAATACAGAAATGCACCAAGATAAAAAAACAACTTTTCAATATATCGCAAGAACCCCTGATAAATGGAATATTGTTATTTCTTTTACTGATGAAAAACCTCAAAAGAGTTACTATCCAAGTATTATTTTTATAAAAGAACGAGATTTAAGTAATAAAAAAAATCCACAAGACAGACAAAAAAAGAAAAAAGAATTGGCAGATTTTATGCAATTACATTATAGACCTGATTTTGATAGAATGATAAACGTACTTAAAATATTTACTGATCAAGGCATTAAGTCTGGATTATTCAATTCAGCTATAGGCAGAAAGTATAAAACCCATATGAAATCGCATATTAATATAAATCATTATAGGGGGCAGGTAATGATTTGTGATAATAATTTTTGCACTATCAAATTTAATAGACTGCTTCAAAAAGCTTCTGGCTATAAACGTGATCATTACAAGCAATCCTACATGAGTGTGAGTCTAGATTTTTTGGTACACTCTGATAGTTCTGTACATCCCTATTTCAAAATTCGATTACCTTATAATGACAAAAAGAAAACAACTTGTGTAATACCCTTATCGGGAGAAGCCAAAGTTTATTTTTTGAACAATGACGATGGTCTTAGAAAAAAGCCCGTTGATCAAATGAAGTCACACAGTATGGATTCCGAAAAACTAGAATCATATTTTGCTGTTGAATTTCAAAATGAAATTAAAATGCTGATTGTAAAGACATTAAATATCAGCAAGTCAGATATAAAAGATGCAACGGCTGAAGATTTAAAGAGTTATTTTGAATTGATTGAAATGATCAAAATTTAAAATACTACCATTTTTTTATACTATATGCTATAATTGAGAATATTTTGGAGATCGGAATGTTCAAAAAATTCTCAAACCACAATGAAGCTAATCATTTTGTAAAAACACTCTCATCCCTGATGAAGTTTACTAATTTCTATGAAGATAATAAAGAAATGGTTTATGGAAGCTCAGGGGAGTTTGTGTATACAGCGATTACAGATGATCATAAATGGAGAATGGACATTACCTTCCCAACTGGATTAAATCATCAAAAAAATCATTATCCAGACATAACCTTTAAAGCCAATGGCAGCAGTATGGGATCTATCCTATCAACAAAAAGCAGAACTATTGCTAATTATTTTGAAGCCACCTACAAACTTGATCTTGATAAAATCTTTATGATTATAGACTCTTTTATCAAAACAGGTGTTGAATCTAAAATGATTCATTCTGCTGATGAACTCTGGACAGAAGGCTCTATTCAAGACTTTTTCGGCATCGATAATTTTAGCCAACATTTGAGATTTAAAGGTAAGAAAGCGTCTCTTTTGAGTTTTAATCGAATGCTTCAAAAAGGCAGAGGATATCAACAATCTAATTTTAAGAAATCTTATATTACCGTTGACTGGATTCATATTGTAGTCGGTAATACCATACAGCCATTCTTCAAAATCAAATTACCTTTTGGCAATGAAACTAAGATGTGTTGTATTGTTCCTATAAATACAACTGAGACAGAAAAGCCCAAACTTTATTTTACAGACGATGAAAAGAAGCTTAAACAAGGACTGTTTAATTTACACACCTTAAATATGGACAATGAACAAATAGAGACTTATTTTTCTCGTAGATTTAATATTGTACTTAAAACTGTTATGTGTTCATCATTAAACTTAAAGAAAACAGAATTGGATAATATTTCCAACGAAGAACTAGAACGCTACTTTACCTTATTAGAAATGGTAAAAATTTGAAATAATAAAAATAATATTAGTTTATTATGTTTAAAACACTTGAACTATAAAGAAAAGAGTCATTTTGCTAAATTATTTCATCCATTTTTTAAATTTTAAAAATTTCAAGAATCAAGAGATTGAGAAAATGAAAGAAAAATTAGGCATTCAAGCAATCTTTTTGCATTAACTGTCGTTATGTAAATCATCACCATCATGTTCAACGTTGTAATGTTCAGCAATAGGACTAAGCTGTGTAGTCAGACTTTCAGCATCACCACGCGGCCAACCAATTACCAAAACTGCACTGCGTTCTGTAGACATAATAGAGAGAACTCTTACATTAAACTTTTTTTAAGATACCATCCATATCTACAATAAGATAGTAATTAGCAAAATGATCAGATTTGATCAAGAAATGAATGAACAGTTAAAAACCCCATATTTGGCGGAAGCGGTGAGATTCGAACTCACGGGGCTGTTACACCCGCTAGTTTTCTAGACTAGTGCCTTAACCCACTCGGCCACGCTTCCATATTGGTGGGCAGCAGTTACCAAAATTATAGTATAATGATGGCACATACTTCCCATAAATCTAAATTTGGTGGACGCCCAAGGATTCGAACCTCACGCCAACCGACCTGTCTTATTAAGGCGGCGGTTTTACAGACCGCTGACAGGAAAGGCGTCCATTTTATTGCTATACATCTAAATTTGGCGGAAGCGGTGAGATTCGAACTCACGGGGCTGTTACACCCGACAGTTTTCAAGACTGTTGCCTTAAACCACTCGGCCACGCTTCCATATTGGTGGGTAGATGTCAACCATTATCATAACATAACAATAATTACATTAAACCTGACAACTTCTGCAAGAAGCGTCAATTCTTATTACCATACGTCTAATTTGGTAGAGAGAACTGGATTTGAACCAGTGTGTCTTTCGAGCCAGATTTACAGTCTGGTGCCATCAACCGCTCGGCCATCTCTCCATTAAAACCATTACATCTAAATTTGGTGGTTAGTGATGGATTCGAACCACCGTGCCTTTCGGAAGGGATTTACAGTCCCCCGCAATCGTCCACTCTGCCAACTAACCATAATACATTTACAACTTAATTTGGAGGTGTGTGTGAGATTCGAACTCACGAGGCCATTTTCAGACCTATCTCCTTAGCAGGGAGACGTATTCAACCACTCTACCAACACACCATATAACTTTAACTTGGAGGAAGATGTGAGATTCGAACTCACGGAGCTTTGACACCCTGCAGTTTTCGAAACTGCTGCAATAGACCACTCTGCCAATCTTCCATACTCTTTAAGTTAGTTTTTATTTATTTCCTAACTCTTCATGTTGTACATTCTACCAAGTCTTTTTTACATTGTCAACATTTATTTTAAAATATTTTAAATATTTTTCTTTTAAATCAACAACTTATGTTATTTAAGGTCGAACGAAGACCTGTCAAATAAAGACATAAAAAAACCCTTAGAAGTGGCCTCCAAAGGGTTTTGAGATTAACAAACTATCCCAAGAACTAGAGGCCGTAACCGACCCCTACTCTCAGATCGGTTAATGAGAATAGTATGAATAATAATAGGATGTTGTCATTAGTGTAGTTTTCATTGGTGTTTTTCCTAAGTAATAATATAATACCTATTATAACAGCTTGAATAAAATTATTCAAGCTGTATCTGATTATTTTAAGTGTACTTACCATTTCTAATTGATTTCAAAAGTGTGGATCATTGGTCAATAAAAAAATTGCAAACTTGAAAATAATCAACAATGAAATATTATATATGATAGAGAGGGACCAATGATAAAGTTTAAAAATATTTTTAAAAATGCAAATGAAAAATACTCTGGCATTATTTCATATTTGAAATCCATTAATATTTATGCCGAATTCCCTTCATATAAGACAATTATTCTTGGTGAATTCATTGCTAAACAAAATATCATTTATCAAAATAAATTTTATTATATTGTTCAAAACAAGAGAGAAGTAGTTGTTAAATATGATAACGTACCTTCCGATATTCAATGGTTAGTATCAGAACAACCTGAAATCATTAATAATGAAGACATATTCAGAAGAAAAGTTCGTCAACTTATTGAAAAAGGCAGAGATATTCGAAAATTAGACATATGGAATGAATATATTGTTTATAGACTACAAGAATCAAAAAGTTTTTTTATTTTAACAGACAACGATTTAGTGATACTCAGTACATACACAGCAAAAAAAATGAATGGCCAACCATTTTTTATTCAATTAAAAGCATCTTATGCAGAAAAAAAATTATGGGCCTTATTTTCATCAGAAAACAATGATATAGAAGGTAGAATTGAAATAGATGACGATACTTCAATTGCTGAGCAAATATACAATGAAGTTAAAAAAAGCTATTTATATCATTTTATAACAGAAACCACCTTAAAAGATCATCTTCAAGTCAATAGTCTAGATGAATATGATGAAGAAACACATGGCATAATAGTGAAAATGTTGGTTATATAATACTCTGACAAAAGCGAGTATACAGTGTTATATCATATACATTGAAAGCAATTCAACCTTTTCATATAAATGTTCTCTTGGAAGTCTAATCAGTAGCTGTTTAATATCGTCATCGTCTTCAAAGCTATTGATAATATAATTATCAATGTATTCATCAACAAAGACATCACCATGATATGCAGCATTAAAAACTTCGTTATTTTCGAAAAAATCTTCGAAATAAACGCATTCTTTACGCACACGGTAAATGGTTTGATTGTAAATATTGAAAGCAAATTTATGTTGGTTTTTTTGATGTTCAAATAGAGTAATAGTAGGAACCATTAGTATATTGCCATCTCTTGTAATCTTAAAATTATTTTCAAAATAATAACGAAAATAACTTTTTGACATTTTAGTAATAAAAAAAGATTGTTTACTACTAGGATATACCAAAGGTAAACGAAATAAGGAACCTTCTTTTTTGAATGAAAACATATCATCATTGGATAATTTATTCTCAATATAAAACATCTTGTTGAAATTAGAATTTGAACTTATAAGGTTGAAAAAATCAGTCACAATTTTAAAGTCACTGCGTTTCATTTTATTGATAGATAAAAGTTTTTTAACTTCTGGAAGGTATTTGTTGTTTGTTTTAATGTTGGTGATTGATTTATTTTTGATAGTAAAGTCAACAAATTGTTTGTCTTTATCAAAAAAAGATTTGAAAAGAAAAACATCATTAACCTCATCAAGTGTAAAATTACTCTTCGGATAACGAGAAGTAAAGATATCATTGATAAGATTTTGTAGATTGATAGTTTTCATGATTATTCCATATTTTACTGGATTATATCACATGTAGACTGTTTTTTCAACAAATAGAGTTAGTTTTCTTGATTTTCGAAATCTTTTTTTGCAGCTAAATAAACATGCCAGTAATGTGCATCTCGTTCACTCAAAATATTGTGCTGTTGAACATAATCAAAAACAGATTGTATGGCGTTATAACAACCATCCAAATTATGAAAAGACCAGTCAGGAATAATAGCTTCCATATCATACATATCCATAGTGAGGGTCATAAATTGCAATCTTTGTGGACCTTTTTTCAATGATGCCTCTGTCAGTAAGTCTTCCCCTGTAATGTAAGCCAATACTGAATAGAGATCATTCAATGTGCTGGGTAGCATATTTTTTTTATATTTAAACGTGCCTTTTCTATCGATGACTTGTTGAATGTAGAACAAGGAACTGAAATGTTCAGAGTACTCTGCAAGAAAATGATATTCTTTTGTAGTCAAAATTTGACCATTTACAAAAGCACATTCGGATACAGTCAAGGTTTCTTTTGTTTCGTTACTAAGTGATAGAATATCAGCGAGGTATGAATATTGAGACTTAATCAACCAAGTACTTAACAAGAAAAATGCATTGTAATTATTACTAGACCACACATATTTTTCTTTGAAGTCGAAAAATAAAAGACCATAGTCAGTGGGAGCAAAGAAACAGCGTGCATTATAATAATCTTGATGATGCTCATCAGTGACTTCTTCATTTATGTAATAGTGTTCTTTTTCTATATGAGCTTTAAATTTATTCTCATCGAGTAAATCTAAATCATGAAAAGAATTAATGCAACCTGTTGATATTCTGAATGAAATTTTTATATTATCGCTAAATCTTGCTAAAATTGAAACCATTCCGCCCATAATATAATACCTTTATTAATTATATAAAGTAACATGATAAAAAAATATTTCAATATTGACATGCCATCAATAAAAACAGTTATAACATAATTAATTTGACATTTTCTCATATTTTATGCTATTATAAAGGCCAAAATGGAGTTATTATATGAGTAAAATTACAACCGAAGATTGCAAAAATTTTATCAAAGAGCAGTTTGGTCTTACCTCTACTGTCAATATTAAACGGGAACGAAAATATAAAGACGGTAATGGTGATGTGATGAGAGAGTTTTCTATTAAAGGTCATGACAACTGTTTTATTATAGAAAACAAAAATGGTGAGCTTTCAATAATTAATCAAGATAATATTGTTGCGAAAACTGTTGAAAAAGAAGGTTCAAAAGAATTCAATGCTAAAACCTTTCTAAGAAGAAACATCAAGCGTCTTGAAAATGACGAAAATGGCGATGTAATGGAAAAGTTTATGGAAGAAACCAAGAAGTTAAATCAAACGGATAAAATAAAAGTAGCCAATGAATTTTATTTCTACTTCCCTGACATGTCTTACGGTAATGAAGCCAAATTTATTGTTAATGGACTGGATACGCCTATGATCGGTAATAATGGATTTAGAGGATCAGAAAGTACATTTTGTATATGGTTTTATGACAGTTTGGATTCAGAACCTGATCTGTATGTGAGTGATATATTGCAAGAAATGTTACCAGATTACTTTGATAAAATAGATGAGTATCATTTTGAAATACGTACAAATGATTATACAAAGAAATTGTCCATTAAAGACATGATTGATCTATTAGAGCACTTAGGGTACAAATATAAAGATAAGCCTGAAGCATTGGAAGAATCTTGTATGTTATCAAAACTAAAATTGAAATAAAAAAAGACCTACCGAAGTAGGTCTTTTAATTTGTGATGGATTTAACGACGACGACCAAATGTACTACGTTTAAATATGCTAGGTTTTGGCTTACTATAGCTCGATGTCGATTGTTTTTGAATGACACGAGTTTCCACAGGTCGAGTTGATGTATTACGATAAGCATCTTGTGAGAGTGGACGCACGTTATTGGAATTTTTCGTCACTGGTGTCAATTTTTTACTCGTATCGATTGACCTTTTTGGTTGAAACTTGTTTGGGTCAATTGAACCACGATATCCAGACTGTGCCATCTGTTTTTGAGCAGTATAACCTGAATAACTTGTACGATTTGTATTCATTGGTCTATATTGATTAGCAACAGCACTCATATTACCACGATTATTGGAAAATGCATTAAACAGTGCATTAGCAGTCAACCCACCAGCCATAGCCCACATAAATGTACTCAAACCACTGCTACCAGAAGCCTCACTTCCACTACCTGCAGTTTTTTCGTCTTCTTTGACTACGTTTAGAATTTTTTGCCCATCTTCACCAACACTGTAATAAGCATCAACGATGGTTGGATCTTTAGACTTCATATCAGCAACAAGAGCTTTCAATTCATTTTCTTCTTCCACTGTTACACTAGATTGAGAAGATGGTTCTTGAACAGACTGACTAGAATTGCCAACACCCCGCTCGGCTGGTGTTTGATATTCTTTTTGATCACATCCTGTTAGAAAAATGGTTGCAAAGGCAACAGCATATGACAACGTTTTAAGCATGGATGAAACTCCTATATGATTTGAATAAGATTATAGCATTTACAGTATAGATATACAATAACTTGTAAAGATTTGATACAAAATTTTAAAACGTCAGAAAGGAGAAATATCACTAAGGTTAACTATATCTTCAAAAGACTTGTAAGTTACTTTATGCATATCAACAGATGAAATTAAGTCATGATCTACAACAATTTTAAACAATCCCGATTTGCCGAAATAATGAGGTGTGAATTGGACAGTATGTTTTCCATACAGCAGCCATGAAATATCAGCATAGGGAACAAAAACAACTTCATCAGAATCTTTCAAACAAAGAACAACACATTTATCAGCTTTGAAAGCTGCTTCAAGTAAAGATTTTTCAACATAAGTGTAATCAGCTTTTGCCGAAAAAGGACGAATTTCTATCAAGTCATCATCGTTTCGATTATAAATAGAAAATTCAATGTATTCATTTTTTTTAAACGGTCTACAGAAAATAGAAGTTGGTTTCATAATTAAACTTAATGAAGTTGAACGAGAAATATTCGGCATAATTTGATGAATTGAAATCATTTGAACATTATATTTCATAAGGACTCCTTATTGATAATAGATTCACACCATTGAGAAAAAACATTCATTTCGTTGCTAAATAAACCATCTTCACAAAAAACAACATTTTGATGATAATTCCAAATGTCCAGATTATCATCAATACCAATCCAATTGCCAGTGTATTCATTTTGCTGCATCCACATCTCACATTCTTTCAAGCGACTTCCAGTGCCACTTCCAAAATGAATCGGTGTAATCCCCACAATAAGTTTCTGAATTTCCATTGAAAATGGAGATTTCAGTTCTGCAATAGTTTTGATTTCTCGCCAAGAACTTGAAATAACAATTTTAAAATCAACTTGATTTTTATAGCGATTAATTACAGTTTCAAAATTGGGAATCAATGCAAAAAATTTATTGTCTTCATCTGGAATTCCAGCTTTTGGAAAGAAATAATGAAGCACTCCATCAAAATCTAAAAAGATAAGAAGTGTGGGCTTAATCATTTTAAATAATCTCTATTTTATTTAATTGAGATTGCAATATGCCTACTTCTCTCTCTTGAAATTTATCATGGCACCAAACAAGCTGCTCCACACGACTCCACGCATAATGGTCATCATCAATGGCAATCCAATCCGAATTCATATCGTTCTGAGCACGCCATTGTTGAGCTTCTTCGTAACGAACACCATCACCAATAGTATTGATGACAGGCGTAACACCAACCAGCAACATCGCAATATCCGGGGAAAAGAACTTGGACATTTGAGAAAGTGTATACTCACGACGCCAAGTGCTACTAATGACCAGTTTAAAATCAAACCGATCTTTGTATTGACGAATAACATTTTCAAAATTAGGGAGATCAATAAATTTAAGGCCACTGCCCATCAAAGGATGGAATACACCATCAAAATCTAGAAATAAAATAACACTTTTCATTGACCGCTCCTTTTAATTGAGGGTATTATAACACAAATAAAAGTAGACGACCATCATTTTTTATTGATAGAAGATGATCGGTTAATAATAGTTGGGATTAATGACAATACATCAGTACAGTATCCAATTCTTCATTATTGAAAAAAGGAATCTCTTTTCTAAAAATATGCTCAAACTTCTGTACAGTTGAATAATCAACCATCTTGTTATCAATCATTATATAATCAATTATTCTGTTATTAATCATTATTTTATCAAGCATCCCTCTATCAGTCATACCTTCTATGCTAACAATGCCTATTCGATTATTACGCCAAAAAAAGCAAACGTCTTGCTCAAGAAAACTTATTGGAATAAATTTAATAAAATTAGAATATCGTTTATCAATATTATGCATATGCAATGAATGGATGCTTATTTTAATACAAATTGTAATACAAAAACCATATGCAAGACTAAAAATAATCACATATAAACCATCTTTTAAATAAAAAAACAAGGATAAACATGACAAAAATATCCATAAAATAAAAAAAACTAGTATTTTTTTATAATCATTTGATGATGTTATAAATATCCTATGAAGCAGGATTATTTTAAATATGTTAAAAAATATATTTAAAATAATAAATAGGGTTAATACAAAAAAAACTAATTTGAACATATTAGCTATGGAAAAAACTAGATCATTATTGAGTGGATTGAAAGAACTATAAATAGAATTAATTTCTTTATGAATATAAAAAATACTAAAAATAAAAAAATGTAAAGCAGGAGATAAAATAAACATAATAATTAACTTTATTTTATTCATATTGTCTCCAATTAAACATAGTTTTCAATAGAGTCAATTATACCATTAGAATCTGAATTATAAATATAACCACGATCTATGGCTTCTGCAATAAGCTCACAAGTGAACTCAGAAAACTCATCAGGTTCCATGTTTAGCATCGCTCTATCGCTGGGCCAATCATGACCCAGCAACTCGTTACAAAAGTGATTAAAAACAAGTTTTCGAACGGATTTATTACGAATATTATTTGTTAATACAAAGGCAAGAACCAATTCATTTTTTGATAAAAGATCAATCATTTGCTGTCTGTTAATGAAAATACTCAAATCATTATGAATCAGTTTTGACACTGCATCAATTTTGTTGATTTTTTGTTTGATTTCAATACCGTTAATAGTCATATAATCACTTATTTTTCGTATTGTTCATTTTCTTTAATAATGCTTTCGCGATTACTGATAAATTTAGCCCAATGACTTTCATCATCACTTGACATTGGAATATCCAGCGTTTTGATGGCTTCATAACACTGTTTGATTTCGTCAATCATTCTAACATTAAACTCACTATGAGTAAATCCTTTTCGTTCAAAGTGTACATCTAATGCAAATGATTCGTAGCCAAAAACATCCATTGTCATAGGTATGTCAACGCCTTTTAAAGCCAGCGAAGCACGGGTTAGAAGTACATCCATTGTGCGAATATCACTAATATCAAACTTTACACCTGCATATCGCTGTTCCATTTGAAGTCCATGACCTTTATTGATCAAATCATTTAATCGTTTAACATCGGCTTGTTCTCTTTCCAGAGAAACCATTTGAACTTCACCACTGGCTATATGACGCTTGAACGAAAAATAAAGGGTTTTTCCTGAAGTATAATCCTGCATATCAATAATTTGTTTTTGAATGAAGTCCACGACTACAATACCGTAATCGACTGGTCTAATATTACCAAATGGATGCTGTCCGAAAAAGCGAGCATTACTGTCCATGAATGTTTCACTCTTTTTATTGTGTTCATAATCTTTTTGAAGTTGGTTGTGATAAGTTATGAAATTATCAAGTGCAGTAAAGTCACCAGAAAAAAAGTCAACATTCTTAAGAATATTATTTGCCATACTGTTGGTCCACACAGGTAACGCGATAACTTCACCACATGATTTACGAACGACAAGTTGAACTGTACCACCCATGGGTAATCTCCTTTAAAATTATAAACAATGATAGCACAATAGCTCAAAAAAAGAAATAAAAAAGTGCCATATGGCACTTTAATTATGTTGATTTACTGTATATTCCATCTATTTCTTAAAGTGTTGACTTAATATTTTTCACTCTATCCAATGGAACATCAACAGAATCTGAAACATCAAGTAATTGAGATTGATAAGAAATATAATTGCCCATGCACAAAATACTGATACCTTCTTTATCACTGAGGTAAATATACTCGTCGAGTTTTTCACGTTTTATCTTGAATCGAGTACTTGTTTTATAATGAGTAACAACTGTTTTACCTTCAACAGTTTTTGTTTCTTTAACAAGTTGTACATTATCATATTTTGCCAACAAATCTTTTGATAAAAGAGCCGCCACTTCGGGACATGAGTATTTGCTTCCATCAATATCACCCGAAGCATTGATACGTGAAACTTTATTATTAGGCAAGATCGAAAGACTATAATAATTGAAAATATCTTTCATTGGTTCTGATGGTTCAAACTTAATGCTTTGACCCAAATCATATTGATTAAAAGAAAAATCTTTATACGGCTTGCCCAATTCAACTCCAAAAGATTTAATAGGCATTGGTTCATTATCATTCTGCTGCCTAACTTCAATTTCTACATGGCTGGTCGGAATGGTGAGTTTTGGTAAAAAATTTTCAGTGGCAAAAGTGTCGGCAGCCAAACATAAAGATGAGTACCCTAATAAAACAGTTAGCATGTAACTGATTGATTTAAACATTAAATGTCTCCTTAATATGAATGATAGTTTTTTCAAATAGTTGAAGATGAGTTTCATTTTTTGAAGAAGGTAGAAAAAGGGCTTCACAACTTTCAGTGGTCATGCAGTTATCGATTTTATTGAAATCCTCAATCAATTGACCCTTGGAGTCATATGAGTTACCTTCAGAAACAGTACAATCACCCTGAGCACTTACTACCTTGTCAAGATAAGACCGCCCATCAGCAGAATAACCAAAAACAGGTTTGTTAATCATGTGAGCGGCCCCCATTTCAACAGCCGTTCCATTATCCATACCAGTTCCCCGGAAAGGAGTCATGTTAGCAACAAGAATATCACAATCACGAATTCCATCAATACATGCTTTCTGAATAATTTTAGCTTGTTGATTGTGGTCATACTTTGAAGTAAATAGATCATTTGGTAAGAGGTCCAGTGGAAAGATACCTTTAAATCCATGTTTTTCACAAATTTTACGTTTAGCGATACCCACTTCGACTGCATCAGGGTAAAAAACATCAGGACCAGCGATATAAATTTTAAGTGGCATAATAACTCCGACATGCAATAAGATTAATGGTTTTGATCATCTACTTCTGATTCGCTTTTCATAAAAAAAGCCAGTATAACATAAGCACAGAGTGGTAGCCCCCATGCAAAAATAGAAATGAGAAAAATAATTCGAGGAATCACAGGATTGATATTGTAACTTTTACAGATTCCACCAATAACGCCAAAGGCCCATGATTCGGCAGCATTGTTTTTTGTAATATGTTTTTTGTAAGCCATTTGTCAATCCTCTATAAACAATGTACTGATTATACATGAAATTGAGTATGATATCAAGCTACAACAACATGACCTACATCAGAAATACATAAAGAATTTGAATTATTTGAAAAATGAAATGTGAGTTTTACGTCTGAATTCAATCCAACTTTAATGTCACATTGTTTGATGACACAGCCTCTATGCTCTACTGGTTCCATAATAACACGACCTACATATTGTTCCTGTACCATATCACTGACCAATTTTGAAAAAATCAATTTAACCATTATTGTCTCCAATATTAATTAATTTTAAACAATAACACAAATTTGATAATTTTCAATGAATGCCCAATAAAATCAGACCAACTAACATTAGATAATAAAAAAGGCAGATTAAAATCTGCCTTTAATACACTACAACATATTTGTATTACAAATGACCTTCATGCTTCAAAATGATAACTCGGGCCACTTTGATAGCATCTTCCTTGGAGCCTCTAAACATCGTCAAGAATGCTGATTTGTGGCAAAAGAACATTCCTTTGATGCCAGAAGCGTTTTCCAAAGCTTCATCTTGCAAGCCCAACCACTCTTTAGGTGCTGGACATTTTTTTGAAAAATCGTCATTCACGTTTGAAGGCACTGTTTTAATAGCCCAGCAACCGCTGCTGTGTGGATAAACAACCAATTTCTTGTCAGTCAATTGAGCCACCCGCTTGGCTGCATCCTTGACATTACTTTCACACACAACAATATCAGGAATGCCTTCACTGCTTTTAATGGCTTTAACAATTTCTTTCTCTGCTTTCATGTTGCCACGAACATAGGTAAAAAAGTTGATGAAGTAATCTTTTGCAGCCCTCAAAGCACGTTTAAATTGAGCATCCTGAGCTTTTGGATCATCAGGTTTACGGTTATACATCATCAGAAAAATACCTTCACTGAATTTAGCCAAACCGTTGTCATGCATATCAATTCGACGAATCAGATCATTCTCGATAATATCCATAGTTTCAGCATTCATTTTTTGATTCAGCACTTTAGTAGTACGCAACCAACGCCATACCATACCACAAGAAGACATTGGCAAACCATCATCCCAACACAAATTGGTATCATTCTGGTGATGATCAAAGTTTTGCATGGCTGGATCATATTTCAAACCCACGTCAACCACGAAAGCTTTTTCATCATCTTGATGCTCTTTGATGATTTTCATGTCACGAGTCCGAGTCAATTCGAATTTTTGCTCACCAAAGACATAAATATCCAACAGTGCAATTGCCATCAATTCGTCAACATGAAATTGTTGTGAGTGGGTAACGACTTTAAACATGATTTAATTCCTAATGTGTTTTGAATGACGCTATTATAGCAAAAAAAACCCGAGATGGCAACACTTTAATATTGCTTCCTCACCATTTTAAATCAATTATAAACAGTAAAGCATCGCCCTTCATGGCGAAATGTTTTACTGATAAGGGATCTTGTATTTATCTCTTTCGTTGAATTTTCCTATTGTGATATGGCCGCGATCTTTTGACACCAGAATCTTATAGTGATCTCGTATTTCATAAAAAGCATCACAATGAGCATTTACCCAAACATGCTTATCATTCCAGTAAAGATCATGGGTATAATTAACCTCAACTTCCAAACCATCTTGATACTTCCATGCAATATCCTTGTCCATACTGGTATAGTTTTTCAAAACCGAAATATGGGCATCCCATGCAGGCTTGTCTAATTGAATACCATATCGCTTGAAAAATAAGAAACGATAGTAAGTAGCAATTTCATTGTCGATTTCTATAACAGCCCAATTATCAGTATTGGACTTCATTTTTTTTCTATCAGGATCATAAACAATCTTTCCGATGGTAGAAAAATTGAAACAACGTTGTCTGTAATATGAATTTTCCATTAAATAGGCTCCCATATGCAATTAACAATAGCACACTTAAAACAAGAGACTATCAGTCACCACCACCACCACTGTCTCCGCTACTACTAGATCCGCTATCATAACTGCTGCTAGAACCACTATCAGAACCGCCATAGTGATGGCTGTCATGTCGTGAACTAGAATGACTGGATTCAGAACGATGATGACTGGATGTATCTTTATACGTATCTACATACACAGGCGGCTGAGAATGTACTCGACCTATATTGCGACGAACATCATCATCAACATTACTATCAAAACGTGATTTATAGGCCGAATCAGAAGGCTTGGCTGAAATCGATTCTCGATTAATCACATCATCTGATACATGACGCGACGGCACAATCTTTTCAGATGGAGTCACATCATCATAAATTGGATTTAGCGGGTTCAGTGGATGCAGAGGATTAATAATACTCAGTTCATCCTGACGAGTTTGAGAATTTCTTCGACTATGGCTGATGACTGATGATTGTCGGGTAGATTGTGCCTTATTTTCTTTTTTCTTTCCAAAAAATTTTTTGAATGATTCAAACATAACATTTCCTCTTGGGTTGGGTACTATTTAGTTTAGATGGAGATTATAGCATTAAAATAACAAAAAATCACCTATTTAATTGCGATAAAAAGCTTTTTTCAATAGACTATTTATATCATCTTTGGACAATGATGCAGAATAAGAATGTAAAGGTAATTCACCATTTTGCAGTTTGCGATTAACATCTCGAATGAGCGAAACATCAATTTTCAGTGGTTTTTTTGACATGTTGGATTCCATATTCAAGTATAAATATCAACAACATTGTATCATATTTATACTGTTCAATCAAGTTTTTTGAGGATTATCAGCACAGTATTTCCCTATAATGTAAGCAGTAAGAATAATACATAAAGCACTGTTCAAAGAACATAAAGAAAATGACCAAAATGATAAGCTGCCTTTCATCGCTAGAACGGCTGGCAAGATAGCTAGCACCACATTTAAAAAATAATATATTACCAAAATATAGCAAGATGTTCGTGATATATACTCTTCAAAAACCTTGAAAAAAACAATTAGATTACATACCATAATACTCATGAATATAGCCACAAAGAAACTATTCATTTAATAGTCTCTTTTAAGTAATACAAATTAATTTAAAGGAAGTTTGAACTTTCACTAAACTATCGGCCATAAAGGACGGAACATTTTCCAAGATGACAATAGTGTTTTTATCAGAGTCTTCCAATAAAAGAATTTCTTCAATAATAGCTGGATCATATAATCGATCTTCAATAACCGTAAAATCAATAAAATGAGCAGATAAGTTTTTATTGTCTCTAACATAACGCCTAAATGACTGCACAAATTGTTTGTCATTGGCAAAAGGAATTATTTTATTGCCAGCAGCAGAAAGATAACCTGCAATTGCGTGTTTTTTCCATTTACTATTTTTTATACATATAGTTTCATTGACAGTATCATAATCAGTGGTACACATGCCAATAATAAAAGCTGATTGAACAACAACCTTCATGACACTTGAAAGAACCTCTTCTTTTGTGGATTTACCTTTATAAGTACTTGTAGATATTATTGAATACTTTTGGCAACTCTCAGCCATTTGTCCTATAGCTATTGAAAGTAACGCAAAATTATAAAGAAAATTATTAACAGGCTTAAACCCTTTCTTAAAACCATCACTCACTGCTTTTTGGGCAACATCAATCTCTCCATCCAAATCAAGGTAAACAGAAAGTGAAACCAGCAAGTTATCTACCGATTCTTCTAGAATTTCTGGAAAATTATTATTGACAATAGCTTCTGCCAATTCACCTTGTTCTTCTGACAATTTCGTAATCCGTTCTGCCAGAGTTTTTTTATCAAATATCATAGCATGTTTAACAAGTTCTTTCTGTAAATCAATCATGGAGTGTCCTCTTACTTATAATTATGAAAGTACAACTGCTGAAAAATAAAATCTATTTAAATTATCGCGTTTAAGAGATCTTGTGGTAAGACCCGGTAATTTATTAACGTAAGTATATTACGTCAGTGAAAAACGTGACTACCTTTAACGTGACAACTACACATACACAAACTATATTTTGTGCCATTGACTACAACAAATGTATCCATAGGAATAGGCTGTTTTAATTTTTTAGCCATTTGTACAAACGACTTATCTTCAATTTCCTGAGTGATAATTGTATATTCCACTCCAAAATTCTTTTCTAGAAACTCAGTATTAACAGAGTTATCTTGCTCAATATAATGTTCATAACAACGTTCACAACAAGCCATCACCATACTATTTCTCCTAATCAGTGTCTTACATTACAGCCTTTAATGTGACAGAGACATGTACATATTTCATGCAATTGTCCATCCACAGATAATGTGATATTTTCGCCAATAGGCAAAGGTACTTTAATATCTTCATCTAATTTAATCTTTATATTAATGGATGTTGGCTGTCTTAATATGGAATAATTAGAAAAAATATTATTTTTGATAAACTCACGATCTAATGAGTTGTCTTCTTCTATATATTTCTGATAACAAAATCGGCAGCAAGCAACAGCCATATTAGAGTCCTCTCTTTTTTAACAAAAATCCAATACTAAGCACATATCTTGAACCACCAACCACTTTAGTCACAGAATGCTTAACAATATCCGGTCTAAAAAATTTTAAGCGATCCCAATCAATAATAGAATGTTCAGCTAAAAATTCACCGCCCATTTTTGATTTCTTTAGAATAATATTAATTCGATAATGATTAAATTCTTTATCAACGATATCCACATGCTCAGCAATCTTGGAACCTTCTGGAAACTTTAATAAATAGAGATCAAAAGGAACAGGAAAACCACCTGTTAATAGCTTCAATTTACTGTAGCCACTTATTTGTCTACCCGCTTCCCATCTGAAAAGTTTATTGAATTTGTTCAAAAGAATCATCTGAAACCTCAATTAATCAATAAAAGAATAATGCTTCTCAAAAATGTCCACAAGTACTTTTAGTTCACCCAACACAGGATCTTTAATAATAACCTTATCGCCTTCAACTCGCAGAAAAGTGACCTTAAACGATTTGTCATAAATCAAGGTATCACCTTTTTTTACTTCACTAACTTTAACCATTTCTTGATCCTCATTAATTTTCCTAAAATACATCATAAGTCTACCAAAGTTAATTCATTTTGTCAAAAGCAAAAAGTTAACTTATAAAATTGATTTTTTCTAAATTTGTATTAATATAGCAAATAAATCAATCTTGAAGGATAAAGTGATGGGAAATAAAACAATGTTATTTATTATCTTTATTGTAGCTTGTAGTTTTTCGATTATAGTCTTTTATTCCTTGGACGACATATCAAAATTCAATACACAAAAGGCTTCTTTAAATTCCTCGTTACCCACTATAATAGAAAGTAGTGATTGGAAACAGGAAACACCCTTAGTTTCAGAATGGTATGATTCATCTGATTTTAAATGCAACGTCTGGAAACCAGAAGCAAGTACTATACCGGAAGGAAAGATATTTCGTCAATTTGCTTATGATTGCAGTGTTGAACAATATCGAATGGTACAGAATCAAGAGGTCAATACTCAAGGTATTTATCGAGACGTAGGAGATGTTGTTATTGAAAAGAGATTGTCTACCAATCAATTTGATAGTCGTTTTGAAACAGGCACTCAAAAACAATAAAAAAACCCGCATCAAGCGGGCTTTTCAATGAGAATAAATTCTCGTTTTCCTCGTTGCAGTACAGCAAACTGACCAAATTTAAAGTCTTCAATAATGGCAGAGTTCATGTCATTTTCATCAATTTTGACTTTTCGTCCATTAATCTGTACTGCTCCATTTTGAATAAACTCTCTACCTTGACGTTTTGATTTAGACAAACCAGAAGCGACTAGGAGTTCTAATAAGTTATTTTCCTGTGTTTTCATCAACTTCATACCGTTTTTTACCAACATGTGAAAATCGTTTTCATGTAAGCTGTCAAAGTTGTTGTCAAACAAAGCCTGATTATTTCGAAGAACTGCATCCAATGCGTCTTGACCATGAATCAAAGCAGTTAATTCTTCGGCAAGCAATTGTTGAGCTACTGGTTTTACACGATTCTTATCAGCTTCGAGGATACAATCAATATCTTCAATACTTCTAAAGGAAAGCATCTTGAAAAACTTTGGAATATCAGCATCGGCCACTTTTAACCAAAACTGGAAGAAGTCAAAAGCCGAAGTTTTATCAGGAGCTAGCCATACTGCACCACTTTCACTTTTACCAAATTTAGTACCGTCCGATTTTACCAACAATGGCATAGTCAAACCAGTTGCCACAGCATCATTGCCTTCCTTACGATGGATCAAATCAATGCCTGCCGTAATGTTTCCCCACTGATCGCTACCGCCCAACTGCAGTTGGCACCCTTTTGATTTAAACAAATGATGAAAATCCATGGACTGCAGTAACTGGTATGAGAATTCAGTAAAAGAAATACCCTGATCATCACGATCCAAGCGACTGCGTACAGATTCTTTATTCAACATACTGTTCACTGAGAAATGTTTCCCTACTTCTCGCAAAAAATCAATAACTGAAAGGTTTGCTGTCCAATCATGATTGTCAACCAGTTCTACATCCCCAAGAATTGCTTTAATTTGGGCAGCAATACCTGATTTAAACCGATTTACAGTATCAACATCATTAAGACTACGTTCCTGAGCTTTGAAGCTAGGATCACCAATCATACCTGTTGCTCCACCAATCAAGGGGAATACACGATGACCAGCCCGCTTAAAACGAAGCATGGTGATTAGTGGTAATAAACTACCCACATGTAATGAATCAGCCGTTGGATCAAAACCACAGTATAACGAAACACCCTTGTCTAACAAAATTGAAATTTTATTTTCATCAGTCATTTGTGAAATAAGATTACGGTCTTTTAGTTCTTTAATAAAAATATGCATTACGATTTCTCCATAGAAGTTTTGAAGTTGGATTTTTCAGAAAAAGATGTATTGCCTATAAAAAGCAATAGTATGGAGAAAGTTCAATATCGAACAGTAAATGACTTCTGGAAGTGAAATGTAGCTTTCATGTAGGTATTCCTTAATGCGTCTGATTTTATGAAAGTATAGCAAATCATGCACTTTCGGTCAACAATTATTTTAAAATCTCTTCCATCATCTCCTGATAATGAGGTTTTGCATATACAACGTTTGAGTCAATATTGATTTCAGAAATAACAGATGCAAGGTATTTAGAACGAGTACTACATCTATCGACATACCCTTGATAAGCAGCGGCCAACAATTTTTTTTGATTAGGATGTAGTAACAGTGGTTCAGGAGTTAACTTATAACCAGCCAACTTATGACACAATTGTTCTATAGATTTGATAGAATTTTTAGTATGAACCAGCAAACTAGATGATAATAAATTATTGTCTAGATGTTCAAGTTCATTGATAGAAGGAACAAGTATACGCTTAATATGGTTTTTTAATACTGCTTTTAAAAAAGACGCATGCGTTTTATTGATAAGTACAGACATATGATTATCTCCAATTTAAGCAGATAATATCAAATCGACAAAAATAGTCAAGATTTAATTTAAATAGTTGGTCTCCAAATTTTTTCAGCTTTTAAATTTTTAGTATTTAATATGTCATTGGAAGCAATAGGTTGGTCTTCAATTATCGAAAAACTAACTAAATGAGCATTTTCCTTTAATGCAGTAGCAAACATCAAATTATAAACTGTCTTCTGATTGACAAATTCATTCTGACTCACTTTATTTTTTTCAATAGATGACAAATCGGCAATACCTGAAATAATACCCAACTGTTGCATAGCTTTTTGAAAATCTTCAACTGTTTTATTATGTTTGGTTGATAGTGAAGATTCTATTTGACTATCCTTTAGATGCAGTGCCGTTGAAGATGCAGATTTAAAATCATCCAGCCAACCTTTTTCTATCATTGAAAACTTAGGATATAAATCAATAAAATCTCTTCTCAACACAAACACCTTCAAGTCATTGTAATAGTTTTGAGCATAATTTCTGATTCTTTCGCTATCAGATTGTTGCATAGTTTGGTTTATCTTGAATACCTGATGCAAAACATTCAAATCAGACAATCCTTTTTGATTGAGTTGATCAAGCTGGGAATCTTCTATTTTTTTTAGCATGATGAAATCCAATGTTTTTTAGTATTGTAACATAAAATGAAATAATTAAAACAAAGATTTAAGTATACAATACTTCGCTTACCAATAAGTAAAGGTTGTCTACGCCGTTATACTTTAGATAATCAATATCTATATCGTGTACAAAAACTTCTTCTTCTGTTGTAGTCACTGCATTGTGGATACAATCGTCTATCATATAGAAAACAAACATTTTAAAATATTCATTTTCCTGTACCACCAACTCAGTCCATTGTTGCTCAACAGTATCCAAATCAGTTTCTTCTTTATACTCTCTAACCATGGCTTGGAGAGGTGTCTCACCAGCTTCTATTTTACCACCAATTGCATTCACTAACCCCAGTTGCCACGCAGGCTTAGTTTTTTTAATCAATAAGACTTGTGTTCTTTCTTTATTTATAGAAATACCTAATACATAATGCTGCTTCATATGATTTATCCTTATCAATGATTTAACCTATCCTTTATTTTATATCAAAAATACCAAATTAAAAGATTAGCAAGATAAAATAATTGATAATCATTTAAAATAAAGAGTAATATGATATAATAAAAGAAACAACTATTGAAACATACATGTATTTAAAAAAAGAGTATATAAGCGATAAGGTAAAAAATGAATTTATTGAAGAATATCATGCTGAATTCACATGGGCCTATTACCAAAAAGTGAAGGAAGTTGAAAATGCTGAGATGTGTGTTGTAACCTTTAATCGTGATGGGCAGGAACATAAAAAAGCAATTATTAAACAACGAAAAGTTTCAAATATAAATGACCACAGAATTCATGACAGTTTTATTGATATTAGCGGTAATAAAACATCATTGACAAGTTCATATGTGCTCAACCCAAATTTTAATTATAAGAATGATCAAATAACAAATATAAAAATTCAAACACTAAATGAAGTTGAGTTCGAAAGTGTTTTTGGAAAATTAAATAAAGAAAAGCTAGAAGAAGCCAGTACGCTAATGGCAGGTTTTTGCAATCTCAAAGAACAAGGTTTTATCTATTCAAAGGAAGGTGAAGAATTCACTTACAAGATTATTGAAAATAGTGATATGACGCTGGGTTCATTACTGTTATTAGACGAATTGAGACTGTATAAAAATGGTATGCAAATTGGTTACTTAAAAACTAAATACACCAGTGATAAAATTATACAAGAATTGTTAGGAAGAGATTACCAAATACAAATAAAAAATAATATTAAACAAGATGAAAAAGCTTCTTATCTAGAAGACAATGATATTAAATTTGACCAGCATAACTGCGATATTATATTCAATCTTAAAATAAATGAACTAAAACAAAAATACAAAGAAATAAAGACAGATTTGAAATTATTTAACGAAATAGCAACAATTGATTATTCAAACATAAGTGATGAATTTAAAGGTAGAGGAATAGGCTCTCAAATGTATTTAAGAATGGCCGAACATTATGCGAACAAAAATATGGTATTTAGAAGTTCATCGTTGCAATCACCTAGTGCAAAAGGATTGTGGCAGAAAATTAAAAAAGATCATCCCTCACAAATACAAGAAGTTGTTATTGATGGTCAAAATTATTATATATTAAAAAGTAATACAATTAAAAATAAAGCAAGCATTAAAAAAAGAAATAAAAATACTCCGTAAAGAGTGTTTTTTTAAGATTGAATTAATATCAATTAGATTTTTTAAAAGAATATCAAAGATTCAAGAATTTTGATTTCAACTCTTGAAATAAACTTTTTTTTATAATTTTTGTGGAATTATCAATTTGTATCTTTAACTCTTTATCTAGATTTTTATAACTTTTTAAATCATGTCTCAAAATATCTAATTGATAACTTTTAAACACGTCATTATTGTTCAATACATCGTCATTTTTGAAATGAGCAGCACTGTGACTACCATCAGATCTCAATGTCACACCAACGATAGAATCATTATCAGTAGGATCTTTGTTAAAATCGTATACAAAATACTGCTGAGCTTCTTTTGTATAACTTTTAAAATAGACTTCATTCCTTGATATACACCAAGCACTACTTCCAATTGCTGCACTTTGTAAAAAATTGTCTATTTTAATAATTAAAATATTATCTTTATTTTTTATAATTTCGGCATTATTGATACGAGCCTTAGCCGCAACTGATTCATTATTGAAGCTGCTGTGAATCATGTAAAGCGATCTTAATGCTTTATTAAAATCATTAGTATTTTTGAATGAAGCAAGTTTTCTACCCAAGCTCTCTTGTAGCTCAGTGGATGGCACTTTTAAATCATAAAGCATCCCTATTATTTGAAATGATTTTTCATTGTAAAGTTCTTTATATTTCTTGCTGGCTATACTGAATCCATAGTGCTCAATATTATGTTTGCGAATAAATGAATTCATTGAATCATCTAAATCTTCAAACATATGATCCCTGATTTCTTCTAATAAATTATAATCTTTAGATTTTAATATAGCTTCATTAGCAATATAAGTATCTGCAGTGGTAAAAGCTTTTTGACAATCAAGTGGATTTTCCTTTAACTTTTTCATAAATAACTTAGCAATGGTAGGATTTTTTTTCAATTTATAAGCCATCTCTCTGCACAACAAACTTTCTATGAGGAAATGTCTTTCTTCCATGGATTCAACAGACTTCCATTCATTGCGTTTATTTTTAAAAGCAATACTGCTATCCTTAAATAAATATAGATTATTAATACCGTAATATTCCTGATTAAATTTTATTTCGTCAATCACTCTACTTTCTGTTTGCTCTAGAAGTATGGTTTTTACATTATTAGAATTATTTATTGATCTAACAAAAGAATCAGAATCTGAATAGCTAAATTGATAATTGTCTTGTTGCAAAGTTTCTACTATACTCAATCTTATCTTTTTATAAGATTCTATATGGTCAAAGATTTTGCTTTCAGCAATTAAGTTATCAAGAATATTATCTTGTTTGGAGTATTTTTTAAAAAAAGATAAGTTTCTCTTTAAATTAAAACAACTTTCCATATAAGATGAATTATCTTTTCCATCAAAATATTTTATATCATTTTTAATGTCTCTCATGTTATCAAGAAGTTTTTCAATCTTGCTTATGATAGGCGTAAAAACATCATCTGAAATAATATTTGCAATCAGTTGCTGAAATTGAGTAAGCTGAATAGAAATATCTTTTTCATTTAATTTTGCAATTTTTTGCCAACCTTCAAAGTTAGCTGATAAATCGTCACAAATAGAACCAGCACACAAATTATTAAAATTTTGCATCAATTGCTGCAGCCAATAAGTTTGAGAAACAAAATCATTAATAGAATTCATATCATTAAAATCGTAATTATTGATCTTTTCCAAGTTCATCATATATTGATCTACGATATAAGAGGATGCTGTATTATTATTATACTGATTGTCCAAACCTGAGAAATATTTGTCAAACCTTGCATCATATTTGCGTATTTTACTGGATTTATTTTCAAAATAATGACTGAGTGAAAAATCTTCGTAACTGTTTAATTCAGTGGCATAGCAATTTTTTAAAATATTTATATCTTTTATTGTTAACATTGAAATTTTCTATTTTTTATTATTATAACATATAAACTTATCTAAAAAAATACAAAAATATTAAAAATGAAAAAAGATCTCTACCGAGATCTTTTTATACAAAATGACTAGAAATATTAACGGATGTTTTCGTTAGGATGTGTCATTGAAACAATACGGTCGAAAAACTTACCAATCGCCATTTCCAGAACTGAGTCTACACCAAAAAAACTGACAAGACCGCCACCTGTTTTTTTTGCTTCTGTTTTGACTTCATACAAATGGGTCCCTTTTTTGAAAGCTGCAAGAATGGCACTACGACTATCGCCAATGGAGTCTACCAATCGGGCATCCACTACATCTTGAGCCATATAGAAGTCACCTTCCATCAATTTATCTGCATTGACATAAGGACGATATTTCAGAACATGGTTTTTAAAGGCAGTATGAATATCATTCAATTTTTCTTTATAATTGATTTCTTCTTCTACAGTAGGCGTTTTAGTTGGCACAACTGTACGCTTTAGCTTTCCTGCTGTATATACTTTGTAATCAACACCAATTTTATTAAGGGCTTCTTCAACAATTGGCACTTGAGAAACAACACCAATGGACCCTACAAAAGCAAAAGGTTGTGCTACAATTTCATCGCAAACAGACGCCATCATATAGCCACCCGAAGCAGCAACTTCATCAACATAGGCAATCACTTTGAGTCCGTGAGCCTTCAAACGCTGAATTTGTTGTGCTGCGTTTGCGTAAGCAGTTACACTACCACCGGGACTATGAATAACCATATAAACTGTCTCACCACGAGAACTATTAAGAATAGTCATATCAACGTCACGCTCCAATTTTTCAAACGCAAGATCTTTTTCACTTGATTTGAACCGGATAACATAAACAATTTCATTTGACTTAGACTTCAGATCTTTAAATTCTTTGCGAGAACGCTTCTCAGAAACTTGCTTCATAAGAGATTTATCGAGTGAGGCAATTTCAGTTTTAAAGCGAATTTCTTTTGACATAACAACTCCTAGTGATATTGATTTAATAATGCGATTGTAACAAAAAACAAACAATCTGTAAAGAAAAAACTACTACCAAATATGTCAAAGTAGAGATTTTGGTTTTGTGTAGGGCTTGATACGATCAATTACACCATCCGGCCAATGAACTGCTGTAAGAGTCCTGAGCAAAGGATCGACAGGTTCTAGGACATAAATACGAGTTCCCATCAGCAATCCTCTGTCATAGGATGTAATCATGGAAACTGTATAACTATGTTTATTTATAGAGTATTCTTTATTAGCTACCAAGGTATGTTTAATCTTCATAAAATATCTCTTTTTGATTTAGCAGTAAGTATACTAAATTATCAAAAAAACTGCAAGATTTTTTTCCAGATGACATCCTCATATTAAATATCTTCGATTTCTCTAAGAATTCTTTTTTCATTTTCGATTATACGTTTTCCATTTTTATAAGTATCTGAATTTATTTTATTGTAGATTTCTAGGGCAAGCCGTCCACTAATTAATTTAGATTCAGATAATCGTTCTTTTATTTCTTGTTTATTATCTCTGAGATAATCTTTCAAAAAAGGCCCAAAACAATCTTCTTCATCTAGATCTTTAAATGTTCCATCCAGTGCAGAGACTTGAAACAAGTCAAAGCTTTTCAAATCTTCATTTTTAATATTGATTATTAAAAACATACTGATTGAAATGACAATAAAACCTACTATGAAAATTAATAACGAATAGTCTTCATAAATATTGGTCAGTGAAAGTAACAGTATAGACATCATGACAGTGATAAAAAAGTCGATCAGACTTTTACGATTCTGAGCTTTTCTATAACTTTTGAAATGGGGTGAAAATTTTTTAAAGTCTTTGATAAATCTATCTTTTTCATAATAGCCTTCAACAAATAACATAGGTTTCTCCTTTTCTTGTGTTACATAGGTATAGAGCATGATTTCGATTAATAAATATAGCGATAATATTAAATTTTGTCAATGTTTTATTCATTTGGTATTAACTGTCATTGAATAAATTATAGTTTTAATCAAATATGTAATATGAATAGTAGTAACTGCCTCAAATATACATCATATTTAATAGATCAATGGCATTATCCAATGAATCGATGGAAGGCAACATGTGTTCAGTTAAAGATCTATCATTTGTTATCATATTGACAAAAGTAAACATAATGTCATAACTATGATAATCATTTATATAAGTGCTGAGATCTTTAATTGGTTTAGCACTTTCGAAAATATGTTCAAAGGTTTTTTCATGAAACTGAATTGGTAAATCTTTAAATAAGCCTTGAACACTTATAAACGTATTTAATTCTACTGAATACAAAATATGCACTGTATATTTTGGCAACAAAAAACTAATAGCAAAAATAGAATGTGGATAATTGTTTGAATCAAATATAAAGAATTGAGCGTAATAAATTTTTCCACATGTTCTGTATTGAAGTTCAAATCGAGGATACGTTTCAAGGTACATTGAAGTATCCATATCATATTGTCTTAAATTATCATAAATATTGGCATCTTGAATTTGCCGGAAACGTCTGTCAACAGACTTAAAAAAAGCAGCCATAACTTTATTGTTGAGAAAAAGATTAACAGCTATACAAAGCTTTTTTTCGATAGTTAAATCATAAGTAAAACGAAAAACTCTATCAATGTCTTTTTCATATTCTGGATGTAAATAAATCCCTATGATAGAATTGCCTTTTATTTTAAATTTAGCTATAAATTTCACACCATCATACAAACGAACAAATAAAAAATTATTCAAACTATCAAAATGCACAGTATAGTGATTAAAGGTGTTTAAAAAATAATCTTTAATCTTCATATATTGATCATTTCAACAATTTTATATCTCATATAAAGCTCTTCATCAGAAAGATTAAACAGTAATTTTTTTTCTTTAAGTTTGAGATTTTCTTTATTGGCAATAATATTAATAATACACTTCTTGAAGGCTGCTTCGAACTTTTCAAAAGATTGCTCCAAAAAATTCTCAAAGTTGTTTGAAAGAATGGGAACAGGCATCTTATATTTATTGGATGACAGAATAGGCAATGTAAATAAAACAATTGGAATAAAATTATCTTTATCAGTAAATCCAATTTTTAAATCTGCCTTAATTGGAGAGTAGGAAGAACTAGAATTCATGCTAGATTTACGCATGTTTTCTGATTTACCCATTTGAGAATAATGAGCTTGTCCAACCTTTAAATCTTTTGTTTGTTTGCCATCCGTCTTTTTTACGAACATATCATCAATTGATTGTGGAATAAATCGCTTTTTAAAGCCTGAAAAATAATCAAATTTTGCAGTTGTTTCTTCATACCTATCTAATATATCAATAAAACGAGAAGATGGAAATTCAACGCCAGAAAATAATTCATCGTAAATATCTTTTATAATAGGTGATTTTCTATTGGTCGAAGCTGTCATTGTCAGCAGATTAAAACCATCGTATTCTCTAAAGTAAAATCTTATTTTTTCTAATAAAATACTATTGATACGAGAAGATTTATCATTTTTCTCAAAAATGATAGAATCCGTCTTTGAAGAATGAAAACTATCAGTTTTTATAATAATTTCGAAATCATTTAACGAACTATTGCGTAATACAGTTGTAAGATTATTAGGATAATACATATTTATTTTGGAGTTAACCATTTTTATTAATGGAAAATAACGTTTGATAGAGTCTGACATCAATAAATCCTCATGTATATTTTATACGTAATACAGTTGCATAGGCTTCTAGATCTTGGGCAGTGCTTTGTTTAATATCTTCAAGACTGATGTTGAAAAATTGGCCTAGAGCTTTATAGAAATCATTGTATAACAAATTTTCAAAAATACTAACGAATTTTGAGACATGACTAGAAAAATTCTTGCGTAAGCTTAATTCAATCGATATGATTTCTTCATTAGAAGACACAGCGACAATTGAATTGTTTTTTAATTTCTGAGCATGATAGATATTGCCTAAGTGGAGTGAAATAACAGGAAAGGCCACTAATTTATCATTGTTATAAATAAATTGTAGTTGACTGGTGATATAACAATTTTTCCATTTGGGATATACATCTGTATTGATAGGAAGTTTGGTAATCAATAAACTAGACATATTAAAATATTGCTCACTAAATTCTTTTGAAGTCGCATGTTTAATATGTCCATACTCTTCGCCAATATCATAGTCCATAGAATCAAACAATATAAATTTATCTGAAATAAATTGTAATGTTTTTTTGAAGACATCTATCTCCTTATAGAGATAAGGTGACAAGAAATCATTATACATTGTGATCAAAAAAATTTTATCTATGTTCGTCGATATATCAATAAAACCTTTATTATAGCGATCTACATAAACCAATACATATCTATTGTGCGGACTGATAGTCAAATCCTTAATGATAAATTTAATCACATCAGAACGACCATTATTCACCTTATGTTTAATAGCTGTTTTAACAACATCAAGGTGATGATTAGTTTTTAAATAAGCTATAAAAAATTCCTTTAAGTTGTTCAACACAGTATTATCAGTCAATTACTATCTCCAACATTAAAAAACTTTCTTGTATGTTTTGTTTGTTAAAACTAACATCTGTTATATTCAAACGATGTGCATACAATAAATGTATAAATACAGGTTCGGAAATTTTATTTAACCAATCGATCATTTTTGATTTTAAGCATTCTTCACTCATTGGAAGTCTATCACAATATATATATTGAGGTCTACTGTCAATGTAGACAATATTTGAAATCAATTTAATTTGTTTATCAATAGGGTTATATAAAAACTCGAAACAGCCAATTTTTGAAATATTGAATTTCAATTTCACTTCCAAAACAATATCTAGTGCAGCAGTTGCTGTAATGTGTTTTTCTAATGTAAACTCATTCAATGCGTTACGGTATGAAAATTGCTTTTTCAGAGCTAGCCGACTATGTGCAGGTATCCCTATGTTATTAAAAGAAACCATAGGAGTATTGATAGATGCGATAAGAGGATTAATAAAAACACTTTTTACAAGTGGGTGATTGAAAAAACCGTCAACGATGGATTGAATAATTTTAAGTTCGGTGGGAACAATAAATATTTCTTTTATATTGTTTGGCGTTGCATCGGTAAATTGAATTGAATTGAACGCTCTCAACACTCTGTCATAACCAAATTTAACAAATGAAATATCTTCTTTATTACTTTTGATCAACAAAGAAGATCCTTGATTGTGATGCTGATACCGTTCACCAGTATGGGCAGACAAAGCTTTGATAAGCATTAAGAAATCTTTCTCTTGTGTATTTGCCATAATTCATTGACCTTTTATATTTCAATAAAAAGAAATAATGATAACACATAACATTGTAAATATCAATAATTAATCATTTCACTAAGGGTCAATTCATTCATTAGTCGTTCACAAGAATATGTTTTAATCTCTCCAATACTTTCATGTCCTTTCATTTTTTTATTTCGTTTAATAGTTTGAAATATTTGCTCTCTTATTTTTTTCTCAAATTTAAATAAAAGCAATTGAAGACTTTCATTGTCAATTTCCTCATTAACAGGCAATGAAAAATAAAATTTGAAATTCGGATGTATGGGGATATTAATTATATAGACAGGAATAAGAATGCCTTTTTTTATAGCGAAAGCTATTGATAAACTGCAGGCTCCATAAGTTGACAGTCTTTTGATAGACTTTCCTGTTTTTACAGACTCTTCTTTAATGATTCTAGATGAATAGTTGAAAATAGCCAATTGACGTTTCCGTGAACGTTTTATATGACTATTAACCATCAGACTTTCTAATGATAGTGAGTAATCAAAATAATCGTGTGATGAGAACTGTTGGTAACTTGATCCAATATCAAAAAAACAACGAATAACGCTATTTAAATAATGGTGACTATTTGAAAGATCATGATTAATCAAATTGGAATATAGAGAAATAAAGAAACTGTTTTTAAATGACGAAGAACAATTCAACACAAAATAGTCATGTCTTTGCAATACATTGACCTTCAAAATCTCATATTGACTATTGTCAGGACCTAATACTTCAAATAAGGCTCCATCGTGTTTATACATAATGGTATCGTTCAGCAACTGGTAATCAGAGAAGCCATCTTTAAGTGTGGCTTCCACATGATTGACCAATGGTATACAGATATCCTTTGTGTTACTTTTCATTGACTGTCTTCAAAATATACAATTTATTTTTCATATAAGGCTGCAGTATATCCGGCACTAATACAGATCCGTCCTCTTGTTGGTAATTTTCGAGAATAGCCAACATACAACGGCCAACGGCCAATGCAGATCCATTCAAAGTATGAACGTATTCATTACTGTCCTCTGCTTTATATTTAGCGAACATTCTGCGAGCTTGAAAGTCTTCACAGTTAGAAACAGAAGCAATTTCTCTGTATGTATTTTGGCTTGGAACCCATACTTCAATATCATAAGTTTTAGCAGCAGAAAAGCCCATATCGCCACCACACAAATCAACAATGCGGTAAGGCAGTTTCAAAAGCTGTAAAATATGCTCTGATTGTTGCAGCATCTGATCCAGTTCAGCATATGAGTTTTCAGGTTTTACAATTTTGACCAGTTCCACTTTTTCAAACTGATGTTGCCGAATAAGACCGACAATATCTTTACTATAAGAACCAGCCTCAGAGCGGAAGCAAGGTGTATGAGCAGTCATGTAAACAGGCAAAGCAGCGGCATCCAAAATCTTGCCAGCAAAGAGATTGGTTAATGGCACTTCGGCTGTTGGAATAAGATAAGCATTTTCCTTGTTTTTAAGTTGATACAAATCATCTTGAAACTTTGGTAATTGACCTGTTCCATAGAGTGCATCATCATTAACAATATAGGGTACATAATGTTCTTCAAAACCATTTTCAGTGTGAGTATCCAGCATGAACTGAATTAAAGCACGATGTAAAAGAGCAATGTCATTTCTCAACACAACAAAACGGCTACCAGATAAAGCAACGCCACTTTTAATATCCAATTGATTATTGAATTCCCCTAAAGCAACATGATCTTTTACAGCAAACGTAAATTTTGTAGGCTCAAGATATTTCTTGACCTCAACATTGTCATGTTCGTCTTGACCTGTTGGTACACTGTCATGAGGAAAGTTGGGAATAGAACAAAAATAATCAACAAAGGTCTGCTCAGCTTGTACATGCTCTTGTTCAAGCCGCTGCAAGTCAACTTTTAGCTGTTTTGCTTGTGCAATTTTGTTTTTAAAATCACAATCTTTCGGGTTTGTTTTAGATAGTGTATTGATTTCCTGCTTTATTTTTTCTTTATGCTGCATTGTATCAAGACGATGACCATTAAGTAACTCAAATTTTTCAACGTCCAAGACATACCCTTTTACTGCCAGTCTTTCTTTTGCTTTTTGAATATTTTCTTTAAAAAGGGGATGAATATTATAAGTTTTTTTCATGATTTTTCCTCAAATATTTGCTAATCATACAGCATTAAAGACAATAAATCAATAACTATACATGTTACAAAGCTTATACGAATCAGCTAAATGTTCGTCTGAAAAATCTGCAAATTCTTCTTTTGGTATTTTCATTATTTGAGAAATATGTTCAATCATCTTTTGTCGAAAGTTGCTATAAATATTTTGCTTGATGGTATTGAATGATTGCTCACGGTCAACAAAGTGACTAAACACATCAAAAACATACTCTTGCATTAAATAGTTGAAATGAAATGTTCGAATTAAATAAACCTTGTCTTCAAAAATAGAAAAATTAAAATTTTGATAAATAATAGTTGTTGAATTATTATCAATAATTGAAAAACATTCAATATCCTTGACGACATATCCATTACTGTATCTGTTAAAATCTAATCTAGCTGTAAATATCTTTGGATTTATCTTTACATCAGTGGCTAGACCTAGCTTAACTAATGCTGTTTTGATGGTATCAATCATAAAAAGAAACATTTCTTTATCTTCAATACTGTATTCTCTTATTAATCTTGTAATAAAATGCTGATCTTTTACATAGTGACAAGAAACATAAAAACAAGGATATGGAGAACGAGTAACATATTCGGATAGTTTTAAGATAGGTTTTCCTTTATTAGTTTCAACACAAACAACGTTATTATAGTGTTCTTTTTTTAATTGTATACCAATTTTGCCATTGTTATACTTGTCAAAGAAAATCCCTATAAATTTTGGAATATCGGTGAGTTCACTCATTTTATTTTTTCCCTGTACAAAACTTTATAAGTATATAGAAAAAATCATGAAAAATCAATTATTTCAATCAAAGGCAGGTGAATTGCCAACTCAGCGTCCGAGAAATCACGTAAATCTTTAATATCATAATACAATACATTCACTAAACGTCGAATTATTTCTTCACGGAAAAAACCTCGAATATTTTCTTCGAATACAATCAAGTCATTGTCGAAAAGTGTACCATCAGAATGTAAACAAAGTGCAAAATTCTTACCATGTGGTGCATCATAGTAAAGAATTCTAATAACATCAATATGATCAGTGTTGAATTCAAAAGAAAAACTGGAATATATATTGTAATTGTATTTCATTTTTTTGTCATAACCAACTTGTTGATCGCATAATACCATTAAAGAATTATTATAAATCTTAGGTTTAATTGTTGAATTCAATTCTTCAAAGGATCTCACTGATAAATCAAGAGGAAAACCTAATGAGTTACCTACTTGCTTTATTATGTCAAAATAAGCATTCATTTCTTTTGATGTACTTAGCATATAAAATTGTGTGAATGTCGTTAAATAAATACTTGATTCTCTATCCAATATGTAAAACGTATAAAGCAATTTTCCTAATTTCGTTTGAGAACAGTAGATATTAAATATTGTTTTTTTATTAAACGAGTCAAATACAAAAATCTGCGTACTGAGAGAAACCTTTAGCTCAGTGTGTACTTTCAAATTAAACTGCTCTTTAAAAAAAGAAATAATTTGCTGATTAATAAAAGGATATGATTCTATAATAGTCATGATCAATAATCCGCCATTCTTTTTGTTAAGACAATATTATCAAAATCTATTTGTGAAATCATGGTTAAATCAACTACATTATTGTTTAATAAATCATCAAGTTGTTGTTGTATCACCATTTCACATTCTGCTTGCAAAAAACTCAACCGTGTAAATTCATTATTAAAATGAATAATTTTTGCAGTTTCTTTTTTGTCGATATCATTGGCTGAAATAATATTATAATTATGTTTTTTAATGTATTTGAAGGTTGCTACTGTTGCTTGACCAAAGCCATTATCGAAATTGAAAACAATCTTTAAGCTAACAGTAGGTTTGTTATTTTTAATAATACCTCTTAATAAAGGATTATACTCTAATCCTTTTAAAATTATATTATGTTTTGATGCTAAATATGATGTAGAATCGCTATGATCAACAATAAAAGAACTGGGTATATTGTTTAATATTAAAGGATCTGTGCAAACGAAAATTTTCTTTTCCAGACCTGCCCGAAAATAAGACAGCAGCAATTGATGTATGTTATCAAAGTCAAAACCAAAAATGGCGGTTGAATAATGGTTGACCCTTATATTCTTATCATCAGGACTAAGCGTGCTATCTTGAAAAATAAAAAAAATACGATACGAATTTTTATATTTAGAATACTGATTTGAAATAAATTCAACACACAATAGGTCAGAGTTAACATTTTCAATTTGAAGAAGTAGGACTTCGCCAAGATTAGATGTATAATTTTTTTCAACAATGTTGTTTGTGTAAAAACCATATTGCTCAAGTTTGGCAGAGTAATAAGACTTGAATACGGATAAAAATTTATTATTCATAAATGCCCAACCTCAAACAGTTGTTATCATATCAGCCAGTGTCATGTAGCGATTAATATCATCGATTGGCATACTCATCATATCTTTACGTTTAAGCGAAAAATCTTCAATTGCATTAGTAAACGATATATGCAAACCACTATAATGACGCTCTGAACATTCATTTAAAATTGTATCAATATCACTTTTAAAATAACTGACAACTTCTTTTCTTATGTTCTTAACATCTTCATAAATTTCCTGATTTTTTAAATCAAAATAAATATCTTTACGAAAATGTAAATGCACTGGCCAAGATAAATGTAGAAAAAGAGGCTGACCTTCAAAAAACTCAGGAGTAAAGAATTTATGATTAACCACGGATGTATTAGCCAGCAAACCGCTACTTGATTTTTTACGATACGCTTTACGGTAAGTTAACCGTTGAAAACGACTTTGATTGCTTGCTGTGTATTGTGTAAACCCATTCAAGATAATTTGTTCAATAACTGCATTGACTGAAAATTTATGGTCTTCAAAAGCACATAACTCAACACCCAAATCAAATGCTTTTGTTAGAAAATCTGTTACGATTGTATAATCTAATAATTTTAAATCCTGCATGATAAATCCTCTGAATTGTACCGATTATCTCATAAATTGAGGATAAATTCAAATAGTATTCATATGATACAAGTTAATATACTGGCGTCGAGTAGAGGCTGGTAATGCTATAAAATCTTCAAAACTAAAAAAGTCCATAGTATTGGTTTGCTTAAATGAGTTGTTGATAATAGTGAAAAGCTCATTCAGCAATAGGTCTTTCAGAAGAACCAGAAATTCGTCTAAGGTAATATACACATATTCATATGAAGCAATATCATGAATATTATTTTTATGAAATTTTATTAACTTTATTTTTTGTTCATTATCTTTGTCCAATGACATATAGAAAGATTGAGTGGAAAGGATGGTTTTGATTTTAAATAATAACGATGAATTATTTCCTGTTAGACGAACACTGTTTTGTTTTGACAACAAAGAAACAGTAGAGTTTGTCAAGATAAAAGGAATAGAACTATTGTGTGGAGATTTTACCAATTCTTGTATAACCAATATATTTTGCTGAATAATTTCTTCATCAGCAACATCCAAATCAGCCAAACCAATGTCTCGATACACATTGAGTAAACCAGCAAAGAGTAATGAAGGATTTTTGAGTGTTGAAATATCATGCATATATCAGTGCCCCAAATGAAGAAAAGCAACATGAAAGTTGCTTTTTAATTATAGTAAGGTTAATAGCCAAGAGCTTTTTCACGTAATTGTTCAAATCGTTCCCAAGCTTTTTCTTTCGAGATTTTTGGATTGAAAGCAGCTTCTCTCTGTCTCCATGCTAACTCAACATCACGTTCTTTACGTTCGCTCTTGGTATAAACTGTTATCTTAGCCATGGTGTATTCCTCTTTTGTTTATTAATTTTAAGAATTGAATATAACAAAGCTTTTTTTAAATGTCAACAATTTTATAGTTGACTCAAACAGGTTTTCTACACACTTGATAGGCAAAATAATAATAGCCAAAATTACGGTCATAGCGAGAAAAAAACTTTCCACGACTATAAATATAACCATCCTTTGTAAAACTGTTATCAACCACATTGACAGTAGATGATGTAAAGTTTGCTATATATTTTCCTTTCCATGTTAGCTCATATTTATAATTGGGAGCCGACATCTCTGTTTTAGCAGCATCAATCCAACGACTCTGACTAGTGGTATCGTTATAAACCAAGCATTCTGTTCCTGATAGAGTTCCAATACTTTGAACAGAATATTCATAACCAGTGACGACCTTACTTTCAGTTGTTTCAACACCACTGAGTGTTTTAGTTCTGATAAAATCCGCACTACAATTTTTATAAGTCTTGGTATATGCAGATCCTTCCACAACAGTATCTTCCATCGGCCCAATAAACTCACATTTATAAGGTACACCTGATCTGACCCACTCTGTATAAGTAGCCACGGCTTTCTTTGTTCCTATACTTTGAGTTGTATAACCTACACCCTGAACAGTCCGATGCTCAATAGATATTTTAGAATTTAAAGTTTTTGTTCGTGTTTGGTCTTGCAGACAGTTGGAAAATGTTTTAGTAAAGGATACCCCTTCGTCAATAGTTTCTGAAAGTGGCGAAATTTTTGCACAATCGTATGGATCTGTATTGGATGACCATTCTGTATAGACAGATTGTTCAGAGCCGTCATCAGGATTGGTTACAACTTTATTTTTTATACTAAGAAGATAACTATCCAAAGGATAAATGACTGTATAATCAGCATAGCTGATTGATTGTATTGCAAAAATCAAAGGTAGTAATTTAAAAAAATTCATAGAGGTTAAATATATAATTATTGTTCTATTATTATAATACCACCAAGTTCTACAATATCAAAATATTTAATATAATACTTAACATTTATTATTATTTATTGATAAAAATTAAATAGGCTTTCTACATAATTCATAATAAAAATATTGATAATCCTTATCAACTTTTTGCGAATATTGATAGGTTCCACGAGTGTATACATAGATTCCTGAAGTAAAACTCATGTCTACATTGGTTTTTTCTGGTAAATTTGAAAAAGAAGCATATACATTACCATTCCATACTACTTGATATTTGTAATTAGGTGCAGTAAGTGGTGTTTTTGCATAATCTACCCAACGACTAGAATTTGAAAATTTTAAACATTCTTCATCATTTCTTGTTCCAACACTTTGAATAGAGTATGAATACCCATCAGCAACTCGTGTCTCAGTATTTTTAACATTATTAAGTGTTTTTGTTCTAGTTTGATTAATACTGCAGTTGGTATAATTTTTTGTATATTCTTTTCCTTTTGAAATAGTATCTTCCATAGGGCTAACGGATTGACAGTTATAAGCACTACCAGAATTAGTCCATTCGGTATAACTAGGTATAGCTACCTTTGTTCCAATACTTTGAACTTTATATTGCGAAATAGAAATAGTACGAGATTCAGTGGTAATCTCTTTGTCTAATGTTTTCGTTCTTTCTTGTTTTTGTATGCAATCATTAAAAGTCTTAGTATAGGTTACACCTTCATCCACATTATATTCTTGTGGATTTGATGATGCACAATTATAAGGTTCGCCTACGGATGCCCATTCTGTGTAGGTAGGCACTGATGGTACAATTTTATTCTTTATTAAAATTGAAGAATCGGTTAATGGATAAATAACAGTGTAGTCAGCATAACTAATGGTTTGTACAAAAAGCAAAAGAGGTAAAAGCTTGAAATGTGTCATAATATATTTATTATTGTATTAATATTATAATATCAAAAATTAATATGATGTCAAAATAAATTATTGAATAATAGAAATAATAATTAATAAAAAAGCATATCCCACAATGTGCTTTTTATTATAAGTTAAATAGGTTTTCTGCATATGTCATAATAAAAGTATTTATAATCCTCAAATCGTAAAGTTGTTGATCTGTAGGTTCCACGACTATAAATATAACCGTCTGAGGTAAAACTTGTATCTGCTGGGTTGTTATTGACTTTTGATGTATAACTGGCCAAAGTTGACTTGTTCCATTTTATATTATATTTATAGTTGGGTGATCCAAGCGGTTGTTTAGCTGCATCGATCCAATAATAATCAGTAGATCGAGTCATACATTCAGTCACAGATCGTGTTCCAACGCTTTCAGCATCATATCCATAACCGGTCGCCACTTTACTTTCAGTTGTTTGTACACCTTTGTAGGTTTTAATCCTAGTTAAATTCTGGCTACAATCAGTATAGTGTTTTGTGAAGACAGTTCCTTCCGTAAAGGCATCTTCCATAGGGCTAGCTGATTTACAATCATAAGGTTTACCAGATATAGCCCATTCTGTGTAAGTAGCGACAGCCAATTTTGTACCTATACTTTGAGCTTGGTATTGTACGCCAGAAATAGTACGTTCCTCTGTAGTAACATTCGAATCTAGTGTTTTTGTTCTTGATTGTTTTTGAGTACAATTACTAAAAGTTTTCGTATATACGGTATCTTCTTCAATTGTATCCTCTTTTGGTGTTGAATACGTACAATTATAGGGTTCGCCTACGGATGCCCATTCTGTATAGGTCGGCAATGATGGTTCAATTTTATGCTTTATTGAAATTGAAGAATCGGCTAATGGATAAATAACAGTGTAGTCAGCATAACTAATGGTTTGTACAAAAAGCAAAAGAGGTAAAAGCTTGAAATGTGTCATAATATATTTATTGTTGTATTAACATTATAATATCAAAAATAATTATAATGTCAAAATTTTTATTGAATAATAGACGTTTATAAAAAAACACCCTTTCGAAAAAGAGTGTTTTTTAAGTTAGACAGGTTTTCTACACACTTGATAATAGAAGTATTTATAATCGCTATTTCTTACTGTACTTTCTTTATATTCTCCACGACTATACACATAACCACCTGTGGTAAAAGTTTTATCCGCTGCAGTGGTAACAGGTTTATCTGTTAAGAAAGCCAATGCTTTGCCATTCCACCATAATTCATATTTATAATTAGGTGTACCAAGCTGTTGTTTGGCAACGTCAATCCAACGATAATTATTGTTAGTCGCATAAGGAGCACATTCTGTTACTGATCGTGTACCTACGCTTTGAACAGAATAATTAAATCCCTGTAACGTTTGACTCTCAGTTGTGTTGACACCTTTATATGTCTTAGTTCGAGTGTAATCCTGACTGCAATCATTGTAATTTTTTGTAAACACTGTTCCTTCATTAAATGTATCTTCCATAGGTCCAATATTTTTGCAATTGTATGGAGTTCCTGATTTTGCCCATTCTGTATAAGTTGCAACAGCTACTTTTGTTCCAACACTTTGGGTTTGATAACTAGGTGCTGGAATAGTGCGTTTTTCTACAGAAACTGTGGAATCTAATGTTTTTGTTCTTTCCTGATCTTGACTACATTCACTAAAAGTTTTTGTGTAACTCACTCCTTCATCAATAGTGTCTTCTTTAGGATTTTGATTACAATTATAAGCTCCACCAACGTTGGTCCAATCAGTATAGGTAGGAACAGATTTTTTTGTACCTACACTTTGAGATTGATAAGTGATGCCAGAAACAGTACGTTGTTCTATGGTAACCACGGAGTTTAGTGTCTTTGTTCTTTCTTGATTTTGACTGCAATCACTAAATGTTTTTGTATAAGCAACGCCTTCATTGACAGTGTTTTCCATAGGAGTCGCAGAAGCACAGTTATAAGCATTATCCACATTTACCCAATCAGTATAGGTTGGGATATATTTTTTTGTACCTACACTTTGAGTTTGATAATTGATACCAGAAACGGTACGCTGTTCATTAGTGACAACTGACCCTATCGTCTTTTTTCTTTCTTGGTTTTGGTCACAATTAGTAAAATTTTTGGTATATGAAATACCTTCATTAATTGTATTTTCCATAGGACTTGCGGATGCACAATTATAGGGGCTGCCGACAGAAACCCAATCAGTATAACTAGGCGGTTTTTGTGATATAGTTATAGAGGCATTTGTAAGTGGATAGATAACAGTGTAGTCAGCATAACTTACTGTATGTATAATCAATATCAATGGTAAAAATTTAAACTTTTTCATATATATCATTATTGTTATTATATTAATATTATAATACCAACAACAAACAAAATGTCAAAACGTTTACCATTAATTTCGAAATAATTATTTAAATAATAAAATTATAAAGAAAAGTAAACGTTGTTACAGCTATTGTTTTAACCTAGACAATCGAATAAAACGATACAGTTTTTCATAATCAAAATGATACTCATCAATTGAGACGCCGGTTGCTACCAAAATAGATGAAAGATACGGACTAAATTTTTGAACATTTTCACAATTCATACCACTTGCCACCGCCAAAATACCATCTGTACAAGCAGACATTGTACTTATTTTTTCAATAGAGGGGGCATAACCAGTACCAGAACCACTTGTAGTAGGAATAAAACCTGCCATCAATGCATGCCTTGCAGCTAATGGTGGATCTGTTTCTATATCTTGATATTTAAAAGCAACTGATGCAAAAACATCAATATTTGGGTTATTGTCTGCCCATACTTTAAGTTTTCTTCCCTTGTCATTCAAACCACTCGAAGAAACACCACAGTAATCACCCCATACCATATCCAAACCATGCTCTTTAACAATATTAGCTGTTGATAGTACATCATCGCCTAAAAAATTTAAGCCTACTCTGAAACCATGAAGTTGCTTAATTTTAACAGCCAAAGGAATTAAACATTCATTATGACCAATATGTGAAATCAAAAAAATACCGTCAGCACCTACCTCGCTGGCCAGTAAAGCTTCGTCCAGTGTAGTAATATCATCTTTGTAATGTATAACAGGATAGATTTTAGGCATGTTATTTACCATACCAGATATAGCAAGGTTTTACAGCACAAATAGCATAGTGATTGTTTCCTACATGACCCCAATCTTCAAGGTAGACTCGCCAGCCTAAATCACTCGATCCATCGTGATCAATATCCGCTTCCCAATCATTAAGCTCAATAGAGTGTGCTTCTGGAGTTTTTAGCCAATCTATAATAAAATCGCAAGATTCCCTATACCCTTTTGGTTTTTCAAAATTGACGGCACCCTTTATGCCATCAGCGTGCCAAAGCAATAGAATTCCCTTTTTCGAGTCAACCACATAGCCTTGTGCCGTAGCTCCGTTTTCGTTATGGCTTTCCAATTTGAAAGCAAGCTTGATAGCTGACTTCAAAAGCTTTTTTGATTTTCCGTTCACGTTGAATAACCTATTATCAAATGTCATTATGTAGACTCCTAAAATTGAAAAATTATACCTTGTTTAAAACATACAGTCAAATATTTTAAATATTGATCATTTCACATAATTTGAAATAATCTTGAACAACCAATGGATCTTTTTTTATTATTCGTTTATTTATTCCCAATCGCAGATTGATAATATTTTTTGCTCTTGAAAACGCTATATTTTCCATATAAGTATCTATAGATGAATAATTAGAAATAATAGAATGAGCATTTCGAGTTCTTTTGATTGACTGACTTTTTAATACTTTGCTTACTTTAACAATAGGTGGTTGGCTAATAGTCTTGTCAACAGTCACACTGATATAGGAAATATCCATAACAGGAAAATAAATAACAGTTCTTATTTTCATTTCTTTGCAAGCATCGTGTGTTACTTGAACTTCAACTATTAAATTATTAAAGGTTACACATCGTGTATTGTATGAATAAAGATTAATATCACTAAAAAATATACGTTCATCCTCTGTCAAAAAACAATTATTGAGGATTTCATTTAGATTTTTGTTATCTATCAAACCATAATCAGTAAAATGTTTATGATAAGATTCTATGATGGAGACAACTTCTTTGAAATCAAAATTAAAATAATTGTAGACAAGTTTAGCGAAATTATTATCCAATTTGAGATTCAAAATGGAAGCATCTACTTTTACTTCAAAACCATCTGTAATTTCAAAAAAATATTTAGTATACCCAAAGATATGAGTATCTTTTTGTTTTGCCAAAGGTAGATGTTGATTCATAAAAGACATAAATTCATAAAAATCTGGTTTGATAACATTATACATCTAATCTATGTCTCCTTAATAATCTCAATAGTTAATCATATCACGTAATTGCATATGCCGACACATCGAATCAAAATCACTTATTTTGAATTCTTGCTTACTTATATAATTGCGTGTTGCTCCATTAAGTAAGGATTTCATACGAATCCTTAGATGATGTTTGATAACACTATCAATTTCATCAATATTACCAAAAGCAGTTAGCCTAACTTGAAATTTTTCTTCTCTTGCCAATGGTAAAGTAATCAAAATGTAAGGTACAGGACTATTTGAAAAAAAATCTAAATAAAAATCCACCAACACCATTGGGATTTTTTTAGTAAGCAATTCCTTTTTGAAAAGATGACTTTCGTAACTGATAACATTTCTATCTTTCAATGGAAAGTGACTTTTCAATCCATTGTAGGCAGTGAAAAATGAAGCAATATCAAAAATTGGTTTAAAGGCTAACTGATGAATGATATTGGCTTCCATACATCTTTGATAATAAAGATCAACAATTTTATTTATATCTTTTAAATCAATACCAAACTGTTTATATAATTGCTGAACAAAATCCAGTTTGAATTTTTCAATTCTAACGTTGATACGATTATCTTCCAATTTTAAATACGATAAATTAACAGAAATGTTACCAAATACCAGTGATTCTATTCCATGAGTGTTTTTAGATTGTCTTATCCTATTAACTATAGGCTCAAAGCTTTCTAAATTCAACATAGGGTCACCTTAAATATTATCCATTTTAACGAGATCAAGAAAAAGTTTTATAGTATTATCGTCAACATCAAAAATGTCAGCACATTCCAGAGGATATTTTTCATATAAAAATTTTCTCATATCATTTAAAAAATGACCAAATATAATTTCACAGGCTAATTTAATATCGTTTGGTTCACAAATAAACACAGAAAAACAATTGTTTTCACTAATAGGAAAGCAAATTTTTGCTTTTACTTTCAAATTTTCATTTTCGACAAAAAAAAGATATTGAAGAAAAATAATATGACTATTCAGGTAAGTTCCAAATTTTATTCTGCGAGCATAATAATCAGCATTATCATGAAAGCCATATATTTTTTCGGAAATATGATTTTGAAGTATCTGAAATTCCTTAAAGTGAAAATCATTATCCAGTTCTATATCTTGACATTTATTACTGTTTTTAAAAGTCTGGACAAAATAATCTACAACTTGATTAATCATTGAATTATCAAATGATAAATAATTCAAAAGATCTTTCTGAATCTCACTAGAAGAACCATTAAAAGCATAATGAAAATGACTTTTAAAATGGTTTATATAGATGTCATGATTTTTATTATATATATCATTAAAAGACCATCTAGGATCGACTTTAAAAAGGCTTAAATTATGAATGTTCAAGAAAAAAGGTTGGATCGATACAGGGTTCTCAGAGTGTTGATTCTTATTGATGGCGGTTAACATATTATAAATTAGGTCCTGCATACAATATCCTTTTCTAATAAATTACTCTTATATTTGATATAGACTTATAAAAACAAAGAACCCGAAGGCTCTTTGTCATACAAGATTAATCAAATATGTTTTGCTTGCAGTTCAACTGCTTTAATACTTGAAATCAAACTGGTCATTTCAGATAAAGAAGAACCAGCACTACCATCTGCGACAACAAGTGTGCCTTTACCATTGGCAACATCACGCAGTGTATCAAACTTATTCAATTGAAGAATCATGCCAAGTGCAAGTTCATTTGAAATGCCTAGAGAAGTCGAAACATCTTCAATGGACTGTTTGAAACCTTGACTGATAGCCAAACGTTGATCAGCAATACCTTCACCTTGAAGCTTTTTAGACTCTTTTTGTGCTTGTGCTTCTGCTACAATGGTGATTCGAGTAGCTTCTGCACGGTTTTTAGCCGCTTCCTTTTCACGAACCGATGCGGTTACAGCATTATAAGAATTTTGAACTTCTTCTGTTGGAATAGGTTCATCTACCAGAACAGCAACAATCTTGAAACCAAAACTGGACATTTTTTCTGACAGTACTTCTTCAATAACATCTTGAATTTCATCACGGACATTATATAATTCCAGAAATGTTTTTTTACCTACTTCTGAACGAACAAGGTTACTGATATAACTTAGAATCTGTTGCTCAGGCGAATCAAGCTCATAGGTGGCCTTTTCTGCATCGACTACTTTGAACTGCACATTGATTGGATAACGAATAAAAAGATCGTCATTGGTTTTAAGTTCTAGGGTAGTGCTTATTTGTTGAATATTCAATGGAACCAATTTCACTACATGCTGAATAGGCCATGGAAGTTTAAAAGAAAGACCTGCTTCTTTGGTGTTGGAATACTTACCAAATGTTTCAATAATGGAAACATGTTTATTTCGAGTGATGACAATACAGGACCAAGCTAACAAACCAATTATGACGAAAAAAGCAACCGTTAAAATAAAATTACCCACTGTACATCTCCTTTTAATTATTGAATTTGCACTATACCTTATTCAAGAATAATTGTCAAAACATATCAATGAACTTGATTCAGGCTAGCAAATCGAACTATTTCAGCATGCGTAAAATCCCAAAAATTGGTATATATACATTCATTTTGAAGATCTCGAATTGATTGTTCTTTTAAAATATATTGACATACTTCCATAAGACGATTTTGTGCTGCCTTAAATCCTGCTATACATGCTTTAAGATTACTATATTTTAAACATTTATCTTCAAGACTTCTAATGATCCCGGTATCATCTTCCTTTGTATTACATATCGTTGAAAAATTATTGAATAATTCCTTACACATGCCATGTGTTAGTATTTTAAGTTGAAGGCGTTCCAATTCTTTCAACTTTAAGTTCAATAATAAATTATAACCCAGAATAAAATCATCGATAGAATCAATATGTTCTAATGGATTATCTTTGATGTAAGTATTCTGGAAGATAGGCAAGATGTCAGAAAAAGTTTTATGTTTTGGAATATCGAGTAATTGAGCATTTGCAAATTTGATATTTGTAATTTTTTGAGCAGCAAACAGTTTTCGAGTAGAAATATTCATCAATAATCCTCTGTCATTCATGGCCTAATAATATCATTAAATTGATGAAAAGTAAAAATATTTTTGATAAATTGTTCCCTTTTTTTTATTCTATGATATTATACATGAAAGAACATCTGTAAGCCTATGGAATTATTAAACAATACGACACTTGATAATGATGGCAAAAAGACTTCAATAGCTGTCAATAAAATACCTCTGAGAGAGGTGTTGAAAGAATTAAACTTACTTGAATTTGATGAACCAAAATTGTTTAAAGAAAAACCATCACCACAAATAGAAGTCGATCTTGAAAGATTGATACCAGAAACATTCTATAATACTCAAAGGGAAGCGTTAAAAACAGGCTTCGCAGTTGCTTCCATGTTGGGTGGTATAGTTGCCCTAGTAGGCGGCATGTCGGCTGAATCACTGCCTTTAACAGGACTCGGAATGATATCGACTGCTGGTACTTTTGCGTGGACAGGGATCAGAGCCGCTGACCATGACCTTGCAGCAAGAAAAATAAAGAAGAATCTAGAAAAAGAATTAGCAATAGAAGAAAATGTCATCAAGAAAACAGCATCTAATCTATATAAACCTAAAATATAAATAAGAATCTAATCACCTTGTGCTTTATTCTTTTCAAACCATTCGTCCAATGTATAAATAAAGGCATGATAAAAATCATAGCCTTTTCTCTTTTCTGGATATTCAAAATAACCGAAGTCAGTAGGTTTGAAATCTATACCCAAAAATTTGAAAGAATAGGCTTGTGCATCCACACATTCAATGCACTTAGACATTAAATCATAAAGAAATTTTTCTTTGGATTCGTATTCAAAAGGAACATGAGCAGTTACGTTCCAAGTATACCCATCACCAATTGAATGTTCAAGTACCAATTTCATCAAAATAACTCCTAAGTATTTGGGCAATAATATCATAAAAATGCAGTTTTAGAAAGACCTGAAAGCTAGAAAATAATGAATCTGAAAGTCTCTTTGATTAAGCCATTATAAAGATTGTATAATCAATAAAAGTATATTTTTTATGTTTAAAAAAAAGAAGTGTAATTCTTTTGTAAACCTTATTGTAAATCATTATTATTTTGATATTATATGATTAAAGATAACACCTATGAGAATAATATATGAAAAAACTAATAACAAGTATGCTACTTATCACAACACTTACAACAGTGAGTATGGCAAATGCCGGAGGCAGGCATCATGGTCATGATGTAGGCCGCGTATTAGGCTATACTGCTGCCGCTGCATTAACAGTTGGTGCCGTAGGATATTTCTGTTGTTCACAATCCAATAACTATTACAATAGAGGCTATAACGATAGAATGAGATATGAGGACGCTCGTAGAGAACAAGCCGCCTATGATGCTGAAATGGCACGTAGAAATGCATACTATTATTCAGCACCACCTGTTGTTTATCAACAAGTGCCAGTATACACACAACCCGTATACACTCAACCTGTTTATACACAACCTGTATACGCCCAGCCTGTGTATCAGCCAGTTTATCAAGTCCCTGCTGTTAGGGTTTATCAAACTCAAAGAATCTATCAATCTTATCCATAAAGAAAAACCGTCTAGAGACGGTTTTTTTATTTAAAGAAATTTTCAATATATTTAGTGTTTGCCATCGACTTCTTTTTATAAAATTCATATTTTAGTTTTTCAATTTTTTGTTTTACATTATTTTCCATAACTTTGATAATTATGTCATTATTAAAATCATTCAAGCCATCTAATACGACTAATATATTATCTTTCTTCATAATAGTTGAGTTTTTGGAAATGCCCAGTGCATCAAAATTATCATCATCATTCGATGTAATAAAATTTAATTTTTGAAGTTGTTGTACAATCTGATCAATCACCAATTCTTTTTCATGACGACTAATGACATATTTTCCGGGTACATTATAAATCATGGAAATACTATAAACATACCCCATTCCATAACTAAATTTAACATTTTTTAAAGGTTGCGGCACATACAGATAATAGTTAGCCCAATCAACATTGGTATCCAATGAAATGTAATAATTGTCTTTATCCTCAATCAAATCTTTGATGACTATATTTTCATAATTGTTGTAGTCTTTTTGCTTTATTTGCTTATAGAAGTTTGTATTCGATAATCGTGCGGCATTTTCACCATTTTTTGAAAAAATAAAAGAAAGCTTTGATTGTTTACCAACATGATTGATAATCTGAGAAAACCGAAAATCGGCATTTGCAGTATCAGAAATAGCTTCGGCGGAAAAGGAGAAAGGAATAATAAAGAAAGATGCAGTGAGAATAATAAGATTTTTTAGCATTTGAAGAACCTTGTCCAAGTTCGAAACATATTGGGTTTTGCACCATGCACTGCTGGATTCGAACCAAGCTAGTTTGGGGGCACGATCCCCGCTGCACCTAATTGGCTACTACCATTCACCATGTTGTTTCGAAGCTGGCGGAAAAGGTGAGATTCGAACTCACGAGGCTTTTACACCCGACGGTTTTCAAGACCGTTGCATTCAACCGCTCTGCCACTTTTCCATATAAAGATGGTTGACAAGGAAGGATTTGAACCCCCGACCGTCTCCCGAAAATTTGGAGCCGCTCTCCCCACTGAGCTACCTGTCAATTATTATTAAATTGGTCGGAGTGGCAGGATTCGAACCTGCGACATCCTGCTCCCAAAGCAGGCGGTATAAGCCGGGCTAACCTACACTCCGATATTTTGACATCATTTATTTCATAAAGCTATAGTATCAGATATTTTTCAAACAATCAAGTTTTTTTTAAATTTTATATAAATTATTTTAATAGACTTTTTGATTTTGATTTTTCGCATCAAAAAATGTTGAAAGTCTATTGTTCTATTAATAACTCATCATCTCAACTAAAGTTGCTAATGAAGCATAGTCTATTTCAGATTTGTCAGCATCAACACAATATTGGGCAGGAATTAATTCGTGGCTGTTTTTCAACATTAATACAAAAGCTTGTGAAGTGCTTTCAATGGGGTGATGAATATAGACTTCACCCTTTCTATTTCTATCTTCGCCTCGATATTGTTCATAAAAAGAATAATCATTATCAAAATGAATAATATGAAAAAAACTATAGCCCCATTCCACTTTAATCATGGATGGACGTTTAAAATCAGTAAATCTCTTGCCACTGTAAACAACTTCTATCTTAATAATTTTATTGATAATAGACTGATATGGAAGATTCAAAAAATTTGAAAATTTATTATACTGCTCAATAAAATCAAAAATGTAATCATTGAATGTTTTTTTAGTATATTGACCAATAATGTCATCCAATGTTAAATTCCATCCGGTATAGCCACTATTTTTAACAATATAGATATTATTCCACTTGAAACGAATAGAAGATCCACGGCATGAGCGTGTATTTTTCAGATTGATTGTTTCCTCTACAGGATATCGACTCGCTAATGTTCTATCAAATTTTTTCATCAACATGATCTCTAAAAATATGAGCTATCATATCATAATATTTAAAAGCAATCAACCACTAATGAAGTGTTCTTATCTTTGAGGCGTTATGAAAATAAAGCTGTTGAGCGAGTTCTCCAATCAACGATGTTGCTTTCACTTCACACACCGAGTTGAAAGTAGATTGAAGATGATCAAGTGACAATTTATTGTATTCTGATATTTTATTCATCTCTTTAAAATCATCGGCAGTTTTTGGCTCGATAAAGATCATGATAAGAAAATCACCTACTTCTGATTCATCTGTAACCAGTGCTTCGGGATGACCTAGTGCGTCTAAAATGATATCAACTTCTTTTTCAAAGATATCTACCAAATCACTCTCTGCTTGTTCAACCGCCAATGTGTCAGCCATCTTGCCTCCAATGTAGTTGTCCAACTATAGCAAAAAACGTGAATTTGTCAATCTTAAAGAAGTTTGATAAAATATTGAAAATATGATAAAATATTGAAAATTTGAAGAGAATATTAAATGAAAATTAGAACAGGTTTAATCAACAATGAGTTCGTGTATGAAACTATTAATCAATGGCCTGATACTGCTAGATCACAAGCGGGTGGTGGTTCCATTGATGGTATGGGTGAACTGACGTTCTTTGAAGTCTTTATCGAAGGTATTTCTTACATCCGAGGTGAAGGCACGGATATTAAATCTGCTGAAAATAAAGCATGGGGCATTTATCAACATTATCAAAATTGTAATCACTCATTTAAACGTTTTGGTGACTACTCAACGATGGGCAAGTGTAAGCACTGTGGTATGAAGAAAGAGAAAGAGTTTGTCAGATTAACCAAATGTTCTGTTTGTGAAGCTGCCGGTGTGGCCCATAATATTTCGTCTACCTATTTTTGTTACACTCATTATAAAGAAGCATTAACTGAGTTCACTCAAGAACAAACCAGAAACCACGAAGCTTTTTCAGGTGAACATAAATGGTTATGGGCAAATGAAGTCGCTGAATCAAATGATTTGTATGAAAATAAAGATGATGGTGAGATTTCTGAATTGTTTAGGATGTTGTACAGTGGATTTTTTGAATACATGATGGATGTTTGCCGTCATTATCATAAGAAATATGACATTGAACCTAAAAAACATTTTGTAGATATCTATGAAGCTATTGAAATGAATGAAACAGCTTACAAAATGGCTTTTGAATTTTACATTGCCAAAAATAAAAATATTACCATCAATAAAGAGTTGACAAAGAATCAATATTTTATTGAAAATTTCATCAAAAATTATTGAGATAATATTAAAAATGACTATTAAATGCCTTTATAAATCTTTGCTCTTTTAATTATATTATGGTATAATAAGTCACTATTTTTTAAAGGAGTTTCATCATGGGTGGTAATGCATTGGCTCTTGCAATTGTGAACAGTAATCCTGAACGAGTTGGCGTTCAATCTAAACGTCTTCACAAAAAAGATTTTGATAGTTTGACTGCAAAAGTGGTCAATGTATTAAATGCTGCTATTTCAAAAGCCAATGCTATGGGTGCTCAAATTATTGATGCTCCCCATGAAGTAAAGGCTTATCGTCAAAAGGAAACCTTTGGTGATCTTGACTTGCTGGTTGATGGTGAACTCTTCGATTTTGTCAGTTATCAAGAACTGATGGAATTACTTCGTATTGAATTTGAGCATAAAGGCCATCTACCTTACAAACCAAAAGACAAGAAAGATATGGTAATCAGTATTGGACTGCCTTCTGATGAGCCTGATGTGTACTTTCAGCTTGATCTCATTGCATCTGAGCGTGATTATTATCAATTTCATTCTTCTTATTTGAACTGGAATGATTTGGGTAATCTAGTGGGTGTTGTTGCAAGCTCTAATGGTTTCTTGAAATATGGTCATGATGGTCTGCGTTTCTTGTTTCGAGATGGTGACAATCTGTTTGAAAGCATTGTTCTCACTAATGATTGGGATTTGGCTCTTGATTTCTTTGGTTATGATATTGAACGTTATCACAAAGGTTTTAATACACTGGAAGATGTTTATGAGTATGCGGCATCAAGTAGATTCTTTAATCCAGAGTTGTATGCGTTTGAAAATCGAAATCATACACAAAGAACCCGAGATCGTAAACGTCCTACGTATAATGGTTTTCTGAAATGGATTGAAATCAAAAATGCTGAACACTACTTCAATAATAAGACACCTTTGAATAATGCTCAATGGAAAGAAAGGGTCTATGAACTCTTTCCTCTATTCAAAGAAAGTGAAACCGCAACATGGAGTGTTCTTGAAAGGCGTAAGGTTGTTAAACAATTCTTTGGTGGAAGTCAATTGTTAAAGTTCAAGCCGGAGCTTGAAAAAGAAGCAATTCGTGATTATCTCAATGAATTAAAAATCATTGTTCAAGACTATGAGAGTTTTGTTGTTGAACATCGAGAGCAAGCAATGGAATTGTTGATCAATTTAAAAGAAGCCAAATAGTTGGTTTCTTTTATTTAGGATCTTTTGATCAATTCTCTTGTTATTCATGCCGATACGTATGTCACCCAAATAGGAAGCAATATGCAACGTGTTATTTTAGAGAATAAAAATGAACTTTTAATTAATTATATTGGTGGATTGAATAATAAAATTAGAGAAATTTTCAATATCTCTTTTGAAACAGTCAATACACTCTCCAAACAAGATGCTAATAAAGATTCTGTAATTTTTGCTGTATACGAAAAATATACAAATGAAGTTGATGGGTATTTCTTTGAATATAGAGATGAATATAAAATAATAAAGAATTCAAAACCAAATAATAAAGTGTATCAATCCTTTCTGTGTAATTTTTTTAATAGATACTTATTAAATGAAGATATTGATCCAAGTAAATTAATTCCAAAACAGGATCAAACTGGCGAAATCACAGTTATGTGCAATCCACAATTAAAAAATATCAGCATTACATGGTATACCCGTCCAATCATGCTAACAATTGATTTTCGTGAAAGAGGTGTAGAAGTTGCTTTTGTATTCAACAATCATGAAGCCAACTATGCTTATATTCTCTTAGACATGGACAATAACGAAAATCAGATATATGCCGCCAAATTAGGCAGCAATAATAATAATGAAGAAATATTACAAAATTTGGACAAAGAACAATTAAGTGCATTAATACAACTGAGCATAACAGCCTCATCAGAAGAAGTTGATTTTTCAATGGACTCTTTTTTAGATGATATTTTGAAATCAGAGTTCAAACATCTACATAGTTATACGCTTACAAAAGAAATGGAAGTTTACTAGACATCTCATGATGAATCATTATACAGGTCTTTTGATTACCACTAAATCTTTAAAAAACTTTTTAAAGTCACAATTTTCTTTGTCATAAATAAAGCCTCTTGCCGTCAGCAAAGACATAATTTCCAATAAAGTAATATGCTGGTTCTCATCAGGAGACACTACAAAAGCTCCATCATCCACTTCAAAGATGTAGTTTGGAAGTAAAGTTTCAAATAAATTAGCCAATGAAACATTTACATTATTGGAGCATTGAAAAAAAATAGCACAATGTATTTTTGAACTATCAAAATCTAAATTGTCTTCATTTTCGTCTTCGGATAAGTAAGGAAACCTAGTCTTATAGATAACTTCGGGTTTTAAATTATTATAACCTTCATCAGCACAGAAATAAAATGAAAATAAATTTGGAACAGCAATAAATCCTTCTTGATAAGGATCAGGATCAAAATCACCAGACCAATATTTTTTAACAATTGTATCAGCTTTTTGAATAAAATCTGGATTAAACTCAGTAAAACAAAGTAGTGGTTTGTCTGGCATATACATCTCCTGTTCTTTTAATAGGTTAACAAATCAAAAACTAAAATCAATGAGATCTCTATACATTCAAAACACTTGACTTATTTTAGAATTCAAATTAAAATGTAAAAAAGGATAAATATAATGCACATAGTCAAGAATACAACAACTACCACAACAACTCAGATCGAAGCTGGGCTGGTGAGGTATTGTCGTTAATAATTGATACCTGCACACCAAGAACCCAGCTAAATGCTGGGTTTTTTTATGCCTTAATTTTAATAAAATATAATCAATTATCTAGGAGAAATAAAATGAATGAAGAAAAAAGATATATGCAAGTGGCAAATGAAATGAATCTTTTCATGTTAAGTGAAAGTGCAGGTGTTGTTTATTGGAAACCAGAAGGATTAAAGCTTTATGAAAATCTAAAATCTTTTATTAGAAAACATCATGAAGATAATGGTTATCTTGAAGTTAAAAGTCCTTCAATTGTGGTAGCTAATTTATTTGAACAATCAGGCCATATGGAAAAATATAAAGAAAACATGTTTTTCTTGAATTCATCAGAAGCTAGTAATTATGCACTGCGTCCTATGAGTTGTCCAAATCACATTTTAATTTATCAATCCGAAAAACGTAGTTATAAAGAATTACCTTTACCCATTTTTGAATTTGGTGAAGTGTATCGTAATGAAGCATCAGGAGCTTTGCAGGTATTGTTCAGACAGCGACAATTTTGTCAGGATGACAGTCATGTGTTTGTTAATCCAGAAAATCTCATTAATTCAGTTAATCAATATATCAATATGAGCAAGAAAGCCTATGAAGAACTAGGATTCAAAAAAATAAAATATGCGATTGCTCTCAGACCAGAAAAAAGGTTTGGTGAAGATAGTCTTTGGGATAAGGCTGAAGCCGCCTTGCGTGAAGCTTGTGCCATGAACAACCTTGATTTTCAAGAATTGCCGGGAGAGGGGGCTTTTTATGGTCCAAAACTAGAGCTTCAGGTGGAAGATAAACTAGGTCGTTCTTGGCAATTGGGTGTTATACAGTTGGACTATGTATTACCAGAAAGATTTGGACTTGAATATGTTGATTCTGATAATAAAATGCAACGTCCTATTATATTGCATCATGCTGTTCTTGGATCTCTAGAAAGAATGATTGGTATTTTGTTGGAATCTTTTGGGAAAGATATACCAGATTTTTTGCATCCAATAAAATCAGTAATCATACCCGTTTCTGAAAAATCATCCGACTACGCAAAGCTACTTCATTCAAAATTTGATAAAAAATCATGTAAGCTAGATGAAAGTTCTGAATCTTTAGGAAAAAAAATAAGAAATTGGAAAAATAAAGGAATTCCTGATATTATTGTTGTAGGCGAAAATGAAAGTAAAAAATATGCTGAATCTGGAATGATGGAATATGTATTAAATAAAAACAATCAAAAAATAATCAAGAAAATATAACCATAAAAGAATAGCCTATTTTCTGTATTTAAATCAGAAATCAGTCGTCCAACATCTCATTTATTTCTATGAATTGAGATAGTTGCCGATAGGTAAGTGTATGTAAATCTATTTCTTGGTTTTTGAAATACTCGTTAAATTTCACGTTAACCAGTGATTGAATAAGGTCTATTGGGGCCTTATTTTCTTCAATTAAATAATAGTTGTTATTTGTTTTAATAACAGGTTTTTTGCTACCATGAGTATCTTCTAAAAGCGTTAAAAAACAGATGTCATCCAATAATGGAACAATAAATGTCGTAGATGGAACCAGACTCCACTGAGAGTTTGTTGATTTTATTTTAAAAACAATATTGAAGTTGATAGCAAAGTTTTCAAGTGTTATATTTTTAAAATTTCCTTTTGATAAAACGGCTATATCATCTAAAACTTTATTGAATTCTATATTTTTAATTTCTATCGTGTTTTCATTATGAATACTAAAATTTATATCATTCACATCGAAAATTTGAGTAATTGAGAAATCTTTGTAGTTTGTATTCTTTTTGATAATGCCCAATGTGCAAAGCGAATCAATAAATGAATTAACAATGAGTTCAACACCGTCAGTATCTACACCTAAGCAATTTTTGAGAATACTGCAAAATCGTTTTTGTTTATATTCAATAGTGTTATCATTATCAAAATTGATTTCAAAATAATGATTATGCATTAACATATTATCTATATTATTAAAAGTATAAAAATCTTTGACTGTAATATACTCTTCTGCATCTTCATTGATAAATTCATATATATCAACAATATAATTATTTATTTTATCTTGCCGACAGATGGGATTATTAAAATCAAATCCCATTTTTTTAAATTTTTGATAATAAATGTGTTTAAATTTTTTTACAAAATACATTAAAGATCCTCACATTAATTTGAATAATACATTCTAATTATATTTTTTTCTTCTTGTGACATCTCTGGTACAGTTTTATCAACAATATCTTTGAAAAAATGAGTTTTAAATAGATTATGAATGAAATCTACTTGTTGGTCGATATCCTGCAATTTATCAGCAGTAAACTCGTAATGAAGCTTTTTTTCTTTGGTCTGAATAGAAAATACAGGCAGTGCTATCGTGTATAAGTCATCTTTATTTAAAATAAATGCATTATAGTATTTGAAATATTGAGAAGTTAATGAATATTTTTGCTCTTCTAAAACATAGGGGCAAATTAATTTCATATTATCAACAAAAGCTAAAAATAAATTTCGAGTCGCCGAGCTATCAGAATTACGCATAATAGTGTTATGTTCTTTATTGGCACTTGAATAAAAATGGAATGTATTTTTATAAAAAATGTCATCTTCATCATAGATATGTGTTTCATCAACAAAACATTCACCTATAATTTGATAGTTATTATCTAAAGGCTTGCCATGTTGATTCGATGGCATTCTATAAATTTCATTATCTTCAATAAAATATTGATAATCATAATTGTTTAAAGTTTCTTGTAAAAATAAAGATAATGCTTGCTTCATAAATAATTCCTAAGTATATCCAAATTTCATCAGCAGTAAAAAATTTTTCAATAAAATATTTAATAGTAAAACCGTCAAAATCGTTCAGGTTACTTATAATGGTATGAATCTAGTTAAATACAAATCATACGCAATATATGTCGCTCATCTGCAGAAAGTTCATTGAGAGGTCTAAAAATTTCAACTGGAATATCACTATTAACAAAATATTCTGTGTAATAGTTGAAAAGTCTAGAATAATTGTTTGTCATGGGTGCCCCCTCAAATTCGACCAGCAGCATATGGTCATCGCCATAGGTAAGTTCTATAAACTCAAAAGTAATTATTTTACGAATTTTACTGTTTTCATCAATAATAAAAGATGAAGATTCCCTGTAATAGTCTTTTTCTTTATTTTCAAGATTGAAAAAGCTATCATAATCATCAATTTCTTTTTTCAGAACCTGTTCAAAATTATAATTTGAATTAAGATGGTCTAAAAATTTTTTATACATAGGGTGAGCAGGATTAACTTTAAATGCATTAACTTCATCCAATGTCACACCATCTACATAAGTCTGTTCATATACCAAATTATTAGACTGCAAGCGAAAACTTTTCAGAGTCAAACCATTTGCAGCAAAAAAATCTTGGAAAGAATTATAAATAATATCATGTGACATTTCTTGAGTAATAAGCATAATAGAAAAAATCCTTTAATTAGAAAGCTAGATTATAGCATAAAAAAAATATAATAGCTACTAAGCAATATACATTTTCAATACTTCAATTTCATCGGAACTTAATTGATTAAGAGGTTTATAAAGCTCAGGAGGTAGTTTGAGATGACAGATATAATTATCGAAATAGAATTCATTGATCATATTTTTGCAATCATCGTCATTCATTCCTTCATAAAATAAGAGACTTGATTCGTCGGAATATTCATCATAAGCATCAATAAAATGATAGTTTTTTAACAACTTTAATTGTCCATCTTTATCAAAATAGAATGATTCATCATATGTACTGAAACTGTCTTTTTCAATGCCTAAAATATGTTCAATGTTTTCGGCATAAGATTCAATTGGAAAATGAGGAAAATTCAAAAGCTTATTTAAATATTCGTTATACTGATTACTTGACCAAAAAAACCAAAAACTTTGAAATATAATTTCAGTATGCTCACATTCAATCTTGTCAATTCGTAAACAATCACGATGTTGAATTTGTTCATCAGTCAATTTGTTAAAAGATTCACAATCTGTAAAACATGATTTTATCAATTCTAGTGTAGGCGTGGTGACAGGATAATACTGTGGTTCTCTATCTTTCATGATTATATTCCTAATTTTAAATAGATTGCATATGCTGAAGCGTTAAAAATCTATCTTTATCTTCATTTGATAAATTTCTAGCATCTTCTTGTTTCATTCCCGATAGTTTTTTTATAATAGGCACCATACGTGAGTACGTAACCTGTTTCATGTGTTCTGCCAAGTCTTGTCTATATATTTTCGTTGAAACCTTTAAAATATCTTCATACTTCAATGACACATTGATATCTCTGAGGTAATAAAAAATATCTGGCTGGTGAGGTTCGAATAAATACCAGCTATACCAATTATTACCAAAAGGTATCTTGGCCGTTATAAAGTGTTTTATTGATAAAAGCTTATCTGGCATAATTAATAAAGCTATATCAACTTGTACAGATTGTAGTCTATTTACTTTTAATGTTGAAGATAAAAAGCTGCTACATATTGTCTGACTTTTAAATTTGACATAGGGAGGATTAGAGTATTTAATAGATTCCCATACATCAACATAGTTTATATCAGAATGACTCATTTTTTTTGAACACCAATAACCCTTGTTTTGAAAAATCTCCATATTATTTTTGATAATAGAGATAAGATGGTTAACATCGGGAGCGTCAAAATTAAATAAAGTACATAGCTGTTGAGAAATTTTATTAGCAAACAATGAACGATTGCCTTTTTTCAAGCAAGGAAAAATGTCGATCTTATTTGCAATAGTAACATTGAAAAGACGTTCTTGGCCATTGTATAAAGATCCTTTATAATTTTTCTCGTTATTGATATTGAAATGTGTTTTGGTATCAATATTGAAATGTGTAATTGGGGTAACACTTGATAATAACTCAGTTAAATTATGCAAGATCTCTTGAATATGTTCTACTTTTATATCTACCATAGTTATGGAATTCCAAAATATTATGAAATTATAGCAAAATTTATTCTCTAAAGCAATGAGAAAACCACCCGTAGGTGGCTTTATTTAAATTTCAAACTGATTAACAAACTCATCTTCTGTCAAAATTTCAATGGGATTTCCTTTTTCCCTTAATGCCTGTGCGTCATCAAACTTCGAACCAGCACTTTCGCCATACACTAGGTAATTGGTTGTTTTGCTAACTTTGCTTTGTACTTTAGCTCCCTTTGAAGTAAAGAACGCTTCAATTTCTTTGCGAGAAAACTTTTTCATTGTTCCTGTTACAACAACATTTTTTCCTGAAAAAGGACTTTCATTATCAATAATAACTTTTGAAGATAATTCTAGATTAAAGAAAGGCCGCAGGGTTTCAATCAAAGACTTGTATTTCTCAATACCTGCTGTAATGGTCAGACTTTTGATTTTACCATACCCTTTGATACTGCTCAATTTAACAGCGGTTACTTCATGCAGAGCATCCAACGTAAAGTTTTGAAGCAATTTTTTGGAATCTCCTTTACCCAAATCGGCAATGCCAAAAGCAGCAAGAAATCTCCAATCTTCAATCTTGGTAGTACGACTTGCTTCTAGGGCTTTTACCAAATTGACACTTTCACCCGGACCAAAACCGGCCATCAAGAAATCTTGCTCATTCATTGCATAGATTTTTTCCAATGTATCGAATTGACTATCAACCAATTTACTGATTGTTTTACCACCAAAACCATCATTATTATCGAGAGTTGAAAAGAAATGAAGCAAAGTTTGCTTGATTTGTTCAGAACAGCCTGCAGAGTTTGGGCAATACAAGAAATGACTATCCCACTGCAACTCAGTTGAACAGCAAGGGCATTGAGTAGGCATTTCATATTCAGCTTGTGTAATAACCCTTTCAATTTTAGGAATCACTTCACCACTGCGAATAATCTCAATAACAGAACCAATACCAATTTTACTTTGGCGAATATTGTTCATATGATGAGCCGTAACACTGCTGATGGATGCACCAGAAAGGAGTACAGGTTGAATGCTCAGTACAGGCGTCACAGTGCCAGTCCGTCCGACTTGAAGTTTGATATCAATAACGGGAGATTGAGCTTTTTCGCCACGTTCTTTGAAAGCGATTTGCCATTTGTAGTGATGGTTATTGTAGCCCATATAATCTTTGATTTCAGCAACGGTTGATTCAATGACAAAGCCATCAATCAAATAGTCAACACTGTTTCGCAAATCAGTAGTGATTTTTTCAAGATTTTTCAAAATATCATCGGCTGTTCCCACATAGGTTGGCAGAGTTGAATAAGGTACAAAATGAACGGCCCCATCAGCAAGTACTTGCTTGGTTTCTGCTTTAATATCATCAGATGAAACAACACTGGCAATCATGTTGCGAGGATGGGCAAAGATATCTTTCAAGTTGCTTTCAAAATAACTTTTGGATACTACAATTTCACCACGTCCATCGACTCCATCAATATGAAGGACACCGGATGCAAAAATATGAGTAATATCATTACCTTTAACACCATCACCCCGAGTAGATAATTTGCCAAATTCGTGATCACCCGCAAAACCATCAAGTTTGCATGTTACTTTGAACACTGATTCAACATGAAGGTTTTTTGCGGCGTCTTCTACTTTCTTAGCCCAACGAGCCAAATCATCAACAGAATAAGCTTTCTCAGTTGAAAGCATTGGTGCTGAATGGATGATATAGTTTTCACCAACTTCTTCCATTTCAATTTCCGACAACCATGCTGACTCTGGAAACTTAGAACGGAAGTCTTCAACCAAAGCATCATATTCTTCATCAAGAATGGGAAAAAGACCAAACACTGGTGACATTGAAAGCTGTTTTCGATAACAGTCATTGAGATCTGTCAGCAATTCGACAAATTCTGGTTCAGTAGTTGGGTATGGAAATTCGGTAAGTTTCATGTATCTATTGGCTCCATTTGATTTATCATATTATACCAATTTATAGCATTAAAAGCAAGCTAATCCCATCCATCATTTTCGGGAATAAAGACATTTAGCTCTTGTAGCTTACTATCCCAACTTTGACTTAAAGAAGTTCTACGAATTCCTTTTTCTTTAATCTCTCGCAAGATCTCAAATTCAGCTTGATTTTCAGGTATAAAAGTTACTATATTGTTTTCTTTTTTAACTTGCATGATAGTTTCCTTAGATAATAGATAACCTTTCAAGTTGATGACCTACTTTATCCAAAAGTAATTCATCAACATCACAAACAGGGATTTTATCATAATTATGATACATAAACCAATAAGATTTTCGAACCAGTTCACACCAATCGGGATCAATAACACCTTCTGGAATATTGGACATCACACAGTTTTCCGAAGTGCTTGCAATATACCCAAGATTATTGCTGTTTATTTGCATGGGAGTCATTCTTTTGACTCTAAGAACGTCAGAGTCTGAAAAAACGATGTAAAACCCCCTTTTTCCCTTGACCCATTTTCCTCGCCCACTAGACCATAATGCGTAACCATACAATAAGTTAATATTGTCATATGACAGATAATCCATAATTGTTGGTAAATGACTTTTGTCAAACACTGTCTGTGTTACTATTTTATATTTATTGTTTAAATCAATAGCCAAATCATCTGTTACTTTAATAATAGTGGAGTCAGAGTTTTTAATTATCTTTTTATCTTTTACTATTAACTTTGGCACAAGGGTCTTGATACAATGTTCAATGAGATTTTTATACTTACTTACGACAATAGTGTTCATTTTAAATACGTTCGGATCAATATTGGCTACCAATTCACGATAAACATTGATATGACCATTGTCTGGATTTTTTTCATAGATAATAAATTCTTCGACTACCCTTGAAGTGTCCACAAAGGTAAGCGTCTCCTTATTATCTATAATATGTTTATGAATATATTGAGTTCCACTAAATAAGTTAATACTTTTTGAAAAACGCTGACTACATTTAAAGATGCTTTCAAGATCCATCAACATTAAATCATTATAAAGTTGGGTTGCTGAGTCCATTAAATAGTAATAAGGTTTAATATCATCAATGTTCATATCAGAAAAGAATTCAGCAAAAGCCTCTGTATCATTAATAAAAAATACATATTCAACAACCATCTCATAATCTTTTTGAGTGACTGGTGAAGCCTTATTGAACAAAGCGGGTGTTGCAAAAATGTCATCCAAAACATCTTTGTCATATTTAGATTGCCTTGAAACAGTGATACGATTATCAATTTTGACAATATAATACCTATTTTTATAATTGATTTTGGATTCGAAAATCAAATCAGTATCATGGTGGATTCTGTAAAAAAGTTCAGAATTCTGCACCAGTGAAACCAGAATAGGAGCCAGATTTCTTGCCACTTTTTTACCAAATTCATTTTGTCTAACGTCAATCATATCTGTTTCTCCACAATTTCAAATGATTAGTTAATTAAGGTACATTAATCATCTTTACGATTCTTACTTCTTTTAAGCGTCAACAGAAATCGTTTCTTATCAATATCTACTGATTCTTCAACACTTTTAAATAACAGAAACTTTTGAAAAACAGCATATTGAATTGCACTTATACGCTTTGTTTTTGTATAATCCAATGCCAGTTGATGGTATTGACTAAAAAACAGTTTTATTACATTTTCAAAATCATGCTTATTGAAAAGGCGATTGACTTCTGTGGTACTGAAACTTTGTAAAATTCTAAAAGGTAGTACATGCCCTATGTTTTCCATGAATATTTCGGCACTTTCATCTACGAGCGTAGAAGCGTTAATAGCGTTTAAAGTGTCAACAAGATACGTTTCAATATTACCACCAGTCAAATCAAAGCGTTGTCTCGACTTTATCAATGAAACCCAATCAGCGTTTGTATTTTTCATCGATTATTTCCTTTTTATCTAAATGCAAGGCTATTAATATATCATAAAGGACATTGAAAATCAATCTTTTATTTGTGTATAAAATCTGGTATAATGCTTTTTTTTAAGGTTTATAATTATGAAAGATCGAGAATATATTGTCAAAAAAGAATTAGCCAAAAATGAATTTGATATTCAAATGCAATCAACATTCAAAAGATGTTATTCTTGCACTCGGGTATGGAGTGCATGGAGTTATGATACAATGAGTCAAGATGATTTTAATGAAATGGCTTTTGGAGATGAAGCGTTTGATGAATTCTATAATCATTTACACAAAATGCTCTGTCATTTTAAGATAGAATCGATTGAGTATTTTATTGCAGTTATTGAAAATCAATTAAATCAATATGAATTATTTTATAATGAAGACATTGAATCTAGGTTCGATTCAATATATTTTGATAATGATATTTTCAATTATTTAGATATTGCCACTCTGTATGATGCGGCAGTCAAATACCAAAAATATTGTCTAGTTGCTTTAGTGGACAATGAGATTCATTAATTGTTTTGGAGGTTGATTTTATAATTTTAAAAGTTATAATTAGTCGGATTTGAGGAAATAATAATGACAAATGAAAATTACATTGTAATTAGCAGAGATAAAGCTATTGATCAATACGGCACTTATTATAATGTTCAGTATGAAGCCAATTATGAAGGTTTTCAAGCAGTAGTTATTACAGAGAATTTAGGGCAAGTCAAACTACAAGCAGAAAATATTTTTAAATCACTGGATCAAGCAATTTTATACTGTCAAAAAAAGAGTCGTGATGATTTTAATATGATGTATCATTATCATACAGAAGAATTAAGTAAATACAGCAAAATAGACTATTTTGTTGCAGAATTGAACTTGTTCAATAAAAGAAAAAATCAAAAAATAAAATGGCATGAAGATATATTAAAAAAATCAGAACAACAAAATCATGATATTCAGAAAGGCCATATCACAATTCAGTATATAGAAGACGAAGTGAAAATATTTGATAGCAAACTAAAAGAATACGACACAATATTGTTTTTTGATTTAAGAAATAAACCAGTTATAAAATATTATCGATCTTTTGTGGAGTCATTAAATATTCATGTAAATGAAAACAGAATCGATATTCATACGCATATTTTCAATAACTTAGATATACAGCAAAAATTCATAAATTTTGAAATAAAAGATGGTATATATCAATATAATAATGAAGACGTGTATATTTTTGACAACAAAGAGATTGCTCATGATTTTATTATTAGCAAACTGATTGAATACAAAGTTACCTATAAAAATGAACCTGAACTGGTCAACAGGCAGATTCATCTGATGGGTGACTTCTTTCGTTAGTAATTATACATCTTTAGGATTTTAATTTCATCAAAAGTAAAAATATCAAAAAGATCTTCAAAATTTTTCATAAAGGGATCTACTGTTGCTTCTTTATCAACAATTTCCAATAAACGTGAAAGGCTATGTTGACGACCATCGATTGAATAATGAATATTTGTGACAATCACACCACACATCTGAACATGAGAAAGATAGCATCCGTGAGCAGTATTATCGTAGTATTCATGTTGAATTAGTTTTAATGCATTACTGGCCCCCTTGTAATACTGAATACTCTGAAGTGCTTTATGACTTTTATCATTATTGAAAAAAACACCATCAACTTGGACTCTTTCATCGAAATGGATATGTGAAATTTTATGATTGATATCCTTGAACCAGATATCTTTGATGAAAAAAAATGTATCATTATCATCATGCTTAATCGTAGTTTTTGATTCATCATGAGATGAATAATAATCACCCAACACAAATCTGATTTTGAATGCTGCTGTTTCTGCAATAATAAAATCATTTTTTTGTGTTGATATTGTAAAATTATTCGATTTCAATAAATCCAAAAAATGAGTATAATCAACATAACATTTAATATTCGAGAATTCATTAAATTCAAATAACTCTTCAAATTTATTTGAATTCGTGTAGGTTTGAATATTAAGACTATCAATTCTCAATATCTTATTAAGTGTTAAATCAATCATGTTAAATATTCTTGGCTGATTTAAACGATTCTGAACAAACAACCTCAACTTCTACCCATTTTGAAGCAGAGTGAGCTTCTTTGACATCATAATCCAAATCGTCAATATCGGTATCAGAAAGTTGCGATTCTTCCATATCTGCTTGCAGGCTACTTTTCATTATTGAGTCCTCTAGTGTCATCAGGTTGAAGTGTATAATAGCATAATATAAAAAAAACAGCAATAATAATTAACGTTGACGACATAAAAAAAATACTATACAATGGACGAACTTTATGAGGTGTACCTATTATGGATGGTCAATTAATTTTTTGTAACGATGGTATTCTAAGATTCAAATCTAGCTCAGACGAGAACAACAGTGTTCCCTTAATTTTGATTCAACAACAACAAGAGTTATCAGCCTCACGTTGTTTTCTTCAAAACATTCGTAAAAGTGCCGTGATAGAAAAGGGATCTACAATGGGTTCATTTATTATGGCTCTTGAGCCATGGGCAGAAATTGCAGGTGATATTGTGGATCGTAATGTCAAAGCCTATGTAGATGCTGTCAGAAAGCCTGCTGAGGTTGTTGATAATGTTTTTGACAGAGTTGAGATAAAAAAACTTGTGTATGTACAACGAGACATAGATTTTGGTGAAAAGCCTGATGATATTGATTTTTTTGACTGGTTGAATACACCCAAAGATCCCGTAATGCTCAACACTTTCGAAATTGATTCCATGTTGGATATTTGTGGTTACAAAGATGGAGATGCCAGCAACTATTCAATGTCAAACTGTTCTATTGATGAGATAAAAAATGTACCGCTTGTTATTAACAGAATAACATCATTTATTGTACATAAAGTTAAGATAGATACATGCAAACCCATTATAGATGAATCGGTAGACGGTATTTATGTAAAAGATTATATGATTTATGCCGAAACAAAAAATGATACCAGTTTCGATGTGTTGGAATTACTTGAATCTGTTTTTGTACATGGACTTTTTTACAGTTCACCACAGTGTGCTGCAATATCAAAAGAAAGAATATTGGAGAGTATTGCACAATTAGATGATATCAGTGATGATGACATAGACCAACAAGAAAACAATCAAAAAACAAAATTGACGGTTGTTGGCGAAGAAGATGAGGTTGAACAAGAAGAAAATGGAGATATCAAAGAGATCAAAATAGCAGAGGGTGCGTTTGATTCTATTATTCAACATTACGATTATGAGAAAAAAGAATGGGACCATATTCTAGCAAATGTAGATAAAAACAGTCGTTATCCAATCAGAATCGGTGAGGTAAAGGAAGATCTTATTAAAGATCGCAGAATCAGAGGAAAATTTTTGGATGATGGTTTAGAAATTGAAAGAGAAGAAGACTAAAAGTCTTCTTTTTTTATTTTCTTAGACATAGAAAACATTTTTACAACAACTAGAAGCTCCAAGAAAAATAATACAATTGAAGCGGTTTTAGAAATCTCTTGTCCTCCCAAGAAGAAAGGTGTAAAAATACCAATCGCTATGATTATATAATACGAAAAGAAACTTAACGTTAATTTGGAAGATGTGACACAAGCAGAAGACATGGCTTCTTGTGCCTTTTGTGGAATAGACTTGAAATTAAACATTAAAAAATATACAAAAATATTTGATCCTATAAGATACACCATCGCAATCAAATAAAAGCATCTGAATAGATGATAGTCCAAAACAAAATAAAGTACAGCCGAAAGCGTAAAGAACAAGGCTTTGATTAAACCCAATTCATCAGCCATGCTGCTTAGTTTTTTTTCGTTATCAATAAATGATGAAGACATAATGAGATTTCCTGTGAATGATATACCAATTATACACTATACTGTCTGTTAATAATAGATAACATTGAAAAAAAAGCCAATTAAGTTTTCTTAATGAATTTATATAGAAAGAATAACATAGATTATCAAGGAAAAGATTTTAATTTTTTTATAAATGAATTATGAAAAAATACCTATAAAGGGATTTTTTTATGTTAACTATAATTTTAAATTGATAACATTTTATAAAGTAAGATTGATTGATTTGTAATATCTTCCGCTGTTATTCCTAATTTAGAAACGATAAGCTCTTTTATGCGATTATGAAGATAAGCATAAATAGCTTCGTATCCTGATACATCGATTGTTTCGTTAAACCCAAGATCAAGTTCAATATATCTTATTTCATTATTTTTAAATTTAAAATAAAGCGTTGTTCTTAAATCAAGTTCGTAATCATAATTAAAAAGTATTACATACAAATTAGTGGGCGTTCGAAACTTATATTTAGATAGACTATAATTGAATTCTAATTCGTAAGCAATTTTTCCATATTTTAGGTCAGATTCAAAACGAAGTAATGCTTCAATAGATTTAACTTGGCTTAAAAGATTATTACTAAAAATCTTTTTTAATGGATGAAAAAATTCATTATGATCGCCTTCAAAATCATCAAAAAGGCATTTTTCTTTATCCAGACTGTAATAAATGATGTCTTTATTTTCCAAGTTCTCCACTCTAACTTCATCAAGTGTTTTTTTATCTATCTCATTAAATAATTTAAATGTGATGTCAGGATTAACATATTTAGATAAATGATCTAAATTATCAGAGTAAATTTTATCAAATATATCATCATTGATAAAGCTATCAATTGTGAAAGATTTTTTTGATGCAAAGAGCATATTCTCTGGATTGGTTTTAGAGGTTTTTGAAATTGAAAAATAAAGAATATTACCAAATGAAACTTGTACAATACCATGTTCATAAACTTCAATTCTTAATTCTGAGTTTTTCGTTGTTGAATATTCATAGTCAACATGGTGAAGCAAATCAAACAATGAAGACATCTGTTTTATTTTCGAAATGTTCGATTCACTACATGCAGGTGCCAAAAGTTCTTGGATAAAAGTATAATCTCTTGCAGTTCTTTCAAGAATGTAAAGTTTAGACACAGTTTTGATAATTGGAGTATGATTGTCCAAGTCATAGAATGATTTAACGTGGGAGAAGATTAAGTCATAAGCGTGTATCAATTTAAATTCTCCAAGAATAATAAACATCAGTATTTTTGCATAATTGTAATAAAAAACCAACTACATTGAATTAGTTAGTTAATCATTACAATTCGCAATAGGTTAATATCAAGGCTTCATTTTTGATTTCTTGACTGGAACAGGTATAGGTGTGAGTTCTTTAACATCAATGACATTTAATCCTTTTTTACGAAAACCTTCAATTACTCGATCTGTATCATCGTATACAGCTTCGACACGCTCAAGACCGATATACTTACTGATCCATGAAGGCTTAATTACAAAATCAGGAACTCTATTTTCAGGACTTCGTAATTTGATATGATCGTAACATGCACCACATGTTACCATAGACTGAATAGTTTTATCCATAATACGATCTACTCGCCCACTCATCAACCAAATTTCATATCCCTTTTTACGATATTCTTTAGTCAAATCGACAATGTGTTGAATAGGCGTATCCAGATGACACAAATCAAAGTAAGTATCCCAATCTTTCTTCTCTCTATGTTCTGCTCGGTGTTTTTCATCAAGTAATGTACCATCAATATCAAATACGACCACTGGTGGCAAAACAAATTCTTTCTTGCAATCAAATACTTCTCTAACACCTTGATAGTCAGTTGCAAACAAATCATGTTTTTCAACTTTACGAACAGTTTCTTTCAAATAGGACGCAAAGCCCGCCCAAAAATCTTGTAAGGCATCAGGTGCGACACCTTCTTGACGTTGCAGATAGACTTGCAATTCCGGGTAATATTCACCCACTTGGTTTTTTGTAAAAAGTTCAACACCGTCTTTGAGCAAAGCCATTGTTTGCCCCAACTGAAATGCAAAAAACTTATAGGTTTCTGTAATTGAAGTTTTTTGATAGTCATCAACACTTCTCAAATCAATCGATGAAAGTACATCCAGTTTCATAAGCATATCGTTAGTTTGCAGTGCTTTTTTAACATCCTCTCTTTTTTCTGTTCGAGAATGATAAGACAACAAGCCTCGAACAGTTCTAATCATTTTCAATGCGTAAGAACGTGGCAATGCATGTTCTACGGGAATATCAAATTTCTGCTTATGAAGGCCATAGGTAGCCAGAATTGAATTGTTACATTCATCAACTGTTCCTTTATAACACCAATCAACGACGCCATTTTTTACCGACAAAAGGTTTGCGTTAATATCTTTGTAAGAGTCACAAAGGCGTTTAGCATCTTGTAATGACAAAGGTTCAGGAATAATGACATAAGCGTCAACATCCAAAGAGTTTTCTGAGCCATGCATAATAATTGGATAAGACATAATAATTTCCTTTTGTTTAATTAATCTATTATAGCAAATCAAGACTGTAAAATCAATGAAAATTGTTAAAAGGTCAGCATTTCAATCAAGGATTGTTCAGAAGTACTAAGGTTTACTTTTAAATTAACTCTTTCCAAATAAGAAAGACGAACAATCGCAGGATAAATTTTTTTAATACTATCAAAATCAATCATTTTTTGTGGTTGTTCTCGATGATAGTAAATAATTTGAAGTGGTTTTCTTGTTTTGGGATTAACTCTTAAAATTTTGGCATGCCACTGTTGTGATTTAAATATGTATTCTTTTTTATTTTTAATGGTTGTTATACTATCCAAATAAGAATACTCAACATTTTCTAAAATTAAAATAGGATAAAATTCATTATACAAGCGGTAACGCTCTTCATAAACCATACCATTGGAATGATAGGTAATACAGGCGGGAAGACTGTTGGATCGATGAGACAGTAAAACATCATGCTTATTGGTAAAAAATTGCTTTTGAATCATGTAACAAATACCATTTTTTTTACATGGATTGCTGAATGAGATATAGATCACACAATCATCATCCACAAGAACATACGTTTTCCCAAAACACCTTATAGGATACTTGTTATCATCTATTTTAAATCCGAAAGATTCAATTAGATTAAAATCTGCTTGCAGATCTGAAACAAGAGCAGTATCAGAAACAGAATAAATAATTTTCATCAATTCTTCTTTATTGGTAAATGTCTTAAATGCCATATCATCACCTCAACTAATCATTTATGATAGTAGCATAATTTATAACAGTAAACAATAATTAATTTTATAAAAAAGGCAAAAAAAGAATTGACTTGATTAAAATTTAATGTAGAATACGATATTCGATTAAATAAACAGGAGAAACAATCAATGACTCAAAAAAGCAAAATTCTTTTGGTAAACAACTTTGTGCAAGCTGACGCTATCGTGCGTTCAGTCAAAGCAACCAAGAGTGATCTTGCAACTGTGTTTTCTAACATGGTCTATTTTGGGTGGACTCCATCCAAAGCATTGATTGAAACTCTTTCTACCTACTCTTCAAAAGATTTGGAGAAGTTTTGGACAGCCATTGAGCCTACTTTCAAAGAAGTTACAGGTTCAGACCGCAAAATGGAAAATTTTGTCGTGTATAAAAACTTTCCAGCGGAAGTTTTAGAAAAAAGCGAAGCAGAATACTGGCTATGTCAAATCCTAATGTATGTAGGATTTTCACCTGAAGCTTTTGCTGAGGATGTAAAAGAACGTCCGGCTCTTGAAGACAAGAAAGATTTAAAAGTACTGCAATTAAGTAATGATGAAACATTGAACATTATTTATACCAACCTTGTTGTTTCCAAAAACCGTTGGAATGATCAACAAAAAGAAACTGCTGTATTCCTAAATAAATCATTTAAAGAAGAAATGCTAAAACTCAGTGATTTTGGGTTTAAAGAGAATGGTATCAATTTGATTAAAGAATGTATTGTGGATGGCCGTGCTTTTGAAATCAAAGATGCTACTGATATTCTTCGTCTTGCTGCATCCTTATCTGATGGCGATGTATCTTTGCGTACCAATGTTAAGTTTAAAAAATTCAAGCGTTCTGAACGCAAATTATTGTTGAGCTTGTTGGATCAGAGCAAAAACCTAGAATCTGACGTATCTATGCGTCAATCTGTTTGGAAAAAATTCATGTTCCAACTTCATCCGGGTGACTACAATTTCACTAATGTACAAAAAGTATACGGTGAATTATGCAAAGGAGAATTAAAAAGTTTCAATTCAACTATTGAAAAAAACATTCATGAACGAAATGAAAATGTATTGACCATGCTGTCTAATCGTCAAGGTGACTTATTGCGTCGTTTCCATAAGCTTTATGAAGTTTTTGGCGAAAAAGCTGTAGAGAAAGTAATTGCAGTAATAGGGGATTTTGATACTCTTCAATTGTTGAAATTGAAAAAATATGTACAAACTATCAACACTCGCAATACGTTGATTTATGCTCCTAATGGCAACTGGACAAAAGCCAAGATTGTTCAGAAAAATGTGAAATCAGACATTCAAAATCAAACAGTATATGTTGAAGAAACACCAACAATCGAAACTAAAATCGATGTCACTGTACAAGAAGAAATAGTCGAAGTTGTTGATAAAACCGAGACTATTGTTATATCAGATACGGTATTTCAGGATTTGGTCAATAAATTCAGTGGAAAACTGGATGCGGAAAAAATGAAAGAGAGTTTTAAAAAACAGGTTGTTGTTGCTGCTAAGCCTACTGCACCTATTCAAGTAAAAGAAGTCTTGGACATTCCTACTGAAAAAGTTGAATTATCTACTGTGGATATTAAAACCATTGTTGATGCTGTGACGACTGAAATTGCAAAAAGAATGGAGTCTCATTTTCCTGATGGTGTCAACCTTGATGAAAAAACTCGTAATATCAAATTGCAAACCAATGATCAAAAATTAGCGGCAAGTTATGGTCGAGGTACAGTATTTGATATGCCGGAAAACACAAAATTCATTCGCAGTGCCAGTTTTTGGCAGATGGATGGTCAAAATAATACATGGTTTGACAATGGTTGGAACTTCTTTAAAGAAGGTTGGATTCCAGAAGGTTCTTGCTGTTGGAACAACCACATGCATAATGATGCAGCCGTATTTTCTGGTGACCCTGTAAATAGCCAAGAGCTAAAAGGTCGAGGCTGCCAGATGATCGACTTGTATATTGATCGTCTGGTTGAATCAGGCATTCGTTATGCTGTTTGGAGTATATTGTCATTTAGTCAAATCAAGTTTGATGATGCAGGTGATGTGTTAGCAACCTTACAGTTGGGAGAAAATCCAGAAGCTGGTCAGCTATATGAACCAAGCCGTGCCCAATTTGTATTTGACATCAAAGGTCAAAACTTGACCAAGTATATTGCTTATTTGGATTTGGTTGAACGCAAAATTGTATATATGGATGCCAATTTATATGGCTCAACCCAATCTGCTGGATACAACAGTGGAACATTGGCTCAACAGATGCCTGCATTCGTAGAATATCTAGATACGCTACCTGCAGTATTTGATTTATTCGAAGGCGTTAAAAAAGGTACAACACCTATTCTTCATAGTGATGAAGGTGTAGTGATTGAATCTGAAAAGGCATATGTATTCAGAAAACAAAATGTGAATAATGCTTTTGAAGATGTAGACGTTAACTCACTTTTAAAGTGAGTTAACACTTAAAAATAAGTAAAAAAGACTTTACTTTTTTGAAAGAGATTGATACTATATATAAACGGTAAGGCTATGAAGCAGGTTCCTTCTAATTATTTAACTTAAAATGCTCAGATCACCTATTCGCTTTCCATACCATAATATTTAAGGCTATGATTACGGTTCCTTCTAAATCAACTTTAAAATGAACTCACCTGATCGATTTCCTTAAACTTAAAAGCCCAGTAGAAATACTGGGTTTTTTTGTGGTTAAAATAATTAAAATGATAAAAAAAGCTTGACCTATAAGATATAGAATGATATTATATATTCAAGGTAAGGCTATGAACTTGGTTCCTTCTACAAATCTAAACTTGAAAATTAACCTACTCACCTGTTCTCTTTCCATACCCAAATATTAAGGCTATGATTACGGTTCCTTCTAACTCACATTATATCGAATCCACCTGATCGATTTCCTTAAAATAGAAACCAGTAGAAATACTGGTTTTTTATTATCTGTAGTATTTACCTATCTTTCCATTTTATTTTATTAATGATATAATATATATAATAAATCTCTTATTTTAATATGAAACAGATTAAAACCGATATATTAATGGGAGTCCATGATGTTCATCCAACAACATGTCCTATTATTAATCCCTTAAAATTTACCGGAAGACAATCGACTCGTGTTTACGAAATTGACATAGATCAAGAGCCTTCTTATTTGTTTGTTGATGTTAATGAGCTATTGACAGCAATGGAAGATTTGGAAACATGGGTAAATGACATACTTGAAAAATTTGAAGAGTTGACAGATGAAAGAAAAGAAGAGTTAGCAGAACTAGTAGAAGAAATTATAAGTTTCAGAAATGAATATCATAATGATAAAATTGAGAGATTTGAAAAAGAAATTAATAGTCTATTATCAGATTGGGAAAAAGAAAAAAAAGATTATGAAAAAACAGAAGTAATAATAGATCAGTTAAAGAAATCAGTAGAAGATATTGAAGAATCGTTAGATGATATTGATCAAGAAGAAAATGAAGATGCTTATAGTGAAATGGAAAGTCATTTCGATGACTATAAAGATCAGTTATCAAAAGCAGAAGATGGCCTGAATGAACTTAAAAGTTCTTTTAATAATGATCTAAAATATGATTTAGAACAAATAATAGAGGAATTTTCCAGCTATTTGGAAGATGTTAGAACACGTAACAGCGATCTAAGAGCAAACACTTATTTACTGAGAGACTATATTGTCAGTGAAACAAAGGATATTTTAGAGATATACCAACCAGATGAATATCTTATTAAAAAGTTTGGAATTAAAGATGTATTATCAGGATGCAAGATTCTTAATATAGGTGTCTTGCATGACAAGACTGCAGAATATTATGGAACACGTTTAAATTATAATGATCATGGAAATGAATATTTCAAAAATTTAATTATAGATTTGAAATCACGCTCTATTATAACACAAGAAGATTATGATGGTTTAAGAGAAAAATTATTGTCAAATCTTAAAGCAGCAGAATATTTAGATAAATATAATATTGAAAAAGCAGTTGCTCTTACATCAACTTATAAAAAAGAAACTTTATTTGAATTATTAAGAGAGAAGGGTTTTACTGCTGTTAGGTATTATGACTCTCCTAAAGATTACTTAATCGATAAAGATCTTTATAAAATAGAAGATTTAATGAAATATGATAATAAATTAACTAACAAAAAGAGTATCAAATTAGTATAATTTATGTATGCCTAATTTTAAATACGATTGCTTTACTGAAAAACTATAATTATCAGTATATATGCTATTTTTTAATATAGATATTTTAGTTTTATAAACAGTTCATAGATTACAAATCAACACATTATTATCTCCATATTAAACACCTATCATTTCTAATAACTTGACAATTCTTTTAATGTCTCGACAAGGAAAATCCGCTATCATATTATAATAAATAATAAATAACTGTTTAAGATTTTTCAAGTCTTCTTTTTGACGACTAGAATGTGTATGCATATGAAAATGATTATTGCCAAGTGTACAGTTTATTGAGTCTTTTTGAATATAAAATTTTAACAAGTGTGAATTTAGTGTAATACTATAAACATCATTAAGAGAAGTACTTGTTTTGAATAGGTTAAAAGAAACTGGCTTAGCATGAAATTCGTCAAATAAATGAGACAGAGGGTGAGCATTAAAACTTTTGACCAATAGCCCTTTAAATCCAAGGGTTTTATCAATAAGTCTGACATTGTATATTAAATCTCGTGATTGAACCATATCCAAGCAATGCTCTTCAAAAAGTGGATCGGGTTGTTTAGTAGAATAAGGCAACTTAGGGCCTGAATCATTGTCAATTGCTTCAAAAGCAACATCGAGAGCGTTACCTAAAACTATATTGTTAACAGGTTTACTTAAATCAATTGTTAAAAATGTTGTATCAAAAATAAAGGGGTACAGTCCATTAGAAACAACTGTAAACTGCTCAGGATAGTTGTCATCATATTCGATCATGATATTGACTTCTTCGTTTTCTCGCAAAAGTAAAATATCATCAGATAACAAAGAAAGAAAAGTATTGTAAGCTGATTGATATTTTTTAGGAATTTTTTTAACGACAATATGTTTGAAATCAGATATAAAAATATTAAAATATTGGTCATTATCGACCTCAATACTTAATGGTTCAGTTAGAGATTTAGTAGATGTCATGGTCTAATTTCCTATATTAATAATATTGCATTTCAATTATTTTGATAAATTCAGGCAATGAATCAGCATATTCTACCATACTTTCAGGATAAAAAGATAGAAAATGTTTAGTAATGTCCTCTATAAAGTTGTCTTCATTGCTTAAATCAAAATCATTTTTTGAGTTGTAACCTTTAAAAACTATATCATCTGATGTGATCGTAATACATATGTCGGTATTAACAGTATCTTCGATTAAGACAGCATAATCTTCAAATGAATAGGAAATTTCAAAAAATGAAAGCATAAAAGGATTATAGATTGATGCGGCTGATAATGTTTTTTTCTTGAACAAGTCTATTATTTTTCCTTGAAAACCCATTGCTTTCTCGAATAATCGAACATTATCAAACAATTTATTAATTTTATCAATTTCCATAAACAAAAAAAATTGATTACAGTTTTGCCATCTATTTAAAGCATTTCCCAAATGATGGGTATCAAAATAAGGTTCAGCAAGATCACAGAAAAAAACAGTATCATGATAAATAAAAGGATAAGATACACCTAATTTTATTTGAAAAACATTATCTTTTATATCAATAATACATTTAGGTGAAAAATCAGTACGTACTGATAGAATGTCCAGTGATAATTCTGTTAAAAATTGATTTATTTTAGTCATTTGATCAATGCCAACACCATCGATGGTAACGTATTGAAAGTCTGTCAAATAAATACTTTTTGAAACAGTTGGTTTAATTTCAATGGTTTTAGTCATTCGTCAACCTTTTAAAAAATAATTATACCATAAAAGATTATTGTTTACTACAATATTCATTGACTTTTTCGAGAAAAGTGCAATACTATATGAGTCAGGCTATGATTATGGTTCCTTCTAATTCTATTGGCAGACACTACCTGATCGCTTTCCTTACAAAAACCAGTATCCGTACTGGTTTTTTTTACTCAAATGGAAACATAAATTGCAAAGTTAAGTACTCAGTATAATATTAGCTATTTCATAGAACTCTTATGTAAACATCATTGGAAGAATAATAGCCAAATCGTCTATGCTGTTAATTTTATTTAATAAGGCATCTTCTAAATCTTCATTTTTGAATAACACAATAAACATTTGTTCCAGCGTGTTTAAGTAGTTTTTATTACTGTTATGCTTAATATTCATTTTAACTGCATTATCTTTAAACTTTAATAATATGTGATCATGCTTAATAAAGAAAGTAAACATAGGCGTTTGAATATTAACTGATGGTTCAAGAAGACAATTTTTCTCAATACGAAAATATTCAAAGTCATCTCTTTCTCCATGCGTAGTCAATGAGTATTCCGCTTTTTTCAAATGCAATAAGAGAGCATTGTTCAATCTCAATAATTGGTCTACATATTGAATATTCTTAAATAGACGTTGATAATCATCAATCTGGCATTCTAGATGGCTGGTATTATCTTTTAACGACTTAATTATTGCATTATCAATCATCATACAAATACTGTTGTCATCTTCAAAATCAAAATAAGAAAATGTTAAAGAGGCTCCTGACATGAAAGGGAAAGACTCACTAAGATCAAGATGAAATTGCAAAGGATCAATCAAGATATCAACATTGATCAATTTATCTGAACCAAATAAAAGCAAATCATCAGAAAGAGTGGTCATGATTTTTCTAAAAATATAAGCATGTTTATGGTTTTGTTTCAAGTAATAGTTTGTGTTAGTATCCAATTCTTTTAAATCACTGATTAAAATAGACAAATAAGAAGAAATTGCGATAGCCACTGTCGATACCTCTATAAATTGAACATCATAATATCATATTAAACTATTTTTCTCAACGTTTTTAATTTGCAAATTTGCTTTAAAAAAAAATATTATCGTGCTATAATAACTATAAATAACACAGAATTGGAGAAAAAATGAAAGATATCAAACCTATTACACCAATGTCTCGCTATAAAACTGGACTTGATAATTTCCGTTATCATGTACGCTCTGTTGCTGATCAAGTAAATCTCAACAAAGCAGACGCAAAATCAATTCCTTATATATACCAACAAGACAATAAAAGCAGCACCAAGGGTGTTCAATCAGATTTCATAATGATTTTTTGTGACAAAAATAATAAATCACTATCTTTTGCTTTTGCTTTTGATTATATAGGTAAAACACTAGAATCTCAAACTGTTGAAGCATCTATCAAATATGGTGATAAAGAGAACGAAATTAAATATGGTATTCCAATGAAAATGGAAGAATTTAAAACAACTTTAAATGCTCTCAATAAAACATTGAATGCTGAAAAGATCCTTGATTTTGATAAAGTACTATCTCATTTCTCAAAATCTTTTATGGAACAAGAATTTAGTCTGAAAGAAACACTTAAAAACGCTAGTAAAGATGTTAAGCAATTTTTGCGAGAAAAAACGAAAGAATATAAAATTGATGAACTTGAAAATATGGTACAACAAGCTCGTAGTATTCGTGAAAAAGCTATGGACAATATCAAAAAAGCAATTACTACATCAGATGCTTATTTAGAAAGAGAAAAACTATTTGCTCGTATTGAAAAGTTAAACAAAATTCTTGATAACAAGGAAGTGATGCTGAACAATCAGGAAAATTTAGCAGAAAAGAAAAAAGCAGAAAGAGATGCCGAATCATTACTGCGTAAACAAAACAACAAATTTGAAAAAGACATTGATGAAAAACTTGATAGTTATCCAAAATCTGTCAAATCGCGGTTGAAAAACAATATGTAAGAGGCGAAAGCCTCTTGTTTTTTATTCTAGATTCGTATAGGATATATCAACAAAAAAATGGAGATTATATTGATGATTAAAAAAATTATGATGACTGCACTAATTTTTTTCGTAGCAAATCTTGTAATGGCAAATGAAGTCGAACCTAATAAGTTTTCCATCTATTCTAATGAAACATATCTAAATGGTTCTGCACCTGCTTGGATGGAGCAAACATATCCTGAACAGGTCACTGATGGTTGGCATATTATTGAAATCAAAGGACAGCAAGCCGATGATCCTTTGTACGTATACACACTACTTGATGGCAAAGTATATTCATACGAAACCATTTTTCCAGAAACAGACTCAAAAAATAAAATTAATGAATTCAAAAAATATTCTATTTTATTGGCTGTAAAGGATTCATTGGCTGCAAATGGTTATAAAGAAAGTTATAGCCGATCAACCACTGATTATATCATTATGGAAAAAGACAACTTTGAAATTACTATTTCTAATATTACACAAGACAAGAATTTATCGGTGATTTTACTGTCAAAAGAATTCGTAAAAAATGTCACGATTCATAAAGACTCTATTGCTAGAGAACAAATGTCTCAATATTCTGACAAAATCAATACGCTTACTGAAAAATAACAGTTGTCTAAGTATCATGAATGCGTTATACTCTTGGAATTAAACAACTTGGAGTATAACTTATGGCTTTTGAAAATGAACGTAAATTTCTATTGAAAAATGATGACTGGAAAAAATCTGTTAATAAAACAGAAGAAATCGAACAAGGCTATGTCGATTTGTCCAAGGTTATTATTAAGACTCGTGCTAACAAACTGATTATCACAACATCCACTCTCACTATTCGAAAAAATATAACCGAAGAAGAGTCTATTCTTTTAGATAAAAATCTTCATCGTGAAGAAAAAGTGCTTCGTATTCGTATCAAGGGTGAAAAACTTATTCTCACTTTGAAAATTGATATTGGTGTAGTAGGTAGTCAAATTGAAGTAGAGCCACTAGAAGGACTCACTGAAAAAGAATATAATGACTTGAAAGCGTTATGTGATTCTTTTATTGAAAAAACTCGTCATGAGGTGCCAATTGAAAATTATGTATTTGAGATTGATATTTTTAAAGGTAAACATCTAGGTCTAAAACTGGCGGAAGTTGAAACCCCTTCATTGGGTGAGACTGTTCCATTGCCTGACTGGTTGGGGGAAGAAGTAACAGGTAACCATGCCTATTCCAATTCTACACTAGCTAGATCATAATCAACATCAAAGTATAAAAAAAGCCTCTTATGAGGCTTTTTTAACATCAACTACATGATTACTTAACTTCTTCAAACTCAGCATCAATTGAATCATCAGGTGAAGATGAGTTGCCTGCATCATTCTTGTATGATTCTTGTGGCTGTGCTCCTGATTGATAACGTTTGTTAGCAATATCATGCAAAACTTTTTCAAGCTTGGAATGACGAGCATCCAATTCTGCTTTAGAACCTGTCTTTAAGACTGAATTCAAATCTGAAATGGCGTTTTCAAGTTCAAGTCTATCATTACTTGCCACATCTGGTTCATTAAGCACTTTCTTTGCTTCATGAATCATATGGTCAGCTTTATTACGGCTATCTGCCAGTTCAGAGAATTTAACATCATCAGCCTTGTTCTTTTCAGCATCACGAATCATTTGATTGATTTCATCCTCACTTAATCCAGAATTCGCCTTTATAACAACTGACTGACTTTTTCCTGTCAGTTTATCTTTTGCTGATACATTCAATATACCATTTGCATCAATATCAAAAGTAATTTCAATCTGTGGAACTCCTTTTGGTGCTGGGCTAATATCTCTTAAATCGAAACGACCTAAAGATTTATTATTTTCAGCTTTTGCTCGCTCACCCTGCAATACGTGAATGGTAACAGCACTTTGATTATCAACAGCCGTTGAACAGATCTCTGTCTTTTTAGTAGGGATAGTTGTATTTTTTGGAATCAATCCTGTAAATACACCACCTAACGTTTCAATACCCAATGTCAATGGAGTCACATCCAACAATAATACATCTTTCACATCGCCTGTGATAACACCCGCTTGGATAGCGGCACCAATAGCAACAGCCTCATCAGGATTAACGTCTTTACGAGGTTCTTTGTTAAAAAATTCAGCCACCACTTTTTGTACCAATGGCATACGAGTTTGACCACCTACTAAAATGATTTCATCAATTTTAGAAAGATCAAGACCTGAATCTTTTAATGCAGTTTTACATGGCTCTAAAGTTCTTTTAACCAAATCTTCGACCAAAGATTCAAACTTGGCACGGGTAATAATCATATTCAAGTGTTTAGGCCCTGACTGATCCGCTGTAACATAAGGAAGATTTATGTCGGTTTGTTGAGTAGATGACAATTCAATCTTGGCTTTTTCAGCAGCATCTTTGACTCGTTGCATGGCAAGTGGATCTTGTTTAATATCAAAACCACTTTCTTTTTTGAACTCTGAAACAATATAGTCAATCAATTTGTTATCAAAGTCTTCACCACCTAAAAACGTATCGCCATTGGTAGATAATACCTCAAACTGAGAATCACCTTCGACATCAGCTATTTCAATGACAGACACGTCAAAAGTACCACCGCCTAAGTCATAAACGATAATAGTGCTGTCTTTTTTCAATTTGTCCATTCCATAGGCTAAAGCTGCAGCAGTCGGTTCGTTGATAATACGTTTGACATCGAGACCCGCAATACGGCCTGCATCTTTGGTTGCTTGTCTTTGACTATCATTAAAGTAAGCAGGTACTGTAATCACTGCTTCTGTAACAGGTTCACCTAGATAGTCTTCTGCAGTCTTTTTCATTTTTTTCAAGACTTCAGCAGAAATTTGTTGTGGTGAAGTCTTTTTACCTTTAACGTCAACCCATGCATCACCATTATCAGCCTTAACAATTGTGTAAGGCACTAAATCTACATCTTTTTGAACAACGGATTCATCAAATTTACGTCCGATTAAACGTTTGATAGCATAAAATGTCTGTGTTGGATTTGTGATAGATTGTCTTTTAGCTGGTTGCCCAACTAACGTTTCACCTTCTTTACTGTAAGAAACAATAGATGGAGTAGTTCTTGCTCCCTCTGAGTTTTCAATAACTTTTTGTTTCCCATTTTCGAAAATTGATACACAAGAATTTGTTGTACCTAGATCTATACCAATAACTTTACTCATAATAAACCCCCTTTAGGCAGAATTTGTTTGGTTTAAGAAGTGTCTCCGAAGACAACACTATCTTGAAGATAATTATATAATATTTTTTTATTTTGTCAAATAACTGACTAATCGTAGACTTTTTGCTTTAAAAACAACTTAAATTAAAAGTGCTCTAATGATAACTTGTTCTTCTGGCTTAATTAAATTTTCAAAATCTTCGAAGTTGTCAATCGTAGGCAATCCCAAAGAAATGATATCCATAAATTGAAAACCATCAATCACATGATTATCGATTATGAATTCTATATAAACAACAATATTTTCTTTGAAAACAATCAGAGAAACATAGAAATCATTATCAGCACCTTTAGTGTATCTAATATACTCTCCTGTATAGGTTTTAGTCACTCTCTTTAAAATTTGATTTTTTTGACCACATTTTATAATCTGGTGTAATTGTTTATATTCTATTTCTGTCGGGTCTGAAAATGTTGGCATGTGATGTTGTAGATTATTAACAGCTAAACTATCAAAGTTTTCCAATAATAAAGAGATGATTTGATCATTTTTAATAAGTTTTGTTTTTTTTGTTATTTTAAAAAAATCATTTTCTTTTTCAAACGTCAAATAAGAAATATAATTGTCTTCAATTTTAAAAAAATTATAACAAAATCCAATTTCAAAAGAATTCTCTACAAACTCTTTATAACCTAAAGATTGAATCCACTCAAATAAATCAGGAAGATTGACTATCAATAATTTATTAGATTCCAAATGTTTTTTAAACGTTTCAAAATTATCAATCAATGACATACAGATACCTTTTTATAGAGAAGACTGTATTATAACAAAAATATTGAAAAATAGATACTATCAATTCAATTTACAACAAGAAGACTGAAATCTCTGAATCAAGTTATTCAACTCAGGATAATTTTCAAAGGTTTTTAAAGAATATTCAAGTAGATGAGCGGGTATTGGATAAATATGTTCTGCAATATTACAGGCTACACAGGCTAAAGTATCAGAGTCGCCACCTACATAAAAACTATTTTTTAAGACATCTTCAAAATTTTTACTTTCATAAACAATAGCACAGGCTTGAAGAAAAGTAGTCATTGCATTTATTTCAAATTTTTTAAGTGCATGCATACTTTCAACTGTTTCATAAAAACCATTTTTAAGCAGTATATTTTTCAAAACTAATTTTTTATTTTCCATATCAATAAATGAACCATTAATCAATTGATGTGTTAACTTAATAAATGATAAAACTGCATTAATACTATCACTATGATTATGGGAAATATTGGTGTATGCAACACCGATATGCAGTTTTTCATGTAGGGAAATTTTCAGATGGGGAATAAAACCAACTCTCATGATTGAGCCATTTCCAAATGATTGATAAGGCACAGGATTTTTAATCCATTGCTTGAAGCTACGGCCAAAACCAGTCGCCTCTGTTTCATATTTTTTACAAAAATAAATAAGTGCAGTAGTAGGATTCTGTTTGTTTAAAAAAGCAGAATATAAAGCTAGCGTACACAAAGAATCATCCGTCCATGAGTATTCAGGTCGTACCCATTTGGTATTTTTCAATAATAGTGGACTTTTACTATCATCCACAGGAAGCGGTTGTATCAGTTCTTGATCATGAACAGTCCATTGTCTACCTTCATATACTGAACCTATAACATCTCCAATAATGCCTGCTAACATATAATATAGTCTCCTTAGTTTTTATAAGTAAAAGCCTTTATCAAGGCTTATTATTTTTTCTTTTAATTTGAACAATAGGTACACAAGGTGAACGAACCAACTCATCTTTCAACACAGTTTTCCATTCTCTCCAATCAACTCGATTATTAAAGAATTCAACAACAATAGTTGCCATTTCTTTGCTTGAAGCATTATTGGCTATTAATTTTTCATGAAAGTCATGAGCATTATTGACTTGAAGATATTGAATAGCCGTTTTTGCAATCAAATTGGTCAATTCATTCAATGGAGAAACATGTCGATCAATCAAGAAATCTCGTGACAAATAATAATCAATACTTTCGCCATCTTCATTGGCTACTTGTGTTGTGTCATATTCTTTAGGAAACAATACCTTCATATCCTTGTAATTATGCAAAGGAATAATATCCTCTACTCCCATATAACGAGCAGAAATGGCAGCACGTAAAGCATCATAAAACTTATAATCTGGCTTGTCTCTCAATGCGTTCATAATATGCTTTGCTTCAGTATTGTCATTGTCAATGGAATGATCCAGCATATAAAGATGATCATGAGAAGTAGAGTGCATATCAATAATATGACTACCACACAGTTTGAGTGTAAAATCAAAAATTTCATTAACCAGTGACTGAACAGGATGCTCAGTAATAAAATTAGGAACAAGAGACCTAGTATCAAAATTAGCAACCACTGTATTAACCATATTAGAGCAAAAAGCGTTTTTGAATAAATCTTTCGTCATTAACCTTTGTTCAAAATTTGCCAGATTAGAGTAATAATCTTCCATTTTCTTGTTGTGTTCAATATTGTTTTTTCTATCGCTATCAGGGTAAATGGACAGCGTAAAATTGGCCTTTCCTAAATTTATCACATCACTGTATTTGACATTTTCATAATCGTAAGTGATATCATAGTAAGGTTTTTGTAACAAATTTTTCTTATTTTTTAGTAGTTTTTGAATATTTTCAATTTCTTTGTATTCAAAAGTAGCAGAATGATAATAGGTTTGACGAGAACCTTCCAATACCTTTTCAAAACCAATACCATCCAGATCAGCCAAGAAAAGATTTTCAAGCATAGAACCTTTTTGGAAAGTCAAAGAAATATAATGATTAGAAGGTTTATATACATCCTCCTTTTGTTTTTGACCATATTTAGATTCTAGATTTTTGAGCGTTTCTTCAAGGTTCATGTGAATCTCCGTGATTTATTTTATCATTATACACTACTGTTGATAAAATGTCGATCTAAAAGACAAGGACTTGATTTATTTAAGAAAACAAGTAATAATAGTCTTTATAAATTAATCAAAGGAGACAGCATGAAAAAAATAGCAACAACAATAGGCGTGATTGCCATCATAGGAGCAGGGGCTTTCTATTTTGCTAATAATCAAGTTGAAGAAAAAATCCAAGCTGCACTGGATGCCAAGAATACATCAAAGTCTCCTGATGCTCCAAGTCTTACGGGTCAAGTATCTACCAATATCCTGACAGGTACTCTGAAAATAAAAGACATGACAGTTACTTCTGAGGGTTCTTCACAGAAAGGTGATCTTGAAGTTGATGGCCTAAAATTCTATAGTAAAGAAAACATATTTTCCAATAATGTAAAAGTTAGTTTTAATAATTATGAAGTAAAAGACAATGATACAGATGTTACTATTGATAATGAGATCAAGTTTGTCAATCATGGAGGTGGGAAACTAGCCATCAGTTCAAGATCCGACTTCAAAGAGAAAATAACAGGTAATACAATGACTCAAAAATTTTTAGTTGACTTAACTGATACCAAAGAATTCTATACTGTATTTACAACAAAACTAACCGATATTATCCTAAACAAAACTTATGATCAAAATGATACACTAAAAGCATTATCTGAATTAACCGATTCAAAAATGCAAAAATTTGTGGTTCACATCGATAACAACAAACTGCTTCAACAAGGTATACAGCGTTCAATAAAAGCACAATATCCAGAAGCTACCGATGCTGAGGTAAAAGCATTTATACAACAGCAATCTCAACAGCATATTACAACCAATTTGCCAACTGAGGTACAAGAGCCAATGTTAAATTTAATGAACAGTGAAAAAGCTAAATTGGATATAGAAATTACAAATATATCAGGAAAGACTTTATCTGATGCTTATCAAACGTTTTTGCTTTCACCAGATTCTGTTGAAGCATTGAAGAAAGATTACAACATTAAAGCTTCAAACTAATGATAAAAGCTCCTAGGAGCTTTTTTTTATTTCAATCATTATTATTTTCTGGTGTTATTAAAAGGTAGGTTGACTTTCGAGTGTTTGCCAATTCTTTATCCAAACAATCTTTATGAAATTTGAATAAATCATTGAAACTTTTTTTAACCGATTTACTGATATTATCAGATTCCTTTATAACTGCTTCAAACAAATCGTCTACAGATAAAACATTGAAATAGTCTAAATCATTATAAAATGAATTAATACTAATTAAATGCTGTAGTTCTGTATTAGGGAAAATATACGTTCGATAGTTTAATCCCTTTTCTACAAATAAAGTTTTTTCATGTTTAAAATTTTGTGCAATCTTTAGAGCAAAAGTATCATTGATATTGGCAATACTATGATTAAACTCATTTTGAAGTTCAAATAAAATATTTTGATGATAGTCATGAAACATTTGACGTGTTATAACACTGTTGTCTTTAGGCGATTTTTTGTTAAAAAATTCTATAATTTCTTTTTCTGCTTGTTGTGATATTTTAGAAACTTCATGCAACAAGAAAGCTGGCAGTGTCGAAAAGATTAAAGGTTTACGTATTTTACCGTCTAAAAATGACACCCATACAGTTGTAAAGTCTACGTCTTTTATACTGAGTTCAGTTTGATAGGATTGAATAACATCATAAACTGTATGACAGTTAGAGTGATCAAATGAATTCATTTTATTTTCATTAAAAGAAAATTTAAAATCACCCACCCCATAGATAAAAGTCTTGAACAATTCAAAATCATCAGAAGAATAATCTTTGCGTATTTCGTTGAAAAAGAAATTTCTATCCATACTTGATTGACCAACAATATGCCTTAGAACACCCGGATTAATAGGTGTTGATAAAGATAAATCATTAGCGATCTTTTTCATAAAAAGATTTGCTAAATTTTTGATAGATGTAAATTTTTCAATGTTCATATTGATTCCAATTTTGCTAATAATAGCACAAAAAAAATTTTATGACAATAATTTTTTAATAGAATAGATAATAAAATAACTTTGAAAAAAAATAAAAAATGATATAATAAGGAAAATATCTAACGAGGTTCAAAATGAAAGAAATAGGCGGGTTGCTTGAATTTTTATCAAATAAAGATGAAATCAATGAAAAACAAAATCAAAAAGTGGTTTTTGTCTCTTTTAGATATGACACAGAAACTATTCAAGGTTTTTTACTAACCTTTCAAAATTCAGGTTTTGAAAAAGTTATCGATCTGGTTTATGCGTCTAAAATATTAAATGAAAATGACGCCTTGAATCTAAAAAATGAATTAGATAATTATGCAAAAAAGGTATATCAGTACATACCAGAAACTGAGTTGGACTATTTTAATAAATCAATAGAATCTAGTAAATTCAATATGGGATCAATTGAAATTATTGATAATCAATTAAAAGAAGAGAGAATTGAACAATTTAAAAAGCTTAATGATTATTTTTTTGAATTGGATAATTATTATAAAAAACTCTTACATAAAAAATCTGATGAAAAATATATTAAAGAAATATCAACCCATTTAAAATCTATAACGGATAGCACCGAATTTCAAGTAGCTAATCAAGTTGATATAGATGTCATGGTGAAAGATATATATTATCTTTCAAAAAAAATAGCTGACAAAAATGTTTTTGAGTTTGGTTTCTTAGACAACCACTCTGCTAATATACAATTCTTCATGCAATCACTAGCTTCAAGATTACGTACAGACAATGGCAGAATTGACGCCCAATCAGAATTTGCAATAGCTCAATATTTCGATATTTATGCTAGTGGTTTTGATAATAAAAAATTATCTAATATTATTAAACGTCGCTATAAAGAAACTGATACTTTAATGCCTACAAAAACAGAAAAAGAGATTGCTTTATTGGAAGAAAATTTACAATATAGGTATCAATCAAAAGAAGCAATAATGAAGGGTTTTACTTATTCAAAAGAAAGATTAACATATTCTGAAAATAATCTATTCGAGATAATTGTTGAAGAAATAGCAAAAGCTGCAATTATATCATCAAAGGTGAATTGCTCACATGATTTGTACGAAAATATGAAAGAAGTGAGTAAAAATAATGCATTTTCCAATATTATAAAATGTCTTAAAGAGTATATGCAAAAAGATAAGTTTAATATTAAAGGAGATTGGATTAAACAATTAGATGAAATAAGCCAAGAGTCAAAAAAGGAAGCTAAAAAAATGGTAAAGCCAAAACTAAAATAAACAAGAGCGATATTATTCGCTCTTTTATATTAAACAGAATCCAATATATAATGTGTTTTATGGTACTTGTGTTCAGAGGTTGCCTTAACCTCATAGTCAATACCATTAAAAGAACCTTTTGCTAAAATATATAAACAATGTGTGGGCTGAATTTCATCATAGCTTAACTTTATTTCTGGATGTTGAAAAAATTCTTTTATAGTTTGTGGAGCCTGAAGACTCGCCAGATGAAATAATTCTGAAACGAATTGGTAGAAATTAGCTATATTATGTTTAGACACTTTATTCCAATAATCTGAAATCACATAGTGGGACACAATGTCATGGTTCAGTAAAATTGCAGATTTTAATTGTGGATAGTGTGAAAGAAAAATTTCTTGTTTAATAGACATATATTAACTCCATAGAAATAAGTAAACCTATTTTAACGTAATGGATATTCAAACACAACAAAAATATTGAAATTAATTATATCATAAATAAAAAAGCCCATAGCTGGGCTTTTTTTTTGTTATAAAACTTATAGAATGAGGATTATAATAAATAGTAACAATAATACCCCACCCACCAATGCTACTAAAGGATGGATACCATATTTTTCTGTATACGGTTTAATACGCACTAATATGTTAGCCACACTTGGATTACTTGATATTTCATTAATACTGCGAGTAACAATATTGTTTGCAGGATCTTTTTTATAATCCAAATAAAGTGGAACACCTAGTAAAAATGCAACAATTATAAAAAATAGTGCCATGATTATTCTCCTGTTGAATATAACTATCATGATAACAAAAAATTCAATAAATAAAAGACCTTAAAAAAAATATTGTTTATTAGTAAAGCCTATGATAAAATACCCAGTCTATATAGGAGATTGATGTGAGACTTAATGAAATTTATGCCAAAACTGGTAAGAAAATGGTAAAATCTTCTGAATTTCAAAATGCTGTTGGAAGTGTCTCTATTTTTAAGAATGTACCTTACTTATCGTCTAAAGATACGCTCTGTCTATCAATTACTGATGTATCAAAAGGTATTCAGACATCAAAAAATCAAAAATATAGATTCATTCTGAATAAATTTGGCAATAACATTCAGCTACCCAATCAAACTATTGAAAAACAAATTATTGATGTTATGTTTGACGTATTTGACCGATATAAATTTTTGAAATTGACGAAAGAAGAAGAAGATTTTGTAAAAAATGACATTTCTGTATCATCACATCATGTTGAAAATGAAGTCTATACCATAAAGACAAAAACGGGTTCTAAATCATATACATCACAAGAGTATTGTATTAACAAATTATTCAAAGTAACTGAGCAATCAGTTGATATCATTAATTGTTTCAGCATGCTATTAAAGAACAGGCATAATTACAAAATTGCCTACTGTATTCGAGAGAAAGAAATTATCTTTTACTTCATCTCACATATTTATAACAAATACCAAGTTGATACACATACAGTCAGTTCCATAATGACAGAAGATAACAAAGAAATCATCAGAAACTTGATAGATGATTTTTATGGAAGCCTGATCTTTGACTATTGTTGGAAAAAAGAACTACAAAAATTTTACGACAATAAAAATTATGATAAATCTATGTTTGAAACCAATCATCTGGCATTATTGGAAGCTTACAGGGTTTAAATGGCATTATTCATCTTCGTCAAGATCTGGACTGGATCATAAATTTTTAAAGCATGCGGCCAGTTCTTGATGATTTTCTTACACATAGATTGAAAAAGTTCAGCAGTGGCTTGAGAGTCATTGCCAGCATTGTGTAAATCTTTGTATACAATACGATGATCTTGTAGAAGATGACAGAGTTTCTTACTATCGGAATCATTGTTGCCTTTAAAATTATAGCGATACAACATTTGTGTATCAAAAATATTTAGATGTTCATATCCAATACCTTGTCGATCAAGAAAAGCAATCTCGGCTGAGTAATCGTGAACAATAAGTGCAGTGGTTGCTGAAAAATACACATTTAGTAGAGTGTGCAAGTCGTGATAAGAGACATATTGCGATTGTCCAAATGCGAAACTGTGCTGTCTTTCTCTGGACGATTCTGATTGTTTAAAATCTTTATTCTCTTCGATAATGTAGTGATGCGTTTCTATTAAACTATTCTTTACAATAGAAAGGCCAACTTCTAGTATATTACTAAAGTGGTATTTATCTTGCTGACTGTGTTTGAATTCAAAATCTAATGCCAACATAGGTTTTGATAACAATGAATAGTCTGTTAATGTACCATAAATTTGTTGTTTGATGTTTTTATCGTATTTTTCCTGTTTTTTCTGTTGTTTTGCTAATTGATAAATTTCATTTTTACTTGCTTCAATTTTAGATTTCTCCAAATCATTAAAATCTGTATAGCGATGAACATATAGTTCATCAACAGCAACTTCGGCTTTTTGCATGTCATCTGAACTGATTGTAAACATTTTATCTTTCATCGTTAGAAAAAGATTTATTTTTTCAATTTGATCTTCATTGAATACATTACTTATTTCTTTACCTACTGATAAATATATATCTTTTAATTCAATGTTTTTATACATGAATGCAACACTAGTGAGAGCAGATAAAACTTGTTTATCCAGCTTGGTTTTGAGTCTTTTCATAATTGGACTTTTAATGGATGCCATTGAATAATATTTCATTTTGTATTTTGGCTTGGTTATGATATATAATTATAGTATAGCATAAAAAAAACTGGAACCAATCCAGTTTTTATAGATATTGAATTTCAAAGACTAGGAGTGATTTTAGATTTTTCGGATACTTGAATAGCTTTCAGAAATTGTTCAAAATGTTCTAGTTTGTCAGGACAATGAGAATCTAAATAATTAAGTACCAACATCAATTTTGAATCAATTGTAGTATTGTTATTGACACTATCATTCAATGTATTTTCAAAGCTTTTTATCATGTATATACCTTCATATCATTATATTTAATCAAAAACACATCAAATACATTATTAAAACTTTTTGCACAGTGTTCTGTTACTTCACTAAAAGGAACATATTTGAAATCGTCTACTTCAGGTCGTTCTCTCTGTGTATAGTTACAAGTGAATGTGCTAGTACACAAGCATTCATCAGGCCGGGGATAATTATCACCCGTATAAAGAAACACATGCATATGTTTACGTCTATTATATTGAAAAATTCCCATATCCAGTAAGTCTGATGCTTGAAAAACAATACCTGTCTCTTCTACAAGTTCACGTAGAGCCGATTCAATTGCTTTTTCATCATCTTCTGCACCACCTTTTGGTACATCCCAAAACTTATTGCCAGTTGAATGAGCCATGAAAAGATGATCCAAATCATCAATACTTTTTACAATGAATACAGCAAATGTTAGTTCTTTCATATTATTATTACCTTATTCAATAACGTCCACATCAGGAATACTGAATGCAACGACTTTGGTTTTAATTATTTTATCAATTTCGCAAACATAGGCCCAAGCATTTTCTTCACACTTGCTGCTTGCAAATAAAAAATCAACAATCTTTTGATAATTAGCTGTTTTAATATTGAGAATACTTTTAGTACTTTCCCCATCCAATGACACAACGGATTTTTTTAAAAGATAGCCTTTTATAATTTTATCTGGAAGAGTACTTGAATCCACTCTTCTTTTGGAAACAGATTCAATAAAAAAGTAGTTTCCATCTTTTAAAAGAGCAAAAGTATAAGGTGTTATTTTCATAGTTCCTCCATTGAGAATGTAGCTATTATATCAAACCACTGCAAGTTTATCAATGAATTTTTATATGACATTTTTCGTTGATAAACACAGAGATAGAGAGGTCAAATCAAAGTGCTAAAAGACTTAAATCAACAGTGACATCCTTTATTGTAATGATTTCAATAAGACTCTTTTCTATGAAATAATCTAGATTACCTTTCTTGTTTTCATAAATGCAACCCACTTCGTTATGCTCAACATAGAACGCAACAATTTTAAATTTATTTTCAAATATCTTTTCTAAAATTTTTAAATTTGCTTCCATTACTATGATTATATTGGCAGTTCCTATTTCTTCACCTTGCTTAAAAAAGGGACATGTTAATTCATAAGTACGATGTTTTTTTGAATAAGCTGTAATAAAAGCTCCAAAACTTGAAAAAGTTAGGCTATTGACTTTTTCGTTATTATTGAATTGTTTGATATGATTATCAAAAGAATTGACAATTTCTGAATTAGATTGATTAAATATTTCAAACTTGATTGAATCTTTTTCATTGCTATTAAGAAAATCTAGCATGTGTTTGATGAACTTTTTCATATATCACCTATTTTGTTATATAGATTTTATCAGATATTGAGTAAAAATCAATGATATTGAAATGACATTCATACTACAAATATATTTCAAAAACATTTATAAGGCTAGAAATAATTTAAAAAGGAGCCGCGAGGTTCCTTTATAACGAATTTGTCAAAATTCATAATTACTTAACTTTTGGCTTGTCTTTTTCCATAATTTCTTGGATTTCATTTTTTAATTTATGATACTCTTGTGTATCGTTTGGTTTAATATTATATTTTTTGATATTTTGGTCATACTCTGTCATTGCAGATTGCAGCAATTTAACCAGAAGCTTAGCCTTTGGAACCAATTTCATAATACCCATTGCATCAAACATGTTTATCTCCTTTATGTCATGATAAATTATATATTAACGTGATGTTGAAATAAATCAATCATATTAAAATATATTATTAACATTAATAAAAGGGATCATTCAATATCAATCTTTTTTGGTTTTCTTCAATTCGGAACATTAAATTCCTAATATGTAAATCAGGCGTGTAGTTGTTGAATTTTTTACTTAGCTTGTTTAATAATTTATTCAATTCTTCAACTTCAATATATTCCATATTTTTTAAATAGTTATCTTTTCGCAGTCCAAAATATTCAGGATACAAATAAATAGAAAGTTTGGATTGTGATGTCAAACATTCTGTCATTGCTGTGCATAAGCAGTTACCAAACTTATAGGATGCTCTCATTCCTAATGCGGCTGTAGGATAAAGACGTTCACCATAAATAATATAAGCAAAATACTCTGGTAATATTTTGATATCATAGACTTTTGGAAGATGTATATTTCGTTTATGATTTTTCTTACAATATCTAGCCCAGTCGAGATTGGTCTTGAAAATATAATCTTTTAAAACTTGAGTTACTTTTTTAGGCTGGTCTTGAATATCTTGTAATAGCTCACAAAACAATTCAGGAGCATCCTCTGCAATTGTTTGGGAATGATGAGAATCATTCATTACATCAAGTCGAAATGCTTTAATGACCATATTTGTTTTGGAATCATAATAGGTTGAGATAAATGTACCTGAACCTAAATAACGATATTTTTTACGTAAATTGTCATGTAAAATTGCATTTTGATTGTAAGCATAATCTAGAAATTCTTCATTGCGTAACATATCAATACCTGACATCTGTGTACAAAGCCATTAAACAATAATGGCCTATAAAATTTTCTGACAGAAAAGGTGAATCATTGATCATTTTCATATAAGGTTTATCTACCAATCATGCTTAGCCAACAGAAATTCTACGGTAAGAAGATTTATCAGAAAATTCGCGAGATTCGTTACCATCTAGAGAACGAGCAATATAAAATGGTCGGCCTTCTTTATAAAAGCGGCAACAGATTTTTCCCATAAAATCGAGACTTGCAACAATATCACCATTTCCCATTTTATGAACCATATTCGGATTATTATCAATCATTTTGAATCTCCTATTAGTGTGTATATTTAATGAGTCTATTATAACAAGTTGTGTTGAATATTGCAATTAAATTAAAGAAAATACATATCAAGTAGATCACTGCAACTATCAATATTTTCAAGTGTTCCAAACATTTTTTTTATTTGATACTCAAAATTAGATAAAAGATACAAATGCTTTAAATTGTGTGACTGATGATTATTCTTCCATGACTTCATGCAGGTTATATACTGAGAATCATTTTTTTCAATACTAAAATTAACATGATTTAATTCATGCTGCTCAAATAAGGGAATTGCTAGAACAAGGTTCTGCTTCTTTTTTGTAAATATGGACTTTAAGCTAACTTGCATATCAGCATTTACAACAATGCAGGTAGTTTGTGTAAATTGTTTTAGAAATGACTGTGCATCTAAACCAACAAAGAAATCATTAATTGTGTTAGCAATCGTATCAATATAATGATCTAAAAAATATCTATCGGGGTGCTTGAATTTGGCAGGAATACGAAAAGTATAGCCATTTGTCTCACATGTCAACAAAGAAAATTTATTATTATTTATATGAATGCTGGTTCCATCAATAGAATAATCAGTACTGCCCATAAACTGTGCAAGTGCTTGTGCCTGTAACTGCATAAAGCAATCTCCTAGAAAGTTTGCATAATAAGAATTTTTAAATTATCGTCAATATTATACACAAAATCGTCAAAACTTTCAAAGGTTTCTTCAACAATTGGAAGAAATCTTTTATAAATAAAAGCCAATATAAAAATGTGCTGCCCTAAATAATAATTCATATTAATTTCAAAATCGAGTATTTTTGAAGAGTGACGATAAAAACCAGAAGTCGCTCCTATATTGAAATCAATCGTGCATGTAACAGGTTTGCCTTCAACCAATTTATAACGGATAAAAAGATTATCTGAATAATTATGTTCGCCTTTGAATTTCATTTGAATCGTATAAAAAAGTTCATATTCATTAGAATTTATAAAGTTGATCTCAAAATGTTCTGCCAATTCTGTATAGGTGGGCGGTAATAAAACCTCATGTTCATAAGCATCTTTAAAATATATATTAAAATAATATACAAACGATAAGTAACTGGCTATAGTGTCTTTTTTTATCCCGTCAATCATAGGGTGAGTAAATTTTTTTAAAAGAAAAACATCTTTGAAAGGTTTCTTTTTTAAAATGCCATGGTTTTTTATTTTAAAAATATCACCAACACCTAGATGTTCAATAGTAATATCATCTTGATTCAATGATAAAGCTTTTATTAATAATTTATGCATGACATCTCCATAGAATAGTGAATATTATAACAAAAAAAAATAAAATACAATATTTATGTCAAAAAAAATGACCCGAAGGTCATTTTATTATGGTTAAATTATTCAACTTTAACATCTGGTTTTGCTGGAGGATTCTCTCCTTTTGGTGGGCGAGGATGATCTTTTTTAAGTGCTTCCATTTTTGTTTGTTGAGCAGGTGTCAATACAGCCTTGATTTCGGCTCTTTCTGCTTTTCTACTGTTGTTATGTTTCTCTCTAATCTCTTTAATCTTGGCTTGTTGTTCAGCAGATAGATTAAGCTCTTGTGCAAACTTTTCATCAAATTGCTTGTGTGGATGACGTGGGCCTTCACCAGCAAATGCTACTGAGAAAGGAATTGAAGCAGCAACGATAATTGATAATAATGCTTTTTTCATGGAATGTCTCCTACGGTTTGTTAGTAGACATATTAACTTAATATAAAAAAAAAGAAAGACTTCGAATTGAAAAGATTGTGTAAAGAATTATTCAAAAAAAGAATCTAGTCTGAAAATAGGCTTCTTTTAATTAGTGTTTTGAGCCAATAATTTAAAATATTTATCTGGATGAAAAAGTTCAAGGTAAGAATAATCTACTATTTTAGCAAATTTTTCTCTATTCGTTTTTTCACACATTGACCCAAAATACTGGTATTCAGCCAATTCAGAATCACTGAAATTGAAAGGACGGCTCATGCAGTCATAAACAGAACCCAACATATAAAGACGACGCTTTTCATTATCCATTCCACTAACGGCACGGCACATGAATCGAAAGTCTTTATCGCCTACCTTGATAGTGTATACGGTATTATTATCATCACTTGCTGTATAGTAATCGCCTAATACACTGCAGGGAGCACTTTCAATGGTAAAATCATAATCTTCAAAGTTGCGTAGAGTATCAACATTGGCGTAATCAAACTCTGCAATAATGGTTCCTTCATGAATCATGTACTTGACTGTACTCAATTTTTCAGCATCATTCGCAAAAGGCGATGCTACTGCAAAATTTGATAATGTTGCTAGAATGAAAAGAAGTGTATGCTTCATGTACCGCCTCCCAAAATTTGATAAATATTAACACAACAACACTATTAAATCAAGCATATTTTGCAAGGTAATTTTTATATTTGAACTCAAATAAAGATAACTCCATATCCATTATGTCTTTTAAATTACTGAGTTTACGATATTCTATTGTTTTGAGTTTATAGATACCTTTGACCAATTCATCTGGTGTAGGAATACGGTTCCATTTATCTTTTAAATCTGGTGTTTCTTTAACACACATAATTTTTTTAATAACCGATTTATTCCATGCATCCCATAATGATTTGGATGGCATTATTTGGTATTTGTAAATTTTATCCCATTGTTCCACTGTCGGGTTATTAAGATAACTCAAAATATCCAGCATTCGCGATTTCGAAAGTTTAAGACCATCTGTCGAATGACATCCTGAAAATATGGTACGATCCTTGTATCTGTTAAACAAACTTATTTTACTGTCAGTAAGTTGTACACGTTGTAGTAATTGTTTATGTTGAGTAATTACTTTAAAATCTGGAAATGATACGATCATATAGGCTCCTTAAACTTTTGAACAAAACAGATTTTCAGGAGATTCAAGGCGACTTGATGTACCTGTTCTAAATGTTGCACTGTAAGAATAGTAAGTTTTCTCAGCTTTAATAGTAGAACCAGCCAGTCGTGGCTTAAGATTACACTTTTTAATATCTACGAAATATAAGGTGTCGTTGCCTTCAATTTTATAGAAAACTCTATGACTATCAGTATTGGTTTTTAAAGCCATAATTTGAAGATTAACCAGTATACTGGATGTAGCATCTTCCTTGTAGGTTATTACATATGAAAAGAAATAGATAAACACAGTTAAAAACAATACAATCAATAAAAGAAGCCATTTAAAAGCTTTGCTGGACATAGATGCTTGCATTGACTCTTTCAAAATCGACATATAGTACTCTCCAAAAATGTAGAGCTATTATATCAAATAAAATGATTTCAAGCAACTGGTTTGTATATCTTCTTGGATGCAATCTCAACACGTTTATGCATCTCAATGAACAGTTCCATTGTAAATGCTGCATCGTTACCACTATTGTGCATATTGATAGGCTTAATATCGAAAGTTCTCAGCATCTTTTGAAGTGTCAGTGCATCACCTTGTTCGGGTTCAAAATATTTTTTATAGTATAAAATAGTATCTTTGATTTTTATTTTTTCTTCTTGTTCCAAATCTAAACCATACTTTCTTAAAATTAAATAATCATTACTATGACCGTGTAACAGCAAGTAGTCAGCATTATTTAAATGATGCTTTATAATAGATGACATCATTGTTTCTGGAATAATTTCAGTTTGACCAAATTTGAATTTAAATTGTAAATCAGGCTTTGTCTTTTTATGAATATAATTTTCTTTTATCAAATAATGATAATTCTTAATTATGCCGTTTTCGTGAACAGAAACGCCTAGTTCAAATACATTCAAATTAATATATTCAAAATCAATTGAAACCGTCTTTTTATTGATAAAATCTTTATCATGTGCATTATAGATTTTTGAACGTAGAATTTCTTTTTTAATAGCTGATTCACGTAACGCTTCTTTTTTAAGGTGTATTATTTTTTGAATATGATCCTGTTTCATATGATTTTTGATGATATTAGTCACTTGTCCGGGTTCATTTACTGTGAACTTGTCAATTGTGTTTACATTAAAAGGGCAAGCTTCATTTCTTATGTCATCAATATCGGGAGTAACGCCAAACTTCAATTTTGTCAAAAGTTGAATTTTAGATAAACCATCTTCATCGATTAAAATAGAATTGATATGATTTTTGCTCATATAGATATGTTTTAGATGAACATTTGAATATAGATTTTCCAAATGAAAGAATGTAGCGGCTTCTTTTCTTTTTGCAGTGGGTAAATCTTTCAGGAAGATATCCTTAATTGAACAAATTCTATATAATTTCATATTTTTTGAGAAGATCTTATTTTTTTCTTGTTGTCATTTTCTACTATAACGGTATTGGAATTTATGGCTTTATCCATTTCCAACAGCATCTCTAGAGTATAATGAGCATCATTGCCTGCGTTATGCAGGTGTGTATGTTCAACATTGAAACGATTCAATAAATCGACAAGCGTTGAGTTAGATTGGCTATTATTATTAAAATACTTCGGATATAAGTGATACGTATCGATAATTTTAATATTGGGATACTCGTCAAGCTCAATATTGTATCTATTAAGTAATGCAATATCATTATACCCACCATGCAAAAGTAAATAATCTGCTTGTGACAATTGTTGTCTAAGCATGTTAACCATTTTGTCAATGGGGACAATTGTAGATTCTCCAAAATTGAATTGGAATTGGTTGGCTCTTGTTCCTGTTTTTAAATTAGTGATAAAATATTTATCAACGATTTTATCTTTGTTGAATATACTCATACCGAATTCATAAATATGATCATTACTGTACTCAAAATCCAATGAGAGAATACGAGAATCTTTTAAGTTGTTAGGAAAATCTTCAACCATTACAGATTGGAAATAAGTTTTACGCTCTTTGTCAAGTTTGATGGCTTCTTTTTTGAGTAAAACCAAGTTTTGAATATTTTCATTGGTGTAATGATTCTCAACCAGTGCTTGATAATTGACAGGAAATGAATGATTTTGATAGGTATGAAAATCTGTCGCTTCAAAGTGACTTGAAAAACGATTAATTTTATTGAAACTGATGTTTTGATTATATTTGAGATTAAAATTCAAGATATGTTTTAAAATAATATCTTCTTCTAATAAAAATGAAGTCATATAATGATTTTCAAAGAATACATTTTTAAGTTCATGACGATCAATCATATAATTTGGAGAAAAGAAATCTGCAATCTCTTTCCGAGTCTCTGGAGTAGTCTCAGACTTGTTGAATTTTGAGACAACGAAATTACGAATGGCATCTAGCCTATATAGTTTCATAAAAAAATCCTGTTTAACATATAATGCCATTATAACACAAGATTTTCATTTGATAAAGTTTTGAAGCAGATTTAAACTAAGCAAAAAAAGTGATTACGGCCAATCACTTTTTGTTGTTTATAAAATAATTCAAATCAAATATCGATTATGGTAGATTAGAAACCCAATCAGATTTAAGAATAAAACTTTCCTTACTACCAATAATTGCTTTAAGTACAAGTGGGTTTTAACTGTTCCTCATTTCCTTGATCAAATCTGATCATTGTTATATTGCTCCTATTTATATGGTTAATCAGCAAAGTATAGCAATAAAATACAGCACTTTCAATAATTTTATAGTCTAATCTGTAAATTCATCCCAAGAGTTTAACCAATTTGCATAAAACTCTGCATGGCAAGGTGTATCGTCAAGAGCAAATAAGTCAGAATCAGAACGATGTTTTTTGCAAAAACAACCTAAAGTTTTACCTTTTATTGAAAGGACATAAGATCTAAATTCTTTATCCAATACCAATTGCTTTGAACGCTCATAAGAATGTAAAAATATAGATTCTTCCAGTGTGTATTCACCAGTATGAATACTAAAAGAATTGCCTAATTTTGATCCCCTACCTACATAAACATCAAAGCGTTCAAGATCTTTATTGACTACTAAGGTAGGGGTTTTAACTTTTTTTTAAGCAAAGGAGCTATAACAGGTTTATATATCGATAAATCGCGACCTTCTTGTAATTCAGTACGAAGTTTCTGAATAAGTAAACCTAATTTGTTGGCTCCTTCGCCTGCTAGGGAGCAGCCCCAAAAGATATCTCCCCAAGCGTTAGTTTCTTCAATATAAATATCTCGGGTAGCCAATAGATATTTCTGAAACTTCGGCTGTGAAAATTTTCGTCTAAGAGCATATTCCATAACTTCTAGCTTGATCATGTCCCAATCATCACGGCATATAAATTTTTTATTGTAGGAAGATGCGTAGCGTTTAGCCTTGTTAGGTGGCAATGAAGCAATATGTTGACGTTCAGCTTTATCAAGTGTCTTCATGGCTTGATAGTAGTTTTCTGTTGTTGAATAGGCTACACCATCATACACAAATGGTTCAATTGGATAAAAATTGGATAACCAACGAAAATCTCCATCAAACCCTTTGATCTCAGGTGCTTGACTGGCTTTTTCTATCATCAATTCTTCTACGAATTCCAACATAATTTATTTACCTTTAATTTTTAGTATTATATCATATTTGTATCATTTTTAAAAGCTCAAAATGTTCTGACCTCAAATCTTTGACATCAACACCTATTGCTAAATATTCACTTTTGGAAAAACCAAGAGTGTTTAAAGAAATAAAAATCAATACAAGCTAATACCAGCAATAAAAATGGTAGTAATTTTTTAAATGAATAATGGTCATTTTTAAGATTGTCAATAAACCTATATTGATAATACAAGGATATGGGAAAGTGCAAAATAATAGACAATTCCATTGAAATAGATATAAAATTCATAAATACCTCTTGAAAGGTTATTATAATAACCTGTTTTTAAAATAATTACTAATCAAGATGAGTAGGGACTAGCCAGTAATATTGATCATTGTATTTTACTTTATAGACAGCCTTTTTTATCCCCCTAAAAGATTCTGGAAATTCATCAGTAATAGGGAAAATAACAACGTCCCCTGTCTTCTTAACTTCCTGCTCATTGACCACCTTGCATTTGGAGTGCTTAACGGAGTTACCAAGGATAATCGCTTGTTGAGCTTTACCTTTGGCCGTAAACCCCATTTTAACCAGTCTGGTGGCTTCTTCTTGTTCGTAGCAGATAACCTCTTTACCTTTGATTTCATGTAGATTATACATTGTAGTGTTGACTGGATTGCCGGAACAACCAGCTAATAACAGCAACATCGAACTGCCAATTATTTTTTTCATTTTATTATTGTATTGTTGTTTTAATCATATTATCATTATTGTCATAAAATAAAAGAGATTATGAGAAAATAAAATAATTATTATTTGTTGAAATTTTAAAAATATAATGTAAATTTAGAGAAGACTTTAAAATACATTTAAATTCAATGAAAGGCCACTGACGTGGCCTTCTTAGTTCAAATAGAAAACATTTCCTTGGTCAACATAACATTCCTAATATCATCAACTCTTTCCTGAAATGTCTTAGTTTGATAGTCATAAATAAAGGAGTCATCGATTTTTGCTAAGAAAGCGGTGTAATCGTTTCCAAGAAGATTTGGAAAATCTTCATCATTAACCATGTCACCATTGTATACGATATGGTCTTTGTAGACCTCACAGTAACCTATTTTGATACCACTGCTAGTTGTAATCCAAAAACCAGCAGAAACAGCAAGAGGACGTGATAGATCTTGTATATCCCCTTCAAAAAAATTAATAATCAAATTGCTGATTTTGATTTGACTAAGGTTAAGACCTGAATCTGACAAGAAATTATACTTCAAACCATTGAGTGTCCGAATGGTGTCTTTTACAGCACCTACCAATTCGATTGGAAGCCATTTACTCAAATCACTCGATGATTCACTGTAAATAGTGTAAATGCTAGCATCTTTGACTGCTCCAATCTTAGGTTTGCGTTTGATACTTAGATATTGATAATCACAATACATATAATGCTGAGATTTTTCTCCAAAACTCACTTTTGAAAAATCATAATTATTGATTAATGCTTCTGATATTTTTTTTTGAATACTTTTAGGGATTTTCATAAAATTTCCTATGTACAAGAGTAATTTCTAAAAAAATTATAACACATAGCCTTAAAAACATCAATAAAAAAGTCGCCCGAAGGCGACTTGAATGTTACGTGTTATTTTGTGAACGTGGCTTATAGCGAATGGTTTTACCAAACTCTTTAGGCACTTGGACCTCAGTGTTAACAACATAAATGGTATCACAGTAGCCCGGAATACCAAAGTCATCACCTGTATAACCGTCTGTAAACATGATGAACAATTTAGGCTTAATACGCTTTTCACGCATGAATGCCCAGTTGGCAAGGAATGAAGTACCACCACCACCAAAGAACTCATACTTAGGCAAAGTACGGATGTTATTTGGAGTATATTCCTTAAAGCTTTCTGGATACACTTTGCCGTCAAACGTCCAAACTCGCAATGTAAAATCACGTTTGTATTGTTGAGCAATACCAGAAATTTCTGACAAGAAGTCGGCCATTTCTACTTCACCAATGGAACCAGAGCAGTCAATTGCAATGTGAATATCCACTTTTTCAACTTGACGGAAACCCGGCATGATGAAATCACCATCAAAAGAACGGCGTGAAGGGCGGCTCCAATCGTCACTCTCCCGGAAAAGCGAAGTAATACGACTACGGATGTATTGACGCCAGTTAATTTCTGGACGACGCATACGATCAATCAACCGCTCCAAATCAGCAGGCAGGCTACCTGCATCTTGGTTTTGTTCTCTACGAGCTTTTTCATGTTCTTTTTGTTGGTCATAAGCGTTAATCATTTTGTCTTTGAATTCACGCATCACTTCTTCACGTTCCTCAGCAGTCATCGGAACAGGGCTGAATTCAGAACCATCACCTTTACCATTTTCACCTTGTGGATCTGCTACTCGCTTATCATTGCCTTCACCTTGACCACCTTGACCAACAGAGTGATCATCAAGAGTTTGGCCATTTTCAGCAGCTTTACTGTCTTTCAGCAACGCCTTGTAGACTTCTTCCATCGTCATATCATCGAATTTTTTATCGTAGAAAAGTTTAATAACTTCTTCACGAATTTTTGTACCGATTTTATAAGAAATCAAGTCGCGGTTTACACAATAATCGGCAGCAACGTTCACCAATTTACTTTGCAGTTTGACTTTTTCGTCAAACGTCATGTCATTAGCTGAATAATGACTGAAATCGCCAGTGGTTGCAATAGAGCGACCAAAGTGATCATAAGCAACGTGCAAGATTTCGTGACCATATACAAACTGAATTTCAGCCGCTTCCAACAACAGGAAAAAACCAGTATTGTAATAGAAACGCTTACCATCCGTTGCAGCAGTCAGCAACCACTTAGATGCATCAACTAACTCAAGGTTCATTGCCATGATACCGAAAAAAGGTTGACGCATCAAAAAGTTAGAGCGAGCTACATAGATTTTTTCACGAACAAGTTCATCTTCTTCGGCAGTATAAGGTGTTTTACGTTCTTTTACAGCTTTCAGCAACGGAGACAATTCGCCACCTTTTTCACTTTGCTCTTTTTCTTTGCGGTTTAGAAATGACATATGCTTATTTCCTCTCATATTCTGTTTAAGTGATGCTATTATAGCAAAAAAATATCTCTAAGGCAATGATTATTTTAAAATAAACACTATATTTTACCGAACTTCGTAAAGATCTCGATGTTCATCAATCAATCGAAAATTTTTACTAAACGAATAATAACATTATTAAGAAAATCAACAAAAAAGCCCCTTTCGGGGCCGTGGCATTTGCCAATTACACACTCGTATGTGTTAGTCTGACAGTTTCGCTTTGTTGAATTCAGTGGCAAGCAAGTCAAAGACTTTTTTGTCCATGTATTGTGGAAGCGGAACCACCTTGTAGCGTTTCAACATCACGGTAATTACACCGTATACGAACAATTCACGTTGGAAGTATTCTTTTGCAAAGAGAATGTAGTTCTCCATGCTTTTTACATAGGTTTTCAAAGCATCTTTGAATTGCTCAGATTTATCACCTGATTCTTGCTTGATACTTTCAACCTTTACTTTCATTTCTTTCAAGGCATGTGAACAGTCGTTAGCAATGAAATATTGAGCAGAAGCCTTGTTCTTAATATCAATATTCTGTTTCTTGCCATCAAGAATGTCACGAGCTTTTGGCAAATCCATACCTTCTTTTACGAAACCGCTGAATTCTACCGCAATACCACTGCCTACACAAGATGCAGCGATGACAGAAATGTCGTTTTCGTTGATAGGGTCTTCATCATCGTAAACGTTGAATTCAGCCGCCTCACCATCAAGACCTTGTGAGCCTTTGCTTTTTTCTACACCACCACCGTATGCAGCATAAAGACCTTTACTGAGCATTTTCCAAGAACGCGGAGTAGCAAACGCTTTCTCGTCAGATGCCAACAACTTGTCCACGTTGAAATCTTGAAGTTTACCAGTGTTAGCACCGATAGACAAGTAAGAGATAACGTAAGGGTGCAAGCCAGCCTCAGAAGCATAATCCAACCACTGTGGCGTACTAACTTCCATCCAGTAGTGACGGAAACGGTTAGCCAAAGGCAACGGCATGGAGTTGGTTACACCACCATCGGATTCCAAGTTACCAGCAGCAAACACAATGTCACCTGCTTGAAGTTCGAAGCAACCAATGCGACGGTCGTTAATGAACTGATAAGCTGCCGCCATAGTTGCAGGTGAGCCTGAGTTCAATTCGTCGAAGAAGAATGCAGTACCACGCTTACCATTTGCACGAGCTTCACGAGCACGACGAAGGAAGTCTGGCATTGCCCATGCAACCGTTGCTTGGCCATTTTCACCTTCTTGTTTAGTTGGAAGACCACGAAGGTCAACGCTTTCGATTTGAGACAGACGAATATCTTCAAAGTGGTAGCCCAGCTTCTCAACGAGAGCCTTCAAGATTTCAGATTTACCGATACCCGGATTACCCCAAAGGAAGAAAGGAGTATCGGATGCGATGCAGTTAAGAGCATGTTTACGCATGGCTTTCGGTGAAACTTTAATCATGTTGCTGGTGGTAGTAGTCATTGTGAATCTCCTATCGAGTGTGTTTGGTTAGTATATCAATTTTTTTATCTTGCTTCAAGCTTTTTTTTAATCTTTTTGTGATTTCATCGGACTTTATTAAAGTGTCCTTTGTCTTCGTTAGGTGCCTAGTATACTGCATTTAGGAACCGTGCGTCAAGCTTTTTTTTCACTTCGTTGGACTTTATTTTTTAAGTCTTTTGTTGTTGCTAGGTGCCTAGTATATGCTTAATCACCATCCTGCGTCAACCTCTTTTTTTAAAATATTCTAAATTTTTAAAATCTGTATAAATATTGGAATAATAATCAGTAAAATTCAAAATGAATAATACAAAAATGCTTATAAAAAGGCTATAGACACTATCAGCCTACAGATTATTTCATTAATCAAGAAATGGGAACTGTCCAGTAAAACGACTATACATAAATAGTGCAACATTTTTTCAGCCTATGGATAGGTATTTCCGCACTATATTTAGGTATGGTTTTTCCCAAATCATGATCAATCTGACAGTGATGAAAACAAAATCAACAGCCTATTGATTTATTTTTTTATTTCATGTACCATAAAATAAATTACATGATTCAGGGAGAAAATAATGTATATTTGTTTATGCAATGGATATAAGACATCAGACTTGAATCGTGATGTAGCAAACAATTTGACAGTAAGGGAAATCATCAAAAGTAATAATATTGATGAAAGCTGCAAAAAATGCTGCAGTTTACTGAAAAGTGAATATAAAGAATGCAAGGAAAGGATCTTTCTGGAAGCCATATGATTTTGTAGGAACAAAAAAACATGGTACAATAATACTAGAAAGCATTCATATATAAGGAGATTAACATGTCGAATTTAGATCATAGCTTTATTAATGAAAGAAAATTTATAGTACATCCAGACAGTATTCCATTGACTATAGAAAAAATAATTGACTCGAAAGACATAAGCCCTTGTCAGCAAGCAAGTTGTCATGGTTTAACCTTTAATAGCCCACAAACCTTTCAAAGAAATCAAAAAATTAACATACAAATAAATGTAGATGAGCTAAAATTTTCAGGCAATGCAAAAGTAATAGAATCAATAAAAACCCCGAAAGGCTACGAAATATCAGTAGAATTTTTATCAAGTTGCGATGAATTTCAAGTTAAAATGACATTGCAAGTCTGTCAAATAAAAGATTTTTTGAAGAAAAAACAAGATGAATGCAAATGTGAAAATGATTCAGCACTCAAATGGATTAATTTAAATGCTGCATCATTCTAAAATAATTTAGGCAGCAATATAAATGTCATAGTCTAAACTTTCAGTTTTCAATGATGAAATAAGTTCCTCAATAGCACCACTTGCAGTTTCACTGTCAGCGAATTCTTTAACAAACGTATTATTAATATATAATCTTCCTTCCTTTACTGTAATATCAATAGTATCAAAACGGTCTACTGTCATTACAAATGTATCACCACAAAAAATATCATCATTTTCAAGTACTAGGTTCGTGCTCATTTTACTTCTCCTATAAACAAGATATATTATATATTAGAATATAATAAAATCAACCATTTTATTGGTTTAATCGAGAAAGGAGTTGTTATGATTTTAAAATATAGATTAGAAATAATGATGCTGTGTTTGGCTGGGGTTTTTTTTGATCAAGGTAATGTTATTGTATATATAATATTCTATTCTTTATTTGCTATTAACCTTGTAATGAATGTTATATATTTTAAAGAAATCACTACTAATGAAAATAGAATGAATGATTTGTTGAGACAAGCAAGCAAAACAGTGAAAACAAAAAAGATAATGTTTCTAAAAGTTTTTTTTTGGTTAACTTTAATAGGTCTTACCATTTTGCCTATATTATTACAAAGCATGGCTTTAACGATTGCTATGTTTTTAACAGTATCAATAGAAGTTATAAAATTAATTATCTTTAAACAAGCTAGAAAAAGAAACCAAATGATTAATCAATAAAAAGCCTTTTCGAAGGCTTTACTTCCAAACAATTTAAGTTGGATTTGTAACATCCATTTCTGCATTTTCAAGCATGTAAAAAAATAAGCTAATGTCAATATCATCAATAATTTTTTTGACATGGTACTTATAAGAGAATTGAGCGATCTCAGATGGCAATGCTTGACCAAAAGGAAAGTACAATGGATCAGTTGCATAAATATGAGTAGGTGTAACATAATAAGAAATAGTCTTTTCATTTTTAAAAGTAATAGTTTGTAATAAACCTTTATTTATAAAGCTTCCTAAAGCCTTTATGACTAAATCTCGATAACATTCGAAATCAAATGACTCTTTTGATTTCAATATTTCAAAATAAAGGATAGTGGAAGGGGCAGCATGTAATTGTTTTACAGAGATCATAAAATCAAAATCAGGTTTATCAGATATACTCAAATAGTTAGTATCCAAATTTTCAAATGAAATTTTATTAAAATATATAGAATTTTTGTCAATTAAGACTTTTGAACAAAAAAAAGAAGAACCGTCTAAAATAAATTGAGTATTATCTTTTTCAAGTTCACTGAAAATATCAGATAACATTTTTTGTTGCAATTCAACTACCAGTTCGTTACTCATATGCAGCCTCTTATTCAAAATTTTTCATATCATGTTTTGGCGAATCTTGTGGAATCAATCGGGTATTATGATGAGGTGTTAAAATCCAGTGCCATAAATGGGGTTTTTCAGGTGAAAATTGATTTCCATCACCATCCGACAATACAAAAATGGCATCAGGATGGCGTTTCTTTTGTGTAATCTCCCTAATTTTTTTATCCAAAATTGTAAAATATGTACCACCCCCACCACGAACATACCCTGTTTTTAGGTCAATAGGGTACAAATTACAGTCAAATGCATAGGCTTCAATATCAAAAGTATCATCGGGAATGCTTTGAAGCATTTTAACAAAACGTTTTGCATAATTCAAACAGGAACCGGATGAATCTAAAAAGAAGACAATCTTATATTTTGATTTAACAGGCACTTCCTGATTCCAATGACCTTGTGCCATTAATTCCTCTGACAAACACGCATGGCGGCGATCCCGACCTATCCAAGATGGTTTTTGTACTGTTTCATATTTCATAACAGATCTCAAATGTTTCTTAACAATTTCCTCCCATTTCTTTTTCTTTTTAGGTGGATTAGGATTAATACTGATATAGTCCCCCAAAGGAATAGTGCCAGCCATTTTATTTTTAGCATCATTAATTTCTTCTGACATCTTTTGAGCTAGGTCATGTTTTTCTCTATCACTTAATACATGATCAATTTCTTCTTTGACTGCTTGTGCAGCTTCATTTCCAAATTGGGCAACTTGATCAATATAGTCTTGAATAGAAGGGTCGAGTTCTCCAAGATTACCATCAGAAGGATGTTGATCCATTGTATCTTGTTGTGAGTTTGTTTCAGTTTTAGCCATCAAATCTAAATAATAGCAGAATGAGCCACGAGTGTGAATTTGATGTTCGATAATATGTTCACTTGAAAAAACAGTACCAACGAAGCAATATTTGCTCCAATCAGTGATTTGAAATTTATTGAAACCAAAGCCATTTACTAACATTTCATTGATAACAATGTCTTGTGCAATGTTAACATCTTTTTGATTTGAATATTCATTACCACGTTTACCATGATTCAAAATAACATGAAGACATTCATGAGCAATCACAAAAGATTGATTATAAATATCCAAAGAATCCCAAAAATCAGGATTTAAAATAAGATAAATAACTTGACCATGACGATCAAAACCAACAGCGGCTGTCTTGATTGAATGTGTGAATAGAGGTTTACCAATTGTCCAGAAAGTTTGGAAAATAGAATGATGTTTTGACAATAGATTTGCCATGTCAATTTGTTCATCGAAGGAAAATTCACGTTTAATACTCAATTTAAAGTCCTCTATTGGTCCATTATTATATCAAAAAATGATTGATAAGTAAAGATTTTATATTTTAGTAAATAAAGAAGGTGCCAGTAGACACCTTCTTTAAAACACTTTTAGAATGAGCCATAAGCCAAATGGAATTCATCTTCGGTTATAATTCGAATGCCAAATTTAACTGCATTTCGATATTTGACAGTGCCTGTATCAGGGTCAGAGTTGATTAACACATCAGTTTGTCCATTAACACTTTTTTGAACAGTCGCTCCGATTCTAATCAGCAAACTTTCAACTTCCTGCCTATTCAATACGCCATCTTTATAACGTTTCTGAAAGGTGCCTGTGATCACAATATTTTTACCTTTCAAATCCAATTTCATACCATTAGGAAGCCCACCTTTCAGTGATTTGAGAGCATCGGAAAAACCACACTTATGACTTTTCTCCATAGTGGCAACTACTTCTTTTGGAATAGAATCAATGACATCCAAAGAAGCATCAACCCATGACAATTGCTTGGTTTCTAATTGACTAATCAAATAGTCATGTGGAATATAAGCAACAAAATTTTTAAAATTTTTCATAATAAAAGATTCAAATTTACTTACATTTCCAATGTTATGAAAGAAAGTGGTACGTTCACTGGCATTCATATCCAACACATCTTTCCATTCATCATCCAATGAAAGATTTGCAATACGATTACGAAGATCTATAATATTAGTTTCTTTCAACAAAACATGTTCCAAGTTGCCTCTTACATTATGTACTCGAATAGCATCTTCCAAACGTCGTGGAGAAACTTTATAACGAAGTTCTTCTTTAAGTGACAACCACCATTCTGCAAACGGTGTAGAAAGTGAACCATACTTCTTTTTCAAATAACTACGGTCAAGCTTATAGGGTACTTCAATCTGGATTTGAAAACGATCAAGCTGTGCCGGATCAAGTTTTTCAACATCATATGTTCCTTCATCATCAAATGGATTAATTGCGGCCCAAATAACTTTAAGATTATTAAACTTGCGTCCATTAATAGATTTAAATTGAATAAGCTCCATCACGGCGTTACGTACTTTAGCAGGAGCACGGTTAAATTCATCAAAGAAAATAGCTTGTACATCATCATCAGCGAAACGTGCAGGACGAATTAGCTCTAGGACTTCTTTATCTCCGCGTTTAACAGCTTTTGGAACACCTACAAAGTCTACCCAAGCATCCATTGTAGCTGCTGAAAAATAAGCCCATTTATCTTCTCCGAACGTATCAGAAAAGACACTTTTAATAATTTCTGTCTTGCCAACACCCGGACGACCGGTCAACAAGACATTGAAACCATTTTTTGCATAAAGTTTAAGCATGTTTTCGTCTAAAATCATGATTTTTCCTCATATTCACAAGTTAATTCGACCATGTAATTATACAAAAAAGGACAAAAAAAAGCAAGCTTTTTTGAAAAAAACTTGCACTTTTTATATTTTATTATTGCTTATAAATCAACCACTTATAACTTGAAAGTCATGAACTTTTCGGAATTCAAAAAGAAAATCTTTTTTATCTCCTACAAAGTTGCTGATTAATTCTGATTTTTCTATGCAAGCAGAAAACTCTTTTGTTACTTGAATAAAATACATTTTATTGAATGCAATGGATTTGAAAAAAAGATTAAATCCACCCGTTCCTGTTTCATCATGACGAATAAGATAAGCGTCAAAAACACTCAGGTGAGATATTTTTTCCTGAAAGACTTCATAATTTTTAAGAAAAGAGAAATTATCTATATTTTCCTCAATAATGTAAGGCAATTCAAATTGTGTGCTTCTCTTGTGATACGTCATTTTGCCAAGGTAATATGTTTTGTTTTTCATTTTAAAAACTCCTTATTCAAAAAATGATACAAATGACTCAGTTCAATTATCCATAGAAAGAACACGAGAATAATGCAAAACCTATGGGATACACTGTACAACTCAATAATTGGGATTAATATGTTTCTTTTTATAACTTTTATATTTCTTTGAAAACATTAAAACTTGATTAAAAGCAGAGTATAGTAAAGCAGTGGTAAAAACTGTAACCTTTAGTACTAACAACATAAAGAATGTAACGATTAATGTAGATCCATACAACATTATGACAATCGCAAATTTAGAATAGTCTCTCATTAAATATCTCCGATTGACATATCACCATTGTATTCCATAACAGCGACATGATCAATAGCATTAATAAGATTCATAATGTCGCAGGCATAAAATCCAGAACAAGAAAATGAATTTAATTCAATAATCTTAGGAATCCCATTTACAATACCAACGTCGCAAGCGTAGGCAATATCAGGTTGCCATTTATTTAGAGCCATCTGTTTAGCAACTTGATATGCTTCGTCAGAATAGCCTTTTTGAATATTTAATTCATCATTTAATTTATATTGTGAACCTGTAACAACTTCTCTATTTACAATAAAAAATCTATATTCATGAGTGATACTTTTGCAATTTGATACCAAAATTAGAGTATTATCAATAACAGATGTCAATTTATTCAAACTATTAATTTCACTATTAAAGTCATCAACATGAATAGGCAATCCAGTGAAAGTCTTCAGTCCACAGTTAGGTCGAATAAAAATCTTGTTCGTATTAAAAATGTCATAAAAGAAATCTTTTCGATAAATAAGGTCTTTAAAAGTGGTAAATACATGATTATGATTGGCTAAAAGCTCTGGTTGATCCATAAATGGCATATAGCCTAGACATTCCATTGTCTTTTCTTGAAGATATGCACCCGGAATAAGTCTTGAAGCATTGTATTTGATTTGTTGTTTGACGAAACCGATAGAACCATATAACACAACACAATCGTTTTCAGTAAAAGGAATAGGAGGTAATTCGTTTACAAAAGGAATATATTTCTCAACGTGATAGTCAAATCCCATTTTTTTTAAAATAAGACGAATATCTTCGTGATAGGAAGTTTCAATCATATAGTCATCCAAAAGCCATTTACTTTTCATAGAAAATATTCCTCAATATAAAGAAATTATACTCTAATTTAATTTTAATGGCAATTGTTATCTTAAATAATATTACGTGTCAATCATTTCTTGAACTTTAATCAATTGATCAATATTTTTATAAATATCTTCATAGTTATCAATCTCAACTACCTTATCATAAACCACTTTATAGCATAAAAATTTTAAGAAGCAATTAGACTGTGGTACAAGATCTGACGGTGTAAATACAAATCTTTTAAACTCTTCTGAACTAAACACATAATAGACACCTTCAAAGTCCTGTTCATAAAAATTAAAAGAAAGACTGGTTCTGGCCGAAAAGGAATAATGTTTATTTGAATACAGCAATTCAATTTTTTCACGAGCTTTTTTAATAAGATCGTCACAATTTTTAATAAACATTAAATCTTGAAGGGCATATTTCGAAAATGATACTTTAGGACAAAGGCGATCAAGGTCATAGCTGAGATCACCTACAAAAAAATTAGACCCATAATAAAAAGTCAGTTTTGATTTTGAAGAAAACTCTACACTATCAATGGTAATGTTTATTACTTTTTGAATTATAGCAATAATGTTTTCAAGTTGAGATTGACTACAGAAATAATTAGGCGTGTAATTTTTGAGTATAGACATTAATTTTGGACTCCTGATAATTGATTAATAATATCATGATTTTTATTATCAGGCAATATAAAATATAAAATATAAAATATAAAATATAAATAATTTCTTACATCTAACTATAGTCAATCACTTACAAAAAAATCTGTAAAAACACCCTTTATTTATCTTCTTATTAGAGGTATCTTATAATTAGACCAAGAAGCAACATTACTTTACGGTTTATTTATATCTTGTTTTCATACCTCGGAAAAATGTCATCTATAAAGATGGCATTTTTTTTGTTGTCAACTTAGAGGGAACTTCAAATAAATTGGATACGGAAGATAATTCTAGTGATTGTTCATGTATAATACCATGTTTTTTATAAATAGCTTGGTGAGTTCCAGCTATAACACAGTTTTCAGAAATCGAAATTTCTTTAATTACGAAATTTAAATCAATAAGTTTTTCCAATGTAGCTTTATCACCCACCCATGATTTTAATTGTTCTAGATCTTTAAATGAAAAATTCCATTCACGTTTGTATTCGTTTTCTATATAATAGTTTCTAAAATCAAATATTTTTGCAAAAGATAAGTCCTCTTCTGGCCCCGGATGGAAGCCAGTAGACTTTTCCATCGCAGCCCAGCCTTTTCCATCATAAAGACCTTTATTATTAAGATCTTCCAATCTATAGAGAGTAGTTGTATTGCCATATATCTTATGATTTAAAATAATTTCATCATAAAGCTGATTTAGATTGATTCGAGATGAATATCGCCAAATATCATTATCAGAATATTCTTCTGCATAGTCCCAATCAAAATCAATTTTCACAATGTTTTTACATATTTTAAATGAATCCGCTTTCATTGCCGTAAAAATATCATCAAATATGGAATTCAAGTAAAGAAGACAAAAAGTACCTTTATCATCTTCATTTGTTAGATCAATATCTAAACTCAATGATTGATAGTCTGATAAATATTCTTTCGGATATTTTGTTGCGAAGTATTTTAAAAAATCTTTTCTTTTCATAAAATTTTATATGTTTTTTATATTATACACTAAAAATAGAAAATATAAAAAGAGCATGAATGCTCTCTTATATATTAGTTCGTTATTTAGAAATGATAGTTTAAACCAAAGTAAACATACTGTGACGATTTCAATTGTGGAAATTCATCATTACTGTAATCACTATCATGATCAATACTATTATGTATTAGATAACGATAGGCAGCCTCAAATTCAAATCCATTTCTTAAATCTGCAACAGCACCAAATTGCCCGCCATATGCATAGCTATAGGCATCGTATTCATGATCATAATAATCAGCACCTTCATTGACCATGTGATTGGCTCCGGCTGTAACACCTATAAAAACTCGCGTGGAAGGACTTACGCGATAAAGATAATCAGTAGATAACAACAAATTTTCCATTGTATTATCACCGCCATTGGCATATCGTGATGCTCTATCATAAGTGCCATATACCCTAATTTGCTCAAAGTCAGCACCCACTCTAAAACCTGCTGTAGCTGCATTGCTGAGTGAATTTTCGAAGTTCTCATTATTTGTCATATGATCATAGCTTGAGTTCTTTATTCCACCCCAACTTGCTCCATAAGTACCTCCAATAAAGACACTGGCTTGTGATACACCCATTGAACAACCTAGTACAAATAGCACACTTGCTAGTTTCAACATAGAAAATCCTTTCATTTTTATCAATCCTTTAATTATTTGATTATAACTTAACTTAGCATTTACTGGATATAGTTCAAGCAAGAACAAGAAATAAAAATTAATACCTAATTACCTTTTTGAAACAAGGTCTATGGTTTTTCCAATAAATGACTTTTCTTTTGGCTCAGAGTCAATAATCACATGTGCTTTATCTATTGCTTTTATTTCATCACTTGTTAATTTATATTCTTTTTTACCATTTTTATTTAATTTCAATGAATAGTCATCAATTAAGCGTTGAGCTTGTTTTTTTGAGAATTTGTCATAAAGATCATCAGCCAGATTCCAACCAGCCGCTTCCAAAATGACAACTGATAGTGTAGGTGCTACTGCCTGACCTAAAAAGGGGATAAATTTGGAAAGCTCTTTTGAGACAACCTTGACAGGCTGTGAAAGCATTGTATTTTTCAATGTTGCTAAAGCTAATGATTTTGCAGCCTCTTCTTGTATGCTTCCGCCAAAAACTGCACACAAACTCATTGTCATCGAAGCCATCGTTACCATATCAGTTGCCAAACCTAATCCCGGTATAGGAAATGCATTACCTGCTGCAGCGGCAGCCGCATGAGAGTGTATGATAGCTTTACATTTCAACTTTTGTTCATTATTCATAATGATGTCCTATTATTTGTTAATATAAATTAAGGCAATATTTCTAATTTTCTATTTTTGCGATTGTTTGCTTTTTCTTCAATAAGATAAGCCATCTCATAATCGTTTGTTAAATCATCTGTACTTATTGTAATATCCAACACTGATTCCAATTCTTTTTCTTTTTCAATTTTTAATGTATAAATATCTTGCTCATAAATAATTGAAAAACCTAAAAGAGCAACTAACTCACGCTTTGACCACCCATGATCAGTTAAAAAAACAGCCAGCTTTTTTTCTAATGCTTTTTGCTGTTCATCTTTAATGTTAGGTACATTTTTATCAATTTTACTGATTTTTAGATTGTTTTTATAAGCAATTCTTAATTTAACAAAGTATACCTTATTTTGGCTATAATCAATTTCAACAATAATATGGTTATCATAAGGCAATGTATATATTAGTTTTCTTAATGAGTTCAAGTCAACTTCTGAATTATTGTCCAATATATTTTCAATTGTATAGACCGTATTTGTTTTTTTCATGTAAGCGATAACAGTTTCTTCATTTTCTCCAATCAACTTTGTAAGTGTTGAAATTTCTTTTGTAAAAGAAAAATCATCAGCTAGCGATAAAAAAGAATAAAAAAATAAGACACTAAAAATTAAAATTTTTTTAAACATTTCTATGCCTATTTATCTGTTCTTATAATATTTTGAATGGTTTCCTTAGAGCGTTGTTCAGCAATTTCTTTTGATTTATTTTCTCTATTTTTTGCATCAATAGATTCTATATTTTCAAATTCGTCTTTAGTTGATGCCAAAGTTAATTGTACTGTGAAAGCTTTATTGATGCCCGAATGAACTGTGACAACATAATCACCTCTTTTAAATGTCTTATCAGGAACTTCTAGATTAGAGTCGGCATTTTCAAGATTATCTTGTTTTATGTCATACAACCATTCATTCATCTTCTTATTGATATTACGTCCCCATTTTAGCAAGAAAAAATCATTTTCCGTATAACCAGTATTTTCCAGATAAGTGTACAAATCGCTTTTAATTTGGTTTAAAACCTTATCATTATAATTTATACTGTATGCATCACTGTCATTAGAAATTGTGTTATTTGAAAAAGAATAAGATACTTTATAAACTTTTCCATAGCCATAATATAGGGTATTTGAAATGATTCTATTACTGTTAATAAAATATTTGAAAGTTCTAAGTTCTGAAATATCAGTATTCAATACTTCTGTAAATGGCACTAATTTATTTGATTTTACAGGAACTTTGTCAAATGTAATATCATCATAGTTATCCTCTCTAAAACCACTAATTTGAATACTTTTATTAGCTCCCAACCTATCAAAAAAAAGAGGTATCTGCTCTTTATATGTTGGAGTTGGAGGAAAGGTTTCTGGGGTATCTGCAAATGAAGAAAAACTGATTATTGATAAAAATAATGTCATTATAACGTGTCGATACATAATAAACTCCATATATAGATTTCAACAATAGTAGCCTAAATATAGAGTTTTGTCAAATTTTGGTTATTTAAATATTATTGATAGGCTTTAACAGTCTTATCATGACTCATGCAAACAATACGTGCATTGAATATAGGCTGTCCATTATCCTCTTTATTAACAAACGTCGAAAATTTGTAAGGATTATAAGTGACAGAAATAAACTCATCTGAATGATCAGTAAGATGGTTACAAAGATATCCAACTACACCAGCATGAACAACTTTACGTTTATTCTTTAAAATAAATTGTCGCTGACGTTCAGATACTTTAAATTGACAATCTTTTAATACAACATCTTTCATATGATAAATCACTCGCCCTCTACTAGGACCAGACAAGGCTTTTACAGACCATATATGTCTGGTGAGGTTCCAATAAATAAAAACCTTTATATTTGAGTCATAGTCAACTGTATTAAGAAGAGAGCAATTTATCATATCAACTACCTTTTAAATGCCTTAATGTGAACTGCATTATAACAAAAATAAATGCATCTGTAAATCAAATGCTAATCATGGCAGTAATGCTTTTGAGATTATCAATAGCAGTAACATTGTAATTATTTTTAGAATTAAACAAGTTGATGATAAGTTCACGAATAGTGTTTACACGATTATCGGAATATAGAAAATCATTATTAAAACTAAGTTCAATCCCTTTAAAATCAAATTGAATAACATAGTGTGAAATCAGAACTTCAAAAATGGGACACTTTAAACAAATGGAAGGGATTCCATTCATCATTTTAATTAAGGTAAAAAATTGAAACGCATCCTTAGACTCTCCTGTTCCTGATTTAAATGGATATTTACATAAGTGATTATATAATTGTCCATGTGTGTCAAACACTTCTTCAAAAATTGCCAAATTTTTGAAAAATCCTTTAGCCGGTTCAATTTCTACAATTCTATATTGAACACCTTCCTCATTAATGATACGATCAAGCTCATTATTAAGAATTGTTCTAATATTTTTTTTCAAATCAGGGTATTCATAATTAAAAGAAAAAGTTACTTTATAATGAAAATAAGGATACGATAAACCTAATGTGATATCAAAATGATTAGTTCCAAAATAAAACTGCATATTAATTTCTTTATCTTCTCTAACGCAAAGAATGTCATCTGCCAAAGCTTGAATAATGAATCGAACGTTATTTTCGTTTTTTATGTATCGGGAATTATCGGAAAAATCAAAACGTGGTAGATCTGCAAAAGTAGCATTGAATACAACATCTTCAATAACTGGAATCAAATTTTGCATTTTATAAACCCTCATTAATTTAGTTAATTGTATATGAAAAATGCTTTAAAAACAAGGTATTTAAGTGGTCTTTTTATTTGACCTGATAAGGTGTAACTGTTAAAATAGAGATGACTAGACAAGGACTTTTTATGAATTTTTTTATATCGACTGCGATAATAGGCAGTATTGTATTTACATTATCTATTCTTACTTCTGAAAAACAATCATTGTCTTTTCTAGAAAAGGAAAAAACTGAATCAGGTATTAACCAATATAAAACTAAAAATGATTTGCTCAAAAGAGTAAGGGACTCCGAAAAAGAGATTGATTACTGGAATACAAAACTAGATGAACTGTCAAAAGAAAGAAAAAAAGTCAGTGCGAACTGACTTTTGATACTTAAACAATTGTCTTATGGCTTTATTTTTTTAATAACTTTTGGAGACTCATCAAAAGAATATTTTTTGAAAATTTCGATTTTTTCAGAAGGCTTTGAATATTGATGAACTTTCATATGTTGTTTTAAATAATCAATAATATCTGGCGATGTATTAACTGGCAAGACAACAGCAGAAAAATCTTTAAAATTTAATACTTTTTGTGGTTTTCCCTCAAAATAATGATTTGTTAAGTTTTTAATTTTATTTACAATTTTAAATCCTGAATCTATTAAATCCATAGGTATTTCACTACTATTAAAGCCATTACTGTTCAATTTACTAATGAACTGTTCATGATTTTTTATATTATGTAATGATAAAGATAAACTTTCCTGAGCCTCAAAAAAGCGAGAACCATCAAAATAAGGCATCATGTGTTCAGTCAGATTGAATATTTCTCTATGAATAACATCCATAGCAGAACTTCTATCTTCAATAGTATCTAGAATAGATGACGAATGAATCATTTCATCATATGACTTAAACTGAGTTGCATAAGACGAAGATATTTTACCAATACTGGTATCTGATGTTTCTTCAATAGCTGTTACTTTTTGACGTAACATAAATTTTTCTATATTTTCTAATGTGTATTCAACCTTTCGATTTCCATTTTTTAAATGTGGGTTTTTAAATACCCCGTCCGTTAATGAATCTACAAAGTCTTTATATGCATGCTGATTATTCTCAACAATAGAATTTATCTGCTTTCTCAATAATTCAAGATCAACAGATAAGGCATTATCCGCATAGGTTGGAATATCATTGATAATATTTAAAATTTCTCTTGAGTGTGTATTTATTTTGCCATCATATGAGAAAAGAGAATTTTCATATGAATGCTTAATATCATTTGCAATAGTTGTTCCTACAGCATCTTTATAAAAAGAATAACGTCGCTCAATGGCTGATTTTATTTCAACTGCAAATGTATCATCATATTTGATATCTAATCGTTGAGATATCATGAAATTTTTAAAAATAGTGTCATTTGATAAATCGGATTCTAACTTTGCTTTTTTATAAGGTAACTCATAGGATGGATCAAAAGTATCGACAAACATCATTTTGATAATAGAGTCAGATAATATACGATTTTGAATATATTCAGAAGGTTTTCTACGTAAAGAATCTACATCATACATTGAAAAAAGCGTACTTAATTCATGTCTGTTTTTAATATATTGCTCGACTTTGTTGTAAAAACTATCAAACTGCTTTTTGTCAACATCGTAATATAATGTAGGAATACGTTGAGAAAAAATATCTCTGTCAAAAAATAAATTTTTTTTATCTTTAGGGTTAACTGATTCTGGTTTTACGATAAACGTTATATTCCCAAATCTGGTAAACTCATTATCTGGATTCATTGCTGCTATACTTGGAAGAGGCATACCTCCAAGTTTAATAGCTTGTGTTAATTTATTTTCAGACAGTGAATGGACTATGACAATTTTTGACATTTTTATATAATATGTTTAGTTTTATTTTAACATATACTGAAAAAAATAAAAGATACTATTTGAAAGATGTTGATGTTTATCCATCAAATATCAAACATCTTAATAATATCCAAATGTTCATCCATAATATTTCTGGGGCCAATATGCTCATTCTGCATAAAGTCAGTAATACGACAAGCTTCAACACCATTTATTTTCAAGGTTGAAAATTTTTTGTCTTTAAGAAATCTACTAAAAATTTCATCATAGTAAGCATCTAGATTGTCTTTTTCTTGAAGTTTGACAATGATACCATTCAAGCTAAGATAAGATTTTTTTTCAGAGATTGATAAAACAGCATTTACATCAAAAGACGTATCAAAACACAGCTTAAACGTTGATTGATTTTTATTGATCTCTAAAATAATTTTTTTAACTTTGTCAAAATGAAATAGAAAAGGGTTAACATGAAACAAATCATGAAAATATGAAAAGTTAATCAGTCTATCTTTGATATCAGAATCAGTATTGATGTCATAGCTCTGAGGCATGTTGACTGAAATACTGTATTGATCTTTTTCAATAAAAAAGATTTGAGCACTAGTTAGAAACTTGTCAGTTTCAATTTCTAGCATGTATTGATTTACTGATTTGCACGAATAATTCTTAAAAATTGCTGAAAAAAAATCATGTGTAGATGCTTTGTCCATAACATTATCAAGCATAAGTAAATCCTCTAATATGTCTAACAGATTATATCAAAATCGTCATATAACAGCAAGAAAATTAAAAATTAATTAGCTTACTTCCTGAAAATTGATCCAAATAATAAATATCATTTGATTCTGTTAAAACAGGGTTTCGATAATCTTGCAGCAAGAATTGAAAAAAATCGGATCTAATACCAATAATATCGGAAAATGACTGTTTGACTTGGAATCTATAGGCAGTATTTAACCGGTTGAATTCTTTGGTATACTCAGAAGTGGTAAAAACATTCTGAATTCGGCTATTGGTGTCATCAGTTTTGAAAATACTATTATGATACAAAATAGAACTATCCATTTCTGGACGAACATTGAATAAATTACAATTTGCCAACAACTCTTCTTCATCATGCTGAATGTATAGAATGATTGTAATAAGCTGATCGATAATTGGTGTATTCTCTGTTACATAAACACAACAGTCTGCCATAACCACATCATTTTTATCCATCAGTGTCAATTGATATGGAATATGACATTTTAGAGGGCTATGCGTCATTGTCAACAATGAAACTGACTTTTTTTGTTTGAAAAACCAATTACATAATTTTCCTTCTACAATAAAACCATCTCCACTAATAAAACTGTTGATGTTTTTTTTACCAAACAAATTTGAAAATTTCTTTACGCCCTTCTTGATAGCCTTTTTGGCAGAATCAACAGTTTCCTTACTGATATGAATTGGTGGTGTGTAATGAGTTGAACCACTTGTATCTACAAGCAAACCAGCCGTATTGAAAGTAAAATGAGTGCCGATTAGTGCGTTCTCTCTCATTAAAGTGTATTGTTTTTTCAATGCTGACAGTGGAACTTGCGTTTCCAGTGTCTTTTGTAGACGATTTTTTAAAGAGAGCATATAATCATAGCTTCTATTATTTTGCATAATGGCAGTGGCTATGTTGGCAGGAAATAAAATATCTCGTTCACTAAAAATATTTATTTTAGCTTCTTGTTCACCCATCGTAAAATAAAAATTTGAATCAGACTCTTCACGAATGCCATTATTAAGCAGATAACTTTCAATCAGATCATTTGTAACACCCGTAATCAATTCATCTAGTTGTAGACGCACTTCATAGATATTGGAAGATAATATTACACCACGAGTCAAGTCATCCTGAGCATCAGTCCACTCATGCATTGAAGAACACAAATTTTTAATAGATGCTGATGATCCATCTTGTGAATAATAAGCATCATATGTATCGAAATAATTATCAAGATCTACGCCTGAAAAGAAAGCAGCATGAGCCACATCAGGCGTCTGCTCTAACAATTCAAAGGAAGCTTCCATGATATAATTTGTGTCTGGACTCGCTCTGTATGGCATATCTACCTCTTAACCTGCCGCAATTCTAGGAGCAACAACTGTATGATTCCTCATGACTTCTGAGGCATTCTTTGTTTTGCGTACTGTATTATAACTGTCTTCTGGCACGTTGGCAATGCCGATTCTGCCCAATCTAAAAAGATTTTCGGAAGCTTCGTCACCTAAATTAAATGTATCATTAAGAACCGCTTTTCCTGTCATATTTTCCTTTGTTTTCATAACGACTTCACGCCCTTTAATTTCAGAAATATCACGTATTGTTTTCTTTTTGCTACCCAAAACTTTCAAAAAGCTGACTCTTGGCTCAAGAATGAAAAAACAGTACCCCGCATCAATCTTTGCCTGAATCATGGCTTTAATCTCAGCGTCTTCAGCATTTTCCCATGTCAAAGTGATATCACCTGTGGAATTGAGTAATGTCATGCTATAAAATTGCTCTGATTGTTTCATGCTATTCTCCACCTATAAATAAAGTGTTGAAATTATATCAAAATGAATCCGTATAGTCAATTATTTAAGATTTTTAATCCATTTTTGATGATATTATTTTTCATTATATAAAGTAAAAATAGAAAAAAACCATAGATAATGTATTATGAAAAAAAAGATAAACTATTGATTTATATAATCTTTATGCTAGCATATCTAGAAATCAACCCTTAAAGAGGAAGAAAGTCTATGAAAAAATTAATGCTTGCAACAGCAATTATGTCAATTAGTTCAATAGGCTACATTGGTTTAGCCAATGCAGACTCAACATTTGTAGGTGCATCAGCGGGAAAAACATGGTCAAGAGTAACCAGCAGTCAAACCGCAAAAGATAATTTTGAATATAGTGATTTCAATAATATATTCAATAAAGATAATACATGGGGAGTAAGAGCCGGTAAAGATTTAGGAGATAGAAGATTCTACGGATCGTATGATTACACATCAGGTGCGGCACACCATAATAAACTGATCCAAGAAAATTTAGTTGGATCTGCCGATTATCTTTATTTATTGAATGACTATGGTACAAGAGCCTTTGCTGGGGTATCAGCGGGCATTAACAAGCTTGAAACCAATACAGGTGGTTTATCTACTGACAGATCCTATGGCTTAACCTATGGTGGTCAGGTTGGACTGCTCCAAAATGTAGGCGAAAACTTTGAAGTTGAAGGTGGTCTTAAATATATGCTCAACAATAACAAAGTTGATTTTAAAGACGATAGTGAGAAAGTAGGATCAGCTACTCTTAAAAATAACAAGCAAGTATATGTAGCGTTGAATTATCATTTTTAATAGCATTTAAAATGAATAAAAACTCTTTTCGAAGAGTTTTTATATTATATTGACTTGTGTCTCTAATCCATTATTATATTGAATGTACAGGAGCCTATATAGATGCAGTTTAATAATCAAATCAACTATGCAAGAATTTTAAGTTTGTTAGCGTTTTCAATCGTTACGATAACTATCCTATTGTATATGGCTTTAACAGAAGGTAAACCAGAAGATTATAAGTTCATTGGAGACTGGTCTTGTATCACAAAAGATAAAAAATCCAAAATATCTTTAACAATTACAGAAAACTACTTTTCTGTAAACAATAAAAAAGAATCAAGTTATTTTCCTAAATATAGTAAGAAAGTAGAAAATGAGTACATATTTTTTGATGGTAAAGAAAAATTGGCAAGAGTTAAAGAGTCGGATGCTGATAATATAAGATTCAAGAGTATTAAAAAAGATTCTCTTTATTATTATTGCAGCAGAAACCTGATAAAAAAATAAACCGAAATTGATTGTTATTCTTATGCGATTAAAACACAAATGAACCTGCTATATTATACAACATTTCAATCATACTAAACATTTACTGTTATAAATTTCTGATTTTTTTCTTTATTACTTTAATAAAGTTCCATTATTTTTAATTCCCCTAGACGACTGAAATCAATGTTAAATTCATCTGAAAGACCATATCCTTCAATTATATCATGGGTCAACTGTTGATAATCACCATATTCTTTAAGTAGTTTAAAATCTTTATATCCGAAATAATAATCACTTTTTGAAATTTTTTGTTTATTACCAATATCTAAAGAATAAACAGTTTCATATAGGCTAAAATGAACATCAAATTCAGGTTGATTGACTTTTGTACGAGCAGATACTTTCAATAAAGGACTGACACACAAGATCTTTAATAACTGAATAGGACTGACTGTATTTGTATGACTAAACCAGATGTTACCGAGTACAGCATTAAAGATTTGCATATCCTGCTGAATTATACTGATTGTTTTATCAAATATAGGATTAATTAACCTACTGTTAACTATTACTCCATCTTTAGGATAATAATCAGCTAGGGTAATGATATAAACATCTTCGATATTCTGGATTTTGAGAGGACCTATTGAACTGGATAAATAATTAAAACATAACTCATCATCCAGTATAGAATCATCATAAAGTGAAATACCAAAATATGAAAGGCTTGATTTAATTTTAGAAAAACATTTCTTTTTTATGAACATATTATCACCCTGAAAAGAACAGTATTATATCATGTTTGAACAAGTCTGTACATTAAAATATTAATCATAATCGATCATATCAAGAAGGTATTTATCTCTCAACATATAAGGCTTGCTTGATGTGTAGGAGGGATTAAAATGATTAATAAAAAACATGGAAATAGCATTTATAATAACAGAAAAATCGCTTGTTTCTTTCATTTTATGCATAAAACGAGTATATTGAAAAATATTATTTCCTGCCAAATGATCATTACACATGGATGAAAAATCATTTTTACTAGTTTCTATTTTGAAAAAATAAGCACCATTATTATTTTTCAATATAAATATGGAAATATGTCCACCATCACTTTCTTTTATTTTAATATTTACACCTTTTAAAACATCACCCTTTTTTTTAAGTATCAAAAAAGGACTTGCCACTAATAATGGATTATTATTAAATAGCTCTTTTGTTGTATATTTCAATCTTAATTCTTTATAAACATCTTCAATAGTTTTCATTATCATCTTATCATCATGATAAGAACTGAAATATCTATTTCTGTAGGCGTTCTTATTTAGAGGAAGTTGAGTGTTCTGTATAGTGCTATTGGGATTAAACACATAGCCACTTAGAAAATAAATCAGATTTAAAACTCTTTCCTGCTCATCAATCAAAAAATAATCATCAGATAAATTAAGAGTTTTTATAAAACTATAATTATATAAAAATAAGGATGATCGTATTAATATTGAAAATGTACCAATATCCCCATACTCCATGGATAAAACATTTCTAAATGCTCGTAATTGTTGTATTTTTCTACCAAAAGGCATTATCAAATAAAGCCGATAAATAACCCATTCAAAATCGACTATCCGACTTTCGCCAAATGACAATACAGCTTGGTGAGATTTTGAAGTTGCTTTATAACGTTTTGTCAAATACTTTGCGTAGATTTTTTTTAAAAATAAATGAGTCATTAGTGCCTCTGAGTTATTAAAAAAGCAAGGGACTCACATCCATTGCTTATTTTTATTAGTACACTTCCATGATACTGAGTTAGTATTTTCACGATAAAATTCATAATCATAGTCTCTTTTGACAGCATTTTTTCTCTTGCCTCTAATTTTTACAAAACCTTCTGACTCGTCAATAAGATTTTGAGAAAATTCATTTTTAATACCAGAAAAATATCTATTGATTCCTTTTGGAGAATACTTTCTTTTTTTAGACCCCTTATGTTTGACTGCTTTATTTTTCTTTTTATTGTAAATATTTCGAGACTGACAATATTCTGCTACCAACGTTTCAATGTCAACGATTTGTCCTGCATAGTTTCTGATAATGTAATTTCCACTACGATATACAGGGGTATGATCATAGTCTTCATACATTTGACCTTCAAAATAGTAATAGTGAGGCTTTTTCTGATATGAATGTAAGATGCCAGACTTACTACCAACAATAAAGTCATTGCAGAATTCTAGTTTAAAACTACGAACTCCAAAATCATCAACCAATCTAAATATACTGTCTTTAGAAAAATAATAATAACACTTTCCTTCAAAAGACCTTATCTTATACGTGTAAAACATACTTACCTCCGATGTTAGTTAAAACATCGAAAGATACCAGAAAATAATTTAATAATTAAAAATTGCATATAATTTCCTATTTGAAGTATTACATTATCTAATGTTATCAAAAAATTGTCAACAAAAATTTAGATTTCGGCACTTGAAAAAAAACTAGTATTAAATCGATGAGAAACAAAGCTGCCAATAGTTGCTGGTTGTTGATTAACCAGCAAGTGATCGATGATACTATTTTTCACGCCACAATACATCAACGTATCCGTGTCAGAAATGTCGTTTATATGAATTTTCTCAAATTTTGTTAAATCAATATAAGAGTTTTTTTGAACAAGATGATAAATAGGATAAGATTTATCATCAATTACAATATCTTTTTTATGAGCATTTGTTAAAATAACAAATTGAGTCAAATCTATGTCTGTATGTATTACATCATTCTTACTCCATTCAAAAAAGTACAGATTTTCTTTTTTTAATCCAAATATCTTGAATATTTTTGAAGCCTTTTTGATAAGACCATTGCCCTGAATAGTGCTCATGTTCACAAAAAACATTTTTTGCGATTTCAAATAAAAAGAAAAGACATACTTTCTAAACATCTTTTCAAGAATACCTTTGCCGCGATATTCAGGAGTTAATTTGAAATCACACAAGTACCACACTTTTTCGTTATTAATATTTCGTAATATGGCACACCCCGCCGCTACTAAACAACTATCATGTTCTGCTACAATATAGTGAACTTCACCCATTTGCTCAAAGAAAGAAAAGTAGTCATAATTACCACTAAAACCATGGCGAATATGAAAAGATCTTGACCCCAATGGATAAGTGAAAATATTTTCATATTCCATCAGAAGGTGACTGTATTTGTTTCGAACCAACGAATCATTCAGATTTAAAACTTTAATATGTAGTTTTTTTGAAAAATGCATTATGTTATCCTATAGTCTATATTTAGAACTGACATATTTACGGTAATCAATTGCCAGATCTTCCGGCAAAAGATCCCAAGCAGACTTCGGAATAAAAGAAAGTATTGTCAGTTATATTACGACATTTAAAACTATTTTCACGTAAAATTTGCTCTAAACTATAGTCGCCTAATAATTTTCTAGCAACAACTACACCATTAGGTTTCAATTTTTCGCGAACAGATGCTAACAACTCTTTATACTGTTCAATTGGCATCCAGTCGCCAATATTTGAGATAGAAACAATATCATATTTTTCATTTGACTTTAAACTTTCAAAATTGCCCAAAGTATAAGTTACATAATGATTATGATAATAAAGATTAAAAGCGTCTAGCATATGTTTTGATAGCGTTATATCTTCACCATCAATGATATTGAAAATATTTTTTGCTGTAGATCGGCTTTGTCTGAAATTTTGACAAGCTTTTACAAACACATTATAAAAATGATCAGCAAAGCTTTCTGATGAGAATTTTGTTGCTCTATCACTAAAAACATGTGCCAAATTTTCATTGGAAAACAGGTTGTTTACAATGTATTTTAGTTTCTGTTGTCCTTGTGAAGATGTTGCAATATAAGTAGAAAGCTTATCCTCACCTTGATAATTGAAAATTTCTCTGATACGAGAAAAAATCTTTTCAAACTTGCCAGAAAAATGAGTGTCAATATTTGAATAAGTATCAAACGATAATAATTGTGAAATTTTAAATTTACAAAGTTCCAATTGATGTGAATTCATATCAATGACATCAATATTTAGAGGTCTAGGAATACTCAATAAATCAATAAGTGTTTCTCCACCCGAACCAATCATCAAGATTGAGGGTTTTGAAACTCCTGAATTAATGGCATTAGAAACAGCAAATATTTCTGGTCCACTGTCTTCGCGAGTGTAATAAAATGAAATATCTTCTTTATTGATTTCTTTCATTTCAAATGCTGTCGGTATGATAAGATGAGAATATAAATCTAAAAATTCATATTGAGCTTGCTTAAAAACATCCTGTAATTTGTCATAGGATTCTGAAAGACTTAAGGCTACATCCAATAATTCAGCACCATGAAGCCAATCGAGATCAGCATGATTTCCATAGTGATTTTGTTTAGTAATCAAACCTAAATGGTTCATGTGGTCAGCAATTGTTTTACTAATGGGAGCATAAGCAAATTCAATCCCTGCTAGATAAGCAGCATATTCACCGGCAGATAGGTCTTTTGATAAAACATTATCAACCCATTCGGTAACCCATGGATTTCTATATAATTCCTGATTCCAACCCAATACTGTTAGAAACTCTTTAAATGTTGATGTATGGAATTTCTTAAAATTTCCTTGTCCGTGTTCCTCATACAGATTTTCAATGACCAACCAGCGTTGCTCACTGGTTTCAATTTGACTGGCTAGTTTAGACAATGCTTGTGGAAAAGCTTGAACAGCATAAAAAAATGGAATCTGAGAACGTAAAAATTCTGATTGATCTGCATTTGAAATAAACTGATTAAATTGATGTGTCGCCCATCCATTATCAAGTGTCGTATGAATTGCCCATTCCTGCATTTTTTTCATAAAAAGCCCCTTATTAAAATAAAATAAATGATATCATTTATATAGATAACTTACAAGATAAATATAAGAAATTGACTTATTAAAGCAAAATGATTATGATAATGATGTAAAAGAGGAATATAAAATGATTCATCCCCAAATTGATGTAAAAACTAGTATAAAACTACCTCAAAAACTACTTGATTCCTATATATTTAAGAAAGTATCAGGATTTATTGTGATTGGTGGATACAATAGAACTGAATTAATGGGGTCTATGATTTATCATTATCTTCATCACAATATTGCTAAAAGAATCCTTTTATTAGAAAAAACGAATCGTTTCAGATCAAGTTCATTTCCCAGTAATCTAAGTATCAGAACCATGCAGTCAGAATCAAAAGATGAATTAGATAAACATATTCAAACAGCATTCAGAACAAATCAAAACATAATCTGTATAGAAGAAATAAATAATAATGAAAATATACCTGATATTTTGTTAGCCTGTCAAACAGGACATGCAGTGTTAACCACTATGACTACTACTGGTATTAGTAATATTTTAGATTATCTTCTTCCATTGGAAAGTCATGAGTTATTAGAATTTTTAGATGTTTTTAATGGCTGTATATCTCAATATGAATGTTTTGATGAATTTAATCGGCCTTTTATATTAAATGAATATTTTATAATGTCTGACGACGATAAAACAAATCTAATTGATAAAAATTTAAAAAATTCATTAGGTTCTATAAACAACCAATCATTCAATAAAGAGTTCATTATTAAAAATATAGAAACTTTAATAAAAATCAATAAGACAACATTCAAAGATGATCTTGAAGAAAAATATAATCAAGGTGTTATATCAAAGAATATATTTGATTTTTATGATGATAGATTAAACGATACAGCCAGATAAAGAGCATCTAAGTTGGTTTTCTACCAGTGACAAGTCTTTTTTTATAGACAATAGTTGCAAAAGATATCCTGCATTATCGCCTCTAATAAAATAACCTATTTGATTATTGATATTGACCATACCTGTTTCAACACGTTGAACAGTGCTGTCACCTACCATTAATGTATCAACTTCAATTATTTGTATACGTGAAGCAATGTCTTGTGAGCTTTCATCATTTTCAAATAATGATCCCACCTCTATAAATTCCTTTAAGAAACTATTGATATAGTTCTTTGAAAAATCAAATGCATTAATAACCGGTTGTATATCTTCAATATCATGACTAACCACAAGATTATTGATGTAAGAAAGTGTAAAAAAAGTTCCCGGCCAATCAGTACCGAATTGAATAGGTCCAGTTAAAAAATCAGAACTGTTTTGTGTGTTAATTTTAGTGATTGATTTCAACATGTTAATATCCTCTGATGATATATATTAGCATGTATAAAATATTAAATCAATATTTTATGCAAATACTAGCACCTGATTTAACCGATTTATAAGTTTCAGTTTTAAAGAAAAATCCATAGGTTTTAACATCTTGCTCAGTGTAAATAGAAATTCTTGAGCCAACAGGTTGTCTACCATTCAAACATGAAAAACCAGTTTCATATTTAAAGCCTTGCTCATCCTTCAATACAGCAATATCTTTTAGCTTTTTATCTACTGTCACTTGCTTATAACTATCGATAACAACATCTTTTTCAGCAAAAGTAGCTTCTCTTGTATAACCAATAAAAACAAATAATACTATGACAACGATAATACCAACAATTATATTTTTTTTTCTATGTACTGCAGGCTTGTTCATTTTCTCCCCTATTGTTTAACCAATAAAAATCAATAACCTTAATGTTTAAAGCTAAAAATATTTTAGTGTTTATTGTATTGTATACTAAAATATTTTCAAAACAAGTTATATTTATCGATAGAACTTTTCAAAACATTTACATATTTTGAATTTGAAGTTTGAATTATAAGGAATATAATATAAACAATTAACAATAGATTGACTATGAAAAATTTACTAGTATTACCTTTTTTAGCCATGTTAGGTGGTTGTGTTGTCAACCCATATAGTGATACTGTCTATTCTGAAACAGTCGATTATCAGTATGTGCCTGCTGGCAGTTCAATGATTTATACTGAGACGGTTACTCGTCCACAGGTAATCTATACCGAAAGTTATCCTGTTTATGTAAATCCAAGACCTTACTATAGACCTGCTCCACCAAGACCCTATTGGAATAATCATTACAATGATAGACCTCGTGGTCATTACAATGGAAGGCCACATAACTTTGAGCATTATGGAAGACCCGGTAGGAATAGACCAGATCGTGGGCCGGGAAGACCAAATGGAAGCGGATTTGACAACCATGGAAACAATGGTCATGGACCAAGAAGATAATGGATAATAAAGTGGCTTGGGCCACTTTATTTATTCATGTTTTTTTAGTATTAATGTCTTAAATTTATTTCTGTAAATGAATCATGGGCTTCAATATAAGTTTTATAATCATCATAATAACGTATTATTTTATAACCTTGTTCTTTTAAAATATCAACCAAGCAATTTATATCACCTATCTGATTTATCAATTTAACTTGTAATTCATTTATTATTTGGTGTTCTTTCAAGTAAAAAGTTATCTTATTAATACTGTCTTCATTATGTAAGACATCAACCAGTCCTAATGATATTTCATCAGATGCACCAGTTTCTAGAGATCTTAGGTATTCAATAGGTTGGGTTAAATCATAATCACTTGAAAGGTGCGGGATAACATAATGTTTTAATTCAGTTGTCAATGTACGTATTGATCCATTATTCATTCTGGTAAACTCAAGTATAGCTGTTAATTCATTTAAAAGTGATTTAAGAGGTGTCTCAATATCATAATAAAAATCGCTTTTTAGCTGTTCAAGGTCACCTTCCAATACAGACAAGTTATATTGAGCATTATCTAGTTCTTGGTTATGGGTATCAATTTCTGCATCATAGTTATCATCATCTGATTCAAGATAGTTTTCTTTACTTCTAATATTATCAATACGATTTTTTGCAGAAATGACCTTGTTATCTATACTATCGTAATCAAGCTGAATAAAAGTCCATTGTTCCACAAAGTGTTTTAATTGTTCATCAAAAATTGAAAGATAATGGGTTTTATCATCGTTTATACATTGTTTCAAATCATTAATTAGTATATTAATTTCTTCTCGCTCGTCGTTGTCTTCCACATTATCAATTGTTTCACAAGCTAAATCTAGTATATCAGTTGACCATAACTTTAATTTGTCTGTTATATTAATTAATTGGTAATTTTCTATATTTAACAATTTTGTATCAAAATCGATTTCATATAACATTGCATTATTTTTATGGTTGTATGAGAGTAAATCAATAATAGGACAGCTATTTGAAGGTTGAATATTGATACGTAATAAACTATCTATTTTTATTTGTTTGAGGGTTTTTTCATTTTTCAAAGATTTCATTTTATTTCTCTATCGGTTAAATTGTAGCTTGTATTTAAAATATTATTTATTTTTACGATTATTTGAAATTTTATATTAGCTTTTAGTTTTTTTATTTAAGTCCTCTCTAAAAATTCGTCATTTCAATTACTTGGTAGTCTTGTTCTGTTAGATTATTGAAGTTTAAATTATTTTCATCCATATAGTGATATAACCATACATAAAGAATATATCTATCTTTTATATAAATACCAAAAGGCGAAAAAATAATATTTTGATATAGAGAAAAATATATGTCAGGTTTAGATTTATCATAGAAAACCCAATCACAATCAGAATGTTTTATTTTTGTAAGGTACTCTAGATGTTCATTCATCCTATCTTTCAAAAATTCAAAATCATGTTTATTAAAAAATTGTAAATTAACGATTGTAATCAGAAAAAAAGCGGGTAAGGCAGTTCCAAACATCAAAACTATGAAAACAAATTTATTTCCAAAAATAAGAGATGCTACAATACAAAATATTATCATCATAATATTAAAAATTGCTACATGTTTAAATAATGAATGCATATACATATTAAATTCTTTTAGATAAAGGGTTATCAACAAAAAGAAAGTTTGTAAGATACCTGCAATTAAATAAAGGTATAATAAAAGACTGCTAGATTCAGGATTCAATGACATGTAAACAAAAACAAAAAAAGATGCTGCGGATAAATAAATAAATTCACTTATATATATATTTTTTTTTATAAATATAGGAATATTAGAAAATAATAACATATTACACTCACCTTTAACTAATTTAATATTAATACCAAAAATTTATTTACAATACGCAAGTATCATGAATTCATTTCCAAAATAGATTTAATAGATTCTGGGTTTTCTGAATACATATTCCAGAGTTCATGCCAATCAGAACAGGAAAAAAAATCCAACATATCAGGGTTAGAAATGCTCAAAAAAGTCATTTCAGCAAAATCACGTAAATCTCTTTCTATATTTAATTCATAATCTTTGATCAATAATTTATCATAAAGGCTTATATTATTAGTATAATAATTTTCATGACTATTTGAACTATAGTTAAATTCATAATATTTAAAAAACAGACTGAGATTATCAAATGTACCATCAATCTTAAAACTAACTTGAACTGTCAGATATTCAATAATTGAAGAATTCTCTAAAATGAATTCACTTATCTCTGTGATGAGTGGTTTAAGTATTGATAAACTATTACTATCAATTAAATAAAATAGCACAGGATCATTTAAATCCATAAATCTAAATTTCACAGAATTGACTTCAACCTTATCAGTAATTGCATCATAAACAGCAGACAAATTAAACTGGGGTGAATCATTGTTAAATGAATCGGCAATAATTTCATTTTCATCAAGGGCTGCTAAAAAATCATAACAATAAGAACTAAAATAAATTTTATTTTGATTTTTGTCTTTTATTTTAAAGGGCTGGCTTTTATTTAATGTCTTAGCGAATTTAAATTCTTTAATTTTCAATAAAGGCAAAAATTTATTGAATTCCATTAAGAGATTGTCTAATCTTTTCTCATGAACGTTGTTTATTTCATTAATCATAATATATAGAATCCTTTTAAATATAAAACATTAGATATGCGGCTAGGTAATTTTTAAATACAGTATATAGTTCATTATCTGATAAGTTTTCATTACTTTCAAAATTAAATCCCATTTGATGTTTTATAAAATATGAAAACTGTCCAATCGGTTGTTTATCCAACATATCAATAATAGACAAGTGAACAGGTCTGAGTGTAGAATACCTCAATTTTTGGCCAAATAACGATGCAGCTACTTTTTTATAAAACATCGTAAACACTTTCTTTTTAATTGAATTTAAAATAATATCCAAATTCTTTTCAACTTTATCAATATCTATAACAAATAATGCAGAACGATCTTTTGAAATTTTAGGAGCAACAAAATAGAATTTATTATTTCTGACATAGTATGAAAATTTCATGTGTTCATTGTCAATTCCAAAAGTTCCATGATTTGCTATGACAGTATAGAGAACATAAGAACTATCTTCATCTACCATAAAGCCTCTATTAAACACAACACGCTCATTAAAGATCTCTTTATGATTTCTTGTTAAATCATTGTGTTTTCTTACAATAATTGAGTTTTTTTTATTAATACGAACTCTATCAACTTCAAAATTTAAAGAGTCTTCAACAATATATAAAGTTTCAGACATGTACATTTCTTTCATTGCTATGAAATATTGTTGAATTATCTTATGATGAATTTCATTATTTATTGTTTCAAAATTGAATGTTTCTTGAAGCTTGGAATGAATAACATTACGTCTATGGGTGTCTTTAGAATTTCGACTTTCTTTTTCGACTGCAATGCGATTATTGCAAATTCTAAATGCAATTCCTTTATCCCAAATATGCTGGAATTCTCTAGATGAAAAAAGATCCTGTCCATACTGTTTGTATAAGTGATGTAGTTGCATTTAAAGCTCCAACGGTTTCAGAGGAACTATTATATCATAAAACAATTTGACAAACAACATTACCAAGTAATATAAATGGTATCAGAAAACTTTAAAGCCAATAAATTCAACGATGTTCTCTTATAAACAATAAGCGTTTGCCAGACCACGAATTGCCTTTGTTAGAAAATCTGAAAATAGCATATATCTGTGGCTTATCAGTATTCAACATTATTTTTGTAGTCGTTGTCGTTTTTTGAACACCATCCATATCAAAATTGAAGGATGCCAGTTTGACGCCGGGATTTAGTTCTACCATATCTATGTCAGATGCAGGCTTAAAGCTGGCTATTAATTTAGTACCATCAATCAAATTTATAGAGTTATCATCATTCTCTGTTATACAGCTTATGCTTTGAGGCTGACTTTTGAAGGTTTCTTGTTTTACCAGACACGTTATTTCAAAAGTATCCAAAGCTGTACGAGAACGTTGAGAAAATGTACTTGTATTTGAATCAAAGTTATAGCCAATAGCGGTTGCCTTTAAAGATGAAGGCAAACTAACAATAGATGTGGACGAATTCAAGGCCAACACTTCTACTGGATCTTGGTCTGTTTCAAGTAATTCAACATTAGGCTTTAAAATAGGTTTTTCGTCTTCAATATTAGCAAATACGCAGAATGAGTTCAGGCTTAATAATAATGCCAATGTATATTTTAACATAACAAAGTTCCCTTGTTTTATATAATAATATAACAATTATTGATAGAAAATGCAAGATAAGAAAAAACTTGATATTGGTTTTGGTATCAAGTATAATGTTCACTACAGAAGGAGACAATATCATGCATTTTAAATATGCTGAAAAGGTAATCATTGACAAAAATTAAATTAATTTAATTGGAGTCTATATGAAAAGAGAAGTTATTTACTTGTGTTCTAAAGCTGGCATTGTCGAAACCTATGAAAGCAAAGAAGCTGCTTTCAAAAAACTGGGTTTTTCTTTTATTAAAAACAGTATTGGTTTTGAATTTGACATTCCTAACCGTAGATTGTATCAAAGTAGTTGTGAAAGAGTTTTTTTTGGCAATAAGCCATCTGGTATTGCTGGTAAAACTAACCAAAAAGCCTATGCAGATATTTGTGGTGATGGTTTTTTGAAAAGATATTCTGATTTTGTTTTGCGTAATGAATATGGTGAAAATTTGACCATCATAGAATTCGCTGAATTGGCGATTAAACAAAGAAAAGAATGGGATGATCGTCGTTACATACGCCGCTCTCTTGATACATGGAATGGGGAAGGTCCTGTTCCCGGTACTGGTAAATTCAGATCTTATGGTTCGTTTTGGCGTCATCCTAAGACATTCGCTGCATTGAGAACTGCAGCTGAATTTTTGGATGAAAATGAAGTGCCTGTCAGGGCTAAACGTACGGCTGGTCATATTCCTACTACTCGGGATGATCGTGTCAGAAGTGATTACCGTATAAAAAGCTGGAAAAAATACCGTAAAACTCAGTATAAAGAATCCGCCTAGTGCGGATTTTTTATATATTTTATTTTTGTTGAATATTTGCTATAATATAACTATACACTGAGATTCAAAATGAAATTATATTATATATCAAACTTAAAAAATCATATTAAAAATAACTATCCTGAATTATCAAAAAAGGAAGTAGAAAGTTTTTTTAGTCCTGCGGGCCTTTATGATACTAATTCCGTCAAAAATGTATATCTATTTAAGAACAAAAAAAATACTACATTTATTGATGAAAATGAAACAGAAAAGTTAATGTTATTGGCTACTTTAAAATTTAAGACAACCTTTGATATTAGCACAGTAGATAGCATTCCATTAAATGATTCAATAAAAGTAATGCACTGCAGTTCTTATAAAACGTATATTGATTGTCTTATTACTCATAATAAATCACCCTCAATGGTCGAAAAATTTGCAGAAAGAAAAGAAATGAAAAAGAAGGCTCATCCCGGTAGTAAAGAATGTGCTCTCAATAAAGGAAATTTGGATGTTGTTTTAAAGAATAAAAAGATAGTGTCCGTTGATTTTGAATATTTTGTTGAAAAAAAACCCTATACTCTACAATCATGTTCAGAAATAGGAATTGCAATTCAAGATAATGACAAAACTTATTATGAACATTATGTTTTTGAAGATATGCACCGTATAAAATCTAAAAACTCAAAAAATTTACAAAATAAGTTTCAATTCGGCCAAACACAATATATTCAGACGGAAAAAATTAATACTATTTTAAAAAACCATTTAAAAGATGCAGACTATTTGCTTTTCCATGATCTTGCTATTGATATGACAATATTACAAAATAGTGGTTTCAAATTCGAAAATACAACCTTCCAAGTTTTAGATACACTAGAGATGCAATATAATTTACAATTGATTGCTGATAAAGCAATCCCTGAAAAAAAGATGTCACTTATGGAAGTATTGAAATATAACAACATAGATTTCATTCATTTACACAACAGTGGAAATGATGCCGCTTATACTCTACAAGCGTTATTGGCAATAAAACAAAAACATGAAGACAAAAAAGAGCTTGCTATCAAAACGGCAAGCCCGATTATTGACTCTAAACAAAAATTGAAATCAAGCCTCAAATACTAAATTTTAGACTTATCTTGAATACGTTTCAATATGCTTGTATAAAACTGAATACCAGAATGCTTGTCAGAATCAGAAAGATGATGTCTATTATTTTTAATAATATCTAAACTTCTGATAATATAATCTTCAAAACGAATACCTGAAATTTTCAACCTGTCAGAGTCAATAAGTTTCTGCATCAATGTATCAGAAATATTGATAGCATTATTACCAAATGCGATTGAAATATCAATTAAATCACCTACAACTTCTGGATACTGATCAATTGCTTTGTCAGCTTCTTCCGCAATATATGAGACATTATAAATATTTTCGTTTTGAATACAAAAATATAAACAAGCCAACGCTCTATAAATATCATTACTTTTTGATTTAAATTTCTCAAACAAATACTGCTGAGAAATAATAAGTTCCAAAAAGTCTAGATTAAAATTATAATTTTCGTCTCTAAAATCAAAATTACCATGCTCAAAGACATATTCAGTATAGTTAAAATTACTAGGTTGCTGTCCAAAATTTATCATATCAGACCATACGGTATTTGTTGCTCGTAAAGTTCCTTTTGCTAAGTTAGGTGTATTATTGACTAAAAGTTTAAAACAGTTTGGAGCGTCATTAACAATACAATAAGAATGTAGGGATATACGATTAATCAAAGTATCCAATGGTAGTCCTTGACGTAGCAAATCTTTCAAACAAACAACATCATCTCTTTCAACCGATTCTTTAAAAAGTTTTGGAAGATCAGCATCTGATTTGACAATAGTACTTTCTTTAACTGTTACAAAATCAAGTGACCTAACGGTATCAGCTAATAAACAAGTCTCATTATCTTGTGGATTAGTAGAATCAAGAAATGCATAAACAAATCCTTTACTGGACATCATCTGTACAAAGTCTTTAATTGACATCGGCTCATCAAATGAAGTAGAAAAAATGCATTCTGTATCTTCGCTAAACTGCGGTCCCAAAAAATTTTCCAACAAAGGTCCGATATGCTGATCATAATTTTCTTCTTGATTAGGATAAATATAAAGTATGAATGTGTTTAATTTTGCATTATAGTCTTTATTTTCATTAATCCTTTTCATTTGGTCTTCATACTCTTCATCCAACAAGGTAAAAAAGTAGTTGATTTGATTAGGTATTGCTTCATATCCTTTTTGAGTAGACTGTGGAATAAATTCTTCTTCTTCTTCATCTTCTTCATTTTCACCATAAATAGTACCAATATAACGTTTAATCAAACGTTTTGCATCAGTATTATCCTTTTTAGAAAACTGACGAAAAATAATTGTATTGTTTTTGATGTCAATAGGATTTGGCACAGCCGTCTGTTTCAAAGACAAAGTTCCATTATTTTCAATAATAGTAATATCACCTACGGATGGATGATTGAATTCACGGCACCACAATCCCACATCATCTTTATACTTACTGACTCGTTTCCATTTAGATTTACCAGAATCAGGATAATGTTCCATCAAAAAATTTTTACAATCATCTGTTGTAATTTTAGACATTAGTTAATCTCCTAAATAATTAATGCTGGATTATAACAAGAAAATAAATAAAAACCAATTGAATATTGATTTTTAAAAAAAATAAAAGAAAATATTATGTATAGATGTTTAGTGTATAAGGAGAAAATAGTTGAATTTAATCAATAGGCATTATCTGGACAAGAATATGCATTTAGATTTTATTAATAATGGAATCTTTGCAATACCTGACGAAAACAATACCAGAGTATTAAAAATTAATGAAAATACATTTAAATATTGCTGTCCAGATATATATCCAACTTATCTTGCCTGTCAAAAATTTAAACTAGCTTTTTTAAAATATGAAGCAAATAGAGAAAAATACGCTGTATTGAGTTTTAAACTTAATCATAATGAAGGCTGGTATTTTTTCAAGGATGATGAATCAGACAAGGTACTTTTTGATTCGAATGAGTTGACCATTATAAAAACATATTTTCTACAAGAAAAACAGGAGCAATCATGGAATAAGACACTTATATTTGATGCACAAATAGGTGAGTACAGATTTAAAAGAACTTATTCAAATGGTTACTTTAATATAAAAGTCAATATTATTTATTTAGCAACAGGTGCAACTGATTATATACAATTCAAGCAAGAAAAAGATATCCTACAAATTAAAAATGAAATTTCTGTTTTTTTCAAAAACAATAAATATTATATTTTCAACGAATACAAGAATAGTCAGATCATTAAAGAATTAATTGAAACGTTTACTTATCAAATGACATTGGTTGATTATTTGATAAATGACAAAATTGTATCTTACTCATTAAAGAAAGATTTTATTATTAAATTAATTGTCGATAAAAGAATTAATCTAAAAACAAACAAAAAGAAAATAAAATTTATGTTTATGATGAAAAAATATGAAAACATAGGCTCTAATAGAAGTGACCTATTATGTTTTGAAAAAAATATTTTTATAAAAGAAAAAGATGGTTTTATTAGAAGTCAGTTTTTCGATACAATAAAAGAGAGAATTGAAAAAAATTATAACTTATCACTCGATATATCAAACAAAGAAAAATTTGAAAATACATTACTAGTATTAAAAATGCTCGAAATTTAATATTGATTCATTCTCATTAGTGTTATTTCATCTTTTGATATTATATACTTGCCTTTAGCAATTTTATCTTGTCCAATATCTTGAAGGTAAGGTAAATATTGACAAATTTCAAAGAACGAATAACTTTTGCCATCCCAGTTAAAATAGAGTTGTTTTACTTGATGTTTATAAAAATGTATTTCTGAAATAAAAAAATCATTTGTCATTTGATAACTTTTAAAAGTATTACCTGTATTATAATAGTTGTACACTATCTTTTCGCTACCGTTTTCTATACGTTTAAATTCTACAGTAACATCTCCTTTGTATTCAAACTTAATCAAGAAAGGCCATTTCTGTCTATCAAGATCATGTAAAGAATTACTAAAACTCTTAACAGTCAAATAATAAAATTGAATTCCTATTGATTTATCAAAAAAGAACTGGTCTAAAAATAGATCGACAGATTTTTCTCCTTTTAACTGATAATGATGTGTATAATTGATACTGATTTTATTACTATCTAAAAATTTGATAACACAACCTAAATCTAGTTCGCTACCGCTCTCTATAGGTGTGTAAATAGTAAAACCTAATTTCTCTAAAAGATAAAGGTAATTTTCAGAAAGTATAAATGCTTTTTTTCTAGAGTAAATTATTTTTTTAAGTTTTATTAATTCATCTGCTTCGTTATAGGAATCAATCATAACGGCATTTAAATCAGCCGTATAGAATTTATCTAGTCCAATAGTTCTATTATACATAATCACTCTCAAAATATTATAAGATAGTAACACATGATGAATAAAAAATAAAATAATTAATCAAATTATAAACAAAAAAGCCTGTCGAAAGGCTTTTATTTATTATGAGTTTCTTCCAGCTTATATACATTAGCATTTTTCTTTATGCATATTTCATAAGTGTCGCCATCTTCATCAGACTCTTTTAGATCGCCTTTATACATACTATCAGGCTCTTTGGCTTCACCCTTATGGTTGTAATAAATAATATTGCTACCATACACATAGCTAGTTGATTGATCATGGTCAACAAATATACCATTAAAATTAAACTGATCGGCATTAAAATAGCATTTATCTGTGGGATCTCGAAGCTCAGTCTGAATGGGATCTTCTTGTATTTCTTCTGCATACGAAATGGCTGAGCAGGTGAGAAGTGAAAGACCTAAGAATAATTTAGTAAACATTTGAAACTCCTTCATAATTAAATATTCATTGTATATTTAAAAATAAAAAATTCAAATGTATTTAAATAATATTTAATGAATAAAACAATAATTTCAAGTATCTTTTGATATGCGGTTTAAATCAATGGACAAATAGTATCAAATAATCAGTAAGATGCCATCTCTAGAGTTTTCAAGCAGTTTAAAAGATCAACAATGTCATTCAAATCGAGATTTATATCAAAGGTTGGAAATAAAGCATTATAAAGCTCAGGGTTATTGGCATTGATTAAATAAAGAATCACAATCTCATCAATAGCAGCCCGATTCCATGCTAGAGGCTCACATACACTATCTCTTGTAGGTAGGTTGGTTAGCCCACAGGCTCCTTTGATATTATGATCACGAGTCATCAATATATGAAGATCTTGTACTTCACGCTTGTCTGTTTTTGAACGAATACTATAACATAATCTATAGTCCAATGTGAGTCCAATGTTGATATGGTTAACATCATCAATACTGATATTATATAAATATTGTTTTGTTAACCCACTAAACATATTGTCATAATTTTGTATTAAGGAACTAACCAATGTTATTCTAATATTGTGGATCTTTTTCTTTAATATATAATTTGTTTCTATATCATGGTTAACAAATGTTAAATCAACCTGTGCAACCATCATACCACTTACACAAATCACAAGATGGTCTTTCTGCTCATCAGATGATACCAAATTAATCTTTATTTTTTTGATATCAACATTTACAAACTTAAATTGAGTCAATAAGTTTAAAAATATTTTTTTTAGGAATAAAAAATTTTTTTGTTTCACAATCATCCTCAACGATAAGTCATATTTTATAAGCGGTATTATACCATTTAAGGTTGTAACAGTCAATATTTGATTCAATGATTAATCTGGATATAGACTACATTACCATCGGGTAGTTCAAAGTAATTTTCTGTGTTGAGATCAGAATGCATATAAAAATAAATTGCTGAATTGGATGATACACCAGAAAATGCCTTACATATGTTTTTTTGACTAGTAAATATTCTTGAATTTACTGTTTTTTGTTCATTAAGAATAATAAGACTGCTAATAACTGTATCATTGGCCGTTAGAGGAATTATAGTTAGTTTTGCCATGTTATGATTGCCATCGATTGGGCACTCTGGTGTATTGAAAACACTGATAACCCCAACATCATAAGGCTTATTAAATTTTCGATGAAAAGTCACATCTAAAGATTGATCTTTTGAATACACATGATAAATATAGGGTTTTTCAAACTCTTCTGCCAAACTATTTAATGACAATAAACTAAAAAAAGCCAACAAAAATAGTCGTTTTCTCATAAATGATAATCTCCAATAGTAGAAGAATATCATTCAAGCCATTGTTGTCAATTTTAAATATAGATTATTTATGGAAACTGTATAATATCCTAATTGTCACTGTTGTTACCATTATGGCTATGATTACTATTAGAACTATCACTATGGCTACAAGAATCTGATGCGGAATAGACAATATCTCTATAAACACTACAGTTATCATCATTATAAGATTTATTGGAAGATCCTGAACGATGATCAACCCATTCACTTGAATAACGATGGCGTGGATCAATAAAAGCTGACATTCTTTTTCGTTCTTGCACTATCATGTTAATAAATGCCTCTCTTTGCTCAAATTTTTTAATATAGTTTTTCAAAGTAAAAGCAAGACGTTTTCCAGAAAAATGAGAGGTCAAATTATATCGATCAGGCTGGATCAGTAAATTACCTGTTTTTTTGTGATATTCAATAGTCAAATCTTCTGCAAGAAATGAAAACATATATTTTTCTTTAGATGGAAAAACAAGTTTTAAAATATCATCTTTTAATGAATATTCAAAAACCAACCTAGGGTATTTATCAGAGCCATCAAGAATTTTTAACATCCGTCTGATATTATCAACAATGTCCCATCGTTTGAAATAATTTATCATTGCACATGACTCCCATGATTTAAATTTATTATAACATAAAAAGAAATCAGAAACTATTTTTTTACAATAAATAAAAAACCATATAAAACAAATAGATAAAACACCTGCACTAGATCATTTCAAAAAATTGACTACTGGTATTTGACAAAATTTTTAAAAGTTGTAAAGTTAACTATCATTTCAGGAGAAAATCTATGATTAGGCTACTTACTTCTGTGACAGGTGTATTTTGGTTAATAGGATCTCTTTTATTTTTCATACATACTGCACTGGTTTCGCATAAAATGATTGATAACAATTTTATTTTATTTACATCTGGTTCATTATTCTTATTAGGCATCACGCCTGTCTTATTAGCTATGTTATTATTTTATCGAACAAAAATGTATAAACAAAAAATTCAAAAAATATTTAAGAATATGACAATTGATCAAATGCAGGATGTATTGAGTAAAACAAAGAAATATGATTTCATGGATAATGATGGAGCTATAAAAAACTGGAAAGGAGTGATTTTCTTCTTAAAATTGGGAATACCCAAATATGTCATTATAAAAGATGTAATAGACGAAATTCAAACCAACTTAGTATTAAAAGAAACTTATAGCTATTATGAATTTTAGAAATTGATTGATAGATACGATCAATTATTTATCTTTAAAATAATCTAATTTATAATTAATATTCTTTAATTCCTTCTCTAGAATGCTCTTTCTTACTATCAGTGTGTTTTTTGACAATAACTGAGTCTCGTTAACTTCAACAATATCTTTATTTTCTAAAACAACTCTGTAATGATGAATACCAGAATTGATAATGTCAGATAAAATCTTAACCACTTTCAAACCATTTAAATGAGGTAAGTCCAGTGAATAAACAATCATTGCGTGGAGTGGGTCTTTTCCAATACTCAATATTTTTTTATAGCGAGATTCCCAATAGTGGCTCATAAAGACTGCGTAGAGGGGAAAAGCAAAAAAATTAGTTAGCCATATCATGAATAATAAAAAGGTAGAAAAAAGCTGTTTAAATGTAAAGTAATGATACATATAAGAGAGGTCTGTGTAAACTTCTTTATAAAACTTTTTGTCAAAATTTATTAAAAAAAGTTTTTTACACCAATCACCATAACTCATTCTTACTTTTTGAGAAAATGATAAATCTAAAAATTTATTTTCAAACGTTAAATATTGGCTCATGCTTGTTCTCATCATTCATATTGGTTTCTTTATACATAATAGCAAACAAAAAAGAAGCCAACAAGCATAAGTTAATTAAATAATTAATTCTAAAATAAAATGATAAGTTATCTACAAAAATAATTTTCATGTTTAATAACATTATATTTTTTAACTTTAACGAAACTAAATCTTTTTTCATTAAAATGTCTTTATAAGTGTGAAAAGCTAAATCATTTACATCATCTATTTGGGATTTGAGATAATAAGGCTGAGACATAAGAGCTTGTAACCGTTCTTTATTGGCTACTGAGGATTGTGGAATAATATATTGTGAGATTAAGTGATCATTACTTTTCTTTATTTCTGTAAAAAAAACATAATTGAATAAAGTCATCATAAAGACAGTAAAAATCATAAAATAGTATTTTCCGTGAAGTTTCATTATATTATCCTCTTGAATAGAAGAATCTTATCATAAAAGTACATCAAATCAAGGAAAAAATAAACCATATATCTGAAGAAAATAGACAACACCGCAGTGCTGTCTATAGACTTTTAAAATCAATCTTGCTCAGTATCAAGAAAAATTGGTTTTTCAATCAATTTAGGCTGTTCACCATAAAACATGAATGGCACTTTGTTTTCCACGCTCATAAAGGAAGTCACAGGAACTTCAACAATCTTGTTACGATAAACACCTTCTTTACCTTCTCTATATTGCAGTGGAATACTGGAATCCTCGATACTGACAAAAAATTTCTCGTTACGAACAAAAGTACCATGCTTGAAAAATTCAGGATAGGCTTCAAAGTCAATCCCAGCTTCCTTAAGCATTTCAATCTTGTCAGCCCCGTTTTTGTTCAAAATCGATTTATGTGAGAAAAAAGCTCGTGCTGCCATACTGATCGAGTTTTTTCGAGCATCCATAACTCTCCACAGAAACATATTGGCAACTTCTTCAAAACTGGGCATACTAATAATTCGGCTATCAAACGTAGGCAATTTTTGTTCACAAGCTTCTGGCCATTTTACTGCCGCATAAGTCATGAACTTAGCAGTTGCCAATGCCGCCACGTTACTAACCATCTTTTGAATTTTGCCATCAAAAAAGAATGCTGTTTTAGTGTCATCTCCAAACCATGCAAGGCTGATTTCGTCCGATTGAGTATACCCAACAACCGCCCCTGTTTCTTTAACAAGATATTTAGTAACTTCAATCATCGCTTTGGACATTTCTTCTTCATACGGTCTTTTCATGCCTTTTGTAAACTTACTGAAACCACGGCCATCAATACGAGCATAAATTGGTTTATTACGCTCAAAACGACGTTTTGTTTCTACCGCCTCGTAACACTTCATTCGAGTGCCAAGCGGAAGATCTTTCATTACAACAAGTGATTGGTCTACCATAGTATTTCTCCTTTTGGTCAAGACCGGATAATTATACCAAAAATTTACCATGATTGCTATCAATATGTGTAGATTAAATTCATTTTTCTATACTGAATCAACTGATTTCTCATCTTGATAAAATTTGTACTATCCACGGTCATCAGCGAATCATAATTGTTAAAGCTTTGAGACAATAAATGATGACAATTGAATTCATCTATATTTATACAAGACAAGAACATGGTTAATAATTCATTATCTCCTTTTACATTAAGACTGTAATCAAGCCGTCTCTTTTGATCATCGTAAAAACCAGCAATGGTTAATTCGTTATAATGTAGATTTGAACGAGATTTAATTTGTAGAAAACTTGATTTTAAATCAAAATAAAGAGAAAAATTATCCATAAAAGAAGTATTCAAAAACGTAAAATCTTTTTCAATGCCTGAAACAAATTCTGAAATAGATTCTGGCAATGCTTTCATTAATTCGTTAATATAGTCAAATGTCTTATCATATTTTAAAGGTATACATTTGAAATCAAATATAGAGTTTCTTGTAGTTAAATTAAATTTCAGATCAATTATGGGATCATAATAATCTTTAATACAAATTATATCAACAGGAATATAAAAGTCAGAGTGTTTCAATCTGAAAAACCCATAATAATTAACTGTAGAATTTTTTGAATTTTTTTTATGGATGAAAAAAGTTTCAATATCATTAACATCCAATTGATAAGTTTTGGCAATATCAATGTCGATCTGATTCATCAGAAAGAATTCCAATTGTTCAAAAGGATAATCAAAATAGAATTCAAAAAAATTTTTAAAATGACTGTTCATATAATAATTTCAAATTTTAATCATTTCGCCCAATTTTTTAAAAAAATCCTGATGAGTATGATAATATTTGACTGCATCAAAGTAATTATTGAAATCAGCCATTACGTTATCATCTATTATAGTATGTAGTTTAAGTACACACGACTTAAAAATAGATAAAGGGTCCATAGAATAGCTTTTTTCAAGCATATAATCAGTAGGAATTTTAATAGATGTTTCACCTTGTGTTGTCTTTAATGTAACATAATGATCGTCATCCAAACTTTCTCCATGAATGTTCATAAAAACACTATTACCGTTAGCTTCATAGCGAGAGTAACTATCAAATAAAACATGAGGCAATGGAAGTTGTATTTTATCCGCCTCATTCATTTGATTGTATTTAAGTGAAACAACTTGTTTATGAATAATAGATTGACCGTTACTATGATAGAAATCAGCCAGCATCTTTTGAAAAGGAGTCCAGACGTTGGGCCATTGACTATTTTCAAAAAAATCGTTGAATTGATCAATATTATAATTATCTATTTTATCAACTTCAAAAAAATTACTACTTAAAGCACCCTTATCAAAACAAATACGTACTGAATACTTCAATTCAAAAAATTCATTAAAATTGATGCTTAAAGGAATATAAATATCTTTATACTTGAAAATAAAATCACAACTTCTTTTTCCACGAAAAGAGATGTATTGAAGGATATAAATATCTTTTTTATCAACCTGATTGAATTTTGGCAACATAAGAGACATGGATTGTTTAATAAATTCATCATTGAAAAATTGATCGCTTGACTGAAGTTTTCGATTGCCAATAAGACTAGAAATCATAGTTTGAATCTCCAAAATGTATCCGAATCATACCACACTATTAAAAAATAGTAAATATTTTATATTGTAAAAACAGTAAAAATACAAGAAAATAAAATAATTTGCCAGCTAATTATTGATTATAAAATAATTTCGTGTAAAATAGTTTCATATGGAACTAATATTATAAAGAGGTCGTTATGTCCAATAAGATAAAAGAAATTCAAAATAGATTAGCTAAGCTAAAAGACACCAGTGAAAACTTTTCACTAAATGAAGTATTATTAACTCGGTTATTGTTTAAAACCACAAAACAATTTGAACGCATTATGGATAAAAGAATGCAAGAATGTGGTGGTCTTACCTGTACTTCATGGGGAGTATTAATGGTTACATATGATACAGAGGATAGTAAAATATTACCATCAGAATTGGCCTCAATGTTAAGACAGCCAAAACCTACAATGACTCGTGTAGTGGATGAATTGATTCAAAGGGGGTATTTGGAAAGAGAACATGATAAAAAGGATCGTAGAAAAATATTCATCAGTATTACACAAGAGGGAAAAAAATTCATTATGGATAATATGGGTGCTCACGATGAAATATTAAAAAATATATGGGAAAATTGCAATGTCGAATCTGTTATCAAAGAATTAGGCAAAGCATTAGATAATATGGAGGAAAAATATGATTAAAAAAACATTACCATTAATTATCAGTATGGTAATCACAGGATGTGTAGCTATTCCCAATATTGAATCACCCGCAATAGAAGGTCAAACAATAACATCACTCAACAATCAAAGTTATACAATAAAAAGAGAAAAGTGGTGGACTGAATTAAATAACAAGCAACTTAATCAACTCATGATCGTTATTTTAGATAATAACAAAGATTTAAAACTGCTTGATATTAAAATTGCTAAAATACAGGAACAATATCAATTAAACAATGCCAATAAAAAAATTGGTATAGATCTTGAAGCTACAGCAAACAAACAGAGATTGAGTGGTAACAGTTTCAATCCTGCTGAATATTCAAACCGTATAATAGATAATGATAGTTTGTCATTAAATGCAAATTATGATGTCGATTTATTCAAAAAAATACAACATTTTGGCAATCAGTACATGAGCTTACAAGCAGCAGAAAAGCTGAATAAACAATGGTCTGAGTTAAATATTTCAAATCAGGTTGTTAAATTGTATGCAGATTTCACTTTTTACAATAATCAATCTCGTTTATTAATCGAACAAAAAGAAATTTATCAAGAACTCTTGGAATTGGAACAATATAAAGTATCCATTGGTACAAGCATTGATGATGAAGTTTTAAAACTTAAAAATAATATCAAAGATATGAATACTTTGATTGTTGACAATACGACATCATTGCAACTTACTAAAAATTCATTGATGTTATTGGGTAATAACAATGATAAAATAAACAAAATATTAGCTGTTAATACTGTTGATTTATATAAAACAGAATTAAAGTTGCCAGAATATTATACGGCGGAAGTCATTACTGAACGTCCAGACGTTAAATATTATTTATACAATATTGATGCACAAGAAGAACAACTTGAAGCATTGAAAGCCGATTTCTATCCTAATATCACCATCACAGGGACTGCAGGTTTTGAGTCAATAACTCCGAATTTATTACTATCTAAGTCATCATTGTTTGCAACAATTTCGCCTACATTAAAACTACCCATATTTGACTCTGGACGTATTAAATCTAATTATAGATTGGCAGGATTTGATTTAAATACATTTATTGAAAATTATAATAAAACGATTTCGACTGCATTAAAAGATATTAATGACAATGTTTACAAGTTAAGAAAAGAAAAGAATTCGCTTGAAAACAGTTTTTCAAAATATGAAAATAAAAAAACAATATTTAATAACATGAGCACCAGATACAAGTATGGAACTATCTCACGTTATGAATTTGTACAAGAACGTGATCAACTACTGAGTGAAGAACGAAATAATAATAAGCAATTATTAAGTAGATTCAATCAACAAATTGACCTAATTAATGCATTAGGTGGAATTAATATAATCAACCAAAAAGCAGGAGCTTGAAATGCAACAACAGGAAGAAAAAGTAAAAGGAAACAGTAGTAAAGCCATTAAAAAAATTATTATATTATTATTGGTGGTAGCTATTATTGGTGGTTTTTATGCTTACTTATGGAATACCAACTTTAAATGGCATGAAGAAACCGAAGACGCTTATGTTAATAGTCACCAAAATATGGTTACATCACAATTATCAGGAAATATTGTCAAAGTATTAGTAGATGATACACAGACAGTTAAAAGAGGCGATTTGATTGCTAAAATTGATGATACTGATTACTTACTGACACTGGAGTCGGCTAAAGTTGAATTAGAACAGTCTATTCGAAAATATTATTCTTTAAATAATAATGTCAGCGTATCTTCTGAAACAGTCAATGCGAAAAAAGTAGATTTTCAAAAAAATGAGGTTGATTACAAAAGAGACACTTTATTATTCAAAAAGGGATTGATTAGTCAGGAAAATTATGATGTTGTTAAAAATAATTATAATCAAAGTAAAATTCAATACGCTATTGCTCAAAATAATTTTAAAAATGATAAAGTTCAATTAGCCTCTGAAAGCATTAAACAACATCCTGATGTTGCTAAAAGTATTCTTAATTATCAAAAAGCGGCTATTAATCTGGCAAGAACCAATATTTATGCGACGTTTGATGGTACTATTGCCAAAAGAGCGGTCTCTCTTGGTCAAAAGATCAATGAGAATCAAAATCTATTTACCATTATTGATTTAAATAATGCATGGATCGATGCCAACTTGAAAGAAAATCAATTAAAAAATCTTAAAATAGGTCAAGAAGTTGAAATTGTCAGTGATGTGAATAAACAGCATTATGAAGGTATTGTCAAAGGTGTTTCAGCCGGTAGTGGTAGTGCATTTTCATTGTTACCCGCTCAAAATGCAACAGGCAACTGGATTAAAGTTGTTCAACGAGTGCCTGTAAAAATAGAAATAAACAAAGATAGCATTAAAGAACATGGGTATTTACCTATCGGTAGTTCTGTAGTTGTGGATATTAATACACATACTGAGCAAATATTAAAATCAGTTAAAACTTTAGTCCCTGAATCTACCAATATATTTGATGCGAATTATACAATAATTGACAAGGATGTTGATACTATTGTAAAAACCACTATTGCTAAATTAAGTCAATAAAGGTGTATAATGCAAATACCAATAGCGTTATTACTAGCAACCTTTGCTTTATCAATTGGATCTTTTATGAATATATTGGATTCAACTATTGTCAATGTTTCATTATCACATATAGCAGGTGACTTTGGGGTGTCATCAACACAAGGTACATGGGTAATCACATCATATGCGGTTTCAGAAGCTATCTTGTTACCTTTAACAGGCTGGTTGAGTAAAAGATTTGGACAAGTCAACCTCTATATATGGGGTACAATATTATTTACGATTGCCAGTGTATTATGTGGAATAAGTCCAAGTTTTGAAATTTTACTATTTGCCAGAATACTGCAAGGGGTTGTAGGTGCTTGTATGATACCTTTATCACAAACACTATTAATGAGTATTTATCCAGCCAACAAGAAAGGATTGGCAATGGGTATTTGGTCAATGACGATTGTTATCGCTCCTGTGGCAGGTCCTATTTTAGGTGGATGGATCACTGATAACTGGCATTGGAGATGGAGTTTTTATATCAATATTCCTTTTGGTATCATTTCTTCTTATATTGTTTATAAAATATTTAAAGTTCAAAGAACAAATGAAGTCAAAATAAAATCGCCAATGGATTATATGGGTTTAATATTTTTGGCCGTTGGTGTAGGATCACTTCAACTCTTGCTGGATAAAGGTAACGAACTTGACTGGTTTAGTGATAACTATATTGTTACATTAGGTATTATATCATTTATCTTTATGTCCAGTTTAATTATATGGGAATATTATGCTAAAGATCCCATTGTTGATGTTAGATTATTTTTAAATAGAAATTTTTTGATTGGAGTGATGGTTTTATGTATTGGATCTACCGCTTTCTTTTCGACAGTTGTTGTATTTCCTCAATGGTTACAAAACTACATGGGATATACTGCATTCAATAGTGGACTGGCAACATCCACAACCAGTGTTTTTGTTATCTTCTTAGCTCCAATATTAGGTGCGGCATTATCTAAGGTTGATCCTAGAAAGATTGTTGTTTTTGGATTTATTTGGTTCTTTATCGTATCATGGTGGGGAGCAACAATGAATAATGAAGTGACAGCAGGACATATTGCATTCAATCGTTTATTTCTAGGTATCGGACTTGCCTGTTTTTTCATACCATTAACCAGTATAACATTTTCTAATATAGCACCTAAAGATATGGCAAGTGCTTCTGGTATTTCTAGTTTTATGAGAAATATGGGAAATAGCTTTGGCACATCTTTGGTTATTGCGTATTGGGATCATAGAATGGCAATACATCATGAATACCTAGCTGCCAGCATTAATCAAGCCAATCCAAATTATGAAAATTATATAAAAATGTTGCCTATGCAAGACAATATTACTCAAATGTCATATATAAATAACATCATCAACGGTCAGGCTGCAGTGATGGGACTTAATGATATCATGTTGTTGAGTGGTATTATCATGCTGGTATTGATACCTTTTGTATTGTTGGCAAAGCGACCCACACATCACATAGAAGGTGGAGGTCATTAAAGGTCGCTAAGGCGGCTTTTTTATTGATCTTTTTTAATCTTATTTTTCATTAATGCTTATCGGAAAAGTAGTTTTAATATTGTACCATTTCAACAATAGATGATATTTTCTCAACATGTTGAAGAACAGTTGTCATATCAGTAAATGGACCTATAAGGGATTCTTCATATAGCTTATGATTCAAGATGGAAGAAAACAAAAGACCCCACGCCTTGTCTAAATTTTCTGAATTTACTATAATGTTCTTATAGCCATTCATCAACATTGAAAAATTTCTACCATCATAACTAAACGGCATCCTATTATTGTAACAGGTGCTTTCTTTCTGATAATGCGTGATAAAGAAATAGGAAGATTTTGTAATGATGTCATATCCAATATTCAAGCTTTTCCCATTAATAGAATCAACATAAGGATAAAAATATAAATACTCTAGTACATTTTTTAATTCATTTGATAAATAAAGAGGCAATGCACCTAAAATTTTGTTCAAATACTCATCTGTTTTTTCTAGAAATACAGTTTTGATATTATTATTTATTTGGTATTTATTTTGATCATGACCGTAAATAACAGTAAGATATAGATTAATATCAAGCTTGACTATAGGTTTTTGTGCATGAACAAGCGATTCAAAAACAAAGGGAACCAGCAAACCATTGATATTAAAAAATCCTTCATCAAGTAGTGCCGTTTTTTTTAAAGCCACATCGTCTCCCTCATAAGCTATATGATTAGTATAGATGATGTCAACAGGACATTCAAAAAAATGGCTGGCTCGTTGAGTAATCAAAGAGTTTTCATATTTGATAGGCTGAATGACTCCAAAATAGGGATCTTCAATAATAGGCATCTCACAACTAGACATAAATACACTCCACATATTTAATAGTATAATAAAACTTTGTACAAAAATATTGCTTAATAATTATATATTTTTTGAATTTTAGCCATTGAAACAAAATCAGTATTGATATCACATAAATTTTCAAATGTCATAAAATCAAGACCACTCAATCTAAATCCTCTATCACAAACAGCAGAAAAACTATCAAAATTTCCAAAAAAATTAGCTTCTGCATGACATCCATCAACAGTTGTAATAAAATCAACAATAACAGATTGATCGGTAAATCTTAATTTGATACAAAAACTATAAGAACCACTACCTATTAGGTATTCTATTAAATTTACTTCTGTTTCTATATCAAACCTATAACTAAAATAAGCACTTTGTTGAAAATTAAGATTGATTAACATATCATTTAATATATTCAAATAAGTTTCATGCTTGATAAATTTACTAAAAACTTTTTTAATTTCTTCAATAGAATTGTAAGGGTCGCAAAGTAGTAGATGTTCTGATTTATAGATATTAAAGAAAAAAGAAACTTTATTTAAAACAGCGTGACAAGCCCCATGATCATAAAAATAAGGAAAATTATCTTCCATCATACAGTAAATACTATTTAATGAACAACAAGCCATGATAGGTACTGCATCTTTATTAAAAAAAGATTTAATCAAGTCATCGTCTTTCATCCACAAGGAAATAGATTTATCAAGATTTTTACAAGACGGATACTGTCTCAAAATTTTGTTGATTGTTCTACGATGCATACAAGACCCTCTTAGTGATAGTAGTATATCAAAAATCACAGCTAAATACAACGCAAATATATTATAAAAATAGTTGATCCATTTATGTATATTATGATACAATTACTCAATAAGTAGAGGATAGATAAATGGGTCGTCAAACTAGAATAAAAAATGAAAAAGAAGAAGCTTTTGAAAACCAATTCAAAAATGTCTTCGGGCATCATTCAAAAAATAAAAAACTGGCTCTTGCTTCTCAAACAGAAAAACCTCTGCTGGATGATATTGACTCCGAACTACTACAAAACGCTGTAAACTCAGTAGATACATTCAAATGTAATCTTAAAACAAGTAACCGTACAAAAAAAGTCACGTTACTGGCCAAACATCTTTTCTCTAAATATAAAGCACCTAAGATTTTGGAACAGGTATGGGACTCAAAATATAAAACCATGCAGCGTAGCGGTACAATCAATAAGTCTTTTCTTGAATACAAAAAATGGTTTGTTTGTGTCGGCACAGGTGGTTCGATACATAAAGAATTTTTCAAAGGTTTTTTGACTAAAAAAGAAGGGCATACTTTTTTAATGTGTCCTTACACTGATCTCAGTGTTGAACAAGCTTTAGTCTACTCTATTGCTGTATGTGAGAATTCCAATGTTGGAAATGCTCTTCGTATTGCTAAATCAAAATTGAATGAAAAAAATATTAAAGATGAGTTCTGGAAAAATGTCATAAAGTTTTTTGCCCAAGAAGGTAAAACACCCGAATCAATAAATGCAATTAATGATTTGGTAGACTTCATTGTTGCAGAAAAAGCAGCGAACCGTCATTTTTCTGTTTTTGGCAATGGACTAACATTAGATTCACTAAAGAAAAGAATGATCGACTGGCATTATGCTTTGCGAAGAATGAAAGCAATGGGCAACATTGAATGGGAAGGTCATGATATTGATGATTTTTTACTTATGCGTAACGAAGATAAATTAAATGAAGAAAAATGGACAATCAATCAGATTAAATCAGCAAAATTACTAATGGAAGAAGGTAATGCACAACACCATTGTGTAGCCAGTTATAAAAATAATTGCATCAACGGTAATATTTCCATTTGGAGTTTGAAAATGAATGGAAAAAGAAAAGTAACGATAGAGTTAAGAAACAATGGTTCGATTGCTCAAGTAAGAGGATATGCCAACAGAATGGCAACAGGTGAAGAAAATTCAATTATCATTGAGTGGTGCAAAGTAAACAATTTTTATGGATATAGAGGGTAATTATGAATAAAATGATGAATAAATTTTTACAACCCAAAGTAACATTCAGAAATAGAAAGTTATGGGAAAATTTATATGGCGAAGAATCCCATCCGCCTTCTGAAGGCAATCATTTTGTACCCATGAAATATTTGAATTTTCATGTATCACAAGGTTTTAGAGTGTTTAGATTAAATGCTCGAAAAAGTGGATTGACAAGATTCAATAAAATATGATATAGATACATTCAACCATTGGGAGATCAACGATGACTATCAAATATAGAGTAGACTATTACGAAAGTGAACGCGGCTGGGGAAATGACAGTTGGACTACTGAATATGCAACTGAACAAGAAGCCTTGAAAGCGACTACTGAAACAAACGAAAAATATTGTTCTACATCATCAACGCCTGATTATTATATCAAGGCAACCTATGTTGGACCTGTTGAAGTGTCATAAATGCTTTTAGCATGGATTTGAAATTTTTAAACATGGAAATGATTGTATAAAAAGACTCCTAAGAGTCTTTTTTGTTAAACCATTGCTGATAACTTTGTAGTCTATGAACTTGAAATCCAAATGTATCAGCCCAAAACAAATCGTCTTTATCTTTAAACCTATGATGGCTTTTTTTACGAAGATAAGTAGAATAAGCTTTTTCATGATTGCTTCTGATCTTTTTGAATTCATTCAACTGTAATAGACTACCAGAAAATATAGATTCTGTAATAAGCTTTTTCAAAATATAACCTTGTTTGTTGTTGCCGACTTGAACATGCTGATTCAATAGCACAACCGAAGTTTCTTCTAAAATTTGAAGTCTTGTTTTTGAAACTAAGCTATTAGTTACTTCTAAAAGACGTTCTAATCCAAAGCCTATATCTATACAGTCGCCAAGCGTATTAACAATGTTACCTATCTCAATGTCATTCTTGTAAAACTCAGTGCAATATCCACCAATACTGCCATCTGACCAAATACACTCATCATCAAGTTTAATGTCTACCAAATATTTATCATAAAGATATCGCCATTCTTCATACTTATCAGGATGTATAGTTACATAATCTGGAATGATGCCTAGTTTATTCATAAAAGAATACATGAAATCAATAGATTGCTGTAAGCTCCATTGTCTGAATGAAAATAAACCAATCATTTCGAATGTTAAAAAATGTGTTCCATCGCCTATTTCTTCAAGGTCATTGACTCTTAAACATTGTTGAATATTAGAAAAAGTATCAAAGTATGATAAATCAGAATAGCGGTGTTTGAAATGTTGCATACCGGAAGTAGTAAAAAGAGTGGTATCGTCAGGACTAAGAACAGAAGAATTTATATGGAAGTCCAAATCATATAAAGATGAATGTTTTTGGTAAATATCAATAATTAAATTGCGTTTAGCTGTGACATAGCTTCCTCCTATTTATAAAAGTTGTCTATTATAGAATAACATTCGAGCTACTATTATGTCAATAAAAATATTATTGTTATTTTTAAATATTCATCATTTTTAATATTTTAAAAGTATCATTATTAATAATAGTGGTGGAAGGTATGCGGTTTATAATGACTGTGCTGAAATAATCAATAAAATGAATATAAGCTTGGTCTAGATTTTCAAAATCATGATCATATATAATATTAGGACCATTTTTCACCTGAATTTTAATATTCAATCCAAATATTATTTTGAAATTTTGTTCATTATAAAAAAAGAATTCAGATTCTGAAACTATCTTAAATAATTCAAAATTTTCAAGACTCTTTTTATTAATTTCTAATGATGGCATAATTATAGAAAAATGATTTATTGTCAATCCGTTAATAGCAGATTGATAGAGAATCAATGCATTAATCAATTGGATTGTTTTTTTAGACCAATCATTAAGAAAGATATGGTTTAAAAGTGGCTCGATATGCCTTATGAAAGCTACCGGAAATAGAAGTCTTTCATTGCCATAACTATTATTAGGATGTTGAGCTTTTATTGACAAATCAACCACCGGTTTTTTTACCATAGAACTTAGCGTTTTAGCCCTATTAATAATAGACGAAATCATGACTTTATCATAATTTTTGTCCATATATTGAGCCATGATACCTTGATTGTATTTTTTATTGATTGATGATTTATAATGCGGAGCATTAAGATTGTATTTCGTATGAATTATCGTTCGTATGTGAGCCAAATTGTCAACTGTATAATCAAGATTGTAAGTATTTTTAAAATATTCCTTTGTCTTTTGTACCAAAATTAATAGGAATTGCTCTAAGCTTGATGATTTTTTAAAATCAAAACAAACGGACATCAGTGAAAAATCTATATCATCCGTTTCATTTAATGATATATGAAAAAAATCTTTAATAAGAATACTAACTGTATCGCTTTTAAAAATAAAAAACAAGGTGGTATTTTGATTTCTTTCTTTAAACGGAGTCTCTGTTTCTATCAATGAATCTAAATAATTAAAATGATTATAAATATTGTAGGTATCATCTTTTTTCAATGGGTGGAAAACTAAATCTATTAAGTTATCAATTGAAGATTGTACTGATATTGTATATTCTTTTTTTTGTGCAGCATGATCACCAACAATAGGTATGTCTATGGTATTGAAATTTTTGGATTGTAAGAATTCTTTAAAGTCTTCTTTTTTTAATTTTGTATATTCAAAAAGCATAGTAGCTCCTATTAAATTTCAATCATGGACAAAAGATTAAATGCATTTTTGGGATCTTTTCGAAACATTTCAATATCTACTTCTTTATTGGGAAAATAAATTTTATAAACAAATTCGAGAGGTCGATTCATTAATGTATCTATCAAGTCCTCAAACGAATATTCAATACCAGAAATACTGTGCATCTTTCCATGTTTCTTTATTTTCATAGAAATTGTCCATGTGAACTTATCATCTGAATCTACACTGATAGAAGCATTGAATAAGATATGATTAATTAACTGAATATTATAATCCTGATTATGATAGTAAAGATTTCGAAAAGGTTCAATTGAACACTTTGTCTTTCCTGTATAAGCATACTTGTCATCAAACAGATGCCCTACGTCAATCCATATATCATAAGCAGAATAAATACTTTTAAAAGGTGGAGTCGATTTCGGCATATATTCCAGAGTCATAATATTTGCCCAATAAGAACTAAAATAAGATTTGTATTTGATAGTCAAAGAAATACATTCAACCTGTTCATAGTCTCTAAATGTACAAATTTCATAAATACCATATCTTGTAAATAAAAGCTTGCTTTGCTCTAATAAATCTAGTAATTTATGATCAAGGCTTCTAATTTCATCTGGTTCTGTCCTGATTTTTAGTTTTTTAATCATCTTCCGATATTGATAATCGTTAAAAAATTTACTTGAAGTTGAATGATAAATAAATCTTTTCTCAGAACTAGACATCGCGAACCCTCTTTAGATGAGTGAATCTTATCATATTTTAATACTAGATACAATAAAAAAGGTTAAGATAAAATGAATAGTAGGAAATTTGAGACAACCGAAACACAAAATAACACTAACACAAAGATTGTAGAAAAAAGAATTGAGTCAACCATGAAACAAGAGCAAAAAGGTGTTGGCACCATGTATTTTATGTTTGCCATACTGTATTGGATTCTGCTGTCAATATTATTTCAATAGAGGATTTTTTGTTATGTCTGAAATCTGTGTTATTTGTCAAGCAAATGCCGTGTATGAAAAAATAAAATACGATACAGTCATGATTGATGGCTGCAAAGTCAATTTCTTATTCAGAACACTTGAATGTTCTGTTTGTGAGTCGAGATACAGCAATTATCAACAATCAAGATTGAATAAACTGGCTGCTATGCAAGCATATGATAAAATCAAAAATCCAAATTGAGAAATCCACTCAGAAAAGATTTTGTCGAAAGAATTGACTCAGTTTCCGAGTTATCAACTAATACACCTTGAATGCCTATTGTTTGTGCAAATTTAATATTTTTGGCATTGTCATCCACCAATATAACTTCTGAGTTTAAGATTTCTCCTTTATTTTTTTTGTACCAATCAATAACATGATTAAATGCATCCTGATCAGGTTTGACTTTTCCTATTTCGAAAGAATAAAAACAATAATCAACATGATTTGCTAAGTATGTTTCAACAGGCTCAGCATACTCTTTTGCAAGATTCGATAACAGTACAACAGTATACTCTTTTCTCAAATTTTCAAGCTTATGACCTATGTCATTCAAATAAGGTTTGATTGTACTTAGTTCAATTTTAATCTCCAATTGCAAACGTTCAATACATTTTACGACAAAATCTCGTTCAAATGAACAAGATAACAATGCCAACCAATCAATATTTTTTTCAGACATCAGTTTTTTTCGAAAGTCTCTTGGATCAATTCCAAAAGCATTCAAAAAATTTCCATGCGGGTTACTGATGGTTGATGTCAGCAGTGTACCATAGCAATCGAATATAATAAGCTTTTTTTTCATTATGACACCTCTTGGTTTAATTATATATAGAAAATAAACAAAAGCAAGGTTTTTGATTTCTAAAATACTTTCAAGACTGTTGTTAGTTTATAAAAAATAATGTATAATTAAAATATCACAAAGCAAAAAAGGAGATTTTTTATGAAAGAATATTCGACACCTACGATTAAAACAGAGTACAATCGTAATAATATGGTTGGATTTTTTAGAGAATATCAAACAAAATTAGGAGAGCGTAATAAATACGCTTACGAAACCGGTAATTTAACCAATATTGATCATATATCCGAAGAGGTTGGTTTTGAAGGAGTTAAAGATGAAATTGTCAAGTGGTTGTCTGACATGTCAAAAGCTGGTTTAATTGATTCAAAAGATTCTGAAAAGGTAGATAATTTATTAACCAGTGCTTATGAAAAATTAAATTCACAAGTCATCTATGAAAAAATAGAAGAACTTGATCATAGACTAAAACAAAAACTAAATAATCTACAACGCTCATTTGACGAAGCTCCTGAAAATACAGGATATCTAACTAAAATTTTACAGATACAAATATTGGGTCTAAAAATAGACAAAGTTGATACAATCAATAAAATCTTGGAAAAAGAAGGTGTATACGTTTCTAAAAATTATTTTGAAAATAGTAATAAAGAACGAGGTAATTTTTATGTGTCAGTTTATGCTGATAACCAAGACAAATTAGTCGATATTCAAGATAAAATAACAGTTGAATCTCTAAAAAATAATTTCAAAGGCAATGTCAAGATATCAAATATTCTATCAGCAGAAGAAGCTTTTAAATTTATGACGGATGTAAGAAATGATGTATTAATTGGTAGTCATATAGATAAAATAGTAAAGCCAATTCATATGCATCCTGAAAAACCAAAAAATGTTGGTAAATTAAGATTATAATAAAAAAGACCTAATTAGGTCTTTAAATTATATTTGCTCTAATAACTGCTGAGGATTACCTGAATGTTGAGATACTTTCCACTAAAAAAGCATAATATCACTATCAATGATAGTAATACTTCATTTTTATTGTCCTACAAGCATACAACAGAAATACCTGTTGCACCTCATCCGGGATCATTTGGATATGTTAGAAAAAATCATATTCACGAGGGCGTAGATCTTTATGCCAATGATGGAGATGAAGTCATTGCTATTGAAGATGGAGTCATAGTAAATTTGGTTGCCTTCACTGGTTCAATCGCAAATTCTCCTTGGTGGAATGACACTTATTCCATTATGGTACAGCACAAAAACTATACACTGAACTACGGAGAACTTATTCCTATTGAAACGTTGGTGATAGGTTCGCAAATAAAAGCTGGTCAAATTATTGGACACATTAAAACAGTGCTTTTGAAAGATAAAGGTCGTCCAATGGCAATGCTTCATCTTGAAATGTATACAAAAGAAACCTTAGAGCCTATTAAAGAGTGGTCGCTTAATCAACAAAAGCCTCATTATTTACTTGATCCTACCGAATTATTAACAGATATTATTCTCAATGGTTAAACTTATTAAAACTGATACTTGATTAATTCAATAGATTTTTTATATAAGTATAATGAAAAAAATGCAATTGATTTTTTTTTAAAATTACGTTACAATCTTCGTAAATTAAGGAGTTATACATGTTCAATAAAGATATATTCGTTGTTAAAGCCTCTGATAAAATAGATTTTGTCAATACTATGGAAAACTACAAAAATTGGGTTTATAAATATATTGAAGAAAATAAAGGTATAACCATTTCGCAATACTTACAAGATTCAGATACACAGGAAAAAACGATTGAAGAAATTTTTACACGTTATAATTTTCTGAGCAGTGTTCAAAAAACTGAGGCTGTTAATGAAACTTATGAATTCTTGATTGCTGAATATCAAAATTTCTCTAATCCCTTCAACCAAGATCCGCTTTATTATGAATTCATTAAATCATTAAAGACGGAATCAGTGATTGATGAACGGTTAAAAGAACGTTACCTGAAAGGTTTTGAACATAGCGGTATTAACCTATCAAAAGAAGATCAATTGAAACTCAATGAACTGCGTCAAGAACTTTCAACACTCAGTATGACCTTTTCTAAAAATCTAATTGATTCTAAAAAAGAATGGTCGTATGTATTAACCGATGATGTAAAATCGACCTTATCAGAAAAGGATCTTGCCTATTTCAAATCTATTGATAATCAACTTGTGTTGAAATTCAATCAAAATGATATGGGTGATATCATGACAAAATCCGAATCAGATGCCTTAAAACAAATTGTCTATACTGCCTCTGATTATCCGGGGTCACCTAAATCAAGTTTTGATAACACACTGGTCACTAAAAGAATTCACACTTTAAAACAATCCATTGCCAAAATATTGGGATATTCTAACTATACTGCATTGGCATTGGAAGATCGCATGGCTGAAAGTTATTATACCATTACCAGTTTTCTGAGTCGTATTGAAGAAAAAATGAAACCACTGGCTTTGATTGAATACAATCAACTTAATAAATTTGTTGAAAACAAATTTGGTGTAAAGGATATTCCAAAATGGAATCGTGGCTATTATGCCAACATCAAGCGAGAAGAATTATTGAAATATGAATTCAATATGGAACGTCCTTATTTCAAACATGAAAAGGTATTTAAAGGCGTATTCTCCTTGGTAGAAAAACTTTTTGGATTTACTTTCGTAAAAGACGAAGATGCTTTTGTCCTGCCTTATGCAGATACTGAATGTTATCGTGTTTACGAAGGCAATGTATTAAAGTCATATTTAATTATTGATATGTTTGAAAGAGAACTAAAAAATTCAGGAGCTTGGGTACAAGGCTTGTCCAGCGTTACATTGAATGATGTAGGCTTGGTAGTGCTCTGCTGCAATGTCAACAAAAAAGACATTGGTATGGATATTGATGAAATTAATACATTTCTACATGAGATGGGTCATGCTGTACATCACTTTAGCTCAAAAGTAAAATACTCAAATATGTCAGGAACGAATGGAATGGCTAGAGACGCGGTTGAGATTCCTAGTCAGATGCTGGAACAGTTTGCATATGATAAAAAGTTTTTATGTGAAATTTCAGGTCATGTTGAAAACGATAGTACCATTCCAGATGAAATGTTAAATTCTATCATTGCTTCTAAAAATTATAGTATCGGCAGTCATTATGCACGTCAATTGGTTTTTGCAAAATTTGACATCAATCTATATCATGATTTTGAAGGTGACATTGCAGAATTTTACAAGAAGATTGCAAATGATATACTGCCTAGCAAAGTAAACGATGATACAAATTTCACCAATACGTTTAGCCATATTTTTGCAGGTGGTTACAGTGCTGGTTATTATGGCTATCTGTGGGCAGATATTTATTCTATTGATGCATTCATGCATGTGTTGGAAAATCAAGAAAATAATGCTAAAAAATTTAAAACTGAGTTTCTGGAAAAAGGTAGTAGTATTGAGCCTCTAAACCTTTACAATAACTTTCGTGGTCAGGAAGTAAGTTTGGATAATTTCATGAAATATTATGGAGTGGCGTAATGCTACTTTCTGATAAGCAATATGAAAAATTAACAGATTTATTTATACCTGAGATAGATTATAGAGATGTCTTGAATATGGATTCAAAGGTTGGCTTCAAGCCTTCCTTTCATATTGAAAACAAGATTATAGAGATTGGTAATGTGCCATCTCACCTGATCAGAAAGAAGTATAGACTGATTAGTCATGAAGTCCCCAATCATTATTATCAGAACATAAAATTGATTAGAAAGTTAGAATCTTTTTTGGAATGTAAGCCATTTCAACTATATGTTGCAAATGATTATAGTCACTTAATCAATGAATCTTTTTGCCATTTAAATATCAAAAATAATACATTGTATTACAGAGAAAAGTATGAGATAATTTGCTATCCATCAAAGGTGTCAGGTCTAAAAGATCCCTTTTATATTAGTACAGATGAGTTCATATTTTTGTCTGAATTAAATAAGATGCTAAATCCATTAGTTGAAGAAATCTACAATAAATCATTTAGTGATTTGACAAAAGATGAGCTAATGACAGTCAAAATGTATCATGAATAAAAATATAAGTAAGGTATAAAATGAATGTAGATGAAGCATTGTTAACTTTGAAATCCAAATATCTCATTACAGATTTGAGTTCATTATCTGCAAAAGATGCTGAATTAATGAGTGAACATACTCAAATAGATGATTTACTCAATACTGGTCATTTGTTTGAAATTGGTTTTTACAACAATAATGATAAAAGTCTGCTAGTTAATTTTTATAGTAAAATAAAAAATGTTCAATATGAAATTACTTGTCCTATTACTAAGTATGGAAAGGATATTCATATACAGATACCAAAATATCTGATCAGAAGAAACATATACAATACGTTTAGCGATAAAAATATGTATGTAACTTCTGGCAATATGAAATTTATTGAAAAGCTAAAATATTTATATAACGTTAAAGACATGATGGAATATTTTAAATTATATGGATACACTATTGAAAAAAAATGTCTTTTTATTATAAATAAAAGCCAAAATACTATAAATATTGAATATATAGAAAAATACAATTTGTACTTGAATATGAACATAAATTCAAAAGAAAAATTTTACTTAACAAACAGTAAAAGAAATGATTTTTCACATGGAATTAGTCAAGAACTTGATAAGGCATTGACACAAAAATTATTTGGGAAAGATTTTAATAAGCTAAATACAAAAGAATTAGAAATCTTAAAAGCATATTTATATTGAGGAAGAAAAATGAAATTTAAAAAAGTTACTGAAAATACAATAGGCAATGATTATGTTATAGGAGACATCCATGGTTGCTATGATCTTTTGATGGCTAAATTAAAAGAAATAAAATTTGATTTTGAAAAGGATCGTTTATTTTCTGTAGGTGATTTGGTCAATAAAGGTGATCAATCTTTGAAAGTGTTGGGCCTTATTAAAGAAAAATGGTTTTTCCCTGTTATTGGAAATCATGAATTGATTGTAATTGAAAACTTTAGATACGGTCGATATCCTTTTCATCTTTCTGAATATGGCGGTGAATGGTTTCTTAATCTCAATCACTATGACAAAGAAGCCATAGTAGAACGACTAGAAGCAATACCTGTCGCTATTGAAATTCCTATTAATGGTAAAAAAGTAGGTATAGTTCATGCAGAAGTGCCTGATCATGATTGGAGCTTTTTCAAAGACGAACTTGAAAACATGAAAGATACCGATAACGAAATAGTCAGTGATGCCTTATGGTCGAGAACAAAAATAAAAGTACAGAATGACAGAAATGTAAGAGATATTGATTATGTCTTTGTTGGTCATACGATATTACCTAAACCTGTAAAGTTGGGCAATGTATTTTATATTGATACAGGTGCTTTCAAATCTTTAAATTTAACAGTAATGAATATGAGGGATTTAGTGAAATAAAAAAAGACTTCTTAAAAGTCTTTTTTTTAGCATTTATTTTGCTGTTTTTTTACAGACAGCAAATATATCCACAATATCACCATTTGGCAAATGAAGACTTTGGCCTAAATTACCCTTATAGAAAGCAGTGTTGCCTTTAATAATTCTTGAATCGTAACTAGGAAAGATTACACCAGAAGTATTGTTAATCGTTCCAGCAGGAAATTTGACATCCGTACTGTTGTAAGTAACAGTACCAAAACTACCCAATTTTGCATCTGTAAAAACTTTTACGCCTTCTGGTCTAGCAAATTCTTTCCAGTAGTAGGCTTGCCCAACACTATCAGTGTTATAATTATATCTGCAATTATCTTGATCCCATTCCTGATCAGGGGCATTGTCATCTTGATTATTATAAAGAGGCTCACCTGATATACAAGTTTCATAGTAAGTTGCATTAGGATCAGTGATGGGCATAAGCTTACCCTTAAAACCATTAATGACATACTGATTTTCAAAAATAACTTCTGAGTAAGGATATCCTTGAGAATTATAACCAGTTACATATGCAGATAATGGTGGATTAGCATAATCTAAATTGAATTTGCAGGTCACACCCGGATCTGTTGGTAATGGATCTGGAACATCAAACACAGGCTCATTGGAAACAAATTGTATAGAACCATCTTGAAGATGACCACCGGCAATTTTTTCCAATGGCATTTTAACAAAATAATCAGCTTGAGATAGACTAAATGGTATGATTGTACAAAATGAGATAGTAAACATAATCTTTTTCATAATTGCTCTCGAATTATTGTTATAATTATATTATACAATTTTATTTATATAAAACAATGTTAATTACCAAATTTTCTTTATATGTGGGCTTCGAAAAAGCCAAATTTATAATTAATTTTAAAATTTATACCCAACCAAAGTCTCTAATTGGTAGCTTCTAACAATAAATTTTCTAATATTAAATATTATATAATTTTTTTAAATAGTATTAAACTATCAAGTATATTTTTATTATCAATTTCAGTAATTGAAGATTACATGATATATATAAATTACAAATTAAAGGATAAAAAAATGAAAAAAACATTCTCATTTGCAATATTACATTTTAGTGTAGCCTTTTCTGTCGCGTATATATTGACAGGCAGTATTTTGATTGGTGGTGCCATGGCGTTGATTGAACCAGCCATTAATACAGTTGTTTTTTATTTTCATGATAAGGTGTGGAAAAATATAGAAAAGAAAAAAAATAAAAAGAACCAATCACATTTAACAACGGTAGCTGTTTAAACATAGATTAAAAATATATCGAATCTACTATATTATTTATTTTTTTTAGATCTATAATTTAAAAAAAGCGAGGTGTTTTTATGTTATTAGACACAGTAGAAAAGGTTTTGGACAGAAATCCGACTGAAAAATACACAATAGAAGAAATAGCCACTATTCTTATTCTTGAAGGATATGAAGTACAAGACAAGAAAAAGCTTAAAGCTCAGATCATACATAAAATAAAAAATAATAAAAGTCGAGTTAATTTTTCTTTTAAAGAAGAAAAAGAAGGGCTTTTAGTTTATGCTAGGAAAAAGACAAATCATAAAGGTATTGAAAAGATTTCTAGCAAATGTAAGAAAATTAATATAAAATTGACTGCAATTATTTTGATGATACTACTGATAATTACAGGTTATGTATATTTAATTGGAGTTTAAAATTAATACCGTTAGAAACCCTTTAAAATTTCATTTTATTATTGGTCTTTGATAAATACTTTATTTCCGACAGTATCTGATCATGAGTATTTAACCAATGATGATGAAGTAATGAAATTTCACTAAACTTAACATATCTACGCTCTATTGATTCAAAATCAGCTTTGAAAGGATATGCATGAAAATCAGTGACTGCATAAAATAATTGATAACCTATCTCGGGATAACCTAGATTTTTTGCTGCAGTATTTTCTCTGTTATCTACTCGAATAGCACCCAGTAACGTATATTCTTTAATAGCAATAGAGGCTTCTTCCATTGCTTCTCTGATCAACGCTTGTTCTGGTGTTTCGCCCTGTTCTATATGCCCTCCAATAATATCCAGTCCTCGTTGATTAACTGTAAACAATACTTCTTCATTCTGGATAGGAAAACAATGGACAGAACTTATGATAGGTTTACTTAGTTTTAAATATTCTTCTGCATTCAAAAAAAACAAATAAACAACTTCATCTCCAAAAAATGCTGCTTCTTCAACGTTTTTCATAGTATTTTTCCTATTTTGACTAGTCTATCAGCATTTCGTCTGAAAAGCAATTAAAACTTGGTTACTCTTAATTGACACTTTTTCAATACAATGTTATGATGACAATCAAAATTAAAGCTGAAAAGTCCTTTAAAAAGAGGCACTTCGATAAAGCAGGGAGTTTTTAATGCAAGCCAGTATTATATTAAATATATCATTTTGTAAGGTAATGAATCAGAAATTTGCTTTCTTATCAACCGATGAAGTTTTCTTTAAAGAATATCTAAAAGGTCAAAATGAATCATTGACAGATATGGATTTCTCGATGACGGAAAAAGTCATAGAGATAAAAGCTGATGATGATTTGTCTTTATACAATGCATTAACAAAAATCATAGAAGAAAAATCTATAATCATTGCAGAAAGGGTCTCAAACCTCACAGAACTGTTTACATGGTTAAAAATAAAAGGTGGCTCTTACGAACCAGTTGAAAGTTGGGATACATTTTTGTATGAGAATAATTTATTAGATGACTGGCTGGCTGGTAATCTTACTATCATAATGGGCCATTTCAAAAAAGAAATTAATGAAGAATCAGGTTCTAAAAGAGTTTTTAGCCAAATCACGATGAAGCTTGATATTCAAGAAAAAATATGGGCTTTTCCTTTGCTGTTTGAAGGTGATAAGAATAGAACAGATGCATTATATAATGATTCACCTTATGAAGTAAAAAACAGGATTATCAGCGTTATAATAGGTAACAGAATGATTAGTGCCAATCAGGCATGGTTAGAAGAAATGTTATTACCACCTAAAGTTCCTGAATACCTTTCTAATATTATACCTCTCAATCTAAAAACCGGCAGTTAATATAAGACTTGACACCCGTTAAGTCTTTTTATTTTTAATTTGATAAAAATTAAATAAATATTGACTTAAATAAAAAAAACCATAAAATAGTAGTAATTTTTAATGAGGTAAAATATGAAAAGATTATTGATTGCAATTGTTTTATTAATATCATCCACTGTGTATGCAGATTCTAACAATGTAGAAAGTGTCTTATTGGATATCAAAAAAAATTTGGGCAATGATGCTTATGCCATGCAATTGGGCACGTACCTAAAAGATCATCAGAATCAAGTTTTAATTATCAAAGAGGCTTTGCGTCATGCTGCAATCGTAAGTTCTGCCAATAGAGAAAATGTATTAAACATGATGACAAAATCGGCTTTGATCAATGCAAAAGAAAGAATTGATATTGAAAACCAAGTTAAAGATTACAAAATAATCGTTAATCAATTTAAAAATAATGTTGCGGATATTGATATTAATACATCTTATACTACCTACAGATGTACAGGTATTGAGAGTAGACTTTTTGATTTGAACGCAATATCACCTTTCAAACGAAACTTGAGAATCAGCGATGTAAGTGCTCATCAAGATTTTTTACAGTTCTTTAGCAATCCAAATATTGTCATAACGCATATACCATCAGCAAAAGCAGTTATAGATTATGTTCGTCAAAATAGTAAAATTAAATTTATAAATCTAGAAGAAAAATTAATCTCTAATAATGCTACTGCCGTATCTATGTATCCCAAAGTAATAAAAGATAATGAAACTTATCTAATGTTTCCCTATAAACTTTATCCTTATGAAGCCAATAACTTATCTGAACTTACAATGATGGAATATGGATACTTTGCTCTTAATTTGAAGATAGTGGGCCGACTGACACCTGAAATTTATAGAACATTTATAAAAATATACAGAAGAAATGCTTCATTCTGTTTGTATTCAACCACTCGATAAGGATTAGTATGAGCATTGAAAAATATAAAATATTTGTAGTGGATAAGAATGCTGATGATTCAGTAGATGCTTTAACAGAAACTGCGTCTTCTCTTTTAGACTACTTGGGTACACATCGAATAGAAGACATTGATTTTACAGGTTTTAAAGTTAATGAAGTTAATCCACAACATTTATGTGTTATTTTGAGATTGACCTATATTTGGTCTAGTAAAATAAAAGGATGGGATGAAGCTTTAAGTGTTGCAAAAGAAGCTTCATTAAAAAATAATTTTGAACCTTCTGATATTTTGTATGGCTTGCTATGACTAAGCTATTGAAAAAAAATTATACTACAATAACTTTGGAGATTACTTATGAGAGAAGATAAAATCATTGGCTTAACATACAGAGCACAGTTATTCCAAGAAAAACTATTAAAAGAACACAAGATTATACGTCAAGAAATTATAAATATTCAACAACTAGCATTTTCCGATGATTATTTACAGGGTTTGAAATTTTGGGTTGAACCTAGTATGCCAGAAGTCAATGCCGAAGAATACTATGAAGAAGTCCTACAATTTGATCCATGGTGTTCTGGCCCATTTTATTTTACTTGTTTCAAACATGTAATTGTAAAAAAAGCGAATCAAGTGTTAGAATTGGGAAAATGCTATGAATGGTATAAAGATCCCATGATTGAAAGTCTATTTGATGTGAAACTAGGATGTCATAACCTTTAATAACGAAATAAAATCCAATAAAAAAGCCCTTTCGAGGGCTTTTTATATTACTGGGCTACTTACTTCTTGCTTACTGGAATCTCTTTATAAGCGGGCTTTGTGGTGACCACAGGAACAGATTTTTCATTGACTGCTGGTGTTTTTTTCTTAAACGGCTTTTTAGGTGCCGGAATTTTTTTCTTATCTAAATCTGCTTCAAATTTAGCAAAATCTGTACGATCTTTCTTTTCAATCACTTCAATGATTTTTCTTAATTTCCAAGTGTTCAATTCTTTTACAGGTCCATTACCTGTGTAAAAACGAAATGCTTTGGACATTAGCCAGCCTTCTTTAAACAATTCTATTAAATTATAAATGAAAGTGATTTGCTTACTTTTAACAAGGTTGTCAAATAAAGCTTTGCTGATTGTACTGTTTTCAGCTTCTTTTACACCCCACAAAAGTTTATCCAACATCTGTATTTGAGTGGCAGAGGTCAAATAGTTTTCTTGGATCATTTTTTTACGCAATGCTTTGACAGAATCGCTATAGCTAATATCAGCATTTGCAATAAAAGTAGCTTTTTCTTGTGGTGTTAAAGACTTCTGCGTATCTTTCATGTTACTCTCCTTTAATGATAGGTTATTGCCCTAATAGAACATTAGAGCATTATAACAAACCTTACATTAATAAGCAAGAGCTAATTTAGGGAGTAAACATCAGTATCTTGTCGATTTCTTTCACAATATCATCAGCCATAATACTGTAGGAAAGTTCGTTCATTTCAACTTGTTGCCTACGTCTGCTTGGGTCCATCCCCTTAAAAAGAGATCCACACATAAACATAATAAAATAAAAGAGATCGCATGTATATTTTGCAATGTTCAAAACAGGCTGTCGAACATAAATATTTTTAGGCTCATTTGATTTATCACTATAATCGGGGTTGGGTTCCAATGTCAATGTAATAATCTTGTCACTGATTTTTATTGGAAAATTGATCATATCAAATATTTGATAATTATTGATATTTGAAACATGTCCTGATTTGAATTTGATAGCTAAATTATGCTTTTTATCAAGAGCAACTTCTTTTTTTTCTAAAAGATAAGTATTAAACAAAATCGTCTTGTAGTTGTCGGGTTCTTCTGAATGATATTCATCAACTGTTGTATTATAGAGATTCAAATACATAGGCAAATAGGCTTCTAATTTTACAAGATTAGGATAAAGGTTGAACATTTTGAATAAAGATTGCAAAGTAAATCCTTCTTCTAGCTCGACCTTTTCCCCCAACATAGTCAATATAACATTATTACCAATACATTTATCTTTAAAATGGATGTAGCCATTTTTTGTAATTGTAATCATCTTTTTTCACCATATTTAATCCGCTCCAAAATACTATTGGTAATTTCAATGGACTCAGCCTCCAAGGCTTCTTGATGTTCTTTTTGTTCGACTTCGATTTCTTTAATAACATGATTTCTTTCTTCCACAAAACCATGTAGCGAAATATTAGACAATACAAAATGGACAAAGCTTAATAGGTTGAATTCATTTTCTGAATAACATTCCAAATAAAGAGTTGTGATAATGCCCTCTTCATCAATTTGATCAAGACGAGCTAATGAATTCAACGCAATTCTATAATTTGCGTAATCTTTAAGATACATTGAACTCACATCATCCGTTGTACTAGATTCATTAATATTAATTTCATCTATATTATTATCTGAAAGTTCTTTGTATTTATACACTTCAAGCGTATGCCTATTAGAAATGACACCATTATTCAGGATGGTATTTGGTGTAATAACTGCCACTTTTCCTGATGTTGAGCTATTCATTTCAATATTCAATGTTTCATATTCTTTAATATAAGAAATTGCAGTTTGAAAAAAATTCGAAAAGACAGGGTATTTTTTTAACATAGAAAAAAATGACGAAAAGGTAAACTCATGATCAAGGTCAAATGCTTGAAATAGAGTATTTTGTAAATCAGCATTGTCCAGCAATACCAAATTATTATCTACTTTTGAGAATGTCACAATATCGCCATTTGTTGTAATTTTTAACATATTTATTCCTTATCTTTATTAGGGTTCATCAGTTCATCAAGCTGTTTCAATACTGAGTTGGTGTTTTCTTCAATCGTTTCTTCATCCACAGGCTCTTTTTCATCCAATTGAGAAGGATCAATACCCAGTTCCTCAGCTATTTTGCCTTTTAGACTATGCATTTTCTTTTTAATGTCATCAAAGCTATCTTCGGAACCATCGTTTTCAGAGGTTTTTAGAAGCGTACTTGAAACGATAGCAATAAAATCAAACAAAGTGAAGTTTTGAATAGCAAACGGTATTTGACCTTTAAAAGACTGTTCTTCACTGATTTCGAAAGATAAATTTAGTCTGTCCATGATTTTAATTTTTGAATTGATGACATTTTTTAATGAAAGTGAGTAAGCGGGAATATTCAAAGAGAAATTTTCTTGGAGTTTTGTGATACCATTGAGATTGAAAAACATTGTGGAGTATTCATGTTCAGGTTTTGAAATTATTTCTGCACCAATGCTCATCCAAAGACAATCAACTTCTACGGTATTATAGTTGTCATATTGGTCGGTCAAAAGAGTGACTTCTTCAAACTCTGGTACTATCATCAATAAAGAAGGATAGTGATTGAACATTTTTATAAAATCACGTACACCAAAATTCTCGTTAATATCGGTAATGCTGTTACGCAGAAAACTTAAAACTTCTTTATCTTCAATCTGATAAGTTTCAAAAGAAACTTCATCAAAAATATGTAATAAACCCTGTTTATCAATTATAATCATATTTCACCTTTAATAGAATTTTTAAAATTATATACCCATATAGTAAAAAAATCAATGTTTTTTATTCTATGAAAAATTAAATTTATATAATGGTCATTTTCAACAAGTTATGAAATTCTTCCTTGTTGTCAATATAATATAAAAACTTCTCTATTTCTGTCAAATTTTCGATATTAAATAAACTATCCATATTCAAATAAGACTTAAGAAATATAAATTCATAAAATTCTTGTTGATTCACAAAGGGTAGATCGTGATTCACACAGTAGTCAATTGTAGGCTTAGAATAAAGAAAGAAATCACCACTTGATACGGTATATGTATGTTGGGTACATAAATCAAAAGAAGCCAAAACTTTGTTAATATTAAAATCATGATCCACTTCAATTTTGATCAGAGGATACTTCTCGTAATCGTATTGTGTTTGAAAAAAACGACCTGTAAACTCAAACGCTTTTGAATAACATTCGTGCCAGTTGATTGTAGAAAGTGTAAATTTAGTTAGCTGCTCAAAATCAGCAGACAATACAATTTGTTTGGATATTTTTTTATTTTTATAAATCATGAATACAGACAAAAGAGTTTTATTTAGATTCATTGGATTGACAATATAGGTATCGTAACGAAAATTTCCCAAGCCATCAGATGCTTGGGTATGCTGAAAAGTTCCCATGGATTTATTGAAAGATTTTCCTATAAAGGCACCTGAATACCTCGTATAAAACTCTCTTGCAAAAGATTCTGCTTCATCGGACAATTGTTCTTCTGTAAAAGTGTTTGACATTGAATGAACCATATAAAATTCCTATAAAGATATAATTATAACAGATTTGCATTAAAAAGTATATAAAAAAAATGAGCTTAGGCTCATTCTAAATCTTTCATCTGTTGTTTAAAATCTTGCACGGAAACTTTTTCTTTAAGTGTCTTATATCCATAAATCCTACGTGGGTTGCTGCAACAAAAGCAACCAGATATACCACAGTTCAAAGCATGATGCTTGATTAACTTACCCACAATTAACTTGTCACTGTAAGAATTATACTGTTTCAAAATATTGATTTGTTTTTTGATTACTTTAGCATCAATAAAACGTCTTAATGCCCTGTTTTTATTTTTAATCATACTATTCTCCTAATTTTTACGTCAAGGATGTACCTCGAAAGTAACAGCCTAGACGTTTCGTGTTTTGGAGATAATTTTTCTGTTCATGATAGCGTCCTTTATTGAATTTATTATAAGTTAATCATTGATAGAAATCAATACGTCACTCGTCTCAATTTATCAAGCAGTCAATACATCATCTTGTGTTTCATCTGAATACTCTTCTTCAACAGGTCTTTCGACATATTGAGAAAAGAACTCAATATCAGCGTTTGTAACATCCAAAGCATCTTGAACATGTTCAACTTTTGTTGCCAACTTACCATTAATCAAGTCGATTGATTCTGGTTCTGATTTTACTGATTCCAATTTTTCTTCCAATTCATTTTTAATAGCATCCAAGAAAAACAAGATATTCTTGCCAGCTATTTTAATAGTGGGAACATTGCGTAACAATGTAATCATATTATTGGTTTCTTTGTAGTATTCAAGGTGTGACACAATGTTTTCCGTTTTCAAAATATCATCTGGATATGTTTTGAAAGCTTGCTGAATAAATTCTGCCATTTCTGGAAGCTCCATACGATAAACATTGTTATGCTTAACCAATGCCAAAGATAACATTTTATGATCAATCTTGTCTTTATAGAGGTTAAATACATCTAATGACTCTTCACGGCGAAAATCATGAAAACTTTCTTTCACAAATTTGTCCACCACTTCTTGACTAAGACCATCAAATTTAGCTACTTGCAAGAATTTGCCAAGGTATTTTTTGAAAGCTTGCTCACGATACAAAACTGAGAACATGCAACGTTTAATGGCACTGTCTAGTTGACCGTTAACATTCACTATCACACTCGGAGACGAAAACAACAGATGAACAAAGCAATTGGGTTTATCCATTTCTACACAATAGCTCAGTAAACTTTCATCCACGAATAGTTGCTGAGTATCAATGTTATTACGATCAATAAATTCCTGCATAGCGAAATCATCATCAACACGAATAAACTCAGCCAGTTCATCGCGAACCAACATATCAGACAATACAGATTCATCAGGATCTACTAATTTAATATCCAAATCAGTGAAAAATTCAGACAATGCACAATTTTCATGATCATAAACGAAACCGATTTCTGAAGCTTTTTCAAAGAAATCTTGATAAGTTCCAGTGAAGTAGTAAACAAGACCATCATCGGATACAATACCAGTGTTCAAAGTAAATGGGTTCAGTAACACTTTATTGTCTTTTTTATAGATTTCTTCGCCACCAAATGACAACAAAAATGGAATCATAAAGGTGCTAGATAAAGAAGGATTTACAGCATCAAGATAAGTTTTTTCATCAAGTTTTGCAGCTTCTACAACTTCAAGAAAATTTTCAACAGAACCAAATTTTTCAATAATAGAAGAGTCAGTGTGAAGTGTTCCAGCATTGAAATGAGTGTTATAGGTTGTCAAAATTTCACTAATGTTTTCATTCACTTTGTTGAAATGTTTCATAGCTTTATCAACAATTTCTTTAGGAAATGAAAAAGAAAAAAGATTGGGAATAGCTTTAAATCCTTTACTGAGAAAGTCCAAGTTGTTTTTGTGATTCACAAAATAGTTATTGGCAATGACTTTTGCCGATTCAACACATGACGCTGGATATTGTACACGTTTAATAGTTGTCATTATTTGGCTCTCCTGAATTTTCAAAGAGTATATCAAATTTTTTGACATAAGGCAACATTTTTATTTAAATTGAGAAAATTTATATCTCTCAAAGTATAATAATATTGAATAATAAATTTTTAAACATAGTTAACATTTAGATTATTTTTATATATTCGTGATCAAACATATTATGATTATAAATTGTCAAGATACAAGCATCATTTTCTTCAAAAAATCCATCATCCAGATAAAGTTCATCTTCAATTTCAGGACAATAAACAACATCATTATCAGCTTGAAGCAACAACTTATCAATCATGTATTCTCTAAAATAATCTTTTGTAACGCTACAACCCAAAGAATTGATTAAATCCTCGAACTGACTACGATTTTCATACATCATTTGTTTATTATAAAGAGATATTAATTGCTTATCAGACAAAGATAAAAGATCCCGCTCTGTCTTAATGGCTTTCTTCCCAAGTTTAATAGAACCATTTTTTCCAATCACCATTTGCAGTACTGAAATAATTATATGCTTCATATCAATCTCCAATTAAAGACTACCAAAAATAAAAAACCGATAATAGTATCGGTTGTTTGTTAGCCGCTGCCTAACATTAACTTATATGTTCATTATAAACTGACCAGTTTCAGTGCTATCGCGGGTCCTAATTTGAATCTCAGAATTGATTTAAAGAGCCAGCGGACATAATTACCGACTCTGAGGTCTGAACACCTTTTATATCATTTGAATGACATATTTTCAAGTTCGCACTCAAGGTAGCGTATCACCTAATTTGAAACTGCTTTTCAACAGCTTTCAAAATTGGAGCGGAATACGAGGATCGAACTCGTCTCTGTAGCTTGGAAGGCTACGGCCCAACCACTAGACCAATTCCGCTTGACTATAAAATTCGGTCTGCCTGCAAGTGGACTTGAACCACAGATAATTAATGATTTCGGTCATCAGTTCCGGTTACCTTATCTGACTTAACTAGTATTGTCAGAAACCTTGATCACTGCTTATTCGCCTGATACAGACATTGACTTGAAAAAGACACTTCTGCTCTAATTGCACCATGTGTTTTCCAAGAACATAAAACTGGTGCCGAAAGTCAGATTTGAACTGACGACCTACCGCTTACAAGGCGGTTGCACTGCCACTGTGCTATTTCGGCTTAATGTGTTGCTTAATAGTCTTTATTTTATGTTTTTATTTTCACTAAGTCAAGCTATATTTTTGTTTTTTATATCATCTCTTGAACTTAGTATTAAACCTATCTGTTTTATGACTTCAAAACATTTTCTTGTTCAGTCATATAGATACATTCCAGAATTGTTTTTAGTACAAGAGCCATTGAACTATATACATATACCTCATCTGATACTGTTTTTTCCATAATCAAGCAATTATCAACTAACGCATGTTTCAAAAATAAACGATCATGACTTTCTTCTTCGTCACTATCAAAATGAGGATCAACAAATAATTCTTTTTCAAAACCATAAGTATTGTGTTGCCCATATAACTTGTAGCCGCCTTTGCCATCTAAAACACAACTATACAAAGTAGCACTAGCATAATCACAGATATTTAAAATATTGTCGGCTACATAATAAGCATAAATATCGCAATCACCATAATATTTCAATGCTTGTTTTGCAATATACTGACCATCTAACAACTGTTTCGATTGTTGATTTTTTTTGGCATTTTCCAATGCAAATTTCAAATAAGAGTCACAACAATTAGCACAGGTAGAATTACCTTCGTAATTTAAAATACATTGCTTTGTTAGCTGTTGCATGATGTGTGATTCATGAATGAATCCCAATGATTTAAACGCTTGAAAATAGTCTTCTGTGTAATGCCCGTAACGCAAATTGACAGCACTAATTTCATAATCTCTAACAAACGAATACAGAGTCATCAACTCATCAGCTAAAGGATCTTTTTTAAATTTTCCAAAATTTTCAAAAGGCTTTAAGTGTTCATAATATTGTATGTAATTATTATTACTGGATAAAGGCATCTTATAATAAATATAATATTCATTTTCAGATACTTTATAAGAGCTTCCATAATGATTGAAAAATTCTCTTAAATACTCTTGGCATGCATACGAAACATGAACGTAAGGTCTATCGTATTCAAAATGTGGTATGTTATCACTCATAAATGACCTCTTTTAATTTTAAAATAATGTAGTAGAGTAGCATAAGATAAAGCTAAAAACAATATAAATATATAGGGATAAAATGGATATTAAAATAATTATTGCAGCAACGTTAACATTTTTTTCAATAAATCAGTCAATGGCTGCAGATTATCAGGATTGTGATAATAATAGCTTGATGATTTATACGACTTGCCTTGATATAAACATTGAAAGAAGCGAAATAAATATCAAAACAGCCGAATCTGAACTGTATTCTATATTATCTTTATGGAATGAGAGTACAACGGTCAAAAACAATGTAAAGAATCACTATCAACAAGAGAAATTGGCTTATGGTCTTTATGTCAAAGCATCTTGTGAATTATTTAAAGCTGTTGGAGGTCACGATACTAACGAAGAACTCTACATCCGACAAAAAAACTGTTTATTTGATTTCAATCAAGACAGAGTTGACGATATTCAAAACATGATAAAAGAAATAAAATCAAAATAAAATAAAATAAAATAAAATAAAAAGGATAATGCATCTATCCTTTAAAATTACAGATTCATGTATCAATAACGCTTTAAGTCTTGAATTGAGCAACCATTTCATTCAATTTATGTGATAGCTGTTCCAAATGAGCAACTGTATTTTCAGTCTTCTCAACAATATCCCGACTCAAAATTGAACTATGACTGATTTCCTCGGCTGATCGTGCCATATCCTGAGCCGCAACGGATTGTTCTTTTGTAGCCAATGTAATTACCTGAACATTATTGAATACTTCATCCATATTTTGCTGAATATCATTTATTTCATTTAATACATTACTTGCCAGTTTTGTACCATTTAATACATTTTCATTTGTTTCATTCATTTTTGCAGTAGCTTTTCCGATTTCTACACTTATATCGGTAATGGTTTTTGAAATATTGAGGGTTTCGTCAGATGTCTTGTTTGCAAGATTGCGTACTTCTTCTGCCACTACTGCAAAACCACGTCCATGCTCACCTGCTCTTGCGGCTTCAATTGCAGCATTCAATGCCAGCAAGTTTGTTTGATCAGCAATACTTTTAATAACATTAACAATTTTAGAAATGTTAGCTGATTTTGTTTCGAGAAGATTAATAACATTAGATAAGTCCTTTGCTGATGTTGTAATTTGACTGACTTCGCGACTCAGCATCTTGACTGAATCAGTACTGGTTTTTGTTAAATGGTTTACATTTTCTACTGATTTTGAAGTGGTGTCAGTGCTATCAGAAATATTATTCATTGTTGCAGTAATTTCTTCGATAGTGGCAGCAGATGAAGAAGCTCTATCTGCCTGACGTTGAGAATCCGCCATCAATTGGCTCATTAAATGATTAATGTCAACCAAGCCTTTTTGCATGTCAGAAGATTGTTTCTTGATAGATTCGACCATCGTCCTTAAATTATTGACGAAAACATTAAAGTGCCGAGCCATTTGTCCAGATTCGTCTTTATATTTTTCATCCATTTTATAAGTCAAGTCAGCATGGCCTGAACCTAATTGTTCAAATGTTTTAACCAATTGCAGCATAGGTTTTGAAATAATATTACCAACAATAAGAGAAATGATAAATGCCACCAACAAAGAAATGCCAACAATAATTGAAATTTCAATCAGTACCTTTTGTTTTACAGCAGAAACTTCGTCAAGTTCAACATCCACTGCTACTACATACCTATTACCACTAGCAGTAGTTTCAGGAAAATATAGCGTTCTGAATTTACCATAAGAAGAAGTATATTCTAAATGATCAGGCTGATTAGTTTCTAATACTTTTTTGATGATTCCATAAGTATTTGCCTCTTTGTTAGGCTCTCGACGATAAGTTGTTGTCCCGTCTGACAACTCTTTTGGATTCAAGCTGGAAACAATATAAAGTACTTTACCGTCTTTGTCTACAAACATTGAATAAACATAGGCTAATTCAATTACATTGCTAAATTCTGTCAACTTGGTTGCTATTTCTCTAGATCTTGCCAAATCATCTGGTTTAGATACATTATTAATGACATCATCGGTAAAAGCATCAGTGACCAATGTAGGATAGTAATTTTCTCCTGCTTGCAGTTTGGCATCAACCACAGCAATTTCTTGTGACATAATTTTTGTATACGAAAAATACCCAAATATACTAATAATCATAACACAGACCAGCATAACGGCCAGTCTGATTTTTAGTTTAATGCTTAAATTGTTATACCATGTCATTTTATCACCTCAAAAAGTGATATTATATTGCCAGAATTATAGCTAAAGTCAACAAAAAAATGCTTAAGTTAAATTAAATTATATATAGTTGACATTGTTGATATTATTTGCCAATTTTTTTAAAGAAAAATACTTTAAATAGTATTGATAATTTTTTCTTAAAGGTGTCTTTTTTAGCGATCTCATGATCAATAGCATAAGAATTTTCCATAATTTCTTTCAACCTTTTAGTCTTTAAATATTTTATATTATCTATTTCTTTCTGTTCATTTTCATAGCTAAGTTCAGTCATTTGTATAAAATCAGTATCAAGTTCAAGAATGTCAGATACTTTTTCAAAATGCCAGTGCTTGAAGTTGGTATTGTTTCCTGCCGAAAGTAAAATTATGTCATAAGGATGGAATTGATGAGTTATTGATCCTTCAATAAAAATTAAAGGTTCTGTCAACTGAATAAGATAATATATAGAATTATCAGAACAAATAATTATTTCATGAAATTTTTGATTTTTTTCATCAAAAATACGTATGTTATCATGTTTGGTATAAGCTAAATTGTTAAAGTGTTCTTTAGATATTAAGAGTGGCTTGGTTTTGATATAAACACTTGATAAGTCAGCAAGTAAAAGTAGATCTTGATAAGAAAGTGCAATAGGTGTCATTAAATTATAAAAGTTATTATTGATATTATAACATTATAACAATATTTTTTAAAAGATACAGCTTGAATAAATTGATGTAAACATTATAATAGTTAAAATAACTTTAATAAGGACAATGAATAAAAATAAAATATTATTGGCTGGTTTTTTGGCTGGTTCTTGTTTGATAAGTCATGCTGACTATCAAATACGTTATAGACTTCATGATATAAATCTTGTACAAAATGATAGTGAAACTGTGCCTATTGAAAAAACGACACCCAAAATTGATTCCTTTGACAGCAGTGAAAACACATTGGAACTCAATGACTCGTTTTTATTATCATGGGCAGTAACAAATGCCTTACATGTTTATATAAAGGGTAGTAATGATAGATCTGGTCTTAGTGATGAATATAGGGAAGTTGCAGGAGATACATTAACTATAACTCCCTCTATTGATGGCAACTATCAATACACCCTAAAGGTGATCAGTTCCGATAATATAAGTATTGAAAAAACGCTAAATATAACTGTTACACCTTATAACTATCCGGCACCCATTATTGCTTCTTTTGATGCACAAGCTACAACAGTTTTTATGAATAATCCATTGATATTGAGTTGGGATGTAACTAATTTTGAAAAGATAGAAATAAAAAGTGATATAGCCAATTCAGGAGTTTCTACTAGTTATAACCCAACAAACACAACATCTCAAACAGTTGTTCCAACTAAAGAAGGCACTTACAATTATAGTTTGAAAGCAACAAACCTTGATAAAGAAGAAGCTGAAAAAACCTTGGCCATAGTTGTAGAAAAAGATCCAGTAATTGAAAATCTAATCGCAAATCCAGTACGTTTTAGAATTGGAACTTCAACACAATTAACGTTTGAAGGATCGGAAGGAATAACATATTTTATCAATAACGGATCAAACCCTATTTCAAGTAGTCCTTATAATTATACCCCACCAGAAATTGGAGTGAAAACAGTAACATTGACAGGTAGTAAAACACTTAACGGAGTCACAAGAAAAGCTGAAAAAACAGTTCAAATAGAAGTTGTTCCTAAAGATTTTCAATTGTCAAAAGTGATAAATACAGGTTCAACGGATCAATACACAAGCAATGGTCCATTTACTTTTTCATCTACAGTTATTAATCCGGGTGAGGGTAGTGTCAGTGCAATAGGTTTTGCTGTTGCCAACTATAAAAATACACTAAATTATGATATGACCATGACTGCCTGTGCAGGCTCTAACTGTGTGACATCTCCAACTTACAATACATTAACCATGAAAGATAATTTAATGCATCTTTTCTCCTTTACTACACCATTAAAAGTAGGGAAAAATGAAAATGTAAAATATACTATCAATATGGTTGATATAGGTAAAGATGTAAAACATCCAGTTTTCTACACATACACAAATCCACCAGCCTCCATCTCAAGTTATGTGACACCTTTACTAAAAGACAATGTATCAACAGGAAAATACACTGATGTAATCGTTAATTATCAATAAATAGTTGTATCAAAAAAAAAGACTCCTAAGAGTCTTTTTTTATTCTCCACCTAATTGTTTTATTCGATTCTCAATAGAAGGATGTGTAGAAAAAAATGAATCACCTTTATTGAAAATATAAGCAGCACTTCTATAATGTTCTCCTATTTTTTTAACACTATTCTCTTCGTCATCATAAATCTCATGATGACCTGATATTTTACGCAAAGCAGAAATCATTGCCTGATTGTCACCTGTTAATTTTACAGCCGCTGCATCGGCCATGTACTCACGGGTTCTTGACAGGTAGAAATAAAGGACCTGTGTGATGAAGGGTAAAATCAAATTCAAAACAACCAATAACAATCTTGCTTTGTTAGATGCTTCACTATTACGACCACCTGTAAAAAAAATGGCAATATTAGCAAATATATTAGTAAACGTTAAAATAACATTTGCCAATATACCCACATATAATGTTAGTTTTGAGTCACCATGAATAATATGACCAACTTCATGAGCAATAACAGCCTGCACTTCACTGCGATTTAAAGAATTCATTAATCCACGAGTAACCGCTATAAGAGCATTATCACTATTCCAGCCTGCAGCAAAAGCATTCAGATCATTAGTTTCCATGATATAAGCTTTGGGTACATAGTTCAATCCTGCACTAATAGACATTTCTTCAATCATATTAAACACTTGTTTTTCTTGCAGACTGAGTTGTTGTGTAGAATCAGGACTGAGTAATTTGTATTCAGTGCCAGACAACATCATTTTATGTCCAAATTTTGATATGACATAAATGCCAATAACAGTCATGGCTAAAATAATAATGGTGATATAAGGAAATTTTACAAATTGAATATACCCTATCAAGCTGGCTGATAAACTACCTGCGTAAATAGGTCGTATTGCAACGTCAGCCAATAAGCCTACTAATAGCATAATAGCAATATAAGTACCAATAACCAACTTGGTTCTTATATTATTTTTACGAATTGTTTCTCTAAAATCCATAAGGCTGTCCTCTATTAGAAATTAACTCTTCTGGCTTCCTCAACTTTAATCTGTTCATCGGAGATAGTCCAATATTCAAATTCTTGGTTAAGACCTGAAAAAATTGATGGCAAAACAAGATTAGGAAAACTTTTCTTTGCAACATAATATGCTTCAACATTATTATTGTAGCCTTTTTTTGCAAACGTCAATTTGTTTTCTGTTGATACAATTTCTTCTTGAAGTTGAAGCATATTATTACCAGAGGTGAGTTCTGGATAAGCTTCTACTTTCAATTGTATAGAACGATTCAGGCTGCCATCATTGACCATTTTAGATAATTCATCTTGAGCACCTTTTACTTGCTCTGGTGAAAGCGTAGGATCAATTGTTTGTTCTCTTAACTGAGTAACTTTTGTAAGCACACTGTCTTCATGACTCATGAATTTAGTAACAGCCGCAATCAAGCTATCAAAAACCTTTCCTCTACGGTCCAGTTGTACACCAATTTCTTTCTGAGAATTTTTAACAGCCTCAATAAGTCTGATAAATTTGTTGTAACCCATAATAAACCAGATGACAGCTAAGACAGCAATAATAATTAATACATATTCCATTTTAATCTCCTATATTGTTAAATAGTATCCATATAATATCCAATATAACTAAAAAGTAAAGAGTAGGTTTCACCAAATATTAAATAATTTCCTTAATTATCAAAGACCTTGACATCAAACCTACTTTCAATAATATCTATTAATTCAAGTTGAAGCCTTGTAAAATACTTTCTAGGTAAAAGTTGACCATTTCTAACTGCTTCAAAATAGTTATGAACACTATGATTAAGAGAGTATCTATTAAAATCAATCATGATAGCTCCACACGGTTTAAAAAGATATAACATCTCTATAGATCTTTCAACACTAATATTTTGATTATCTAAATAGTTTAAAATAAATTTAACTTTTTTCGATTGTTCTAATTGATATTTTTTAATATTGTCATCCATTGATTCACCACCAAAATTCACACTAGTATTTATTATTGAAGCCATCATTGTAGCTTCTATCTTTGTTCCTTTTGAAGGATTATTGATTAAATGAATTTCATAAGCGTCATCAATTAAACTTTTAATAGCATTATCTACTTTTAATGATAATAATATGTCATCTATAATAGGAGACATAGTTCTTAAAAGATCAGCCACAGAATCTTCCATCGGTGCCGTTTGTTTTTTTATAAATTGTTCAAAAGAGTCTTGGTTAAAGGAAACGTCTCTTTTCTTTAATTGAGTTACTAATTCTTTATAGTTTAACGCTATGGTGGGATTGTAGTTTGTCAATAAATCTATATTTGGGAAATAATGAAATGGTTCAAACTTAAAGTCCAATGATTCTAATTTTTCAAATATCTCTGACCATGAATATTCTTGTGTTGTTGAATGTGACACTTGGAATAAAATCATATCGAGAAAATTAAACCCTTGCTCAAAAGGCCCTCGATCACTTAAAGCAGTTCTCCATGTTTTATTTCTTTTTTTGATTAAATTAGAAAAGTGCTCAGGACTATTATTCAAGAATAAGATAATATCATTATCAATCAAATGTGTTCTCATATTAAATCTCCTAAAAAGAAGAGATTATATCACTAAACAATAATAAAGCAACAAAAAAATAAAGACGAAAAAAAAACCTTCTTTCGAAAGTTTCTTAGAAGTGCCTTTCGGCTAACTCTTTTTTAAATTTTACATTTCATGTAGCGAATCTCCCATTTGCAAAAACTAAGCAAGTAGTCTAAATCTTGCCTAAACGGCTAGTAGAATCTGGTTGCAGGGGTGGGAATCGAACCCACGATCTTCAGGTTATGAGCCTAACGAGATACCACTTCTCCACCCTGCGACTAAGTATGCTGAGAATGATTATTTCTCATTTATTTACCATTATATAACTAGACTTTCACTATGTCAATGATCAATTTAATTAATATCTAATTTTTATACCTTGTGAAGATGATAGACAGTAAGATAGCTTTCAATATTATGTTGATCAATTTCCTTATAATCACATAATAGATGTTTTCTAAATGATTCGTCTAAAAAATAGGCCATAAACACTTTCAAATAGTTAACTCTTTCCTGAATGTTCTTAGCTTTATCAAGAACCGAGCATACATACCGATCCCCAATAGATACGTCAATAAGGTTTAATTGACTATCCAATATAAAATGAACATAGATAGCTGAATATTCATAACAATAAACAGAGATACTAAATTCATGTGTGATCAAATCAACATTTTCATTAAACTTAACATTGTATAGGTCCATTCGACTTGTAGATAAAATTGGAAACAATTCTTGAAAAGATACCTTTACATTATTACACAATTTTTGAAAAAAGGTCATCCACATGAAACCTTGGAAATTTTTGTCTGGATTTTCAAAAGCTGACAGCAAATAATTACTGCCTTGTGAAATAAAATTGAAAGAATTGAAATTATCATAATCAACTGATGAAAACAGTGATGAATTCATGAATTTTCTTGCTTCTGGATCAAAATGTATACAATGATCTTTCTCATTAATATAAGCATAAAGATAGAAATTGAGATCTGTGTCGGTTTCTTTTTCAAAAGACATCAGGTATTCTTTGAAAAGGTGTGATGCAGCTAATTTATCCATAATAACCTCATTTAGTCATGGTTGATTATATCACAAAACCATCATAAGAACAATAATCAGATATTGAGCATTTGATAAAGATTTAAAAAACGTGCGGCAGAGTCCAGTGTAACTTCTTGTATATCAACCTGAGCATCAATAAACTGTTTAAAATCATGATTGTAATAATAAGAAACATAGAAATCAAACCCACAGATTTTTTCATTCAACGTTAAATCTGTACGGTTATTGAGAATCCCCTCTGATAATGTTGTTGATTTAAATGAAACATCTAATAATTCGAGAGAGTCATTGAATACAATCGAATAGCCCAGCAATCCAGTAAAGACATGCAAAACTGATAACTCTCCTAAATTATCTACTAGTTGTACACGATAGTTAACCTTCATACTGTTATCAAAAATCATGGAACAAATAAAGGTTTTTTTAAGAAAATCATATATAGATTCAATATAAGCTAAATCGGCAGCTTTTGAGTAGTGTTTCTGTGAGTCTTTTTTCTTTTTGGCACAATGAAAAAAAATGGATTCTGCTGAAATAAAGTGATAGCACTTTTCTTTGTCATCATAACTGAATAAATGATATCTTACTTTTTCATTCATATCGATGGATATAGGATATTCAGTATTTTCATCAAATCGCAAAGAAAGAGATGTTGTATCAGAACATAATTTTTCTTCTAACAAATTTAAATAATAACAAAAACTGTTATGATAATGTAAACTATGTTTGGAATCTATTAATTCTAAAGACATGATGGTTTCTCCGTTTGGAGATTGTATCATAAATAAAATATTTTTGCAATTTTGGACAAATAAAAAGCCTTTAAGAAGGCTTTATTTTATGTTTTTTTGCACTTTTCAAATCTTCTTCACAATAGACTTTAGCCAAATCAATAGTTTCTTCAATATAACGAGCATAATTCTCATTAGTAATGGCAATAACTTGTTGATGAATGTTTCCTTTTTCACCAGTATCAATAATATCAGTCCAGTTATCATATTTAGGGCAAGCAACAAATAATTTAGGTGTATCAATATCAATATCGCATTTAAACAAATCACGACCAAATTTGTTAAATGAATTGATTAATGAATTTGCCATCACTAAAGATGCAATCTCTTTATCAGCATCTGCATCAAAATCAGAAAGATTATATTCTATCAAATCAATCGACATACTTCTTTGGTAATTATCTAATTCAAATTTTTGAACAGCATTTAGAATAGCATCAACAGGACTTTTAAATGTTTGTACCGTCTCATCATCCAACATATAGCATGCCACATCACAATCATTCGAAACGTCTCTTATAAAAGAAAATGACGGCACGCCATATTGATGGCCTTCCGGTGTTGGTTTATCATAAACTTCTATTACTAAAAATTTAAACTCGGAAAGTGTTTCTGGATGTTCCTGACTGCGTAATAGGATTAATTCTTTAACATTAGGCATCTGATCATAAGATGATAGTCCCTCATAACCAAACCCAATAAGTGATTTTCTTTCCAAGACTTCACTACTGTAAGGTAAATGCAGCGTATTGAGTTCGTTCAGATAAGAATCTATGGTGTTTTTGATTGATTGATCCATTATTTTATTCTTTTGTTGATATATCCCATTATAACATAAAAAAGAAATAAAAAAAATAAGGATGATTTTTATTTATATTTTATTGTGCTATAATGATAATAAGAAAATATAAATTGTAATTCATGACTCTTAAATTTGAAAATCCCGGCTATGTATATATTTTGAGCAACGAATCGTTGAAAGGCTTGAAAATAGGATATACACAAAATTGTCCATATGATCGTTCGGCTGATTTATACACAACAGGTGTTCCTACTGAATTTGTTGTTGAGAAATTCTTTTTTGTTGAAGATGCACCTTTATGTGAAGAACTGGTACATAATAGATTAACAAGACATCGTATCAGTGAAAGTAGAGAGTTTTTCAGAATTGAATTAGACAAAGCTGTAAGAGTTGTTGAACAAGCTATTGATGACCTAAGAGAAAGACTGTGGAGTAAAAATGAACTTAAAAATACTAACACTAACACACGTTCCCAGTCTATTAACAATAGTACTACTAATGTCAGCAATACGAATGAATCAGGTACACCGCCACCATTAGTTAATCAATATGCTTACAATAACCCTAAATTTAAAGAAATGATGAAAGTCTTGAAAGAAAGTAAACCAATGATGACCGTGGAAGACATTGCAAAATCGATAAAAATTTCGCCAGCAGGCGTTGACAAGCTAATTACAATGATGGGCAAACAGCAAGGTGTTATGTTATATACAAGAGAAGAAAATAGAGTTAAGAAATATGCAATGGCTCTTTCTTTTAATGTTCAACAATTAACACTGTTATCTGAAAAATATCCTGATCTTCAGTTAATGGATTTAAAAGAATTATTTGAAAAACCAAAAAACAATAATAATTATAAAAATAATGGTTATAAATCCAAAGGTGACTATAAACCAAAAGCAAAAACAGGTGACAACGATACGCCTAGAAAATTTATTGAACATAAATTAAATACTGAGAACCTTCAGGCGGCTGGTCTAAAAGGTGATTTAACGCCAGCGACCATTAGCAAAGGACAGCAACTATTGGAAGAAAGCAGACGTTCATATAGTGAATTAATGAAAACAGATGATAAGAAATCAACGAGAACCATTAAACCATCTTGATAGATGGTTTTTTTATGCCTTTAAAAAATAAATAATTATGATATGATAATATTAAAACAACCTGAGCATTTCATGAAAAACAAATTAGAAAATAAACCAGAGGTTGGCATTTACAATACTAAGGATAATAACTTATCTTCTGCACAATGTGAAGCTGCACTTGAAAGTTTAATATCTCCTGAACTCATCTATAAATTTGTAGCTATACACTATGCTCAGGATGATGGTAATGACAGCCCACCATCTGGTGCTGAGTTAGAAGAATCATTTAGATCCATGATACAGCAAATGGGATTTAGAGGTCCCAAAGTTGAAGCTTTTATTCAAAGAGCAATGACCATGATAGATGATTATGATTATACTGATAAATTGACCAACATTAATCAATCAATGAACAGTAATATTGGTAGAAAAGTTTTTGGAAATGATCTAGATATAGATCAGGACTCTTTGGATCAACTAAATGAAATATCAGAGATTAAATCTAGTTCATCATTGCATGAAAAGCGAAAAAACACTAACAATCCATTTTTTATCAATCCTGATCCTTTTGATTTATTAAAACCTCCTTCACCATTCGACAAAGATTAAAACCAGATTCATCTGGTTTTACTGAATGTACATTTCAAATAGTTTTAACGTTTCACTAGACAGACCATTAGCAAAATTTATCAGTGATTCATATGATGTATCATCTATATCTGTGAAAAATCCCTGTATGTTTTTCATCATGATTCTTTGATTCAAAAAAAAGAATTCATATTTTATATGACCATTTTGATTAAAATATTCATATAATTGTAATCTGTGTTTATAATCATCTGTCTTATCAATATAAAAATAGAACACATGGCTCTTATCAGGATAAATGAAATGACTAATAGGAAGATCTTTATCAATTCTTACTAGTTTATCGTAAAGTCTCCAATCTTTTTCAAAACATATATAATCATTTGATTCAATATCGTATCGATAGCTAAACGATGCAGGCAAATCATCATCTCTATGTATGACATATTTACCAGCATCGTTTTTGATATAAAAAATTTTACTGGTTATAATGTTTGAAGTGAGTTTTATCAGTATTTTTTTGTTTTCATAAAAAAATTCATACAAATCAAAAAACATACCATTATCTTTAAATCCAAGTCTTTCAAGTTCTGTGACTGTTATAGATAATGTATGTTCATCATCATTGAGGATGGAAGATAGAGTAGCTGTATTTTTAGTCATATATATCTCCATTATTGATAAAAATATACACTAAACGTATTCAAATATCAATCATTTATTAAAAACTTCGATGGAATGCCAACGTCTAGAAAATAGATGAATTTTGGTCATGAATGTTTATTATTATAATATGACACATAATAAAAACTATATTTGTCTATATTTTATTGCATTTTTCTTATTTTAATGATAAAATCGGTTGAAACAAGAGGTGTATTATGGGATATTCAATGTCACTAAGTCTAACAAAAGATGCTCCAATAGATGAAATTTTAACTATTTTAAAAGATACTGTTTTTTTGAAAAATAATAAGTCTGTACATATTTCCAACAACAACAACGAGCATGGGTATTCGGTAGCCTATGATAATGGAATCTATGTAAGTTTCAGAAGTTTAAATCAGCCAGAAAGCTACTTTTTGCATAATTTTTTTAAAATTGTGGCTAGTGTATATGGTGAAAAAATATTAAACCCAAACAACAACAAACAATATCCTTTTTATAATTATGATAAGGAGTTTACACTTATCATTCCTCATGATGAGCATATCTCAAACAAAGCCTATTATAAAGATTTTGCCACTTATAAAGATCAAATTGTAGATGACGACTTCATAGAAGATTTACATGAATTGCTAGATGAAAAAGCAAATGAAGCCAGAGAAAATGGACAGGATTATGAAGATGACATAACAATAGATATAAGATATTTTAGTTTTGATAGTGTTTCATTTGAACTGCCTAAAAATGAGCTTCCTATTTTCTCTGTATTACATGATCTCTTAACAGATGAAAGTAAGCAGATGAAAGAAATTTTGAAGTATTCAAAAACATTGGAAGCAAAACTTATAGAAATAAAAAAGACCTAGCAAAAGGTCTTTTTCATCAAGTATAAACTGTTATGGTTTGAATTTAACTGTTTCTTTTTTGTTTGCTGTACTTTTGAGACGTAAATCTCTTGCAGCTTCTTGAATGGCTTCATCTTTTGAATTTTCTTGTACCAAAGCTAAAAGATCATGTTTATGAAGATCTCCTGTTACTTTTGCATATTTTTCGTCTAGTTTATAGAGAGTGAAAATTTCTTTGGTGAAATCATTATCTTGAATAAACTCAAAATCTTGAAGTGTTTTATACGTTTCATAATACTTAGCATAAGTTTCAGGAGCTAATTCATCTCCCTCCAAATCAGTGGCTAAACTGACATCAATAACCAGTGAATTAATTTCAATTTCTCTATCATCTTCATGAGAAAAAACCTCGTAGGCTTCTCCTTTGATAAAAGGAAAATGAATGGTATCTAATAGTTCTTTGTTTTTATCAAGAAAATCGACTGTGAGACCAGCAGCAGTTGCAGAATTCAACAACGGAAAATAACCAACCTGAGCAATAAGTTCATCTGCAATACGCTCACTGTCTTCTGTTGTTTTGTCTTTTTCACGCTGAATTTTATCTGCGATTGTTTGTTGTAATTTCGAAATAGGATTTTCTACTTCAGGTGTATATGTTTCTACTGATATACGTTGAAAGGTGGCTACTTCGTCTGTACCAAAAGAAAAGTGACCTTGATTTTTGGTTTTTACAATAAAATGCTCTGTATCTTTAGCATCCATGACGCGAATGCCACTTAGTTCAGTAGGTTTACCATTTACACGGGCCACAAACTTTACTTTCTCATACTCGCCAAAAGCTTCTTGAGTTTCAGTCATCAGGGCCTTTAATTCTTCATCTTTAATCGGTTTCATGAAAGTGTCTCCTAGTTTTTTATCATTATAGCATAAAAACAATAAAAATGAAGCAATAATAGTTTTTTTTTGTACAATAATGAAAAGTATAAAATATATGATATAATAAAAGAAACCAACAAAATTAAATAAATGAACACACAAGATGATATTGAATCTTTTTTTTATGCCTTAAATGAACAATCGAGTATTCCGATTAAGGCCGAGAATAGATTGGAAGGATCTAATTTAAATTTTAACCCTAATAAATATTTAAATTTAGACTTTAATACTTTAGATAATTTTGATTCAAAAATAGCTATTATAAAAAGTTCTGATATTGGAACACTAAATATTAACTCAGAAATAATTGATTTCATTAATACAACACCAGATGGACTAAGAAATCATGATGTCAAAGAATATATGAACACTATCATGGAGTCTTCAATTTATGGCAATATGGATGTTTTACTAACAATCAAAAATGAAATAAAACAAGTTCAAGTTACTGGACATAATATTGTTAATGTTTTAAAAGAAGACATTAAAGATAAAGATATTGCCAGCCATCTTGTTGCTAGAGTACAAGTAGAATTAGACAATATCGATAATCAAAAAAAGTATTTTCAAAATGTATTAAAAACATTGGGAAAATTAAGAGATTTTGATAAATTTTATAAGTTGCATGAAGGATCACTTGATATTGATGAATGTATGCTTCTAAACAAAAAATTGAATAGATTGTTATTAGAAAACAGTAGTATATTGAAAGAATCTCTACATAAAGATATACAAAATAAAAAAAGTGATTTCATTAAAAGCAGAGATGAAATAAAAGAAGTAACCTACGAATTAATCAAGATAGGCAAATCCGAAAACATAAAATCTCAATATGTTAGTTTAGCAGATGATTTAATTCACAAAAAAACAATGAGTACCGAAGTTTCTAACTTTTTGTTTGATAAACTGCTAGCTGACGATACTGATGCATCCGTTCAATTAAATAATCAGCATATTCAATATGTACACAGATTAAATGATGGAAGTATCATAATAAGAAATAAAAATAACGATTTTAAAACAATTATTCATTCAAAAGAATATGTGAAGTTAATGGAAACTATTACCAAAGAATTAATGAGTATTCCTTTAAAAAACAAGCCTAAGTTGGTTAATCACTTTCATAATAAATTTTTAGAAGATGGTTTCACACTGTCTATATTCAATGCAGGTATGAATACAATCAATACCTATGCTGAAAATGAACACATTCTCAAAAATATGAAAATAAATTTACTAGACATTACCAATAAAGGATTTGAACAAATAGACGACTATTTAAATGAACAAATCAAAATTTATAAAATAAATCAATTTACTAATAGTATTTTGAGTTCAAAATATAAATTTTTACATACAGAAGAATCAGACCCTTATTTAAAAGATCTATATGAAAAGAATTTAACTGAAAAAGATTTACAAAACTACATTGGTAAAAAACTTGCAGCTTTAAAATCTCCTGATGATTTCACTCAATTATTAAAAGAAGTCTTTAATAAACTAGATGGTTTTACTTTTGATGCAGTCAACATTAAATTAAATAAGCACACTATTGAACCATTATATAATAAAGAGAATGTAATTGCTTTTGAAATAGAAAACTATACTCAATGTAAAGACTTTGGAAGTCCTTCTTGGTGTATACATCGACAGGAATCTTATTTTGATTATTACACAAGTGATCACAGCAAACAACTTATTATTTATGATTTCAACAAAGATAGCATGCATAATGAATCTGTCATTGGTTTTACCATCAATGAGCAAGGTGTATTAAAAACACAACATTTAAAAAATGATGATTATGTTACATTTTCAGAAAATACACTGATGTATGAAATTTATCTTTCAACAACCAAGGCAATAATACAAAAAGAAAATTTAGATATAAATTTAAAAGAAAAACTTTATCCTGAAATAGATAAATTCGATGCAAAACCAAATAAAATAAAAATGGGTTAATAATGAAAGTACATATAACAGATATTGAAAAAATAATAAAAGATTTGAAAGTAAAGCATAATATACAAGATAAAAATTTTGAAATATTAGCTCTTAATGAACTATTTTCGCTTCCATTATTTCATGATTATGACAATGACACTTTTAATCGTAAAAACAATTTAAAAAGAACAAAGGATAATAATTTTGGATTTGTTATTGCTAGAAGAAATAAAGTCAACTATCGCTATGATAATAACAATGAAGAATTTGAAACAATCATCGAAAGTAACAATTTGAATAAGTCACATAAAGTGTATTCAGAAAATGAAAAAAATGTTATGAAAGATGTGTACACATTATTTGATACATCACCTGATTTTCAATCATTTTATAAAAACTACACAGAAACCTTTTTCGAAAAATACAATTATGACAATAATGGACCTTTATTAAATAGCCTTATACATTTGCATCCTGATACTGAAAAATTTGAATTTTTAGCTAACCTTTATGATTTAGAAAATAGTGATAAACAAATAAAGGATCTCTCTCCTACAGATTTATCAATGTACAGTGATTTTATTTCATGTCTGCAACGTACACTGCCTTATCATTCTATTGATAAAACTAATCGATATGAACAAATAGTGGGTTTATTACCATTAAATTTTGATGATGTAATGGCTGATTATCGATCAACTTTATTAACAAGATTAGAAGGTTTCTTTGAAATAGAAGAAAAAAAGATGAAGAGGATTTTAAACACAGATTATGTTCAAAACAATACCGTCACGGGTATTGTGATATCCAATCATTTACCTTATGAAAAAATGATGAAAATTGTTGATTTCTATTACGATGATATTAGAGAAGTATTTTTAGATACCTTGGAAAATTTGATAATGTTGAAATCAAAAGAAGAATTGATTTCAAAATACCCCATGAAAGAATTTATCGATGAGGTAAAAGAACAATTTCCAGAAGTATTATTAAAACCTATAGAAACACATACAATGTCGTTTGAGACAGATGTATTCTCAACAAATTACGATACCGCTCATAATCGTTACAATGATTATGTGAATGGACTGCATAAATTTGGTTTAGTCAGCAACTATGTGAATATGAATCTGAATCAATTTAGTATTAATAATGAGTTATTTTATCAAGAAAGTTATTTAAGTCATAATAAAGCTATTATTTTAAAAGGAGAAAACTTACTGGATGTAAATTATCATTATGTCTTTGAAGAGCATGAATACTATGGCTTGAAAACACTAGAATTAAAAAATGCTTACAATCATGAATTCTTTAATGACGAAATCATTAATGAAGGTTTTAGAAAGCTAGCCGAATATGTAATTGATAACCAGTGCATTATTCTTTATAACGATCTTGTTATTAATACAAAAGCATTCGATAATTTTCAAAATTTTATAGAGGATGAAGGTCAGAATATTTTATTTTTTGATAAGGATAATGATAGTCAACATCAAATATTGAATTATTGCTTAAGTTTTAAAAAAGAATATGGTCAAGCTGTTAAAATGGATGACCTGAGAAAGTTTTCAAAAGAAGAAACTTATAATATTTATGAAAATGTCGAAAAATATAGAAAGAAATTTGAAAAAGCAAGTAAAAAACACACTAAAAAAAATGGGCCTAGTTAAGGTCCATTATTTTTTTGAAAGCGGCCCAAGTATAGGCAGCATCGTTACCGCTATTATGAAGGTCTTTAAAAGGAATCTTTAAATAAGTTAACATATCAATTAATGAAACAGGTTTTATATGCGTTTTGTCATAGTCTTTGTATAAAAACTGAGTATCAACTACGGCATCAACACAATAAGGCAATGAAATACCAGTACGACTCAAATAGTAATTTTCAGAATTAACGGAATGAGCTAGAAACATATCAGATTTATCAAGATAATCAGACATCATATTCACAAATCCATCATAAGAAATAAGTTTTGTTTTACCAAATTTAAATTTTTTCTGTAAAGAACTATCAACCTTTAGCTGATAAAATTCTTCAATCAAATAATGCTCATAAAAATCCTGCCCGTCTGCATGATACACAAATCCAAATTCAGTAGGTTCAAATGCTTTTTCATTATTGGTCTGAATTTCAATATCCAAACAGAAAATTTTGGGTTGATGCTGTGCATAATAGGATTTACAAGCAGAGAGTTTAGAAATAGTGCATTCTCGTAATAATTGATTATCTGAGATTCGGGGTCGTCCTGTTGTATTGTTCATACTTATGTTCTGGAAGTATTCAATCAATTCTATACCACCAATAAATTTCATAATATGGAATTCGGGTAGCTCTTTTAATGCATCCATATTGACATCAAAATTTAATTTTTTCTTTTTGAGTGCTTTTACAATTTTCATGTAATCATTTTTCAAGATGCCAAAAGACTTATTGATATAAAAGCAAAAAGTATTTACTCCTAGAGAATCAATAATGTTAGGTGGGTTTAATTCCAATTTCAATTTGTGATGATCATCAACAGAATGAGCACCAGAAAGGATTGACATTCGAATACTGGCAAATGAGAATGCTGAAAAGTCCATAGTTAAAATCTGCTCTATAATTTAATTTGATTGTATCATTTACTTATGACCGTTGTCAATAATTACTGCCCATAAAAGAAAAAAGCTCTCGAAAGAGCTTTTTGTCATAGCCTATCATTTATCTAGGTCTTCGATATATTTGTTACTGTTGCCTTGCAGATCTTTAATACGCTTGTTTTTGACACGTTCCCATTCATCTACTGGGTCTTGTTTGTTCCACACTTCAAACAATTTACGCTGTGCATCACTGATGCGTATATCATACCGATCTGACATATACATATAAGTACGTGCTACATCACCACGAACATTGGCAGGTGGCTCCACAGCTTTTGCTTTGAAATCAATTTTCATATCACATTGACCATAGACAAAATCTGTTTTGGTGAGTGCTGCAAATCTGAAATTACTACGATCAAGGTTGACTTCACCAACGGCTGGAACAAGATTGTGAAGGTCGATATAGGCTTGACGGAAAGTAGGATCACTTTTTTCACAGTAAGCTCTTTTATCCTTGCGTGATTTGTTTTCAATCATGCATTTATTCTGATATCCAATATGGGCTGCTGGTACAATATGTTCAGCTTCAATACGTTCTGCACGATAAAGGTTACTTTCCTTACGATTTTGATAACCACAACTTTCTAAATCGGGGACCATCTTCTTACCTTGACGCTTAATCTCACAACCACAATAAAAAGTTTTATGAGATTCGTTTGCTTTATAAACCTTAGTGTAGAGAACCCTTTTTGCTTCATTAAAACTATCAATTGATCCGTCATCACGAGCATAAGAATTCAAAGGTAGAATGCAAGCAACGCAAAGGGCCATCAGGTATTTAATCATAGTACTTCCTCTTGTTTGTATGAATGAGCATCATAGCATAAACCTCCAACTATCGCAACATCTATCAAGCAGTAACATTAAAAAAATAATAGTGATAATAAAATGAAAAGTTATTAATTATACTTGCATTTATAAACGCACTAGATCATAATCAAATCAAACACAGGAGCCTATTATGTCTAAATTGAAAGAAGCCTTACAAGATCATTATCAAATTTATCTGCCACAAGGATTTGTATCAGAACTTGAGAAACTAGGTGCAACGGATATTAAAAGCACAGTAAAAGTAATTAAGGCCAATTACCTTAAACGTGTTTCCAGATACATTCTGAATGACTATCAATTAATTGATAATTATGGCGGCGTTAAATTTAAAGGTAGCCTATTAATTGTTAATCCTGAACAGTCTCTTTATTCTAACGGAATTGAACGAAAATTTGACGATTATATGGGATTAGGGGCAATTGATTCTTTATTTAAAGCCATCAAGACAGAATTGAATAAAGAGATTGAAATCTATCACTATGGTTCATCTGCCATTACAGGCATTGATTCTGGATTCGATAATGCTGCTACATCAGAAGCAAAAGTACTGACTTTAATTGGTATTCGTGATAATAACAGTAATATCATTTATTGGGGAGTTGGTGAGAGTTCAAATGCTTTACGTTCTGCAGTTGATTCTTTATTGTCTGCTATTAACAGAATGGATGCTTGACCATCCATTTTTTATTAATCATTCAATGGCATTAAAGTCCGTTGGGAAAATAATGTCATTTATTTGCCAAATAATAAAGCTAGTTCTTTTAAATATCAGTTCTTGCTCTTTTCCATCAAATGATAATTTTACTGAAAACGTATTGAAATCTTTGTATTCATAAATGGGTACGATGTTTAAACCAGAAGGTGTTTTTTCAAGGCGAAGTGCATTCAGCAAGACAATAACATTATCAGGTTCAATTAAAACATCAATACCGTAACGTATAGCATCTTCCATAATTTTTTTCTTGACGGCCTTATCTTCTGGCAAATCTGATGTTTTTAAATCTCCAAACATATTTTTTTGATATCGAATAAAGATATTTTCTTCAACAGTTTTATAATTGATGAATTTATTGACGGTTGCAGTGTTATTGTTTTCAAGTGCTGAAAATAAGTTGTGAAGTGCAATATAAGGAGAGAAATACAAAATAAATCCCATTGCTATAAATAGAACCAATACAGACATTTTACGAATAATTTTTTTCACAATAGCTCCTAAAAAGACATTTAAAAATAATAGCAGCTATTATAATCAATGTCAAAATTTAGGTTTTGATTTTTTCTTGTTTTTTATAGTAGACGTGTCAAATACTGGAACAGATTCTATTCCTTCTGGAATGGTATAAGATTTTGTCATATGTTTAATGGTAGGCTCTACCAAGCGACCATCATTTCGGTAATCCACATTTTTGAGGCATTGTGTTGGATTGTTTTCAAAATAGACAAGATTAACTTGCGAATCAGGGTAACGTTTTTTAGCAAATACATAAAAAGAATCAAGTACACCGGGCCTGCATAAATGACAATCAGCAATAATTAAATGATTATCAAATGAATCAGGGAAATCTTTAGGAGAACGTGGGTCATCCAAGATTGTATAATCTTCTGAATTGAAATGTTGTTTGATATAATGTGATTTACCCGACCCCGGCAAACCAATTAATACTGTAATTTTTTTTGTCATATAATATACTCTTTTACTTTCTTAGAGTATAGCACAAAAATATCAAACCATCAATTCAACTTCTATTCAATGGTTCAAAACTTACAATTGATTCCTTGGACAATGGATTATTTTTAAGATACCCTGTGTCCACATAATAAAAAAGTTCATCCTCACCAACAACCCTAACTTTTCTAGTAACATGTATCTTGCCATTATCCAATACATATTCCATCACAGCTTCCATTCCAATTTTAATCATTTCGTGTATTTTCGCTTTCATTTGTATGTGTGAATCATTTGAAATATAATCTATCCAGAAACTTGACATAAAACCTCCTTTAAAAAGAGGCTATTATAACAAATAAAGGTAGTTACTTCAAGCTGTTATTTCTGTTGTATCTTCTACATCCATAAAGATCTCTTTAGCTACAGGAATAATTTCTTGGAAATCAGCTAACTGAGAAATATCCAGATTAAGTGTAAATTCACCCATTGTAATGTCATAAATGTCTGCTGGAAACAAATAAAACTGATCTGAAACTTTACTTTGAAAGAATTTATTCAATGGCATCAGTTTAAACGCCTGCTTTTCAATCAATTTTTTATAAAAAGCTTCATTTGTATATTTGATAAAATCTATTATATTTTGAAACTCAAGTTTATGAATCAAATAAACACGTTTATAAATATAGGCATTCTTGCCTTTCAAAGACAACTGAGCATTATCGATTCCGCTGTTCTGATAGTTTTTTATATTGACATATTGTTCAACAACGGTGCCATTAACCATGTCAGTTAGATTGGCCCAAATAATATACTCTTTATTGGCTAATACGAATTTTAAGAATTCATCTATACTACCAATTGCATAGGTTGAAATTTTTATATTTTTTTTATTGTCTATATGACTGTATGTAATTATGGCACTCACACTTATATCTCCTTATCTCTATAATTATTCTAATCTTTCTTTATGATTAGTCAATAAAAAAAATAAAAAAATATAATATAAAAAGATATAAAATAATAGCAAAAATAAGGACTTACCTATGTTCTAGGCATCCTATAATAATGTGTCAATTTAAATGAAAGTATTGATTAAAGTTCCTACTCTTTCATTATTAACATTGAATGTATTTGCAACTGGTGTTACTAATTTATAATAATCAGGATCAAGCCTTGATTGTTCAACATGATCAACAGTGCCCGAAATTCTTTTATAAAGAGCAACAGATTTATTGACTGTGGAATATTCACTGGAAGGCTTAAAAACGCCTGCTACAGCTAGGTGCCTATATTTGTACCCATCCAAAATATCCCACATCTGTTTACCTATTGTTTTTTCTTATCGTATCATGCGACGATTAACAAGTCAAAGTATTGAAAAATTCATATTCTATGATAATGTATCATTAACCAATAATTTTAGGTAAGGTATGCTTAAACATATAATCGCCGCATCAATTATGCTAATTTCAGTCAATTCATTTGCTGACGAAAACTGTTGTCAAAAAATTGAAACAATAAGTATCGAAGCTGTTGCAATCAAACCTCAAACACTGGAAGATTTAAGAAATTATAAAGAAGAATTGAAAAATTCAAAAGAAAAAATTGATTATGTTTATTATTACACACTGACTCATAATAGAATTTATATGAAAAGTCAAAACATTAACAATGCAAAAAGATTCCAAGAATTGAGAACAAAATTTGCCAATAAGCCAGAAAGCGTAGAAAAGATTAATCAATTGGAAATCGCCCTAAATGAAAAAATGAAATTGGCTTTTGACAATATAAATGTTAAAACACAAGAAGTTCGTGAACAAAATAAAATTATTATTGATGCTGAAATTGAGGCTGTAAACCAGAGAATAAAAGAGAAAAGTCTTTTTCCAAGAATCGGCTTATAATAAAGTGTAAAAATAAATACTTGTATTTTCTAAAAAACATAATATAATTGTGGACATTAGAAAAAAAAATAAAAAAGAGGCAACTATGAATACAAAAAGTGTAGTACTTGCAGAACTTGATAATCATCTACGTCATTTATTTGAGTATAAATTTTTTAATAAGTTCTATAATGCAATAGAAATCGTCTGCCGCTATACACTAGTAGGAACCGCCGTATTTGTAATTCTTGGTTGTTATATGTTATCAATGACTGATTATAAATCAGATATAGGTTTCATAGACTTTTGTAAAATTGTATTTGGCTTTTCCTTCTTTATTATTTCAATGGCAATAATTATTCGAGAAATAACCATCATGTGTTATGGTAAGATATATGGCGAAAACTTTAAACAGTATGTTGCAGTAAAAGAGGAAGATATCAACAATGTCATTACAAAAATGAAAAAAGAAACTTCTGACCCTGAATTTTTAGAAGACATTTCCAGAGTGGTAAGAAAATATAAATACAAAGAAAATGGGTTGTATGTTATATTTACTGATGGCATCAACAAAAAAGTTATTAGAGAACTAATGAAAGTTGAAATCAATTATAAGTTATCGCGAAAAGATAAAAAAGACCTTTAAGGTCTTTTTTTATTTCTTGATATAATCTGTGTTATTGATGATACCACCTACTGAAACCAAAACATCACCATGATAAATAAAAGGAATGTTCTCACGTTCCCATGTAGGAATATGCATTTCATTAAATAGTTTTTTAACTTTTTTATGATGCTCGCCCATTTTAATGACTGCCCCGTTCACTCTTTCATTGACAGTTACATCATCAACAGATAGATCAATATTAGCTGATTTAAGTAATGCTGCAATATCATATGATTTTTTTTCTTTTTTAACAAAGTACAATGAATCTTCATAACGAGTGATAAAATAGTTTTTTTGCTCCCATTTCATTTTCGCGTCTTCTCGTGCAGGAATAATCTCATTAAAAATAGTGTTCAACATGTTTTGTGATGCTGATTTACCCAACTTTTTTGATACCCATTTTCGGACAATATGTGTCTGTTCATAAGCATTGAAGGACAACAGTTCAGTAATAGAAAGGGTGTCTTTATTGATATCCATTACATCATTTTTTTCATCGATATAGTTTTTTGCATTTTGAATGTGATTAATACTTTGACATACAGCAGAACTTGCATTCTCCCATCGAGTCTTGATCAATGGCATGATCTCATTACGAATAAAGTTTCGGTCATAAACGCTGTCTTTATTACTTTCATCTTCTACCCATTTCAAATTGTTTTTGACCGCATAATCGGTTAGATCCTGTTTGCCGATAGCAAGAAATGGACGTAGATGAACCCCCTCACCAAATGATTTACTTTCTGGCATTGCAGCAAGCCCGTCAAGACCTGCTCCACGCATCAAGTTGAGCATAAAAGTTTCTACCTGATCATCCATATGATGGCCTGTCACCAATGCTGTATCATTATTCATTACTTTAAGAAATTCTCCATAACGAGCTTGTCGAGCAACATCTTCAAGGTTACTGATTCCTTTAAGTGAAAACTTTTTGACTTCAAATTTTACGCCCAAAAGGCAAGCGTTCAGAAAACAAAAGTCTGTCCAAGCATCGGCTTGCTCAGAAATACCATGATTAATATGAAAGGCAACTACTTGATTAGGAACAACCTTTGCAAAGGCATGCAGCAGTACTTGACTATCAACACCGCCACTGTATGCAATAATGTATTTTTTACGAGGATGTTGTTGAATAAAATTTTTGACCATTGATTCAATCATGTTAGTATTCCTTGTTAAGAGAGCACTATTATACCCTATTTTAATCAATAACTCAATAATCAATAGCTTCCAATAACCATTTAACGTCATCAAAATGAGTCACAATATAGTCTTCATTCATGTCCAATCTCTTGTAAAAATAAGGTCTCAATTTTAAGTCATTATAGATAACTTTATGGAAACCCGTTTCTACAAAAGATGGATAGACTTGATTATTGATATAATTCAATTCATTGACATTGCGACTAGGCCACTTACAGTCGAGATCATTAATAAAAACTTTTAATATTATTTCTGTCCTATAATTCCATTTAGGCTGATGATAAGCCAAGAATATATTAAAGGAATGACAATCAGCTAGACCCGAGTAATGTTCTAGTAACAAAATAACCAAAGGATGTGTACAATCAGAACGTATATCCTCAAAATTTATCATAAAGTAAGCATTATTATGGTCTTCAATATAATTCTTATCCAATACTTGATTGGTAATTTTATATTGCTGATTAAAATCATTAACCATGGCTATATTTTCTTTCATGAAATAAGGATAAGCATAATCTTCATAATAGGAATAATCAGATTCAAAAGTATCCAGAATATCAATATAACATTCTCGAACATCTTGATCTATTTTGAACAATTCCATTACATCGTTATGAATTTCATTCAAACTGAAATTGATTCTATCTCGTTTACTTTGTTTCAATCATTTCCATCCTATTGTTAAAGACCAGCTTTGCTGGTCTTTGTTTACTCTTCTTTTACTCTTCTGCTACCAAAATTTTTTGATGTAGCTTACTTTTTGATTTTTCTTTAAGTTTCTTTAACTTAATGAGTACTTTGTTGGTTGCTTCTGTAATGGCATGATACATATCCTCACTCGAAGAGCTAACCAGAACCCCATTGGTGTGAGGAACCAAAAGTTTAAATTCTGCAATAAATTTAAGATTGTCTTTTTTCAGAAAAACATCAATGTGTGTTGTTTTATCGTTGTGCTGTTCAATTTTCGAGATATTGGTATTGATATGTTCATGTAGTGCATCTGTGACATCAAAAGTAGTAGAATGGATAGCTTTATTCATAAATTCCTCCAAATATTAAGTGAACTAGATAGATTGCCTATCGTTTTTGTACTATAGCAGAAAAACATCCAAAAATCAATTATCAAAAAGTAAATTTAAATCATTTTGGCCTATGCTAACTATAAATAAATACACTATATTAAGTATTTATAGTTATTGTCATTTGGGTTATAAATTTTATAATGCTTTTGGTGAAAGAAGACATCTCCCTTCAGGTGGGGGAGGATGTCAACTATTATAACCAGTTATATAGAGTATTAAGAAGACACTGTTATGATAACTGAATATTATTGAAAAGACATGTTATTATCGTTTTTTCTTTTCTCTTTTTATGGCTTCTTTTTTTCTAAGCACTTTGAGTTCAGTTTCTGGAATATAAAATTCATGTTTTCTATAATCTTGAATAATCTTAGCTTTATCACAAGCTTTTTTAAAACGACGAAGAGCAAACTCAATTTTTTCCTGTGGTTTTAGTATAATTTTTGGCATATTGTTTCCCCATATTACTATCCGTTAAGTTATTATAATATATCAATTAAATAGTATAAGTCAATTCAATAAAAAAAGTTAATATTGATTTTTAAGAGATATTGATGCTTGCCAATAATGTAATTTTTTGATATAATAATGTCCAAAATAAGGGGGACAGAATGGAAATTGGCGAATTGATTGAGATCATTAATAATTATAAGTTACCTATAGATAAAAAAATTCGTGTAGGTATTGCGATATTTAGACCCGGCAGTCTTGGGGGAACCCCCGTAACAAATGTAAAATCAGTAGATTTGAAGGAATTAGAAGAAGTACAATCAGCACATTTTGGATTTGATTGGGATAGTAAAAAATTTATTATTTATCCTGAAAATGACTTAACAGTACTAACACGAGAGGATGTTAATGCCATTAAAGAAAGTATCAAACAATCTCAATCTGTACATACTGAACAAGTCATTAGAAAATATAAAAAAGAAGCTGATGAATTGAAAACATTCATAAAAACATTAAACACTAGCCAGATGAGTCAAGAGCAACAAGACTATATTGCTAAATGTTTAAAAAATTAATGTTTTATAACTGAAGCATTTCAACCAATACAGAATCTGCTTGGTCAAGATGATCGAGGCTTTTAATATTAAGTACTTTAAAAGCTTCAACAATCTCTGCTGATTTACCCTCCAAAATGGCCTGAATGATGATAGTCATGATACGGCTATTATCATAATCTATGGTAATATCAAACATTTTTTCCATAAAAAAATGATTAAAGAAAGTGGTTAATCGTTCATTTAATAAAACTTCATTTTCATCATACCAATAATATTTGGTATCCAGTAACACATTGTTAACGGCATAATTTTTAACTGTTTTATTGGGAATTCCTTTAGTATCAGTATGCCTGTACAGTATTAACATGGGTAATCCAGCGTTATTATAGGTGATTTGAGCAGGCAAACCATAAAGACTGGATTTATAGTCAAGATTATTTTTGTTAAATTTTTTAATAATTTTATTGGTGCCATCATCTGTAATGATAAATGTCAAGCTTTCATATATGTAGTGAATGTGGAAATGAGTAGTTATAAATGAAACCATTCCAAAACGCTCTATATCAGCGTGAAGCAATATGGAATAACGTTCAGACATTAAATATTCATAATCTTCTTTATTCATAGGTCACCTGTGGTTATAGTTATCATATACTTATATTTTTTTTTAATCAAGCGATATACTACAAAAGGTTTTTTTGACGATAAACAATATAAATAAGGTTTAATACTATTTTATTGATTTTGAAATTATATCAATAATTCGAGTAAATTCTGTATTATTGTCAACATCAATCAATACATTGACTTGATTTTCTGAAATTTTGAACAACTCATTGATATTAATGGTATTGTGAACTAAATAATACTTAAAGTTCCATATAAGACCTTTTGATATTTCAAAGTCATCCAAACCTGAAAAGTCATCAAGATTTAATGCGAAAATATCCTTTGTTTCTAATATTTTTGCGAATTTTGACATTTTATATTATCATGGTTTTGTTACATTCTAGCATAAAAATATAAGAAATCAAAAAAAACCAATAAAATCGATGTTTTTCGTTTTTAAAATAATTAAATGAGATTTTTCTTTAAAAAAATAAAAACTCCTTTCGGAGCTTTATTATTGAAAACTTACAATAGGCTTTCTTTTATGCTGTGTGATTTGATATTGACGAACAATTTTAAATTCAACTTCTTTATCAATATCATAACCTTCAAGATATTTATCTAAAACATTATAATCAACACCCAATGCAGATTCATCAGTTTTTTGTGGTGCAAGTTCTTCAAGGTCAGCCGTGGCAACTTTACTCCATAAAAATTCAGGAGCACCTAAAGCTTTGGCGACGAGGCGTACTTGTGTTTTATTCAAACCATTGAGTACAATGAGATCGCAAGCACCATCTCCCCATTTGGTCCAAAAACCGCAAACACCTTCTGTATTATGATCAGTACCAATAACGGCAGCAGAATACATGGCACCCACCTGATACTGTGCAACCATACGAAGACGTGCTTTAATATTGCCTTTATTAAAGTCAATTTGAAAATCAGTGGGCGAAACACCTTCTACTGATTTAAATTGCTCTACGCCTTGAATACTGAGATTGGCGGCTGCTTCACCCACATTAATAGTCATCATTTTGTCGGCTTTGATAAATTTAATAGCTTCCTGAGCATCATCTTCGTCTGCTTGAATACCTGCTGGAAGCCTCATGGCTATAAATTGTGCCTGATAACCTTCTGTTCTTAGTTCTTCACACGCAATCTGACACAGACGGCCAACAGTTGAACTATCAACACCACCACTAATACCCAACACAAACCCTTTCAAACCTGTACTTTTCAGAAAAGATTTAAGATAATCAATACGGTCTCGAATCGCTGCTTCAACATCAAATTTTTCAGTGGGTACTACACCAAACTCTGCTAGACTTTCTTTCTTCAGTGCTTCATATTCTGCGGAACCATAAATTAGTTTACTCATGTTATATCTCCTTAATTAATATTATTAACTGCAATATTTTCTATTTATAAGCATGATATACCACTTAATCGCAAAAGTCAACTATCTATTGTTTAAAGATGTCTAAAATAGTATTGTAGTGTTCTTTATGTTTTAGAAATTCTTGTTTTGGTATAAATTCTATGTTGCACATTTTGAACATCAATCCATAATAAACAGTATAATATAGATCATCAATAATGCTGGTAGCTATTTGAGGATTATCAAATTCAACTTTAATTTATTGTTACCTGAACTATCAATCAAACAATAGTGTTCTTTTTTAGTGAATGTAAAGTCTAGTTGTCCATCAATAGCCATTGATTTACTAAATAAATCTACAGAACTATTATTGAAATTCATTTTAATATTTTCTATAAATTCGCCATTTCTTTTGAAATCGAAAATGAATTGGTTAAAATATTTAAGCGACAAATTAGAAAAATGACTGTTTTCAACTAAAATAATATTGGGTTTATTTGCTATGTTGAATTCAAAATCTTTTAACTGCATTCTTTTAGTAATAGAGGTTGAATGACTTTTTTCAAAATAATGTACAAAAGCCTCATGAAATGATGTGCTAATATCCAGTATGGCTTTAATATCACCAGAATAATATTCAAAAAAAACATAATCAGGATAAAAATAAAAAACGACATCATCAGGCAATGAACAGTTTGAAAAATAAGAAATAATTTGTCCAACTCTATTCATTGTGTTATTTTCAAGATCTCGAATATATACCATGGCTCTTGTCATATCAAAAGGAATAATTTCAAACACCACATCAAAATTTTTTATATTTATGTGACGTGAAATTGAGTTTTTAAAATTAATTAGTTCTAGCTGACCGATGTCTATTATTCTTATAAAATCTTTCATATTTAATCCTTTATATCTGGACAACAATAATACATTGTTATTGAGAACAAGTCTACTAGAATGTAGACTTACTAAGATGAATACAACTTTCTACAATCGCCCAGCATTCATCCAAAGTAAGTTTTTTACTAATGGACGCACCTTCAATAACATTCTTGTTTTTGATAAATAGAGCATTTACACTGTTGGATTCTCCGCGATATGAACGAGTAATAGCAAAATCAGTAACTACTCTGTGAAATTGGTTGGTTAATGAAGTATAACTTTCGCCCTTTTTAAAATGCTGGATAGAAATGGGTTTAACGATTACTGGAATTTTATCAGGCATGATAATTTTTTCAGCTTTACAATTTTCTTCTACCATGTAAAAGTCACTTTCACCTGCGTGTATCTCAAAAATTTCCTGTGTAAGTTTTCCAGCCAATACAGTAGAAATAAAATCATATCGATGATTGTGAATCTCTTCTTCATGAATAATGGGCTGTAGTTCAGGATGGTAAAAATGCAGTCTGAGATTTTTATCTATTTTAATTTGGACAAAACCCAGTCCAAAAAAATGAATCAATTCGTGATTGTTTTTTAAGAAGTCTATATCTAGAAACATAATGATCACCCGTATAATTAAATATACATTAGCACAATCTTTTAAAAAAGCCATATTTCATAATAAAAAGACTTTATTTATTTTATTAATTAAATTAATAATCGAAAATATCTAAATTTTTATTTTTTTTATTTAATAATTTTACTTCATTATAGCTATTAATTAAGGATTTTAAATCATCTCTCCATTCTAATAATTTAAAGATAGCTTCTGAATTGGGACCTTCATCCATTAAATAAACAGTTGACTTATAATTAGCAGCCACTTCTTTAAATACTGGATAGACTTTAAGTAACTCTTCATCGAGATGATCATGATTAATTAATAAAGCAAAATTATTATTCTTACAATAATTAAATAATTGTTCTAAACCTATTTTATTATAGTGGTTATCTGCTTCATTTTGCATTACCATAGAAGAGACTCTAAATACTTTTATTTTTGAATTATCTACAAGATCATCATAAATATTATCAGTTAAATGGCCTGTAATAAGATACTTTACAGCAATCTCAGTTTTTCCTACAAATTGAATACAATTTTCGAGATCAAATTTTTCAATAAATTTTCCTTGTTTAAGATAATAGGTATCAGTATAAGTCTCTAATAAAACATTTATATGTTGAGCAGGGATTAATCCAAAATTGTTCAATAAACCAGATAACTCTTGAGTGTTTGAATATAAATCATCTTTTTCTTTTTGTAGATATTTAAAGGAATACAGTTCATTATCTTTAAATGCATAAGGATGTTTAACTCTTATCCTGTTTATTAAGTCGTTAACGTCTGTTTGATCCAATCGTGATTCCAACGTAGTCTGTTTAGACATCATTTTTGATAATAAAGAATATTTTGATTGTACATTAGGCATGATATGTTGTTTATAAACATCATTGATTAATTGATTGACACCGCCTTCATTAAAGCTATCAAACAATGTCTTGGCTAGTGAGTCTTTCAAAGACAGTGATTGAAAAATTTTATTGGATATAAAAACATCCTCTCTTACGCCAATTATTTTTTGGGCATTAGCTCTTTTCAATAAAGCATCTGTTCCTAAAGAATCTCCTGATTTTACAGCATTGCAAATGTGACTAACCAACTTGTTTATTTTCTCACCTTGCATTTCATCATTTACTTCACAGGCATTAAATAATGCTTTCAATGTTCTTTCCAAATAATTATTATCTTTACGACCAAAATCATTGTTATTATTTTCCTTATATTTATTGTAATTTATTACAATGTCTGTAATTTTATAAATTCCACGATCAACAATATCATTATTAATAGCTTTTTCAGGAATATTAGAATAAATATCTGACAAATTATTACATGTTGCCAAAGCATTATAAATCGAGAGTATGTTTTTTTTATTAATTTCGTTAATAATCTTTTTTTTTCCCATTTTAGAAGTGTTTTCATGTACCATTAATATCATATCATCTGTTATGGGATACTGGCTATCAAACCCTATTGAATCTGCATTTATTACAAAATCTAAACGTATACAACTCTTTAGCAGAACGCCATCATATTGCCCAATAACCAAAACGCCTTTATCTGTCAACATCAAATTTGTTTTGACTGTATCATCTAGGCTTGATTCTTTAATAAATTTATACAAGGCCAATGTAGGAAATTCTGTATTGCTAATCAAGTCATTTTCTTTTACATAGGCTGAGATAAACTCAGCTAATTTTTTAAAATTTAGTTCCATTAAATAACCACCTTTAACTTTTTCTTATTTTCAATTTTTTCATCATTGAAATCATTATTGTTCTCAATGCCTAGCTCTTGCTTTAATTGGTTATTTAATTCATACTTTTCAGGTTCTTTTAAAATCAATCTCTTCCGAATATCTTTCAAAAAGTCATTTGCTCGAATAAAATCATCATTTTTCAAATGCTGAGTATGAAAATCACCATTTTGTTTTATTGTGATGCCAATCATTGACTCATTACTGGTTTCTTTTTTATTGAAATCATAGATGAAAAACTGACGATTGCCATAATCTGTATAATTTTCAAAATAATGTTCAGAACGAGCAATACACCAACTGGCACTACCCAAATTTTTTGATTCTTCAAAATTTTTGATTTCAAACACATAAACATCATTGTCAGATAATAATGGTTCAATGTTGAAAGAAGACAACTTGGTTAAAAGAGTTTCTGTATTGAAACCATTAAATTGCTTGACAACTTTGTCAAGATACTGCTCAAATTCTTCTGGACTTTGAATCGCTGCAAGTTTTTTTCCGATTAAATTCTGTAAATCAGTTGTAGAAATTTTGGCCTCATAAAGTTCCTTGAAACTTTCCAATGCGTTTGCTGTCAACAAATGTTTATATTTTGTACTCAATATTGTATTGGCATAACGATCTATTTTATACGTATTGATACTGGCATTCATTGCATCGTCTATTTCTTCAAAATCCTTAGACTTAAAAATAGATAAATCAAATTTAACATTTTTTAAAATAGCTTCATTGTCTAAATAAGTATTCATAGCTACATCAACATATTCAAATAATAGCCCCCTTTCTTCTTTATACTTCTCTTTGAACAATGTTCCAATTCTTGGTTTTTTTCTAAATTTATAATCAATAATAGAGTCAAATAAGTCATAAGTTACATTTCGAACTTTATCTACTGATACTTCTTCATAAGGGTTATTACGTTGTTTGACAATAGTTGATCCATCTTTAAAGTTAATCATTTCACTTATTTTTTGAGAACTGGTCAATTGTATACGACAGTCTATATCATCACTAAAATTTTTTGTTGTTAGAAAACTTTTTACATCACTGCTATCGATAGATTGAGCAATAATAAACTGACTGGCCATTGTAGCCAGCGATTGTAGATTTTGTGATTTCATTTCATCTTGCATCGTTGAAATTAAAATAGAAAGCCTATCAAATAATTGAAACAATACAATATCCTTTGAATTTTGACCATGACTTACTGTATTATTTATAAAAAATTTAGCCATATTAATATTGACTATATGACTATATTCTTCTATAGTGTTTTGCAGTTCTTCCCTGTAAAAATCAGCTTCTGGACTCATTTTGTTTTGTACATAAAATTTTTCTATCACTTTATATTTTTCAAAAAAATCTGAAAACTGTTCAAATTTATTTGTAAAATCTTCAACTTCTTGTAGTATATTATTTTTTTCTAATTCAATACTTTTTGGGAAAACAATACCATATTCATTGGCTATATTTTTAAATTGGTTGTAAATATTTTCTATATAGTTTAAAACGTTAGAAGTAGTCGCTTTGGTATGATTATGATAATCAGAAGTATTGTAAAGATCAGTTACTTCGTTGAATTCATTTTTGTCTATTTTTGGGATGATATTTAAAAGAGAAACAATATTTTTATCCGCCATTTTCTTAAATTCATAAAGAATATCATTAATAACATAGGAAGGTTCTTTAATAGGTAGCTTCAACATTGAAGTTAAACTATAATTCTCAGGATAGTTGTGTTTAAGATTTTCGGCTCGTTCAAACAATTTTGCTTGCTCAATAAAATTCATAATTTATTTTTTTGTGGATAATTATAGTATATCATAAAAAGTCAATTAATAAATATTAAGCAATTATTATTGTTGTTTTAATTATAATTAAGTATTTTTAGAATAGCATGATCGGACAAACATAAATCATGTTGAGATTTATCTAAAGGTTTACAAGCATATTGAGAAACAAGGATATCAATAACTTTTTCTATTTGAGCAGATTCAATAAAGTAAGTTTTAATTTGTGGCGTTAAAATATTCATTGAAAAATCAAAATCAATTTTAAAAATGTTTTCACAAATATCATAACTTAAAATAAACATATATTTTAAAGGTTCATGATCATTATCTTCGGTTACCACTGTTTTAAATATATAACTACCCATTGATTGACTATGTGTAGCGTCATAATATTCAATCATATCTTTGAGACTGTGTGGAAACCCATTATAATTGACGGACTTGCCCAGTATATAAGTATAGATAAAATTAAACTTGTAATACATCTCTTGTGATATTTTTAAAAAATCAATTTCATTTTCAAAGATATCGTTAAATTTAAGTAACAGCAAAGGATCATCAAATTCAAGATAGAATTTTGATTTATTTTTTTGAGTATAAATTTTAGACACATACATTATCATAGACTTATCTACTGGCCTATCAAGATTGGATATTTGAACCATGGCGGATGAATCATTGAGTGATCGCATTCCATCTATCTGATAAGGATATTTAATGATTGAACGTAAAGATTTTATAAGTGCTGTGGAATGCATAATACACCTTAATGATTTATTATCTGCAAAATTTTGTAATCATTCCACGCCAGTTCGGGTTGACTTTTATTCAGGGGACTCAATATATAGCGTTTAATAAAACTCTGTTTTAAATCATCATAAGTATCAAAAGAAACCAAATTACCATTGATATGTGATCTGTATCGATTTTCCCAATAAACATCATGTGTTTCAGTATTAATAAAAAAATCAAAATAGATAAGAAAAACGGCATCTGTTTCTATGTTACCCACTGTTAGACGAAAAAAATAGTTATCACCATCATAATAAATACTTTCAAGAATATCATTCAATGATTCTGGTTTCTTTACGTCTGCTGACTGCCCAAAAGCAAAAAAATATAGAAATGCAAGATCCTGATAAAAGGTATTTAAACACTTAAAAAATGCTGCTTTGCTCAATGTTGAAAAAGTTTCAAAAATACTAAGGCTGCTATCTTCATCAATAAATAATAAATCATAGATGTGAGATGGTTGTATATCATCATTTGAATAAACAGTATAATAATTATCATCAATAAAAAACCTGAACTCATCATCTCGCTCTAAAGGCTTATAGTCTGCTGCTTCTGTCAATTTCAAAATTTTACCAGAAGCACTGATATTTTTTTCAAGACTTTCAATGATATTTGATTTTCTACTACTATTCATATCTACCTCAACAGTGAATTTTTAATTACTTAATGATATCATGATTAATATTCAAATGCAAAAGAAAACGATGAAATGGTATATAGATGTTATTCTGGATAAAAACACAATCAAATATCTTTTTTTTATCAATTCATGATTTCAATACAAACAGTTTATTATCAATCATAAGTTGTATATATCGTTCCAAAGCCTGTTCTTCATGTTCTTCATAATCATACAACAAATCAGCTTCTATCCAATCTACAAGCAGTTTTCTAGCTTCTTCTCCATGAATAACTAATAGTTCATTACTTTCAAAGCAATACTCTGCTTCAACTGTTTTTTGAAAACGAACTCCAAAAGCATCAATTGATAAACTATCATTCAGAATACAAAAAGCATGAATGAGAGCAGGTTTGTCCATAATATTGTAATTGTCATCCCAAGGTTCAAGTTCAATATAAGCACTGAGAGGATACTGGGTCATCTCATGCAATTTCAATGCAAATAAATGACACCTACCATGAAGGTAGAGGCCAACTGAATGATTGTTTTCAATATCAACGATAAAACCTTCGTCTACATTAAAAAAATTATCATATTCAAATAAAGATTGAATAAAATTCATAGTGTTTCCTTTCCAAGAGAACATTGTTGAGCTTTAAATCTATCAAGAATATTTTTTGCTGAATAGATTGTCTGTTGTGAGTCAAATGATATATTCATTCTGTTTGAATCTGGTTGATCAATGCTGGGACCTCCATGTAAATGGATTGCTGGCCGAAGCCCCTTCTTTCCATTCCACTCTTGAATAGGATAATGCATAAGAACAACACGTTGTTTTAAAATCATTAATTCTTTATAGGCAGTTACTTCAACAATGTTTAAATTGTCATCCTTTTTTAGATTTTCGAAAACATCCACATTGTCGTGTGGTCCCATGATAAAATGCTTGAAACCATTCAATTCATAAATTAAATTGCAATAGGACTGAGCAGAACCTTTTACAATAGACGAAAAGTTACCAAGATAATAAATGTGGTCAGTGGGTAAAATCTTAGAATTCCAATGTTTCACAATTGAACTTTCCATTTCTTCGACAGATGAATAGCCACGAAGTTGAACTTTTTCTCTGCATCTGAAAAGGATGTCTGATGTAAAATGGGTATGAGCAAGTAATGTTAACATATAGTCTCCAAAGTTGAGTTATCATATCATTTTTTTGCATAAAAGGAAAATTTTTTTCAAATAATTATAGATAATAACTATATAATTATTATCTTAAGGGTTCGATGTAATCTTAAAGTTATAATCTGGCTTATTATTGTTTTAACAAGAAATTAAAGATCATCAGATTTTTTAGAATGGATGAATATTGATTTTTTTGACATAAGAATAAAGGATGTTTTTTACATCATACATACACATTCGAAATAAATCCAAAAAAAAGTGATAACATCAAATAGTTGAAAAATAGAAGTAATATTATAAAATCATAGATATAAATAAAATATAATGTTATTATTAAAAAAAGGAGTAAGAAATGGAATATCAAAGATTATTAATGTTAATAGAGGTTCGGTATGGTGAACAATTTATCAAGGAATTAAAAGAAGTTTGTCAACTAACAGACAATGACTTTGATAATGTTAAAATTATTTTTGAATTTACAATTTCGAAACTTAGCAAATACTATCAATTAAAAATGAGTACGTTAAAAGCACTAAAAGTTATCAACCCTAATATAAATGAAGTCAGAGATGATATAAAAACAGTAAGCGAAACAGAATTAATTACTATAAGCAGTGAAGTTAACACAATGAAACAGATATTGGAAACTTTAAGATAATGCATGATCGAAATAAACTGCTGAAAAACTTTTTCAACACTATGAAGTTACACACTGTGCATTGAAATCAAATTCAAATATTCATTAATCTGTTTGATTGAAATGGATTCAAGATCTATATCGTTATCTAATTTAAGCACCCTGAGTTTTTGTCTTATGAACTCAATAATAAAATGATTCCCAAGATCAGTTGGATTTATTGTATTCTGGCAGAAGTTTTTATTTGAATCAATAGAACGATAAAAATACTGGCATTGATTCAAATCATCAATGTTGACTTTAATTTCATACATTTGAACAATATCATCCATATCGATAATAATATTTAAAGTACAAGATTCTAATTCGTTCTTGGTATTGAAAGTCAACAACAACTCTATTTGAAAAACAAATATCTTTTTCACGACAGATTTTAATAAGTGGATCACCTGATGACATTTATTTAAATGATTGTCTACTAAATCGTTTAGTTCTTTTTTTAGAAAATAACCATGTTTTTGGAGTATCCTAGAAAATGATCCCTCATTGACTGATACCACAAATATCAATGTTATTTTATCCTGAAATGGACATAGATGAAACCTAAAACTATCGGACAAGATAAAGCTTGGCTTTGCACTCATTTTCAGAAAAATGGAATGCTTAATTACATTTGTGTACTTTTTTTCTATGGCACTCAAGTTCATTTTATGAACTCCCCCTATGAATGGTTCGATCATATGTTCCATTAATAGGTTCATATTTTATTGCTTCTTTCAATATTTATTGATAATCAATAATTGCCTCAATCTTAAAACATCTTCAAAACTATAATCAAAATAAAGATCATTGATCACATTTTCAAATTTTTCCATACAAATAATATTCAAGAATTGTTGGTTGACCCTTTCCATATTATTATAGGATATTCCATTTTTCATGACAGAAAATGAAACATTGTAATCTTTATCTATGTTTGTTGAAATATTTAAATAGATATGTTTTTCATTGTGCTCAATATGCAGAAACATAAATATTTTGATTTCTTTTAATTCCTGTGTGTGTATATCAAAAAATAACCTGATACTCGCTTTGCACATATTGGAAAATTTTAAAGAATGGACTTTGAATAATTCACCAGTGGCTACAATAATGTTATTGTAGAAGTATCTGAGGCTATTAGAGATCCTTTCTTCAATAAATTGACAGTTAGGTATATACTGATTAATAAAATCGTTATAATCGTGTGGAGATGTCTCTGAATTAAAACCATTACTCAGGATCAAAACATAGCTATCATCGTTTGCCCTACTACAGATAGCATGCTCTTGAAAGAACATCACCCCATCCTCCATATTGGTTTCATCGAGATGTTTAAATTTAATATGAGGGTTATTTATTAATATTTCATTAATTTTCATAGAGTCACCTAATAGATTGACATGTGATTTACTTTGAAAAGATCCACAACTTGATCAATATCATAAATATCTTCTAGATTAAATAAATCTTCTTTTTCATCAAATATCATAAAAGATAAGGAAAATGGATTTATTTTCTGAACATTGATAGACTTGCAATGCTGACCACAGTTTATTGTTATACGTAAATAATTATTAAAATCACTGACGTAAATCATAAAACTGCTGTTGATACACTTATTACGATAACATAAATCTACTTTGATCTCATTTTGATATAGCTTATTATTCATATCAAAATACACGGAATGGCGAATGGAAATAAACTCAGATGGTTTTTCTCCTAGTGCAGTAATGACATTGTGAAGACCAGTTCGAAGTTTATTGATTTCAACATAAGCAAGATCAAAACGAGTTTTCAAATCGCCTTCTGGCTGCCAACTTGTTTCAAATTGATCAAAACTCAAATCATTCTCGCCTTGATCCATTTTATGCACAGTGTCCTTTAAAGCATAGCAATCAATCATATCTTTATAAGAAAACTGAAGAAGACTTTTATCAAAAGTAAACTCTTGTGCATTTTTAAAATTATTTTGCTTATCATAACTGAAATCTTGATGAAATGTGACAAGAGAATTACACATTGTCAACTCATAAATTTTTTCAATAAGATCGTCATTATAATCGTTCATATATACTCCGATAGAGTGGTAATTGTATCATATAATTAAATAAAATAAAAGAAAAAGGCTTGAAAATCAAGCCTCTTTTTATTTTTATGACATAAAATAATCATTTCTCGGATTATTAAACAGTGCAGGTTTCTCATCAAACACTTTTTTCAAGTAAGTCACATAATCATCATCATGACACATGCCTTTACCCGGACTGTCAGAAATTTTAGCGACGGGTTTACCATTGCAATTAATCATTTTCATTACGATATTCAAAGGCTCAAGTCCAAGGTCGTTAGTCAAGTTAGTTCCGATACCAAAACTGGTATTAATACGCCCTTTGAAGTGATTGAAAATATTAACGGCTTTAGGAAAATTGAGACCATCACTGAAAACCAATAGTTTGTTACGTGGATCAATTTTCAACTTCTCATAGTGTGCAATAAATTTTTCACCCCATTCGATGGGATCACCAGAGTCATGTCGTACACCATCAAATAATTTAGCAAAGTAAAGATCGAAATCTTTTAGAAAATAATCCACACCAATTACATCAGTCAATGCCACACCCAAATCGCCACGGTATTCTTGAACCCAAGCTTCCAATGCAGCTTTCTGACTATCAACCAAACGGTTTTCAAAAGCTTGAAATGCTTGCAGATACTCATGAGCCATCGTGCCAATGGGAGTGATATCCAATTCGCGAGCCAAATATAGATTACTAGTACCAAACAATTTTTCTGGAATAGTGTGTTTGCAATGATTTAATACTTCCAACTGCCATTCCTTACTAAACCGGCGACGAGTACCAAAATCTGTAAAAATAAACCCATCAACATTTTTGACCAATGCGATTTTTTCTTCAAGACGACGATGACCTTCTTCAAACATATCATAGCGTTGACGCTCAGTCATATCTTTGGTCTGATGACGGAAATACACTTCATTCACAATAGCCAATACATAAATCTCATACAGAATTGTTTGCCACCAAGGACCAAAGGTTTTAATTTCCAAACCACCTTCTTTAGCCCGTACAGTAATTTGATTGGGATCAAAGCGAAAGATACCAAGGAAGTCAATAAAGTCTCTTTTCAAAAAGTGCATGCGACGACGAAGGTAATCCAATTCGGTTTTAGTAAAAGAAAGTTCGCACAATGCATCAACTTGTTCCCGAACTTCTTGTGCAATGACACTTAAATCCACATTCTTATTTCGACAATGAAATTCATGTTCAACAACAGCACTGGGAAATTTATGAAAAGCCACCTGCATCATGGTTAATTTATAAAGATCGGTATCAAGCAATGAGGTAATAATTTGTTCGTTCATGATAGTTTCTCCAATTTTTGAGATTTATTTTGATTTCTTGTGTACATAGTAGCAAAAACGAACTAACTTGTCAACGATTATTTTTATAAACTGAATAAAGTATTATAATACTTTTAAATTTAATAAAAAAACCCTTGATAGGGTGTTAATTTAAATCAATCAATCTTAATCAGAATTAATCGCATTTCATTTATATTTGATTGAACTTTTGATTGTACAGCGGACATCACTATATATTGACCACCTATTACACTTAATGAATGTTCAAAATTGTTGAATCCACTGCCGTTTTTATCATCATTTTTTACAGATCCTTTAAAATCATCTGATACATAACTATTATTAGTATTGCCGTTCACCATGACAAAATAATCAGTAACTTGATCATATATCCTGATATTAAAGTTATAAGCACTGAATACTTTGCCATATTTATTATTATTTGATTCTTTATTAATGCTTTTATGATTTTGTTCATTTCTAAAATGAATAGGTCTTTCTAAACTCACATTATCAAAGTTATAGATAGTATGTTCACTTAAATTGCCTATAGTGCTCAACAAAGTTTCAATTTCTTTTGAATCCTTTGCTTTAGTTATTGATTCATCAAATTCTTTAAGGTTCTTAGATGGGTTTTGAATAATATATTCTTGAATTTCCAAATCAACATTTTTAACAGAAGCGATTGCAGGATTAAATATCACCTCTCTATCTTTAATGTTTTTTTGATCAATTATATTTTTAATATTTTCCCGTGATTCATTGGATATTTTATCTTTATCCAAAGTCTTATTCACATAATCGTAGTCTATATTGGTTTGGGCCATAGAATGCCCACTCACTATACACAATAACAAAGGTATTACTTTTAATTTTTTTAACATGTATCTCTCCCAATTTATATTCAAGACATGTTAGCATTTGAGTGGATTATGTCAAATTTACCAATAGGATAATTTAATTGATAATATCAGAGACATAAATAACGGGCTATTGACATAGTTGCATAAATCAACTAAGATAAAATTAGATAAAAAGAGAGGTGTAAAAATGAAAATAGCCGTTTTTGGATCTGCCTTCAACCCACCCACCAATAGCCATCTAAAAATAATAGAACATTTGGTGGAAAATTTCGACAAAGTTTTAGTAGTCCCATGCTTTTCTCACAACTTTGGAAAAAAGATGATTAATTTCAAAGATAGATTGAACATGGCCAAACTGCTGGTCAGTCATTTGGACAAAAATATTGAGGTTTCTGATATTGAGCAAGAGATTTTCAAAAATGAAGTTAGCAGGACTTATTTACTGCTTAAAACATTAAAAGAAAATAACCCCAACCATGATTATGTGTTTGTTTGTGGTGAAGACAATGCAAGTATAGAAAATTGGAAACGATTCTACAATTATAAATTGATTGACGAAGAATTCGGAAAATACATCATTCCAGATTTGGGAACAGTTAGAAGCACTTTCATTCGTCAACAACTTAAAATAGGTGAAACCATTGATGGATTGACCAGACCAGAAGTAATTGATTACATTCGCGATAATCATTTGGTCTTTTGACATAAAAAACATTGCTGAAAATGTCAAGGCTTGATTGTTTTGACATTATTCACACTGTTGACATGACATAATTACGCTCACCACATCCACAAAATATCGTAAATTTTTCTAAAAAAAACGATTAATATTATCAAAATCTAAAAACACTACATGTCTAAAAAAACCCTAATATTTTAATATTAAACAAAAAAATGACACCTAAAAATAAGCAAAAAATGATTAAAAACAAGGCGTTAATTATAGCATTATAACACTAAATAAACATTGAAAAAAAAGCACCAAAAAGCCCTAAAAGGCTTGATTTATGAGGGTTTCAGTGGTAAAATTTGTCTACCAAATTAAGAGAATAAATGCAAAAAATGACGAAAAAGATGAGAGTAGAAATTTCCCCAAATCCCTACTTTTTGCAATCTCGTCAAGCTTGATCAGGTGTTTCATTTCCCCAATGAATTGATCACATTTTCTCCTATTTTGAAAACTGTAATACAAACCTAAGTAAAAAGGAGTACATTCAACATGGCACTACTAACAGCATCAAACTACAAGCAAAATGAAATAGAAGTCGCTTTAAAAAATAGTAATATGGAAGGTGATTTTCTTGCAGATATTGAAGATAGAATTGCACAACTTATTACAGAAGACGATTTGAATATGTTTGACTGATTGATTAGGAAATCCCCATCCTAAACCAATTTCCTCGCAACACACTATTAAATCCCAAATCCCGAAATACAACAACCCTCGCAATGAGGGTTTTTTTATTCTCCTAAAAATTAAAGTATTATAATATAAATTAAAACAGTGTGTATAGCTTGACAGGATCTTGGTTTTTTTGTTATTATACACCATAATGAAAGAGCCGTGTCTCCAAATTTAAAAATATAAGTCAAAAATTAATTATTTTTGAAAAAATCAAGAAATGATTGACATATTTTATTTTGTTGTTTACTCAAATATACAATTTGAAAACTTGCTGTCTTTTCTTTGAATACATTAATTTTAATGTAATCATCTGTCACCATACCAGCAGGAACATATATGATACTTGGAATTTTTTTTGCAAGATCTAAAATAAACTCTATAGAATTAGAAGTAACCTTGTTTTCAGGTCTGAAAACAACACCATCACTGGTTTCTAAAAAAGTATTTTTCTCCATGACAAAATAGTCAAACTCATTTAGTGATTCCAATGTGATACTGTGAGGCATGAATCTTTTATGAATGTAAGCACATAAATGCTCATTGCCTATCTTGTGATAAAACATGCCACTATCAGGCAAGTTACCCGCTCTAAAAGCAAAGTCGAAACTGTTTTCTACTAAATCATGAAAATCATTCGAAAAATTTAGATGTATACTAATGTTTGGAAAAAGCTGTCTGAAAGAAGAAATGCGTTCTGCTAAGAATTCTCTTTTTTCGATAGGGGCTGTAACTCTAATTTCTCCTTTCAACATTATATCATTTCCAGCCAATTCGTTACCCACCATCTCTAATTCGACAAAATGTGGCTTTGCTTTGTTGTAGAGAATATTACCTTCTTGTGTTAATGAAATCTTGCGTGTAGTTCTATGAAATAATTTATTGCCCAGATCTTCTTCTAGTTTTTGTAATTTACGACTTACTGTTGAAACAGGTATCTCTAAAACTTTTGATGCTTTTGTCAAACTGCTTGTTTCGGCTACCTTAAAAAAAATAACCAATGAATTAATATCCATTTGATTGACCTCATATTTGGAAAAATGAATTTCACTTTACCATAATTGTTCTTGATTGCAAGAGTGTTATAGTGTAATTAACAAATTAGGGAGTGTTAGATGAAACAATTATTAATAAAAACAACAAGTTCAAAATCTGGAATAGAATTAACTTTTTTACGTTTAATTGTCGGCCTCATTTTTTTAATGCATGGCTCACAAAAATTATTCGGTTTATTTGGTGGAGGCGGCCTTACAGGTACAGCAGGGTATTTTGCATCTATTGGATTAGAACCTAGTGGACTTTTGGCATTGTTGGCAGGTTCAGGCGAATTTTTTGGTGGTCTATTATTAATGATGGGTTTACTGACACGTCCTGCAGCTATATTGACCAGTATTGTGTCTGTCGTGGCATTATTGACCGTTCATTTAGCTAATGGATTCTTTATGTCAAATAACGGCTTTGAATATATATTGATTTTGCTTGTAGTTTCTTTGGCTATTTTCATTGCTGGTAGTGGCAAATATAGTGTAGACAACATCATTAATAATCATTTAAATAAATAAGGAGAACTTTATGAATAAAGATATACTAAACAAATTATTTACGGAAAGCAGGACAGTGAGTAAATTTCAAGAAAAAGAAGTATCAGATGACATAATTCATCAACTTTATGATTTAACAAAAATGGCTCCTACTGCTTTTAATGCTCAACCTGCTAGATTTTTATTTTTAAAATCAAAAAATTCTAAAGAAAAATTGAGACCATTTCTAATGGAAGGAAATATTGAAAAAACAATGAATGCTCCTGTGACAGTAATTGTTGCCACAGATTATAAGTTTCATCACTTGTTGAACAAAACCTTTCCTATCGCTGATATAGGAGGTTTATTTGACGGGAATCCAACAATGGTAGACACAACAGCTTTCAGAAATGGAACGCTATCAGGTGGATATTTAATGATAGCTGCAAGAGCTTTAGGGCTGGATGTTGGACCTATGTCTGGATTTGATAATATTGGCCTTGATGCTGCTTTTTTTGAAGGTACTTCCGTTCAATCAAATTTTTTAATAAACATGGGCTATGGAATAACTGATAAAATTTACAATCGATTACCAAGGCTCCCTTTTGATGAAACCTCTAAAATAATGTGACAATATCAACAAAGAATAACACCTGTTATTCTTTTTTTTTATAAATTTTTGACAGGGTGACATTATTAAATTAAGTTATAGAGATAACAAAGGTATTTAGTATGCATTTAGCCCAAAATAAAGCAACTCGTGATATTAGATTATTTGTAGGATTATTTATTTTAATGACAACGCTATATAGTGCATTAGATTTATCGGGTTTTTTTATAGCAGATTTCTTTAAAAATAATATTGTTCATATTCTTGGCATTAATGCAAATGACAAGATGACTCAATTTCATTTAATTGTATATGGCTTTTTTGTATTTAAATTATTATCAATTATTGCTATGATATCTACATCAAATACGGTAAAACAAATCATTTATGCATCTCTTACTTTTGTCTTAATTGGTATCGAAAGTTTACTTCAAATTGAAACAGGTTGTCAACGTTATGACGCTATCAATGATACCACAGCCTGTCCACATGCATTTATAGTTGATCCCTATGCCAGCTTGATAGTATTTACTTTTATGCTAGCTATTCTAATACCATCATTGTATAAAAAATTAAGTGAAATAAAATAAACCCGCTGATAGCGGGTTATTTTTTAGGAAATTTTGCGGGACTCCCCGATAATTTATTGCAATAAGCCTGTGACTACAACATTTATTAATTATGAATTAACTTATTGAAATCTTTCCCGATGGCCGAAAAATCTCCAGAAGGTTGTTGATAGACTCTTAATCCAAATAAAGTAACCACAGAATATAGATGATCAAAAATATCAGATTGAACAGGTTCAAAATCCATTAAGAATGTTTTGTGAGTAAAACAATAGATCTCAATAGGTAATCCTTCTGAACGATTTTCCAATTGTCTGACCACCAGCATTTGGTCTTGAATTATTTCACTGTGTTGTCGCAGATAATACTCAACATATTTTCTGAATGTTCCAATATTTGTCAATTTCTTACCATTGACGGCTACCAATTCATTATTGTCTAGGTCTTTGTTTTGTACATTTAAATCCTGTTCTTTATCTTCTAGGTACTGTTTAATCAATTTTACCTGTTTAAGACGCTTTATATCAGATTCAGTTAGCTGTTTGATACTATTAACATCAATGTTGATAGCCCTTTTAATTCTACGACCATTTTTAAACATAGTTGTCCAATTTTTAAAACTTTCTGTCAGCAAACAGTAAGTAGGAATAACCGTTGTTGTATTATCCCAGTTTTTAACACTAATCAGGTTTAAATTAATTTCACGTACTTCACCATCAACAGCATACTTGGGAACTTCAATCCAATCCCCCACTTTTACACTTTTGTGTATGGTTACTTGAAAAGAGGCTACAAAGCTTTGTAAGGTATCTTTGAATATAAACATGATGATAGCAGATGCAGCACCGACTGCACTTAATATATAAACAGGAGAGCGATCTACAAAATGAGCAATTACAACCATAATTGAAATCAAGAATAAAATAACTTTTAATATTTGAAAAAAAGGCTTTACAGGTATTTTGTCACTGACTCTTTCACTTTTTTCATAATAATCTGACATTACATTGAATATGGAGAAAATCAACATAGTGCTTACAAATACCAATGTTGTAAAAATAACTTTTTCGTAAATATTGGCTACAACCTGATTCAGGTAAACATTTTTGAAAGAATACAAAATAGCAAAGGGGATGATCAATGTCATATTTCTAAGAATTCTATGTCTTGATAAATTGACAATAAAATCATTATCTGATTTTTCAATATGTTTTCTAATTACCTTTATAACAGTATTTTTAAGTAGTAGGTAGCCACCTACAACAATAAGTGTAGCGATGCAGGACTCTATAATGGATGTAAAAAAACTATCAGGTGTAACCCCGAATAAAGCAACGATGTGCTCATGGAAAAACATGTAAACTCCTTGTATTCATTTGTTAGAATTAATCATAACCACTTATGAAAAAAAAGCAATCAAAATAAAAATAATTAAAATAGAAAACCGCCTAGATGGCGGCTTTTAAATATAAATACTATTATTGAAAATCGTCTAAATCACTAGGGATGGTAAAACCTAACTCCTTGAATATTTTTTCAGAAGCATCTAAGTCTTCTGGAATATCTCTTTTAACATGAGCTAGTACATCCGTTACACAATTATTTTCCATGACTTCGGCAACATTATTGGCTTCCATATGTTTACCATCAATTACGTCAATCAACTCGGGAAAGTGCTCAACACTTTTTTGCATACAATCAACACTATCATAAGCAAGGTTGATCAATTTCAATTCCTTTGCATCTCTTTTTTTATTACGTGCCTCTTTAAAGTTTTTATCCAATTCACCTTTACGAACATCATAAATTTTTTCAACTTGATTTTTAGTTGCAATACCTGTTGCAGCACCATCTTCTTCAATTGTAATAGAAATAGGAGCTTGTGATGTAGTTTTTTTAGAGCTTTGCTCGTCTGTTGCTGCATAACAACATACTGCAATTATCGCACCAACTGCTCCTACAAGACTTAATGTAAGGGAACGTGACATTTGACAACTCCTTTGGTTTATTAGAGAAATGATAGGCCAAAAAAGCAAAAATGTCAAATATTATAACATAAAATATTATAATTTATTAATATTAAATGACTAAACAGCAATCTATATTCTATTTTAATATTGTATACAAATGAAAATAATAAAAAAAAGTATATTTAAAATATACTGATTTTGTTACTGTTCAATAATTAATAAATTTACCAATAGTGATAACCAGCATCATTTGACCATTTAAATGAAGTCATATTATCTAATGTATCGTATTTTAAATTTACATACAAAATTTGAATATCCTTTCTTTTTTTACTTCTAATCTTGAATTTTCTATATTTTTTAGGAACTTTCCAAACGTTTCCAAATCGTATAACGTCTTTTAAAAATAAATCTATACAGGTTAGTTGTGTTTGTTTTCTATAATAGGGGCGATTTGAAAAATTAGTAAACTCATGTCGTGCATAGGCATTAATTTTGCCATAAGGCGTTCGATTTCTAAACGTTCTACTCATTTTTATAATGCCCCTAATGAAGAAAATAAAGTATATCAATGTACTATTAAAAAATCAAGATTATTTGTTTTAAATATTAAACATATTGATAATCGAAATATCGTCATCAGTTAGGTGTTCAATCTGAGTACACTCTGAAAATTCAGCAAGGCTATTTATTTTGGGTTTGATTAAATGGTTAAATAAGCAATCTTTAAAATCCTTTCCGTAATTGTCTTTAGGATGAAAAGTAATAATGTTTTTGCCTAAATCTTTAAAATAAGTGTTTGTAATGAATTTTATATCTTCGCGATGATTTTCAATAGAAAGATGAAGATTTTCCGTTAAATCGATCTGAAAAAATGGGCTTTTTTTGTAATGGTCTATTGGTATGTACAAAGATGGATTACATTTATATTTCGATAGAAATGTATAATCATGAATAAATATCTCAACAGCTACTTTGGAAATTTTACAAGATTTATTGAATCTCTTAAAATCATCAATTATCTGAAATATATGATCTTTATAGTTTTCATTAAATAAACCAAATCTATTTTCATAAGTTAAAAAAGAATCAATACAGTCTACCACTGTATTAAAATAAATATCGTCCTTAATCATATTTGATATTTGTATCTTCATTTTATATTTAACCCATATAATAATCTTAATCCTATTTTAAAAATATTCAAATGTTTTGATAAACAATCCTTTATTTTCTCTGTAAAAATGTTAAATTGATCATAATAATAGTTTATAGGATTTTGAGATGGGCGAAATTATTGAATTATTCAAGAAGCGTCAAGAAAGAGTTCTTAAGTTAACACCTAGACAAATATTGGATAAGTATTGGGACAAACGAACTGTGCCTGTTGATATTATCCAAATTGCTCAAAATATCAAAGAATTTTCATTTATTTTAGAATGTATCAATTCTGATTTCGATAATAAGTTTTTTGCTTCCATATCCAACAGAAAAAACAACTATATTTTGACCTATAAATCAGGAATTAGCTCTGATAAATTACGATTGATTACTGCTTATGCGTTAAGCTATATTATCCAAGGATTGGTTGACAAATCAATGGATAAGATAGTGTATATTGACTCTAGAATGGTTATGGAGCAAGATCCTGAAAGAATACATGAAAAAATTGCATTAGATTTTGCACAAGAACTTCTTATTCCTTTAGAAAGTGTTATACGCCTTATTGAAGTATTCAAACAACAAGATATTGATTCAACGATTGGAAACATTGCCAAATACCTTGAAGTTATAAATATTTATTTAGTATCCAACAGATTGATTGAGTTACATTATATTAAATAGAAATCTTAAATTTAATTATACATCATATCAACGACATCTTTATATTTTTCGATCATTTTAACAACATCTCTTTCATTGGTATCTACAATATCAATTGAAATATTCAAGATACGATTAATATTTGAAACTATTGAATTTAGGTAACATATAAGAATATGTTTGCAAAATAGATTTTTAGAAATTTTATGTAATCCTTCTGCACTTTCTGCATAATACACTCCATTCTTATAAGCAAATTCATGCGTATTAATAACAAGTACATTATCATTGTCAAATTCAAAACTGGGTATATTAAAAAAGAATTCATCAATCTGATCTCCTTCAAATTTAGCTTTTACTATTAAATTGGGAACACTTCCTAATTTGTTTTTTCTTGAGACAATGGAAAAATACTCAAAATAAAGTTTCATAAAATCAAATTTATTTAAATCTTCAAATTGAAAAATTTTGAATACTTTGTCCATGCTTAGCACGATGGTTCCCAAATCTTTTACAGTGTTTGAAGTGTTTTGTTTGTTATATTTGAACTTTGCCAAAATATCATAACTTTTCGATTGAAAAATGGAAGGTTCAACATATTCAAATTCCCACGCCCCAATACCAATAGGAACACCATCAAACATGGATTCTTTATCCATATAATCAAATGCCATGGAAGTGACTAATTTTGCTGCAATAGATTTTTCTAATTCTATATTCATATCAGTTACTCCATTCAAAACCATCAATATGAGAAATCTTTTTCATTAAAGCGTCTTTTGCTGTTTGTTTAATAGTTTCGGTATTTAAAATGTTTTGTTGTTTAAATGTATCTATACTCATAATATTGATAGGCAACCCATTTTTATCTTCACAAAATACTTCACCCGTTTTAACATTGATAATCAAATTATCATTTTTTACATAAGGAACACACCTTTCAAAATGTTGCATATCCTGAGTAGATTTGTCATCTATCAATAAAGACATTTCTGTATTGAAATCAATATTACTGATAATAGTGACCAAAAAATATTCGATAGTCGCCAAGTCTTTAGAAATTAAACATTTTATTTTTGTCAAATAATTAGATTTTTTTACACTTATCGTAGCCTTATTAAAAATATTATAAAAAAACAAATAAAAATAATTTTTTCTATTATTACTATCAACTAGGTAATAAATAAAGTCAGAAACCGCATCAGGAATATCAAGTTGTTTATATAGTTCTTCATTCCAGATATATGAACAATCTGAAATATAAGGATTTTCTCCTTTCTTGTGTACTTCGATAAGGTTTTGTGAATTTCTGACATCTAGAATAAGCACTCCATTGGAGTTACCTTTCTTGTAGTCAGGTCTTTTGAAAAACAGACCAAACTTATTTTCACCATTTACCTTTTTTTGAAGGTAATAATGGGGTTGATACTCTGGTTTTACTAATTTTATTAAATTTTTATAATGATTCATTTTATACCTCAATAGTCAATCATCGCATTAATCATTTTCCACTGTTCAAAAAAATCAGGTGTTAAAATATAGTCAATATCCATATGAATAAATTTTTTTTCAAGGTAAGCTTTAATCAATTTTTTTATTATTTTTTCAATAGACTCTTGTTGATCAACACCGCATACCGCATAGGCTTTAAAAACTTTCAAAATGAAACTTACTTTGATTTTTTCATCAACAGGTCGCATGCTTATTTTGAAAGAGTGAAAGACATTGAAACTAACTTGTTCAAATAAACCGTTTTTATCTAGTCCAATGACTTTATCTATATGAATATTTCTATTGGAAGAAAAATTACCAAACATCTCATTTAAAAAATAATCTTGATCGCGTGAGACTGTAATGCAAAAATTAGAAATCTCATTAGATAGAAAATCGTTAAAAGGAAAGCGTTGTATAGATTTGAATATACCCATTAACTTGAACAATTCAACCACTTTCAGCCAGCATTTTTCTGCTTCTTGATGATTCATAGTTTTTATTTTAAAATAACGATCAAATAATGCTTTATCCACTATACTGACAAGACCATTCACACTTAATTTTGCAATTAATACAGTTTCATCATCTGAAAGAATAAGTGCTTTTCCAGCCGCACTATTTTTAGGCGTGTAAACAGGATAAACAACGACAGGTTCATCTTTTGTTAAATTATAAATAGCTTCATAGCTGCAGTCGAAAAAAGTTAGATTGCCTTCTGACAAAGGTGTATCATTACATTTTTGACCAAATTTTACATTCATCAATAGATCCTCACATCAATTCGCAGTATTCTATCACGAATCATTGATAAAAACAATAAAAATAAAAAAACCCTCAATAAGAGGGAATAATAATTTAAGTCTTTTTAACTTAGAAAGGAGATAACTAGACTAACAAAATTTAAAAATAAGACTTATTTGTTTATAATTATGCTGTTTAAATTTGTTTAATCAATTTATCATACTTTTGTATCATTTCAAGAACTAATACTCAAAAATATTCACTAATTCTCTATGTTGGACTAAAAATTCTGATGGTGATATATTTAAATTTTTTCTTACCACCTGATTATAAATTTTGCTGTTCATAGCACTAATAAATGCCTGAAAATTAGATAGTTTACTCATTCTTTGTTTGTTGATATCCAAGCTGAAACTAATACTATTATTGCTTCTATCAATAGTGATTTCGATATCTCGCTTATAAAAATGAATAAAAATATTTTTATCATTAAAAACTATATCAAAAATCTCATCAAAAAAATCATTAGATGAAACAAATTTAGTAAATATTGCTTCATTTGAATCGAAAATATCCAACAGTGGAGAATATAAATCATTTCCTGTCAATAGATACTCCATAAATGTTATATTTTTCAAGAGTTCTTTTATATAATACATGTCATTTTGAAAATGTGGTATATCAATGACTTGTTTGTTACGATAAAAAACAGTTTCAATCTGATAGTCAGCAAGCTCAGTGATAAAATTCATCATTAGTTTATCGCCAATGAATAACGAATTTATACCCGAAGATGGATCTGTAATTAATTTTAATGGTAATCCTTGTCTGACATTGTTTAGAATGAATCTGGAAATATGCGACCCCATATAAATACTATCAGGCACATACTGCTTGATATCAATAGAAATATTTCTGAAAAAAGCATCGAGCTTATTTTTAAGTATTGTATCTTTCATCTTATATATCCATAATGAAACATGATTATACACAAAATAATTGTTTTTCGCAATAAATATTTTATAAAATATATAATGAAAATGATATTGATATTTAATGGTACTGTGTTATTATTTTGTGTATTTTATTGGAGAATTAAAAATGAAAGCAAACACTGTATACCAAAAAATATCGACTGCTTCTATCGCCATCATCACTGTTATGGCTTTTGTACTGTCAATAGGTTTCTTAATATTTTTGGGAAAGGAAGCCAACAAAGAAAACGTTGAAAGTTTTTCAAACTATCTAAAGGCTAATCAAGTAACGTTGTACTGGGATCAAAAAGATGATAAATTGCTGATAAAGAAAAATAATGTCGAGCTAAATCAAATCAAAGATTTTAAATGGATTGATCATATAGAATATAATAAATCAAAACAATCAAATACACAGTATTTAGTGATTGCTTATAATGAAAACTATTATAAAAATAAAATCAATAATTTATTATTTGGTTCACCACTCAAAGATGAGTTCAGTGAAATAAAAGTTATCATCAACAATATTGATGATATTGAACTGACTACATCTACTTATCTTAAAGATATTTACACACAGTATTATCCTTATACTGTTAATATATGTGATACCAATAGTTCACTTTATTTAAAAGTTAATCCAATGTTATGTGATACGGCCACTCATTTAAATTTGACAGTGAATACTGTTAAAAGAAATTTTGAAATCAAAATCAATTATTACAAAGAATGGGATGGCATTGTCAATCACTTCATGACATTCAGCAAGACCCCACTAGAAAACAAATTGAAAACATATAAAGAAGCTTCTACACAGATAGAATCAAAATACTTAACACAATTAGACAAGTTGAATATCAATGGCATCTATCCACCACATAACATTATTGTTAAAGATAAAAAAATGAAAACAGTTCTAAATCTTGAAACAGAATTGATGATTATTAGAGACTTAAAACAAGACTATATTGAAAAAAATGTTAAAAAGACTGCTGTTTATACTGCATTTAAAAACGATAATATTAGCAAAGAAATTCCGTATATCTTACAAAATCTAGACCCAGATAAAGATTTATATAACAAAATAAAAATTATTAAAATGGAAACGGAACCTAAAATAGAAAAGGAAAACAAACAGACTGTCATTATTGATAATACTGCTGAAACATCTAATGAAAAAAATGATCCTGATCTTGAAAAAGATAAAGTAACTACAAGTCCTCTTGAAATCAAGGCAGCAGATAAAGAAAAAACCGCTAATTAGCGGTTTATTTTTTGTAGCTATATCATTTACTTCACGTTACATATATTAGGGCAAGGCATACCTTTTCCAGAAGCATCTAATTTTTTGTTACCACAAGCTAATTGGTCATACGCTTCACGACAACTTGAAACTGTTGCACAAGTTTTGTACTGGATTGTGGCACAGAATGGTGTTTTATTCATTGGAGAAAGAACAGCATTGTCAACTTTTTTAGCGGCTGGCAAAGATTTCACTTTAGCAGGAACCACTTTTGGTGTTTCAACAGGAGCTTTGTACACTACCGCTTTTGTAGTAGTGATGGTTGAAGTGGATTGTGGTGAAGACGAACACTTACAAGTAGTATCTTCTTCAAACTTCTTGATATAAGAAGTTCCTGCTGGTGCTTGTTTAATACTTGTAGTCGTTGCAACAATTGGTTTAGATACAGGTACAGTTGACACTACTGGTGTATAAATAGGTGCAGGAACTACCACAGGAGCCGTTTTAACTGGTTGCTGGACCGATGGTTTTGCTACTGGTGTTGGTCCGGCAGTCAATAAGGTATCTTTCTTCAAGCGAAGCTCATCGACATCAGCACGCGGTGTTTTCAATCTGTAAGTGACATCTGACATAACTGCAAGGTACTCTTTATTTATGTTGAAAGATACATTACGACCATCTCTTCCTACCAATATATACTGATTGCGACTGCTCTCTGGCAACTGGAAACTTATTTTGTCTGTATAATCGCAGATACCTTCTTTTGAACTACCAGATACGCCACAATCTACAATACGTTTCTCGTGACTGTAAAAGTTGTAACTTTGACCTGTAGTGTCAATAATATGCGAGAATAAACGGGGTTCTGTATCAGAATAAGCTAAATCCAGATTAGCAAATGTATCAGAATTTTTTATATTTAAATCCATATCGAATTTTTTAATTTTGGCAGAAGATTTGTAGACAGGCTCTTCTGTAGGTCCTTTGACAACTGATTGTTTTAAGTCGTGGTCATAGGTATAACTAACACTATCAGCAATTGAATCGTAGCTACGACCTGTGCTGCATCCAACTAATACAGCAATTGATAATGCCATAACAGTATACTTTAACATGATTTCTCCTTGGTTTTATCATTATTATATATTATTATGCCAAAGGATGTTAAATATTCAAGTAATAAAGTTGATTAAATGTTAATCATTTCTGTAGGTTTATATTTTTTCCTGTTATCAAAGTCTTGTTCATGCACTGCTCATCATAATTATATTCATTTTTCAATGTATACAACAAGCTTATATTATTTTTGTTAATAGCAATATGGGCTATCATGGAAGAAAATTTTCTACATCTCTTATTTTTTCATCAACTGTATTTTTAATTGCATTTAATACTTTAATACAGTGTTCTTTAGCATCATCCAAATCAGTAAAGATTGCATAATTATAATTTACAATACATTTTTTGCCATCAAATTTTCTAAACTGACCGTATGTCAATTTTGATAACTTATTGTCTTGTAGTAATTCGTAATCAAATTCATAATCACAATTGGTAACATTATCAGTTTTTGTATCAACTATGGATATATCGCTAACAATTAATTTTTCTATTTTTAGGTAACTTACTGGATCTTGTACTACCGAGTATACAACCTGATTCATAGAGAACCTATAAAAAGGAACTTTAATGTCACTTTCCGTATCAGCAATATATTTAAAATTAAATTCAACTAGCGATTTCAATATGTCTTTATTATCTTTTAAACTTAATATTTTATTTCTTTTAATAATAAGTTCATTTAATTGTTCTTTATCAAATAAAAAGGGAAATATTCGATACATCAAATTATTGTTTATCGTTTCAATTGAATTGGAGAGTTCGTAATAGAGAGATCCCAAATAAGAATCTATCGCACTAACACAAACGCTTACACACTTGTCATAATCATTACTATAACTATCATTGGTCGCATGTTGGCCGGAAAATTTTTCTGACAAATCAAATCTGACCGGTACATGGTTTAATAGATCATGCTCATTAAATTGCTTGCTTTCAATTAATACTTTGTAATGAACGTTAAAGTCTTTTTTCAAATTGTCTATATTAACTATTCTTGATTGCATATTTTACGTTCCTAGATATCTGTTCATTTTATAATTTTTTATTACTTGTTTAATCTTATTATAGATATAGCATTTTTTTTACTAAAAATTCTTGCTCTATAAATGTTGGGTTATCAGCTTGTTCTCTATAGATATCCATAAATATCGATTCAATCTTTTCTATAATAGAATGACAATCACCTTTTATAAAATGCCTATATGATTTTGGAATAACGCTTTCTTTAAATCGAACCAAATCTTGCTGAATTTCAGGAATGTCCGTAATACAATACATGCCGATACTGTTGATTTCATGATCAATAAAGTAATGAATTTTTTGAGTGTTGTCAAAAGGAATATAAACCTTGATGAAATTAAAAATCCCTTGATAACCTGCAATTCCTATAATAGAATAACATGTTTTAAAACAAGAAGATATTTTTAAAATGTCTTGGATTGCTTTTAAATCTAAATTAACTAATTTAGAATATTGTGCTAAATCTCCAAGTTCCATCAAACAGCCGTCCTCTAAGATGATATTTGTTGATCTAATGCTTTGTTTCAATGAAAAAAAACGATTGTCTATTTTCATGGAAATGGTATTTCCACTTTTGCAAACGTAACGTATTGTTGCATTTTTCAATCCAAAATCATTTTTTAACCGTGAAATGATATTTCTTTTAATGCTTGAATCAATCATAAAGTAGCTCTCAATGCATCTTCATAGGCTTCCAATTTAGCCAGTTGTTTCGTTATGTGTGTTTTCAGCTTTATTAAACTTTGACGTGTATATAGTACATTAATAAGATCAGGTTCAGGATCATCAATAGCCTTATCTACATAGCTAGAAATTACTTTTTCAAGGTTAAAGGAAGCTGACAATAAAGAATTATTATGGCTGAGAGCATCTTCATCTTTTATAAGGTTAACTGATAACTGAACATTTTGGACCTTTACATCTTGAAGTGTCATTTCTTTAATAAGCGGCCTATCAGAATAAGAGAATCCACCACCCAATGAAGCAGTCATTTTTAAATTATTAGAGAAGTATGTATCTGATTTAATCATGTCTTTACACCTTTATTTTAGGGCAATGATAACATCTTCTAAAAAATTTTGCAATATCTTATTGACAAACAAAATCAACAAGATAATAATGAGCTTAATTAAATAGGAGGAAGTATGTCTGTCTCACGAGAAATTAATGATTTTGAATTTGAGTCTGTAAAAAGCTCTCAATCACAAATTATCAAGAATGGTTTTTACGAATACAATCGTATGATGAGTGTGGAAGACGCAGCGGATCAATGGTCAGACAATGCCAGTGCATTAGAACTTATCCTAGAGCAGGATAACCACCAACCTGAATCACTTCATGATATTTTAGAGTTACTGGAACCCTTATCAGAAGTAACGCATCGAGATGTTTCACCTATTTTTAAATTAAAAAGGTTTGACGAAGTTAATTCTTATTACATTGAAGATCCATTTCTGGTCTCTATTATTGAAGTATTATTTGAAAACATAGATGAACGTTTGGAAGTCAATGAGTTTCTGGAAGAACTTATTGATCTTTGTCATATTTTAAGCGATGCACAATAAACCTCTAACGAGGTTTTTTATTTGACTTTTAGTTCATTGGCCAATAAAATATAAATAATAATAATAAAAAACAGCATGTTCTCATTACTTGTTTCAATCATAGCCATAGCACTGAGCAGTGCGTTCTTAATAATAACTATCATGTACATTGATAAGCCGTTTAAGGGAATAGCCAATACACAGCTTGCAATGAATATTGGGCAACAATATATTGATTTTGGTGCAATTATTTCTTCTGCTGATAGTCTTGGTTTTAACATATCTTCAATTGATGATATAAGAATCTTCAATAAAACAACTCCTAAAATTAATGGTGTTGATTATGTATATGCCAAAACATCACAAGGTGAAAGATACTTATACAACAGCAATATAAGTCAAAAAGATTGTGTAGAATATGAAAAAATAGCTAATAAAAATAAAGAAATTTCCATTAATGATGTTATGAAAAATAAAACTGTCGAAAGTTATGCGGAAGATAACAAAAAAAACTATAGCTGTTTTATTGAGCAATCAACAGGAAACAGCTATATCGTTTTTATTTATTCTCATTATCTGGGTTAATAATGAATGTAGCAGTATAATTTGAATTTATCATAGGTTTTCCAGATGCCGTTAATTCATCATATCCTCTTGCATTACTAATTATCATTGTTTTACCTTCTGGAATATGTTGACTTTCATGAACATGGCCATGCAACCAAAAATCAGGTTCTATTCCGGCTTGTTTCAAATATCCAAAATCAACATTCCCAAAGTCAGACCAATAATCAGGTGTTGCTAACATTCTATCAGTAAGAGCTTTAATTGTAGGTGGATGATGAGTAACAACAACCTTGATTTTTTGACTATCTTTAATCTTTAATAATTCATCACGAATAAACCGCTCATTATCCATAAACATTTTGGTAACATGACGCGGACGTAATTTAGAATAACGATGGCCTTCTTTAAAATCAATCTTCTTAAAATCATAAGAAACAGAAACAACATCTAAGGCAGTCATATAATCACCCTTCTTAATATCACTCCACAATGTAGTTGCAATAAAGTGATATTTTTCGGTCTCAAAAATCTCATTTTCAAGTACATGAACATTTTTAAAAACTGCCATCTTCTGTTTTATTTCAATTAATCTTTCTGGCTTCATCTTATTTTTAAACCATTCATGATTACCAAAAATCCATAAGACTTCCTTAAACTGCTCTGATAGGATTTCAAAGAAATTGAAATATACTTCAAGATTTTTGATCAAAATTATGTCACCGGCCAAGACCAAAACAGTTTCTTTATCAGTAGGCAAGTTTGGAATGATAGTAGACGCCATTTTTTTTGAATAGTCAGCGTTATCAGCAATGAACTGCTCTAGATGAAATTCCAAATGTAAATCGCTAGCGAGACGAATCATAATATTTTTTCTCCTGAAAACTGACTAATTATATCATATTACTTTAATATTTTCAAATAATTTTTTCAATAAACCCTATAAGTAATTGATTTATTTCTTTATTCGTCAGAAGATTATTTTTCAGAAGTTTACTGTACAATTATACAGCAGTCCTCTCTAATGTTGATAAACGTTTGATATATTTAGTTTTTTTTTCATTTTTTTTAATATTTTCCTCTTTTAATTATAATTTTCAATGTTAGAATGAGAAAATATACAATAATAATCAAGGATTATAAGATCATGACAAATACACTATTAAACACAGAAGCAAAAAACATCTTGACTAATCTTGTTGAATTTACAGAATTAAACGTTCCTGATATCTTGAAGGATTTAAAATCTATTCAGGCCAATGAAGTTTCTTTTAGTATCGATGAACTAATAAAGACAAGATTTCTGGACGAACCTACTGATAAATTGAAAAATAAAGCTACCGACAAAAATAAAAATAAATTCAATTAATATAAATTAAAAAAAACCAGAGATGGTTTTTTTTGTATCTAGACTTTTTTCGTTTTATAAATAATTAAATAATATTTAAAATCTTTTTCATATTCTTGATAGTAAATGGATTATAAATTATTAAAAATTTTTTAAAAAATAATACATCTATTTCTCCAATGATTATTTTGAGTTCTCAATTCTTACCGGATGCATCAACGTTATAATAAATAGCATAAGCACTCTAATTTTGAGAAACATTTTTTCTAAAAAATGTGTTTTTAATGAGTATTTTTTCTAACAAATCTAAATAATTCTACTTATCCAAAAGAATAAGCTTTTTATAGCAAGATGTATATCAAAATAGGAATAAATTTATGCTATTATTAAATAATACTATTAAAAAATCCCTTAACAATAAGGTTTTATTTTTAATATTTAAAATACTATAATAATACAAAAAGTTGAAATTTGTTTAAGATGGGGTATACTGAAATAGTTAGTGAATAATATATTTTAGGTGATAATTATGAATGTTAATTTAAATGTTAGAGAGTTTGAAATTTTAAATACTGAGCTAAATAAAGCTATAATTTATTTAAGAAATTGTAGAACTGATGTGCGTAATGCCGATTTATTCCAATTTCTTGATAAAGCAATCAATGTTGGAAAAAGTTATTCAAAGATGCTTGAAGGCTTTAAAGAATTGGAAGATAATAATGTCGATATTGAGCGTTATCAAGTCGTGATAACTAAAAACTGTGCTTTAGCTAAGTCTTTTATTGATGAAATATCTCGTGTTAAAAGTATTGCTCAGGCATAAGGCAGTATCGGTTTATTGAACTACCCAATAATTTAAAAGCATTTTAGTGCTTTTATCCATACTACTCATCAAATGAAGAGTTTATCTATGTCAATTTGACTTAAAAAAAGAAACCTCCGTCAGGAGGTTTTTATATTTTAAATTTTTAGTTTTGTACTGCGGGTCGGAAAGTCTTTTTCTTTTTCACTATTGACCAGATTCAATCTGACTTCATTAGAATTGTTTACCTTCATAATTTTGGCCAACGCATTTGAATCATTAGCAAAAATAATTTCATCCTTATTTTGTGGTATATCATCAAAGTTGTTGTTGACTATATAATCAAAATGAGCAATATCATGCTTATCATTGAGAATGATACTGGATTTTAAATCATACAAAGCATGGTAGTATTTTTTATGAATTATTTTATCGATTTCTTTAAATGCCTGATCCTCAATAATTCTGATACGAAGATATTCTGCCTCACCTGTCTCTTTACTGTAAAAATCAATTTCTTTTGATATTAAAGGCAATACTAGAATATCCAATGATTTATTATCTTTGTCCAAAAATTTGACAGTGATATTTGATTCAGCTACTTCAATTTTCGCATAGTAACCAAATTTTTCTAATGAACTGTCTTTAACTTCATTAAACGCTACCAGTTTCTTTAAATCACTTGTTATTTTATTATCAAGATCTTGTTGTTCCTGTCTGACTCTATACGATTCCAAAGCATTTTTACGTTCAGAAGCTACTTTACTGGAATATATTTCATCTAATGGTTGACGAATTTCTTTGACTGCTTTTTCAAAGTTATCTCTTAATTTGTCAAGCACATCATGAGTCTCTGTTGTGAGCTTTTTAGATTGAATGATTTCACTAATATTTTCAACAAAAATGTGTTTAAATACCGCCATATGTTCAGTGCGGAGATCTTCTAGACGTTTTGCAAATTCTGTATTCAACTCTTCATTTTGATTGAAAGCTTTTGCTGTTTCTCTACCGTTAATCCATCCGCCTAATGATTTTTGAATAATTTCAGAAACACGATCATATTCTTTATTGACAGAATAAATTTGAGCTTCTGATTTTTTTATTTCAAGAATTTCTGGAGCATTAATAGATATCAACATATTCATTGGGGCATAATCCTTGTATCTATCAATACTTACGACCATATCTTTGCCATCTATTTTAAATTTATAAGCGTCTTGTACCTTTGATTGGTTAATATGATTTCCTTTGTTATCTTCCAATGCATAATTATAAACTATTGACATTTTTTCGAAATGAAGATGTTGGGCTTCATTTTCCAAAAGTAATTTATCTAGTTCTTTATTGCTAATATAATTCATTTTGTCTCCATTTTTTAGTCTTAATCTTATTATATCATAAATATTGGATATTTAAACAGCAAAAAAGAACCCGTAGGTTCTTTAGTTTACTTTTCTATTAACTCTTTAACTTTTTCGTAAAGAACTTTTTTGGTGGATTCTTGTGCAGGGATTGGAGTTCCTATTTCAACTGTAATTCTACCAAGAAATTTGCGAGGTAATCTTATCTTGTGCTTTCTGCTAAACATACTGCCATATATACCTTTTAAAGCAACTGGAATAACAGGAACAGGTGTTGTTTCTATAATTTTTTCTACCCCACTTTTAAATGGCTTTATTTCACCATCACGAGTAATGAAACCTTCTGGAAATATACAAACAAGTTCACCATTATCCAAGGCTTTTTTGATCTTGACGTAACATTCTGCCAAAACGGCTGGATCTTCTTTGACACCAGCAATTGGAATTGCACCCATTTGTCTAAACAACCAGTTTAAAATGGGGATATTGAATATTTTGTAATACATGATAAAACGAAGTGGTCTTTTTATTTCACTGGTTAATAACAAGGCGTCTACAAAACTTACATGATTAGCTACAATTACAGCGGCTCCTTCACTGGGAACATTTGCTAAATTGTTGGTTTTAATTCTATACATAAAAGTTAATACAAACCACGTTATAAAACGAATATAGAATTCAGGAATCTTTTTATATATATAATAAGCCACTACCCAATTGAACAAAGACAAAACTAAGAATAACTGACTGATACTCAGAAATTTCAATAGTATGATAGCAATAATAGATGAAGCTACCATAAAAATTGAATTCAATATATTATTGGCTGCAATAATACGTGACATATGTTCTTTAATGGTTCTAGTTTGAATCATGGCATATAAAGGCACTGTATAAAAACCACCAAATAGTCCAATGAAGAAAAGATAACAACAAAGATAAACACTTCGTGGGTCTTGTTTAAATTGCTCAAGTGACAAAAGCTGATGATTGACCACCAGTGATAAAGAATCAAAAGTGTGTACTTCAACAAATAATAATACGCCAAACAATGTGATGCCAAATGAACCAAATGCGACCAATCCAACTTCAATATAGTCTTTGGAGATACGTTCACATAACATGGAACCCAAACCAATACCAAGAGAAAAAACTACTAAAAATAGGGTCACAACAGATTCACTGTAACCCAATTCACTTTTTACAAATTGTGGTAATTGAGTTAAGTAAACGGCTCCAAGAAACCAGAACCATGATACGGCAAAGATTGACATAACAACAGAGTTCTTTTGTTCTTTAACAACTTTGAATACATCACTTGTTGCTGTGAAAATATTAAAATTTATTTTAATGGATTTATTTAAGGAGTCTGCTTTTGGAATAAACAAACTGGTTACAAAACCCATTAATGAAATTGCTAAAATAACCACTGATATTAAGGCTTCACCCTGTTGTTGAGCAATCAATGTGACGCCTAACATAGTGCCCAACAAAATAGCCAGAAATGTTCCCATTTCTATAAAACCGTTTGCGGCCATTATTTCTTTTTCTTGGAGATGTTGTGGTAAAATACTATATTTCAAAGGTCCAAAAAAAGCTGATTGAGTTCCCATTAAAAATAAAATAGCAATAAGACCATTAATGCTATTGATATAAAAGCATACAGTTGCCGCCACCATAATAAATATTTCAGCCAACTTACTTATTTTTATAACAAATGATTTCTCGAAACGATCAGCAATTTGACCAGCAACGGCAGAAAACAAAAAGAACGGAAGAATAAATAAAGCCGCTGCTAAGTTTACATACAAGTTGGTATCGGTGGCCAGTTTAAAAACGATCATCATGATTAAAGCGTTTTTAAAAATATTATCATTGAAAGCACCAAAAAATTGTGTCAAAAATAAGGGTAAAAATTTACGACTTTTTAAAAGTGAGGCAGTATGACCTTGCATACAACAATCTCCTATTGTTTTATATTTATAATTTAACATTATTTTATGATCTTTCAATGAAAGTCCCATATAAAAAAAGAGCATTAAAGCTCTTATTCATAGCAGTATCGTTTTTATTAAATAAGGTTTTTTTGATTTTGCTTAATCAATGGAGAATAACTATCAATTATTTCAAAAGACTTTTCTTGAAAGAACGCGGCGATATCATCTGCATAATAAATATTCTTTTCTTTTATTTCATGAAATTTTTCAAGCGATAATAAAAAGATGTCAGTCGATTCCTTGCTATTGAAAATTTTATCCGTTTTTTGTAATGTTTCCGATAGAACGTTGACTGCCTTTTCGAAATGATTGAATCCAGTGGTTTTCAGATTTGGATGCTCTCCTAAACTGGTTAACATATTTGTTATATCCCAAGTCACTTTGTTTGAATCAATATTCAGAATAGCAATTTTATTATCTTTTCCCAAACTATCAAGATACTGTCTGAATAAATTGGAATTGATATCAGCGTCATTAGTCCCCTGCACAATAGTATCAATAACTACAATATTGGGAATATTATTTTTAAATGTACCATCAACCTTATATTCGGTTTTTGATTGATTAATTAATAGTTTTACTTCAATTCCATTATGGTATTGAACCATCTCTTTTGAAGGTATATTAATTTTATCTTCATTAAATGATGTTAATGTACTATAACTATTTGTATTAAAGATCTTATTAAATAACCCATTCATTCGACCATTTAACAAGTCTTGGTTTTTTTCATATATTTTATACTCATTGACATGATTTTTAAAAATTTGTGAATAAGCGTGAGATTGATCATACGATACCATATCTTTTACGGTAAAAGAGTTATCATGGCGTAACGTATTGATGATAGGATAATTTTTCTCTATATTATTCAATAACTGTTCAACTATGGATTCATAAGGTTTACGAACTTCTTCAAGTGATGGATATGACAGTTTGTATTCCAAAGCATTTAACAACGATTGTTTGTCTGCTTTGAAATAAAGATTATTATATATTTTAAATGTTTTTTCATAACCCGTTAAATCTGGATCAAATAAAATACCAATGGTAGAATTATTTCTAATTTGAGGTGTTTTAAAAACATGACTGAGATCAGTGAAAATCTCCCCTTCTCCTTCACCACTATGATGTTTCATTATAATATTTTTCAAAAAAGTATTTTCTTTACCGGCCAATTGTTTCAAAGTCGTTGAATCAATATCAAATTGGGTTAAAGGCTGTTCACTTTGAAAAAGGTGTTTTATGATGATTGGGGGATATTTTTGAACGTCAATAGCTTTATTAATACCAAAATTAATAGGAAAATCAGCAAAATAAGTTTTATATGAAAATGTATAATTTTTATTTTTTTCTACTTCATTTTTCAAATAAACCATGGATACAATTTTGGATGCTACACTATCACTGCTAGAGTTATTGCCAAACATTCGATTTAATACATGAACAGTTTTCTCATCAATCGAATCCATCAAATCAGTAATAGTGGAAGATGCCACTAGATCATTTTTGAATTTTGAAATAATCTGTTGTTCTTCTTTTGTTAATATATAGCCTCCTATAATAAGAGCGTCTTCTTTTTCACTTGATTGGCCATTGATAAATGAGTAATTATCATTAATGTCTTGACATAAAAATAATTGGGGTAAATCTTTAAAATAAGGATATTTAAATAAAGATTGTAAAACCATATGTTCTATTGCAGAACGTGTATCCATGTCAACTGTTAAATTATCAAGTTCTTGTGTTATAAATTTACTAATCATGATTTAAGCCATTTTAAGTTTGTTAATTCTTGTATCATTTGGAAAAATTTCCTTTCTTAAATTTTCATTTAAGTTTTTAAATGTATTAACTTGCTGCTTGATGATAATGTGGTGAAATTTTTCAACATCTTCTGCATAAACACTGTCATCGTTTTTAATATGTGAATTTCTGTGTTTTCCATCTTCGGTTAATGTAATACCTATCATAGAATTATTATTAGATGAAAGTTCATTGAAATCAAAAACAATATATTGTCTATTGCCTCCCCCCGCATAATCTTCGTAAAACCCCTCATCTCTTACAATACACCAACTAGTAGAACCTAACTCTTGCATTTGTTTGTAATCGCTTGTTTCAACGATCAAAACACCATCGTCAGCAGAAACTATCGTGGCTCCTAAACGTTCAACTTTATCAGTAATTGTATCAATATCAAAACCATTCATTTTAGATACAAATTGAGTAAGAATATTATTGAAATCGTCAGAATTTTTAAAAGCAGCTATTTTTTTACCTATATAATCTTGTAGTTGTACAGCATCTATTTTATTGTCATAAATTTCTTTTAACAATGTCAAAGATTTATCATCATATAAATGCTTATATTTTGAACTCGCAATACTGTAAGCAAACTGATTGAATTTATGATCATCCACAACTTTAGCCACATAGTCATCGAGTGCTTCAATAGAGCGATAGACAAACATCTCTTTTAGAAATGTACCATAATTTTCTTTTAATGCAGATTTTAAAATATCTTCTGATGATAGAAATCTATCCACAACATTAAGCATTGTTTTTATTTTAGGACTATCTTCTTCAAACTTTGTTTTGAAAACTTTAGCCAATTGAGGTTTTTTCCTAAGCATGAAATCCAAACAACATTCAGAAAGATTCTTTACAGTTCTGTTAACATCAGTATGTGTGTCTTTAATAATGTAATTACCATCTTTTTCTTTAAATAAAGTGCTACCATCTTCAAATAAAATAGCTCCTGATACATCTTGTGATTTAGTTAATTCTATATGAACTACTGTACTTTTTTCAAAAATTGCTTTTTGTAAAGGTGTCATATTATTTTGATAACGCAAATAAATATCTGCAGTTGTTAAACCCATGTTATCTGTACATTCAGTTTTTATTTTTTGAATAAGCTGTTGCTTCATTTTAAATAGCTCACCAAAATTCTTGGCTATGTCTGACCCTGATGACAAGTAACTGCTCTCGCTAGACATATCAGTGGTTAACAAAATTGTTTCGTTATCATTTAAGAAATCTCTACCCATCTTCAAATGGTTTTCTAGTTTAGTCAAATCTTTACTAGCATGTTTACAAACTGCAATTTTTTTACTTAAAAAAACTAATTTTTCTAATTGATTAAAATAGACATCAACTTTATCTTGTTCTTTTTGTAATTTTTCAAAAATTGAAATACTTTCTTTTCTTTGATTTGATACATCAATACCTAGAGATTCAGCATAACTAAATAATTCTTCTATGATCATTGAAGGTATATCAATTATATTTTCCTGTGTTAATACAGGATCTTTCATTCTATCAATTGATAATAATTTAATTTCTTTAAACTGCTCAGAAGGCGTATTTAATATTTTATTGAATTCCAACAATGATTCATTCAGTGATTGATTATATGAACCATAACCTCGTTGATTAGAATTAAAAATTAATTTCATTATATGTTCTTCAAAGGAGCCAAACATAAAACCTTTTATATTTTCATAATTGGAAATTATTTTTTTATTTAATAGCGGATCGAATAAATCTAAATTATTGATTAATGCTGACATATTTATTTATTGAGTTTTTTTTATTATACCATATTAAATAGATATACAAAAGAAGTATAAACAGTTATTAAAACAAAAAGCCACCCGAAGGTGGCTCTATATGTAGATTAACTATGCTAGGTATTTCGACATAATTTCATCCAAGTCTTTTAGCTTTTCAATATCAAAGACAGTATCATATTCAACACCTTCTTCTCGCTTATAATGAACTAATTCACCACGAGCATGGGCATGTAAATTAAAAAGCTCCATCAAAGTTGTTTTAGTATTGACCAAATCAATACCAGCTTTGACAGCATCCAAAACATTAGATTTATTGTTATGATAATTGTATCCAAAACCATCTTCACGGGTTACCAAATCCAACCAGATAACTTCATTGGTTTCAATATCAAAAATCATAGGAATACAGTAGCTGGATTCAGATGTAATATTAAATTTTTGTCTAACAGTTGTTGCATCAAATTGTTTTGAATCTGGTGTTTCACGTTCCATAAAGCCAGCAAAACATTCCATCGTTGAGAATTTTTCACCAGTAAAAGAAATTAAGTTGACTACAACGTATTTAATTTTCTTTGCACGAAAAGCTTGCAAATCCAAATCGATGAATTCAGTTGCTCCTTTATGTCCATCGCGAATATCGCCTGAGTGAACAGAGCGTCCGAAAGAACTTAAGTTATAATAACTGATAGTGCCTACTTCTTTGAAATTCTTATCCAACATGGTTGCACCAAGATCAACGTCAACCGAAGCTTTCCAATAAGTATACAGTCTAATGAAAGGTGTTTTATCATCTATCTTGATTCTAGAGCCTCTTGGAATATTCACCAATGAAGTAGAAGCACTTCTTTGTGAGAAGGGCACTAATACATTTGCCAGTTCTGGATCAATATACACTTTACCTAGTGATTCTTGATTTGAAAATCTGCTCAACAGTTCACTTTCGATAATGTTGACTGTTTTATCAATTGCATATTTAGTTAATAGTTTTCTGTCATCACCCGCAAAAAACTGAATTTTCGACATTTTTCCTTTTGGAATATAAGCTCTAAAATCACGAGCAACATCACGAGCCAATAAATGTTTGCTGATACCCAACAACATTGCAGTCTTTACAGAAGGTACTACTTTTTCAAAAGCATCTATTACAATATCCTGATTAACAGACAATCTCAATACTTGGTCAAAACGTCGAGCAAACTCACCTGCACGGCTTGACAATAAAGTTACCAATTCAATAATAATAGACTCATTATCTTCTGTGTATCGAGCCAACATCACTAACTCTTCTACTTTACCATTAAAAGTTTCAATAGCCCTTTTGTGATTGCGTAACAGATCAAAAGCCTTATAAGCTTTTGAATACTTATTCTTATAGGTGCCAATGTGAATAACTTCACCTAATTTAATCCACTGTTCACGGTATCTGACCATATCAACCTGAGCTTCATTGACATTGTTCAATAAAGCCATAATCAGCTTTCTTTTGGCATTCGATAATTTAAATTTAGTATTTTGCTGAAGAGTAACATCACCTTCCGAAAATTGTACGGCCAAACGTAATACATCTGTGGCTGTTTTAAAGTATTTTGCAATCAGTTGATAAGATACTGTTGTATTTTTTAATAGTTTATCTGCCAAAAATGCAATAGTTTCTTTTTGATCTATCTTTTCTGGTAGATATTTTTCAATACCATTACCTTCTAATTTAACAATAGCTTCAACCAATGCTTTGTCAGTCTCTGAAATAGAAGTTTTAGAATCTAGAATATTTGAAAATACATCATACACAACAGAATGCTCAACCAATTTAATGATTTTAAACTGCTTAACAGGTTCTGATGCTTTATGTGAATCGTCATGGTCCATCAATTCTGCTACTTGCTGCTCGCAAATAGGACATGCTGAATAATTATCAAGATCAAACATATCTGTACATACAGTATGTCCGCAGGATAATACTACATAATTATCGACTGGTATTTTCAATATATTTTGAAAGTATCCAATGATTTTCTTCAACATAAGTTCAGTAGTATCTGGAATACCATCAGGAAAAGATTTGAATAAAGGTACATAGCGTACATGAGATCCCACCATCTCTTGTAGCTGTTCAACCAAGAAGCTTCTAAATATTTTTAATTTTGTTGAATCCAAGGCTGCTAATCTATCCATCAATGGTTTATCAAAAGTATAGCCCAACTGTGCAATTTCAGTCATGATCGCCAATACGAGAGATGTATTAATCTGTGAACTATTAGTTGCCTCAATAGCTACTGCTTGTTTGCGAGTCAACAACGCTTTATTTGTAATAATGTCCATGATTTATCTCCTATACTTTTAAAATTCAGAACATCACATTTTACCTAAAAACACGCCTTTGTCAAGCTTTATTTCGTATTTATCAATTTAAATAAACAAGTACTATATTATAATAAAGTCATGTTGTTTCTTTTTGTAACATTTTTTTATCAATTGGCTATATTTTTTCTAAAGGCATGATAAATTGATATTATCCTTAATACCTAAATAGTATATGAACCAAATAAAAAAAGATATGCTGCTCAAAATTCACTCAAATCACCCAGTCACCTGTCCTCTTATAAATGCGTTACAATTTTCTGGACAAAATACTACCAAGACCTACAAAATGAGATTGGAATACGATCCAATATATTTGTCAGTGGATGCTACTGAATTATTAAAAGCCAATCACGAACTGGCTAAATGGTCAGAGGATCTGCTTAAATTCCATCACAAATTATCAGATGATATAAAGCAAGTTATCAATACAAAAACAGACACATCAGAAAAATTAAAAAAAATTGAACAATTACTTACTGAAAATCCAAATGATAATATAATAGTGTTTGAAAATGCTATTAATACGATAATAAAGTCATGGAAATTAGCTCACACTCAATATGTTGATTTAGATAGATTGATTAAAAAAAACACCATTAAATTTTTACAAAATGAAAAATTAGCTTTTCAATCAAAAGATCAAAATGAAAAAGATTTCTATTTAAATGAGATTCAATATGTAAAAGATACAATAAAAAATTTGGAAATCAAAAAAGAAAATATCAAAGATGAATTTGGAAAAAATATTCTAAATCATTTTGTTAAAGAAACGGATGATTTTACTGATTATCTTGAAATTGTTAGAAAAAGAAATGATGAACTACGTCTTCAAACTACAGAATTTAGAGATGTTATTATAGAATCAGCCAAGGTTAAAATGAAAATTTATCAACCTATAGAATACCTTAATGAAAAATTTGGAATACAAGATATAATAACACAAAATCCTGTTGTAAATCTTGGAGTGTTAAATAACAAATTTGAATATATGTCGTTAACTCACGACAAAAATAAAGAAGGCCAGTTATATTTTAACAAACTGGTGGATTCATTGAACAGAAGAGGTTTTATTAATGCGAAACAAAAGATTGATTTGTTGACGACTGCTAAAACAGGAGATCGATTTACAAATAAGGAAGAATCCAGAAAAAAACATCTGTTTCAAGTACTGAGTGAAAACGGTTATAAAACGGTACGTTACTATAAAGAGGTTAATGATTTCCTGAGTGATCCAGAAAGCTTTAAAATTGTACAAATAAACAAGGCAAAAGTAAAAATACGCCCAGTACCATAGTCTATTTACAATTTGGTTATACTGTGGTATTATTGTTTTCCCAATCAAGTGGAGAATACTCATAGTGAACTATAATTTTTTGAAAGAAATGATTATAAAAAACGATCTAACCTACCTTTCGATAGGTTTAGCCTTTATCTTTACACTACATAAGGATATCTTTATAACTATATATACAGTTGTTTGCTTATCTTTATTACTATATTCATGGATTATGACTTTCAAAAAAAGATATATATTCAATTCAAATATAAAAGTAATATTGCCCTTTATTGTTTTTTTAGCTATTGGTAATTATACTATCAATGCTTATCATTTAGAATTTAAAGGTATGCAAGCGATTCTAAATATAGTGATTGTTTCATTATACAGCTTGGCTTTATTGTGTATTACCTATTGCCTGTATGAAAATGCCGAAGAATATTATGAAGGCGAATATTATCCAGAACTGGATGAACAGTACCAAATCAATGCGTATCTAAGAAGTGTGTATTCTTCTCTGGATTATAATAACACTATTAAATATCATTATGATTCAAATACCAATGTTTATATTTGTGAAGATATCCTTTACGATGGCACTGTAATAAAGAAGAAGGAAAAGTCGAAAATTTCTACATTGAGTGCGTATCTGAAATATTTATCTGCCAATAATTTATCGTTTAAAGAGATAAGTATTGAAGAGTTTACAGTTTTTAAAATGTTTGCAATTTAAAATAAAGATTATTAAATAGAATGAATTTAATTTTAATTAAAATAAGTCAAATACTACTTGCTGTACTAAGTGGTACTGTTTTTGCTTATTGTGTAAATGCTATTCTATTTTTAGAACAAATAAATGCGAATGAAAGCAACACTCAGTATATTTATATAATGTTTTTTGGTAGTTTACTACCTATGATAGTGAGCTATTTTTGTTCAACTTTCATTGAAAATAAAGACATTGTTCTAAATAGTGTTGTTTATTTGCTTGTTGGTATTTGCACGGTTCATCTATTTACTATACAAAACAATCAATATGTAATAAATCATTATAATTACAGTGTAAAAAAGCTTTAAAAATAATACAATAAATGCTAGGATTAATCTATCAACAGACATGGAGAAAACTGAATGACCGTTAAACGAAAATACCAAGATGACGTAGCACCAATTCTGAAAAACGTACCTGTTATCACGCTGTCAAAAAATGATACTGCTTTTATTTATGATTTTGCAAAACAGTTTCAGATCGCAAAATCAACAGAACAGATTCACAAGATAGATAATGACCAAGAAATAAAACGTTATATGACAGGATTCTCTGCCGAACTGGCACTTGAAAAAATGTTAGGCGTTAAAATTTTAGATACTACTTTTGGAAAATCTGAAAATTATAATCATGCTGACTTAAAAGGTTTAGGTATTAATATAGGCATAAAATGTGCTCATTATGGAAATTATCCTGTTGTCTTTAAAAAACCTTACAATGCTGAAATTATTACTGTTCTTCGTGGCGATAAAGTGTTTGTTTGTGGTGTCGCTTCCATTCAAACAATGATAGACTATTGTGATGATAATTTAATTCTTAATGCCAAGTTTAGAGCACGCGGTGTTAAATCAGGTTTTTATGGGTTTAATCAGTTGTTGTCATTCAAAGATGTAGATGAATTAAAAGCTATTGCAAAATCATTGCCTTCTCGTCCGCGTTACTAAATTTTAAATCGCTCAATTAAAAATAGACAACATAAGTTGTCTATTTTTTTGTCATAGTTTTACTTTAAACTGTCAGAGCCTTTTTAGTCTTAAAATCAATTCTAAAAATGGTTAAAAATATCAAACATACAACTAAGTATAATTGAATTGTATTAATAAGTTTTTCATAATTAGTAACATAAGCAACATGAGATCTTAATACATTATTGAGTCCATCAACTTGTTCAGCTTTCATTGCTTTTAATTCTTTCATCTTATACAACATAGAATCAAAAGCAGTACTGTATCTAATACGATTATCTGTAGTTGGTGTTGATTTATATCTCTCAGCATACATTTTTGTGTTATTGAGAACTGCTTTTTCGGCACCAGTAGCATCATGAATGGTTTGATTATAAACTTGTTCAAATATTGATTGAGATTTATCAACATAAGTTTTTTCTTTGTAGTTTGCATAAGTCAAAAAAGCAATGAAACATGTACTGACTAACAATAAAAGTACCCCTAATTTCTTATGCCCTGTTACCATTGCCACATTACTGGTCACTGTCAAAACTATAGCTAATGTTAAAAAGATGATGCCTGTGGTAAACATAGGCAGGGGAAGATAGCTAGTTAAAAGAGAAAGAAAAGAACTGTCGGTTACCCCATTGGTATACTGTTCGACGTTTGCTCTCAATTCATTCATTTTGAATAAATAAAAGAATGAAAAAAATAAAAAAACCATCTGGAAGCACCAGAAAAAAACAATCTTACACTTGTTGAACATCATATAATCTCCTGAAAAGTATTTTTACATGATACAATCCTATATAAATAAGTCAAATAGACACTATCATATTAGATGTTGTATTATAATCACTATTATGATATTATCATTTGCACAAAGCTAATGGAGCCTTAAATGATCACTTGTCAAATTGAAAAATCTATAATTGAAAAAATGATGATAAGACAATTCAAGGGTACGACTCAGGAAAGAAAAATAGAAAATTCTTTATTAGATTCTGATAAAACCTATATCAGTAGAATGACCTGCAAAATTGATGCATTCACTCATTTTGTATTAACAAACAACAATGATCCTTTTCAAGCAGGCACTATTGATACACAAGGAAATATTGAAAAGATAGAAAATACATTGATTAAAACAGGCATAGAAAGGGTTAGCAATTCAGAAATGTCCTATCAGTTTTTGAGTAAATTTATTACAGATGTCAATGATTTAACAAATGATGCATTCATAGATTTTAAGGTGACAGAAGATAAATATGAAAGATCTGTCAAAATGGGTAAATATAATTGCAATTTATCTGTAAAACCTGTATTATTTATCAAAGATGAACATTCATTCATAAAAAGAATTAATTGTATTTTCGAGTTGTCATATGGGAGTCATTTTGAAAGAATACGATTTCGTCTACATGATAAAGCTTTTATACATGGAAATTCGATATGGGCCATTGAAGAAGTAAATTCTGACTTTTTCAAGACATCATTAAAAAGAATGTTTCTGAATGCGAATAAAGATCTTTTAAAAACATTAGGATATGACTTCAAAAAAGCAAGAGAAATTGATGAACAAGATTATCAAAATTTAAAAAACATAGTTAAAATGATATTAATATAGGAGAACCATCATTATGAAAGTTTGTAATAGCTTTAAAAAATCACTTAAACTTAAAAAAAATAAAACAAACTAATAATTTAATCAAGGCATATTAAATTGTTTAGTTTAAACTAGGAGATTTATTATGCAACAATATCCATCTATTGGTAAAGGCATTATACAAGATGCTGAGTATTATATTTTTGACAAACTTGATGGTTCTAATATTCGTGCAGAATATTCAATCAAAAAAGGTTTTGATAAATTTGCAACACGTAAAAAATTAATGTCGGATGATTCAGGTATTCTCAACCAATCAAAAGAATTAATCCAGCGTACAGAACAAGCTGTTCATGATATTTTTAAAAAGAACAAATGGGAAAGTGGAACATTGTTTTTTGAATTTCATGGAAAAAACTCATTTGCTGGTTTTCACGACCCAACAGATAAATTCAAAGCTTCTCTGATTGATGTTCATGTGACTAGGATGGGTTACTTACCGCCTAAAGAATATTTGAAAGAGTTTGGTAATAGAGTTGAGATGTCTGAATTTTTATTGGTATCAAAATTTAACAAAACTTTATTGGAAAAAATCAAGTATGGCACATTGGACGGTGTAACCTTTGAGGGGGTAATTGGCAAAACTGTGGCTCGAAATAAAATTGTAAGATGTAAAGTTAAAAGTAAAGCATGGATTGATCGACTCAAAAACCAATGTGGCGATGATGTAAAGTTATTTGATCTATTGGAATAAGTTAAAAAAGCCCGAGAGGGCTTTTTTTATGTATCGGTTTTTCCTTTATTAACAAGATGTCGGCTATCAGCAGAAAGACTTGATAATTAGTTGCTAGACTTTTTAAAAGTATCGATTGTAGAAGTGTATAAACCATCAAAATGTATATTAGCTTTTTCAAGTATAGATAAAGCCCCTTCAAACTGCAAATTCTTGAACTTGTCCTCTTGAATCTGTAGATTAGCAATATGCTGTATTTCCTGTTGTCGAGCCTGTTCTTCTGTTTCAAGAAATCTGATGGCATCAGAAACAGTAATAGAACCATTTTTTTGTAATTTTATTGCTAAAAAATTTAATCCGGTTGCACTTATCTTGCTAGATTCTGCAACTTTTTTTAGCCACGAGTCGGGCATTAAAACATTATCCAGCTTTTCCTTTTTGTCATAGCTTGATAGAATTAGACTGCCTAATGTAAAGATGACTCCTAGAGGTAAATTTACCAATAGCATGAATGGTGCTACTTTAGCAGCTAAATCATATTCGCTATATTTAATACCATTAGCTTTTCTTTCGATAACTTCTTGCTCAATCACTTCTTCAAGTGACAATTCTTTTTTTTCAAAAAACATTATAATTTCTCCTATAAAAAATAGTAACATGTAAAAAAAACTGGTCAAATACCAGTCATCATAACTTTATGTTATTATTTCTTTTAGTATTATAACGAGAGGATAGTTTTTTAAAGAAATCTTGTTGCTCATCCTCAATAGCAAAAAAATCAGATCCTGAACGAGCGTTCATTTTTTTTTCATGTATAGACTTCTCGAAAATTCTCATTTCATCTAGTACATTGAGCAATGTGTCTTTTCCTGATTCATAAGAGTTGTTAAATATTTTAGGCAATAAAGGTTTTAAAATTTCAAACCATTCTGAATTGATAACCGGTACTTGTTTACTATTTGCAATATTATCAATATTACTTTTTAGGTAGTTACGACCTAGATCGCTAGCTTCTGAGCGAATCAGTATATAATCTTGTTTCTTAGCTTCATTGATAGCCGTTTCAAACAGTTGAACACCTAATCCTTGACCTCTATAATTTTTAGAAACCATTATACTAGACACTTTCATAAATAGTTCACCCATGTTTTTGCCATTTACTGTTTTTAAGCTATTAATCATGTCATTACTCTGATCAACAACCGAAACTCCTGCTATTTCGAAATCATTACGGGCTACAATAATAAAATTAGGGCTATCTTTTTTATGAGTTTGTTTTACAAGATATCTAAGGTCATAATTGGTATTTAGTAACTCATAAGCGTTCTCAACCGATTGTATTTTTAAATTATCTTTGAAATATGTTTCTATTTTATCTACAGGTACAACATCGAATTCTAGATCTTTTTTATTTTTTAGAATAAGATTTTGTTTTAAATCGCTTTCTTCGAAAATAACGTTATATAAGCTAGGATTATTCTTTTTTAATTGGACAATGACGGGTAAAATGTCAGAAAAATCGCTTATAAAAATTTCATCTATATTAGCGGGCATTACTTGACCAATACCAAAATCAACAAATTGTTTGAAAGCCGAAATAGGCAGTTCATTATTAAGTGGCATTCGTCTTCTTGATTCACCTAAGATTTTTTTTGTGTAATCTGTTATTAATATTTCTTGCCCATCTATATCAAGTGATTTTTTTTCTATATTTTTATTGGGTATAACAGATAGAAAATACTGATTGTTTTCATCAATACCTAATTTCGAATATTGATATAAATTCTCAAAGTAATAAGAATTAATGATAGTATGTAGGGAGGACACTAAAATTTCAGAATCACTAAAATTTGGTACTCTATTATATATTTGATGAAAAGCTTCTTTTATATCTTTAATATAACCATCAAAAATACATTGAGCCAGTTTGCTTTCTTGATTAATAGCTACCATTTTTAAACCCTTGTTTTTATTAAAAGTATATCATAAAAATAAAAATAACAAAGATGTTTAATTAAAATATGATTGCTTATATTTGACTGGTATGTTAATATTCTATACTTCGAGGACTTACACAATGTATCAATTATTTAAAGAAAACAAAGTGGGCAATGACTACTGTGTGGGTGATCTTCATGGTAATTATGAGGCTCTCTTCAAATTAATGAAACAAGTCAACTTTAATATAGAAGTTGATCGTCTTTTCTGTGTGGGAGATCTAGTTGATAGAGGTAGAAATAGTGAAGATGTTTTGGAATTATTAAAACAATCTTGGTTCTTTACAGTTCGTGGAAATCACGAAGATATTTTGATTGCAAATGGTTTGAAATCGTATGAAGAATGCTATCCTGAAAAAAATAAAGATGGAAGCAAATGGTTTTTTAATATTGCTACTGAAAAAAAAATTAGAATTATGAAGGCTTTTAGAGATCTTCCTTATGCCATACAAGTGGGAAAAATTGGTATTGTACATGCTTTTCCACTGAACGACTGGAAAGATACTCTCAAAGCAATTAAAAACAAGAACGACCAAGAAATTAAAAGTCTTATATGGAATCGAGGTCCTGCTAAAGCGGTACAGGCAGGCAAAAAAATTAATCAGATAAAAAATATTGACTCAGTTATTGTAGGTCACCATGTTTTTGAAAAGCCGGAAAGACATGCAAATGTCATCTTTCTTGATACTGGATTTTATCAAGGTGGCTCATTGTCTTTGATCAATTTAAAAACATTAGAAGTTGTAGCTAGAATTTTTAATAAGGATAAGAAATTATGCGATTAGTAAAATTATTTATAATAAAAAATAAAAACACATATAATTTGAAAATAGAAACTCAGGGTGATGTAGAAGACTATATTGTGCAAAGACTTGATGATTTTTTTACAAAAATCATTTATTACTTAATTGATAAAAAAATCTATAAAATAGAATCATTAAAATTTGAAGTAAGTGATCAAATTCCTAAAAAATATAGAAAATACTCTATGGCTAGCAATGCATTAACTGTGAAATATTGTCGTGATCGTTCGGGTGACCTCGATCTCAATCACTTCTGGCAAGGCCATATCATGATGAAAAATGACTCTATTGAAATAATGAATATGTTTTATGCAGATAATGGTTTATTAGAGTTTTTGTCAACATACAAATATAATATAACCAGTTTAATATTCAAGGTTAATACCTGCTATAAAAATTATGAAGACTATTTATCAATAGAATAATTAAAGTCCTTTAACATTGAAGTCTTCGCGATCTTTCAGTGCTTTAATCTTATCAGCCATATTTTTATCAAACATGTCCTGTGATTCAAGAGACGCTTGAATCGCCATTTCAGTGTCCACATAAGAAATAGCAATAATATCTTTTTCTCGATTACATGTTAGATAAATTCTTGTTTTACTTAAATCATAAATGGTTGCAATATTTTTATCCTTTTCTAAATTTCCATCATCTTTCTGAACAGTAACATGTTCATCAATTTTTCTATCTGTACTTGAGAACTCATACTTCTTTTTCAAAAAATTTTCAATAATTAAACTGTCTTCTTGGCAAGATGTAAAAACCTTTCCTATCGCATTGATAGCATATATTTTATATGTCTTGGGAGTTACAGATAAAGTATAATCATTAAACATTAAAAATTTATATTCACTTTCTGGCTTTATCACAATCTTATTTAAGGGGTCCTTTGTTTCTTTAGCTTCTTCATAGAAATAGCGTAATTTATAGCCAAAAGCTCCTGTTGCATCATCAGATGCCGCCCATACAGGTAATGTTAAAATACATCCTAAAAACAGTGCTATTTTTTTCATACAGGTCTCCAAATAATTCAGTCATTATATAGTTTGTCATTTGAATGTCAAACATAAAAATGTTGTTATTTTATTACTTTTATGATATAATCATCCAAATTATATGGAGACTAGAATGAATAAATTGACTAAATCAACAATCGATTTCAAGCGGTCTTTAGATATTTTTATTGTTATTGTGGTAGCCTTACCGATTATTCATCTGTCTTTATTTAATTTCAATATTGCAAGCTATTCAGTTACTTTTTCACTGGTTTTTGGTGTTTGGCTATTTAAGAATAGAACGTTAAATTCTCAAACCTTGATAAAATTTAATGTTTTTGTATGGGGTGTATACTCGATTCCATTTGTTACACTAGGTATTATAGTCAGTAGTTTCTATTATGCTCCTGTTAGATCTATTCTGGAAATGTTTCCAATTTATTTGATGCTACCTATGATGCTTTACTTTTACATGATTTCAAAATATCTTTATAAATTAATTGACTCTAAATGCATTAAAAAAGCCATATTAAGAGAGTTAAACATGAGTGAAAATGATTATACAATGGTTTTAAACTTTTCTGATGATTACTTTGTTGAATTTTTTAAAGATTTTGATATAGATATTGGTTCTGGTTATATCAATGATAGTAAGATAAGAGTAGAAGATATAATGAACAATACGTTGATAAGAAAAGTATGCAACCTTACAGAAAAGCAGCCACATGAATTAACAAAGAATGATTTTACACTCAACAACATGATAGAAATATGAGGAATATTATGTTTCAAGAAACAGCAGAAAACACCCGAATAATTTATGAATTCAGAAATAAAAAGCGTAGTTTCGAAAAAGAAATACTGCCAGAAGAAATGGCAAAAAATCTTTTATTAGAACTTAATAACATTGATCTGCTGATAAATTACCTAAATAACATGAAATATCTACCACTGATCAATATCTTAAATCATATAGGTATCAAAATTTACAAATCCCACGATAATGTATATATGATTATGGATTTTTCAAAAAGTAGTGTCAAAATCATGAGGGAAGATTTAAATCCTTTTGATGAAATACGAAAAAATGTTGCTATGACTTTTAAAAATATTGACAAGAAATTTATATTCAAAATAAACAATGATGGATCTATTAATAGAGATTCTGTTTTGTTTAATTACTTGTTTTCAATATTTGAAGATTTTTACAATATTTCTTACAAAGATGGATTTAAAGACCTTAAATCCTATTTTCAAGTTATCGAAATGGCCAAGTGTTAAGGAACCAATATGTTTAATAAAAAAGAAATTAAAAGTACTGCCAAAAAATTCGGGTTTTCAAAAAAAGCAATTTATTCAAAAAACAAGTATAATAATAAATATTGTTATACTTATGTTAATGAAAGAAGCTTTTTAGTTTTTGATAAAGACTCTTATACATTAAAAATAGATAATGTCGAAGAAATGAAAAATTTTATTACTGACGATAATATATTGGTGATTATCAGAAATTGCGAAAAACTTATTGAACTTGAAAATAAATTTAGAAATATTAGAGTAAAAATTATATTAAAATTTAACTATAAATCGGATTTCATTGACATAGAATTGCTCTATAATCAAAATTACAATAACAATAACAAGGTAGGTTGTCTAATAACTTTGCCATATCACCGCAGTTTTTCATATTTCTATAATAGACTAATATCTTATGAATTCAATGATTATCAGTTATTGAAAGTATCAAAAATTGGTGTCAAAGAGTGCTTTACATTCATTGCTGAAAACGATACTTTTAGAAATAAAATTAATTTCAATAATATACAAAAAGAGATATTTTTAAAAGAATTAACTGTATACGAAATGATATCCTTATAAATGAAATTATCAACACCAAGAATCACTAGTAATTTTCTAGAGATATAGTGACATACTCACTGTAATGAATAACCGGAGATTCCCGCAAAAGATCCTAAAGAATAGACTTATGTTTCTTTAAATTCTTCAAGAATGCTTTCAGTGTATAGAAAGCATCGTTACCACTATTATGAAGTTGACTGTAAGAAATTTTACTTTTTAATAGTAGATTTTTCAAACTGATTCTATCATTTGATTGAACAACTTTACCATTTATTTCTGTACTATTGAAAATCAATGAGGTATCAATAATTTTTTTCGACGCAAATAATTCAGCCATGCCCAATGACTCAATGACTTTCATATCATTGGAACAATCATGTAATAAGATAACGTCTGCTTGATTGGTAAAAAGTTTTATAAAATCAAGAATTGTTTTCAATTTTTTAACTTCAGTTTTACCAAAATTAAATGAAAAATACTTGGTATTTGATGAAAATTCTTCTGGCATGTTTTCTTCAACAATAAAATGATAATTTTTTTGAATATTGTTATCAAAATAAGAAATGCCAACATCCACTATTTCATGTGAAGTATTATAGGAAAAATCAAATGCAGTGATTGTTTGATTCATTTTGAGTTCTTTCAAAAACATACTATCAAAGAAGTGCTTTTTATGTTCTTGATGTTCAGTAATATACTGAAATGTTGAATCTAGGTACTGTGCATGCTCTAGTGCATTAATTATAGTAAATTTCTCACTAGGTTTTGTCATTGAATTAAAAGATTTTACGTGATATTGCACTTGGTATGTTGTATTGATATAACTACATAGTTTTATAAAGTCCATAAAACTTATATAGCACTCTTTGTTTTCCACATCCACCAAATATTCACTGATTGATAATTGTGTAAACAAATTGCTTATCGAAATAAAATTTCCAATCTCATGTCTGTTTGAAATACCAAGACTGCTGAAAATCTTTTTTCTCATTTCTTTTATGGAATATACTTTTACAATGTCTTCCATACCAATTACCTCTCCAAATTTCTTCTATATTATAGTGTTTAAAAATTGCATAGCCTTTCTTATTATTTTACATAAAAATGAGGTGCCGTCAAGGTTTAGTCAATAAAATAGAGGTATTTTTTAAATTTAGTCAAAAAATAGTTAATAAAAAAGGAGCTAAAATTGCTCCTAATTAAATAACGATTTGTTGATGCTGAATACTTGAAACTTTAATTGGAAAATTATCAAAATCATCTATTTTGTTATTTTCAAGCCATTCATAGATACCGCAAATATCAAAAAATGTCAGTTGATTACTGCCTAACAAAATCTGAATTTCAATGTCAGAAAGATCTTTCAATGAAGATTCATCTTGAATCAATGTCGCTAAATGGTCAGAAAGTTGACGATTGAAATCTTGGATATTATCAACAACCAGTCGTACTAAATCAATTTTTGCGGCTCCTTCAATAGTTGTTCTGATAAAATCAAATTTTGAAGCAAGTATAGGATAATCCAATATTTCAGAAATAACAGCCCGATCTTCAAGTACGCTGCTTAATCCTTGGGCGGCATAATTAGAATAAAATAAATCAATATCCAAGTCTTTATCATGAAAACTAATACCACATGACCCATCGTCTTCTTTGTAAAAAGATAATGATTTTTCAGTATTACCAATAGGCTCGTGATCAGTGATAATGAAAAGTACTGGATTATGATTTTGAGTAATCGCCAATCCAATACTAGATAACTCATGAGAAAATCTCGTATAAGCTCCCTGATCAGTTGTCAATGTGGTGTCATATGATATTAAATCTACTATTTTCATGAAAAGAATTCCTCGGTTTGGTCAATAACTATTTTCTATACTATATCATTTTTAGAGTCTCAATGTCAATGAAAAATACTATAAAGTTTATGGTTAGAAAAAAAATAATAAAAATACAACTTGATAAAAAATTAGGTATGATTTATGATTTTAAAATATTTTTAGTGAAAGGAATATATATGTCAATTATAAAAAATGATATACATGGTTATTATATCAAAAACAATGGAAGCTTTTGGCGACCAATTTGGCCAGATGATGAAATCGACATTGCAGCGGCTAGAAAAATGGAGCCAAAATGCCATAAAAATAATCTGGTTGGATTAAATGTTAGGGTACGTTTAAACGATACCTATATCAGCGTAACAATTTTTGGGCAAGAAGAATTATGGTATAACCATGGCAGAGTGTTGACAGGGAAGAAAAGTACAGCCGCTTATAGAGATTTTCAACTCGAAAGAGAATTCATCAAAAATCTGGTTGCTTCTGGACTTTCCATAAGAGAAGCCTATCAAAAACTTTGGAATAATATTTCAAATTCTTAATAAATAATAAAGCCGTTATAGGCTTTATTGTTTCATTTTAGGATGTTTCTTGTCAAAACGTGGCGGTGGTAGTAAAATATGCTTATGAGCACTGTACATAATATAAGTAATATCATTGTCATTGATATTTAAAGCAGGGATTACTGTTCTAATTGCGTTTCTAATTGCCCCTATCACAATTTTTTTGAGAGGAAAGGAATTTAATCCATTTTCTTCTATCACAGATGCCATTTTTTCTTCTGCAATCAGTGCCCTGTCTTTTGATTTATTCAAATCAAGACTGTAACGATCTATATAGTTCTTTTTAACATCTTCTAGTTCACCTCTCTTATTATAATAATGGTAAACCTTATTCATGATAGGTTCATATTTTTCTGCCAGAACCTCTCTCAACGACATATGACCAAAAACTTCATGACACAATGTCTTAATGAAATCCTTTTTATCAATAACGTTGGGCAAGAATATATGTACAGTATTATGAGAAAGATCGAAAATACCAGAGCATGTTATTAAATCAGGATTTTGAGCTTTCAATGCAGGATGAACGGATTCTAAATCAGAGTAAACTTTGCATTTAGGCATGTTTTTATAGTGCAATGTAATATCCTGAATTAGATGCTCAGCTTCTTCTAAAGTCATTGATTTTTCTTTTTTATTATTTGCATGAACTGTGTGACTGATACGATGCAATATATTATTGTCCATCAATGAAAATTCACCATTGTTGCCAATTGCACTTTTTATATTATTAGCATCAAAAAGAATATAGTGCTTGGTATTTTCATCAACATGCTTCATTTCAAAATAATCATAAGGATTCATTACGATTCCATCATAACCCATTTTTCTAAATGCTAATGCTGATAAGGCTCTTACTCCGCTGACTGTTTGATTGTAGACATTGCTACTTTCTACATGTACATCACATAATATTTCAATAATTCTATCATTATTCAAAATCGCAGCAACAGAAATATAATTAGAATCTTCATCGGCAAACTCTCTATATAATGCCTCACTAAACGATTCGGCTTCTTTATCAAAACCATGATCTATTAATAAATTCGTCATATTGTTTTTGAATTCATTCAAAGTGCCAGCCATCTGATTATTTACTTCAATTTCATTATTATAAGTAGAGAAAAAATCCTCAACATATTGATTTATTTCTTCTACCAAGTCATCTTCATAAGGGTCAATAGATTCAATGACATCATTAACAATTTCTTTAAATTCATCTAATTCAAATGTATATTGATGGGTATTTGGTGATAGTTTTGAAATGATTTTATCTCTTAATTCATCATATATTTCATCGTATTCATTACAAAAATGTTCAAACAACTCATCTATTACGCCAAATGTCTCTTCTTGTGTAAAAACCTCGCTTTGTACATCAATTAGCTTCTTTGAAACAGCTAATAAAGGCATAACCATTCCACCATGAGTAATACTGATAACCTTTTCTACATGATATTCTTCCACTGCTCGGTAAATATCTTCAAAAACATCAAGACCTTCCGATTCTTGTTGATGCAGTAAAGCAATTTTAGCATTTATTTCGGATTCTTCGGGATGGTTTATTTCATATTGATAATTATCATTAAGAATGTCCAAGGTGTCTTGTTCAAATTTAGATTTGAGTTCAGCTACTTTATTAACAAAATCTTGCCCTGTAAATGAAGCATAGTTATAGGCCGCATCTTGTTTGCTGGTAGACAAATAAAAACCCTGTCCAAAAAAAGATTCTGGTTGTGTATGGTAGAGATCAAAAGAATCGAAATCAGATAATGTCCCACTGTACAATACCAATGGATAGTCGTTTTCATCACAAATACCGCCATCGTTAAACCATTTCGCAAAGTTATCGGCGGCTTCACCTTGTTGAATACGTTCAATATGTTTTTTAAGATCTGACATATAATATTAATTAGTTGATTATTATTATTTTAACATCTTTTCTAAAAATTAAAAGTTAGATAAACTGCAAAGTATTAATGTACATTAATGGATTACAAACTGTTTCACTTTCTATTAGATGATTTTTGATAATAAGTAAATCGCAATCGTCTATCTTATGATTAAATTCTGGTACACAAATGACATTTGAAGTAGGCACAATTTCTTTATCACTAACAACATCATCAATAAAAACAATATTATTAATAGAAGTATCAAGACGTTGAGCTATTATATTGAGATCTTTTTTGAAATAAATCGTTTTATTTCCTCGACCATAAGCCAGTTCTTTTTCTTCAATTCTGAGTGTATCTTGCCGATGAAACAAAGGAACATGACTATAACCTAAGAAATCAACAATCTGTTGAGCATAATCCTTGGTTGCTCTCGTATAGAAAAATAGAGTGAAATGAGCATCAACATATTGTAAAAATTGATCTAAAAAAGAACGTTTATATAAGGCATAATGGAAAGGAGGAAGACTGAAATAAAAGTCAGCACCATTAGGTCTATCAATCAGTCCATAGTACCGCTCGGTTTCAATGAGTGTTTCATCAATATCAAGACCTAGACAGATAGTTTTATTTTTCATATCAAACTCCAATAATACAGCCATATTAACATTTGTAGGCTTACAGAGCAAGAAAAATAATCTTGGTTATCACTTAAATAATTTTTTTAGATATTAATAATGGAAATACTTTTTTAAAGCCTTCACTACAATGTGCTAATACTTCATCAAAAGGCACATATTTGAAATCATCGACTTCTGGAAGATGGGCTGAATATATTTTACTGAAAAAAGTACTGTTACACACAGCTTTCGTATGACAAAAATTAGTATTTCCCACATATTTAAATAAATACAAATCCTTACGATCAGTATATTCATACAAACCAAGATCCAACAACTCTGCATGTTCACAAACAAAACCTGATTCTTCATACAATTCACGTATTGCTGCCTGAATGAACCCTTCTTCACTATTTCTACCACCTTTTGGAATATCCCAAAATGGTTTATTAGTGACATGAGCCATAAAAAGTTCTTTCCCCCCTGAGTTTTCTCGAACAATAAGTGTGCCACAAGAAAGCTTTTTCACTTTAATCTCCCTATTTATTATCTATTATAGCATATTGAATTATAAAAATGAATATATTTAAAACATTTTAGGTTTAATAATCTGCTTGGGAATATTGTCAATCATCTTATGAAAGACATTTAAAGTGTGATAAGCATCATTTCCGGCATTATGTAAAAAGGAATAAGAAAGATCAAAATGTTGAAGCATATGAGATAGACGCTTTAAATTAGGCTGGTCATTATCAAAATAATTTTTAAATACAAGCTGAGTATCATAGATCTCAAGATTGGAGATATCAATATTATTATTGTCTAAAAATTTTATTTCTGTAGAGTAGCTATGAACCAATAATACATCATTATCAGCCACAACATTTTTAAGTAACTGGTCTATGTCTTCAATTGTAATAGTTTCACTGTTCCCAAATAAAAACTTATCTTGTAAAAAAGCTTTATTGCTTTCTTTTTTATTTTCTTCAACTAAATAATGTTTAGCCGTTACTTGACCGTTCTCATAGACAGTAACACCAATTTCTGAAATATTACTAAATTGAAATACATCTAATTTATCATTAGGATCAAATTCAAAATCCAATGAAACAATACGCTTACTCATAACTGATCGACTAACAAATCCATAGCGATTGTTGGTTTCCAGAGTTTTAGCTTTTCTAATTGTTCTCTGCTCTTCATATTCTCGAACCGATTCAGCAACCATATCATGCTTTTTGTAAGCTAAAACGACTTCTTTTAAGTCATCTGACTTATTGACTTTATGTGTAAAGATATTGTCGGAAACAATAGGTTTTAGCATATCAAATGACAAAGGTAGCCCTGTGCTCATTTTAGCTAAGAGGTTTATTTTTGAAAGTTGTTCTTCATTGATATAAAATGTAAATTTTGGATCATCACTAATAATCATATGAATTTCAGTAAGTGACAGTTTATCAATAGCATAACGAGTTGAATAAATGGAAGATATTTTACTGGTATCCTTTTTTTCTTCAATACCTTTATATTTTAGATCCGTGAGGATTTGATTTCTAACTTCAGTAAGATTATATAATTTCATTCATAATTAGACAGATTTTAATATCATTATACCATCTTATAATTAAAAAAATAGTTTTTGTACTAATTTTTAAAATCTGTCAAATAGACATCATATGGTCTAAACTAACAAGTTTTTCAATATAATGTTGGAACGTTTAAATTTCAATCGCTTTAAGTTGATTGCTCAATTCAACAAAAACAGACTCGTCTACATTCAATTTGAGTAGCCAATTTTTGAAATATGCATCAAGTCGATCACTTTTAGGATGTGTTCCATAATGATAAATTAAAAAGTCCTTATAATTTTGAACTTTATCACCAATCAACATCAAGTTTACATCATCAATTGGACTCAATTCAATTTCATCTATACTTTTAATTTCTCTATGAGACAGATAGGCATTTGCAATATTACGATACTCCATTGCCAAACCCAAAACCTCTGATGAAACTTGATTTTTTACAACGTTCCAATTGGTAGCTAAATCTTGACTATTTTGAACCAATGGATGAATGCAGAAAGCTTTCTTTGCTGCCTCACTAGCATTAAAGTATGACATTACCATTAACCCTTCATCGATATGGTTCATAAGATAACATTGACTGCGTGCTGCCCTTTCATCACTATAAAACGCTTGGATGGCCTTGTATTCAGTAGATTCGGTAAAAGAACCGGCTAGCACATAAGCTTTGCCTTTAGCCCTTAAAAAGTTTTCAATTTGACAATCTGGAACTGTCACTATCTGCTCAGGAATAGATCCTATTACTTGACTAGAATAGCCTTTTCCTCGTTCTGATTCAAACACATAATATGATTTGAAAAACTCATCATCTTTCTTGAACGTAGTAACA